AGCTTCAGGCTGACGGTGTCACGTGGGTAGAGATCTCCGACGACCTGGGTGGAGAAGATCTCCAGCAGACGTTGGCCATCGGCAACATGACCGGTGGGTTCAACATCATCCTGAGCAATGGAGACGCCCTCAAGGGACAGGACAACGCAGTTGGAAGCGCTTTTTCGGCAACGATCCAAGGTGGCGACGCCACCGGTGCCGCTGGAGACGGAGGCTCAGTTGAGATCGTCGGTGGAACCTCGGTCGCAGGCACCACAGGTGCCGTTAATCTCCAGACTCCGGTGTCGAGCTCCACAGGAGGCTCCGGTGAGGTCCGCATCGAAACCGGCGACTCTCAAATGGGAGGGGACTCGGGTGGCATCGCATTGGCCGTTGGAGAGACGGGCGATGTTGGGTTTGCCGGAAACGGCGGCGCAATCTCCCTTACCGCTGGACGTACCCGTTCCACTGGCGTAGGCGCAGAGCAGGCTGGTCGCATCTTCCTTACTGGTGGCCAGTCCACGACGGACGGTTCCGGCGGTGATGTTCTCATCCGTGCGGGCGCCTCTTCGAACATCGATACCATCATTGCTCTTCCGGCCGCGGTGCCAGGTCGGGGCGGCGATATCTTTCTGAATGCGGGAGCTTCCGCAGGAACTGAAGAGGGAGGTACTGTCGCTATTCGTTCCGGGGCAGGCGGATCAGCGGGAGCTACCGGTGGGGACATCCTCCTTGATCCCGGTAGTGGCGGAGGCGGTTTCGATGATGGCCAGGTCGTCGCCGAGGGCATTTTCCGCGCAGACAACATCAAGCGTGGCTCGGGCGATCCCAATGGCTCCGTGCCCGGCAACGAAGGTGATGTTTACCAGCGCACCGATCTTGCTTTGGGGCAGATCTGGCTCAACACCAATGGCACGACGACGGGGTGGGTCCAGCTTGCCGCTGTCGGAGACTTCGTCGAGAGTTTCGAGCAACTCAATTTCGGTTACTTCTCTCGGGCGGCGATCGACTTGGGTGTCAATGTTGAAGACGCGTGGTCGGATATCGGCTTGTTCAAGGGACTGCGAAGCTCTGGCGGTACGGATCCCAGCTTTGGCGGGTTGCTTGATAATGGTCCTTACGTCGACTTCACCGCGCCCAACAACGGCGACATTTCGGCCGTGGACCTGGATGCCGGATCTGGAGATAAACCGCACGCTCGAGAGCAACGGTTTCTTCTGACGTTCCGAGCTCGGAACTCGAACGCTGCCAGCAACAAGCGCATTTTCCTCGGCGTCTCTACGCTGAACGCTCCGACTCAGTTCTCTATGGCTCTTCCGGGAGGCGGGAGCTACCTTGGATTCCTTTTGGACAGTGGGGTGGGGGGCAACTGGCGTGTCATCACCTCCAACGGGCTCGGGATCACTGGCCCTCTCGACACGGGGGTATCACCGACTCAAACCTCTGCGCAGCCGGAGGGGTGGCATTTCATCATCGATGCCACGGACATCGTTTCGGGTGGGACCGGAGTTGTCGCGTTCTACATCCTAGATGAGGAGCTTCAACTTCAGTCCTCCATTCTCGTCAACACGACGCTCCCGGCGATCAGCACTCCGATGGGGCTCATCATGGGCATCCGGCGTACTGCGGTCACGGCTGCGGCGGCAACCTTGCAGGTGATCCACTCCAGCTTGGTCAATGACGCCAACGTGTCGGGCCAAGGCGGCGGAACCGTCTCCGGTCTCTCCTTGAGCCAGGTCCTGCTCAACGGAAACGAAACGGGACTGACCTCGATCCTGGTCAACCAGGGCAGCTTGATTACAGGTGTCACCGACGACAACGCGGGTGACGGTGCCGATGTTGGGCTGTTTGGCGGAGCGACGACGCTGTCCACTAACGATACGGGCCAAGCCACACTGGCCTCGGGGAATGCATTTGGTGGTGGTGCGGAAGATGCCGGTTCCAAAACGGGCGATGTCTTGGTCACCTCTGGGTTCCAATTTGCGGCAACCTCCCAGGGTGATACGGGGGATTTGACTGTCGGGAGCGGAGCTCACGCAGGAACCGACGGGTCAACGGGCAGTCTTCTTATTGCCTCGGGAGCCTTTTCAAATGGCGCGGCAGGGGTTCGCATCCAGGGCGATATCAATATCGCTCCTGGTACGCTTACACCTAATCCAGCAACGACCGCGGGAACCGTTACCGTCAAGGGCGGCAGCTCCAACCTGACGGGGGTCACGGGTGGAGGCGTCACCATCATTTCCGGTGAGAACAGCTCCGCTATGGGAGACACCGGAAACATCGAGGTCGGCACCTTTGATGTCAACCAGGACGGTGACTCGGGCGATGTCGAGATCACCACCGGATCCGGTGGTGCTGTCGCTGGTGGTTCAGGAGATATCACTATCTCCACGGGAACAGCCCCGGCTGGGGGCACGGGCTCCCTTTCTCTTTCTACCAACAATGCCGGCAACGGAAGTGCCGGCAACATGCTGCTCGTCGTCGGGAACACCACGTCTGGGAACGGCTCGGATTTGTTGGTATTTGGCGGCCCTTCGACAGATGCGGCTGGGACCGGTGGAGACATTGTTCTGACCCCGGGGCCGGGGCCCGCTGGGGACGGTGCCGTTGTGGTCAATGGCAAGTTGACCGTCACGGGACCGATCGACCCCACGGCCATGGGGTTCACGGGAGTCGCTGCCAACCCTCTCACTTTGGGCGGTGGGATCGACGGCATCCTGTGGGTCGACAACACGGGTCCGAGTGGCCAACTCATCTACACGAATGCGGACGGGGACAGCAACATCACGACGGGTGGGGGTGCCACGACCCTCGGCGCGCTCACGGATGTCACGTTGGCTGCACCCGCTGTGGGTGAGGTCCTTACCTACAACGGTGCGGACTGGGTGAACTTGCCGGGAGTGGGGGGATCTCCGCTTTCGACCATCCTCGGCCTGGGCAACACCACCGGCGGAACAGCGGGTGGTATCGTGGTGACCGACACCGCGGGCGACCGGATCGCATCGGATGGTGATTTGGTGTTGGACCCGGCCGTGGCTCCCGGCAATGCGGTGGTCATCGATGGTCTCCGCTGGCCCGAAAGCGATGGTGCTGCTGGGTTCGTACTCACGACCAACGGTGCCGGGCAGCTCAGTTTCCAGCCCGGCGGTGGTGGGGGTGCCGGAACTACGTTTGCCGAAGCCTTCGCTCAGATGCAATGGGGGACGCTCACTCCTCCGCCCGATGCTGCGATTCCTCTTTCAGAACTCAATGGTTCGGGGATCTTCCAGGACCACAGCGACGTGGCACCGGGCGGTAGTGCAGTCCTTTCCCGCCCGGGTGGTCTAGCAGTCCAAATGACAGGTGTTGGGGGCGGGGTATCTGAGGGTGGTTTCATTACGAGCACCCCGGTTACCCGTGCTGACAATCTTGGTGTCTACATCTGGAAGTTCGAGATGAGCAACACCCTCGGGGTGCGGCTTTTCCTCGGACTTACGGACGGTACCCGAGCAGACGCAGTTACAAATGTTCCTGCCACACCGGTCAATGGGTACATCGGCCTCGGTTACTCAACAGACGTTCCCGATGCCGGGTTTGTCTTCTGGCACAACAACGGTCCGGGTGCAGGTACTCGCATCCCCACGGGGGTTGGTGCAGACACCCTGGTTCATTACTTCGCCATCGATGCAACGATCCCGGGCGAGTTCACACTGACCCTATACGATCAGGATTTCGTCCAACAGGCTCAGTCGACGATCAACGTAACGATCCCGGGCGCCACAGATCTGATGAGCGTCATGGGCGCATTGCTGCCCACCCTCGCGCCCAACGAATCCCTGTTCGTGTATTCGTGTTCTGCGGTCCACCGTGCCGATCTCCTGGGCAGTGTCGGCGGTGGGAGTCAAAACCTGGCTTCGGTTCTTGGTTTCGGAGCCGAAACCGGAGGCATCCCCATCCAGGGGGACGACAACATCTTGGGTGCTGGTGGCACGCTGGATTTGTTGGGCGGGAGCTCCTCGGGCGGTGGCGGTGCAGGAGGTCCTGTTAATGTCCTCACGGGTTCCCCTGATCCCGGAGGCAACGCCAACGCGGGCGGCTTCCTGGTCACTACAGCGAACGGTGCGGGAACCGGTAATGGTGGTGAGATCGTACTGGCATCCGGGGCCGGAGGGGCTCTGGGAGGAGACGGCGGCATTTTCCGGGTCGATACTGGAGCCGGTCCGGGAGCTGCCTCGGGAGACGGTGGTTCGGTTGCCTTCCTGTTGGGTGACGGCGGTGGCACTGGCGGCAACGGGGGTCCTTTCACGGTCACGACCGGATCGGCCCTTGCTGGAAATGACACGGGCGGTCAGATTTCCTTCAATGCCGGCAATGGTTTTGGCAATGGCATCGGCGGAGGGATTCAGCTCTTCGCCGGTGATGGTGGTGCAAACGGCGATGGCGGCGATGTCGAAATCGCCGTAGGAATGGGCAATGGCGCGGGTGTGGACGGGGAAGTCCTCATCACCGGCGACACGACCATCACGGGCAAGCTGACGGTTACGGGTCTGATTGATCCCACTGGGCTTCTTCTGGATTCTCAGGCTGTGGTTCCCTTTGCGCCCGCCGGGTCTGATGGCGGCATTTGGGTCAACAACTCGGGCGAACTCGTTTTCACGAACTCCCTTGGGGACTTGAACCTCTCCACCGCCATTGGTGGAGGCATGTCGTGGCTTGATGCGATCCTGATCGCGGGCTACGGCTTCTTGGGGGCGGGCAATCCGCTTGCCGGTCCCCAGAGCTACGGCGTTTTCGGTGGATCGATCAATTCGGCGGTAAGTCCTGGACCCCCACCGGCTTCGATCACGTCCGGAGAGGATAGCGAAGGGCCTTTCCTCAACATGGCGGTCGGGGCCGATCCGGCCAGCGAAGCTTTCATCGGAACGCAGCATCTTCAGATCCAACGTGACAGTCGGCTGAAGTCCCGGTTCAAGTTCCAAGTCACGTCGCCGGCCCACACGGACGAGCGCATCTTCATCGGATACACCGACGATGCGATTTTGGCTACGCCGAATCCGATGCTGGCCGTGGACCACCCGATTCCGGGTATCCAGTACATGGGCTTGGCGCAGAGCGTTGCGGGTTTCAACCTTGAGTTTGTTGCTCGAGGTTCCGGTGGTGCGATGGCCGCCGTGTTCGCTATTCCTACGGATGCGGCGGTTCACTATCTCGAGATCGACGCGACCTCCGGTGCTGGAGACTTGACGTTCAACCTCTACGCAGCCGACGGCATCACGCTTGAGGCTACCCATACGGAGCCTGCGTCGTTCCTCATCCCGGATCTTTCGAATCCGCTGCGTCCTTTCTTCGGCATTCATACGGATGCTGGAACTACGCCGCGTTCGCTCGACATGTACGACGCGACGGTAGTGACCCGCGCGGATGTCGTGGACGCCGTCACAGGTGGCGGTGCTCTGGGTACCCCGGACCTTGAGATGGTGCTGGCCGCTGGAGACATCACCGGAGTCAATGGGATCGAGTTCTCGGCCGGAACCGCGGGGATCACTTCCGAAGCTGCCGCACCCAACACGAGTACGGATGGTCAAGAGCTCGTTGCGGCTCTGGGAGCCGGCTCGACAGAGACCGGCACCGGATTGGCTGGCGGAGCTGGAGGCTTCTTTTCGTTCGCTTCTGGATTCGGTGGGGATACGGATGCAGCGGGTGCGGCTGGCGGTGACGGAGGAGACTTCCTCTCGACCCTCGGTGACGGTGGCGACAACACGGGCAACTTCGACGCTGGAAGCGGCGGCGGGTGGTCTTTGCTCACCGGTGCCGGCGGGACCGCTACCGGAGCTGCCGGTGATGGAGGAAACGGTGGTGACGTTGCCTGGAGCTCCTCGAGCGGAGGCTCTTCGGCCAGCGACAACGGTGGCGATGGTGGTGGATTTTCGATCGGGCTTGGTGATGGTGGCGACGGCCCCACCACCGGCGGAACCGGTGGTGATTTCTCCGTTGCCGGTGGCGATGGGGGAGATTCGGTCGGAGGCACTGCCGGAGACGGCTCCAGCATCCTTCTGGCGGCCGGAGACGGCGGCGCTGGTATTACCGATGGGGCCGGTGGAAATCTTCTCCTGACGGCCGGTGCGTCCCCTGATCAAGCCTTCCAGGGTGGGATCTCCCTCCTGGCCGGCGATGGGGTCGCCCCCCTGAGCGGTGAAGGCGTCGTTCAGATGACCAGTAGCCCCATTGGGGGCGATGCGCTCACCGAGTCCTGGGCAACCTTCCTTCCCGCCGCCCCTCTGATGGGAGGCGGGGTGGAGATGCGAACCGGACGAGCTCCGGTTGGCAGCGGTGGAGATGGCGGCAATTTCCTGGTCACTACGCGAGCGGGAGACGGGGCCGGTGGTCTGGATGGATCAATTCACTTGTTCTGCGCTGGCACCGGCCCGGTACCAACCTTCAATCCCGGCGGGAATGTACAGGTGGCGGGTGCGACGGAAGCGGGATCCGCAACGGGGGCCCGAATCGTCGTCGAAGGTGGTGTGGTAGGCGCCCCTGGGCCGCTCCTCGCCATGGGCGGCGACGGTGAGCCCGGTAGCGGCCTCTCCGGAGCTCCGGTCGCATTCAACGGAGGATCTGGAGACGGTGTTGGAGACGGTGGCGAAGCTACGATCGCAGGAGGTCCTGGCGGTGCAACTGGGGATGGTGGTGATGTTCAAGCCCTCGGCGGCGCTGCCACCGGAGGAGTTAACACGGGCGGAAATGTCCGCCTTACTCCAGGGACAGGGCCAGCAGGAGATGGTCTTGTCCAGATCGAAGGCAAGATCGACCCGGCTGTGCCAGGCACACCGGGCATGCAGTACGGGACCTTCGTGCTTCCCGCTGGGCCCCTTCATACGATCGCTTTCAACGTGCCCTTTGCCAGCCCTCCCACAACGATTCAATTCAACGTGGAAGCTGCGGCGCCAGTAGGGGGCAGAGACACTGTGATCGTTCCGGGAACGATCGTAGCGGGATCCTTCGACATCCTCACCTCAGCCGCTTTTGCGGGAGGCGAGGTTCTCCACTGGGTCGCGTATCAGTAGATCACACTTCCCAGGCGCAATAGCCTGGCTGGTTCTCCAGAAGGCATGCCATGCCAGAGGGGCAGTCGGCGTCAGCTTCGCAGACAATCTTACAGATGTTGCCGGCCTCGCACGTGGGCTTGGTATCGCAGACTTCGAGATTGGGCTCCATGCAGTCCTCATCTGTTTCGCATGGCGCGAAACAAACCCCGTAGCTGCTGCCATTCCATGGAGTCGAGCCTTTACCGCCTCCACCACAATCTCCGCTACCGTCTCCAAATAACCCATCCGGGTTCCCTTCGCAGTCCGCACATTCGACCAGGTCGAGCTCACACTGAGAGGTACATGAGGCGTCTCCACCGTCGAAGCCTTCATTCTCGCAGGTGAAGCCGCCCATGTCCTCGCCATCGCACTCCTCATCCGGGCCATTCATCACGCCGTCCCCGCAGTACGTGCAGGCACCGAGATCCAGCATGCAGTCTTCCCCACACGAAAGCTGCCCTCCGGTGTAGTTGTTGTCGTTGGGGGCGAGAAAGGACGAGCACTCAGCACCTCGCAAGTCGAGGCCATCACACTCCTCATCGCCTTCAGCGACCCCGTCTCCACACATGGAGCCTCCAGTTTCACCATCACCGTCCCCGTCCCCATCACCATCACCATCGCCGTCCCCGTCCCCATCACCCATGGTGCCGGTTTCGTTGAACGTGTCGGAAGTGGTCCCCTCGGTGTCGAAACCAGACAGGTCAGGGTCGAATTCGGCGCATCCGGCCAGTGTTATCGTCAAAATCAGGGAGAATCGTTTCATGCTCATCTTCACTTGGCCGTTTGGACGAGCCGGAACCCGCCCCCTTTCCATCGGTTGGTGACACTGGTCGTGCCACGCTTTGCAGCTCGAGTGTTGGAGTGCTTGTCGGTGGCGGAGCTTCCTCGTAGGAGTTTCGTATCGTTCTCTGACATGTCCGGGCCAAGAGGATCCACCAGAGCATCTCCTTCGTATTCAGCATTCCAGTCCCACACAACCTCGGCCACGTTCCCGAGCATGTCGTATAGGCCGTAGTCGTTGGGATCTTTTTCGCCTACCGGGTGCGTGCTACCAGTCGGGTAGTCGTCGACAGGGGAGTTGCAGTCGTACCAGGCGATCGACTCCAGCACCTCTTGGGAGGAGCATTTGGTCGTGATGTCGGGAAGATCCCCGTTGTAGGTCGCGGTCAACGTTCCGGCTCGAGCCGCACGCTCCCATTCTGCTTCGGTCGGTAGCCGGTAGCCCTCGCAGTCGAGGCCCATGAAGGTGACATCAACGCACTCGAAGTTGAGGCCGGGAAGGCCCGAGCATCCGCTGAGCTCGTAGCATTCCTCCACCCCCTGCTCGACCGAGTAGATGTTGGCGAACTTGACCGCTTCCCACCAAGATACCTGCTCCACGGGGCAATCGAGGCCGCATTCGCTGTAGAAGGCTGGGTTGTTCCCCATCAGGGACAACCAGAGCTCCTGGGTGACCTCGAACTCCATCATGAAGTAGTCGTAGGTGATCGTGACCTGATGTTGGGGCAGCTCTTTACTGGTCGATCCGAGTTCTCCATCCGAAGCTCCCATGACAAAGGTACCTCCGGGCACCGTGATGAAGTTTTGGGGAGGCACAGGGAGATCGCCATCGCCATCGCCATCGCCATCGCCATCGCCGTCACCGTCACCGTCACCATCACCGTCACCATCACCGTCTCCATCACCGTCTCCATCACCGTCTCCATCACCGTCTCCATCACCGTCTCCGTCCCCATCACCCATGGTCCCATCCGTGTCGAGACCCGACAGGTCGGGGTCGAATTCGGCACAGGCCGCGCTGGCGAGCGCGAACATCATCGTGAAAAATATGGATAGTTTCTTCATGGCGTCGCGTCCTTGTTCCTAGAGGTCCTTGTTGACGCATCCCCCGAAGTCGCCGGGGATTCCGATGGGAACGCACTTGAGATCCGGGTCGCCGCAGTCCGCGGTCTCCTTGCAGAACATCGTGCAGCAGCGGCCCGCTTCGCCAGGCTCGAGGTCATTGCAGAACCCGGGCGGCAGCACCCACTCCCCCATCTGCGGATCGTCCGGGTAGGTCGTGTTCAGGAGGCAGACGCTGTTGAAACACCCGTACTTTTCGGGGTCGCCCAAGCTCAGACCCTCGCAGCCGTCGCCGATGTCACTACCGTCGCCACCGTGATCGGTGAGGACCAGGCATCGGAACTCGTTGTTGCTGTCCGGCGCACAGGTCAGCCCGCCGGGGTGCTCCGGCTCGCCTGCCCACTCGCAGGGTTCGATGCCCTCGAACGCCAGAAGGGGATCGCAAGGCTCACCGAGCGTCGGATTTGGATCACCATCTCCGTCACCATCCCCGTCGCCATCACCGTCTCCATCGCCGTCTCCATCGCCGTCTCCATCACCATCACCATCACCGTCGCCGTCGCCGTCTCCGGTGGTTCCGGACTCCTCACCCGAAGTGTCCGAGTCCAGAGTCGTGATGCCCGACTCCATGGAGTCCAGGGTTTCGGGAGCTTCGCCGCAAGCGGTCAAGAGACCCGCGGTCAAGAAAATCGTGAAAAAGTTTCGTTTCATCGGATAACTACCTCCACACCCTACATGTTCCCAGGGAACTTTTTACATGAAACTCTTGATCCCTTTTGGCTCATGTACGCGAAAAGGCGCGTTAGTCCCCCACTAACGGCCTCTCCATAGGAAAAACAAAAATGGGCGCCAAAGGCGCGTCCTTCGGAGAACAGGCGAATTTTTCCGGCCGATTTGATCCCGCCTATCTAGGTGAGCTCGAGCTCGGTTGTTGTCCACCCGAAGATCCCGGTGTTGGGCTCCGACCTTCTCGCTCTAATCCCTCTATTGGCCCCCGCTCAGTAGAGGCACCATGCCACGAGTTTCCTCCCCCAACTTGTCCACCCGCGGGGTTACACATGTCTAGCACCCCTTGGCGTCGTTCTACCGTCACGCTCGAGGTTGATGCGGCGGTGGAGCACAGCGAGTCAGCGTCGGTGCCGGGCGGAGCGCCTTCCGCTGGATCGGGCAAGTTTTGGGTTCGAAGTGATTCTCCGAACGTGCCCGTTTTTACATCCGATGATGGGATGGATGTGCTTCTCAATGCACTTCCTGGTGGACCGGCTTTCCTAGACTCGCTTCAGTTCTACGTTGACTCGTCCGACCGCAACGTCTACCCCGGCACGGGCACTGTCGTTCGAGAGTTGCTCGACCACACGACGGGCACCGGCACGTTGTCTGGCGTTTCCTACCTCGATGGTGCGTGGGATTTTCCGGGGAGTAACAACAACATCGAGATCCCCAAGAGCTCGGATGCAGACGATATCTTCGACAGCGGGGGCACGGCTTTCGTTCTTGTCTACATCGACAGCGACGGGGAGGGCAATCTCGGTCGTATCCTCGATACCTCGGGGACGGGTGGCGCGGGCTGGGTTCTCTTCACCCACAGCGAGTCGGGAGGGAGCGTCGATATCGGTTTCCTCCGTGTGTGGTCTTCGGCCATTGGAGACTGGCAGACCGACACGACGGAGGTGCCCCTGGGTCAATGGGTCACCTTGGCCGTCACCTACGATGGTTCGAGTACCACCAACGATCCCGTCTTCTACCTGAACGGGGAGACACTCACCTTCACCGAGGAGAACACGCCGACAGGCTCACTTGTGTCGGATGCAGGCAATCCAGTCCGACTTGGAGACGGGCTGGGGGATACCCGAGCCTACGACGGGCGCCTGCGCATTCTGAAGCTGTGGGATCGCGTCCTCACACAGGACGAGATTCAAGATGTGCACAACCAGTATGCCGCTGAGGTCCGTGATCTGCCTTTCCGCTCGGAGCAGGTGCTGATCGCAGGTGCTGCGACTGGAGTTGCCGACTCGACCGCCGACGATCTCGTGATCGGAAACAACACGGCCGACGTGGGAATGACTTTCGGGGGGCAGTCGTCGGGCCAGGTTCGTATCGGGTTCAGCAACAACACCAACCCTCTCCACAACGCAATCCGCGTCGCGCTCAATACCGGCACGTTCGCTTTTCGGTGCGCGAACAACGACCGGTGGAATATGAACGGGTCCCTCTTCGCTCCGACCGTGGCCGGTTTTGGGGACCTTGGCAGCAGCACCTTTCCCGTGGGAGAGGTCCACGTACAAGACAATGTGCTTATCGGCGGGGCTGTCCCGGCCGATGGACTCACAGAAGCAGACCTGCTCGTTCTCGGTAACGGCACCACCAGCACCGGCATGACCCTCTTCATGGGAAGCGGCAACACTGCCAACATCGTGGCAGCCGAGGTCTCGGGGACCCTACGAGGGAGGTTGAGGTACGCCGGCGCGGCCGAAGCTTGGTTCTTCGCTGCCGGAGGATCCGACAGGATGATTATGTCTCAGACATCGCTCTACCCGACCGATGGAAATCTGAGCCTTGGCCTAACCGCGTCCAACGGATGGAACAGCCTCGTGCTTACCGAGCGTGCAGACCATGTAGGGACACCGACAGCCACGCGCGGCGAGGTTTGGTTGCGAGACGACTCGCCCAACGTCCTCGTTTTCACGGACGATGCGGGCACGGATCACGTTCTGAATGCCTCGAGTGGCGGCGCAACGGGCGGAGAGGCCGGGGTCTTCTACACCGACTGCCAGTTCTACATCGATCCCAACGACCCCACGAGCTACGACGGTGCCACCACACCTACGGAAATCACGGATCTTCGGGGTAGCTTTGCAAGCGCAGGGGCCGTCAGCAACGTCACGATCACCGACGGATATTTCAACTTCAATGGCACCACCTCCGAGATCGACATGGGAACGCTCCCGACGGAGCTCGAAGACCTTTTCGACGGTGGCGGAAGTTTCGAAGCCTGGATCCGAGCCGAGAGCGAGGGCGTAGACAGCAGCTCGGCTCGCATCGCGGACACGACCGACTCGACTACCGAAGGTTGGGTTCTTTTCGTCGACAATGAGACGACTGGGAATGTCGAGCTCAACTTTTGGCAGTACCTCACCGGAGGCAACAACTCCTGGGCCACGACGAGCACGGTGGTTCCTCTCGATCAGTGGATCCACGTCGTCGTGATTTACGACGGTTCGTCCGCGACCAACGATCCCACCTTCTACATCGACGGAGTCGAGTACTCCATCGCGCTGGGCAACCTCACGCAAACCGCTTCGACTTCGGGGTCGATCGATAGTGACGCCGGCAACAGCCTCTTCATCGGCAACAGATCGGACCAAGCGCGCACTTGGGATGGAGACATCGGGCTCGTGCGCATGTGGGACCGGCAACTGTCGGCGACCGAGGTGCAGGCCCTTCGCCGTCTCGGGTTCTCTCGTTTCGATCCGAACATCCTCGGGGTCGACTCGTCCGCCACCACGAAAGACATCACGGTCCAGCCCGGGGCGTCGTCCAGCAACAACGGAGGCAGTCTGAATCTCATCGGCGGTGACGGGAACGGGAACGGCGGAAACGTCGTGCTCAGCGCGGGAGCCACGACGGGCACGGGATCCGACGGGGATATTCAACTCCTCGCCCCCGGAGGAGGGGATATCCTTGCTAGCTTTGTTCTCGACGCCAGTGCGGCCTCCACTACCCTTCTTGGTTCGGATGGGGACTCTTCAGGCGATGACGGTATTTCCCTTGCCCTGACGGCAGGTGACGGAACGGGTCCATCCAATGCGGACGGAGGTGCCATCGACATCGCTGCTGGAGCGCTCGCTGGGAGCGGGGCCAACGGTCGCGTCAACTTGACAACCCAAGGCATTGACGCCTCGGTCGCTATCCGAACCACTTCGGGTTTCACAGGTACGAGGCATGAACACTTTACGTACGGGAATCAGGTGACCCTTTCCCCTGGCACTTTCTTCCAGAACCACATTATCGTGGGGACGGTGGACACGAACGGTCGCCACATGAAGATTGATCTCTGGGCGACGGCGCAGGACAACTCGAACGATGCCGGCATGGACAGCTTTCGACTTATCCAGACGTATTACCGCGCCTCGGGCAACACCTCTGCTTTGAGTGCCCACCTCAGCGACACCCAGGGAAACGGGCAATTCGGGTCCGACTGGTCCTTCTCTCTCGGCACAGACGCGTCCGGGAATATCTACCTTCAAGTCAGTAATTTTTCGGGTTCGGTCACGTACACGGCAAACGTTGCCGTGTACTGGAGCATTCAAGAAGGTGGTTTCACTTCGTAGAGCCCGGTGGCACATAGGTGCTGACACCTCCAATCCGGCCATTCCATTCAACAACGGATGTTGACATGTCATCCTGGGTCGAGCTGCCAGGGCGGAAGGCATCGAGTTTTCAACCCCTCCTCCCAAGGTAAGGAAGACGACACCTTGGGAGCGCCCCGCACCGGATGAAAAAGTAGAAGTGAACTCGGTAGGATCTCGCCTCGGAGATCTCTTCGTGGAAATTCGCCCAGAACCGGGGGCATCCTCACATGGAGAAGACCTCAATTCGCTTCAAACGCCCGTTGGAGAGCGTAGAAGGAAGGACTCCGCTGTAATCGTCCCGTTATTTAGCGAATGACCTCCTTTTCTGTACCTGCGCTGCCAGAGTGATGACTGTCAACTACCTCCGGCTAAAGTCGGAGGCTTGAAGGAGAAAACCTAACCACCTGGAACCAACGAGACTAAACGGTTGACTAGCCTACGGGTTTCGAGCCCAAGCTGAACCCACTGGGAGTGGTAACCCAAAGTACGTTGGAGATGCCTCCCTAGTCCCCAACCTCTACGTGAGTCAGTGGCGAAGGGAAGTATACACAAGGCCCTTACGGGCACTTTTAACGAACGAACATGGTACCTGTCATCACCAAAGATCAAGTTTCTGGCCTACAACACATGGAGGACGCGCTTCCATCCCGGCCTGAACGCCGGGGTGGAAGCGCGTCCCAAACGATGAACCAATACGTCGGGAAACGGCCCCTTCTGCCGCCCCGGTCAGGGTCCTTGCGTGTCGCGCCCGTCACAACGAGGAACATGGCCATCAGTGATCGCTTTGCGCTGCGGATCGTGCTGATTTTGTTGACTTGCCTTATCGCGGGCCAAGTCGCTGGAGCTGCTGGTTGCGGCTTGAAGAGCGACCCGGTACGCGAACGTGACCCCAACCAGGAGCCACATTATGAACGATAAGAAGAAACGGTTTCCGATGCTCGCATTGGTGAGCTTGGTCTTTTTCGTCTTCCTTGGCGCTGCCTTTGGTGGCGGTGGAACGACGCAAGCTTCGCTCAGCCCTCGGGTGAGCAAACCAGTGACTGAGACATCTGAAACTCAAATCAAATCTGAAGCAGATCGCAACAACTCCACGGTCTCAGATTTGGACTCTGAACCTGATAACTCCGCTTCGGCCCCGAACCCTTGGACCAACTACCCGAACGCCTGTGAGACCTTCACGGTGATCCAAAGTTCTAAACGAGTCCGTGGCAAAAAAGGAAAGTGGCACTACCCGATTCGCTACAAGCGAAACCGATACCACCGCAGCCGAGAAGATCGAGTTCGTACACGTAAGCTCGTGAAGATGGTCGCCGAAGAAATGGGCGTCAAACACCCCGAGTTCTTTGACGCTTTCGCGCTTCACGAGAGCACGTGGAATCCCGAAGCCATTCACATCCTGAACCCGGACCTGGAGGCCAACCACCGTGCGTGGGAGCGTCACACCTACAATCGGGCCAAGGAAAAGAAGCTGACTGAGAGGCTCTCCAAGGCGAATGCTCGCAAGAAAGAGTTCTGGAAGATCAAAGCTGAGCTCGCGGACACCCGGATGTACAAGGGCAACACCCACTGGGATGACCGCCTGGCCTACGACTATGTGATCCCGGCCCACACCGTCAAAATCGACGGTGAAGAGACCCTTCTGGAAGAGCAACGCGTTCGGCAGTCCCAAACCGTCTGGGGATTCGGCTATGGCCTCTACGGCATGAATGCCGTCGGGTTCGTCCGCATGTGGGATCGCGAGGCCCCACCCTGGGTCTTGTGTGGAGACGAGGGCATCGTGGCTACCATCGTGGCCGTCTGGGCAGCTCGCAACGCGGTGCAGGAATGCAACGCTCTGAGCGCTCGCAACCCCGACAAATGGGGGAAGGAAGGAGGTACCTACAAAGGTGCCGTCCGACGTGTGGGCCGTGGGCATTGCAGCGACGGGCGTCTCGGCAAGGTCTGGCGCAGGCTTTTCAAGGAGTTCAACTCGGTTCCTTGGGATTCCCCGGCCGATTTCGGCGACAAATGGCCCATGTTCGAGATGAAAAAACGACGTGGCAAGTGGGTCCACAAAAAAGACGAGAATGGCAACCGCATCCCCACGGATCGAGAGGCCATTTTGGCCCACATGATCAAGAAAGCTGAGGCCAAGGGTCTCCTGCGGGAAGACCCTTTGGACCGTCGCAAGCCGAGTCATCATCCGGAAGTGGTGGCGCGTCGTGGGGGAGGCTCCTCTGGCGCTGTGTCTGCTCCGTAGACTCGTTTCTTCGGTACAGTAGGGGCGGTCCTCGAGGGCCGCCCCTTCCTTTTTGGAGCTCTCATGTATCGCGCCCCCAACGGTCAGCATTGTTTCCTTGTGGCAATCGAGGGTCCCGATCGTGTCGGGAAAGCCACGCAAGCCGAAATGCTTCAACAGGGCCTCTACCAAGAGGGTCTCAAGGCAACCATCGAAGAGATCCCCTCCGACGACAAGGTCACGTATCCGCAGATCTACGCCATGCTGCACTCCGGAGCCGTCGACAGGTACCCTGTCGTGTTCCAGACCTTGCAAGCTACGAACCGTCGATACTTCCAGGTGCATTTCCTCCCCAACCTGGCTCACCACTTCGATGTCATCATCCTGGACCGCTGGAGCCTGTCGACCCGAGTGTATGGCCGGGTGAGCGGGGTAAAAGAGGACACGACCGAAGCCATCCTCGACGGCATTCTTGAACCGGATCTAAATATCGTTCTCGATGGTGACCCTTTCCCCAAAGAAGGCTTGGATACTTGGGAAGCCAATCTGGTTTTCCAAAGTCGGGTCCGAGAGCTCTACGGGCAGTACTGCGACCAAGACCCCAAGCGATTCGTCAAAATCGAGGCCAATCGTCCTCCGCACGATGTCCGCCAGGATGTGCTTGCTGAAATCCTGAAACGGTTGCGGTAACGGCTCTATTGGCCGAGAGCTTGCAGAGGCCCTCATGAAACAGATTCTCGCGTTTCTTTTCCGGCTTTTCGGCAAGCTTTTCGGCAAGCAGGTCCCGAAAAAAGAGCTGCCTCCGAACAGTGAGGAGCCAGACCAGGATCCCCCGGCCCCCACGGAGCCCGAGGAACCCGAAGAGCCAGACCAGCCCGAAGAAGAGTTCGACGATCCTGACTACGACGTCGACCACGTCACTCCCGATGATGAAGAGCCACGTGCTCCTCTTGACGAGGAGGACGAACCTGATCCCAAGGTTGTCAAAGACGTCGAAGCAGCCATGCTGCCGCTCGACTCCTGGAAAGAGCGCCAGCAGGCCCTCACGGATCTCGGATACAGTCTCGGAAAAATCGACGGGATTCCAGGTCGCAAAACCAGTGCGGCCATGCGCCGGGCCGAAAAGGATTTCGGCCTCGAGCAAGACGGCGAGTGGGACCTCGAGCTCCATCGGGCAATCGACAAGGCTCTCAAAGAAAAGGGGAAGAAGGCGCTCGCTCCGATGCCCTTTCCCGCACCTCCGGGAACGGCCTACGAAAACATGATCGATCCCTCGGAGTACGAGCTCGATGACGCCTTCTACAACTCCTTCATCGATCTCACCGGCAAGTCCAACGTCAAAGACAGCAAAGGACGCCGTCGTCGCAAGGGCGTACGCTCCTTTTCCAAACTCGTTCGCTTCTGCTGGCACCAGACGGCGTTCATCTGGCGTCCCTATCGGGTGAGCAAAGAACAGCGGAAGTACACGGGTCACCACAAGATCAACGCCCACATGTTGTTCGACACGGACGGCACCATCTTGCTACTGCACAATTTCAAGTACTACCTATGGACCGCGAATGCCTTCAATCCGGACTGCGTCAGCATCGAGGTGATGGGGAACTTCGAAGGGGTCCAAGGAAGTGGCCGCTGGTACAAGGGGGACAAGTTCGGTCGAGCTCGTCCTACCCGTGAGCAAATCATTCGCTGTCGCCAGTTCACGCTGTGGCTCTTGGATCCCGAACAAGGGCCGGCCGATGAGGAGCTCCCGAAACCGTTGCTCGAATGGCGTGAGGGCTGTCGGAAACACGGCAACCCCCTCAAATGGGACAACACACATCGAGAGTCTACGGACGATCGAAATGCTGACTGCGGATCCGAGCTCTGGTATCACGTGGTCGAATGGGCTCTTTCAGCGAAGGGTGAGCATCTGGTTCAAGGACCCATTCGAGGAAAGGGTCAGACCGTTCCCACGGTGTGGCGTGCCAAGCCTCCTGCTCCTCCCCTGCCTCCGGATCAGAGGGGTAAAGTGTGAGGTGGACTTCGTCATCGTCGAAAGCCCCTTCGCCACCAACATGATCACCCTAGCGGATGGATCTTCCTACGAGGTTCGAGAGGAGGACAACGTCGCCTATGCGAGAGCATGCCTCCACGATTGCCTTGTAAGCCATGGAGAGGCTCCCTACGCTTCGCATCTGCTCTACACCCAGCCAGGCATCCTGGATGACACAATCCCCTCAGAACGGCGTCTAGGCATCGAGGCGGGATTGGAGATTGGGAGAGCAGCCAACCGCCGCGTCTTCTACCTGGACAGGGGGTTCAGTTCAGGCATGCAGTGGGGCCTCAAGTTTGCCCTTGAGATCAACCAACCCTGCGAAATCCGGTATCTCGGGGAGGACTGGGACCTTGGGTTCAATCCCGGTATGTCCCTGGATGATCTGAAGGCTTTTTTGCGCGATTGACGCCCGGTTATGGGTTTATCGCAGTCCCTCAATAGATGGCGCAACCGACCGTCAAAACCGCTGTCGTCTTCCGTCCCAAGAGGAAGTGGAAGCCGAAGCGGCGTGACCGCAACATTTCACGAAGAAAGAAGCGGAAGAGGTGGTGGCGCCGCAACAAGCACAAGATCAAGTTGAAGCGTCGTAAACGTCAACGGATGTTGAAGCACAACTCCCTGTTCAAGCAGTGGAGAAAGAAGCGATACAAAGAGAAGCACAAGCGACGCATGCGGTTCGGCAGCAAAAAGGAGCGCAACTTTCCCGAAAGTTGGTTCATTTTTCATGAGGATGTCGAAGAGGGAAAACCCTTGGACGTTGACTTGGGGTACATCCTCGACTACGACCCCGACAACGAAGAGTTCCTCATCTACGACGTAGATGACAAGACCGAGAAAACGGTTTGCCTGGAGGATTTCCTTACTCACAGTGAGTTTCTAGAGGAGGCTGACTTCGACAACTTCGAACTCATCATGGACCAGTACTACGGTGGGCCCGAAGACGACCTCGAAATCGTGCCCGATCAAGAGGAGGCTCCTCGCATGGAGTTCGAAGTCGACATGGAGGAGTTCACCCAGAAGGTAGCTCGGGACTGGTTACTTCACTCGGCCAAAAAACACGTGTAACCCATGTCTTCTGCTGATCCCAAGAAAGTTGCCAAGCAGTTCCTCGCTCAACGTGGGGAGTCGTGGACGGAGCTGTACTTGTCACCGTATCCACGTGGCCTGACTCGCTATCTTCCAACCGAGCTCGACGTCGTGTGGTGGCGAGCAGGAGAAATGTTCGAAGGCGACATTCACGGCTTCATCCCTGCGGAAGATCCCCGGACATACAACAACAACGCTGGCTACTACGTTGGCGACAAGCAGCGTGTTCGCGCAGACAAGGTGTATCTGCGATGACGGACGCAAAGCGACGACTCAAGGTTCTCAATAGCCATTGGAGCAACCACGTTTCTTTGGAAGAGGCGAACATGCAGCATGAGGCGAACATGGCCCGTATCGCTGAGATGCTCGATCGTCGCAAGAGCAAGAAACGTCCTGTTCACGTGGTCGGCATTGCGGGGTCCAATCGCAGTGTAAAGAACTGCTCGCACGAAACGAGCAACTCGTGGCTCATGATCCGTAAGGCGATGGAGTACCTGTCCCGTCAGGAGGGGGTGACCACACATGCTTTCAACTTGGCTGAAATGGACATCGAGCACTGCAACGGATGCTACTCGAGCACGAGCTCGCTGTGTAGATTCCCCTGCGACTGTTTTCCGTTCGACGACATGCAGGACATCTACGCCCAGCTCACCTTGGCGGATGTGATCCTGTTCTCAACCCCGGTGAACCAGTTCCTTCCAGGCTCGCGTCTCAAGATGGTGCTTGATCGACTCATCTCCATGGACGGAGGGCGTTTCGCACCCATGTACAACGTGGATGGGTTGACCTGGAAGAACTCCGAGTCGAAGAACGCCGAACAACGTGTAGGCATGCGTGGAGATTTCCGGTACGTCCAACGTCTTGCTGGCAAGGTCTGTGCTGCCTTTGCGACCTGCAAGGACTACGGCTCTTATAAGGTGGCCATGGACATCCTGTCGGGCATGAACATGTACGGGTGTTTTCTACCCCCCAATGCCGTGGTGAGCATGAACAGTCCACGAGTCCAGAAGGACACGGCCTACGACAAACACGACTTCCTCAAGGAGCTCGAGCCCGGAGGTTGGATCGGGGACTGGATCGAACGAACCTGCGACATCACAGTCGAAACCGCCAAGCTTGTCCGAGATCGGCAAACCGACTGGATGGAAGAGATGACGGGGCGCGCATGAACGAAATGGCACAACGAGTTGCCCGTCAGTGGCAACAGATGCGAAAGGTAACTCCCACCGAGTTCCAGCTCCAGCAGCTCCGACTGCCGGTTTCGGATGCTCGATTTGACCGTGTGATGCGGATGGCCGCTCGAGACATGGGTGGCACATACGTAGCTGCCACTTCCACCATCAAGCTCCCCAAGGAGTTTGCTCGGCCTGGAGATCGTTCTTTCCCTACTGAAATCGTGGGCCTCTATCGTAAGTTCCCGTGCGGGATCATGATCCCAAACGTCAAACCGGACAACCCGGTGGCAGGATTGCCCTGTGTTTCGTTTGACCTCATTCCGAACGTGCCCGGAGACCCACGTCGCAGTCGGGTTTACAAGAGTTTCCAAGGCGAGGCTGCTACGAGTAAGCGCTTGATGAACCAGTTTGTGGCGTGGCTCAAGATCGTGAGCAAAGCGATCAAGCGCTACGTGAAGAGCAATGAGCAGGGGCGTAACGTTCCCTTCTCTCGTGTAGCGATGGAGCTCGAGCTTGCACAGAAGGTGGCGCGCCAGTGGGTCCTTCGACAGGCGCGTTGATCCCCTTTTCTGCCTAAAGGCGGCTTTGTCTCAAAAGACCCGGCTGCCAATCTCGTCGGATCAGATCACAAGACGCAGGTCTCTGATCTGATCCGCCTTTGACACACCAGTTTTCTAGAGTAGGAGAAAGGGCGCTGGATCGTGATCCAGCGCCCTTTGGATTAATCGTCGTCGACCAGTTCGTATTCGCAGTCCTCGTCGTCGTCGTAGAAAGAATTGCCGTTTTCGTAGAGCCACAAGAGTTCGAAAGTCTCGTCGCTGAAAGTTTCGTCGAGCTCTTGCCCGACATGAAGCACGAGCGACCGTTGGTCATCCCCTCGGCAGTAGCAGACGAAGCCCACGTCTCCGTCCCCGTATTCGAAGTAGTCGAACCCTGGGTGATTTCCGTGCTGCCACACAAAGGAAAGGATGTCCGTTTCTTGTTGGCAGTCGATGATGATCGGCTGTAGCTCATGGCCGAAGAGGTTCCACCGGATGGAGTGCGCTTTCTTGCAGAGCATCCCCTTGCTGTCTTGCCACGTGTGGACGCAGTAGAAGCCGCATTGCCCTGCAAGCGGAACCTTCTCGGGGTATACCTCCCAACCCTGATCTTTCAGGGACTGTGCCATCCGTTCGCACTCTTCTCGAGAGCTCTTCAGGACAGCGGTGTGGTCGTCGCAGTCGGGTTCGAACATCCTACTTAAGGATGCCCATAAGGGCGCTCGCGACGCTTGTAGAGCTACTCGTACTCGTCGTAGTCATCCCAGGGAGATCCCTCGTAGCGCCTGGGACACGGCCCCTCACGGATTGCGATCACGCAGTCGGGATGATCGCGCCAGACCAACAGCGCCTCCTGTTGAGCCTCTTTGTGCGAGCTCTGGCCACAACTCCAGATGGGGTAGCTTGTGGGGTGCCGATCCGAACAGCACGACGGCTCCCCGTCGAGCTCGAGGTAGTAGGTTTTGACGGGCTGATAAGGTCGGGGTTGAGTCATGACGGGGATCACTGCCAACCTTGTGCCGGAACGGACGCTTGGTGAAAAACCCGTGAAAAATCAGCATTGGCTTTTCCATCAAGATCCGGATTCCGGCGGGGTTTCGCCAGAATTCGGCGGGATTCCGCCAGAAGAACCTTTGTGGGATCAGAAGGTTCTTCTGGGGCGCACGTCACGCAAGATTGACTTCCTCCCCTGCCTAAAGGCAGGGGATTCCTTTCCTCACGGAAGGGGATTCCTGTTTCATCGAGAGTAGTTTCACCAGATCGTCCACAGACATCTGGCCAGAGCTCCTCTCTCCACAGGCTATCACTGCTAGCCCAGCAGCTAAAAAAGAACCGGTACTTGGAGGTCCTTTGAACCTCTATGATACCACGATCTCTGTTCGCTTTCATCCCCCTGCCTGAAGGCCAGGGCTTTCCCGCTCAATTCGGGGTAAAAAGTTCAGGAACCCCATGAACACGAGGATGAGGGCAAAAACACTCGAACGAAACCAAGGCAACGTCCGAGCGATCGGCGAGGTTCTTTTGGAGCGACCGTACTGATGGGAGGCTCAATCGCAGTCACCGCGCGACGGGCCAACGGAGAAACCGTCCGCATGTGCCGGTGGACCAACTCCTTGCCTTACTTTTTCCAAGATGCTCGCTGGCTCGACGGTGACGAGACGCATCTCGATGAGTACCTCAAGCAGTGGTACGTGATGCGCGACGACTACGAACGCAACAACCCGGGGCCGAAACCCGATGATGACGATGCTGCGGATGCGTGGAGAAAGTGGTCGGACGCCTTCGAGCACAACATGACCAGCGTGTACGCGCCCTATCCGTTCCTCGCACCTCATGGGTATGGCTTGGTCGTCATCGATTACCAAACTCAGACGGTACTTTCGATGCAGGGGTATTCGGCTTTGACCGAAGTTTTTCCCGACTCCTTCGAGCGGGTGGGTCCCTTCCCGGAGAACCCTCCGGACCTTGGTCCGCTCACCTCAGTTCTCGCGGTATCGCGCCAGGGGCAGGCCAAAAAAGTGGCGCGTATCATGGGTCTTTTCGAGCGCCGGTGTTTGTACGTGATGCCACGGGGATCCTCGAGCTTAGAGAGCGCGGTTCCTGTGCCCGACATCGAAACCGCCAAGAACCTGGTCAACGACAAGGACGCATGGTTTGCGTACCGGTTTTTCATCAAGCCGGATCCCTGGAAGGTTTTGACCTTCCCGGAGACTCCGGATGGTGCGGATGAGTTCCATGACACGCTCATCGACCTGGGTTTCCGTTTTACGGCCCAGGAGAAGGACCTTTGGAACGAATTTCGCCGCCAATGGGAGGACGCGTAGACCACGCGCTGTAAATTCTTCCCGGGCTCCATGCACGGTTCAAGACGATGATCTGTTTCCTACACCGCAATTACGAGTACGACCCCGAGACCGTCTTGATTCCGATCTTCGAACAGTACGTGGAGGCACGACGATGAACACCCTATTCCTATCTCTGGTCTTGATCCTGGGACCCGCTTCGGTCGAAGAGCAGGACAGCGCCCAAGAGCTCTATCAGAAGGGCTCGGTGAAGTTCGACTCCGCGGACTATGACGGCGCCATCGAAGATTTCACCAAAGCGCTTGCGATCGTGAACGAGCAAGGTTTGGATGACCATGCTCGGCTCCGGCTGCTTTTCAACATCGCAGCGGCGCACGAAGAAGCCTACGAGATTGACCGTGAAGAGACTCATCTTCGCCAAGCGCGAACCCTGTACCAACGCTATCTCAATTTTGCCCGCGATACCGGCAATCTGGAAGAGGAGCTCGATGTAGAGGCCCGGATTCTTGGTTTGGAGCGCAAGCTCAAGGAACACAAGCTCGCGGAGCAAGAGTCGATCGAAAGAGAAGAAGAGCCCCAGGCACCTCAGAAGGAAGGGCCGCCCCCACCTCCGACCGAACCCATCAAGGATGAGGGCGTGGATTGGGAAAAGCCGCGCCGGACTGGAATCGGTCTCGTGGTAGCCGGAAGCACCGCAACCGTAGGGGGCCTTGTTCTCACCGTGGTGGGCTCCCAGCTCGAGCCTCGGGCACAAAACGAGGTCTCCAAGCTGGAAGACGCCAACGTACCAACCGACCACCCGGCTTGGGACGAAGCCGATGATTTCATCGCCCAGGAAAAGCGCAAAGGCGGGATCATGATGGGCGTAGGAGCCTCTGTGGCCGTTGTAGGAGCCGTGGGCGTAGGCGTAGGTTCGTACTACCTCGTGAAGTCCAAGCGGCTCAGGGAGAGCCGTGTGAGCGCTACACCAACCTTCGCGTCCGGGTTCGCTGGGGTGCAGATCTCAGGAAAGTTCTGAAAACCATGTTCCACACCAACCACTACATGTACCGCAACAAGCTCCACTACGATCTTCACCAGCTCTTGTGTGACGAGGCTGAGAAGCGTAACGAGCGAGGCACCACGTGGGCAGCCATGGAGCTCGCAGCCATGTGGGGCCGAGTCAACCAGGAGCGCAAAAACCTTGACAAGCTCCCTGTCTCCCTCGAAGACGTGAAGAAGGTCGAACGCATGGCCTTGGGCCACAGCGACTACGGGACCAAGTTCGCGCTCTATTGCACCGAGCTTGTGGAGGATACGCCGTGAGCTCTCTACTGAACCCTGACGGAATGCCAAACTGGCAACAAACGGGGAAGAACTCGTGGAAGCTGCGCCTGGGTGAGTCGCTCCTCACGATCGAAGTGTACGACGATATCCAGATGGCGACCCTTTGGCTCGACGGAGGATTTGTGAAGCGTTTCCGTGGAGAGGGCTGCGTCGAGCAGCTCAACAAAAACGTTCTACGCCGAATGAAGAAAATAGGGATCATCACATGAGTACCTGGCTACAACATGCCATCGTCTACGCCTGCGGAGCCCATGCGGCTGTAGGTCAGACTTACGGGGGTCACCCGTACTCCCGCCACCTCAATGCCGTCGCCACGTTGGTGGAGTCCGTCACCGCAAACGAGATGGTGATCGCAGCAGCTTGGCTTCACGACATAATTGAGGACACGAAGATCGAGGAAGCAGAAATCGTTCGCCGCTTCGGACCCAAAGTTTGCAACCTTGTGTTGCTCGTGTCGGATGAGGAAGGCAAGAATCGAAAAGAACGCAAGGCCAAGACGCATCAGAAATTGGCGAACATCGCCGACGGGTCTTTTGAGGGTTTCGCCTTGGTCATCAAAACTGCGGACCGCCTGGCGAACGTGCGGCAGTGCGTGGCCGACAACAACGACGGGCTCCTGTCGATGTACAGACGCGAGCACGAAGCCTTCCGAACCGCAGCTCATCGACCAGGGCTTTGCGATGCCTTGTGGGAAGAGCTGGACACCCTGATCAAGAAGAGCAACCACCATGTACATCGGTAGAAGCATCGGACGTCAGATCGAGTGGCTACGGGACATCATTGGCTGCCATATGGCTGATCACGTTCAATTTCACGTGGATGGGTCCGTCCGTATGGGCGACATGATCGTTGCCCGCACCGTAGACTGGGACGACTACGATCACCCCATCTTCGACTTCACCGACGGTCACCATCGCGTGCATCAGGTGACGCAATTCCACGAAATGTGCCGGCGCGAATACGACCTGATCGGGTTTCGCCTGAGAGACGAGGACGTGGAGAAGTTGAAAACACTCTCGGAGGACCCTTTGATCGGGGCCCGCAACGTACATCGACAGGCACAAATAGAGCCCTACACCCAGCTTCGGGATCTCGGATTGGTGGCTGTAGAGAGCACACTCTCCGGCTGGGACGAAGGTGGCAAACCGCTGCATAACCTTGACATCCGAGTTTCGAGGCAGGGCTGGGGGCTTCTACACGAAAAGCTCAACTACGATCCTGACTCCCCGCAGATCGAATGAAATGAGCACCAACGGTTACATCCAGTGGGCACAAGCTTGGTGCCCCGAACCCGTCTCCTCAGATTCGGGCCCGAGGAAGGCAGCATCGGACGTCTGCACCTGTGGATCGCACATCCGCGCAAGGGGTGCAGCCGCCTTATCACGATCCACAGGCTGACCGAAGAGGATCTCGAGAGCGTTCGGACGTACGTCCTGGAGGGACATGAGCGCGCTCGCCTTCGTCTCGATCCTTCGTTGGAAAGCGCAAAGGAATTCGCATGATCAAGGACATCATCAAGGTCGCTATCGGCCTAAAGACCCGGGGTCTCCGCGCGTAGCACAAGGTGGGACAAGGAGATCCGGGATCACGAGGCGGCACGCACGGAGAAGATGCGGAAGGCTCTCCAGGACAAGTTTGGGGAGCATTCCGACGTTTGGTACAAGAAGGTCAAGGACGACCACCCCCATCGGGCGTAAAACGGCCGGAGACACTCCGTGCAGTACAAGATCATTCCCGCAAACGAAGTTCAGACTGGAGACGTGATTTTCACCAACATTGGAGAGGGGGCCGATGTTCAGTTCTGCGGACGCATCATCGGTGAGACCCTTCCCCGGCCAAAGTCCGGACTCACCGAGTGGCGCGTCGAAGTTGTGGTGGGGACTGAAGAGACGCCGACCGGATCCTTCACCTCGATCTCTTTTCAGCACAATACCTTGGTCGGAATAGCTCGCGAAGACAAATACGTGGACGTCGATGTGGCTTCCATCCTGGCGGATTTGGACGAATCGTGATGGGTTGGCGTCCGTATGAAGGGATGGCCGAAGTGATGTTCGGTCCGCGTCTTTACGGGTACGTGAACGTCTCCTGTTTCTGCTACGGCGAAAAGGGAGGGCAGTACTTGCTGAGCACAGCCATCGTTTCTTCATCCTCGCACACCGAGGACGGACAACCACGTCTTCCGGTGTGGAGCGATGAAAAGGACGACATCGTGGTCGCTTGTCCGCGCTCTCTAGCAGTGGAGGTGATCGAAGAAAGCCAGAGAGAGCTCAACTACATTTGGGTTCATCAGGTGAGCCGGGATCCAGATGACTGGCGTCATGATGGCCATCCGCGGGGCTGGATGTCCCTCCGCGTTTACGATGAAACCACGCGTCGACATTTTCAGTGGACCTTGTCCACGAAAGCCCTTCGGGAAGTGCTGCGACAGTGCCAAGAGAAGGGCATTGATCCCAGACGTTTGGCCCGAAGCCAAATTCGTCGGCATGACAATGACGACATCGGTCGCATCGAGATACGCTAGCGTTTCCGCTGCTTTTTCTTCGGGTCTTCGGCCACGTTTTGGGCTTCTGCTTCAGCCTTGGCTTCGTCCTTGAGGAAGGTCGTAAGATCGTCCATCTGGCCATCAATCCCCACAACTTGTTGCTCGATCTTTTCGATCTTTTCCGCGTTGTCATTGGCCATGAGCAGATCGGTGATGGCTTTGTCCAACCGTTCAATACGTCGCTCATGGCTTTCCACTCGTGCTTGGAGAGCTCGATGGTGAGAGTAGAGGAACACGTCCCCCAAGAAGAATACAGCCAGGCAAATACCGACAAGAACGCGCGCCCGGGTTCGTGGGCCCGGCGCATTGGTCGTGCGCAGAGATTCGGTGTGGGTTGTCGGGGAAACCTCTTCAGGGATTCCTGCAAGGTTGTTGTCGTTCTCAGGTTCTTCGGACATGGCGGGTTCTTCCCAGGGGTTTTCATAGTCTGGCTATCGGGAGCCCCAAGTAGGCCATGCCGATCGTCCCGCCCATCCCACCGCTGCCGGATCTCCCGTTCGAGCTACCGTTCAATTTCACGATCGACAAGTCCCACATCCTGGGACTGCCTTCAGAGGATGATTTTGACGTATGCGCCGTCAGCGGTTTCCTGGATTGCCTCATCATCGAACCCGTGAATCGGGACGGCTGTGACTGGGTCATCATCCTCAATCGCAAGGTCTACTTCATCAAATGGCGTGACGTGACGCCGCGTGCTCCCTGGACACGCCAGGTCTGGGACATCTTCAAGTTGATGCCCGATTCGTGCGGATGTCCTAGCCAACCCAAAGGTCTTGGTTGGCAATGGTGTTGGGCCGATGTCATCAAGACGCTACGAAACGACATCTTTCGGAACTGGCAGAACGGCCCGATTTCTGGCAGCGGCGAAACGGGCGTGGCTATCGGAACAAACGCGTTTCAGCCAGGCACTCCGGGGCTATCCCAGGTGGGTCCCGTGATCTACCTGGATGCGAGCGATTCGAGCACGATCACTCTCGCTGGAGGGGCCGTCGAACGCTGGGCCGATAAGAGCACCTTCTTCAACGACGCCGTCCAAACGGTTGTCGGAAACCGTCCTACCGTCGCTCCGGCCTCTCTCAATGGGTTGGACACGGTTTTCTTCGATGAAGCCATGGCTCAGTTCATGAACATCGAGCTCAAAGCTCGAGCGGACTGGCATCTCTTCGTGGTTGGGCGGTTCATGTCATCGGTGGTGAACACTCGAGGGACCTTTTTCGCGGCTACCGGGTTTGATGGGTCTTTCGGCGGTATTGACGGCAAGATCTACCAAGACAACACCGTACAACCCGAGGGCACTCCTTTCACCTACGTCGACCCCAACGAGCTCCCCATGATTGGGACGAGCTTGGCTTCGGGGGTTTTTGGGATCCTCGAGTGGAGGGAGAGCATTTCCGGAACCGGAACCGCAGCCATCGGGGTCAACGCTTTCGATCAAGACGTCTTCTCAGGGAACACGAGTGACGACTATTGGGATCCGACGCGACAGACTTTCGGAGAACCGGTGCCGCTTCAAGCTGCCATTGGTCGCTCGAACTGGGGGGCGAACCCGGGCCAGACTTTTGACTACCTGAGCGGAAACATCGGACAGGTTTTGCTATACCCCCGAGTCTTGGCCGAAGGGGAGCGCATCCAAGTGCTCAACGTACTTCGTGCAAAGTGGGGGCTTGGGGCCCCGTTGCCCTTTCCTCCGAGCCCGTAGTCTCCAGATCATCTCTCATCCCTAATGGGTAGGGTGGGGCATGACCGACGCTGAGTTTGCCGAGGAGCTCGCCGAACGCCTCAACCTATTTCTGAAGGCGGATGAAGCTCGGGCCTCGGCCACGTTGACCACAGCCCTGACACACGCAGGGTACGCCAACGTAGGCCATTTCCTGAGACAGCTCTGTTTGCCGAGAGGGATCGATTACAACACCCCTCCCGAAGCGCTTCAGAACGTGAAATTCTTGATGCCGGTCTTGGCCGACAACACGAGGATCATCGGTTTCCGGGCGGTTACAGACGCAGAACTGCAAGAGAAGCTCGCCCAAATGCAACAACGAGCGCAGGAAACTTCGGAAAAAGATCCCGAGATCCACTGAGGAGTAGAATGATGGCAATGAGCGAAGAACGCGCTTTCACGATTCGGATCGACTTTCTGACCCTCCAGATCTGTCGAGATGCCCTGGCATTCGCTCCACCTTCGTGCCATCGAAGCTGGCTTTTATGCGCTGCTCTCTTTGACGGCTGTTCCCAACTGTCGTTGACCATGGACCAGGCACTGTGTCTTCAGCAGGCGCTCGAGCTCTACCGTGAGATGGAGGTTCGTGAAGGGTCCAAGAAATGGGAAGTAGCCGGTCACTTTGCGGCGACCTTGGACGACCATCTCGCGATGCTCCAGAGGTCTGTCGAGAACACAGAAGAAGAGGAAAGCCCTACGGCGGATTACGGTGAGGCCGCTCGTTTGGCGAACGCCGAAAAGGTTCGAGCCGATAAGCTCCGTGACTCGATGCTTCGTGATGTTTTTCTGGGAGGCGCTCGCAAAAAAATCGACATCTGGGGCAACGTCGTGGACGACGACGGGCCGATGGATAGCGAAGACTTGCGCCGTATGGCCAAGACCATAAGCGCCCAGGACTGGAAGGACGCCATCGCAGCGGATCTTCGAGACCTTCGTCAGAAAGAGCCCCAGGCCAGAGGCTCTGGTCTTATTGATCACGTCGAGAGGCGTGCGGAACGTTGCCTCCGTCTTGCAGAGGCTCTTGCTCCCGAGAGTTCTGTCTCGCAAATCGAGGATGCCGCTGTTCTCTTGATGGACAAGAGCGATGCAGAGCTCCGGGACATGGAAAGAGCCCTCCCTGGGGAAGAGGCTCTCAAGTACAACACGTCGGCTCGGATTCCGCTCAGCCACACGCAGCCGGAGCTCGAATCTCGGACCAAGCCCATGGCCGATGTCGAGGCCGACATGGTGCTCACGGAGGGCTCTTCCATGACCTACAACGAAGATATGAAGATCGAGGGAGCCAATGAACTCCTTGTCGAACAAAAAGGCGCGGCCATGACTTACATCGCTGACGGGATCGTGAGCACAGTGTCGGCGTTCATGGCCAAAACTTCGGGGTGGTAGCTTTTCGTGAAGACGCCCGATACGGTTGCGGGGATCTTGGATCCCTATGGGAACCAGTTCGAACTCTGGAACAACAACGGAAGCGAGTACGAGGCCGGTGCCTTAGTTCCCGCGGTAGGGATGGCAGCCTCCTACTCCGTACAACTCGTAGGCCCTCCGGATGCGAGGCGCACGTTCCTGCAAGTCCAGGATGGCCGCATCACCAACCTGATGGCTCTCCAGCCACTTGGCGGCAGGTCCGTCTTTGATCCTCGTGGTCGATACCTTGGGCGCGGAGGGCAAGAGCTCGAGCCGATGAGGATGGCCTCGAATCCGAAACCGCCTGACATCATCACCGCAGTGAAACGGATGACCGAAGAGCTCCCCTCCGATGTCCCTCAAGCCGTGGAGCAGGTGAGAGATCCTGGTCAGGTTCCCATAGAGGAAAGAAGCATCGGTCAACTGATCTCCGAAATGAAGGCCCTGGATGCCGAGCCCCCCAAACCGGCTCCTCACCCCTATCCGGACTTCGATTTTTTGACGCACCGCTTTCACCTTCGTTCAGAGTTTGAAGTGGCGCTGCAACTTCCCGAGGATCTCACCCAAGAAGAAGCCGAGCGTATGGCTTTGTGGATCCAAGCGCTTCCTTTCGACAAGAGCGAAAAATAAAGTGGATGCCCTCGTCGCCAGTGACCTACACTTCGAGTTTCATCGAGATGCGGGTCAAAGTTTCGTAGCCTCTCTACCAAATGCAGATGTGCTCCTGTGTCCGGGAGACCTGACGAATGCTGCTGGCCTCTGGGATGCGTTGCTGCTCCTCCTCGCGCGTTACCCTCATGTCGTATTTACATACGGCAACCATGAGTTCTATGGGAGCAACATCCCGGCTGTGAAAGCCAACGTCGAGCAACTCGTGAAGCGGCTTCCCAAGATGGGCAACAAGTACGGCAAGCTGCACGTGCTCGACAACTCCACCTGCGAGATCGATGGGCGTCGCTTTGTCGGAACCACGCTCTGGTTCAGGAAGGTGATGGGGGGTCTTGCTGAAGAGCGGCGGCTCAACGATTTCTACCAGATCGGTAACGCTCATCAACGTATCTACGAAGAGAACGATAAGGCTGAAGAGTTCCTACGAGACACCGTCACGAGCGAAGACATCGTGCTCACCCACCACCTCCCTGCTCCTCCCTCCATCCATCCGAAGTACCAGGGTTCCCCACTCAATCGGTTTTTCCTCTGCGACGTGTCGTGGATCATCGAACAAAGGCAGCCCAAGCTTTGGTGCCATGGCCACACCCACGAATCTTGTGACTACACGATTGGAACCACACAGGTGCTCTGCAACCCGTTCGGTTACGCCGGGCACGAAGTCAACCGAGCCTTCAACGAGAACCTGATCGTGAAAATCTGATGCGGCTCTCGACGTGGATCGTGACGGAGGTGCACCACGATGACCCCCAGGCTTCGGTCCATTTTGCTGTGGCGGCCTCCGCTGATCGAGCCCGGGATTTGGTCACGCGCAGTACGCTCATTCCCGGGAATAGCCTAAGCGCTGTGGTGCTTTCGGAAGAGCTCTCTCCCGTCCCTCCAGCGCGCCGTAGAGAGCCCGGGATTGAGAGGTACCTTGGCCCCCTCGAGAAGTTCAGCCCCTTTCTGAGAGACGCCTGTGGCTTCTGTCGGGGTACCGGGCTGGTGGTGGGCTCTCGTCCCCCGGAGAAGTGCCCGACCTGCGGTGGATCGGGTTTTCGCACGGTGAGGCGTCGATAGCGCGGGATCAAAACTCCCCTGACCCAGAAGGCCACGGATCACGGGTAGAGGGCTGTAGAACCCTGTTTTCCGAAAGCCCGGGGCCAAGTTACGTAAAAAAGTCGGGCTCTCCATGAATAGAGGGAGGAGAGAGACCACCATGGCCCTGTACCCGAACCGCAAACCTGGAAATTGCACCGCCTGCAAGGCCCGCGTGGCCGTCCGAGCTGGCTTCATCGCACGAAGCAAGTCGGGTGGGTGGGACGTCTTCTGCAACAGCGACCGTTGCATCCCTGCGGAGCTTCAGAAGAAGAACGCTCAACGCGACCGCAAAGAGCTCACTGCCGAAGGTGAGCTCTACTTCCCCTACGACCCCAATGCGCTAGACCTGCTTCGCGCATTCCCGCCGACGCGGGACCGCAACAAGAAGGTGTGGGACAAGGCCAAGAAGTGCCGCAACGTCAGCCTGGCCATGGAGGATCGCCCCCGTGTGCTGGAGCTATGTGACCGTCTCGGCATCAAGGTTGCCGATGAGCTCAAGAAGATCGTCAACGATCCGGCAGTCGATCGCGCTCTCGAGCGGTGCCGCCAAGTTCCAAGCCTCTATCCCTTCCAACCGATCGGCGTCGAGTTCCTTGCGCGTCGTCATCGCGCCATCCTGGCTGACGACATGGGTCTAGGCAAGACTGTGCAGGCGCTGCTGGCCGCAGACGAGGGCCAAGGATTACTGGTCGTGTGTCCCCAATCGTGTAAGTACAACTGGGCCGAGGAGGTGGAGAAGTGGCGCCCTGATCTCACCGCTGAGGTGATGCAGGGACGCGGATCTTTCCGCTGGCCCAAAGCCGGCGAGGTCGTCATCACCAATTTCGAGATCCTTCCGAGGTGGCTGATGCCTGTGGTCATCGCCACGCGCAAGGATGGCAAAGAGATCAAAGGCGCTCAGATCCCCGATCTGCCCAGCTTCCGAGGGTTCGATCCCAAGAACGTGACTCTCGTTGTCGATGAGGCACAACGCGTCAAGAACTACCGCACCCAAACCCACAAGAAGATCAAGGAGCTTGCTGCTCTCTGTGGCAAGACTTGGTTTTTGACGGGCACACCGATCGAAGGCAAGCCTACCGATCTGTACGGAGTCCTGCAAGCGGGCCACATGGACCGTGATGTGTTCGGTGGATGGCGCGGGTTCGTTCGATGTTTCCAAGGATCTCGCACGGGATTCAAAGGTGCCTACGAGTGGGGGAGCCCCCTCCCGGAGGTTCCCGAGCGTATGCGTCGAGTCATGTTGCGTCGCCTCAAAGAAGAGGTGCTGCCTGACCTACCGTCGTTCATTTGGCGCGATGTTGCCGTCGATGTCCGGAGCAAGCGTCTGCTCAAGTCCCTCAACGCGGTATGGGACCGGATCGAGTCCTTTATCACCGACGGTGTGTTGCCCGCTTTCGAAGATATGAGCGAAGTGCGAGCGGCGCTGGCCAAAGCCCGGATCCCGGCCATGCTGGATCTGGTCACGGATTTCGAGGATGCCGGAGAGCCTCTCGTTGTCTTCTCGGCCTACAAGGCCCCCATCGAAGAACTGGCCAAGCGTGAGGGGTGGGCCGTGATCCACGGCGACATCCCGGCCAAGGAGCGCCAGGAGGCCATCCGCAAATTCCAGGCCGGTGAGCTCAGGGGCATCGGACTTACCATCGCTTCCGGTGGCGTGGGCATCAATCTGACCCGCGCCAGCAACATCCTCTTCGTGGATCTCGACTGGAAACCGACCCAAAACGCCCAGGCCGCGGATCGCGTGCGTCGCATCGGCCAGAAGGCCCGGTCGGTTCAGGTAATCCGTCTGGTCAGCAATCATCCCGTAGATCGGCGAGTGCAGCAGATCCTTGCCCGCAAGATGCAGGTGATCACCAAGGCGATCGAGGACTCTATCTCCTACGAGGACGATGGAGCCAAGAACAGCGTCGATGTCCGGCATGAGTCGCAGGTACAGTATGACGCTCGGATGAAGGCCATCCAAGCGGCGGCTCAACAGGCCGCGCAAAAAGAAGCCAAAGAGCGCGTCGTTCAAGGTGCCTGGATGCAAGGCGAGCGGGCCAAAGCCGTGGGACGCCCCGAAGTGGACATCACTCCGACGGTAGCCGTATCCCTGCGTGACGCGCTCAAGTTCATGCTCAACCGCTGCGATGGTGCTCAAGCCCGCGACAACGTCGGGTTCAGCAAGCCGGACGCGGGCCGAGCTCGGATCTTGGCCCAAACGGGCCTAACCACCGAAAGTGAGCTCCGAGCCACCGAGCGCATGTTGTCCCGGTACTTCCGTCAACTGTACACGAAGTACCCGGAGCTTTTTGCCGATGCTCAGATCAAAGGAAAATGACCATGACCATGGGAATGGTCTGAAGACCGGGGCTTTTTCGCTCAAACGGGGTAAAAAGTTCCCCCACCACATGTAGCTAGAGATGGGACGCCAGAAAAACAGGTCTCTCGAAGTCATCCGGGTCCCCCTCCAAACAGCCGAGGACCTGCTCAAGTTGCCTGACCCTATCCGGCGGAGGATCCAGCGGGAGCTTGAGCTTGAAGAACTAGAGGAGTTTCTCCGCCAACGAGGTAAATCATGAGCGACGCCACTCAAGAAGCATTCGAAAAAGCTTTGGCCGACGTGTTCGAAGGACGCGAATGCCAGTTTGGACATGGCCCCCGAAAGCTCCTTCGCGAGCTTTACGACCGCGGTCTGGCCGACGCTGGAGCGTCTCCGTCGAACAAGATCAAGATCGGGCAACCCGTCCGATCTTTCTCCGATCTTCAGGTCGGGGACGTGTTTCAAAACGATTACCTCCGGTCCTCGAATCGGTGCCGACGTGTCGTCCAGAGGGTCAATTCCGATGAAATCGAGACGGAGTACGTGAGCACCCACTCGGGCCGCATTGTCCAAACGGTCCGCTTCGAACGTGACCAGTTCGAACAATTTCACAACTACCAATACATCCCGGATCCTCGCTGATGAATGTTGCTATGGACCAGGAAGAAGTGAGCTTCCAGACCGCTCTGCAAGCTGCCTTTGGCCCCCGGTGCTCGGAGTTCAATGACAGCTTGCGAGGAGCCTTGCGCGAGCTATATCGTTTGGCTCACCAGGACGGGAGGCTTGCGGCCCTATCTGGAAAACCTCCAGAACTTGAGGTCGGAACCCCTGTCGATTTCGTCTCTCTGTACGAGGGCGCGTATATCGACAACACCTATCTTCGCCAGAGACGCCAAGTGCGAGCGATCCTGAGCATAGCCTTCGAGTCCGTGGTCCTTGATGGAGAAACGGGGGAGAGAATGGCCAACCTTGAGGTTTTCTCTCAGAGCAAGTTCGATACCTTCGCGCCCTATCAAATCGCTCCGCCTCCAAGAAAGACGCAGCCATGAGTCACAAATTCCGAGTCGAGAAGATCAGCGATAACCACTACGTGCTTCCTGCCATCAAGGACATGAAGTGCCGCGTGGATGCTTTTCTGTCGCCCGAGCTCTACGAGCAGACGGACGAAGCCTTGTGGCAGCAGGCCGTGGACTCGGCAAGCTACGACGGAGCTATCGGCATGTACCTCATGCCCGACTGCCACTTGGGCTACGGCATCCCCGTGGGGGGCGTGCTCGTGACCGAGAACACCATCGTGCAGTCGGGGTCGGGCTACGATATCAATTGCGGAGTTGTCTTTTTGAAAGTCCCCGACTTGTCCGCAGCCGACGTGGCCGACTGGGACCGCCGCAGGCGGTGGGTGTCTGAGGTCGAAAAGCGCGTGGCTACGGGTCTCGGCAACGACCGTCCGGTACTGGCGAAGAAGATCAAGCATCGCCAGGTCGAAGAGGTGCTGCGATACGGGGCCAAGGCCCTTGGCGTCTCGGCCGACCTGTGCGAGCGCCAGTACATCGAGATCCCCGAGGACCTGGATCTGACCAAGATCGAGAGGGCACACAAGAAGTGTGCCCACCAGCTCGGCAGTGTCGGCGGGGGGAACCACTTCATCGAGATGCAGGTGGACCGCGACGACGGCAGCGTATGGGTCATGGTCCACTGCGGATCTCGAGGCTACGGATGGCAGACGGCCAACCACTTCTTCTACGAGGGCGCGGCCCTCCGTGGTCTTGCGAAGAACCGCCGCGAGCGGTCGCACCTGTACGCTGACGAGCCCTTGGGCAAGGAGTACTGGGCCTACCACAACAGTGCGGCCAATTTCGCAGTGGCCAACCGGCACACCATCGTCGAAGGGGTGCAGGAGGCTTTGCGTGAGATCTTCGGGGTCGAGGGAGAGCTGTTCTACGAGATCAGCCACAACCTCGTGCAGGAGGAGACGCTGGTGCTCCCGGACGGGACGACCAAGAAGGGTTTTGTACACCGCAAGGGTGCGACTCGAGCCTTCCCGGCTGACCATCCCGACCTGATGGGGACTAAGTGGGAGAAGACGGGGCACCCCTGTTGCATCCCGGGATCGATGCTCACGGGTGCGGCTGTCGTGTATCCGCGAAAGGGAGCTTTCAATTCGGGGTGCTCCGTGAACCACGGCAGCGGTCGAACCATGGGGCGTGGCCAGGCCAAGCGTGAGCTCCGAGAGCTACACGATGACATCGACGAAGAGATGCGGGAGATTGCCCGCATCTTCGGTCCCGATAAGGTGCAGATCAAGGGCATCGTCGGCAACACGGAGCGTACGCCGCTCGACGAGTGCGGCATGGTGTACAAAGACCTTGACAGATGGTCGCGTACGAAGCTGTGGCGACCGAGTACGACGAGGCCGACGGGTGGGGGGAGACCACGCACGTCACTCGCTGTGACCACTGCGGAACGCATACACAACTCAACCAGCTCCATGTCGACTCCAGATGCGGGAGCTGCACGGGAGGGTATTAACTGATGGACTTCATTTTCGCTGCCGTCATGCCCGCGGGACTCTTCGTCCTGGCGCCCCTGATCATCAGCAACCTTGCTCGAGAGAACGAGTTGTCCGGGTACCGGCGAAGAGCGCGTGAGGCTGTCGAGCGCAACAGAAAGATCAAGCAGATGGCCGAGCGCGGAGGGGGCCGGGTCGTCGTCGACGGCCAAGCCTACTGCCGCCACGGCAACGTGTTTCTCGTTGGACAAGGTGTCTACTGCAACCGTTGCCTCCAAGAGGGGCTTGACTCCATGGAGGTTCCCGGTGACCGAAACTGACCCGTGGCTAGAGGGCCCCGAGAATCAGATCGCGGCCCTGCTGGTCCTCCTCGACGAAGCGGCCACGATGATGTCGGACGCGACAGGGAGCTATGGATGCAAGCACATCGACAACCTCGAGGACTGGTTCGTACGGGCTCGCCCGCATCTCCCACAAGGAAAAATCCCGGACGCGATCACGGCTATTCTCGACGGCAGGTCGTTTCATCCCTCATGTGAGCCAGAAGCAGTCAAGGCATGGCGCAAGTTCTACAAACAACAGGAGAAAAACGGTGGCCAATCACAACGATGACATCGAAGAGGGTTTGTTGGAGTACGAAGAGGATCGAGTGGAACAACTACGCCTCAAGGAAGAGACCGATGCCTATAACGCAGTCATCCTTCACGACATCGCTGAGATCCGTCGCGAGATGGAGTTGCAAGAGCTGCTGGACAGCCTGAAAAAAGCTGAGTTCTATTCAGAGGGCCGCAAAGCACAACAAACACAGGACACAGACTGACATGCTCGAAAAGAACATCACCCCTGGAACTCTCTGCTTCCTCAAAGGAAACCACACCGGCAACAAGACGGTCGATCTGCTGATCGACGCGGGCTCTCGCCAAGTCACTGCTGTCGAAGAGGGAGACTACGATGAGGATTGGGGAAGCACCTGGAAGATCCAGACTGTTCGTGGTGAGGTGACGGTCTTCGAGCAGGACCTTTCTCCCATCCCCAATCTCGAGCCGGGCACGACTTCTCGCGGGTTCGGACGCCGTGAGTTCGAAGACATGTACGGATCGACATGCTCGATCCAGGACAGCAGCCTCGCCACCGACGATTGCATCTGGCTTGGGGTCAACAACGGCGAACATTTCGAGTGCAAACCACCCTACGACACGCATCCAGACGCCAAGTCGAATGGAGGTCGGATGCACCTGAGCCGAGGACAGGTGGCGGCGCTCCTGCCTCTTCTCCAACACTTTGTCCGCCACGGCACACTGCCGGGAGAAGGGGGTTGATTCCATGATGCGTTTTTCATTCGGCCGAGCTCAGCGAGCTCCCACGGAACCGAACGCCTGGTACAACAACCGAGAGGGTCTCGAGGCTCGTCTGAAAGACGGCATCGACGGGTTGCGGGAGATTGCGTGGGAACGTCAACGGGCCCATTACGATCGCGGTGAGACGCTCACCGAGTGGTGTATCTTGGGGCGTTTCCAAGCAGATTCCTGCGGGAACTTTTCCAAGATCACGGAAGGGGCTCCTGCGGATGCAATGGAGTTTCGCTCCTACGAAGAACCGGATCTTCGTCCGGTCATGACTATGGAGGAGATGGGTGATTTCTCGGGTCGATGGGTTGCGACGATGAGAGCCGCTCTTCCGCCGGCCTACGCGACCTGTGACCGTTGTGGTGAGGGGTGGACACTGCGCAACGTGGACAACTTCATCTGGCTTCAACGCACGGAGCAGGCACGCCATCAAGAGTGCCACCGCATCGCAATCATCGAAGACGAGCGCGAGCACTTCGAGGACATCCTCAAGAAGGCCGAGATCCCATACACGAAACTCATCGCTTTCCCGAGCCAGTACTACCCGGACCCGGACTACTTTGGTCCCTGGTTCTGGGTCGAGACTCCGAAGGGCCGCATCAAAATCGGTTGGCGCAAGCGCGTCATCAACATCGACTGGTCCAAAACAGCCCTCGGAGCCACCGGGGGAGATATCGTCGAAGACCCCAAGGTCACCCACGGCCACACGTACGTCCACGCGTGGGGCCCCGACAAGGCCGTCGCAGCTCTTCGACGGCTCTGGGGGTTGCCGGCACTGGAGGAACTGAAGGAGTGAAGATCAAGCGCAAAAAGAGCACGTCCAAGCGCGAGCTCGACAAACGGTTCTACGCGCCCTTCGTCGTGCAAGACAAGTGCGAGGAGTGTGGGACGGTCGCCAAGGTGGACCTGGAAGATCAATACCTTTCGTACCCCATCATCGGGGAGCCCAACGAGCTCTACTTCTACTGCCGGAAATGCGAACACGACTGGCGGCGTCGAGTGGTACTTGACGTCACCATCACCGAGTACACCGAAGAGTCGGAGGACTAGGTCATGAACGGCCTTCCTCCAGAGCAGCACAGCCGCGAGCAGTACTTCTTCGACATGCCGACGAGGGACTGGCTCGTGGAGCTGCTCATGCCGTACGCGAATCCATGTCTGGTGGGGGTGCCGACCGTCGCGCGTGAGCTGGAGGACATCCGTCTACTCGACATCGATGATCGGTTCGCGGACCTCGAGGGATTCGTCAAGTGGGACCTCTACCGCCCGGAACCGTTGGCCGAGAAGTTCGATCTCATTGTTTGCGACCCACCGTTCCACACCGTTTCGTTTTCGCAGCTCTTCAACGCGTTGCGAGTCCTCGCCAACGGGGACTTCCGACAGCCAGTTTTGATTACCGGCCTTGCGCGCCGAGAGCAGGATCTCTTGGCCACCTTCTATCCGTTCGCCCTACGCCCCACGGGAGTCCAAGCCCGGTACGTCTCGGTGCAGGATCAAGACGGCTACCGCCAGATCCTGTGGTACTCCAACTTTCGTCTTCCCACGGGCACTTCTGCGGGCCGTGTCCCCGAATCGGAGTAAAACGAGCGCCATGGACACGATGGACGCCATCTATGATGCCCTGAGCGATGCTTTGGGCGGCCAGGAGACCGAGAACCACGGCAGTGCGGTCCCCGCGATCCGGACGCTCCAGAATCAGCGTGACGACGCCAGGAGCATGGTCGTCAATGCCCGAGGAACGATCCAGAAAGTGATCGATCAAGGTGCGGTGCGGTCGTCGATCCTATTCGGCAAGGGCAATCCAGTATTGCTGTGTTCTGTTTGCATGGTACCCCTCAACTCCATTGGTGTCTCAGAATACCCAAGAGCTAAGATATGCCCGAAGGGCCAAGGCTGCGGGGAGTGGGACAAGGGATAACCTCGTGCGCCCTTCGTTTTGTTACAAGGGACAGATAAAGAAGGAGATGTCACATGGACTCGCCTAACTACAAAGATATCGCCGTACGGATCCTGAAGATCGCAGGCGTCGACATTCTCAAGGATGCCGACGCCTTGACGAGCCAAGAGGCCATCGAACGAGGCACCATGGTCAAGGAGATCATCGAAGAGCTCATCGCTGTTCGTGAGAACAAACAGACTGGTGACCCTGACGTGCTGTACGCGGTGTTGGGCAGTACTGACGGGCGTGGCTACGATCGACTGCTTGCCCTCTTCACAAAGCGCGAAGATGCCGAGCATCTTCGCTCAGCGTGGCCCTATCGTGAGGACTTCGTTTTCGTTTCCCACGCACGGAGTGAGACGGAGGCCCCCAACCCACTTCGCGTTGCCGAAGTGAGACGCAATGAAACCTCCAACGTGGTTTGGCCGCTAACCTGGCAAGGGCAAAGCCAGTTCGCTGTAAAGCTTGTGGCCGAGTCTGCCCTGCCTGGTTTCGCGGGACTGAGCTACACAGAGAGATGTGATCGTCGGATCTACCGGAACTGGGATGAGTTCCTGTATGATGCCCAGATCCCATTTCGCCACGTCCTCAAGGAGGAAACCGGCAATGGGTGATCCGCACAACCCCGCACGCTACGGCGAACTCTGGAACCCGTACCGCTACGAGGTGCTCAAACGAGAGATCGTAGCGGTAAAGGACTACGGTGCGCTCTCCGGTGGATGGGCTTGGCATTATATGTCGCCGCCCCATCTAGAAGAGAAGCACCTGCACGATCACCGTGACATCGACATGCACGTGTTTCCGGATCGGTTCGCCGAGCTCGTGGCCGTGCTCGTGGACCGAGGCTACAACCGGCAAAAGACTCGGTTTGATGATCCGAGTGGGGAGTTCATCCGCTACGAGAAACATGTCTACCCGTGCCCGTTCTGCCAGGGCCACGCCGAGTACTTCGACAGCATCCGGCACGAGGAGGGGGAAGAGCTGGAGGAGTACCTGTGCCTCGAGTGTGGCAAGCACTCCCAAGAACTCACGCCGGTGAAGGTCATCTTCGACCTTTTTATCCACGAGGTCCCGACGATCGAGTCCAACGGTTACACGGTCGTCGAGCCCAACCACATGCTCACCTTCTACGGGGTCAAGCACTCGAGCGAGCAGTGCGTGTCCGTTCAAGCTGCTCGAAAGGTCCAGGCCGAGGGCGGTGAGATCGTGGGCAACCCGTTACTCGTGGAGCACTATGCCATCATGACGCACTTCATGTGCGGCACCTGCAAGGGGGAGTACGATCGCAATTTCAAGGACCGCGGCCAGGATTACATACGCGAGCGGTGTGAAGTGGTGAGGTACGCGGGCGACCAGAATTTCTACTGCTGTTTGTGCGGCGCCTATGGTGTTCCCGATGCGGTGTTCCAGACGTTGTCTGGAATCAGCCAGGGTCGCTGGTGCCACAACAAACACGACACAGAACCACCCGAAGACTGGGAGGAGGAGGAGGACGACACATGAGCCTGTGTGACTACTGCGGCGGAGAGTGGGGCCACTCTCCAGGGTGCCAAGGGGCAGCCGAAGAGCGAGCACGATCCGAGAAGGGCTCGCTGAAGCAAGCTCTTCGGGATGTGATTATGGCGTCCTCTTTGAAAGAGGCCAAGAGTATCGCTCTCAAAGCCTTGGAGAAGTAGGGGTGTCTGCTCGTTCGAAAGCACGCCATGTGCAGAAGGCTGCTCGAGCTCAAGGGCTTGAGGATAGTTATCAGAAGATCTACCAGCTCGTGTTACATCACTGGCAAGAGATCCACGAACACCACGAGGCCCACGAATGGATTACCTGGGGGGAAGCGGCCGAAGCCCTCTTGCTCCCCAAGCTGAAAGAGAAGGATGGCTGATTCTCGGGATCAAGAGCTCGATCGGTTTCTCGATCGCTGTCACATGTGTGCGCACCGAAGATGGGATGTAGGCGACTCCGGGCTCCCGGTTTTTTCAACATGCCGACATCCAGACTATGAGCATCTCGGCGATGGAAGATACGGAACCGCTTGTGTCAATGTCGCCAACGATCTCCGTGGGGAGAGGTGTCCTCAGTTTTGGCCGGTGGTTTTGCGAGCCCCTCTGCGGTTCGCAATTCGAGGATTTGTACGATGGCTTCGGAAGACCTGAGCATCCCCGGGCGTCAATGGATCCTCCGAAAGGACGGACGGATCGAGCCTTGTGATGATGTGGCCGAGTTTGCCGCTTGGTTCGAAGAACAAGCCAACCGCCGCATTGACCGGACTGCTGTTCCCTACGGGGAGAATTTCAAGGAGGCAGTCATCGTATCCACGGTTTTTCTGGGTTTCGAGCATGGCTCCCGAGAGGGCGTTCCGCTGTTGTTCGAGACTCAGGCAACGCTTCCCGAAGGTGGGGCCCTCACTCATCGTTACGGCTCACTCGACGAAGCACGGGAAGGACATGCTCGTGTTGTGGGGGAAGTCGAAGCCGCCCTCGGTGTTCTGGACGACGAGTTGGAAACGATCGCCAAGCGAGCGGCTGGGATTCCACGGTTGCCCCGCTATCGAGCGGTCAAAGCTCCTCATTTCAAGCCGGCGGATCCCAACTGTGATCGGTGTGGAGGGACAGGCGAAGGGCACTCGGGCACGAACACTTGGGGCCTCGACACTCCCTGTGATTGCACGGTTGTTCGGCGTTCCAAGCACCGCTAACGGTAAAATGGCTTTGGAGCCCCGTCAGTAGATGAGTCTCGTCACCGAAGACGGTCGGCAAACTCCCGACCTTAATGTGGACCTGGTACGCCTGAGTCCTCACGGGGAACCTTTGACTCCCTTCATGGTGCTTTTCTTCTACTCGAAGGGCATCTTCCCGTGGCTCTTCAAAGACGGGCGTCGCATGTGGTGGAGCCCCGAGCCTCGGTCGGTCCTCATCTTGTCGGAGCTCCGGATTAGTCGATCCCTCCGCAAAACCTTACGCAAAGGCAAATTCAGGGTAACTGCGGACACCCATTTCGAAGAAGTGGTGCGCCTTTGCGCAGTGACCCGCGAGCGGTCCTGGATCACGGAGGAGCTCGTCCAGGTTTTCTCCGACCTACACCGGCTAGGGCATGCCCACAGCATCGAAGTCTGGGAGGGGGATCAACTGGTAGGGGGCCTGTACGGTCTCTGCATCGGCCAGTTCTTCTGCGGCTGTTCCATGTTTCACACAGCCCCAGACGCCTCCAAGGTGGCTCTCGTGAAGCTCGTAGAGCTGCTTGCGCACTGGCGAATCCCGCTGATTGACTGCCAGGTACACAATCCACACCTTCAACGCATGGGGGCCCGCGTCATCCCACGGAACACCTTTCAACGCATCGCAGCAGCTCTTGTGCGTAAAAAGCGCCGGACTGAGTGCTGGAGCCGGTTTTTCACGTAACCGACTCTGAGTCCGATTTTCGCGTATAAGAGCTGAGACGGCACAGGACCATCCGTCGCCTGGGGAACAAGCCCCATCCTTTCCTCGGTCCCCACACCTGGAGCACCCATGACAACCACCACGTCGACGACACGTCGATCTTCCAAGCGTCGGCGCAGCAAGAAAAAGGCGTCGAAAAAAACGAAGACGACGTCCAAAAAGCGCAGCCGCAAGTAGCGGTTTGCGCTTCACCAGATCGGTGCGGAGGGGAGGGTGAAGAGTGGGTTCTCGGTAACCCTCCCTCTTTGTGCTGTAGGGTCAGGGCGGGGGTCTTTTCGGAGGCTCCCGTCCGGGCCCGCTTTTGAAACATCCTACCCACCGAAAACCGAATGATCCCCACTGAAGATCAAAAACACCGCTGGTCCTGCGCTCTTCGGGAGGCCCTGGAACATGTCCAGGACTCCCTCAAGAAGCTCGAGACGGATGAAATGGAAGCAGTGGATGAAGCGGTCATGGGTGCCCAGCAAGCTCTCCGAACGGTCTCCGACGGCATCAGCCGTGAGGAACAGATGGGAGATCCAGTGTTCCTTCAGAATTTTGCGCAGATGTGGTTTCGAGAGGCCGAGGTACTGTGCCAACTGGTGAACGCTCTTCCTGACGAACCGGTGATGTCCGAAGGGGACTACCAATGGCGAATCCAGGAGATCCACACGCCACCTCTCCAAATGCCCGAAGAGTTCGAAGACTTCAAAGACGGTCCTATCCTCGAGCTGGCGGTAGGATCCAACTCCGAGTACGTGTGTTTCGAGATCCGGGTCTCGGAAAGCGGGAAACTAACATGATGCTTTCAGTCCAAGACCTTCAAGAGGAGGCTCTCCAGGATCTTGAGCGAATGATCGACGAGTTGAAAGCGAAAGCCGACGAAGTCATTGCGCAGCGGATCAAAGCTCCGGAGTTCACCGACGAGTCCGAAGGGATCGGCGCCATTGCCGAGGAAGCGGCAATGGCCGTATCAAACTTTTTGATGGGGCCCGGGGCATGGGTCCCCTCCTCAGTGAGTGAGCTGCTCAACAAAGCTCGAGATCAGTTCCTGCGCGCCCATTTTCAGATGTCGGACCATCACGCGGTCAAAGCACAGGACCTTCTCGAAGAAGGGCTCCAACGGTTTGATAATGCTCTTCGACGGTGACTTACCCTCGACAAACCAAAGTTTGTGAGTGCTGCGAAGGCTACAAGCGCGTTGCCATCATCACGAGAGGACCCCCTCTCCTCGAACAACTCGTCGGAAAGCCAATACCGATGACCTTCATCCGAGCCCGGAAACTGTTGGCCAACTATCGAGGATCCGATGCGGGCTCCCTCACCATGTTTGTGCGTGAACTGGCTCACAATTTGGACACACGGCCGTGTCCTTGGTGCCGTGCTACAGGCGTTGCCTATGCGATGCAACAACTCACCCCCGAAGAAGCAGCTCGTATCCGGGCCGAGGAGGAAGGGATAGGGTGAAACCGGCTGAGATCATCGAGCAGCTCGCTGACGAGACGGAAGGGGAAGCCATCCTCTACCCTAACTTCGAAGAAGCACTGGTTGGTATCTGTCGAAGGTTCGGCCAGCCTCCCGTGGCCCTGTACAGCTACCGGAAGTGCATCGAGATCTTACTCCGAGATTTCGATGACGAAGACCTCGACCCGGACGAAGCGCTGGCCATGGCCATGGAACACTTCGATTTCAACACGCTAGGAACATGGGCCGGAGAGTATACGCCGGCCTTTTGGTACGGTGAGGACGATGAGTAACAAAATCCACGTAAAAGTTTACGCTGACGGAGATTTCGTCGGCGAAGAAGAATTCGATCAGGGCGTCATCAAGGTTGGTCGGTTGCCCAGCTCCCATCTCTGTCTTGATGGGGATGGGGTGGCCAGGATGCATGCTGTTTTGGAGCGAAACCCGGAAGGGTATCGCCTCATCGACCTGGGGTCCTACGAGGGAAGTGCTCTCGACGGCACCAAGATCGCCAGGAACACCCAACTCCCCAAGACCGGAACGCTGACCTTCGGATCCTTCAAGGTCGAATACCGGCTCGATGAAGGACCGGAAACGGTCGATTTTCCAGAAGAAGGCATGTCGGCCACCTTTCGGAAGATCGAAAACGTCATCGATGCACTCAAGGATTTCGATGCCGGGAAAGACCACCATTTTTCCCTGGCCGAGTCCCTGATTCAAGAAATGGAGCGTCTCGAGTCGGGCTCTGTCCCAGAAGCCAAGAAAATGTTTCTGCGCTGGGAGGCTCTTTCCCCCGATCGCAAGCGGAAATGGCTTCGACTCCTCGTAGAGGAGATCCGAAGCTGCCGGAAAGCCAACCAGGTTTTCCAACGCAAGCGTATCGCTACCATGCTCAATCTCGGCATGGATGGCATCGAGGCCATTTTCGCTCTTGAGCCTGAAGAGGCCATGAACAAGGCTCATGAAACGATTCTCGAGATGGCTTTGGCCAAGAACGCTTTGGAGGCACTTCAATCCATGGAGATTGCTGACAACATGCGCAAGGAGCTCAAGAAGCTGCCGCCGTCCGAACAGGAGAAGCAAAAGGATCAGGTGAATCGGTTCCTCCAGACTCATGAGCAGTTGGTGGACCGTCTTCAAACGAGCATCATCGCCGGAGGATCGTTGCTCCCTACGTACCTCACTCGGGCCAGCGGACACGAAGCAACCGATGAAGAGCGGGAGCAGTGGAGAGCCAGCTTCGAACAGATCGAAAAGGCTCGAGCGCAGAAGGCTAGCGAGGCCAACTGAGTTGGACCTCTAAGACCTCGAGCTCGATCTTCACGTGCATCTCACCCTCGGTGATCGCCACGAGAGGTCCCTGCATTCGGTTATAGACCCCTTCGTTGATCCGGATGGGGGACCCTTCGACCAAGCGCCCTGTGAACTTGGGAGGTTTGGCAAGACGACGCTCGATCTTTCGATGCGGAGGATCGGCCTTCCCTTTTGGCTCGTTGAAGATCCCGATGCCTGCTTTGCTTGTGAGCATCTGACAGAGAACACGGACACGTTTGTGCATGTCATCTTCCCGCATGTCCTTTTGAAGATGGTCCGTGAGTACTCGATGAACCCAGTAACGGACAGCCCCTTGGCTGGTCCCCATGCGACGCGCCACCTCTGACTGGCTTGTGGTCTCCACGTATAGAACCATGGCCTCGATGTCTCGTTCTTGAGCTCCGAGCGTCGTCAAAACTTGACGAATCTCATCGGAGGTCACCTTGGGGAGTTTTTCCAAAAACTCCAGGCGGGACCGAGCCCGTTTGTAGCGGTAGCTCACCGTAGGCTGGGAGCATCCCAGGATCTTGGCGATCTCTGTTTGGGGCTTTCGAAGCTCCTGGTGGAGACGCAAGATGTCCCGCTCCAGAGGTGGGAGCCGCTGTAGGTTCTCGTCCGATATCATACCTTATAGCCACTCTACCGACGCGTCTCCGTGTCGATCCGAGATGGGTAGAAAGAGGGATGAAGACGGGGTTCAAGTTTTTCGACGAATACGGAGCCAAGCCTGGAGATCTCTGGATCCTCGGCAGCGGTCCTGGCATGGGCAAATCGACCGTCCTCCGCAATCTCGCGGTAGGCATCGCAGATCATCTGACAGAAGGCGACGTTGCTTACTGGGATCTCGAACGAACCCCGGCCTCGTGGAGAAAGGCTCTCGAGAAGATGCGCCCCGATGTGCCGGAGGCACTCCAGTACCGCAACAGCAACGCGTGGCAAGATGGCTACCTGCCGGCTCATATCATTTCCGTTTTGAACGAAGGAGCTGGATCGACCGTACAAGCCGTGATTGTCGATCACTTCAACCTTTTCACACACGATCTCGACGTGGGACTCAAGACCCTCAAGACATGGCTTGTCCGCACGAGCAAGTTCGGAGTTGTGGGCGCGAGTCTGCCGAGGTCTCTGTGGCGTCAGATGCAGATCGAGAACACTCTGGATCCGACTCTTCTTCCAGAAAACCTCCTGGACAACGGCGACAGCATCTTCGTGTGTAACAAAAAGGCTCCCGATTCCCTGCGGGTGATCGCGTGCAAGACCCCCACGACGTTTGGGGGCCTCTCTGAAGAAGTTCGTTTCTCCTGGGAGCCCGCTACCGGTCGAATTTCGTAGACCTCACGATCTTATCTATGAGGTTCCCTTGATGAACGACCTTTCGATGCGAATTCGTGAAAAGATCTACGAGATCAAGACCACAGTGACTCCGAACTTCATGGTCGGGGAGGTCATTGAGCTCGAGGGAGAGCCCCTGATCATTGCCGGGATAGAACACGATCTCGAGGACTTCGCCACCTCAACGCTTCAAGTTGTCCGTCCTCATTGGACATGGAGAGTCAAGTACCGCGTGAAGTGTCTTGTAAGACGGGTGTGGGGATGGGTCTCGGCTTGGTGGAAACGCCGTCGGGAACGGAGCTGATGCGTGTCGGATGAGCCTCTCATGGAGGAGCACCTCCGAACCAAGATCGTTGAAACACTCGTTCGCATCGAGCACCTTCCGATCATGGCCGACGAACATGGCCTCGCTATTTTTGGTCAGGTATTGGAGATGGCCGGTCGATGCTGTGTCCATGTCTCTCAAGGACGGCTCGACCAAGCGATAAAAGTGGCAGACACCGTAGGACGAGCGGTGCCCCACGCTTTCCCAGTAGGTGCTCAGAGACAGGCCCTGGAGGATGCTTTGGATGAGCTTATCGCCGTCCTTGAGCGACCCCAGATGATCCGTTTTCACTAGCCCCGTCTGGTGTAAAATCTTCCCTCGCCGGGTATAAGGGATGTGAGAGTTTCCCGGCAGCTTTGCCCTGTCTCTGACAGGGCCCGTTTCGGCTGGACAAAGGCGTGTTCGGACCCCGGTGCAAATGCCTTCGCTAAGGGCCCTAGACGAGCTCACAGCAGGCCGGAGCCTTCGTGGTCCCATGAGACCCAGGCCGAGCGAAAGCCCTGGAGCAGCGTCCTGACTGGCGTGAGGGGGAGGCACTCGAAAGCGCACCTCACGCGTCCTTCTTTTCCTGGAGACCTCCGGGGATCAACGGTGCAGTCATGATCGAACTTCTTTCCTGGCTCGCAGAGCATTTTCTCTTCTTCATCGTCTCACTGTTCGCCTTCAGTGCGATGGGGGGTTACATCATCCGAGCCATCTCGGCGAATCGAGCCTTGGTCCGGTCCCACCAGCGCGAGATGGCCAAAATCCGGGCCCGGACAGAGACCGCGAAAGCCTTGGCTGCCGCACCCGACGAAGCCCAACGCAATGAGCTGGCGAAACAGCTTCTCGAGGCATACGGAGAAGCTGGGGAGGGGTTGGTTAACGACGAGAAAGGCAGCCTTATCCGATGGGAGAAAACATGAAACAGCGTGACCAAAGAAAACATCGTGGAGCGTCTCGACCTCTCAAACGCACGCTACATCTCTCGACCAACAAGGTATGGACATGGCGATGCGACGGTGCGCGCGTCATCATCCGCACCCCGAACTGCCAGACGACGTACAAAGTGCCGATGCCAGAAATCACGCACATGTCTTGGGACAGCATGGAGCGCGGTGAGTGGAAGGGTTGGTGGAAAGGGATGGGGCCTCAAGCGGTGAAGGACTACATCGATCGACATCTGCGTCCCGCTCCAGAGTTCTCAGTTCCGGCTCAGCTTTTTGTACATCCCCACTACGGCGCGGGGTGGACGTGGCATCTATACGTGCGTTGCCCTTTTTTGCCGAGTAGAGAACGACATGGAGACCTCATCCCCAAGTCGGTGACGCCAGAGCAGTACGCCGACCAAACGGGAGAGCTCCCGACACGTCGCAACTTGTGTGGGGCGTGCATGTGCCGTTTCGCCGAACAGGAGGCCGCGTGACGATCAAAGCATGGACCGACTATCCCGTGAAGGCACTGGGAGACTGGCCGGGCATGGACGATGACCTGCGTATTCGGGAATGCGAGGTCGTGGCTTACGACGGCAACAAATACTGCGTTGTCGATGTCGAAGGCGTACGAGTCGTGATCAAGGCCGGTTACCTCTACACGAAACCGGGGTTGCTCGGAGGCCCTCCGACCGTCAGCTACGAGTCCTTGCACGAGATCGAAATTGAGTGGGACGAATGGTGCCGCTTGATTGAAGGAGCGGTCGAATGACCGACAAGACTGCACTCGGAAGCCGCATGAAGCGGTACGAAAAGGCGGCGCGCATCTACATGACGCCGCGGATGCCTCTCATCATTCGCGTCGACGGTCGAGCCTTCCACACCTACACCCGGAGGGTCGGATGGCGGGAAACGGGATCGGATCCCTGGAGCGGAGTCATCCGGGACGCGATGACCGATACGGCGCGCATTTTGATGGCCCAAATCACCGGGGCCAAGATCGCGTACATCCAATCCGATGAAGTCAGTGTGCTCGTTACCGACTACGACAAACTTTCGTCGGAGCCATGGTTCGGCAAGAGCTCGCAGAAGATGTGCTCAGTGTCGGCTTCCATCGCCACGATGGCGTTCAACAACAACATCCGGCAGTACGTGGACAGCGGGCTTCCGCCCGAGAGGTTCCCGACGGACGCGACCTTCGACTCGCGAGCCTACTGTGTCCCACGGGAGGACGTGACGAATTATTTCGTGTGGCGCCAGCGCGACACCGAGAAAAACTCGATCTCGATACTTGCGCAACATTATTTCTCGCACCAGCAGCTCCAGGGCAAGAGCGGCAGTGACAAGCAGGACATGCTGATGCGCGAGCACGGTGTCAACTGGAACGAGCTTGACACGTGGAAGAAACGGGGGTGGTGCGTCGACCGAAAGGTCGTGACCATACCCTATGCCGAGCTCGTGGGGGAGAGAGACACGCTCGGGTTGCATACCCCGAATGTCGAAATCGACCCGGACACACTCGTCACGCGGACCAACTTCAACCCTGATTGGGAGATTCCAATCTTTACGAAGGACCGCGACTACATCGAGCGGTTCGTCAACGTGGACCTGGACGACGAGGCTAGCTGATGTGGCACGACTACAAGCCGAAACCGGACGCCGAGCCGTCTCCATTCACGAAGCCGCCCGAGGGGGAGTGGCGGCGCATCAAGCGGAAGATCTACTCGCCCTTCTGGCGAGGAGTCCACAACCTCCTCGCCCACCCTCTCCTGACGATCTATCGCCCCCTCGGCGAGAAGCTCCACGACTACACGGCCCGCAAGATGTACGAGCCTCGGCCGGACGTCGAGCCCACGGAAACGGACCACGACTGATGCACACGTTCAGACACGGAGACGCGACCCTCGTCGCGCTTCTCAACATGAAAGCGGTCAGATAGATGCGGCTCGCCATTCTCAGTGACACCCACGGTTTTCACCGAGGCATGGGAGCACACAGGAACCCTCCCGTGCCCGAGGCCGATGTGTTGACCCACTGCGGCGACTACTCCCGCGATCATGGATCGTGGATCGATACGGTTCGATTCGCTGATTGGATGTCAAAGCAACCCCACAAGTACAAGATCCTGTGTCCTGGCAACCACGACCAGGCCGTGGCTCAGAACCCCACCAAAGCCGACGGTCTTTTCCGCGAGCACGGTATCCACATGCTCGGCAAAAAGCCGGTGGTGATCGATGACGTACGTTTCGACGGAGGCCCGTATATGCCGATTAGTGGGTGGGACCCTCCCTGGGGGTTCGAGCTCGAGGAGGAGCGGCGAAAACTCGAGTGGGAGCGCATTGAGTCGTGTGATGTATTGGTGACCCATACGCCCCCACAAGGCATCCTGGACCGCACCAACGATGGCCAGAACATCGGCTGTCCGGTTTTGGGGCGTCGTATAAGTGGCCAAACCCGCCCCCGATTGCACTGTTTTGGCCACGTACATGAGGCACGCGGCACCGTGATAATCGATGATACGGTGTTCATGAATGCATCCTCTAACACCCGCGGAACCTACGTCCGAGACGACGTGGCTGGCACGACTTTCATGACAATGAGTGTCCGCGACGCCATCGTCTACGACCTGGAGACCTGAACCATGAGCACCGCACAAGAGCTTTCGTCTTTGGCTTCCGATCTCAAGAAAATCGAAGCCAAGCAATGGATTCGGGACCTGGGGCTGCCGGACACGGTCTCGACCATCGGATTTGCTGTGTGGTGTCTTGAACAAGAAGGGCTCGCAGATGTGACCGAAGATCTGGCGGAGCTCATCCTATGGGAGTGCACCGGGTTTCCCTGCTTTTGGCAGATTGGGATTGATGGAGACACCCCCATCCAGTGTCTGCACACGCAGCTTCGAGGGTGGGCCAAAGTGGCGGTCTTGTCGAAAGACAAGGCGTCCAAAATCCTGGCCCATGAAACTCCCTGGTACGGGTGGCGAGAGGCTCTTGCCGAAATCGAGGCAGAGAATCAGGCGATGACGAACCGCTTGTTGGAGGAAGATTGAGGGGCGGAGGCCGAAGCCGATGAATAGATTGTGTGTCGTGTCGCTTTCGGTGATCGCAGATGAGAGGACGCGAAAAAGGCTATGAGGAACGCCCAACTGAGAGGTGCAAAATGATCGGCAAAGCTCGTATTTTCAAGATGGTACGTCATCACGACGAAACTGGGGTATCTGGTACTGGAATCGTGGCAGACGGGATCGAGTTCCCCAACGGGATGGTATCCGTGTGTTGGCGTTCACACACTCCCAGCGTCAACACCTACCGGAGCTACGTCGAGTTCAAACACGTCCATATCGACGCACACCCCAGCAACGACACCGAGATTTGCTGGGGCGACACAACGTGGCCCGATGAGGCCCAAGAGACGAAACCGAAGGACGATGCCTGACACACGCCACAGCTCTTCGCTGGAGCTCATCATCCAAGGGTTCGCTAAGAAAGGGTGGTCTATCGCATTCGCCGAGTCATGCACAGGAGGACGCCTTTCCGCGGACCTCACTACGGTCCCGGGGTCCTCCGATGTCGTGGCAGGTTCGGCCGTGTGCTATCAGCTCCAAACCAAACGCAAGGTGCTGGGAATCGACTACGTCAACGAAAACAACGTGGTCTCCCAACGCGTCGCGCAGGACATGGCCGTTGCCGCCCGCAAGCTTTACGAGGTGCATGTCGGAGTGGGGACAACCGGGTATCTGGACGGAGATTCCCCCGAGGCTTACTGGGCCATCGTGTATGAGAATGAAGGGGAAGTCCCTCTTCTCTGGAAGCACGTGACCTTTTCAGCTTATGCGCCTCGTAGCCTCAACCGCGAAATCCTCGTGGAGAAGGTGATGCACACTCTTGCTGATCTAGCTCGAAGGACAGAGTAGGTGAGCTCTTTCGTGCAATCCGGTATCTCTTCGATGGGGCCACAAGAGTGTGACCCGCGAACAGCAAATTGCCACACTGCATCTCTACCGCGAGCGTTTTCATCGTTGGTCTCTTGCGCAAGCGGATCTGACAAGGGACACGCCACCGGGCATGGGCCGTGCCGTGAAACATGCGAACTGGATGATTCACGAGATACTGCGCCGAATGGAAGCCGGGGAGGACAAGCCGGGCCAGGTCGATCGTTGGCTTGGGTTCATCCAAGGGGTTCTTTGGTGCCATGGTCTTTTCTCGATCGAGAGCCTCAAAACCCACAACGCTCTGAAAGGCGAACAGCATGACGAAACTTGACTATCAAACGGCACGACACGCGGTGTGTTTCCTCCTCATGAATCAAGACAACGAAGTCTTGAGCATCTCTCGAGGGAACACAGACTTGTGGGGGCTACCCGGAGGCAAGGTGGAACCTGGTGAAACGCTCAAGAGTGCCTTGGTGCGGGAGGTGTTCGAGGAGACCGGTTATGTCGTTGCGGATCTGGAGTCCGTGTACACGGCCTTCGTTCCCGGCGAGACCAATTTCATTTGTACGACCTTCATCGGACGCGTGGTAGCGCAGGCGTCCGATGCTCCTCGAAGCGAGCCTTTTGAGGGACACGTCAAATGGCAGCTTCCGGCCCTGCTCGCTCGTCTGAGCCCGTTTGCCGACTACAATCGCGCGCTTTTTGAACACGTGAACATCCAGTGGGGACGCCTCCCTCCCGGAGTCCTTCCTTTCGACCGGTGAAGCTTATTGGTCTTACGGGCGGTATCGCATCGGGCAAGTCCGCGGTCACAAAGATCCTTCGCCAGAGGGGCTATCCCGTGATTAATCTGGATCAGATAGCTCGAGAGGTGGTGGTCCCCGGCTCTGTGGGCCTCGAGCGTATCGTGGAAACTTTCGGAGCCGGGTACGTGAACCTCGATGGAACTTTGGACCGTAGAAAACTCGCAGACCTGGTCTTCCATGACAAAGAGCAGCTAACCCAACTAGATGCGCTGATGGGGCCTCTCTTGTGGGCAGAGGTCGAACGACAGCGCAAAGCTCTCCAGGGAGATCTTGTCTTCTTGGATGCGGCCCTTCTAGTGGAAAAAGGCATGCACACGAAAGTGGACCACGTCATTTTGGTGACAGCCCCGGAAAAGGTTCGAGTTCAGCGATCAATGACTCGGGACCGTACAACCGAAGACCAGGTGCGGGCCCGAATGAGAGCCCAGTTGAGTGACGACGAAAAACGTAAAGTGGCGGACTTCGTAATTGCCAACGACGGTACCTTGACGGACCTATGTATTCGTGTGACGGAGGTTTTGGAGGCGATTCGTGAACCCGTTCGATGACATCCACGCACAGAGCCAAGTGTGGGCCTTACAAGAAGACGGAATCAACATCCGTTATGACGGAGCGTTCTTGTCTCCCGAAGACGCATCTCGGCTGTTCGAAGCTCTGAAGAATGAGATCACCTGGAAGCGCCATGTCGTCAACACTCCTGGAGGGCCCAAGACAGTGCCTCGCATGATCTCCTGGCATGCGGATGAAGGGTTGACCTACACTTACAGCGGGCTCACTCACCAGTGGCAGGATTGGACACCAGCATTACTGGAAGTCCGAGATCGGCTGGAAGAGAGGCTCGGGATCCGGTTCAACGGGGTGCTCGCAAACTTCTACGAAAACGAACGCGACTCCGTGAGTCCTCATGCCGATGACGAGGACGACATGGAAGAAAGGGCTCCGATTGCTTCCGTGAGCCTGGGCGCCACCCGAGAATTCGTGGTCAAACACCTGCACACGGGAGCTCGCCATGTGATGCCACTTGAGCACGGAAGCCTCACAGTGATGGCCGGAGACACGCAGAAAGTGAGTCGTCACGGCATTCCGAAGGCCAAAAAGCCCTGTGGTCCGAGGATCAACCTGACTTTCCGTCGAGCCCGTTCCTAGGCGTGTTGTATGTCCTGTTCGCCGTTGCTCAAGGGAATCAAAGATCCGCTCGAAACTCTGAGGATCGTCTCTGAGCACCTGGTTCTTTGCTTTTCGGAGCCTCCTCAGACCTTTTATCCGCTCAAAGAGAAGGGCTGGGCGGTTTACCGTGGCGGTTCTTGGCGTATAACTAAAGAGGGGCACCGGGCAATGGCCCAGACTCCCCGACCGGATCCGGAACCGTTAACTGTCGCGGAGTTTTTCGACCTTTGACTGGAGCAGCACAAAGTCTCTTTGCATGGTGGAACGTGATGGCCACCATGCAGGCCAAATACGGCTCCCCCGACGACATCGAAACCAGACCTGAGTGGTCTATCCTCGAAAAAATCCAAGGGCGTTTACTTGAACAGCTCGGACAACTCAGTGGCTCCCCCCAAGAGGTGCTTTTCGAGACCGTACAAGAAGCCATGTTCCAAACTCTTGGCATGGACGAAGAAGTCGTTCTGTCCCGAGACCAAGCCGAGGAGATTGTGCAGCTTGCTGTCGATCTGGCGCTTCTTCGAGAGAGCCAGACCGCGCGCCAGCAGGGGCAACTGAATTAATGACCATACAGAACCCCACGGTGCTAGCCCCCGGGGTTGATCCTCCGGCCCATGCGGAACCACGCGAAGAGTGGTTCGAAAGACAGGTCGGAGAGTTTAAGCACCAATACAAGTTGAAGGGGTTTTACGTTTCCGACATCGATACGTGGTTTGTCGCTTCTCGGGACTGGTACATCTGGGAAGAGCAAATCGTTCAGTACCACATCAGTGAGGGACACAACTCCCGCGAGATCAATGCCTTCATCCAAGCCCACGCCCTACGGTAAGATAGGAAGTTCTACATGTCAGTCGCAGTTCTCAACAAGTTCACCCAAACCGAGGGCATCGCCGTCGCGTGTACGGGGCAATACCGGACCCTCATTTTCGGATACAGCGCCGGCACCTCCGAAGAGGACCAACAACGATGGGAGAAGGTGTTCACCACAGCACAGGAGCTGCTCGTGCTCCTGGGCCCCGAAGAGACCGAGCTCAAGATTAGTCTCGGGGCCGAGACCCTCATCCTTCGGGAGAACAATGGCACCTATCTGGGAGTCATCGCTGCAAAGGGCCACCCCGTCGTGAAGTCTCTCCAACGAATGATCCGTCGTGGGTTCAAGAGGCTCGGAGCTCCCATCATGAAGTCGGCCCGATCGCCTTCTGTTCACTCAGGGGGCTCGGGACCGGGAGGGCCCTCCCGGCCATTCTAATGCTGCGGGTTCGCAACGAGATCGCAGATCCAGGTTCAGCAGAGGAGGCCCATGCGGTCCAACAAAAGCTGGCCCGGAAACTTCGTTTTGGGGACCAGTTTCGGAATGTTGCCGGGGTCGACATCGCTTACGCGAAGGACGACTCCACAGCTTATGTGGCCGCAGTTGTTCTGAGCACGACGAACTGGCGTCCGGTTGCTCAGCAGCTCCTGAAGCTCCCTGTGACTCGTCCTTACGAGGCTGGTATGCTCGGATGGAGAGAAGCCCCCCTCATGCTAGAGGCCCTCACACGGCTTCCTATCGAGCCTGATGTCATCGTGGTGGATGGGAACGGCATTGCCCACCCCAGGAAGTTTGGTTCGGCCTGCCATGTGGGATACGCGCTCGAGCACCCCACGATCGGAGTAGCCAAAACCTGGCCCCCCGGATGCAAGGATATTCAAGCCACGGTGGAGAAGCGCCGAGGGGGCAAGACCGCCCTGCTTCACGACCCCAGTGGGGATCGTGTGGGGTACCAGGTTTACACACAGACCAACGTCAATCCGATTTTCGTCAGTCCCGGGAACCGGGTCTCCGTGGAAGACGCGGTCAGTTTGATTTTGCGGTGCACCCCGTGGTACCGGCTGCCCGAGCCCATCCGTGCCGCAAACGAAGCAGCCGCCAAGTTCCGCCACGAGGAAGAGGGATGAGTCGGCTGCCCGAGGAACTCGTGAAGCTCCGGGACCTCGTGGGCCCGGAAACACTCAAGTCCCTCCGCCAGCGCAACACCCTGGCGGCTCATCGTGCGAGCCTTGAAAGCCGCCTTTCCGGAGGAGTCCTAATGGAAGACTACACCCCAAAGAGCCAACATGTTTTTCAGATCATCGTCATGATCGTGCTCGTCGCAGCACTTTTGGGAGCCACAGGAGCGAACATCTGGGCCCTGATCGACTGCGCCCCACAGGCCGGCAAGTGGACCCCTTGGACGGGCAAGATTTGCTACGGAGAACACTAAACGGGTTGACTTCATCCCCGGCCTGAAGGCCGGGGCTTTTTCGCCCATTTCGGGTAAAGTGAAGCGTGGCGATCGTTCTTCCTGGTTCCTTCATTTTTCTTGCGCACATGCACACGGCTTCCATGTCCGTTGCGAATGCGCTGAAAAAGATCGATGGAGCCTTCCCGGCCTACAACAAGCGAAAGGGCATCGGCCATCACGCGACCCTTGAGGAGGTCAAAAGCGTTTGTGGCGACAAGCTTCAGGGGAACGAGACAGTTTTTACGGTCGTGCGGAACCCCTACGATGTGTTGGTGAGCATGTTCCTTCGAAATCGAAACGTATATCTCGTGCGGTTCCACGAGAAGCGGCTGGGACGGGACTTCACTTTGCAGGAGTTTGTAGACCTCTGGGTGCAGTTGAATCAGCCGCCCTCCATGAAAGACGGACGCCTGTTCTACCATGACGCGCGTGTGCACTTGCGGTATGAGCGCCTCGAAGTTGAGCTCAGCACCCTCTTTCGACGTTTGCCCAACATCCCAACCCACGCGAAGGCGATCCAGCTCGCTCCTGAGAACAAAACCCCCGAGAAGGATCACTGGTCGACCTACTACGACGACCCCACGTATGCGTTCGTGAACTCCAAATTTAGCGACGAAATCGTGAAATTCGGCTACCCCTTTATGTGGAGCAACAAACCGCTCGCTTGACTCGCGTAAAAACCCCGTGGACGAGTTCTCCTTTCGGGAATGGTTTGTGTCCCCGGGTGTCACCCAATTACGAGGCCCTGTGGGCATCGGGTTGACCACCATCCTTCGAGATCTGGTGCTCTCCTGGTCCCAGGGGTCCGCATGGATCCTTTCCCCAAGTTCCCAAAACGTCAAATCCATCGAGCTCGAGACCCTCATCTCAAACTCCGTGGGAGTCGTTCGATACCAGACCCTAGAAGAGATCTCGCAGGTCGCCAAAGAAATCGTAAAAACCTGCAAGGACAATGAGCGATCCTTGGTGACTGTCGATGATCTACCTGGCTTCGGACTAAAGGACACCTCTTTGGTCGGCGGGAAAGCTCAGGTATGGACGCGAATTTTGAACACGCTGACAGCAACCAAATGCACGGTAGTACTCACCGGAGTCCCGAGGGCCGTGATGTCTACCAAGCACCTTTCACTTGGGCCCCGGGTCCTCGACTTCCGGTCCGACGCGATCATTGATCTTGACGAAATTGCACGGAATACAGACGGGGTGATCGTCGAGGCCACGGCCACCAAGCACAAAAGGCTGGCTCCCGGTCGGTCTTTTGGGCGCCTTTGGATTAGGCCGGAACACGAGACGCCCGTGTGCCTCACGTAGTCTCCGAAGAGATCTCCTGTGGTTGGGGGCTGCGGGCTTTACTCGAAATTTCCCGCCCCTCGCTCTTCCAGGAACGTGAAAAAATGTTATCTTCACGAGAGAGCTCTGACACCGATGAAAGACGACGCATCCATGTTCTCCAAACCTCCACGTCCCCATGCGCCCTTTTGGCAGGTACCTCGGAGACCCTGCGATCACGACACGACGGCGGCCCAGAACCACCAAGACAGCCTCCAAGCCTCCTGACATCAGGAGCCTTCAGTGTCACGCGAAGACATGCGTCAGAAAGAGAAGCTGGCGATGCGAATGCTGAAACGTGGAAAGACGGCTGCCGCGGTCGCCCGAGATGAGCGCATTCAAGTGCATCCCACCACCATTCAACGCTGGGCCCGCAAAAATGGGATCAGCCTCGCCCCATACAATCGTCACGAACAACGTGACGATCTTGTGGACAAGGGAAAGGTCCTCCGGCTTCGCAAACAGTTTTCCGTAGTCAACGGGAAGCGCAAACCTTCGTTCACGCTCAAAGAAGTCGCAGGCTTGTGTGGCTGCTCTCCCAGCTATGTGAAGAAGGTGTGTGCTCGAGCTCGGAAAGAAGGCAAACTATGACCCAAGCACCTTTTGATCCTGATCAAGTTGCCTCCATCAACGCGTTCCAGAAGGCGGGTGTGATGCACTCGTTCACCTGTGGCACTGACCTCTGTGGTGCCTCTCTCGTAGCCGAAGAGCGGGGCCTCAAGTGCCCCAAATGCGAATATACGCAGGATTGGGTACATGCCTTCATGGCCGACTGGTCTTGGAAACCCCCAGAGGGGTCCCTCCAGTGGCTCGTGATGAAGAACAACCTGGAAACGGAACCAAACCCGGAATGAGCGCCGAGGATCATCTGAGATCACTGTTTTAGCGGGGATAGAAGGCGAACGGCCGGCTTCTGCTCAAATGGGGTAGAAAGAAGGAGAACATGACCCATCCCATCAAAGACCTCCTGGATAAGCTCGGTGTCGACACCGAGGTGCTTCACTTGGGGTGCAATGTCGAGCAAAACATCGCGCGCTTGCGATCCCAAATTTCCGAGGTTCCTGCCAAGGACAGCCCGGAAGACAAAACGGTGAAGTTCACGTTGGATTTCATCCGTTCAGCAGCCAAGACCATGGTCAAGGATGCCCGGCGAAAAGAGCTTGAGCTCGAAATGCAGTTGCTCGAAAAACCGGACGAGGTGGACCTGGAAAGCGAAGAACATCGGCACGTGGCCTTACACCTCGAAGAGGAGCAACTTCAGGCCGAGGCCATGAAGCGCCAAGGGGAGGCCATCCTCCGGTTCTGCACCATCATCGAGAACCGCTACGGAACCAACGTACATTGACATGGCCGAAGACTCAAAGAAACAGGAGCAGGAGAAGCCTCTTTCCGAAGGTACTCGTCGGGCCCGGAGACGTCCTTCCAACTATCATGAGCTCTCGGCTCGTGAGCAGTGGGAAATCGACAAAAGGCTGGGCATCCTGGATTGGGATGGGTCTTGATGTACGACGATCTTCTCAAGAAGCAGCGCCATGATCTCCTCCAGCGCGTCAAACAAATCGACCGAAACCTCGAACGCCGTCGCCGTCCCGCGTGGCTACGGACGGGGACACAGTCTTCGTTTTCTCAATGGGCTGAGCATGCGGGGATTGAGCCATTGACTTCTGAGGCCGATGCAGCGTTCGATGCGTGGGCAGCTTCTCGGAAGCTGTACGACCGTCACCTCAGCGACGAAGACCGCATCAACCTCGAGAGGGACTACCAACATGAAGGGCACGAAGGGTCCCTCATCCTGGTATACCCGAAGAACGACCAAGAACCCCATGATCTCCAGCGCGACGAGATCATGAAATTCTCTGAGTGGTGTGTCTCTCCTCGCAGCGACTATTACCCAGCCCAGGACCGGGTTCCATGTGCCTTGAGCATCCACGGAGATTTCTTGGTGAACGATGCCACGGAGAGGTATCTATCCTTCCAGGCCAGGTACTGGGATGCGCTCCCAACCGAACGGCCGTATTTCAACGATTTCCTCTACGTCCACCTCACATACGGGGATCAAAAGCTGATGAAGGTCTTGCAGGGGCCCAAGGTTTCTGCTCTCGATGGGCGTCACCTCCAACGGTACAAAAGAGGCGAACCCATCGGAGCTCAGTTCAGCATCTGGTTTCGTGACTGGAACAACGAGTTTCGGTAAGGTAATCCTATGCTGAGTCTCATCGTCGCCATGAGCGAAAAAAACCGTGTGATCGGGCTGGACGGGAACATGCCCTGGAAGCTCAGCGCGGACCTGAAACGCTTCAAGAAGATCACGACGGGTCATACGGTCGTGATGGGACGGAAAACTTGGGAGTCCATCCCGAAAAAGTTCCGTCCCCTGCCGAATCGCAGAAACATCGTCCTCTCCAAAAATCCGGAATACGTAGCCGAGGGGGCCGAGGTTTTTCATGCGCTGTCCACAGTCTTGGAGATTCCGAGTTTCGGCGAGCGCCTTTTCGTCATCGGTGGCGAGAGCATCTTCGCTGAGGCCCTCCCTCTCGCCGACAAGATCTACCTCACCGTGGTGGGGTATGACGGTGAAGGGGACACCTACTTCCCGGCAGATCCTTTCGAGACCTTCGAACCCATGAAAGACACCGAAGAGATTGTGGAAGCGGATGGAAAGAACACCCACCGTTCCCGGTTTTTGGTGTTGCGGCGTAGGATCAAGGACAATCCCGCCTACATGACGTTCTAAGCCCGTGTAACGGGGTTTGCGGGGGAGACGGGTAAAAGGAACGAGTCCGATGCCTGCTCCAAGCAAGAAAACCTCGTACAACGGATACATCCCCAAGAAACAGGAGAACTACGAGAGGTCGTGGGAGCCCTCCTATGTGCGAGAGGAGACCCTACGTGCTCTAGATGAACTCGAGCTCATCTCCACCTGGGATCAGTTCGTGGACGTCTGCGAGGCCCAGAAAAAGAAACGCTCTAGACCCAGGTAGGACCCCTATGCCCACACCTCCCACCGCTCCAAAACGTCCCCATACTCATGAGATTCACGGCGATCGCCGGGAGGACCCGTATTTCTGGCTTCGTGAAAAGGACACGCAGCCCGTGCTCGACTACCTAGAAGCCGAAAACGAGTACGCCAAGAACGTGATGGCTAAGCATGCCGAGCTTCAGGACACCCTGTTCGAAGAGCTGAAGACTCGCATCCCCCAGGAAGACGAAGGTTACCCTCAACTGGCCAGAGACGGGTGGCACTATTCCTGGCGTATCAACGAAGGGGATTCGTATCCCGTTCGTTTCCGGACGCGAGGGGGCGAAGAGCAGGTCACCATCAACCTCAACGAGATCGGGAAGGAACACGAATTCGTGTCCGCGGGTATGTACACCATTCCCAAGGACACGAACCTCATGTGGTACACGCTCGATCTCGCCGGATACCGTCAGTACGAGTTGCACGCCCGGGACATTGCGCGCAACCAAGAGCTCGAGTTCAAGGAACTCAAGAACTACGACATCTTCAGTCGCGTGGTCAGTTTCCGCATGGTGGAGGGACGCGACGACGCCATGTGGATCGTGGTGGAGGATGAGGAGACGAAACGGGCCGACAGTCTCTACTTCTGGAAGCTGAACGGTAACGGACCAAAACTCATCTACCGCGAGGAGGATGAGCGGTTCAACGTCAGCCTCGGCATGAGCAGCGACTACAAACATCTCCTCATCTCGATTGATAGCCACGTCACTTCAGAGGTCTGGGTAGCAGATGCCCACTCCATCAACCCCAAGATTGGTCTTCTCATCCCGCGCCAACAAGACCGTCAGATTGAGGCTGACCATTTTGGTGATTACTGGTTCCTTCAGATCAACGACACCGGACGCAACTTTCGGCTCGTTCGGGTGCCGGACACGGCCATCGACTCGGCCTCGTGGGAAGAGATCCTTCCTCATCGGGAGGATACTCTCCTGGAAGGGTTCGCGATTTTTGAGAACCACATGGTCGTGGAGGAACGCAACGAAATCCCGAAGATGTACGTCTACGATCTGAAAGACGGGGAGATCTCCAATCGGCGTCAGATCACATTTCCGGAAGAGATGGTCGAAGCTGAATTGAGCTGGAACCCCCGAACGGACACCCACATGGTCCGGGTTACGTACCAATCCACGACCACTCCTCGTGTTCTCTGTGACTGTGACATGAACACCATGGAGCTGGCCGAGCTTCGCCGACAGAAAATGCTAGGGGACTACGACCCTATGCGTTACATCTCCGAGCGAGTCTACGCCACGGCGCCGGACGGCACCCAGATTCCGATCACGGTGACGCGAAAAAAGGACACCCCCGTGGATGGGACGGCTCCGGCGTACTTGACCGGGTACGGGGCCTACGGCATCTCCTATGAACTGTACTTCAACGTGTCCATGGTGTCGTTGCTGGATCGCGGATTCGTGACAGCCATCGCCCACATTCGGGGGGGTACCGAGTTTGGGAAACCTTGGCACGACGGGGGGCGGATGGAAAACAAGATGAACACCTTCACGGACTACATCGCCTGCGCGGAACATCTCATCACCGAGAAGTTCACGAGCTCCGATCGATTGTGTGCGGAGGGGGCAAGTGCAGGTGGCCTCCTGATGGGAGCCGTCACGAACATGCGTCCGGACCTTTTTCGTGTTGTCTACTCGAGAGTACCTTTTGTCGATGTTCTCACGACGATGTTGGATGACACGATGCCTCTTGTCGTCGGGGAATATGAGGAATGGGGGAACCCCAACAAGCCGGACGAATACAAGCGCATGAAGGAGTACTCTCCCTACGACAACATCGAGGCCAAAGACTATCCAACGATGTTGGTGCGTACCTCCTACAACGACAGCCAGGTGATGTACTGGGAGCCCGCTAAATACGTGGCGAAGTTGCGGGCCATGAAAACCAACCACAGTCCTCTTGTGTTTACCTGCAAGATGGAAGCAGGCCATGGGGGCGCTTCGGGACGGTTCGACAGGTACCGGGATGCCGCTTTTGACCTGGCCTTCATCTGTGTTCAGATGAGGATCACCTCGTAAACAGCGCTCCTGGCCCCTCCACGGCACTATGTACGCCAAAGGGGGCTTTCACTCATGTCGGCCATATATGGGGTAGAAAGGGAGAGGATCATGCTCGATCTACTCCACAAGGCTATTAGCGAACTCCCGGCTCTCCTGGCCTCCCATGAGGGCTGGAAATCTGTGGACGTGACGTTCCACCCTCCGCGGGTGGAACGGGTCTGGCGGCAGTGGGGCAAAAACCGGATCTTGTTGCACCGCACCTATCCGTGTGACAAGGAGTACGGGCTCTGGCACCCCCACCCGTGGTCTTCAGCGGTGCGCGTGGTGAGTGGGCGCTACGAGCACAGGACCGGAGAGGCTGGTGGGTGGCGGGTGAAAAGCGAGTATGAAATGCGCTGTGACGCGTGGCACTCGGTGCGTCCCCTGGACGGTCCCTCGGATTCGGTCATGGTGACGGGGACACCTTTCTTTCCGAAAGTAGAGATGCCGTTGCCTCCTCCAAAAAAACAGGGGCCTCTTTCTCCGGAACGGTTCAACGAGCTCTTCGACACGTGGAGCGTTCGTTTTCGCGAAAACCAGGTAACAAGATGAGCGACGAAAAGATCAAGCAGGAGACCTGGATTCCTCATGAAGGGATGGGTGAAGCGCTCGCGGAGTGGGCCGAGGAGATCGGCCTCGAGGATCTCCCGGAAGAAGCCAAAAACGTTCTGATTGGGGCATTCAAAGATGGCTGGAGCATGTGTCTCCACCACACCATGGCTCCGGCTCGGGACCTCTCGATGATGCTTTTACAGATGATCGAACTTGCCAAGAAGCACGGATCTGACGAGGCGAAAGTGGTGCTCGGAGGTCAGGCCCTCGAGTTCGTGGGAACGCTTGCCAATCAGATTGTCGGACAGCCGGCAGACTGGCAGCTCGACGACATCGTAGAGGCGGTACAGGTGGACATGGAGAATCCTCCCGAAGACCTCCCCGACGAGGTGCGGGAAGCGATGATGAAAGCCAGGGAAAAAGGAAACTGAAGAAGATGGCTGATAACTCTGGAATCGGACGGCGTCGACTGGAAACAGTGGCCGAAGGTCCCTGATGAAAAGCATCCCAGATCTCTACCGGGACCTTTCGGCGTACGACAAGTACGAGCTCAACAACTTCGTCTCGGATGTCATCGACGTGATGACCCAAGCCGAAGTCGAAGGAGGTTTCGAAGACGGCGCCCACGGATTTACCTATGCGGAGATCCGGAACCTCCTCGAAACCCACTACGACAAAGAGTACGACCCGAGTGATCGCCACCTCGAGCGCAAGCCCACGCAGCGCGAGGTCAACTTCGTTATCGAAGCGATGCTCTGTGCGCCTGACTCGAATGACCTGGTCCTTCGAGAAAAAGACGGGCTCATCTACATGATCTCCGAGGATGAGCGAGAAGCCATCGACGATGCGAACCACGAAACCAGGTACAACCCAGGTACAACCCAGGAAAGAGAGCGTCCCATGAAAACCTTCGCTGAACGCAGAGCCGCACTTGAGAAACTCGGGTGGCAGATCGATCTCGAGTCCGAGTACCGGGGCAAGCCTGGAGTCGACCGCGAACGGTATGGCCTCGAGCTTTTCGATTCAGTGCGGTTGCCTTTGACGCCACGAGACTGGTGTCGTCTCTGCATGCGGGAAGGGGAACAGTACCTCGCGGTGGAAACCGAGGAGGGTACCCGCTACGAACGATCCGAATACATAGGGGGTTGCTGCGGCAACATGAGCGCCGTGCAAGACGTCCTCAACGGATGGTTCCGAGATGGTGGTTGGGTCGAAGCTCATGAGCTTGTCGCTCTTGGAGAAGCAATGCGAGACCACGGCGACAAGGATTTCGAGGACATCCAGCCCGACGAACTGGCCAAGCGTGTGGAAACCTTCCTGGAAGCCGAGGACAAGCCATCCTCCGCCTGGACAAAGCTTTCCCTGCTCTACCATCTGGTGAAAGACCATTACAAACCCAAGATTTTTTCAGCTCAGAGTCTGCGCAGTGATGAGCTCGAGGGTGCCTTCCGCCTGGTCAGCCGTATGGCATGGACCTTCGGCATGGGGGACTTTTTCACCAGGGAATCCCCGCTCACCAACACAACCAAAGAGGCCCAGAAGGTCATGCGGCTGTACCGGTTCATGCCGGCGTTCAAACTCCTCTACGAACGCGCCCGTGAGCTCGTTCCCGAGCCCATCGAAGGATGGGCCCTCGTCGACCTTCAAAAAGGGGAAGGTGAAGTGGCAGAGAACGGCTATGGATACTGCATCTATGCCACGAAACCCGAAGCCCAGCGGATTCTCGATCTCATGGAAAATGCTCGCTCCCAGTATAAGGAACGTCCCCCCCGTGATCTCGAAAAGTTTTCGTTGAAGATTCGAGCTGTTCGAGTCTCCCTGGACAAGGGAATCGAGTTCCTCGATGAAGGGGAGGAGCCCAAGCCCAGGATCAAGTGGGAGCGGCGCCCTTCCTGGCTCAAAGAAGACGTCGAGGACGTGGAGATGCTTTTCAAGCAGTACTGCCAAGAGCGTTCTCTGCTCCTCAAGCAGATCGAGAGCGGTGAGTACAACCCCGTCTATGAAGAGGCTCAAAGGGCATGGGAAGAAGCTGCCCGTTTCTTCGGTGGGAAGGGGTAGAAAGAAAGATGGGAATTTCTCGGTGGACATACCTAGGCCCCTATGCTGAGTTGGCGGTGACGCTTCAGACGACGAAGCGCGACATGTGCCCAAAACCGCAGAATTGTCCCAACCCGACGGAAGGTCAGTTCTGCCCTACCTGTGGAATCCAGGTGGCCAAACGATTTCACGTGTTCCAATCGACCGACCCTCCCTTCCCGGAGTTTCTATGGAAAAATCTCAACGAAACGATGATGTCCGCGGATGGAATGGCCGGACCGCAGCGTCTTGACGACGACCGTGTCGTCTATCGAATCATTGCCAACGTGTACCGGGAGGGACAACCTCGGGAGTTCCATCTCGACGAACACGACGACATCTGGATGGACCTTTCAGTTATCGACATGAAAGCCGAGATCGCTTGGTTTCGGCGTGCTTTTGCGTCCGAGCTCTCTCCACTCCAAGGAACGTACGGCTCATTCGCCATCAAATGGGGACTTCTCCAGTGGTCCCACTAAGAGGTAAGCAATGACCAACGAAGAATTTGTACTCGGGGAGCGGCAACAAGATCGTGGGTTCCGCGTTAAGCGGCTGGCTCTCTTGAGCGGGGCCGGGGTTCTGGTCTTTCTCATCTTGGCTTCGACGCACTGCGTGCTCGAGAAAACTCGGATCAATGCAGCACTTACCGAGGAACGGTTGGCGCATGAGGCTGCTTTTCTCGAATGTCTGGCAGTGGAGGAGTTCACCAAGTGCGAACATGTGTTTTTCTCGGACTCCGATACATGGAGGGACGAGGACATCAGGCTTCAGCGCAAACGCATGGAACAGGCCGAAAAGAGGCGACGAGAGGAACTCGCCGCAGCCCTCCTCCAGAAATGCTGGCATGACACCGACATGGGAGACAGCTCGTGTGATGACCAGGTCACAGATCTTTTGACGGGGCTATGATGGAGGGACACTCGAAAGAAGAGCTCGAGGAGTTCGAGAAGAACGGTTTCTTGACTACCCACCTCGCAATCGATGCGAGTATTCATGGCACGTACAAGGAGATCAAGGACCGCGAAATCCCTCCTGAATATGTGCCGGTGGTGCAGCTCCTGGACAAGATCCACAAGGCCGTCGATGAGTTCAACGTCGAGGTCTGGCTCAAGTGGCTCTACAGCCACCAGGCGTTCGAGGACCATGGCTTCCTCGAGGCCAACACCGCCAACGTGAGCATGCTCGTAGGGTCCTCGGCCGGGCGCGTGATGATCACCCTGCGTTGGCGGGATGCCGACGAGGAGACGAAGCATCACTTCATCTCGTTGCTTGGCGCTGACAAACTCACCCTCATGGACGACTACAAGCCGAAGGTCGTCAACGGGTTGTGCGGCTTTCAGGGCATCGGCATGAACGGAGACCGCGCCGTCGAGCTCCTTCTCGAGGCTGCGCGTCTAACCTCTGAGCTACGCGAGAACATCCATCCGTCTCAAGGAGCCTCTTTCGCATGAGACACCAACATTGTTGCACCCTCTACGACGAAAACCGGTTCACCTGAACCAGGACAAACCTATGTGTTGCACCCTCGAAGAAGCCTTCCTTTCCTCCACCATCCTTCTGGCTCACCAGATCGAACACAATGGACGACCGGTCAACGTTCTCGGCTACCAGAACACGGCTGATAGCAAACGCCCCGGTCCCAATGCGATGATCATCCCGTTACCGTCAGCAGTCCCGATGTCCCAAGAGAACTGCATCGACATGACCGGGGTGGGCGATGCGTTCCGTGAATATGAGAAGCTCCTACGTCCTCGTTCCCGGGGTCTTAGCAAGGGAGGTGTAGCCAGTGCCGCTGGTCTTACCAACGACCTCCAAGTTTTCGACTCAGGGAGCTACACCGTCCTTCTCACGAAACAGACGAATCTGACTGCCCTGCGTCTGGCCATGAAGGGGCTTCCAGTCGAGAAGCGACTCGATCTCTCCCTTTCGCAGGCCAAAATCTTCTCCGCTTACCAGAAGCTCTACCCGGAATGGCACATCGCCATCTGCATCTGGGATGGCTATCTCGCAGCCGAGCCCATCCTGTGGTGGTACGAGCCAATTCCCCCGTTTGCAGATCGGCATTTCCTTCCGGGCCTTGATGCCCACGACGGCAACCCTCCAGATCCGAGCCTCAAGTCCGTGCCGATCGATCACACCATCGTGATCGGAGCTCCTCCTACCCGACAAGAGGACAACGCCACGGAGATCGTTGCGAAAGCCCCCGACCATCTTCGCAAGTGGCTCCCAACCAACGTCTTCGGTGCTCTTCTCCATCATCAGCAGGCACGTAACGGGGATTGGATCGTCCCGAAACAAGGCTGGGACCACAACAACATGGGCCGTCGCCTTCGGGGACCCCGGATTGCACCCCCGGGGTCCCCGTCCGAATAGGAGAACCCTTCATGCAGATCGTCTACGCTCCTCACGAGCCTCCAGACACCGTCACCAAATCGGTGTTCTTGATGGGGCCTACCCCCCGAGTGGCAACGGGAGGAGATTCTTGGCGCCCGGCCATGATCGAAGCGCTCGAACGTGCAGGGTTTGATGGGGTGGTTTTTGTCCCCGAGACCGAAGACAAAAACTGGAAACACTCTTACACGGACCAAATCGACTGGGAGCAAAAGTACCTGTACCAGTGTGATCGGATCCTTGCATGGATTCCTCGGGACTTGGAGACGATGCCCGCCTTCACCACCAACGTGGAATTCGGGGAGTTTGTGGCCTCGGGCAAGCTCCTCTATGGGCGACCCGAAGGTGCCCCGAAGACGCGCTATCTCGACGCACTCTACGAGGACTGCACCACCCACAAACCTTTCACGGATCTCGAGGCTCTGGCCTACGCTGCTGTCAAACACATCGGTGACGGTGCCAAGCGCACGGGAGGGCAGCGAGCGGTCCCACTGGATGTGTGGCGGACCAAGCAGTTTCAAGCTTGGTATGGCCAACTTGTCCATGCCGGGAATCGCCTCGATGATGCGAAGCTCTTGTGGGCCTTTTACGTAGGGCCACAGAAGGATTTCCTGTTCTCCTATGCCCTGCGCGTCCATGTGTGGGTCGAAGCGGAGAAGCGCCACAAGTCCAATGAGTACGTATTTTCACGAACCGACATCTCGTCGATCGTTCCCTACTATCTAGGTTTCGGAGAGCCTCGCATCGTGCTCGTCAAAGAGTACCGAGCTCCAGGACGAACAGGGGACGGTTTCGTTCATGAACTCCCTGGAGGGTCTTCTTTCAAGGGTGGCCAGCCTCCGGCTGAAGTAGCCTCCGAGGAGATGAAGGAAGAGACGGGTCTTGACATCGACCCCTCTCGTTTCCATCTCATCAACACGCGGCAGGTCAGCGCCACCGTCAGTTCGCACCATGCTTATGTGTTTGGGGTAGAGCTGTCGGACAAAGAGTACGCCCAAGCGGTGGGCCAGGAAAAAGCAGGCACGGCTCTCGGGGTCGCCGAAGACACCGAGATCACCTACGTCGAAGTGCGCACTCTCTCCGAGATCCTCTCGAAAGGTCTGGTGGACTGGTCCAATGTGGGCATGATTATGGAGACGCTAAACCCCCATGTGCAGACCGAGAAAAAGGCGTGGTGATAGGATGAGCATCGTATTCGCAGATCCCTTCGAACGACTCCTGACCTATGCAGCCTCGGAGTGGGGGATCTCGGTACGGGTTCAATTCGTCGCTCCAGAGGAGCTCTCGATCCCTAGTGGGTGGAGGCTCTGGAACAAGGAGCCAAAAGGGGAGACTTTCTTCCCCGATGATGGGTCGATCCCTGTCATCTCGATCAATGCCCGGCTCAAGCGAGGAGTTCAAGGGAGTCTGGATATCCTGGCCCACGAACTGGCTCATGTCCGTGCAGGCATCGAAGCCGAGCACGGTCCCGAGTGGAAAGTGGCCTACCACGAGCTCTTTGAAGCTGCGACCCGGGATCCCGTTGTGGTCAGGGAGATTGGACCATGAGCCTCGTCGTCACTTTCCGAAGCAAGGACGAAACCCAGGTAGTCGGCACTTATAAGGACTACGTTGCTGCCATTCAAGGAGCTCGGGGATTCCTTGAGGGTCTGAACGTGGATGAGGAGGAGCTCGGCGACGAGCTTGGGGAGGGATGGACCTGGGAGGAAGCGGTGCAAAAGTGGGGTGACTTTACGGATGGGTACGAGGAGTTCACCTTCAGCAACGACAAGCCCAGGAGATCTCCGTGACCTATAGTGCCGACCAAGCTCTCGCGCGGGCCGTCCGGATCGGCGTGCAGTCCCCCTGTGAGAAGAGCAAGCGTGGGGTGGTCATCTGGTATCCTGACGCTTTCGACATCCTCTGTGCGAACTACAACCATCCACCACGAGGGTTTCGGTGTGATGGGTCCGACGAGTGTCGAGCTCACTGCGGAAAGGTGTGCGTCCACGCCGAGACCGCGGCGATTATTTCCGCGAAACAGGGGCTCCACGGGTTCCACATGCTCCACGTGAAAGTTGTCAACGGACAAGCTGTTCCAAGCGGCCCTCCTTCATGTGTCTACTGCTCGAGGCACATCGTCGAAGCGGGGATCGAGACCATGTGGCTTTTGCATGAAGACGGCCTCCGTGCGTATCCGGCTGATGTCTTTCACGATCTATCCCTCCGCCAAAAGGAACTCCCGGTGATTCGATGAGCGGTGGCCTTCTCCTCTGTATCTGCGTAGGGGCGGTCATTTCCTTTTTAGCTGGGGTTTTTCTGGGATATTGGACGGCTCGTCATCATTGGGTGAAAGCCATCGATACGGTCTTTCGGCGTGGTCTAGAGCAGGGAAAAAGAGAGGCTCTGGGGGACACTTACCGCGACCCGGCCCCGCTCCCTGCGGCATCTAAACCGAGCTCCGTATTAGAGGAGAGCATGGAGCGCGTGGCTCAGGTGGCCCTCAATGCCGGGATTTATATACGGGACCGGGATCACCGAGATTGTTGAACCACGTCAGGATGCTCAGGTCTCCGGCCCTTCACGCTACTTGGGTGAAGGGCGCTATCCCTATGGGGTAGAACCCTTGGAATCTGATGTCCTATCTACGACCCCAAGATCGCGAAAAGACCGCATGGCGTGTTTCGTGCCCTTACCATGGACTCGTCTACCTGACCCAAGAAGAATACCTGGCGCAATTGGAGGCACCCAATCATCTCTGGGAGTGCCCGGCCTTCGATGAGAACGAGCTCGGAGTATGCGGAGCCAAAGCAAATTGGGACAGCCACTGGTACGAAGCATGGATGGAAGCCCAGTCGCAATGACGACGTCGAATCGTCCTCCCAACGGGTGCCCTGGATGCAACCCGGGTGAGGTCATGGTGTACCTGCATGCACACGGGATTCATGTTGAGGAACTGCCCGAAGAAACGGCCGGCTTGATCGACACCATCACGTGTGATCGCTGTGGAAAGTCGTGGCTTCTGATGCCACGACCGGGAGCTCCCAACAAGCCAGCATCGTGAAGTCCATACACAGCTCTTTTGTTTATGCATCGCACGGGAAAACCTTGGCGACGATTGAAAGGGCCTGGGAAGATGCGATGATGCATGGCCAGCCCGTAGGAGTTTTGTGTTTGAATGAGACGGAAGCCTTCGTCATAGCAAAGAAAGCCTCGGACCTCGGCTTCACCGCTACCGTGTCCAAGAAGAGGGTTCTTATCCATCCTGACACAGAAGATTTTGAGGAGACTCAGGGCTGAGGAGAAACATGACTTCGTGGTTTTGGTTGTTGAGCGGTCAGACATCCTCCTCGGATGCGTGGGCTACTCCAAAACCTGTTGCGCTCGACGCAAGTGCCACGCGACAGCAGGAACCGACCATTTTTTCTCGGCCGCGATCTCCTCCACGGTGAGCTTGTCGATCCAGTATCGGCGCCAAACCCAACAGGTCCGATCATTGACGGAAGATCGTGTCAGCGTTGGCAGCTTTCGCATGAGCTCCTGATAGAGCATTTCTTGAGGTCCCACGAGTCGGTTCTCCATCTATGTTTCTCCATAGGAGCACGACCGTGTTCCGCACCTTCAAATGGCTGCCGCTTCCCAAGGGGATGTCGCTTGGGCAGTATCCCATCGGAAAGCTCATACATACGAAAGACGGAAAAGCCTGGAAGGTCATGAGCCACAGCACCCAGTGTCTCCAGGTACGATCTTGCTATTTGTGGGAACGCCTTTGGTGGTTCGTGAAAAAGCGACGGGTAGAACGGGAGAGATGAGACGTGCAGTTTGCGGCTTTCTATTTTCTCTCGATGGCGAGTACATCGTTCTGATCCACAAGCAACGTCCTGACTGGCAGGCCGGAAAACTCAACGGCGTAGGGGGCAAGGTCGAAGAGGGCGAGTTTGCTCTCGAGGCCATGCGTCGTGAATTCGCAGAAGAGACAGGAGTCCGGGTCTATGACTGGAACCCTTTCCTGATTCTCGAGGATCGAGCCCACAACTTCGAGGTGACGTATTTCCGCTCGTCCTACAAGGATCTGTCCGAATGTGCGACAACTACTGACGAAAAGATCGAGGTGTTCCAAGTGGGGTCGATCTTCGCGCTTCCGGTCATCAGCAATCTCACATGGATCATCCCCATGGCTCTCGACCCCCAGGTGACCTCGGGGAAAGCAATTTGGCAAAAAAGCGAGTAAGGTGTCGCTCATGCCACGTAAGCAAACCCGACGAGCCATCAGCCTCAAAGGCTTGACCTACCATCGCATCAAAGAGCACTGCGCCGAAAATTCGCAAAGCATCTCAAGCTTCGTCGAAGAACTCGTCAACACAAAACTAGACGAGCTCGGCGTCCCGGTTCCGACAGAGTTGCGCCCTCGGCCCCCACGTTCGAAGCGACCCAAGCTCGAAGACTACACAGACGGCAACTTCACCTTCTAGGCGCGCCCCTACCCACGTAGGGCGTCGCTTTTCACGAAAACCGGTCCCGTACACTCCGCACAGTCAGCGGTACCATGATCCATGGAGTGTCCGGAGTGTCACGGAGAAGGCCGCATCGTCCTCTTCACCAGTGCGCCTCCTTGTGAGGCGTGCGGTGGAACTGGCGAAGTTGGATACTCGGAAAACAACACTGGAGGGGACATTTACCGTACCCTGGACCCGCTATCCATCGAAACGATGGCGGATCTCATGTCGATAATCGAAGAAGAAGGGGAGGAAGTCGTGGCTTTCGTCCTCTCCCCTCACGCATTGTCTGATGTGCGCAAATTCGACAGCCCGAAGATGTGCTGGGAGGGGCGTGAGGTGTTCTTGTTTGGGGTTCCTTTCTACGCCGCCTCTAAGCTGAGCCCAGGCACGGTAGTGGCTGTAGGCACCGAAGGAAACTTGGCCTTCGCTGAGATCATGCGATAGACTCGATCCGTGTCCAGGACACTCCAAGAGCTCTTTCATGCGCGGTCGTTACGTGAGCTGTTCGAGGGCGCTCCCGACTACGAGATGACGGTTCGGGAGGCCGCGACGGCTGAGATTGAGCTCCGTCCCGAATGTCAACGGACATCGATTGAAGAGATCGTGGTTGCAGCCGTGCCGGGAGACTGTGAGCCCGAAGACGCGTGGTTCGAACAGCTCGCTCCGACGAAAGGCGTGATCGCTGACATGATGGCCCAGGCCCGAGAAGGCCACCGAATCGCTGAGGAGCATCCCGAACGCGGGGCCTACCACGGCGGACCTCCTACTTCCGACATGGGTGGTGTGACGCAGCCGGCCGATCCCAGGAACTTGATTGGTCCTTTCGTGCCTGTTCCTCCAGATCAGGTGGCGCCTCCCATGTCCGGAGGATTCAAGATGAGGATCGAACCTTTCGACGACTACGTGGCCCGACAGCGCAAAAGATCTCCCCAGACTCCTGGGGCTACGGCTCCTGTTGGCCGCATAATCGGCCAAGCTCGAGGTTTCCCTATCCTGCGAAGCGACTAATTGTTTCGTGAAAACATTTTGGGGTAGAAGACCCGAGATGACCTGGTTCATGGTAGATGTCGAAACGGACGGCCCGTGCCCTCACCTCTACTCGATGATCAGTCTCGGCTGTGTCATCGTGGAGCCAGGGCTGAGTCGGACTTTCTACACAACGGTTCGCCCGATCTCGGATGAGTGGATCGCCGAAGCACTCAACGTCTCGGGACACCCCCGACATGAGTGCATGAAATTCGACCGTCCCGAGGACGCGATACCCCGGTTCAAGAAGTGGGTCGAGGAGAACACCGGCACCCGTAAATCCCGAGGGAAAGAGGTGCCCAACGCCCAGTTCATCAGTGACAACAATGGGTTCGACTGGCAATTCATCAACTACTACTTCCACCGGTATTGCGAGGACAACCCGTTCGGATACTCGAGCCAGAACTTGGGGTCGATCTACAAAGGCATGATCAAGACCATGTTCAAGAACTTCAAGCACCTCCGGAAGACCAAGCACACTCACCACCCGGTCGACGACGCCAAAGGGAACGCAGAAGCTCTCCTTCACATGAAGGAAGTGATGGGCCTAGAGATCGGGCTGAAGTAGGCAGACTCCGCGCGTAACAAACGATGAAATTGAACCAGACCGACAAAGACATCCTCGCAGAGGCACGCCTGAAAGAGGCCCTGAAAGTCCTTCGAGGGATGCGTCGAAAGACTGTGGGTGAGCAGTCTTCCGAGCGTCATCGCGTACAGCGTCTCACCCAGCAAGCCATCGAGCTCATCAGAAGTTCATGAAACGTTTCTTTCCCGTCATCCGCGAGGGATCAACGAGGTTCCCAAGGACCAGCCCCTAGCGGGCCGCTGAGGCGAGGAGTAAAAGGGATACCGGCATGTCTGAAGAAGCTCCACTAACCCCCACAGCCCTCTCAGGGCGCCTCGAGCAGGCTCTCGACCTGGTGAGCGACGAAGCCATCGAAATCCTCCGTAAAGGGCGTGACCCGCGCGCTTTTCAGAAGGTCGAGAAACTGCTTGCCATCGCTCGAGCCCTCCGACTGGAGATGGGAGAGCGTGTGGAGCACGTAGACAAGGATGTCCAGAATCGAGGGCCCAACATCGATCCTGGGACGTTCGTGATCAACGGTGACCAAGGTGCCCTCCAGTACGGAGGCAATCCAGCGCACCGTCCAGCGCACCGTGACTTCCAGCGTGAGGAGAAGCTGGCCCAGATCGAGGCAGTGACGGCTCGACGACGTAGGGACGAAGCCGAGACACGCTTCTTTATGGTCCAGGAACTCGAGCGACTCTCCAAACTCGATACCGTCAACATGTGTGAAGAGATTGGTGAAGGCATCCAAATGCGCATTGGAGAAATCGTTGGTGATCTGGCGACCCTCGAACCTAACGAAAGTGAGGACTCATGATCATTCCGGGGTTTCAATGGTTCATCCCCTCCTGGTACGGCGACATCCGTCTCCGTGTCATCGACGATGCTCATACTCGCATCGAGGTCACAAAGCTCTCCAAAGCCGAGCTCGGTGCTTTGCACGCTCTCAAGAAGAGATCGCTCCAAGGCGGCATCCTTCGCCGAAGATGGGCTACGAAAAAAGCCTGGGATTCGATGCCGACCGAAGCGTTCGCCATGGGGCGCACGACCACCCATCATGTCATCCTAAAGGCTCCGATTACGACGATCGAGCGTTTCCTGACGAGGCATCTTCGTGGAGCTACCTCCACAGTATCGGTGATGATCACCGACCAAGGGAATCTCTACGAGATCAAGGGAGAGGATTTCCAGGCCGACACCAACGTGCTGCCCTTTCGACGGGAGGCTGAGGGAGGTGACCCCGAGGAGAAGCCCAAGGCAGCCACCACCGTCCGCAAGCCCGCCGTCGGATGCCCAGCCCCCAACTTCGAGGAAACCAGGATCCGCGCAAATGAGGTTCTCAAGGCGTTCCTGTCTCCCGAACAAATCGAGGACTACGAACGGTATCAGAAGTTCGTCACGATTGGAGGAGCTTCCGGGCGCCGATACCTGCTGACAAGCCGGCACGCGCTTTCACGAACGTCATCCCGCATGCGGTCGGTTCGGGATGTGGATCTCAACAAAGACCTGTGCGTCCACGACTGGGGAATCCCAGCACCGGAGGAACTCCTCACCATGCACACGATGCTATCGCTGCCACAGTACGAAGGTTACATCCACGGGCTTCATGATGACGGGGGCCATGGAGTGATCGCCAAACGCAGTGTTCTCCCTCCCCCTCCCTGCCACTACTACTACGACATGGACGGCATCCTGCGCCCTGTCGAAGACTTCAATGGGGAGATCATTGGTGGGCAACCCTGAACCTGGCCTGTGCATTGGCCTCTTCGGAACATGTGGAGGGAGCCGATGGCGTGATCCCTTCGAAAAGGCATACCAAAAGCGAGGCATCCCCTTCTACAACCCGCAAGTTGAGGACTGGGACCCGTCGTTAGCAAAGGTCGAGGCCGATCACCTCGCCAACGACGCGATCATTCTCCTCCCGGTGACGGAAGAGACGTACGCCTTCGGCTCGTTGGCGGAGACGGGGTTTTCCATACTCAACGCCAGCAAGCTGGGCGATCGTCGCAACTTCATCGTCTACATCGCACAAGAGATTGCAGCCACGGATCCCAAGGGCAACACGCTCGACGACCGGTTCCTCGAAAACGGTGCCAAGAACCCCAATAGCAAAGCGGAAGATTCCTTACGGACGCGAGCTCTGGTGCGAGAGCATCTCAAGAAACTTCAGCTCCCCAACGTGTACATCGTGAACTCGTTGGATGAGATGCTGGAGGTGTCTCTCAAGCTCTGGGATGCACTGCAAGACAGGGACCCGCACCAGAAGGAAGAGCTCGACCAAAAGCTTCAGAGGTTTCGAGATCTTCTGGGTCTCGTCATGGAACGGGTGCCCGAGGTTTCAGTATTGGAGAAACTGACGGACGAAGAACGTGCAGAGGTCGCCGAGTGGGCCGCCACCTGTCATGCCGAGGCATCCGACAACGATGTTGAGGCCGGTCCGTGTCCCAAGCCTCTCCGAGACCTTCTTCCCGAGGATCACTACTACAAGCAGTGGAGGGTGCCCTCATGAGCTGGCCCAAGGGATGGAGACGCCAGGACATCAACTCGAGCCCTGGCGCAACAGATGAAAAGCAGCACGTGTTCATCAGTGAAGGGCGCATCAAAAGCTTTGGGCCTGTGGACATACCTATCAAAGTTGTCTCAGCACTTTTGGAGATTTCCCAGGAGGAGTCTGAAGAGGAAGAACACGCCAGGTGGAACGCTCACATGCTCACATGGACGGAGACGGAGCGAGGGTGGGGCAGTCGACCGGACGGGGCTTCCCTACATCTGAGTGCAGCCGATGCACGAAAGTATGTAGCCGAATATTGGGAACGAGAAAAAGGACAAAACCCGAGCGGAGAAGTCCCTCACGAATATTCTCTCCCCAATGGTGAAGGTAATCCCGTGTTCGTCTCTAGAGAGATCTACAACAAGATCAAGGGGAGTGGCAGCGGTATACGTCTCTGGCAACCAGAGGCATACGAGCTGCAAAAAAGAGGCGATATTCAACTTTTCGCCAAAGACTAGTTCGACTGGCGTCGTAGGAGCTCAGCTCGAATGTCTCCGAGCCCATACTGGAAGACATAGAGCTGGTTGTCCTCCTTTGACAAAATGGTGATGTCGAACAGCTTGTCGTCGGGCTCTTGAGGGGTGTCTTTGACGACAGCCTCGAGCCAGCCCAAAGGCGCTTGGGTGAGCGGCGGTTGATCCATGGTTGCCTACACTCTACGCCACTCAGACCTGTTGGTGGTCGGTCTCGGTAGGATGGCTCACGTGTCGATTCCTTATCCCGAGGACGATGAAATGTTCACCTTCGACCCCGTGGATCGGTGTTTCCGCATCCATGTGCCGTGGCTATACTGCGAGAGCATTAAGGCTCCTGAGACCAAAACGGTAATGCAGTACTGCTTGGAGTCAGAAGAGCGCAGTGAGGAGATCTTCCTCCTTGCTGAGCGCCTAGAGGAGCTCATGAGGCCGATCACGGAAGGAACCTTGCCCAAAGCGGAACCCGGCTTCTTGTGCGGCCTCGAAAGTCGCTGCCGGCAAGAGGCCCGCGCCCTCGTTGAATCCGGGGATCTCACGCCCTGGCACCCTTCTGAAACGGCAGTTTCAAATTCGTAAAAACCAAAGAACTGACGCCGAAGCCGCCGATTGCGGGGGCGTTCTGGCGCTTGTGACCCTATAGCGTCATCTTCTTTGAGTGGAAGACAAGCGTCCCAAAACGGTGCAGAGCGTGCGCACGGTTAGGACGGACGGCAAGATTGTGGAGTCGGCCGACAAGCTCGAGCCGGGGATGCAGTTCGGCCGTTATGTCATCCGGAAGATGTTGGGCGAAGGTGGCATGGGCGCCGTCTACTCGGCCTACGATCCAACCTTGGCTCGGAAGATCGCCATTAAAGTCTTGCGCGTATCAAACGGGCACAGCGACGTCGATACACACTCGGCCCGAGCTCGTATGTTACGAGAGGCTCAGGCGATGGCCATGGTAGGCCATCCCAATCTCGTTCAGGTTTTCGATGTCGGGACCTACATGGACGACATCTTCATCGCCATGGAGTTCGTTGAAGGGGTGACACTCCGCGATTGGCTGGCAAACCACGACCGTAGAGACTGGGAGGCGGCCCTCAAAAAGTTCATAGCAGCGGCTCGAGGTCTTGCTGCCGCTCATGCTCGATTTCTCATCCACCGCGATTTCAAGCCGGAGAACGTAATGGTCGACGGCCAAGGTCACGTGCGCGTGATGGATTTTGGGTTGGCGCGACACACGGGTCAGGAGGACCCAGAAGCTACTTCCGAAACACCTCCCGTGATGGCACGCCCTCTCACGCAAACGGGCATGATCATGGGCACACCCGCCTACATGGCCCCCGAGCAATTTCTCGCAGACTACACCGACCATCGCACCGACCAGTTTGCCTTCTGTGTAGCTCTGTTCGAGGCCCTCTATGGGTACCGCCCCTTTCCGGGAGAGAGCATGAAAGTTCTCGCACGCAACGTCATGCGTGGAGAGATCATCCTCCCATCCTCGCACAAACACCGGGTCCCGGATTACGTCCTCACAGCGCTTCTCAAGGGCCTCCAAACGGACCCGGAGGATCGACATGAGAACATGGGGATGCTGATCGATGCGCTGACCGTTGAGCCCGACGACTCCAACAGTCGGCCTCCGTGGTTGCTCTACCTTGCTTCCATTCTCGTGGCCCTTATTGGCGTGCTCCTTTACTTGCGTACCGCTGACGAGGATCCGCAAAACAGTAGAGGCGCGGAAGCGCCTCTACTCGAGCGCCATGAAGGGGACTGGGAAGAAGACCTTGTCATCCCTCCGGCCACCCAAGGCGTTATCACAGACGATCAGATGCTCGGTGTGATTGCCCATCACCAGGAAGACATCGACGACTGCGTGGCACAAGGGCGCAAACGAGATCCTGAGCTTAGTGGGTACGTGAAGCTGAAATTCGAGGTTCATACCTCCAAAAATGATCCAAAGGAAGGGACCCCCGAGCGAGTGCTTTTGGAGGAGACCGACCTATTCGATCAGCGTGCTGCCCGCTGTATTCTGGGAATGTCCATGAACTGGGACTTTCCAGCCCCTCGCTGCCAAGCGGACCCGGGGATCAACTGCGTGGCTACGCTAGACGCTCAGATCGACATTCCACCGCCGAAAGAAGGCGCCCCACCTCCAAAGGAGCCTTCCCAGGAGTAAAATCTCTGCAATGACCGATCGCGTACACGCCCTCACCGTCATCCTGGACAAGGAATACCGGGAACCGAAAAGCGCGTCCCGACCAAAGTCGCCTTCGCCATGCTTCTCGAGTTCTTTCCTGAAGCCGAGCTCGAGCCCTGGAAGCCTCACCCACATGGTTGGTCGCGACCTCCGGGACAGATGCCTTTCAAGAACGAGCTCGTCAAGGTCGAGCCCATGAAAGCACCGACCAGTCTTCTGTTGTTCGCAACGGGTGACTACGAGTACGGAACCGAAGAGGGGGTGTTGTGACCGAGTTCCGCTATCGGACCAGCCTGCGCATCGGAGGCGAAGAGTGGACCACCCACAGGGTCGAGCTCTGGCAAAGAGACACGAAGCTCGGGCACATCACGATGGCCTTTATTCCTCGCTCTGTATTCGACGAGCAGCTTTCGACCATTGAGAAGTTTGCCTGTCAGATCGCAGGTTTCACCTCTCCCACGAAGTACCAGCTCGAGCTCCTGGAAGAGAGATACCGAAGGTTCGAAGAGTTCCATGTGCAGACCGCACATGTGGCCTACATCCAGGTAGAGGAAGGGTATCGACGCCGGGGAATCGCTACGCAGCTCTATCTGGAGGGAGCTCGGTGGTTGGCACAACGGAAGGGCCTTCGTTTAGCGATGGGAGGCCCCCAACAACCCGCAGTCAAAGCCCTCTGGGCCAAGCTGGTGAAGGATCCTCAAGTCCCAACGGTGCGACTTCCCGATGACCGCTGGGCTCTTGACTTCTGATATAGGTGAGACGACGCCAAACGCGCGATGTACTCCTCTTGGCAAGCCAACCTCAGAGCCCCTGACGGCCTCACTGACGGCTTTTAGGACGGGGGGCTCTGGCCTCTGCGGCTCAGGTGCCCCACGCCTTCCCAGAGCTCGACAGGGCCCGTGTGGTCGAGGAGTTCGGCCTGTAGACGACCTGATGAACTACGTGATGACTGTATCCTTGACACAGGCACAGGCAGGGGCCACAATGCGCGAAATCCGGCGCATCGTCGGCAGACCCGTCGCCAATCGGTCTCGCACCAAAAATCAGTAGCCACCATGAGCAGGTGCTGTTGAGGGCCACGGGCTCTGGGAGCCTCAAAATCCGATCGGAAACATCCTTCTTTGTGACCCACAAGAAATCTTGCGGGTCACAAAGATTTTTGTGAAGGTTCTCATGAAAATACTGGCTTTTTCACGAAGGCTCCGACGGCACAGAGATTGCTCCCTTGGGGACCATGCAACTTCGCATGCTGCTCATGATCGAGTGCCCCCGGTGCGGCGAGCCCTACACCAGTGAGATCCGGGATCAACGTTGGATTTCGGTAGCCCTTTTCGGGTGCACCGATCAGGTTTGCCCTGTCTGTTTTTCGAGCCCGAAAGATCGAGAGGGTCGACCGCTGCCGAAAGGAGAAGGGGAGTGAACCGAAAAATCAAGTTCGCAGTGCGAAGCACTCGCCATCAGGACGCGGGCTACTGCTGAGGTCACTATCCGTTCTTGGTAGACTATTCTCCGCTCATGGCTCAGAAGGGTCACTGGATCGAACGGGAGCGCACCCAGGAAGGAACACATGAGTACCCGAGTGTTGAAGACTCGTGGGTCGAGCTCGAGATGCGATGGCGGGATCTTCCGCGCTTCATCGGAGCGTGCGGACACCGGGTCATCGTGAACATCGAGCGACCGGAAATTGTTGATCGAACCCGTGAAGGCTCTCCAGTAAAACGCTGGCAGATTTGGGAAGGCCCTCCTCGTAAACCCCAGTGCCCTCTTCAGACCGAAACGTGGAGATCCCGCTTTCAGCCGAAACGCCGGCCCCGGTGAGGACCAAGACATTCCCCGTGTCGAACAGGCGCTTGGCTCGGGCCCAACGAGGATCTGGAATGTGGATCTGTGGTGATGTCGATGTCATTGTGTAGGTACTCTACCCCGCCCGGTTTCTACGCTATAGCCAGCTAGAATTGAAACTCATGTCTGCTGAACATCTCCGTAAACCGCTTCAGGACCTAGAGAAGGCCCCGAAGCCACAAGGCAAGAAGATCCCTGCTCGGAAACGGCACGGAGGGACGTGGTACGACGATGACCACAGCGCGGGATCACTCCTTGACGCGTTTTTGGCCGCTAGAAACCCTATGGACACACGTCAGTAGACGTGGAGCCACGACCCAAGACGATCAGCCTGACCCCGGATCATGAGAATCCGAGGGTCTTGCTGCACAAGAGCTGGCCCGGACACGCTGTCGTCTGGACAGCTACACGTCGTACCCCGATGCGGGTCAGGGTACCTTCTATTGTGACGGTTCCTCTGCTCGAGCCCCTGGGCCCCCTCTCGTTGCAATGGGAGATGGAGAGCCTTCGAACCGAGTACAAGGGTCCTTGCGACATCTACGTGATTTATTGCCAGACACCGGCCGGAGTCCGAAGTCACGGGATGATTGCCGTGCCCAAAGCACTCGTTCCGGTTGTTGAGGCTGTCTAGTCTTCCCAGAACACGCGGCCGTCCGGAGTGCCACGTATCGTTCGCGATCCGTCCTGAAGGTCCTTCCATTCTCGGTATAGGTCGAGAGGGACTCGGTCGGGACCGAGAACGGCAACCTGTTCTCCGTCGGAATCGGTGACTACCGGATGCTGGAACAGGGGGTTGGCGGAGGTGTCCTGAGCGACCTGGGAGCCCCATCGCCGACACCATGCGGTCCACCATTCAGGAGATCCTTGGGCGCCACGGCTCACAAGACGTTGAGCGAGAAGTCGGGCTACTTCCTCTGTAGCAACACGAGCCACTCTCCACTTGTACCCACGTCATCGGGAAACGGTGCATCTCAACTTCAAGGTCGGTTCCAGGAGTAGACCCTGTTTTTACCCGAAATGAGCGGGAAAGCCCCTGCCTTTAGGCAGGGGAGGAAGTCAAGGGTTGGTAACCGTTGACTCAAAAGCTACGTAAACCTGAGCAAACTTAGGAAATCCGGGTTCAGAAGACCGTGGTAAAGTGACTTGAGCTCGTGAAGATCCAGCGATCTAGCAAGTGCTCCCTCAAGTTCTCCACGGAGAACAAAAGGGCCCAACTCTGCGAAATCCTCGCTGAGTATGGCCGGATCGTCAACTTTTTCATCGACCACTTCTGGGCCAACGGCATCCCTTCCAAAGGGGAACTCCTCAAGCCCATCGTCGATCTCCCAACTTCCCAAACTTGGATGACGGCTCGGCTCCGCAAGGTCGCGGCCCGCGAGGCCATTGACATGTGCCAAGCCGCCAAGAAACGATGGGGAGACAAGGCCGTCAAACCAACTCATCGAGGTAAACGGATGTACGTCTCGAGCACCGTCGCTCGCCTCGAAAAGTCTAAAGAGACTTCCGAGTTTGACGCTTGGTTGATCTTGACCTCCATCGGGAACAAGATCCGTCTCGATCTTCCCATCAAGTTCCATCGTCACTTCAACCGCCTTCAAGCCAGAGGCCGAAGGCAAGAGTCCTACGTCATCACCGAGGATTACGTCCAGCTTGCCTTTGAGATCGAGACCGGTCCCAAGAAAACCAAGGGGATGAATTTGGGGTTGGACACCGGGATGAGGGTACTTGGAGCTACTTCGGTTGGTGGGTTGTTTGGACTCGATATTTGGGAGATTTTGGAGGCCATCAAGAGGTGCAAGTGGGGAAGTAAACGCCAGAAGTCCCTGCGACGCTCTTTGAAGCAGCGCATGGACGAGGTGGTAAGGGAGATTTTCCGGACCTACGGAGATCTTCGGCTCTTGGTCGTTGAAGGTCTCAAGAACATGAACAAGAATTCCAAGGTCAGACGTCGCCTGACGAGAAGTATGCGACGATCTCTTGGTGCATGGGTTTACCGTTACTGGTTGAGCCGGGTCGAAAGGGGATGTGAAGACAACCGTGTTGTTTTCAGATCGGTTCCTCCGGCGTACACGAGTCAACGGTGCCCTGCATGTGGTCACACCGAGAGGGGAAATCGAGCCAAGAGGGATGTTTTCTTGTGTCTGAGTTGTGGTCATACGGACCATGCCGACGTAGTCGGCGGGGTGAACATCCTGGATCGATTTCTCTCCGGACCCTACGGTGCCGGATTCAAACCGAAAACTGAGCAGACCCAAGTTTGCCTAGGTTTGTAGGAACGGTTCCGTCATGACGAGTCCTTGGGCCCGCGCCACACGCTACATTCGTCGTTTCGGTTGAGCATCCCGATCACGGCGTCGCTTCGATCCTGACACAACCGCTCGAGACGCTCGGCCATGAGAATAGCCCGCAAAACCTCTTCTGCGTTGTAGGTGCGACCATCTGGCCCGGTCACATCGCAATTGCCTGCCCCTGTGTCATGAAAAACCGGGTTTCGAAAACGGTTTGCAGCCAGAATGCGGAGGGCATCTTGAGTCGTCAATCGTGGCAGGCCGCCTGTGTTGCGCACGATGGCAAAAGCAGGGTCAAAAGGATGAATAGGATCTCGATCAGACATCTCGTCTCTTTTACTCGAATTGAGAAGACCTTCGGAGGAAACCTCCGAAGGTCTGGTTGGTGGAGCCGCTGGGAGTCAAACCCAGGTCCGAAAGTCTTCTAACTCAACGTCTACGTGTGTAGTCGATGTATTTGGATGCTGAGTCCGGACCCTTGCGCATCGACACGCCTCTCCGGAACCTCATCTGCCTAAAGATTCGCTTGGTGAGTGGCAGCACCCGTGCAAGCTATCCCCGTGTGCTTGGCGACCATCCCCCTACTCGGGGCTCCTTGGGTTAGGTCGTGCCTAGTGAACTAGGCAACGGCCCGAAGGCCGTAATCGCTGCTGTTGGCAACTGTGGTTTCCTCATCCGTTTTTGAGCCGGCGGTAGAGGCCCCGGCACACGCAGTTTTCGTCTTCAGTACCTCCGTCGAAATCACGGCAGCCCCAGAGTGGGCAGCCCGCCAAAACGACAGGCCGATGAGAAGCTTAGGGTCCCGGGAGCGTTTCGTCAAGTCCTCGGTAACGTGAGGATCAAGAGAGACTCAGGCCCATCTGGACAAAGCCATGGAATTTGCCGTTTTCTCGGCGTTGATACAGAGCTACGAGAATTCTTGTGTAAAACGAGCGACCCCGGAAGCCTCATGGACTCTAAGACGAATCACCTGTACTTCGGCGTGCTCCCTCATCAAGCAGGATGGGAGCACGCCGAGCGCGAAGCTGAGACCAACCCAATGTCTCGGGATCTGGAGCTCTACCTCATGATGGCGAAGGAAGGAAACTTCCTCGATCTGACACGCCAGATCTTCGTGCTCGCCCCCAACAAGGAGGAAGCGCAGCGCAGAATCAAAGAGCACTTCGGCTACACCTGTGAGATGCGCCTAGATCCGAACGGCATGGGGTGGGTAAATAGCCGAGAGAAGATCTATCGCGCTAACGGTGTCTATGGGTCCATCAATTGGCGTGAGCTTGAGGAGTGCCCTGAGTGTGAGGCTGGGATCGTAGGTGAAGACTTGCGCCATGACGCCAGCACAGGAACCACCGAATGCGCTCGTTGTGGATGGGAGCTGAGCTGGACAACGGGTCAAACGATCGAGCAGGAAGAATGAGCAACTACATCAGACGTTATCAGCTCGAGACGTGGACCCCGAGCACCGAACGGAGCTCTGTTACCAGAGCGAACCTGGTCGTCCCCGCGGGGTCCTGTTTTATCACCGCGCGCCAGGTCTCACGGGAGAACATTTTGGTGTGGCTTGCCGTCGATGAGAAGGAACCCGCGACCACGGCTCAGTTCTTCCTCCTGAAAGACGGAGAGAAAATCTCGGACGAGCTGGCCGAACAGGTCCTGCACCTGAAGTCCGTCTTTTATGAAGGCATCCCCACCCACCTGTTCCTCTACCTCGACAACGAAACGGGACCCTGGGACTTCATCAGCGCGTTGGCGACGAAGTGCGTGACTCCCGTTCCAGACAGCTCGCAGGAAAAATCTGACGATGAGTCGTAGCCCTTTCGATTCCCTGAAGAAGCTCAAACAAAGGCTTCAACGTAAGCTCGATCAAACCTTCGAGACAGCTACACAGAGTGTACTTTCCCACGGAAGCACCGTGGTCATCAATGGTGTGCAGGTCTCGGGAGGTAATGAGGACTTCATCCAAGGATCCGGCGTCTTTGCCTCCGAGAAGCGCCAGGTGGCGCCCTTTCGGAAAATTTCCAACTCGCTGATGGCCACCGTCAGCGTCAAAGTGAACCCGGCCCTGCAACCCCAAGAGCCGAAACGGGAAGATCTCGGGGGAGACCCTTTCCGTCGATCCCCCGATGAAGTACCTACCCCTTACCTGGTCGAGATAGAGGGGGATGACAACCTGATCCCGATGGTAGAAACCATCGTGCGAGATGGGCGTCTCGAGCTCCGCATGAGAGGTTCTTTCCAAAACCATCGCCTGCTCAAAGTGAGTGCGGTGACCAAGGAGTTGGTCTCTTTGGAGCACGACGGCCACGGCACCATGGAGGTGACCGATGTGGTCGGTGAGGCCCTTTCCATTCGACACACGGGGATGGGAGACCTGTACGTTGCGGGGACGGCCGACGAGGTGGAAGCCGCCTTATCCGGCTACGGCGATGTTCGAATCGGTCCTTTGAAAGAAGCCCGCATACTCGATCTCACCCATTCCGGGATGGGGAACGTCACGATCACGGGGAGCGTGGCAGGTTTTCATGCGCGGCTCAGCGGCCACGGCGACACCCGCTGTGAGCGGCTCACAGCTTCGTCAGCCAACGTCCACATCTCGGGCATGGGAAATGCCACCCTCCACGCTAAAACCGTTCATGGGAGGCACAGCGGCCGTGGGGACGTGGTCGTCACCGGATGCGACGACCACATGTCGTACCTCCGCTCCACCGGCCTGGGAGACGTCCGCTACCGATGACGGGGCCCGCTACGAAGCAGCTTTGGTTTTCGTATTGGGACCGATCATCATCGCCATCATGCGACCTTCCATCTTGGCCGTCTGAATGACGGTGATGATCTCCGCGAGCTCTTTGCACACGCGATCGAGAACATCACGACCCGTCTCAGGATGTGCCATCTGTCGACCGCGAAACTGCACGACCACTTTCACCTTGTGGCCTGCTTCGACGAACTCCCGGGCACGCTTGACCTTGACGTTGAAATCATGGTCACCGATCTGGGGCCGGAACTTGATCTCCTTGAGCTCCTGTGACTTCCGGTTCTTCTTGCTGTCCCGTGCCTTTTTGGCTTGGTCGTACTTGAACTTGCCGTAGTCCAGAATCTTGCAGATTGGTGGTCGGTTCTTGGCATTGACTTCGACCAAGTCCATCGACCTTTCCTGTGCGCGAGCCAAAGCCTCTTTGGTGGCCATGACTCCAAGCATTGTTCCGTCTGCATCGATGACCTTGACCTCGGGAACCCGAATTCGTTGGTTCCGTCGAGGTTCGCGTGGTCGGTCCTTCTTATTCGATTTTTTGCGTGCCAGTTCTCAACTCCTGTTCCGACATTCTACGCGAAAATTCGCGTGCTAGTCATCAGCTATCCAACCCATGGGAAATTCCCCGGTATCCTCGTCCTCGATGGGATCTTCGGGGACGCCCTCTTCGTCAAATTCCACCGCCTTGATCCCGGTGCCACCACAGTCGGGGCAACGGGAAAAGGATACCAGTAGTAAGACCTTGCCGGTGCCCTTGCATTCGGGACACTTGGTTAGCCCGTCATCCAGATCTTTTTCGAGGCCGTCGACCATCGTTAATGGCGAGCCGTCCAATGAATGACGTGAGTGGTAGTAGGCGATCCTGTGGCGAACTGGACGGTAAACCCTCCAGGGCCTGCGGAATGAACCCAGTAGGAAGGCGGGGGGGTGCCGGGAGGTACTGCCGTCGTGTCCTCGATGGTCACGGTAATAACAAGTGCAGGAGGCCCAACCGGGAATGGCGGGATGAACGTAATAGAGACCGAAGTGGCAGCGACTGGAACCGAAGCCGATCCAAACTTGAAGCCGGTGCCGTCACGATCGGTGAGCCCATCAATACCGATAAATCCGGAAGCACCTGGCGTGAGACGGATGTCATCCGCCGCCGTCACGAGCACGTCTCCGGTCGTGAGCGTGGAGAGAGTCAAGTCTGCTCCGGTCGTCGAGACATTGGATCCGGCGCCCCCATCGATGCTGAAGGCCCCGGTGGAGAGCATGTCGAAGGTACCGGTGACGTCGATGTCGAGACCGGCCCCGGCGTTGACATCCATCAGGCCCGCAGAGGTCAGGTCGAGCTCACCGGAGGTCGTCGTGGAAAGCACCAGGTCCGCACTGTCTACCGTGAAGTTCGAAGCACTCAAGGAATCAAGCGAGATAGCCTCCGTACCAGAGACATCTAAGTCTCCACTTGTAGGGCTCGTGACGATCGTGTTGCCCCCATCGTAGGCCCCCTGAAGGTCCGACACCCCTCCTCCTGGCGTGGTCCACGAGAGAGTGCCTGCTCCGTTCGTGGTGAGGACTTGGCCGCCCGTGCCGTCCGCAGGAGGCCAGGTGGCGTAGTCGAGAATGAGGCCCCCACCAGGATCAAGGGTGATGTCACCAGCCCCGGCACTCGTGTCCAGTGTGAGAGGCGAGGTGCTGGATGAAACCACTACGGTTCCGGAGCTGTCATCGATGGAGCCGCCGGTATTCGCAAGCTGAATTGCATCGCCGCTGCTGACCTCAAGGTCGGTACCACTCGTCGTGTTACCAATGACAAGGGTAGCAGCCAAGTCTTCGCCTCCACCCCCGCCTCCTCCCGAAGCGCATTCCCAGATCGTGAGCGTCGTCTGGTAAATCGCCAAGTCGAAACTGCTAACCGACTCAGTGCTTACCGAAATCCGAACGGTGTCGTTCGTACTTAGCTCAATCTGGAAATTGATCGTGATTTCGATCCGGTCACCAGGATTGACGCCGTCGCCGGGAGAAAGCCAATGCTGGTGAACTTCTCCTGGAAAACTAGGAGCCGAGCCCGCAATCTCGAGGCCGATCCGAAAGTTGTCCCCCAGGGTTTGAGTGGGCGCCGCTGCTACTGTTAGCTTCGCTTCGACGTAGAAAGTCTTGGTTGTCGCACCGGTGTATTCAATCTCGTTGGGGTTGCTGTGCGTGAAATCAACAAGATCCGGGAACGCTTCCGTGGGCTGAGTAACGGGGATGAAACTGCCCGCGGAAATATTTTGACCCGTGGGAAAGATTTGGGCGTTGCCCGTGCGATAACCCCCATGAGAACAGGTACCTCCTCCCCCACCAGCTCCCCAGTTCAGGTTTCCGGCTCCGTCGGTTGTGAGAACCTGGCCCGAGGAGCCATCGGCTGCGGGCCACGTAGCGTAGTCGAAAATCAGAGAGCCATTCGAACCGCTTCCAGAGGCGAGGCCGACCGAAAGAACCAGGGATCCGCCATCGCCCAACCCGGCGCCATTCGTAGCCGATCCTGGTGTCAGAAAAATGGTCCCCGCATCTCCTGAAGTCCCTGTGTCATCTCCAGCGCTGATCGTGACGGTGCCGCCCAACGAAACGCCCGTGCCGGCCGAAACGGTAATGTTGCCCCCTCCGCTCCCATTCCCGGCCAGCAAAGACGCCGAGCCCCCACCTGCGGGACCATCCCCTGCGGCCAACGCAAGGGACCCTCCGACCGTTGCTCCTGCACCCGCAGAAACAGACATGTCCCCACCGTCGGCAGTTACACCATCTCCAGCACGAAGATCGGCAAATCCTCCCATGAGGCCGTCACCCGCTCGGAATACAGCCGTAGCTCCAAGACCGTTCGGAGAATCTCCGGCTCGAACGAGGAGATCACCTCCTATCCCCCCTGCGGACCCCGCATCTCCGGCTCGAAAAGTTCCATTACCGCCTCCGGAGCTCCCCGAAAGCCCGTCACCTCCCCGAAATTCCGCATCCGCGCCGTCCGCGGATGCGGAGTCTTCGCCGCCCCGAACCAAAATGGCGCCGGGAGACACTCCGTCTTCACCACGAACTTCATCACCGGATGTGACGATAAAATCCTGAATGCGCGTTCTTTGCTTTGTGCGAGCCATTTAGGACGCCTCCACCTGGATAGGGTAAAACCCCCCTCGGTAACCCCGAGACCATGAACAGAAAAACGAAACGACCCTCTTGCACAGAGTTCCCATCACGGCTGGCTGGCTCTCCAGTGCAAGATGTAGTCACCCGTCGTGCCTGGAATGGCCACGGAAAAATTGGCGGTGAAGCCGGTTGGACCATGAAGACTGGTCACGATGACCGGGAAAGCAGTAGGCGTCGTCGCCAGAGTGAACTCCAGGTTACAAGTCACCGTGATTGGAGGTCCTCCGGGGAAAGGAGTCATGAAAGACACCGCCACCGAAGTCGCACCAGCGGTAGGCGTCACCTGACCCATCTTCATGATGCGGCCATCGGCCCCGATAGTGCCCTGTGTCCCTCCTGGAGGAGCAGAGGCAAAAGTGTGAACTAACTCCCAATCCCCTGTGGCGCTCCCTCGCTTGACCCAGATCTGACCAACGCTACTCGTCGTCTCTCGGAAGATTTCCCCTTCAGTTCCCCCAACCAAGCTGACATTGGGGTCCGAAGCTGCCTGCTGGGGAGACAACAGAATGTCGGTACCAGCATCGTCGGAGAAGACCAGACGGTTTGGGCTGGCAGTGTCCACCCAAATCACGCCTTCGCCTACTGTCGGCGTCGTTGGGTTTGCCCCCTGCCCCATCAGTACCAACCCCGTAGGATCGATCAGGCCCGTGACAGTGAGTTTGCCGTTGACGGTGACTTCCCCATCGCTGCCAGAGCCCCCAGCCACGCCAGGATTTAGGATGATGTCTCCGCCGTCCTCGGTGCCCGTTCCGGCACCCGCGTTGACAGTCACGGTTCCACCGATGGTGTTGGTTCCAACGCCATCGCCAGCCGAGATCGTCACTAATCCACCAGTCGCACCACCGCCTGTATGGTTTTCATCCCCGGCCGTGAGCGTAATTGCGCCGGGCGTGCCTGTAGCGCCGCCGGCCCCCGTTCCAGTGTTGTTACCTCCCGTGACGGTGAAGTTGCCACCACCCCCGGAAGTGTCCGCATTGCCGTCGCCACAATTGATGGTAAAGCTCGACCCTCGGGCGAAATTGTTCGCCGTAGTGAAGGAACCTCCCGTAAAGAGGAACTCTCCAGGGTCGTTGCCTGAGCCCCCACCCGTATCCCCGATGACGAAAGTGATGTCCCCGCTGATGTTGGCAGTTGCACCGACAGGGCCTGTCGAAATGAGGATGCTGCCAGAATCCGTGTCCGTTCCGCCCTGATCCCCGAACAATCCCTGTGGGTCGTTGGTCTGACGAGTCGTGATAGTGATATCGCCCGTGACACTCGCCGTCGCGTTCGAGGGCCCAGCCGACCGAAGAACGACACTGCCCGGTGTCCCCCCACCACGTTGTTGACCAGAACGTAGTCCCAGGTCACCTCCCGACGTATTGCCAGAACCCGCAGCCGTGCAGTCTCCAGCCCGAACCGTGGTGTCCCCTGCCGCTCCGGTGTCGGTGTTGTCACCGCCCTGGATGGAGGTGTCTGGGGCAGTGTTTCCTGAAGCACACTCCCCTGCTCGGAGGAGCACGTTTCCGCCGGTACCGTTTCCGCCATCCCCTCCTCGAAGCGTCAGATCACCTCCTGGAGCTGTTCCTGCTCCCAGATAGTCTCCACCACGGAAAACAGCAGCACCTCCGTCAGAGGAGTTCGAGGGAGCCGAAGAATCGCCTCCAGCAGCCGTTAGGGCCCCGCCTGTATGCGTGCCCGAAGTTGCCTCGGTGTTCCCTGCTTGGATGAACAAACCCCCGCCATCCCCGGCTGAACTAACCCCAGTCCGAACCACCATGTCTTTGGTGTCGGCAACCGTATCCAGTCCGATAACGTTGGGATCGAGACGCCAGAGACCGCTTCTTCGAAGTTGAGCTACTTCGTCCGCGGACAAAAGGCGATCCCACATCATGACGCGCTCAATGTCTCCATCAAACGTGCGTGCCTGGTCTGAGCGGTTCCCGATGAAAAGGCCGTTTCCGGAGTCACTCTCCACCGACCCCGACGGAGACGAGGTTTCGCTAAGATTCGCTGCTGCGATGGAATACTCAACCCCATCGACATACAGTACAGGGTCATTAGCGTCCGACGACGCGTCGTAGACCACGGCCACGTGAACCCACTGATTTAGGGGAATCACGCGTGCGGTTGTGTTCCACCCTCCTAGGGTTCCGTCAAAATACTGGATCAGGTTGAGTTGGACGAGCTCAGTAAACTCATTATCGACGAAAAAGACCCACCCTTCCGTAGTGGAATCCGTCGTGTCCGCAATGCGGCCAGCGTTGCTCTCACCGTCAGACCCCACTCGGATCCAAGCTTCAACGGTCCCGCCTCCGTCAAACAAGTCTTCGAGGGCGCTCGGGAGAGTGCCCATGTCGACTTCAGAGGTGGTGCCGTTGAACGTGAAATGACCGTCTGTGACGGTGACATTGCTAACGGTCCCCGCGCTCGGGAAGGACCCTCGGAGATCGGTGAGTTCAATCGGAGGGTCCGTCCCATCGAAGCTTTCGGGGTTCTGAACGTCGACGTAGAACTGCGCGTCGTTGTAGGGAAGACCCGTCTGGCCCGACGCTGTACCCACTCCCAAAACGGTGTCTGTGCCTGCGTCATCCGTGAAAACCAGAACATTGGGCGTATCGTCACGAACCCAGATACGCCCCTGCGTGGCCAGGATAGAGGAGCCAGGAACGGTGGTCGCTTCCGTAAATTGGAGCGCGCTCGAGCCCCCAATGATGACGAGCCCGTCTGCTCCTGAGCCCCCCGCTGCTCCGGGGGTAAAGGTAAGAGATCCCGCATTCGCGACCCCCGTCGAATCTCCTGCGGTCATGCTGATCGAACCGCCCACACCCGACGCAGCCAATGAGCTCGTTGCCGCAATCACCACATTGGCCCCAGCCGCACTGGCCCCCGGTGTGCCCGCCAGGAGACTCGCGGTTCCACCCATAGAAGCATCGAACCCTGCGCCTCCTTGGAGGATTAGATCGCCCCCCGGCGTAGAAGGAGCGGCCGACGTGGTATCTCCCCCACGAATCAAAACCGCAACTCCGCCGCCGTCAACTGCGGTGCGGTCTTCCCCACGGATCAGGTTCTGGTTGGGGGGCGCATCCGGATCCTGACTCACGATCAACGGATCATTGGGCGTACGAAAAGGCGTCTTCGGCATCTGGGCTGGGCCTCCGAAAAGGGAGCGCCCATAGACGGAAAAACCCGCTCAGAGCTCAGAAGAGTTTTTCACGATGTTTGCGCACCACCGCGAGGCCACCCGCGCTACCGTCGCAGCGACTTTGCCGCCCTTCATGTTTTTGTAGATCGAAGTGACATAGGCCCAGTCACCCTTGTGCCCCTGTTCCTCGGCACGTTTCTTGGCTTTGGCCCAGAGCTCTTCGTCTTTTTCCGTCTTCACGAATGCAGGCATGTCAAATCTCCAGGGCGCGTTCAACCACTTTGGTCCAAACCCAAAACCGGGCGAGTTCGCTTGCTTTCTTCTTGGTCTTCGCTTCTACCAGGATCTTCTGACGGGCTTGACCCCACACGCGATCCAAGATTCCATTGTCTTGCTTGGTGAGACGAGGAGCCATGTTTCGACGCTTGGCTGCGATCTTCGCCAGATACTCAGGAATGGTCTTGCCTTCAGCCATGGCTTTGGCTTCCGTGTAGGCACGCAGGAGCTGGTATGCCTTTCCTCCGTCCAAATCCGACACGGAGAACGCGGCCATTACTGAGTGCCCCTCTCGCTCCCACCATTCTCGAGCCTCTGGAATGGCCATCACGTGAAAGAGCTCAGCAGGCCCGTCAAACATCCGATCGGAGTCCAACTCGGCCAACTGTTGGACTTGCCAAGCGGCCTCGGGAAGTTCGTCCTCGAGGTCTTGCATGTCCTTCTTGGTAAAGGGAGCGTTGAATCCGAGTCGGGGCCATGTGTAGTATCCATTCAGGTAACGGCCGCGGCTAGCCTCTGCTTCGATATGGCTGAACCCCTCTTGCTCTGCTGCACCCACCTGTGAAGCTAGCATACGGGTACCAACTCCCGGCGGAGCAGCGCTTCCGACGGAAGAGATCTGGTTCTCGATTACGAGAGGATAAAAGGGTCGGTCTTCGTCCCCCGTATTCTCGTACTTCAAATTGCGGTCGAAATGGAGACCGTGTTTCCCACGACCCATCACCTTGACACGGGCTTCGTGTTTTCCCTCCTGCCAAGTCAAGACGTCAACGGAAGTCACCAGGCTGGCGACACCGCCAGCCCCGGCCAGATCCAAAATGGTGTCGCGGATCTCGTTCTGGTCCTCGGTTCCAAAGCTCTGCTGGAGACGTTTCTGGTCCTCCTGGGCCGTCTCTTCGTCCAGACGGATTTGGAACTTGACGTGTTCAAATCGCTTGGGGTCGGGATTAGGAACAAGCCAGCGGTTCTCTTTCTTGACTCGCTCAGCTTGGTCCCCTTGGGCCATCGATTTCCAGCGCTCGTAAATCTTCTTCTTCTCGTCGTCGGGAAGCGAAACGAACTTGATGCGGTCCCGAGTCTTTGGGCTCGGGAACCTCTGCTGCTCTGCCCATTGCAAGAACTCGGGGTTGTACTTGGCTCGCCGTAGCAGCCAGACATGGGCAACCTTCTTAGCCTTCTGCTGCTGATAGGTCTGCCAGTAACGTTGGATCATCTGCTGAGCTGGTTGCTGATAACGACCTCCCTGTCCATACTCCTTGAGCGTGGAAGGAGAAATCCTATCCTTCCGGCCCTCCCGGTTTGGGTTTGGCACTTCGGGATAGGAACGTTCCATCCAAGACCAGAACTCCGCATGCTCTTCGGTCGAGTCCGCATGTTCTTGAGCAGGCTCCGGCTCACCCCACTCATCACCCCAATCATCGCCCCAATCCATCACCAAAGGCTCTGGACGTCCTCGGTCGTCTAACTGAGGAGCTCGGCCTTGCAGAGCTTGCTTGGAGGTTGCAACAATCTTCTGAAAAAAGTCCTCATCGGCATCGTAGATCGTATCGGCAATCTCCTCCTCCGAGAGCTGTTTTCGATCCCCCGTGGGGCCCACTTGGAAGGCTTCTTGGACATAGATGCCTTCAGGGGAGTTTCTCGTGCGAGGTTTAAACTCCCATTTTGTGATCTCAAGAACCCCATCCTTGTAGGGAACGCGAAAGGGCTTATGCGGGGTTTTCTTTTCTCTTCGATGTTCTGTGTTGCCGAATTCCTGATCGGTATCGAAGAAGTGATTGAAGAGCTCGGCGTCGTCTGTGTCTCGATACGCACCTCCCGTGAGGGTGTAGTCCTTCATGCGAGGCTTTTTCTCGAAGACATCTTCCTGAGCCTCTCGAGCCCAGTCCGTTACGACGTCCAACAGGTTCTTGTATTGAGTCCCGTAGACCGAATGTTCGGGGATCGCGATTTCTGATCCGTCTTCCTTGTTCTCAAACCGACGAAGACGGATCCGTGCATAGGGCGTGATCCCTTTGACGTCTCGGTCGATATCCTTGAAGACCTCCTCATCCTCGAGGTCGACCTTCTTTAGACTGTCCATGTCGACAACGTAAGCGACGAGACCCGTTCCCTGAGCTTCGTCTACCGCACAGGCGAACTCGCTTTTGCCCTCGGTGTGGCAGGAGTCAATTTTCTGGGGCGCCGTGGGATGATCGCTCATCCGTAGGACATCGATGGGAGCTCGGGAGATCACGACGTTCAGATTCTTGCCCTTGGCTTTCCAGAGATCGAATTCCTGGCGCCCACGCTCTAACTGAATAGCGTGGGACAGAAGATGTCGGTCATCCCGCTCAAGCTCTTCCTGCACTTCCTTGAAAGCTTCCCGGGCGTTGTAGTCATGTTCCTGGGCCTCTGTGAGCTCCGTCGCAGCTCGACGAATCGATTTGGCCAGGTCCTTTCGGATGTCCCTCGACCAGTTTTCATATGCCTGCTCGGCAAAGTCCATCCGTTGAGCTTGGCCGAGAAGTCGGTCGGAAGCTCGCCTCAACTTGGTGAGCTTCTTTCGGTCTTCATGGGGATCTTCCGACTTCTTCTCAAATAGTCGGTTTGCCACTTCTCGAGCTTGGGAGCGAACCTTGTTTCGTTCTTTCTTGATCTGCTCTCGACGCTTGCGGATTTTCTCCTCGATATCATCAGGAGCAAGCAAAATGTCGTCCATGCCCTCGAGCCAAATTCGCATGGCTTTGTGGCCCATCTCTGGAACTCTCCGGGGTGCTCGGGCTAAGACCATCTTCTTGAGAGGGTTGAGCTCTTCTCCTTTGATGTCCTGAACAACTTGAACCAAGTCGCTCAGGCCAAAGTGGGGACCTCCCTCATTCCAACTGTCCACCAGGTCCGAAAGAGGCGCATCCACAAAACGGCTGTACTGTCGTTCGGCCCGATCGAGTTTTCGATGCGCCTTGAGCTTGTCCTTGGCCCTCTTCCATGCTTCGGGGTGTTTCTTTTGCACTTGGGAGACAACACGGTCGACGCGTTTCCCCAATTTGGTTTTACGTCCATCCGGGCCCTCTACCATCCCCGTCTCCCAGTCGATCTTCTCCCCTTTCTTCAGTTGGCCCGTATCCTTGAGATGCCTCTCCATGTTGCGGTCGTCCTCAAAGGAAGATCGGAGATTCGGGGCCGGGATGACCAGGCGCTTTTTGTCGCCAAAGATGTGATCAAACGAAAGATCCTTGTCCTTGATCTTGTGTTTGAGATTCATGAACTGTTGCCCGGACAGGGCGACAACGAGAGATCGCGCTTTCTTCTGCTGCTCCTCTCCATAAAGGACCAGGTCGTCCTCGCTGAGTTTTTGAGGAGCTTTCTTCATCAACTCCTGCGCTTTCTCAGAGCTGATGATGCGAGGCTCACGAAGCTCCACATCCTCGTCCCATAGGACCTCTTCGATATACCCTCGCTTTGGAGAGGTCGAAGTTTGGAACACCACCGCTACCAGGGGATCCTTTTCATCTGTCTTGGTGTGGGTTGTCTGTACTTCAGGTGTGTAGTCGCCATACCCTAATGAAACGGCTTGGACCCCCTCAATCCCAAACTTCTTGTGTGGAGGGTCCGCCAGTAGTTTCCCGCTCTCGAGAATCTGCTGGGCCCGGCTCTGTGGTGTGAAGTGGACGAAGGTATCGTCTTTCACATCGGCACGATAAATCTTGCCCCCCGACCAAGTTTCCTGGCCCGTGTCCTTCAACGCAGGACCTTTTTCCGATGCTTCGAGAGGGTAGTCCGGAAGGGGCTTGCCATTCTCATCCACTTTCAACCGGTCTTGCCACATGCGGTCGAACACGCCGGGTTTGGTGCTTGCTCCCGGGATTGGCGACTTGAACCCCTTCTCTTTGATTTTGTCAATCCACTCGCGTCGTCGTTTGGGCTCCAACCATTTCGCCTTCTCTTGTTCCTGGCGTTTCTTCTCTTCCTGTGCCCTCTCCTTGTCCACTTTCTGACGGCGTCGTTGTTGTTCTGCCTTCTCTTGCTGTCGAACAGCCGCATCATTTCGGGAATAAGCATCTTCGTCGGCGGGCATGAATGCCTCGTCGTCCACGTAGACCCCGTCCTTCGTTTTCTCGGAGATGGCGTGCTCAGGATCCGTACCTTGACCCCACGTCGACACGGGTTCCCAACGTTTCTTCTTGGGGTGCCAGAATTCGATGTCCTCTGGAGGCACCGTGTCGCCAGTGAACCGAGAACCCGGCACATCCTCGTCCCCCACCGGATCCCGTTCAGTTTTTCGGTCTTTGATACGGAGCATCACCGGGACGCGACGTCCCAGATCGTCTGAATCTCCGTGCCGATCTTCGAGCTGTTGGAAGACCTTGTCCTGCCATGCTCGCGCGGCCTCGGGGTTGTCACTCAAGAACACCTTTCCTTGGCTGTGTTCTCCGTACCCCCCATGCTCAAACGTGCCTCCTCCGGACCGTGGGCTGAGACCCTTCTCAGCGATTTCTTCCAAAGACGCGTGGGAGGTCGTGTGGAACAGAGGGTCCTTAACCCGTGAGGCTTGTGCGGGGGTTTGGGCCCGTTGACCCTGTTGCCAGCGTGCACGGATTTTCTCCTGTTCTGGGACGGGTAAGGACTTGAACAGGATCTCTTTTTTGCGTCCGCGGGGGTTGGGGTTCGGGAACCGGCGCCCTTGAACCCACTCCTCAAAGGAAACTGCGACATGGACCCCTCCGAGGAATCTTCGTAGCCAGGCGGTAGCCACACGCGTGGGCAACGAGAGCTCTTTGTCGAGACGTTTACGCTGTTCGGTCCAGAGTTTCTCGAGATACCCGTTGCGACGTAGCACCTTGAAAGCCAGGTTCTCCACACTGTACTCGCCGCCTTTGTCGAGCCCAGCCTTCCGCATCTTCTTGACACGATCCATGGCCCGATCAAGACATGCCGAGTCGCATGAATCTTTGCTCAAGGCGTTGTCGATCATGCGCATCATCGACTTCGCTTTGCGCTTCACGGCGACCAGATCAAGACGAGGATTCTCCTGTTTGGGTTTCCGAACCCAACGGTCCTTCTTGACCGAAAACACACCTGTGGCTTCGTGAGGCTCATTGACATCCTGGGCATAGAGCTCCACCTCGAAGGGGCCGATGTGGATGTCGTGTTCCTCATTGAACACAGATTTCTTCGCCAGCATGAGCTCCCGGACCATCTCCTCGTCTTCGTCGATCTCGGAGAAGTCGATGAGGAGATGCAGGTCAATGTCCGAGAACTCGGACCAGTTGTAATTCGCCGTCGACCCCGTCAGCCACACATCCTGAACCTTCACCGGGATCCCCAACGACTCCTCGAAGGTCTTCGCGATCTCCATGAGTCGTTTGCGGACCTCGGGCTTCATCTTGTCGCCATCCCACAAAGCCGGGGTCAGCTCAGTGTGGGTATGAAACGACTGCAAAGGAAACAGGGGCCGGGCCATCTTGCGATCCTTAGCCGCTCAGGCAGCTCCCTGTTGAGATTGCGCAAACGCTTCCTCGCGCTCTTTCTTGCGCTTCAGACGTCGGGATTCCATTTCTTGAAGGAGACGCTTGCGCTCTTTCTTCAGGATCCGGGCTGGAACTCCTTGGTTCTTCATCTCCTTGATGGCTTTAGCCATCTCCAAGCGATCCGACTTGGCGGTTGCCGCCTCCTCATCGGGATCGAACCCTCGTTCCAGATCGCGAGCACGATCCCGGATCTTCGTGAAATCCTTACGCCGCATTCGACTTTGAGGAAACTGCTTACGGGCTTTCCACTCATCGTGGTACTTCTTCTGCACCTCCGACGGGAGGGACTGGAACACCACCATGCGTCCTGTCTCCGGATGACGGAAATTCTGCCGTACCCCCATCTCTCGATAGAACTCAGGGGAGTACGCCGCCTGGATGAGACGACGAATCCAAAGCGATGCGACTTTTTGGTGAGCCTTCATGGACTTCGACTCGTTTCAGAACCGCATGACCCGCGGCCGAAGTTGAAGAAGAATCCGGCGCCGAAGCGCCTCACGTCCCGGTTGATCGGACAGGGCCTCGAGCTGGTCCAAAAGCCCTTCCAGGGCTCCTTGGATCGCCATCATCTGCATGCGCGGGGACTTCGCACCGGCGACCATCAATCCGCGACCGAGCTCGCGCATTCGGTCTTGCAGTTGGCGGCGCACCTGAGCCGGAGGGGGAGGCTCGGGGGCAAGCTCCTCAACTCCAACATTGGGACGCTCCACAACGGCCGGCATCCTGCGATCCATCGCCGCTTCCTTTTCTTCGTCTTTCAGGAAGCTCCATATCCCCATCTCCGGTTCCTCTTCTCCCCCGAGGTGACCACCCTCCGGATCGGTGTCGGGCCCTTCGCGGGGGCTTGTGAGGTCGGCCGGGCGCTCCAAAGTGAAGGGGACAAAATCCAACCCCTCCGGGGCCACGGAATCGAGACCCAGGTAATCCCCCAACCTCGCTTCGAGCTCTCCCATGCTCATGACATCGCCAAATGCCACCTCTCCGGTGTTGTCTTGACCACGCTCCAACATGAAGGCACTCTCATCGCTGATCGAGAGACGTCCGTCTTCGCTGTAGGGAGTCTCATCGTCCTCAAGCATGGCCATGGCTCCGCCGCCATCGCCACCTCCACCACCGTCTCCATCGCCACCTCCACCACCGTCTCCACCTCCCATGTCACCGCCATCTCCGGGCTCTCCTTCCACGATAGGCTGAGCACTTTGGGGCTGACTCTCTTGGAGATGAAGCTGCGGCATGTACCGCGCCTGCTCTTCTTGAGGAAGCGAGTCGAAGAAAACCCAGTTGCCCGTGGCCGGATGCCGAAACTTCCGTTTACGAGGATCGTGGAATGCGAGGAAAGTCCAGTCGCTGATGTTTTCCATGTCTGCCGTCTTTTGTTGTTGGTCGAGATAGCGACCTACCTCGTACTCGATTTCGGTCGGCATCCAGTAGGGATGCCCGTCTGTGGTCTGATGACCTGAGAGATAACCAGCCTGCTTGTAGCGAGTGAGACGTTTTTTCGCTGCTTCGAAATTCTCACCCAAGTGCTTGGCCATCTCAGCCGCATCCGTCGACCCGCGACTCAACACATGCGAGAGGGCATTGCGGTCCGGTTCCCTGAGACCCTTGGCCATGCCGGGCGCCAACTGTTGGGCCGGCGTGGCTCTATGCTTCCCCCGCCATTCCTGATAGATCTTCGACTGCTCAGCAGGAGGCAGCGAAATGAACTTGATGTCTTTTCCCGTCGCCGGGCTTGGCCAGAGGCGACTCTCGACTTCGCGCAAAAACTCGGCCGGGTACCGAGGTTTGCCCTTCCCAGCCTCTACCAGGAAGACCCAATCGGAAAGTTCTGTGTCGGGAACGCCCACCCTACCGAAGGGACGTCCATAGACGCGATACCACGCTAATTTGGCAGTGACGAGCCGAAAGACTTCATCAGCGAGCTCGTGTGCTCCTGGAGAACCTCCACAGCCCTGGTTACATCTCCCTCCACGACCAGAATTTCCACATCTGTCGTCCCCATCACCGTTTGAATGTGATGGGCGAAAGATTGGATGTCCTCCTGGATCTGAGCCCTGGTCTCCGGCAATGGCCGCGCCACGTGGTGAAAGCTCTTTTCGCGGTCCTCTTCGTCGTCATGCGTCGTAGCGAGTCGCCACTGAAGGTGTAGACAATCGTCAGTTCCTTCGTGAAAACAAGCCAAGATCTCGTGAACGTCCCCGTGCCCCACAATCCAAGCCCACACCATTCGCACCTCGAATTCTCGCAGTTCGATCGACATTTCACCCTTTATACCCCGCGCAACGAGCGCTCCTATCCGACTCCCCAAGTAGAGAACCTTCGTAGACACGGGCTATAGGCTCGTGACCGGCGCGCCGTCGTTCTACGAAGTAGTCTCAGCAGGAGACAGATCGATGCCGATGCCCGACATTTTCACGGAAGGCGATCCCGTTGAAGCCAAGCTCGCCGGATATTTCGAGGAGATGTACGAGTATCTCCTGGACTCGAATGTCCCCGAGGACCGCCTCCCAGGGCCATGGCACATGCTCAGCCGAATGGTGAAGTGCATCGATCCCGACCTCTTCCGAGAATGGCTTGATGCCTATGTAGCCATCGAAGCCGAAGAGGACGACGAGGATGAGGACGAAGACTCCGAGGAGAACAGAAACCTTCAACCTCGACCCAAGCCCCGGCGCCGGCCCGACTACTTGCGAGCGATCGACCCTGTCGATCCTTCTGAGGAAGATGTCCAAGAAGAAGCCACCCTCACGGACGGATCGTAAGCCTCCTCCGATCCCGGACTGGTACCGAGAACCCGGCACCCCACAACCCGTGGATCCTGACAAGGACACGGTAGTCTCCAGCTCCATCTTCACTCTGGATGAACAGGCTTTCATGCAAGCAGTCGCCAATCGACTGAACGCCTTCATCAGCACCTACCCGCTCGAGTCCCAGCACGTTCTGGCCCAATTCATCCCCTATCAACATGAACTCGTGCAAGTACACAACGACGCACGAGCTCAAAACCGAGCTCAAAAGGGTCTCCCCCCTGAGCCGGCCCCCTCACCCGCAGGCATCACCATCGGTCAGTTGTTCGCCGCGTTGCTACAGACGCATCACGGAAACGGATACGTGCTCAAGCCTATCGTGCTACCCGACCCTGATACGGGTCCCGGTTGCGTTCGGATCGCCAAGTTCGTCGTGACCCAGCAAGACGATCTTGCATCTGATCACACGGCGTAGTCCGATCTACGTAAGCGTTTCAAGCAAGAGGGTTTCAACCTTCTCCATGAAACCGAAGTCAAGCGTGTCCACCGTGCTTCACCTCTTTCTTCACATCTTCTGGATGCGGGCTTCAAGCTCCTGACAGGAAGAGCAGTTGCCACAGCCTGTGTGGTAGCGCCCAGCGAAGTCCTTGTGGCTTCGAGGTTGTTCGCACACGACCCCATAGGCAAGTCCACGGTTTCCTTGATCCCACTGGGCTTTGGCAACCTGAAACTGCTTGTTGCTCGGCCCAACACAACCACGAGGATCGGCCGCACGGCTCACAATTTTCTGGAGCTCCCGGGCCTTTTTGTCGAGGTAAGCCACATTCGATTGGTCTGCTTTGGTGTGGCCGAAGAGTTCGCACTCGAGCTTTTCAGCGCCGGGGGTGTTGCGAAATTCCCGGAGTTGTTTTTCGACCTGAGCGATGAGCATTTCGGCAACGTAGTACCTCCGCATGCAATCCATCAACATTGCCTGCATTTCTTCGGACGTCCACTTCTCAGGACGATCCGGCACAGGAGGAAGAAGAGCAGCCGGCTCTTCGCTGTAGGACCACTCGACAGGTTCGAACTTGGAATCGTCGGACATTAGATCTCCTCCAGGGCCTCTTCGATCTTTTTCAGTTTGTCCAGCACAGTCGTCCACTCGTCGCGCGACAGATGTTTGTGCCCCAGGAACATGGGGCACCCATTAACGGATCTAGGGCTGGCATTCTCCATGTGCTCGTAGAACACCGCGATGTTGTTTCCCTCAAGCCAATCAGGATACTCCGGCCCTGACAGCATTGCCGCCATAAACACAAGCCGAACATCTTCAGCTCTCTTGAGGTGTTGCGAGGTGTAAATTTTGCCCGCATGAATGTCGAGGGCAATTTGCTTGAGCTCTTCCTCGGACCGAGGCTCGTACTTCTCAGTTTCTTCTTCAGCCAAAGATCCATCCTCCGATTAGACCCACACCCCATCCGCTGAGGAAGGCCGTGAAGAGCAACCCCGAAGCAAATCCGATGCCTAAGCCAGTGGCAAAAATCCGGGTCCAAGGAGGCCGTTCGGGTTCAACCCACGGCTCCACGGGACCCCACTCTTTGGCCTCTTCGACGGCTTCACGCAACGTCTTCCCTTTCCCCTTCACGTAGATGGGATAGAAATGTGCGTTCGAACCCGCGTCTACGTAGAGATCCACGCTCCATCGCCATCGGGATGGGCGATTAGGATGAAGGTCGATGTACACGAGATGGGGTGCTTCGAGCTCTTCCAAGACCGCTTCGCACCGCTCGAGGTTCGCAAGACGCAACCGGCTCACAAGGACCTCTTCTTCAAGATCCTCTGCGGGAAGTGGGGCGGGCTGGCGGTAACCCGTGAGTTCTCTTGAGGCATCCATCAGGTATTCTTGACTCCAAGGGTGCGGGTCATGTTGAAGAAAAAACGACGGACTTTCAGACGAAGAGGCATAGGCTCGTATCCATCTTCCTCTGCGATTTCTGCTTCCGTGATCTTCCTCCCTTCCTCCCAGTTTTTCCACTCAGCCAGAAGTCGTTTTTTCCTGTACTTCCAAGGCACAACGAAACATTGGTCCTGGGTGACGACAATGCCGGTCTCGGGATCTCGCATACGGAGTTGGGATTTAGTGTGCGCCGGGCAGCACGCGCTACAGCGACGGCACTCTCGCATTGTGCCTTCCCAGAAAACCTCCAAAATGTCCGCTTCGACGCCGCAGTCGCATCGCATGGGGTTGTCTTCTCGGTGAGGAGACGTCAATTGTCCGTCAGTCCTTCCTCAACGTGTTCGCGTTCACGTTCGTCATTCGTGATGTGGTTGGGCATGTCGAGTGTTGTACGCCATCTTAGGGCCAGGGCGCCCAAAGGCCCCCGAACCCGCTCAGGAAGGCGCTCAGGGCCTTCTCAGGGTTGATCCTGACTGATCCTGGCTCGCCCCTTCAACCGCTCCAGAAGGTTCCGAATCTCCTCGAGCGGCCTCCGGTCGCGCCAACGGGACGGATCCGACCAGGGCTGCGGGAAAAGGTAAGCCACGCCTCCATACTGCTCGAACTTGGCGCAATACTCCGTGGAGTCATCGATCAACAAAGCACCAGGGTGACTCATGTGGTGCTTGCATGGCGTGATCGCGAACCGCTCCACATCGGGAAGGTTGTTCTGAATCCAAGCCATCTTGCCCGAGGCCGAGGAGAAGTGTGTCCCCGGCGACGTCATGATAACGGTGGGGGCTAGAGAACGACACAGGTCGTAGAGCTCATCGGCCCACGAGTACTTTTCCAGGGTCGCCCAGAAATCATGGCCGCCATCCTCGACCATCTTCCAGAAGTCCTCCTTGGTCCAGGGGCGTCCCGTTTGCTCCTTAAGGATTTCGATCAGTCCCCAGAAATGGGTGTTGTCCGTCCCGTAGAAACGACTCCTGTCGACACCGGTGACTCGGGCCACACCGGCCATGAAGTCGACAAGGACGCCGTCCATGTCGAGATAGATGACATCCAAACGTTCTTTGCTCATTGGGCACTCCCCCAGGAGTCGGTGTGGGGAACGACGAAAGTGTATCCCCCTCCCGAAAGCCGTTGTTCAAGGAAACGGCGCAAAGCAAAGTGGCCGATCACCGCATAGATGACGGATTCACAGCCCGACCAGCCTCCCGTGGCCACGTAGATCTCCAAAGCGGGCTCATCGGCAATGTCTTTGGTCTCTTCGGTTCGGACGGACCCGTAGGGAATCTGATCCCAAAGCCGAGGGAACTCATCGTGAAGCCATCGGCGCGTGTCCTTCCAAGAAATCATCGTGATCTCTTCGACTTTAGCATCGGACGGGTAGCCCTGTTCGTCGATTTCCAGGTCGGTGGGGTAGGTGCCATTCTCCACACGTGCCATCGTGCTCCGCAAGGATGCGGGCACTTGCCGCGTCAGAAGAGCATTGAGCAGGCTGCTCATTGCTCTGGCGGCTCGATCCCGGGTCGAAACTGGGAGCCCTCTCCCCGTAGCGACGCATGCCAATTCAGCAACGCTGCGCCTGCACTGATCGTGTGATGCTTGGCCTTTTCGACGTCTCCTTGGATGGCAGTGTAGAGAGCCTTGCCGCCAAGGTAACCAAGCAACCAGTACCAATCCGATGGCCCTTTCCCGGCATCGTGGGTTACTCCCCACCGCGCGACTTGATGTGCTGCTTCCTTCCGCACGCCCTCGAACCAATCGTCGGTTTCGGGGCCATCCCAAAGCTTGGAGGCTTCGGCCAGATTGGCTCGAGCCTCATCACGCTCGGCTCGAAGCTTCCGGTTCTCCGTTTCGAGGTCGGTCATACTTTCGTTCCCATAAGCTCCTTTAGGAACTTCTCGGACTCCCGGGCGGCATCTCGCTCTTCGATGAGCTTGCCCACCACGTCGATATCCTGAGCCTCTGCAATGTCGAGGAGGGCGCGAAGCACCGTGGTGTCCACTCGAACCGAGGACGGGGGATCACACGAACGGACCCGACCTCCACGAGCTCCACAACGGGTACACGAGCCTCCAATGATTCCTTTGGGGAAAGAGTGGGGCGTGGGAGCATCAAGCTCAGCTCGAAGCTCCCCGAGGTACTGCTTGGTGAGCTTCATGTCAGCAACTCACGCAAGGTCATGTCGAGCACACCGGCCTCGTCGAGAAGCCGCATCATGGCCCGACGCGTCGGAGTCTGCTTTTGAAGGTACGAGCGTCGCCGCTGCTTCGGGGTCTTCTTTTTCTTCGAGGTCTTCTTGGCCTTGAGCAAGGTTGGAATCCCCAGAGCCTTCGAGATCCTCTCGTACTCCCTGCTGTCGATGGTTGCGAGCTCGTTGCACTCGATGCGCTTGATCCGGGCCCGAGGAACCCGGGCCTTTTTGGCCAAGGCACTCTGGGAAAGATCAGCGTTCTCCCGGTTCTTCCGGATCCTCTGGGACATGCGGGTATCGAGCACGATGCGGTTGTCGGTCATTCGAAAAAACCTCCTTCCCCCATTCTACGCTCGCGGGCTTTTCACGTTCATGGATCTCTGTTAGAGAGTAAAACCTACGATGGCCTACAAAGCCGAGCCCCAGATCCAAGCCGTGGTGCGCCGTGTCGTCGCTCAGATGATCCGAGCCGCCGGAGCCGAATCCTTGGCAGATAAGCTCGAGGCTGGCGATCCTTATGCCGTAGGCGATCTCCAGCCCCTCATCGAGGAGGCCAACAAAACCTGGGAACGCGAGTACAAGATCATCGCGATCAACGACCAGAACATGTACTGGGGGATCAAGGCGACGATGGAGGAAATCGAGGGGGATGGGCCTATCGTCCGTCTTCACTGGGGGTGGGACGACGACGGGCCGCCCAGGGTGTCCACGCCCGGGGAGTACGCCATCGATCTCGCAGAGGAGATCCTCGAATTCTTCACAAATGAAGATGGCGAAGTTGTCCGACCCGAACGTCCCGAGTCGCCGCAGTCTCCCATAATATCCAAGTTCTTCGAGGACTTTGGCAAAGTCGCCGACGAATATATGGAGGTCACCGGGAACTTCGGAACCTGCTCTCTCCTTGACGTGAGCCTCTGGAATCAGATGGGTAAGCCGGCCGACGTGCCCGAACACGAGTGGGTCGACTATCCCGAGGATCAGGTTCAGATCTGCGCAGCCTGCAACCAGTGGTACTCCACAGACCCCGACCACGATGATTTCCCAACCCGCGTGTGCCCTGGCCAACCACTCGAAGATAGCCGGCTCCAAACCACGGACAAGTTCGATCCACGCCGCTCTCCCGCGCTTCGAGAAGCGCAGCGTCTCGACAAACTGATCCACTATATGAAGGCCGGGGGTGCCACCCAAAAGGAGCTCGAGCCCAAGCTCGGCGAGCTGGCGGCCCAGAAGAATCAGCTCACCCAGGAGGAGCTCAAGCGCTACGACAAGGAGCGCGTGGGTCTTTGAGCGTCGACTGGACCGACGCCGACTCTGAGGCTGCTCTCAAGAAGGCCGAGCAGTATGTTCGGGTTGCTTTCCCCGCGGGAACAGCGCGTCCAGAACCCCGGAACCAAAATTTATGTGGTAACCTGGATGCCTCTCGGAAAGATCTCCCTCTCACCCGAGCGAATTCAAATGCGGAGTGAGCGAATTCAAGTTTAGCCGACACGGGTAATCGCCCGGTTTTGCGCCCAGAGGCCCTGGTCTCTGGGCGTTTTTCGTTTTGGGCTAGATCGGATATTTTTTCTTGACCAGGGTACCTAGTGTCCGCTAAGAAGAAGGGACCAGGCATGAAGCCTCGGAAGGACGAACAAACAAATGAAATCTTCGATCATCTCCAACCTGTACACCGGCTTGCTTCTTTGGGAGGGCCGCGACATCAACCCGAACGGCGATCCGGACAACCTGGGGGCTCCTCGGACCGACCCGGACACGGGCCACGGTCTGATTTCTCCCCAAGCGCCCAATCACCGCGTGAAGCGCCGGGTCTCGAGTGTTTTCGAACGCAAGCCTCCGTTCGACATCCAGATACGGCGCGATACCTCCATCGAAGCCGGCATCTTGCAAGCCGCCCAAGACGGCGACATCGATCTCACCGACGAGGCCACCAGAGAAGCCAAGGAGACCTCCCAGACGATCACGAAGCTGGTCTGCAAACGGCACTTCGACACTCGCATGGGCGGGGGCGTTCTGGAGGTCGGTTCGTACCCCGTGGAGAGCGTCAACGGCGTGGTCACGATGACCTGGGGGCGGTCCATCTACCCGGTCCACGTTCACGACCGTTCGCTGACTCGTGTCTGCGTGGCCAACGAAAAGCAGCGCGAAAAAAAGGACCGCGAGATGGGTTCCACTGCGGTGGTGGCTCACGGGGTGTACAAACAACCGTTCTTCGTCAACCCACACCACGCCGCGCAGAACGGCGCAACGATGCTGGATCTCGCGATCTACCTGGACAGTCTGATCAACGCCTACGAGCACGCTCGATCTGGGATGTCGGGGATGGTGAACGTGCGGGGCCTGTGGCTTTTCCGGCACGACAGCAAGTTCGGGAATGCCCCGGCCCACATGCTTCTGAATCGTATCCAGGTCAGCAGCTCGGCGGCGGAAAATGCCCGTAGCTGGGAGGAGTACGATCTGCGCTTCGACGCCGCCGGACTCCCCCCCACCATCACGGTGTTCACCCTGGAGCAGCTCCTCGGCGGCCACGAGAGCATCCTCAAGACCCTGACGGAGTAGTTCCCATGAAACTCTACCGCTCCGAACCGTTGCGGTTGGTGGCCTGGGGAGACTTCGGTCTTTTCACACGGCCGGCTTTCCGCGCCGACCGTGTCACTCAACCGCTCATACCGCCCACCGCGGCCAAGGGATTGGTCAAGGCCATCGCCTGGCATCCCGAAGCCAAACTCGACAAAGGGGAACACACACGTCTCGAGGTGGAGACCACCGCGATCCATGTTCTCAATCCGATCCGCACCATGCGTATGCGGATGAACGAAGTGGAACGACTGCCGGTCAAGGACCGTCCCTATGAGGTGACCCCGAAGCAAACTTCGCTCGTTGTCCTCAAGGAACCGAAGTACCTGATCGAGTTCAATTACATCGCCACGAGCCCTGACATCGCCAAGAAGTTCGCGGAGATGTTCAAGAGACGGCTGTCCAAAGGCCAAACCTTCCGACAGCCGTGTTTCGGCCGTCGACGGTACGTTGCCTTCGTTCGCGAAGCCACCGATGCCGACCGTGCCCTCCCCGTAAACCGGGACCTGGGGGATTTTCCCTGGCACATCGAATACAAGCCTGGGAAGAGGGGCCTCCAGATGGTGCTCCACACGTTCAAGGCACATCTGACGGAGGGGGTCCTTCGGGTCCCTTCCTACTACGACGCCTGTCTCGAGCGTAGCGAGGAGGTGCGGCTATGATCATCGAAGCACTCATCGACGTGGCTGGACGCGAAGGTCTGAGTGACACTCTCAGTCCTCCGGGCCACGGAAACCACCTGGCGTTGCGTCTGACCAAGAAAGGGGAGGCACGGGTCGAGGTTCGGAAAGACTCTCCCGTGCGGCTCCCTTGGTCCTTCAACCGTACGAGTGGTGTGCGCCCGAATTTGCTCACGGAGAGCCTCAAACGGTTGACAGAAACCAAGCATCGGGAGGCCAGTGCGGCCCTTCATGCACGGTGGGCGGCCAAGTGCTCCTCGCATCCGGCGGCGCAAGCGGTGACTCGGTTCTTCGAGTCCCCGATGCCAAAACTCGACATCCCCAAGTCGCTGTGGGGGGCGCCAGTGGTTTTCTACTACGGGGATGACGATCGACCGATCTGTGAGCTCCCCGAACTCTACGAAGCGATTGCCGAAACTCTCCGCGAAGAGTTCCCGACCGCCTCTCATCCCTCGCATTACGATGACGAAACCGAGTGTGTGCTCGTGCCTCACGGGAAGGTCAAGCCCACGGGGCTCCGGAACCCTCAAGCTCTCGTGGGGTTCGACAAGAACAGCATGTGGGCGGCGGGATTCGAGAAGAAGCAACGGATGCTTCATGCCGGTATGTCCTACACGGCCATGCGGCAATACGTGGGAGGGTTGACGTGGGTTCTCCAGCATCGGGAGCTCCGGACACCGCCGACCCGCGGGGAAACCTTGAGTTACTACGGGTGGGCCAAAACCCGCCATCGGCTCGAGGAACGCCTTCAGCTCTTTCTGGCTGGCTGTCCCAAGGACACGAAACTCCAGGATTGGATCGACCAGCTTCACGAGATGTTCGATCGAGACAAGGAACTCCTGGAGGATCAAACGCCCTTCTACCTCCTTTCGCTGCTGTGCTCCAACAAGATCGCCGTGCGTGATTTTCAAGTCACGACGGTCGCGGAGCTCACCTCGCATCTGATCACTTTTCTCGACGACTTCTCGATCGAGACCTCCAAGGGGACTCAGTGGGTTGCGGTCACGCCTTACTGGGTTCTTTCTCAGACGCTCCCTCCGGGTGGCAAGAGCAAGAAAGCCGCGTTCCCCGTCAGTCTCGTCGAAGCCTTCTACAACGCGATGTTCGTCGGTACCCGGTACCCGCCTGTGTTGTTGCGAGCTGCCCTCTCGACGTGCGCCGAGGCCATCACGGCCTCGGCCATTCCTTCCAACCCTCAGTTCCCTCCAACCATCACTCAAGCCACGCTTAACGCGTTCATTTCTCGACAGGAAAACACCATGGACTCGAAACTCCCTCAAGACGACAATCCTTTCTTCGTGCTCGGACGCCTCTTCGGCCTCTACGAGACGCGCAACTTCTGGACCAAGACGCGAGAGGAGGTCAACGGAACGACTCGTCGGTTCAAGAGATTCTGCCGACACCCGGGTCGTGTGCTTCCTTCCCTGCGCGAACGCACCGAGGTTCACATCCTCAAGCTCACCTCCCAGAAGAGCCCCCGCTTCGTTGAACGCGAAGCCGACCTTCACAAACGCCTGGAGCAACTCCTCCAGGGAGCCCCGATCCCCGACCGCGCTTCCTTGTCGGATCAGAACTGGATCGGTCGAGGGCGCCACGCCGAACGGAGCTACCTGATCGAAGAACGCAAACGCAAGAAGGCCGAGTTGGCAGCGAAGAAGGAAGCCAAGAAAGAAGCCGAGAAAAAATCCAAGATCGAGGAAGCTCGCAAGCGTCTCGAAAGGCTCGACACCGACGCGTCGGCCACGATGTAGGAGGTCCGGATGGTCACGCTCAAGCGATTTCAAATCGAAGCCATCAACGAGCTCACAGAGCATTTGATGGACCTTCACGATCTCGACGAGGAACGGAAGTGCCTCGTCGTGGATTCCCCTACGGGGTCGGGGAAAACCACGATGATTCTGGGATTTGCCGCGCGCGAGCTCCAAAAGGAGCCCTCGCGTCGAGCGTTCGACACCGTCCTCGTCTTGACCCCTTCCCAGGATATCCGGGAAGGGTTCACGACGGGCTCCCCCTCCCTGGTGGTTCCAGCGCAGAGGAACGTAGCTGGCTGGGAGCTCGAACCATCGCCCATGATCGTCGTGGTCGACCCCAACAACCGCACACGCTGGGTCGAGGAGATCCAGACGCACCTGGACTACTCGGATCGAGTGCAGCCCGAAGGAGCCATCCTCGTCGCTTGTCACGCGGCAGGGGTGCGCTTCTTCAAGAAGGGGGACCTCGACTCAATCCGTTGGGATCGCGTGCTTATCGTCATCGATGAGGCTCACCATGTAAGCGTCGACTACGGCTCCAAGGAGGAAGAGGGAGAGGAAGAGGAGGAGCCCCTCAATCCGGCCGAAACGGCTTCTCGTATCAAGTTCGAGGAGACCAAGATTGGCAAGCTGTGCCGAGAGTTCGGCAATCGAGGTGCCACCATCCTCATGGCCTCGGCTACCGCGTTCCGGGCCGACCGTATGGAGCAGGTCTATCCTTCGGAGGCTCGGCTCGTGAAGGTTCCCTACTCCGTCTACGTGGAAGAGATGGGGGCTCCGAGCCAACTGCACATCGATCTCGTAGGGCCCAAAGACGAGTTCGGTTTTCGTGACCTTCGGGCATCTACCGCCAGACGATGGGCCGGGGACTCCTCCTCGTATCATGACCGCCACCAAGACGACATCGAAGGCGAGCTCTCTGAAGCCGATGCCGATCGGTTCGCTCGACGCATTGTCAAAGACGGCACGGGGCCGAATGGTGAGATTCAGTCGAAGAACTTCGTGAAAATCAACCGTCTCACCCGACGCCTTCCTGATGATCAAGTGGTCCCGACGAAAACGATTGAGCGCCTCACTGCCGCGCTCAAGAAGCACTGGCCAGGCGTCCGCATTGTGGACGGCACCGGGGACAACAACGAGAAACAGTTTCTTGCGAAGCTCGCCTCAGAACGGAAGAAAAAGCTGTACGCGGACTCGGAGGTTGACGTGTTCCTTGTCTGCGGACGTGCGCGGGAAGGAACCGACTGGAAGTTCTGTTCTCACTTCTACTACATCGGTCTAATCGGCAACATTCCCTACATGATCCAGGTCCTCGGGCGGACCACACGTTCCAAGGCGCTCATCCCCGACTACCCCGAGCATCTCCGCGATCACGCGACCCTGACGATGTTCGCCCCTGTCATGAACGAGAAGTTGGCGAGCGAGGTTCAAGCCAAATGGACTGGAGGTCTCCTCCTTGCTTCATGCTTCATCCATTCTCACGAGATCGCACAGCATTTCATCGACGCGATTCATCTGCGTATCCGGACTTCCACCCAGAATCAGCAGCCGGTGCGTCGGTTGTGGGCACGACTGATGAGTCGGCTGAACCACGCCATGCCTACTCCCGACGAGTTTGCTCAAGCCGCACAAGCCCTCTCTGTGCTCGAGCCCAGTTTCGTGAACCGAGAAGGACACACGCCCTCCGTGCCGGAAATCATCGAGGAGATCACCAACCACCCGACTCTGCCCCCGCGAATCAAGACTGCCGCGGTTCTCCTCCGGGTCGCGCACCATGCGAAGGAGACCGGTGTTGATCGGGAAATCCAGCGCGCCGTGAAGACCTTTGTCGACACCGTGGTCGGTGCCTTCGATTCCCACACCGACACGGCCCCGGACCTCGAGGTTGACCTCTACAACCAGTACCTGCAAGACGCCTTCAAGGGCGTCGCCTCGAAGTGGCATCACCTTTCCTCGATGCACTGGCAGGAACAACTCGAAATCGAGGCCAAGGTCCACAGCCGCGATCTCGAGAAAATCTCTCAGGACTTCCAGGCGCGAGTTCTCCCGGATCCTCCCTACAAGCAAGTCGTGCGCGTCGTCAAAGCCTGGTACACGAAAAACGGCAACTCGGGGTTCCACGTCCGCGGAGACCTCTCGGAGCTCATGGGGAGACCCCCGGGGAGCTACAGCGGCGCAACTCTACGGCGGCACCTGAAGCAGGGGTTGGAGGGTCAGCCTCGAGAGGTCCGGGGTCTTCAAGACTTGCTCCACCATGAGCACATCATCTGGTAACGCGATGTTTGATGTGGACCGTTCTGACTTCTCCGAGGACGAGGCCAAACAGGTCTCGCGGGAGCTCAACTTTGCCCAGGTGATGCGGTGTCCTCACCTGTTCAACCAGCGAGCGGGCACTCTTCGATGTGACTGGATCGAACTTCCGGGCACGAACGCGCCCACTTTTCAGCTCCTCCTCGAACGTGGATGGCTGAAGGACGCCAGGTTCTTCGGCCCCGAGTATGACGAACGCATTTTCGCGGATCTGTGCGAAAAATTCGGGGAGCGTGGTCCTCACCATCAGTTCTTCCCACAGGCCGCTCATCTGTTCCTGCGGGGTCGTCACGCCCAACGGTGTGGCGTCTACAACTTCGACTCGTTTCACCTTGCTCGAGATTCGACGAAACGCGGTGTCTCGGTGTTCCGCAGTCGCTTGCGGCAAGCATGGGCCTTCGCATCTCTCCAGGAAAAGCGTCTCGGCAACTTCGCTCTCATCCTCAACGTGGGGCTCACTCGCGGAGGTAACCTCGACGAGTTCCGGAGCGCCCTGTGGGAGGTAGGTGAGCACAAGCTCGATGAGGCTCTCCTGGAGCGCCCTGGGGTGCTGTACGGCGCCGACCGGGTGAAACACAAGTCCGCACGGGTCAACTACCCCGTGCTGTTTGGAACCGTCACACAGGAAAGGAGGTAAAGATGGCCAAGAAGAAGAAAGAGCTCACCGCCGCCCAGAAAGCGTGGGAGACCATGCGCGAACGCTACACGGAAGAAGAGATCTCCGACCGTGCTCGAGAAGCCGCCTACAAGGCGTGGGAAACCCGGCGCAAAAACGAGCGTCGCGCCAAGCGTGCGAAATAAACACGCAAGGTTCAAGGTAGTAAATCTACCACCTCGCGTGCAAAACCCTGTGTAGAAGAGCCTACACGCCGCTTTCTGCCAACTGAAGAGACGAACAAGACTCTCCTGAGTCATGCTCAGGAGAGGTCAGAGCGCCTCGCGTGCAAGGAACCATGAAAAGGTCTTGCAAAACAACCTCTTAGAGAGGCGCCCTTCGACCTCCTTTCGAGGGGGTTGTGAATTCAAGCCCGCTCGAGGGTGAGATCTACTCACCGCAACTCCGAGCTTCGACCTCCTTTCGAGGGGGTTGTGAATTCAAGCCTCGGTCCCTGATCGTGAGCACGGGAGAGGCATCCCCCACCTTCGACCTCCTTTCGAGGGGGTTGTGAATTCAAGCGTTGGTGGCAAGCGAGGAGTGGCGCCCCCTGATCGCCTTCGACCTCCTTTCGAGGGGGTTGTGAATTCAAGCGGCCATGTCACGCAGTGGAAACGTCCGCACATCAATCTTCGACCTCCTTTCGAGGGGGTTGTGAATTCAAGCGTGAAAAGTGGGGTGAGCTGGGCCGCGAATTCCTCCTTCGACCTCCTTTTGAGGGGGTCGTGAATTCAAGCACGAGCGGGACCACCCGGGGGTCGGAGAGGACCGCGAGCTTCGACCTCCTTTTGAGGGGGTCGTGAATTCAAGCCCCAACCACGTGGCCGATCTCGAAGCTCAGCTAGACCTTCGACCTCCTTTTGAGGGGGTCGTGAATTCAAGCGGATAGTGACCCCATTGCCACGGGTGCGCCGAACAGCCTTCGACCTCCTTTCGAGGGGGTTGTGAATTCAAGCGCCGAGCAGTACACCCGCGTCCCCGCCACCTTGCTGTTTCGACCTCCTTTCGAGGGGGTTGTGAATTCAAGCCCGACGCGTCGTCGCCAAGACGTACGACACCTATGTGCTTCGACCTCCTTTCGAGGGGGTCGTGAATTCAAGCGAAATCGCCTACCGTCTCGGCCTTGCCGATGGTGCCGCTTCGACCTCCTTTTGAGGGGGTCGTGAATTCAAGCCAGATCAGAATTCTAACCAAGAACGCCTGCGTCGGCTTCGACCTCCTTTTGAGGGGTCGTGAATTCAAGCATGGCGAAGCCCTTGCGGGTGCGGCGGCCGAGCTCACTTCGACCTCCTTTCGAGGGGGTCGTGAATTCAAGCGTGAGCGCCGACCCCAAAGCGGTTCTTCGGTCCTGCCTTCGACCTCCTTTCGAGGGGGTCGTGAATTCAAGCATCGAAACTCTCTGGCGAGCGCGGTCGATTCCGGCTTCGACCTCCTTTCGAGGGGGTCGTGAATTCAAGCCGCATCAACCTGGACACACTGAAGCCCAGCGGAGCTTCGACCTCCTTTTGAGGGGGTCGTGAATTCAAGCGCCAAAGACGAGTACCAGGTGCTTCTCGTCGCCAACTTCGACCTCCTTTCGAGGGGGTCGTGAATTCAAGCTGGGAGAAGGACCAGGCCACGCTCGACGCCATCCTCCTTCGACCTCCTTTTGAGGGGGTCGTGAATTCAAGCTCGCCCACGGAGATTGCTGAGCTCCTCAAGGCCCTCATCTTCGACCTCCTTTCGAGGGGGTTGTGAATTCAAGCGACGGGGGTGCTGAACGTAACGACTGCGTGTCGCGACCTTCGACCTCCTTTCGAGGGGGCCGTGAATTCAAGCCTCAAAGTGACGGAGATCTCGTCGAGGTCTCCCCCTCTTCGATCTCCTTTCGAGGGGGTCGTGAATTCAAGCAACGCGGGACGGTTGTCATCCGTGGCGCTCTCCCCGGCTTCGACCTCCTTTCGAGGGGGTCGTGAATTCAAGCCCGTAGTCGCCCTGCTTGTAGGTGCCGCGTAGGCGAGTTCGACCTCCTTTTGAGGGGGTCGTGAATTCAAGCCTCGTTCGCTCAAGGATGTCTCCGATGATTGCGGACCTTCGACCTCCTTTCGAGGGGGTCGTGAATTCAAGCACGGAAGAACATGCTCGGGCACAAGCACTCGTAGCGACTTCGACCTCCTTTCGAGGGGGGTCGTGAATTCAAGCGTCGATGACCGCCCCGAAGCGGCGACTGTATTCGACCTCCTTTCGAGGGGGTCGTGAATTCAAGCAAGCAAGCAAGCAAGCAAGCGACCACTACTGGGGGATCAACTTCGGCCCTATCTACCTTCGACCTCCTTTTGAGGGGGTCGTGAATTCAAGCATCTCGGAGGCAGCGCGAGCCGAGATCGCCGAGCAGTTCGACCTCCTATCCAGGGGGTCGTGAATTCAAGTTTTCCGGCTTGCTACTCATGCTTTTCGCTTTCGCCCGCTCCGGTCAGTCCTCATAGTTTCCGAACAGACGTTGACGAGCATCCTCTGGCAACGGTTCCACCTTGATGAGGTTGCGCCCTACAGCGGAATAGAGCCCCTCGCTTCTTCCGCAGGACGTGCAGCGGTAACTAGGAGGCCGCACGGTCATGAGTATGGCCGACGCCATGACACGGGGATAGACCTCTTTCTCCCAACACTTGCGCCACTTTTTTCGAATGCGTTTCTTCCGGTGCCAGGGAGGCCCCGCCGGCTCGTGGATGAACCGAACCTCTTGCAAGACGCCTCCGCACGGACACGTCATTTCCGTCTCGCGCCCGGGGAGCTCTCGGAAGCCCAACTGGGATGTTTGGGGAATCGCGGTTTGAAGGTCTCCCATCACAGAGCTCCCGAACGCATCGGCTCCAGGTAGATTTTCAGCTTGGCATTTTGCATCTGACGCCAAAGCGTACCACCTGTTCTCAGGATTCCGCTATGCTCTTCGACCGGAATGACCTCGCTGAACGCATAGATCACTGGGCCTTGTTCGGTGTTGACGGGTCCCACCTCGTAGTCCCCTCGCACCGCTGGGCCACCCACATAGGTATACACTCTCACAACCCGGATCACGTGGTCCGAATCTTTAGCGATCTCGAAGAACGCCTCGGGATCCGTGATCCTCAGCCGTTTCATGACCTACTCCCGCTCTCGGGCTTCTTGCTCCAGCATCTCTTCGAGATGCTGGAGCCCAATGTCAAGCGCTTCTTTGGCCAGCTCATGGATGGAGCTCGAGGCCAAACGCCGGTAGCGACGGCTGTCTTGCATGTTGCTGTGTGCGGTTTCGAGGGCGCGTTTCAGCGGCCCGTTGATCGTGACCCGATAGCATTCGGGGTCGTCTTCAGGTACACGGCGCCGGCCCGTGCTGGACTTGCTGGACTTGCTGGACTTCTTCTTGGCCATAGGTCACTTTACCCGAATTGAGCGGAAAAGCCCCGGCCTTTAGGCAAGGGAGGAAGTCAACGGGCCGGGTTCTTCCACTCGTATCGGGATACCACTCGAGGGACATGGGCCTCTGGACGCTCGTAGTACCAGCCGAACAGCGGAAACAGGAATTCCCCCTCTCGAATCTCCAGGCTCACAGTTTTCCCAAATGAGCGGTTGTTTGAGATCTCCACAATTTTCACGAAAGGGCGCTGCTCCTGCTGGAACATCACAATAGCTCCGTCACAGGGCATGATGGCTCCCTTGTCGTAGAGGTCGAACAAGAAGGGCCTCATGGCACCCATGAAGTCTTCGATCGACGAGTAGTTGCCGACACTCCCCCACGTGAGCATGTCCCCCCTGGGGCCGTTGCCAACACCCTTTCCTTCGGCCATGTACTCGAAGAATCGGTGAGCATCACGGTCGTAGTCTTCGTGGTCTGTTTCAGACATGTGCTTCAACCGCTCCAAGTGTGCTTGGGCCACTTCCTTAAGCACATTGGTACGGGACACCTCGAATTGGACGGTGATGTTGCAGTTGAAGCTCATGTGTCTTATTTCTTCGAGTCTTGACGAGCAGTGTGCATCCTACCAATCGCGTCCCCAGGGTCTCGTGTCCTTGCAGAATGACGCGTTCAGACTCCACTCCTTCGTAGTAGTCCGCCTGCATCAGCAAGCAGTTGCCGCATCCCCCACAATGGCCGGTGTAATCCATGCCGGCGTAGGGGATGCAGGCATCCTCTGCATCGATCACCTCGAGGCATTCACCCGTCTCGAGGTGCCAGACAGCGTACCAGGAGGGCTCTCCCTTCTTACTTTTCACGAAGGGATCTGGTTCCGGAGATCCTCCACGGAGATACCAGCGAGCTCCAGACCTTCCAGGAGACCCAGCACCTTGTACTGTTCCATGGCGTACTCCTGCTCGTGAGTTTGGATCTTGGCGCGGAGCTCCTCGAGACGGGCACGCTTTTTGAGGACCATGGTCACCTCCCTCTGCGCTTGTTCCCGCATCCCGTTGACCGGTGCCTTGGTCGTGGGTGTTTTCGTCGTGGTTGTTTTCGTCTTGGTCTTGGTGGTTTTCGAGCGGGACCGGGACAAACGCGACCGTTTCGACGTCGGCTCGTAGGGTGGGTGCACCGGAGGGAACACATGCTCGTTCGGGTCGATCCCCATGTGAAGCAGCCCGATCTCCATCGCCTCCCGCACCGTCCTGACCGTGGGCACACGTTCGCCTGGGTTCGCGACCGTTCCATCCATTCGAATCCGAGGGCCGCCATGACCCCCCGACCGCACGAGCCACACCAGGTTCTCCTTGTGAATGGGGCGTTTGAACTCCCCATTCGACGGCGCGCCGCCCTTGGCCCGGACCCCAATCCAGACTTGATCTTGGTAGGGCCACCACTTCTGGATGATGTACCGGGTATACATCATCAGGTTCACCCCGTTGGGGTCTCGAGCGTGGGTAGGGGTTTGACGAGCGTTGTTGGAGGTTTTCGACATGTCCGATTCTTTCGTGTGTTGGGGTTGATGGGTTGGTGAAGGGTCCTTTTGGCCCTGGGCGAAGATGCTAAGTTGGAGATCGTAGGTTTCTTCAGCTTTCAGCTCCCGCAGCTTTTCTCTGGACAGCTTCTTGAGCAGTATCTTGTGGTCCTCATCATCTGGCACGGTGTTCCACTTGTCCTCTCCCTTAATGCCTCATTGAGGCATTGTGTCATTGGTTCTCTTTCTGAACCCCTCTCGGGTCCCTCCTTTTACCCCTACCCAGATCCATCGTCGGTCTTCCTCCTAAGTTGTTCTCGCAACCGTAGGATGTCGCGAGCCAGAAGATGCCAGGTCCGAAGCGCATGGGCACCGTAGTCCCGATCGAATATGTTCCCTGATCCTGATCGCCACTCGGCCACAACCTGGAAAGAGGTCTCGTTTTCGTGAACGAGGAAGTTGCTGGCACCAAACCCTTTCAGTTGGGCGGTAGCCACATCATCGAAAACTCCTGAGTACACATCACTTTCGAGTAGATGCAGGAGCTTCGTACACAAGGGGTACTTGGCCGCTTTCTCGAAAAGGAGAAAGAGGGCGCGTTCATGGCTACCGTTCTCCTGCGCGGACAGGATCTCTTCAAGCTCGTCATCAGGGATTTGTTGGTTCATGGGTCCTCCGCGCTTGAAGCGCTCGTCGGAGCTCTCGAAGCTGTTGGATGCAGTGCTCCACCCCGAGCTCGTAGCAGGCCAGATGTTGGTATTCCTCGGCCAGAGCCAGGATGCGGTACATCTGACTCCGAGTAAGCCGCTCAGGGGCGTAGCGGGCCGTGTGAAGAGCCTCCAAGGTCTCCGGGTCCTCCGGGTCCGCCATGGAGTAGAGCTTCTCTGGAGGAGCGTCAGAGCTCGGGAGCGGGATCCTCATTTGAGCTCAAAATCCTTCATCTTCAGCACATCTCGACCGAGAAACTCGTAGACGATGCGTTTGGTCTCCTCCGTGAGATGTCGGTTGGAGAGAATGAGGGTGAGGAGGCCCCCCGACTTGGTCGTTCGGGGGGTTTTACGCCGTGCCCGCGCACGATGTATCCCCACCGCCACCCGACAGACCGTATCCACGGCTTCCGGAATCGCCATAGCCGATGTTTGAGCAAGAAATTGAGCTTCTCCCGGACCCAGGTTTTCTGGATTCACCAGGCTCCACAGGTATTCTCGGCAGGTTCGAGCACGTGCTTTCGGATGCTCGAACAGGGAGATGACGTTGAAGAGCTCGTTCTCCACCACGATGTCGGCCAAACGAGTGAACTGCTGGTGACGCAAGGACCGACCTTTACGTAGTTCTGCAAACGTGGTCTCAACAAGCTTTTCGGGTTTCTGCTGCTGGTTGATGGCCTTGGTGAGCACTTCTTTCACCACAGTTCGTCGTCCCGATCGGATGTCGAGGATCTCCTCGAAGGAAGAATGGACGGGGACCGGCTCCCACCCCTCTTCCTGGGGATCATTGAGCTCATCGAAAATCTGGTACCGATGGGGGGAGCCTTTCCGCGGTCGCGGAGAACGGTAGTTCCTGATTTCTTTCCAATTGGGCAATGAGTTCGAGGTCCAGGGATAACCGGGATCTCGATCGTCCAGAAGGATGGCGAACTTCGAGAAACGATCCCGCTCACGCTTGCCTTTGACGACCGCCACCACGATGACCGACCGACTATAGTGCGACTTGAAGTCTCCTTCGTTGGCGATGCACCACTTCGTGCCGAGACTCAGGGTACGGGCCCCTTCGTAGTTCTCGATCAGGTAGAACTTGACGTCGCCGATTTCGTCCAACAGGTAGTAGCCTCGAGCTCGCTTCTTGCGGTGTTGACGGTTGCTCTGGACGCCGATCTTGTCGAGTTGTTTGCGCAGAGAGCTGAGGGTCCGGTACCGAAGGAGATCCCGCTTGTCCAAGGGAAGCCGAGTTTTGTTGTTGTGAAAATGGACGACGGCCTCCAACAACTTGCTCAAATCCTCTCCCTTGTGGGTGCGTTTTACCACCCAGGAGACGTAATGACGCGACGGGACCCATAACCTGATCTGGTTCCAACTGGACTCGTCGATGGGATACTTCGATACCAGCTTTTCTAAATCACTCCTGCTCATCTCGTTCCTTTTACTCCTCTCCAGCCGCTTTCCGAAGCTCCGTCAGGAGCTCCAAGATCCGGCTTCGTAAGATGTCGAATCGGGCAGCTTCGATCTCGCTCATGGAAAGCACGTTCCAAACCTCGAGGCCGTAGCCCGTGAGGTGCAGCCAGACCCCCACCACTTCGCTGTCTTCGTACTCGTACTTGTACTCGAAGTGCTCTCCCTCGCGGAGCTCCGGGAGGGTCTTGGGAGGAGTCCTCATCCGCCATCCCCACTCCGTACGAGCCGGATCTTGCGGCGATGGTCATCGCCATAGATCTCCTCTCGTTTGATGTCCCACATGATCACAGCACCAGCGACGGTGTTGTTTTTGCCCTCAAACACACCATCGGGATCTGTGCATGTCCACTCGAGATCCTGGTCCGAAAAATAAACAGACAGCCCATATCGTTCCATGAGCTGGAGGGCCTCGGTGAAGACCAGGACATCACGAAGACCGTCCATCATCGGACTCAGGTTTTCGCGATCGTCTCGCTCGTAGAACTTGAGCTTGGGTGGGTGCGACATTTTCCGCCCTAGGCTCCCGATTCCCCTCCGAGGTCTTTCATCACGGCCTGGCGCACATAGGTGGCGTAGTCATCGGGCTCCTTGTCTTCGAAGGCGGTGCAAGGAGGAACCGCATGTAGGACGGTGGGTTCACCGAAGCGAAGACCCAGGGCGACAGGTCGCCCACAGGGACAACGAAGTACCACCCCGTCGTAGAGACCTTCGGCCTCCGCGAGCTCTTGCCAGTTTTTGAGATCTTGTTGCATTAGTCCTCCAGGTCCCTACTGATCTCGAGATCCCTCTCGATCGTAGTAGCAACCACTTGCGGCTCGAGATCGGGACACCCGTCCAGACAGCGAGCCTCACATTGATCAGGCACGTTTCGGATTCCTTGCTCGTACAAGTGCTCTCTCCAAACTTTGCGCGCTTCTGCGCCGGACCTGGCCAGGACGACCACCTCATGTTTCATGCGCCTTTTGTTGATGCCCCACACGAGCCACGTGTAACATTTTCTGCCCGCGTGGACGTAGTCCTCGATGCGATCCCACTCGGCCACGGAATAGCCCGTCTCCTCGAGCAGCCATGCTTCGATCTCTTTGCGACCCTGGCCCTCGATGGTACGACGGTATCGCTCTGCCATGATCCGCTCGTTGGCCGGGATCAGAGGCGCCACGCATCCGTAGTCTTTGCGGCGAATCCTCCGATCAATCTTGGTGCCGCACGTAGCGCACACGGGCTTCTTTCCCCGTTGCCCCGTCGCCGGCTTTTCACACTTGCCATGGCGGCATCGGACCACCTGGTGACCGCGGGATTCGAGTTCCTTGATCAAGGTGTCCGTGTTCACTTCAGCTTCTCCACGTTGAGCGCGACCCAGTTGAGAGCGTCTCGGACATCTTGCATGTCGAGATCGTAGTCGTCGCAGATATCGGCCAACGTTTCTTGGCGGTCTTCTCGAACCGAGCAGGCGAGTTCGGCCAAGAGCTGGGAGATCAGAAAATGGGTGTTCCGGATACAAGGACGCCCGTCTCGAACGCTCGGGTGCTTGCGGACCATCTCATCACGGTCGGTCTGTAGACCTCTTGAGCTTTTCGATCCGCTCAGGGCCTCACGGGCTTTCTGGGAACGCCACTGAGCCTCCCGTTGCCAGTCGATGTGCCACTGCGAGGGTTCTCTCCACTGTGTATCGTCGGGAGGGGATGGGTCCTTCGCGATCTCATCCAAGATGGCCTGCTGTTTGCGAAGCTTCTCTTCGTTCATCAGCGCAAGCAATTCCCATTGATCCATCCCACAGCCAAGACACTGAGTCCGGGTCATTGGGGTATCGCCACAGATGGGGCAGGTATCAGGAAGTACCTCGCCCAAGGTTTCGGCCAGGCGCTTCAGTTCGCGGTTTCGCTTCTTGAAAATGTCCATGGCCTCATTTCCTCCTATCGAGGTCCGGGTTGGCTATCACGAACGCTCCCTTGGAGGTCGCCGCGCATCGGTCACCTTCATCGTGTACTTGAAGTAACGATCCTCGATACGGTCCATCGTACTGAGTACCGCATCCTGCCAGGCTTCGTTCAACCTCTCTCGAGCCTCAGCCTGCTCTTGGAGCATCTTGGACGAAAGCTCTCTCCAGTCTTCGTTGAGCTTCTTCATTTTTTCGGACCAGTCATTGTCGATCCTCTGGATATGCTCGACCCACCTGTCGTTTTGGTTCTTGCAGAGCTCCGACCAGTCTTCGCTGAGCTTCTGAGAAACCCTCCACCACCAGAAATGAACGCCGAGCGTGAGGGCGACCATCACCCCGATGATCACTGCGTTTACCAACTGTTCCCAGATTTCCATGGCTCCGATCCTTCTACCCGAATTTGCGAAAAAGAGAGGAGCCACATGTACGTCTGCCACGCACCGAACATCTACACCCGCCTTCCGCGTCCCTGGGCCTTCTTGGAGGGCCCGTCGCCCAGAACCGGACTGATCCCTGGCCAGAGCGCGTCATCAGCGCTCTGGCGATTTAGTCGAAGAACAGGATCCCCCGCGCCTTGCGGAAGTCCTCCAGGTTTTCGTCGCGCTCGATGATGGCGTGGAGGATCCGTAGCTCCAACTTGAGCCGCTCCAGGTTCCATTGGTCCGAGCGATCCCAAAGCGCATCCATGTTTCGCTGACGCTCGATCTCCTCACGTAGCTCGAGAAGGATGTCCAAGACTTCCCCCAGAGTCAGCCCGAGAAGATCGTCATCGTCGTCGCTCTCCACCTGAGACAGTCTAGGGGCGGTAACCATGAGAGGCCAAAAAGAATCGGTTACGACTTGCGCAACCGAGGTACGGTAAAAACATGAGCCACTGGTCCACGACGGTCGCCCGTGCCGCTATGAGAGCCCGTGCCGGCCAGTATGTCGAGATCCCCGTCCACGATGTACGTGACCGCATGCTCGTGCAGATCGAGGCCAAGGCTCACCCCGATCTTCGCATCACCTACAACGCCAGACTCGGGGTGATGACCGTGGAGCTCATCGCAGAGGGACGGCCCACTTAGGGATCGAACAATACCTGGCCATACGCCGTGTACTTGGGAGAATGCTGGCACCAGTAGAAGGACCCTTCCTCCGCTTGGGCCACGAACATCCGGCCCTCTTGGGTGCCCAACGCCCGTGCCCATGCGCCACCGTTTTTGAGGACACTCTTCGGCATCCACAAGGTTACCGATTCGGGGGCCCATTGATTCTCCCAGGTGATCCGAAAGCCGATTCGATCCGGCTCTTCGAGAGGCTGAAGGATTTCGTTGATCCGGTCAGCCGTCCAATAGACGAGCTCATCCATGAAAGCCTCGACCGTGGCACAGGTTTCCTCCACGGGAGCCTCCATACCGACCGGGTATTTGCGGAGGCGCGGCATAGCTAGTCTAAGTCTTCCACAGCCTTGAGGAAATCCCGAAAGGAATCCTCCGGCGATCTCTTGGGTGGGACCTCGATCTCACCCATGAGGTCGGCAACAGCTTCTGTGAAGGATTCGATGCCCTCATCGGCCAGGCTCTCCAGACACCGGTCCACGGTCTCGGCCAGGACACGGGTCTTCTGCCCGTACCGTAGGACCTCCGGAGTCTTCCCCGCCAACGCACGGATCGTCTCGATCGGATTTTTCATCTGTGGGTTCCCCTGCGTTTCATTGCGTCCATTATACCGTGAAGAGATACGAAGACGAGGGCTACGAGATCTCCCACCGGGAAACCGAAACCGCAGCCCTCGTCCGTGCGATTCAGAGCCGTATCACCGAGTGACGATCGCTACGACGAAACGGTCATCGTCGGACATCGCTACGACATAGCCGGCCTCGAGCTCGTGTGTATGCCAGAAGGGCGTGCCGAAGTAGAAGAACTCCTCGTTGCCGTCCGAGCCCTCCCACTTCACACCAAAGTCGTTGGGTGAGAATTTGCGTACGTCGGCGAAATCCCGAGACGAACCCACGAAAGCAACGATACGCTGACCTTCCTGCTCGATGATTGCCCTCATGTCCGACAGGAGGGAGGTACTCACGGGCGCCACCCAAGATACGGTCTCCCCAATCCGAAAGTCTTTGTTCTTCAGATCGGATACGGCCTTCTGAAGGACTACCTTCTTCTGGCTGTTCTTCGGACCCTCGGCAGGCATGATCGCTGTAACGGTCTCGGCCAAAGGATCCTGGGTACGACGCTGGGCTTCGTACATGTGATTCGCCCTCGGCAAGGGTTGATGAAATATCCCGAATGCTCCATCCACGTTCGGCGCTTCCATCCAGATGCCTTCGAAGACCCGTTCCTCCTCCGGAGTCAGGATGTGGTAGCGAGGAGGTGAACCCTCGGAGTCGAACTCGAACTCATCATCAGGCTCGGCTCCTTCGTAGAGCTCCAACAGCTCTTCTTTCGGCACGGTTCCAAGCCACCCGGATTTCCCCTTGAGGGCCCTGAGTGTAGGTACCCGATTGCCCATGCCGGGAAGAACACCACCCGCTTGGTATTGGGTCAGGAGCTCACGTAGATCGGAAGGTGCCGTTATCGCGCGAGCGTTAGGATCGGGGGTCTCCTTGCCCGTCGCCCAGGACACGCGTTTCGGCAGTACAACCTCCAGCACATGAGCAGCCAACCGCTCCCATCCGGGCGTGTTGCCGAAGTGCTTCCGGTGAAAGATTCTGGCCTCATGCTCCACCTGAGCCACCGTCTGGCATTCGAGAAACCGCTTTAGCGCGCCCTCGAACCCTTCCTCATCCAACCCCTTCATCGCTTGAAGGGCTTCCGTGTACCGCTCTCCCGTCATCTTCATGCGGGCACGAACGGTCTTCTTGAATTTCTTTTTCTCCGTCATCTCGAGTTACCTCGGCACCTCGGCGGCCAGATCCCGTACCTCCAGCACATGCGGGTGCCAGGCAGATCGAGTTGTGTTGTACGAACGAGGTTTGGAGGCCCCTCTCCCCAAATGTGCTTGGGGTACGGGCCCAGGCACAAGGGTCGGCGTGTTCGTCGCCTAACCCATGATACCCACCGCCCAAGGAAGCGTTCACAGCTTCGTTGCTTTTTGAATCCGTTCGATTCGCTCGACGTGTCCCCGAGCAGCTTCAGGCCCGACCGCTGCGATCTGCTCTTCGTGCATCTTGATCTCGGCCCGTATCTCTTCCTCGGTCCACTGCTCCGGAGGATAGTGCTGAGTCCCGGCTTTGTTGCACCAAACACAGTGGTCGTGCTCACAGGTCGTGCAAAGGATCATCCTGTGAATCCCAAGTCGGCGACACACCCACTGACGCCATCGGAATACTCGTGGAGACATCTTCACGTTCGATTATCCGGCATTGAAAGATTGGATGGGGCTGTAGCCCCGCTCATGGTTGTAGCAAGGCCCCAGCCATTCCGTTTCAGTGTCTTTGTAAGCAACCCAGGTGCCGGAGGGGAACTCGACATCGGCATCACGCTCCTGGGCCCCGCCATAGTACGGGCGGAATTTCCTTGCATCCTCATCATCCCAAGCCACCACGACGAAGGCATCGAATTCGTCGTATCCGCAAGGAGTCGTCCGACGTACCAGGAAGTAGCTGGGGATGCCTTGGCTGGCCAGCTCGTCACGAAGCACGGCGATGTCTTCGGGTGTTTTCTTAGCTGTCATCATTGACCTCTCCCCATGTTTCTGAAACCCATTCTTCAGCAGCCTTTTCACGTCGTCCTTTGTTGAGGCATTCCAGGCAATAGCGTGCCTGGTGTCGATCGGGGACCAAGATGTAACCGGAAGGCCGGCCGCATCCGGGGCACTTCTCCTCGACCCATCCGGTGTCAGGCGTCATTCTGCCTCTCTTTTCGGGCGTCAATCTCGGCGAGCTTTTCACGCATTCCTTCAGGGCACATCTCCGGTGCCAAATTCAGCAGCGCCCGCGCCTCGATCACGCGGAGCTTCGCGAAAGGACACCCCTCCTCCAGAGCCACTGCGGCAATGGCCGCATCCGCAGCTTCATGCCACTCGAGGCTTGGGCGCATGTCCTCGCACTGCCCTCTCCGAAACGTTGCGTACACACGCCGCTGAAGCTTGGAGGGCACCATGGCCCAGTGTCGCCCACACATAAGGAAACGCGGAGGACAAGCCGTGTCGCACAGCTTGGCGTGGCATGTGTGGCTCATGGGTTGCTCTCCGGCGGCTGGAGGTACTCATCCAAGTAGGCGATCCCGTTGATGTCCTCCCAGTCGAACGTCGTGCAGTCATCGCAGACGCCAAGAATCCTGTTCACGTCCCCCACCAAGACATACTTGTGAAGAATCGACGCTTCCTCGTCAAACTCGTACGCCTGCTCGACCCGGTACCGGCACTCGGACTTCCGCTCGTCATCTGTCGGGGAAGGAGAGGCTCCTCGCTGGATCTCTTCCAGCTTAGCTACGAACTCGACAATCTTCTCGGGGTCTCGAGGAAGCTCGATCGTGTAGGTCTTTGTCGTCACTTCACCGTGCTCATCGTAAAACGAAATTTCCCCTCGGTAGATCCAACCCGTTTCGGTCTCCTCCACGAGCTCGCAACCGTCGAACTCCAGAGCCACCCGATATCCCCACAGAGAAACCTTCTGGGCCGCTTCCTTCCAGTCCGCAGGCAATGGCGCCAAGGTCTCGACTCGCAAGACGGCCCCAGGACGAACCCGTTCGTACACCTCATCGGGGACCGTCCCCCATTCTCCAGTACGCGCCGCTTCGAACGGCTCGAACTTCAAGGTTTCGTAAAACTGCTTGAGGTCGCTCATCATAAGGATCCTATTACGCGCAGGTCCCAGAGGCTACGGGTCATCGTCGGCCTCCAGCTTGGCACCCGGCTCGCGGTCCACGTACCAAACCCCTGCGTGCTCCACGATAAACCCGCGTCTACGCAACCGCTCGAAACACTCATCCCCGAAGATTCGCCGGAGGTCTCGCTCATCGTAGTATCGAGCGCAGTCCGGCCGAAGCACGTCGCCGCTGCCGTCGTGGGTGACGGTCTGCACCGGGATGTAGAACAGGGGCATGAGCACTTCGGCTTTGGTGCGCGGGGTCATCGTACCCTCCAAGACCAAGGCAACCGCTCTTGCTTATCGTCCGCCCCGCACTCCTCCACCGCTTCCTGCGCCTGTAGGTATTCCTCTTCGGTGCGCGCCACGTGGCGACCGTCAATTTTTTGCCGAAAAAGGCTTGTCGCCGTGCCTGGCCGGGGACGACTGCCGCAAAGGGCTGAGCGGCCGAAACGAGAACACCCCGAACGAGCTGACGAACCTGGCGGGTCGTGTTGGTGCTCCCAGCAAAACTCCGATCCGTTGTCGACCAAATGAGGGAGCCCTTCTTTCTCGCAGCGCGAGCACGGATACTCAGACAAAGGGTAGCGCTCTTGCGCTTTCTCGGAAGGCAATACATCTCGAAGCCGATACCCACGAGCTCGAGCCGCCTCTCTTGTTTCAGGAGTGTCGTGGGAATCCCTCATCGACCAACCGCATCCAAGGCAATTTCAAGATCTTCGATCGAAGCACCTTGCATCCGAAGGACGATGTTCACCAACCGATCGGCCTTCTCGAGAGCATCGGCCACCGTGGTCTCCCTGCTTAGAGCCATGACCAACTGAGGGAGGACTTCTCCGTTCCCGAACACCCCTTGTACTTCGATATGTCCTCTCCAAATGAGTCGGACCCCACACCCTTCCTTCCAACGCACCATCATCTTTTCCCCTCGGACGATCCCTTCGGTCCACTGGAGCATCTTCAAGGCGGAAAGAATGTCGAGTCGACGGGCTGAGGAGACATGGATGGCCCCCTGACCGTACATGTCTCCGATCCGCGTCGTGTGAAGGATGCTGCTGTTGGCTTGATGGAGCATGCTTATTTCCCTACCGAGTCCAAAGCGACTTCGAGATCCTCGTATGAAACATCCCGAAGACACGCAGCCAGCTTCAACAGCGCCTCCGCTGCTTCGAGTGCCTCGGCTAAAGAAGCATCAAGTGGGCTGTAGGTTTCGATTTGGTGAATCTTGAAGCCCGAATCTTCATGCCCATCTCCAACTCTTGCGATGATGGCCCCCGACAAGTGTATCCAACCGCGCCCGGGTCCTAGGTCCTTGCGCCAAGGACCGCCCCATCCTGATCCGTACCATCCTCGCTTGCGGAGAGCGCCTTGGATCGCAAGCCCTGAGTCCTGCCGCCGGGGAGTTCCCCCATGTTGCCATGGTAGGAATAAACCCCTCAAATCTCCAAAGCACACCGTGCGGAGGAGGTCTGACTCTTGGCTCACCGACCCACCGAATCCAAGGCAATGCCGATCTCTTCGAATGATGCGGTTTCGAGTCGTAGAACGAGCCCGCGCAACTCTTCTGCAAGCTCGATGGCCTGCGCCACAGACTCATGCATGTCCATATCTACCCTGAGCGTAGGCTGGACACTCCTGGAGCTCCTCACCATGGGAGAAGCCCCGGTCGCTGAGACAACCCCTCCGGCGAACTTAATCTTTGCGCGAACTCCCAAGGTTTTTCGCTCGAAAGCCCCGGGAGCGACCGGCCACCCGGCGTACTGCATGGCTTGAAGAAACTCCTCACGTTCTCCCTCCCGCACAGGTGGATCTCCTTGAGGGTAACGGGAGAAGACCCTCCACCCGGCGTATCGTTCCCGGTAAAGCATGAGCATCCCCATACGCTGAAGGTCCGTGGTGTGTAGGATCTCCCCCATCGAGCCTTTTACCCCATCCTCAGAGTCCTCCTACACGAAGAGGCCCACGATCCTCCGGGGTTTTTTACGTTCCGATCTTGATGGCATCGGACCCATACTAAGAACATGACCAAAAGGATCACGGCCACAACACCCAGGATCTGAGCCAGCCAAACCCTCTTGCGCACGGAAGGATGAAGCTGATCCCAGGAGATCCCAGGAGATGTAGCGGGGCATGGGCGAACCGTACCACCCGATCAGGGGATCGGCCCCGTGAGCCGCTCTTTCCAGACCCAATGCCCGCCCTCGGAATCCCGACACAAACACGACCACCCCTCATCCTGCAAGGCCGTGTCGTACTGGTAAGGATCGCACAAAGAGCGGCACCTCTCCTCGCGCTTCTCGATCTCTTTCAATGACTGCACCCCCACGGTGGACACAATTGCAATCATGACCAGCCAGAGAAAACCCCCAATCACCCAGAGGGCTTTCCGTCGTGCCTGTTTCTCCAAAAGGAGCTCCGTCATCTCTTTTGTGCCTCTTCTCGAATCTCACGTGCAATCCTGCGTAGTTGATCGGATACCGTCCGACCCTCGATTACATCTTTGACCAAACGGTTCCGCCCATGTCGCATCACGGCCTCGGCCCCAACCCACGTGACCAGGCAACTAACGGCAAACCCCGCCAAGACCAAGAGTACAACGCCCATGAATCTACTTCTCCGAATCCAAATCACGAAGCTCGAGGTCCCGCCGAGCTCGATGCAAGGGAATCCGCTCCCCACGACATAGTGCACGGGTCAATTCCCGGTGAGCTTCCATCGCTCGAGTGAGCCTCTCCTGCGTCAACTCCAACGAAGCCCGCGCCTGCTCCCGACGCACAATCGCCTTGATGCGTTTCTTGAACGTCATGTGGCACCCGTCTTCTCAGTCTCGTGAAAAACCAATGCCCGCGTGAAATCCTCGAACCAGGAAGTCGTGCCGTGCTTCTCACACCACGCATCGAGCATCTTCTGTAACTCCATGATGGCTTCGTTCGAAATCTCCCCGTACGCCTCGTCGTGCTGCTCTTCGCACATCCCTTCGACAAGCCACTCCGCTTCCGCGTGCATCCGTACCTCGGTGGTCGCGTAACAACGTACGTCGTCCAAGGTCTTGCCCTCTTCTTCAAGCCAGTCTTGGAGCTCATCAAGATTGTGCCAGTACCCGTCTGCGTATCCCTCCTGCCCGTCCGTCACGATAGGACCCTTCCACGTATAACCGGAGATCTTTGACGCCTGCTCCCAGCGTTCCTGACAACGCTTCTCATCCCGGATTGCTAGACACCGGGGACAGACTACGTACCCCCATCGGCGCTCGTAACTCTCCCCGCAGTCCTTGCAGGTTTTCGGAGCACAACAGGTCTTGGCCGCATGCTCGGACGATCCCACGTATCGACACGCAGAACAGTAGAAAATCCCCGAAGGCTCCCCGTCCCTATGAAACAAAGGGACCGCCGTTGCTTGGTCTGAATCGGTCATCACCACCCCTTTCATCGTGACGTAATCCCCCTCATGAGTGCGAGGGCTTGTTCCTCTTCCCGGGAGTAGTCGCAGTCCGTGCTAGGGGTTGTACCCTAAATTAGCCCTCACGACGCCTCGTCCCTGAACGTCGACCACTGCTCGGGCTGCGGGTGCTCCCACGCCCCCTTCGAGCGGAGGTACAGCGCCCCGCAGGATCCGCACCAGGCCCATCCTCCGCCCCTCTCGCACACGGCGGCCGGCTGCGAGTACTCCACAGAGCCCCTCCGGTACCGAGGGCAATAGGGACAGTGGGGCCACGGGCCGGCCGTCTCCTCGGGCTCGCGCGGCGTGGCCTTCTCCTTTGAGTACACGAAGACGATCCGCTCCGCGACGCAGACCGCTCCGGCCCCGAACAGCAACCACGACTGGGCCGCGCCCTCCTCCAGCGTCCCGAAAACCACGAGCAAACCCGCGAGGAAGAGCAGGCTCGAGGACAGCATGAATGTCCCAATTGTCCTTGGTCTGAATGACAAAATCCCCATCTCGCCTTGTACCCCAATTTCGGTAGAGCGGGATCCTAGGGCATCTCGTGCGCGGTCGTCAAGTTCTTCGGGAGACACTTCGAGAACCTGCGCGATGGCCTCGAGCGTGTCCCATGAGGGAGTGACCGATCCCGCCTCCACACGCTGGACTGTCCTGACCGACACCTCCGCAAGATTCGCGAGGTCTTCTTGTGTCAGACGCTTTTGCAGCCTTCGAGCTCGAATGGGGTGGGGCATGTCCGGATCACCTTACGCCGGTACTCGGAACCCCACCACGACATCAACCCGACACCAAAATCGGCTCCAAGGTTGAAAACCTACCGAGCAACCGGCCACTCGCCCTGAATCTGCCCGCAGTCGAGACAGAAGCTGAACGTCATGTAGTCGCCCGACCCGTCGCCGATCACCCCAGGAACGTATCCTTCCTCCTGAAGGAAACCATCCGCTGGCACCGAAAAGTAGCACGAGTCCGAGCACTTCCCGCACGTCTCCGCCACCCGCTCGCTCCCTCATCGTTGACAGCGGACCCCGGGCTTCTCGGCCGTAGCTTCCTCAGCGCTTTCTTCGACGGAAAGGAGCTGGATCCCGCATTGGGGACACCTCGACAACTGACCAGGGAACGTGGCGAGACACCCGCCACACCGGAACCCGGGCACCTTCACCGTGAAAGGTTCGTCCTTCATCCGGTCCACGTCCGAAGCCACAGCTTCCACCTCGTGTCGACCTCCATCGCCGAGACGTCGTGCCCATCGTCCCTCAGCATGCTCACGACTATGTCCCTCCACGACTCGCCAGCCTCCACCATGCCCTCGTTCAGGCCCCCCAGACCTCCCACCTCGATCCTCCCACCGTCCACCCTCACGTCCGTCAGTATCCCGTGGATCTCGGGCGACACGCCGGGACATACGCGATGCAACACGTTCTCCAACACCTCCCTCAACCTCTTCCGCGTATCCTCCACTTCCGACCCCGACACCCTCGCGTCCGCGTCCCACCTCCACACGAGATGCACCAGCATCACCTCGTCGATTTCATCCTCACGGCGCCTCCTCGGGGTCAAGTACTTTACCAGCGCGATTTTCGTCAAAGGCTCCATGTCCCTTCTACTCCATTGTGCAAGCACCTCACGGCGCGATCATCCGGATCACCGCGTAGACCAGACGGAAGGGGAGCAGGAGGATCCCCAGAAGCAACGCCCACCCCCATCGGAGTTGGCGATCCGATCGCACGGCGATCGTGAGTTTGATGGCGCGGTCGAGGTTGTTCGCCATCAGGAGCTTGGCTACCTGGTTCCAGAACTGGTCCACGTCGATCCGCACCGGAGCAAGCGCTTCTTTGACCTCGACTTCGAGCTCTTCAAAATACCTCCGAGCCGCCGTCCTTCCCTGTTCATCCTTCGCGCCGTAGAGCACGGTCTCGGGTCCGGTGTCCATCTTGTGACGCCAGGTCCTCATGGCCTCGAGGACGCGATCCCAATTGTCCTTTGTCTCGATGACGAAAATCCCCATCACGCCTTCTACCCCTCCCGGATCCTGACCGCCTGACGCACGACGGTGCCGTCCCCCCGGTCACCCCCGACGACGATCCTCCCGGCCATCTCCGACCTCTGCACGACCTCGGCTCCCCAGATCGTCCCTTTCGGACCATCCTCGGGGCCGTCGTCCACGAGGTCGGCGATCCGGTAGGCCCTCCGGTCGCCCACGAAGTCCGCGAACACCCGCGGGCCCATCACGACGGCCAACGGCGTCGCGTCGAGACACTCCACCGCCGAGAACGCCTGGGCCAGGACCGACCCCGACACCTCCTTGGCCGTCCGTTCGGGCCCCGCGAGGACACATCCCTCACCCTTGACGAGTTTCTCGATCATGTCTCTCCCGCCTCCGCAACCTTGGCCTTGAGCAATTCGTCGAACACCTTCTTCGGTCATCTCGAGCCTTATACTCCAACCACTCGCTCACCATCAGCACGCGACCCGTCCTGCGCGCCTCCTTGACGAGTTTCACGACTCCTCGTCCGTCATGCGTCGCCCCATCGGCCCCTCAGCAGTCCGGGCACCGGATGCCCGAGATGAACCCCGCCACTCCCGTGCCCCCGCACGTGGCACACCGAACCCCCGCGAGCTTCTCGAACTTCGGGATCGGCCCGAACTCCCCTCCGCTCCGGTGGCGGTACTCCGTCGGCCACCCGAGCAGCCCGTAGATCTCCCGCGCACGATCCTCGTGGTCGGGCATCAGAGACGCGACCACGTCCCGCGCGACCTCCACCGCGAGTTCGCGGTGCTCCTCCACCGTTCCGGCCCTCCCGAGATGCGGCCCGTACGCCCACCGCGTCTGCATCATGCCCGTCACCGTCCTCGCCACCTCCTCGGGCGTGTGTCTGAGCAGCAGCTCGATCTTCATCTCGGGCGACAGGGCCACCGTGAAACTCTACCCGATCTGGCCATAGCCGCCGAACTCCTCGGGATGCGCCACGAACTCCAGCCGGTCCCGATCTTCGAACAGCTCCACACCCGTGAACAAGACCATCACCTCCAGCACCCGAGCCTCCGTCACCACCGTCGCAGGATACTTCACAAGGAACCGTACCTGGAGCTCGTCTAACTCCCGATGCGCGTAGACATCTCGATCCAGGCCCTCCCATACGATCGTCTGCCGACCCCCACGCCCGCGTTCCAGCTCCTTCGTCCAACCCCTCAGATCCTCCGCAGACATCGGCTCCTTGCTCGCCCATACACGTCCCACCTTCCCACTCCGCACACCTCCCCTGTCGTGAACCTTCACCTGCTCGACCTCGACCCGATGGTCATACCCAGCACTCGCTTCGAAAATAAACCACGTCGCAGGAACCACGACACGCTCCCACGACCCCGGAATCTCGTGCGACCACCGCTCCAGCGTCTCCGACGACCCGACCACCTGAACGCGTACGGGATGACGGAGCAAGACCGGAAACGTCTTCATCCGTTCCTGATCCGGCCCCGGTGAGAACGCTAGATCCGCAACCCGACACGTCTTCATGAACGCCTCCATCATGTGCTCACGGATTTTTTCACGATACTCGGGCCGACACTGAGCTACGGAAATCTGAGGAACCTCCTCACCACGCTCGATCATCCTGGAGAGCTCGTTCCCCAAACACAGCCGAACAACCTGACTCCCCCGCTCCGGTTGATGCACGAGGTAGTACATGCGCCCAAGGTTGTGTCCCTTGTGCCTGCCTTCCGGGTACGTGCAGCGTACCAGCAACCCAGGCCAAGGGCTCGGACTCCAACGATCGAGCAAAAGCTCCCCAGACCTCTCAGTAGCAAAGACCCCACTCGGGACCATCGCTGCACCCAAAGCCAGTGAGGACCCCACGAGAAAATCCCTGCGCTTCATGCGTTCACCCTACACCAAGACCGAGGTCAGCGTGGCCGTTCCTGCAAAGTCCCCCTGCCCTGAACCTGAGATCTCCTCCACACGAGCTGCGCCCGCCGGATCCGTAGTTTCCAGTCATCCGGCTTCGGTGGCCACACATGCACGTCCCCATCCTGAACGTGGAAATCCCCGAACAAAGCACACCACGTCCTCCACACAACCTCTTCGTAGTCCGGGGCCGTGATCCATGACAAAGAAGTGTTGGGACTCGCCCCCTCCGCCGCAGGGCCACAAGCGTACCCCTCACGGAGACTCCACCCTGGCGCTACAAGGTCTTCTTCCACCAATTCCCAGTAATCGTAATTGGTCATCCGCGCCTCCCCGTCACGAGAAATCGAGACAGTGGCCACCCACGCTCATCACCTGGGCCACGATTTCATCCCCATCTTCGTGCCAGCTCCAGTAGGCAGCGACCCCATCGTTGAGGACCTTGTCAATCGGGTTCGAGCTCCGGGACTCCTGCGTGTTGAGCTCCATCTTCAACCTTACCCACGAGCCGTCCCGTCTTCGCCCCACAATCCACGATCCACGCGACCGCTCCCCCGAGAACCGTGCCCTCCACAGGTAGTCCTGCCACAGGGTCTCGTCCCACGACGTCCCCATCAGAGATGCCCACCGTTCGCGATGTAGCGATGCAAGATCGGAGGCATGTCCGAAACGTACGGAAACTCGAGACAGTGGTCCCCACTGCTCAGGATGCGCGCAACCTCCTCGCGCCCCGTTGGCGTCCTCATCAGATCGCGGAACCCCCTCGGCACCTCCCACTCACGCTGCATCCAACGGCCACCAACCCGCTTCATCCCCCACGTCTCCTTGACGTGCGTGAGGTAGACGTACTGCCTCGTCGACCCATCCTCCCGCGAGAACCCCAGCGACTTGTCGATCGGGTCGTCCATCGAGATCCACGAACCGCCCAGACTCGCCATCGTGAAGAACATGTCGTGCACGTTCCCGTGACCCGCCTGCCCTCCGAGCTGCGACGCCCGACCGATTTTCCCCATCGCGTACCGCAGGGGAGTGTTCAGCTCCGGGTACGTGTGCGGCGGCAACGCACGGTGGAACTCCAGCTTGAGCGCAATCGCCTGACGCACCGTGATCCGAGGCGACATCGTCCACAAGGGACCACGACCGAGATGTTTCCCCAAAGCCACGAGCTCGTCGCGGGTCAGATCGATGTGGTGTCGTGCGGGGGCCATCCTCATCTATCGTACCGATGGACACGCCGACTCCACCGCTTCCACACCATCTCGAACACCACAAGGGGCGCCCCCTCCCCGCTCACACCCAAGGTTGTTGCCCGTAGCCGTTCAGATGCCCACTTCACGTGCATCTGCCACCTCTACCGAAGCTTCATGATTCGCCAAAAGCGCACAGAGCTGCCCCTCGTAGGTCCACACGGCACAGACCTCGAAGACCTCCCCGAGAAGACCTCCCCGAGATGGTTTTCGGCGGAAGTCCCCACCCTCGCCTTGTGCAAGAGAACCCGAGATCCGATGAGATTGCAGGCCAGCATCGACCAACTCTACTCGGGTGCGCTCATCCCCGGTTCATTCAACGGCGTACACGAAGGCGCTACGGATCCCAGCGTCAACACCCCCACAAGCAGCAGGACCAAAAACCCCAGCAGTAGGAAGAGCTCCCCAGGCCCCCCAGGACCGCTCCCCTCCCCATCAGGCCCGTTCCCATAGGGGATCTCCACAGGCAGATGGCGGAGGTTGGCCCCCCGAAGCAACCTCCAAAGCCATTTCAAACTCATGCCCATGGGGACTTCCGAGTCATCCGAGTCATCCGAGTGTGGCGCCATTTGACAGGAACAATACCACCCCAGACCCTCTGAGGCCCTCTGAGGCTCCCTGAGCGTCGAGAAGAGACCAAGCCCCTCCCCAAGGACCCCGAGAACCTCCGGCCGCTCAGGAGGGCACTCAGAGCTCCCCAGGGAGACGGGTTCCCCCTGTCCCTTCCCCCTGTCCCTTCCCCCTGTCCCGCACGAAGATGCGAGACAGGGGAGAGTACTCAATAACTATTGAAAATGCTCCGAATGGGAGATCTCTTCGAAGAGCTTTTCAGGGGAGTTAAAAGTTCCCTGGGAACCCTCGAGACACCACCTCGAAGCGATACTCCACGAATGTGATAGATAGGAGGGTTGAACGGGGGTTTTGAGGGGGTTCCTGTTTCTCGCTAGAGGGCCCCACAAGGCCGAATTCGAATTCGAGTTTGGAGAGAGGTGTTGCTTGCCTGCCTAGATCGCAATGTGGTAAAGCCCCTTCACCCCTGTCAGAATCTGGTTTTGAAACTGGGTTGCGCGGAGTGAGCTTGACTGTCAAGCCCTCGCGTGTGAAGGAACGGAAACCGACCTTCAAAAACTCGATGGGGGTTTCTGAGAGTTCAAAAGGGACTTTGAGTTCTCGAAACCATGTCGAAGAACACACAACGAGGTCGAAAAGGGAAACAAAATGCACCACAGCGCACAGACACAAACCCCCGAAAGCTTCGCTGCACAGTCCGTTTCCGGCGAGTTTTCAAAGGTGCCCGAAATGCACCTTTACTCGCGGTACGAGCACGGAAACCTTCCCGTAAGGGTGTTTCGAACTCCCGACAATGAGACGCACTATGAAGTGCTCTATCCGGATGAGTCTCAGTCTTCTGGTCAACGGAAGGTTGTGTTCACTTCAGCAAGGAAGATGATCTCCTCCTTCTACGGACACGATGTGCACATGCCCTTCGATCGATACTTCCGCATTGGTCGGTATCGACAACGTGGCCGTGCGTCCGGGAGTGCAGATCTCCTTTCGCTCCTCGATACTCAAGGAGCGTCGAAGAAAACTCCCATCACAGTGCACGGAAAGGAGTTTCAAACTCCCCGCAAAACCCGTATCAGTCTCGATTCGAGTTTAGAGGGGGGTTCAAACTCCCCTGATCCCGTCATTGCGGAGTTTGTATCCGCAATGGAGGAGGATTTACTCCCCGAAGAGGCGTTTATCGAGCCTACGGAGGAGATGAAGGCGATGTTTGACAAGGCGATCGAGCTCGAGCTGGATCGCCTTGATGGTGTAGTGGGGATCAATCTGGGGGAGAAGAGCGCGCGTCGGGATTCCTCTTTCAAGGCGGACGAGGTACGGAAGCTGCTGTGGCGTGGGTTTGCGGGGAAGATGCTTTCGCAGGGGTACGACCCGGAGGACGTGTTGCAGGAGGTCTATCGTGGGCTTCTTGTTCGAAACAAAGGAAAGTGTCCGTGGGATGGGAGGAAGTCGACCTTTGGGCACTACGTGTATTTGGTGATTGGGTGCGTGTTGACGAACTATCACCGCAAGCAGGTGCGGAGGATCGACAAGGACGTGGTGTCATTGTCGATGAAGAACAAGGAAGGGGAGGAGTTGGCGGATGTGGGGCAGTTTGGGAGCTGTCGGATCGAGCACGGGTCCGAGCTCGGGGACATGCTGGCTCTGGATGAGCTTGCGGAGTACCTCGAAGGGTTGCCGGATGTGGCCCCCGAGGCCGTTCTGGGGCGGGAAATCCTACCTTTGGTAGCGTCAGGGCATCAGAGGGGCGAAATCGTCCGGGAGACGGGCAAGAAGCCGTCCTTGGTGTCCAGGGCACTGGCCTGGTTGAGGCGCCAGACGGCTCTGTGGGCCACGGAAAGCGGCATGGGGCGCAACGTCCCGGCCAAGTACCTGGTGCCAGCATGAGCTCGAGGATCCAGCAGTACCGGCGCGTCAAGGAGGCCCGTCGTGGAGACGCTCTGGGGCTCCTTCACGACGAAGAAGCGTCCAGGAGTGTGCTCGAGTTCGCTTACGAACACCGGAAAGAGCGCCCCGAGGAGTTCCAAGCCGTCCTGGAGGAGCACGAAAGGTGTTTCGGACCTTGGAAACGTCCTGGGATCAGGTCTTGAAGAGGTAGAAACTCGGTTTTTGGGGGCAGAAAAGTCCCTGGAAACCGGTTTCGTGCACTTTTCAGGTGGACTTCGGGGTGATTTGAGGTACTTTCGGGTAGAAAGCGAGAGCCGGAGTGGCTCTTTTTGTGTCCTTCTCGTTTGAGGAGGGTGTGTTTTCGGTGGAGGGGGCCTCTCAGCGGTGGGAGGCCCCTTTCTTTTAGGTGTAGTCTGGGTTTTGAGGCTCGAAAACGTCCTGGATCGGGGCTTTAGGGTACCGCGTCCTAGAGATCAGGAGGTTTTGAGGCTCGAAAACCGACTTTCGAGGGGGTGAAAACTGGTTTTGGGTGCGTCAGGGGGCTTTCGAGCTCGAGCGTCCAGGAGTTTGCAGGTTTCGAGGGGGTAGAAGGGTGGAGATGAGTTTCCTGAAGCACGTAAAGAGGGTAGATCAGTGGACTTGCGACATTCGGACCTCGGGATCGGCTCGAGGTATCCGCGTAGCCACGAAGTTGGGGCCGAACAACGAGGTCCTCGAGATGCTCGAGTGGTGGGATCGGGATGAAGCGGGGGAGGAGATGGCGAAAGAGGAGCAGTTCCTCTTGGTAGACATCAAGGAGGACCGCTACAGCCGGGTGATGACGGCCCCGCGGGCGGTGATCGAGTGGCTGATGCACGGGGAGCGGCTTGAGAAGTACGGGGAGCGGCTGCTCGAGCACCCTGCGGTGCGATAGGGTCTTTGCCTCAAAAGTCCAGGGAGCTCGAGCTCGAGATCAGGAACTCAAGCTCGAAAACGTCCTGGGATCTGGTTTTCGGACCCTCAAACGGTAGTTTTTAGCGCCGGTTTTTCGTGCCAGGAGGGTTTTGGCGCCCAAAAAAGCGCTTTCGGGACCGTCAAGGACCCTGACAGGGAGTTCAAACTCCCTTTCGAGGAGCTTGAGCGTCCTGGAGTCGGGGAGGAGGGCGCAGTGTTCACTGCCGAGGACATCCAGGAGTTCGAACTGGAGACCTTTTCGGAGGACCAGGACGTAGAGGAGCATCCTGGAGTCCTCATCGTGGGCTTCACAGACGAGGATTTCGCGGAGGGGGATGCTAGGCGGCGTCATGGAGGGCCTTTCGGGCGCTGTGGAGTTCCCGGAGGAGGGCGTCCAGGAGCATTTGGTGGGCGGATTCAGCGATGAGGACGGCGTCCTGGAGTTTGTCGAGGTCCCAGGAGCTGTGTTCGCGGTCGTAGAGCGCGTGGATGAGGCGTAGGGAGTAGGTCAAACCGGGTGGGGAGCCGAAACAGGAGTAATCGTGGGCATCGAGCTCGAGGCGGAAGTGGCCGAGGGTGGCTTTCCAGCTATCTCCATCCCGCGGAGCAGCGGCTTGGTCGTCCCAAACCGGTTTCCAGGGGAGTTTTGAGGCCCTCAAAACCGCGGGTAGGTGGTTTTCGGTGGTGATTAGGTCCATTTTGGATTCCTTTCGGAGGGATACACACCGCGCGAGACGGTTTTGTTAACCCCTCCTTTGTAAAAGAGGGGTGCAGAGGCGGGGAGCAGGGGTTCTCTTGGGTAGTTTCTTCTCGTTACACCTGATCCCGGGCGGGACGTTGGCGTCCCGGAGCTCGAGCTGGGATTTAGAGGCCCAAAAAAGAGCCCTTTTCCCTTGCGTATGCCGGGCTCGAAGTGCTCCCCGGACACTGAGTACTCGCCGCTCGAGGTGTTTTTGTCTGGGTCGTGGGGTGGAAAAAGCTCACACGTCCTGGAGATCACACCCTGACGTCCTGGAGATCGAATGCGGAAGGGGAGTATTTCCGCGTAGTTACGCGCAACAGGGCCGTGTAGATCGTCCAAAATCGATCCTCAAGGCGTTTCTCGGGATGCGCGAAACCGCCCCTTATTATTATGTTCGAGCTTATTCTCAAACCGCGTAGCTAGAATCTCTAGTTATTCTGCGTAGTTGCGTGAGGCTCAGTTTCGCGCATTTTTAAAAGTGCTGATTACGGGGGTTTAGCAGGGGCTAGCTAAAAACCTTTAAATAACATCAAAAAAATAGCAGTTATTCCGCGTAGTTGCGCCAAGAAAGCCGCGTAGGTGTACGAATTCGGACAGATCTAGCAAGAAGGCGTAAAAAGAGCACTTGGGGCATGAAGGGTTCATGTCCAAGCAAAGGAAGACCCGAGGGGAGATTCGAGATTTGTTGTTGACGCTGAGCACAGCGGATGCGGTGGCGTTGGTGTGTTGCGAGGCTGGGAAGCCGTTCGCGGATCAGCGAACGGTGAAGAAGCTGCACCGGCTCGAGTTGGTGGAGAAGGCGTCCTGGAGCTGTACGAAGCTGGGGCTCGAAGTGGTCAGCGAGCTCGTGGGGATTCCCGTCCAGGAGTCGGCGCCTGTTCGGACCGCACCGAACTCGATTCCACACGGGCCGTTGCGGATGCCTCGAGTAGCCACCCCGGGTCCCGAGCTCGAGCGATTAGCGGAGTGGGTTTTGCGGGAGCACCACGTGATTCATCGCCGAGAGCCTTTGCTGGTGAGTGGGTTTTCGAATGAGACCTATCGGGAGCCGGATGAGATGCTCGAGGCGTATCGGGACGTGTCATCCGCGGAGGAAGAAACCGCGGAGGAGGGGGCCAAGGGGAAGTTCAAGGTCCCGGAGGGTTACGTAGCTGCGGAGGCCAGAGCTCTTCGGAATACCACGTGCACCCACTGCACCGGCCCCTTGAAGAAGGACGCTGACTGCATCTGGGTGGAAAACAAAGGGATCTTTCACCCCGGATGTCTCGAGTTGTCCGAGGTTTCGTGAAAAGTTGGCGTCCAGGACTTGACGCCTATTACAGCAGCCCCATACTGAAACCATGCACGAACGATTTCTTCAACAGGCGCGCACTTTCGAGGGAAAGAAGGTGGTCCGCGTACGATATCTGACGGCCGCGGAGTGCCAGACGATGGGTTGGGACGAGGCGCCTTTGGTGTTGCAGTTCGACGACGGGTCGTTGTTGTTTCCTTCGCGGGATCCGGAGGGGAACGGTGCGGGTTGTTTGTTTGGACAGGGTCCGAACAATAAGGAGCTGACGATTCCGGCCTTGAGGCCCAAGAGGGAGTACGTGGTGCCACCGCCTTTGCGGTACGAAGGTTCTTTGGAGCGTCGTCACAAGAACATGCTTCTTCGCGTAGCGCGTGGAGAGAAATTGCACGGAAGGTGCGGTCGCACGCTCAGGGAGCTTGAGGACCTGGGGTACATCTCGAAGATGAATTTCGTGTACCTGCCGAAGGACAAAGGGTTCTGGAAGGTGGTCTTGTCGAAGAAGGCGACGGCGATGCCGAAGGGAGTGTCCTGATGAGCATTTCGAAGAAGACATTTGGGCTTTACCTTTTGCTGGCCGTCCCGACATCGTTGGCTTTGGTCATCATGTTGATGGAGGTCGGGTGTCTGATCGCGGTGGTAGCGAACTTCGCGCTTCTCTACATCTTGTTCTTCATGGGGGGCGGTGATGACGTCCAGGAGTGAGAGACGCAAGGAGGAGCGGGCGCGTCAGAAGAAGGCGCGGAAGGAGCAGCGGTTGTTCGAGAAGATGGACGCGGGTTGGCTCGAGGTGCAGGCGGGGGGGTGGCCGTCCTGGAGTTCGTTCCTATTGATGCATGGTCCGGGCAGCGAGTTTTGCCGGTCGGTCGGGTGCGACTACGCGTACTCGAACTCGAGGTACCAAGTGATCGTGAACTTCGAGCCTTCGGGGCCGGGGTGGCCGCCGTTGATGCACTTGAGCATCAAGACGCACGACAAGAGGTGCGTGCACGATTGGCGGGACATGCAGAGAATCAAGAACGAGATTGCGGGGACGGAGGCGGAGGGGGTAGAGCTCTACCCGGCGGAGTCCCGGTTGATGGACGAGGCCAACCAGTTTCACCTCTATTGCGCGCATCCCGCGGCCAAGTTCCCGTTTGGCCAAAAGGAGCGAACACGGTTCACGCCGAAGGAGCTCGAGGAGGAGGCGGCCGGGGTGGCTCCGGAGCTGATGCCTCGTCAGCGGGAGTTCGAGGATCATCATGATGCTGAGGGATGTACAGCCAAAGGGCAGGTTCCGTGGCCGACGTGGGCGTTGAGGCAGCTCAAGGAGATGGGTTTCGACGTCGAGGTGTAAAAAGTTCGACGGGGACATGCAGAGGAAGATGACGAGGAAGACGACAACCGTGCAGGTCAAGAGGGCAACCTTCAGGGAGCTCAAGAGGGGTGACAAGTTCACCTTGGGCCAGTCCGGGTTCGAGTTCGGGCAGACCATCAACATGAAGGTCGAGCCCAGTTACCTCTGTGATACGAGGCTGACCGAGATCGGAAAGCTTCCGCCTTTCAACGTGGTGAGCCTCGACGACGGTCGGGTTCGCACTTTTCGTGATGACGAGAAGGTCTGGGTGGAGGCATGAAGACCTACAAGTGCGATACATGCAAAGACGACCCTCGGGGCGTCCTGGGGTTGAACTCGTACAGTCCGTGTCCCGATTGCAACGACTTGCCGATGACGGGGCCGCAAAAGGACCGGGCAGCCTACGATTTGGCTCGGAGTCTTAAGGAGCCCTACGTCAAACCGAACGTCCCGGACCGCGAGGCCAAGAGGGGGGAGATCTGATGGTCCTTTCGAAGGAAGACATCCGGTTCCTTCTCGAGCGCCTGGGGGAGGAGACGATCGTCGAGCCCTCCGAGGAGTTCCCCTTCCGAGTTTCCCGAAAAGGGTTCGGGTACTCGAAGGACTCGAAGGTAGGGTCTTTGCAGGCGAAACTTTCGATGATGTTGGAGATGGCGCGATGAAGGCTTTGGTCATCGATGACGACTCCCTGGTCCGACTTACCGTCAGAGAGGTTCTCTCGAGGTGGGGGCACGAGGTTGTCGTAGCGGAAAACGGCACTGAGGGTCTTCGCGTAGCTCAGGAGGGGGACTTCGACATCATCGTGTGCGACCTCGAGATGCCGGGGATGCATGGAACTGAGGTGTTCGAGGAGCTCACTCCGGAAAAACAGAACAAGTTCGTCTTACACACGGGGAACATGGACGCGCCGGGACAGTTCGGGGATCGAATGCGCGTGATCATGAAGAGTGCGGGTCCTTTGGCCTTGCGCGACATCCTGTATGAGTTTTCGAAAGGAGCAGCTTGATGGATGATTTCAAGAAAGTGTTCGTGATGCATTTCCTCTTCGGAGGGATGGGGGCCTTGAGCGTTCTGATCGGTCTCATCTTGTTCGTGCTGAAGTTGGCGGAGGTCGGGATGATGGTGGAGACGTCCTGGGGTGTCGTAGCGGGAGTGGGGCTTTCGGGCCTGGCACTTCTCTTGGTTGATGTTGTTGTTGTGTTCGGCATGTTCAGGGGGAGGGACTAAACATGGGTCTTCATTGGTGCTTGGAGAAGCACAAGCCAAAACCTGGGTTCGAGGAGCGGTACAAGACCGTGACCTCGATGCTCACGGAGATGGGCAGGGATGGGGCGGAGTCGCCACAGCTCGAGGAGGAGCTGAAGCAGATTTCGCTTTCGCCGTACGAGGTGGTGGGAGCTCCCCAGGTGGGGATCGATCCCGAGGCCACCGAGTGGTTCCGAAAGAACAACTACGAGCCGGCTCGAGCGGATGCCGAGGCCGGGAAGGGGCACGAGGACTTCCAGAAGTTCTGGCAGCAGGATTTCGACGTCTGCCTCGAGAAGCACAAGGGTCGCTACGTCATGGAGCTCGCTCGAGACAAAGGTGGCGAGGCGTCGGTCACCGGGATCATGGTGTCGAGCGTGGATTTCCGCGGGAAGGTGTTGCGCTTCATCGACGGCCTCGACGAGGAGCTCGTGGAGGAGGGCTACGAGGACCACACCGCGGAGGAGTGTCTCGACTACGCCAAGCGTCTCGAGGCGGAGATGCCCAACGTGCCTGATGGGCCGGAGGGCAAAGAGCTCTTGCAGGGCGCGATCTCGTGGTTGCGTTTTTGGGGCGAGAGAGGGTTCGGCTACTGGGCCTGGTACTGACCATGAGCAATTTCATCTTCGAGATTACGGTGGGTCGGTTGTTGGACCGTCAATTCCGTTTCGAGCTCGAGAAGTACTGTTCTCGGAAGGAGCTCGACCTCGAGCTCGTGGAATCACGAGGGTGGATCGAGATTGACTACCAGGTCACCATCCGGGGAGATGCCGACAAGATCTTTCGGGCTCGAAGGGACCTCACCATATGGCTCAAGGAGTTGGTGGTAGCATGATCGACCGCGACACACCCTGTCCCGAAGGATTCCCTGAGCACCTGTGGGAGGGTTTCAAGCTCTATTTCCTGAACGGGATCCGACCGGGAAGCTTCCTGACGGCTTTTTTGTGTGGGGACCTGTTCGAGGTGATGGGTCGGGGGGATGACGAGGCCATTGCGGGTCTCAAGCCCATGGTGGTCTACCTGCACAGTCGTTGCCCGGCCATGTGTTATGGCTCGGAGAAGCGCGTCCAGGAGTGGTGTGCGATGGGGGGAGCCGAGGGGAGCCGAGGGGCTCATCAAGAAGTCACAACAGTAACCTCTCCTTCGGGAGGCACTCTTTGAAACCAAAGGAAAAAATGAAGATGCGAATCGAACTGACGAAGAAGATGGCCCAGCAGATCTACGATGCCCGCATGGACGCGGACATCTCCCAATACGAGCTCGCGAATGAGCTCGGGTGGGTGCGTTCGAAGATCAAGCGCCTTGAGAAGGGGGAGGTCCAGAGCATCGAGGAGTCCGACTGGGATCGGCTCATCGAGGCTCTGGACGTCAAGGAGTACTCACCTCGACGCGGGGTGACGCGTTCCCGACGGGACAACGTGATTCCGCTGCACACGGGTGTGTTGCCGGAGGTTGGGGAGGCGACCACGTCCCAGAAGAAGCTCTTCACGCGAGTGAAGCGCATTTCGCGTGGTGGGGTTTACAGAAATCAGGTGTTTTTCCGCGTAACGATGAAGAAGGAGCTCCCGGTCGAGGACCTTCTGTGCCAGGTGCTGGAAATCGATGGTCTTCTGGGCGCCATCCACGGGGTGGAGAACCGAGAGGACCAAGATCCCCTGAAGGCGGGGGATTCGGTCGTCATCATGCTGTGGGGGCCGGGGATCGCGCTGCGTCAAGGAGCTCGTTCGAAGGCGGGCGCGTAGGGGGTGGAAACAACACATGCGCAAAAAGCTAGATGACCTCGGAACCGAGCTCGGTTCGAAGTTGCGGGTGTTTTTCCCATGGAACACGCCACCTCGAGTGATGGAGACCACCGGGAACTCGAGGCCCAACCAGTCGCAAGCTCCTTGTGAATGCGACTGGGAGTTGCGCGACGAGGCCACGGGGATGCTCGAATGGGTCCCTGGTTGGTACGTGGCCCTCCGAACCCGCTAGACGTCCAGGAGCTTTTTTCACGAGGAGGGTTGCTCTCTATCGCATCGAGGTTATAGTGAGAGCATGACAGAGCATCTTGTACAACAACTCAACGAATGGTCCTTGTGGGCGGAGGTCAACCCTTCGGATTGCCCGTGTAGAGGGGCCGGTTGGCTCTTGTCGGATTTTGACACCTGGCACGAGTGCGGCTTTCATCGTGAGGGCGCGCCACATCCCGAGAACGAGGAGGCGGAGCCTGATCCAGGCCGCAAGCTGCGGGTTTACCGCAAGGCGTACCGCACATTTCTCGACAGCAGTGGTCTGAGGCCCAAGGATTTCCGTCGAAAGTGCGTGGTGTGGCTGGGGCGCGAGCCGCGTACCCCCAAGGAGTGGGTAGATGCTGCCGATGCCGTCGCTGCGGAACGTGCGTACCATCAGGAAGCAGAGTTTTCTCCGCTTCTTCCTATTGACATCGCGTAATAGCCCCTTACGTTGAGAACATGGCAACGACGAAGACCGTTTACACCCTGCACTACTGGGACCCGGAGACGGATGAGGAGTGGCAGGATCGACGAGTGTTCACGAGCCGCGAGGTAGCGGATGGTGTGCGCAACGGAATCCGGATGTTCCAGGACAAGGGAGATCGGACCGAGGTGCAAGTCCGGACCGCGGAGCTCTTCGAGGAGGAGACTTTCGACGAATGGTTCGGGACCCACGGCCCCGGGGCCAACCGGAGGACGGGATGATCCTGGGATGTGCCTGTGGGGGAGTGCTTGAGCTCCTGGTGGTGGCGTTGGCCGGAGGGGGGACCTTCCTGGCTGCCGTGGCCATGCGATTCCGGAGTTTGTTCGGGAGGGGCTCATGACCTTCCTGGAGAACGAGGAGTTCATCCGAGCTCTGCTGGAGTTGGGCCTGACGAGCGACGAGGAGCTCGAGGATTTGCGCAAGGAGTTTTTCGCTCCGCAATCCTCCTTGGGACGGAGGCAAAAAGTTCTCAAGGACCACTACCAGGTCTGGCTTCATGCCCAAGGGACAGGCGTCCAGGAATGAAGGCCCCTACGCGGGGCCTTTTCTTTGCGTAGGAGCTCTTGACATCGTATGACCTCGCCACCATAGTGAGGGTATCGTGAAGTTCAAAGACATCCCCCAGTTCCCGAAAGCGTGCTACCAGGTCGATGTTCCTTGGAACCATATCGAGCAGCACCTGAAGGATCTAGGAGGCCCGAAGGGAGTTGAGCTCGATCCGGATTTCCAGCGTGCACATGTTTGGACACCGGAGCAGCAGACGGCCTTCATCGAGTTCCAACTGATGGGTGGCGAAGTCAGCCGTCAGATCATCTTCAACTGCCCTGGGTGGATGAAGAAGGAGGAGGGTCGGATAGAGCTCGTGGACGGGAAACAGCGACTCGAGGCCATCCGCGCCTTCATGCGCGACGAGGTCCCTGCCTTCGGTCAGAAGTGCAGTGAATTCGGGCGTTTCCCCTCCCTGCATTATCTCTTGAAGTTCGTGGTCTGTTCGTTGGAGACCCGCGAAGAGACCCTGATGCTGTACTTGAAAATCAACGCTGGAGGGACGCCGCACTCGGAGGAGGAGTTGGATCGCGTCCGGGACCTGCTGAAGAAAGAGGGGGGTAGCTGAAATGACACCGAACACGTATCAGATACTGGATCGGACACACTACGTGTATCCGGGGCATGCTTTAGTGGTCGCCTACGTGATCATGCACGTTTTCGAGGATGCGGAGGCCGCTCTGGCACCTTCTCCGCATGGTACGTGGTGTCAAGCTGTAGGGCATCACACAGTACCTGGAGCGGGAGATGGGGCACATGCAGGGGCCTTAGCCATCGCTAAGCTGCGCGACGGGTCCTCTCCTCGGGAGGTTGTGCAGTGGGCCCGGCAAGAGTGGCGTCGTCGTGTAGGGCCAGGCACCGGGAACCACGAGGAAACGTACGAACCCGGACAGCGGCAGGCCGACGAATTCGAAGCCAGGTTTCTGGAGAAGGTTCGCGTTTGGTTGGGCAAGCCCTGCTCGGGCTGAACGTCCAGGAGTTGGCGTCCCTGCGTGAGGCGCTTTCTTTTTGCATAGGAGACCTTGACGAGTATGACACCGGTCTTATAGTTTGGTGTATGGCAAGACTTCAAGGAAGCATCGCACCCGACTTCGCGTTCGACTGGAAACGTCCGTACGAGGAATACGACGCCAAGGTGCAGAAATGGCTCGAGGATCTCAAGAGCGGGTACCGCAAGCTGGCCAAGGGAGACCTGGTCGGCGAGACCGTGAGGTTCCAGATCGCTGATGGGTACGCGCAGTACATGATCGTGAAGGAGCGTCCGTTCACGGTTGCGCACCTGGACATCTTGGACGGCTACTCGGCTTTGGGCGCCACGATTCGCGGCTACCGGCTTCAGGATGCTCGAGCTCAGGTCGAGGCAGATCGACGATGGCAGCAACTTCGTCGTGAGAAAGAGGCGGCGTATGAGAAGCTGCTCAAAGACAACGAGGTGCTGCATTATCATGACGGGTTCGGTCAGTACATCCGCTGCGAGGTGGTGGTCGCCGATCATGATGGGCACACCATCAAGAAAGGGGAGCAGTGTCTCAAAGAGGCTGCCCTGGTCGGAGCGTGGAGGGACTACGACCTTCGCGCTGACAGCTACCACATGAAAGGGGTTCGAGAGGGACGACTGATGAAGCCGCACATCAGCAATCTCTATGAGTACTCGGAGGACCTGCAACGGAGGCATCCCGATCCTCGCAAGCTCGAGCCGTTGCAGGTCGAGGGGCAGATGGAGCTCTTCGCGGGATGAAGCCCTTCAAGTTCTGGGCCTCTTGTCCGCAGCTCGAGGGGGAGCTCATCCATCACCTGGTCGATTGCGACCGTGCGGTGAGGATTACGTACGGCACGTTCGCACGTCATGTTGACCTCGAGGAACTGAGGAAGCAGGATCATCCGGCGATGTACCGGATGTCGTGCCCGGACAACTGGGCCATCAGCTTCTGGAAGAGCTGGCTGCCGTCCAGGACCTTGGTCTACTACTTCGACTGGAGCAGAATCGAGCACATCTTCGTCGATCGAGAAACCAGCCTGAAAAAAGAGCTCGAGCTCTTGACGGCTATGACATCGGTCTTATAGTGAAAGTATGAAGACACGAAAAGGCACCTGCACCAAAGAAACCTTCTGGGAGGCCGTAGCCGAGATTGGCTGGGGCACCAAGACGACCGATTACAAGGTGGTCGAGAGGGGGATCCTCGAGAACTGGGACAACGAGTTCATCAGCTCGTTCGAATCCACGCTCAGAGAACACTGTGACAAACTGGCTCGCAAGGTTGAGAACTACGAGGACCGCAACGACGTGAGCTGTCAATGCGGAGATGACAGTTTCTCCGACTTGACGCATCACGTGGTGGGTCTGGGGAAAGAGGCGTACGAGGCTGCGATGAAGGATCCGATGTTGGTCGTGAAGCGTGGTCAGGAGTACAAGTACACCGAATCATTCAACTACTGCCTTCCGTACCTCAAGGGCGTGAAGGAGAAGCTCACCTTCGAGCAGGCTCTGGAGAAGGCCCGCGCGCAGTTCGAGAGTGACGGTGGGGGTGCAGGCGGAGACGTCGAACTGTTCCTCGAGATGGAGGCTCTCGAGCTCATGATGGGTGCCAAGGCCAAATTGAGTTCGCGCTACTACGCGACGTGGGCCAAGCGAGTTCTTTTGGATCTCAAAGCCCTGTGGCACTCGAATTTTGCGGAGGACTTCGCCCCCGATCTGGTCGACATCATCGGGATCCTCGAGCGGGTATCCGAGGGGGAAATCGGGGTCGTGTTCGACAACCCGGATCTCAAGGACCGAGTCAAAGCTCTCCGGGAGAAGCGCGGGGAGATTTACAGGCGCGAATTGAAGAAGCTTGAAGTTCTTCAGGGACCTGGATGGAGTCTGGATAACCTGGTCGGCGACATCCGCCAGTACTTGGGCGACGACAATGCCGCCTAAGTAGAAAGGAAGAGCGGGGTCGTTAAGAACAGGACGACCTGGAGCGGGCCATCTAGCACGGTGGGTCCGTTCCCGTACCGTGACGACGCTGCCGCCTGACCAAAGAGGGGGCGCCTCGAGTTGAGGCGCCTTTTTTTGTGAAAAAGCGACATCCGACCCCTTGCGAGGTATCACATCAGCCCCATAGTAAGGACATGAGCAACACGGCACATCAACTGACGACCTACCCAGCGCGGCCAGACGGCCTGACCCTCCGAGAGCTGAAGAGCTATGACACGATCGTGGTGGCCTTTTCGGGCGGGAAGGACTCGGTGGCTTGCGTTCTTCACCTTCTGGACCTGGGCGTGCCCCGGGAAAAGATCGAGCTCTGGCACCACGACGTGGATGGCAACGAGGGCTCGGAGCTGATGGACTGGCCCATCACACGCGACTATTGTCGCAAGTTCGCTGAGGCGTTCCAGCTCCCGATCTACTTCTCATGGAAGATGGGGGGGTTCGAGGGCGAAATGCTGCGCGAAGAGGCGCGCACCCAGCCGATCAAGTTCGAATGCCCGGACGGCACCGTCGGCCAGGCCGGTGGGACACGGGGCAAACTGTCCACGCGGCGTAAGTACCCGCAGGTGTCAGCAGACCTGAGCACGCGTTGGTGTTCCGCGTACCTGAAGATCGACGTCTGCACGACGGCCATCAACAACCAGAAGCGGTTCCGGGATCACAAGACCCTGATCGTGACGGGTGAGCGTGCGCAGGAGAGCTCGGCGCGTTCGAAGTACAAGGTGCTCGAGCCCCACAAGAGCGACAACCGCAACGGCAAGCGTGTGGTGCGGCACGTGGACCAGTGGCGCCCGGTGCACAAGTGGAGTGAGGAGGAGGTCTGGGCGATCATCGAGGCATTCTCGGTGAACCCGCATCCCTGCTACAAGCTCGGGTTCTCCCGCTGCTCGTGCATGCCGTGCATCTTCGGCAACGCGGACCAGTGGGCGACCGTGAAAAAGCTCGATCCCGAGCGGTTCGAGAAGCTGTCTGGCTACGAGGAGGAGTTTGGCGTGACGCTCAAGCGGAAGGTCTCCCTCCCGATTCTGGCCGAGCGCGGGACCCCCTACCAGATGCGCCACAAGGATATGGAGGCCGCGATGAACCGTGCCTTCGACGAGCCCATCATCGTAGACCGGTGGGAACTCCCGAGTGGCGCGTTCGGGGAGAGCTGCGGCCCGGTCTGATCTCGAATCAACCCCGTCTTTTCATGAAGGCGGGGTTGACTTTTATTACCCCAACCCCATACTAGAATCATGAGCAACAACAAAGAAGAGCTGGTCACCCCGACGGTGCATCTGAACGGGAGTGGCTTTCGGAATCTCGATGAGCAGTATCGCGAGGGGGTTCAGGCGGTGGAGGATGCGATCCAGAAGCTGCCGGTGCCTCACGGGCGCGATTACTACGTGCAGGATGACGGCGCGTACGAAAAGGCGCGTGCGCAGTTCGAGGGGCAGCTCAAGAAGCTTCACGAGGTGAAGGAAGAGCTGACTGAAATCCTGCGTTCTGTTTACCGACAAGAGCGGAGGGCCGGATGAGTTTCATGAAGCCGCAGTACGAGCATGCGCTCTGGTACGAGGCGGAAACCACCCACGGTACGGAGTTCGTGCCCGTGAACTTGGTCGGAGAACAGAAGGGACGCGAGTACCTTGAGCCCTATCTCGAGGGGGATTACATCTCGCATGAGGTGCGGACTGGAGTGGGTGCCCGTTTGTCGGCGCCCGGCTACCTGGATTCGACGTCCTGGACCGTGTTTGACACGAAGGAGGAAGCTCGAGCTTACATCAAGGAAACCTACGAGGTGGATCCGGACACGGGAGAGGAGCTCGTCGCATGATTCGCTCAACGCGTAGGTACGACGTGGAGGTGCGAGAGCGGACGCTCTACGGAGAGACTGCTTTCGGGGTAATCACCCGATTCTTGTACACCGATGAGGAGGAGCAAGACTGGGTTCGTGTGGACGGGGAGTGGCACCCGGTGGATGACCGATACGCCGAGCCACATGTCTACGTGCACGAGCTTCCCAAAGACATCCTGATGGAGGCAGCGTGATGGAGGACGTCCAGGAGTGTTCGTGGTGTGGGGCGGAGCTCGAGAAGAACAGTTTCCCGAACAAGGACGGGGAGTTCTTCTGTTCGAAGAGCCACCGTTCGAGCAGCAATCGCGCCAAGAAGCGGCTCCTGGACCGCGTACCAAATCCGGGGAGGAAGAGCACATGAAAACCATCCGCGCACGTACGAAGAGGCTGAAAAGGAGTTCGGCGAGTTCGTCGATCAGGCCCACGCGGCCTCTTGACTTCTATCACCTCGAACCCATACTTGTAGGTAAGGAGCAAGACACCGATGGCATTTTCACTCAGCTTTTCCCCCGAGTTCTTCGTTGGCCCGTACGATCTGGAAAGGGGCGACTTCGATAAGGAGCGCCCCACCAGCGTGTACCAAGCGATCCAGGCGATGTCCGATGAGGACTACGCGACCATGGCGCGCGAGGTGTTCGACTGTGAGCCCAACTTCGTGGACGCGGACATGGTCATGACCAAGATCCAGAAGACGGACACCTGCGGCGATCTTCGTTCGCCCGTGGACGTCTGGATCGACGAAGAAGGCTACTTCACCGTGGACGTCTACGACGGCTAGAAAAACGGGGGGGCCGGGGTTGACATGTATCACCTCGGTCCCATACTACTATCATGGAACGAAACATCCCCCCAAGTTCATCGCCTGTCGCCTCGACATGAGCGAGCTCGAGTGCGACCAGTGCCAGGAGGTCTGGCACTTCGACGGAGAGGAGGGACAGGAGCGGTGCCCTTCCTGTGGAACTGTAAAAAAGGCATCCGCTCCATGCACGAAACAGGAGACGAAATGAGTAAACAAATCAAAGAGTTCACCCCCGCCAACGTCCGGGACCGGATGTCCGAAATCGAGGAAGCCCTCGAGCCAATCGCGGAGAAGCACGGCCTGACCCTCGACCAAAAGGGACGCACCTTCTACCGGGATAGCCTGCCCGTGATGTTCCAACTGCTGGTGAAGCAGGAGGATGAAGACGGGAATGCATTGGACGCCAAAGCCATCGAATTCCAGAAGCGAGCTTGCCTCGTGGGGCTCCAGCCCAGCGATCTGCACCGGGAATTCCAGCACATCAACGACGTGTATCGGATCACCGGGCTCAACTCTCGAGCCAAGAAGTACCCGATCCTTGCCGAGTGCGTACGAACGGGCAAGGTCTACAAGTTCCGGGCGGAAATGGTGAAATTCGCCCTCAAAAGATCCGCGTAAGCGGGTGTTGGTGTCTTTGCTCAAAGCCCCCGGGAATGGTCCCGGGGGCTTTTTTTATCTGCGCGAACAACGCAAGCGTAAAAGGAGCAGCACTCCCATGCATGCTATTGGAGGTCCTACATGCGCCAAGTGATCCAAATGACCCAAGAAGAGCTCGCCGAGCTCATCATCCTGAAGCTGACCGAAGACGGGATGGTCCTCAAAGACGCTGAGTTCTCGCTCGAGTTCGTGACATCCGCCGACGGCAAAACGTCGGCCATCGTCCAGGGGGTCTACCCGGAAGTGCCGGGCGAAAAGACCGGCTCCAAGAAGAAGCGAACGCCCGAACAACAGGCTGCTCGAGACGTCCTGGGTGGGTCCGGAAGTGCCATGGGCCGGGGAGAGGCCCTGGGGATCAGCGTCTCCCAAAAGGACCGTAGGCGCTAAATCGCGCGTCCAGGACCTTCCCGAAAAAGTTCCTCGAAAGGGATGACACACGTGTGATAGTGCTTATAGTAGAACCATGAAGGTATTTTTCGACAACCGTTACGTGGGCGCAGCTCATTCCTTCGACACGACCAAGAAGGCAGAGCTCGTGGCCGACGCCATCCGTGAGATGCCTGGGGTGATGCTTTCATCTCCTCGAGCGGCGACTCAACGGGAGCTGGCGATGATTCACGATCCGCGTTACGTGCGTGCAGTTCTGACCGGGGAAGGCAAGAACAGGTCTTCGGCGGGTTTTCCGTGGGACCCAGGTTATGCAGAAGCGACGGCGGCCTCGACAGGAGGTGCGGTCGAAGCTGCGTTGACGGCTCTCCGTGAAGGTGTGGCTGGTTCTCTTTCAAGTGGCCTCCACCACGCGGGGCGTGATTCGGGATCGGGTTTCTGTACCTTCAACGGTCTGGCTCTGGCGGCCAAGGTGGCGCTGGGGGCCCGACCCAAGGGAGAGAAGCGCCGACGCTGGTGGAACAAGCGGTGCAAGAAGGTCTTGATCTTGGACCTGGATGCCCACTGCGGTGGAGGCACCTTCGACATCATCAAGGACGACCCGCGGATCTGGCAGATCGACATCAGCGTTTGCCATTTCGACAGCTACCGAGGTGGGGACCCAGAGCGGCATCATCTCCACGTGACGCGGGACGCGGAAGACTATCTTCCGTTGCTCGAGCTCGAGCTCGAGCGGGCGGCGGAGGAGAACTTCGACTTGGTGATCTACAACGCAGGCATGGACCCTCATGAGGATTGCATGATCGGCGGTCTCTCCGGGATCACGAGCGACGTGATCCGGCTCAGAGAGCGGATGGTCTTCGACTGGGCTCGGGCCCGGGGAATCCCGGTGGCTTTCGTGCTGGCCGGTGGATACACCGGGAGGGATATGTGGGATAAGCGTCTCACGGCCCTGCACCAGATGACGGTGGCTGCTGCCATTCAAGGCCGCATGCCGGACATGGAGGCCATCGAAGCGGACCCTCCGACGTACGTCTACGAAGCCGAGGTGGTGGACGATACGGAGGAGCTCTACTGGGGTGGAGGCTCCTACCCCAAGGAGCCCTGGGACAGCTACGAGGCCGACGATGAGCTCATGGACGAGCTCGATCGAGGGTTCGTGGAAGACTCCGAGCTTCCGGAGTATCGTTCCATTCACGAACTGCCGCAGGAGTTCTTCGAAGTCGGCAACGATGAGCTTCGCGCTCTGTATCCAGAGTTCTTCGAGTGATGTTTACTTTCCGCTACTACTCGACGAAGATCGGAGACTGGCACACACCGTGCCAAGGGGCCGGTCCTCGTGCGGTGGTGCGGGAGTACGACAAGGTCGTGGGGAAAGCAACGGTGCCGGCCGTGGAGCTCCTTCGTGAAAACCAGGTGCTGTTGCGGCTGGGGCTTTCACAGAAGATGCTGATGAAGCTGGCCGTCCAGGGATGCCGTCTCCAAGGGGCGACGGAGGCGTTCAAGGGGAGGTACAAGAAGCTGCGAGCTCGAGGAGCGAAAGCCGTGCAAGAGGGACGGAACGAGCTCTTGGACGCGATGGTGGTGTAGGTACGGATACCCCTATGGCTGCCCCTGGATATGGCGGCTCCCAAGCTCGGATATTCTCACGGGTTCCTTCAACCGAAGACCCTCGACAGGGCGATGATCGCGGCGGACCCGGCGGCGGCCTTGGTCGGTTACGTGAGCACGATTCTCGCGACTTTTGGCCTGTTCGAGCTCATGGGGCTGTCGGCCGATCAGGTAGCCATCCTGGGTGGGGCCGTCTTGGGGCTCGTGGCCACCCTCCGGGTCTTCTACGAGAGAGCCCGGAGGGCAGCTCACCAGGAGCTCCAGGATGCCCATGAGGAGCTCAAGAGGAAGACAGGGTCTTCGCTCAAGAAGGAAGACTTCGCCTCGCCTGACAAGCCTGAGAAGCCCACAGAGGCTTAAACCCGAAGGCCGGCACCTCGAGAGGGCCGGCCTTCGTTGTGAGCTCAACGTCCTGGATCAGACGTGGGCCAAGTCCTGGAGGGTCACACCATTGGTGCCTCCCAGCTTTGCGCTGCTCACGCCGGCTCCGTTTTGAGGGCCGGCCGGGTTGTTCGCGCTGACACCGCGAACTCGGTTGCTGTTGCCGAAGGGGCCGTTATCGCGCACGGCGATGTAGGCTGCAATCGGGGTGGATCGTCCTGCGGGTTGAAGTGGATTCATGGCTCGTCGAGCTCCTTTCAATTAGAGGGTGCGCGATAGGCGATCTATCGAACGTCCAGGACCTTTTTACGAAAGACGGTTGACAGCTATGACATCAGCCCCATAGTGGAGGTATGGCAAGACCGTTCAACATCAACGAAGTCGAGATCACCGTGACCCCCGAGCCCGAGGAGATCGAGATCAAGGGGCAGTTCGACTCGGGAGATGCCGAGCAGGATGCCCGGCTCGAGAAGAAGATCCGCGAGGAGCTCGAGTGGTCCGAGTGGGCCTGGTGCACCGTGAAGGTGACCGCTTCCTGGGGTGGGTTCGAAGGATCCGCGTACCTGGGCGCCGTTTCCATCCTCGACGAGAAAGACCCCGAGAGGTATTTCCGTGAGACCCACGGGTACTTCGAGGACCTGAAGGACGAGGCGATCGAGGATCTCAAGGCCGAGATCGAAGCCGCCGGGTGGGAGCTTGATCCTGCTGGGGTCCAAGACCAACTGAAAGCTCTGGCGCGTGAGATTGTGGGCGACGGCGGGTCTCCCAACGTGTTCTTTGTGTCCGAGGGGGTAGGAGGCAACGTGATTGCCTTGTTCGTGTCGGAGGACTCCGAAGACGCGATCTCCCTGGCCAATACCTACCCGCAACCTCTGGTGGTGGAAGACCGTCAGACGGGCGTGGTGTACGACAACCCTGCTTCGGCGAAGATTCAGCGAGAATCCGACGACTAGGGCTTGACAGCTATCACACCGAACCTATAGTAAAGGATAACCATGAGCACCAAACTACCCACACCCGAAAAGTTTTTGACCTGGCGCGTCCCGACCGAATGTGAGGGGCCGCGCGGGGAGAAAGAAGTCCGCTTGCTCGTCCCGCGTAGCAACCCTTACGAGCATGAGCATCCGTTCGATCTCCTGTTCGATGAGGAAGGACAAGCGCACCAAGCACTTGTAGATTACGAAGTCTTGGAAGAAGCAAAAGCAGAGGGCTGGGTTCTTTGCGAGTCCCTTGTAACCCCTTTCTACAAATGCGGCCACAAGATGGTCGTGGACTCGAGCGACTGATGGACATCCAACAGGTCATCCAGGTCATCGGCCATGCCCTCGCCGAAGCCAACGTCCAGGAGGTGGTCTCCGTGGACGTTCGCAGTGACGCGTCGGGCTACTACACGGTCTACTTCGCCACGATGGACGACGAGGGCCGACGTACATGGGAGCTCGACGACCAGGGGCTTCGTGAAATTGTTCCGTCCAGGGGTTGACAGTTATCACACCAGCCCCATAGTAGTAGACATGAGTACACGGACAAACATCCACTTCAACCACGGCACGCGCATCGACGCGAACATCTATCGACACTCTGACGGATATCCGGGGAAGGTGAAGGGCGGCGAAACGGTCGAATACGGAGTGCTCTCTGATTTGCTCGACTTCTTTTTGGAGCTGAAGGCCCACGTGCCCGACAACCGTCTCGGGTGTGCGGAGTACCTGGCAGCCAAGTTCCTGGTCTGGCAGGCCAAGCAACTCGCGAAAACCTACAAGGGTTTCAACGAGGAAACCAAGGAATTCGAGTACGAGGACAACCACCACCTCGACTTCCTCGGTGTGACCCCTTGCCTGGAGGACCACGGCGACATCGAATACGTGTACGAGGTCGACTGCGACAAGCGGGACGCCAAAGGTTTCCCCGCCATCCGATGGAAGCCGGTCCCCTGGGGCGACGAAAAGGCCACTCGCTGGCGTACCGTCTACCTCCACGGTAAGCCTTCGAAGGCTGCGGCCTAGTTCCAAGCCCCACTTCGGTGGGGCTTTTTACGTTCTGCCCCCTTGACTATTATCACACAGACCCCATAATAGAAGTATGGAAGCAACGACCAGGGGCTTCGAGAAAGTGTGGTGTCGGAGGGATGATGCGCGTTCCGGAGATCATGGAACGGAAGTGCCCGATGGAGGTGTCTGATCGGCGTTTCGAGGACCTCCCGGATTTGATCCAAGCTTTGGGCTGCACTCTCACCACAACGTGGACCCGAGCGGAGGTGGTCGGAGCACCTCCTGATGATGCTGCTTGTCTGCTCACGGGAGGTCGTGTCGGGCACCGAGGGGCACTCACCTTAAACGTCCTGTTGTACGTGACACATGAGGCAATCCACCATTTTCATGGTCCGAAGGGGATCAAGGAAGAGCTCACCATGATGGCGCTCGAGTATGCCCTGTACGGGATGCTCCGCAACGACGAGCACCGTCATGCTGCCTTCGATTTTTTCAGTGACACCTACGACGAGAAAGATTCTGTAGGGGAGGGCATCCGGGAGCATGGTGCGGCTTACTTCACGTCGGAACGATGGGAGTACGTTCTGGAAGCCGGTCAACCGTGGGTCACGAAAACAGGGCGGGTGCGTGCAAAAATTATGAAACGACTGGGTTGACGCCTATCACATCGGCCCCATACTAAGGGTATGGAAGCAACCGACATCACGAACACCCTCCCCGCCTTCGAGCTGGAGCCGGAGCCGACCCACGAGAAGGACAAGATCCTTCTGGCCAAGATCCCGATGCCGGACAGCCCGAACCAGAAGGAGGACACGCACAACGAACTCGAGATCTGTGTCCGCTACATCAAGAACGGTATGGGCTCGGCTGGGGGCCGAGGGATCTTCCTCACCCTGCACGGCTACACGGTCGACGGACCCTTCAAGTCCTTCATGCTCTACCAAGACCCGAGCTCCTACATCCAGGTTGAGTCCGCCAAGAGGTTCAGCCGCAAGAAGCTGGAGACGGTCGCCCGCGAAGTCTGCGAGACCCACCGGGACAAGATCGAGGAGATCGCCCGCGTGGCCCAGGTCTACTACGCCACCAAAAATCGCTGCTAATTCCTAGCAGCTACGGCCCCGGCCCGTGACCGTGTCTCCTTCAGGAGATGAACGGGCGGGCTTTCGGGGTATGGGATACAGCACCTACTTCAGTGGCCGCATCGAGCTCGACAAACCTCTCACGGCCTCCGACATCACGACCATCGAGACCTTGTGCGACTACACGGCGGTGCTGCCGAAAGAAGCCCCTTCGACCCCCTGTGTCTGGAGGGTCAGCCCCGATGGGCGCTTCCTGGAATCTCTCAACGAGGAGAAAATGTACTCCTGGGACGCATGGCTCCAGTACCTTCTGGACAAGGTCATCGCGCCGGCTGGGATCAAGGCCAACGGGCGGGTGATCTGGCAGGGGGAGGACACGGGAGACTCAGGGACTATCTTCGTGAAGGACAACCGGGTGAAGCTCGTCCACATCGAAGATACTCCTGAGCCCGACTGGGACGAGGAGGGGTTGTTCGCTTTCCCGAAGGATGGAGCATGAAACCCCGTCTTCTAAAAGAAGCTGGGGTCACCCAGACTTCCCTCAAAAACGAACGCCGGCTCAGCAAGCGACTGGGCCGGCCCGTCCGCGTTGAGCTCCATTATGACCCCGACGGGGACGATTGGTACATCGTCAGGGCGTTCTATGACTCCGGAGACCAACACAACTTCACGGGGTTCTCGTGGGGCTACGGGGGTGAAGGCCCACGCGGCCTGCTGGAGTTCTGCCAGCGCAACAGCATTCCCCTTACCGAACGTGAAATCCACAACCTAAACAATCGGGAGAAGGGTCTCACTTGGGTTTATCCTCCTATGGGAGACGGAAGGTAAGGTATCACGATGGCGAAGAAGACCACCAAGTTTTGGGCCCTGAACCCGCAGAATCTCGAAGACAAGAAGCTGCTCGCTTCCTTCGAGGTCAACGGCGACAAGGTCAAGTCCGATCTCCGCTCCGCGGAGTTCAAGGATCTCGCCAAACGAGGGCTCCACACCCGTCAGGGCAAGCTGACTCTCGAGGAGAATGGGCCCGAGTTTGTCGAGCTCCTAGCGGCAAACTACGGGATGAGCTCGTTCATTGAAGTTGAGATTGACTAGCTGACATCGCGCAGGGCTGCACGAACATCACGCTGGATGTTCGCGTAGGTGGAAGCTGGCAGGTCCATCTCCGCCAGGAGCTCTTCCGGCTTGTGGTGGCTCTGGTACTGAAATTGCCTTTGTCCCATGTAAGAGTCTCCGCCGCTATCGGAGATCATCTTCGCCAGAGCCTCGGGGTTGTGCTTCAAAAGGGCCAAGCGCACGGCTGCGGCCATGATCAATTCCTTGTCCTTCAGACCTGATTTGATGAGGGCCTTGGCGACATCTTTCGTTGAAAGGTTTTGGAGACGTTGACGCATCTCGTCCGGGACTGCCTTGAAGTAGTTTTCGACAAGGTCATTTCGCCTGTCGCCCGTCGCCGGCCACGGTTCTCGGATATCCCAGGAATAGTCTTCTTGCCACGGCTCCGTCGTGGCAAGGGCATATCCGTTGTCGATGGCGTGGAGCCGAAGGTTTTCAGCGGTATGAGGCTTGTAGGGATCTACCCACGAAAACCCAAGGTTACCCGGATGTCGGTCTTGATGGCCGAGAAGCACGTCCAGGACCATGATACGTCCCACGTCTTGATGCCGTAGAAGGTCCTCATTCGAGATGCGATCTAGGAGGTGTCCGGCGTTGGCTGCGGTTTGCATCCCCTCTATCCAAGCTTGATACGCGCCCAACCCGTCTTCCCCTTCACCGGAAGACCTTGTAACCGGAACGATAGTGTCCTCTCCGAGCAAACGGTCGATCTCGTAGGCAGCTTCTTCGCGATTGTGCATCTCCCCCGAAGGGACGCCCGTCTTGTTGGAGATCTGTTCGCCGTAGGAGCTGCCGTCCTGGCCCGGTTCCTTGTACTTGGCCTTGAAAATGAAAGGGTGGTCGTCCCCGTCCAGGCGCATGAGACGTTTGACGGGCGCATTGGCGGTGTCCCGACCGAGCTCTCTGTCAGGGCCCACCTTCTGTCCTTGTTCGGCGATTTTGATGAGCTCCTTCTGACGGGCTTTCCACTCAGAAGTGGCAGGGAACGTGATAGGAGGCGGAGGTTCCCATGTCCAATCCGGGCCCACCCCACGTTCCTCGAGCACCTTCTTGATTTGCTTCTCGAGCGCGTTTGTGTGCTCGACCTCATCGGACCCCAGTCCTTTGTAGGGAGACGCGTCGTTGAGCTTGGCCTTGTTTTCGAGCCACTCCTTGTACTTCGTCCTGGAGTTCACTTCCCTCGGGGGGTGCCCGAGGGACTTGGCAAACGCCTTGAACCTATCGTAGGAGACATCCGGGCGTTGGACGGCTTCGATCCGTGTGCTGGTATAATCACGGAGATACCCTCGTCCGAAAGTGCGACCCCCTGCTGTTGGGCGTCCGTACTGGTCTACCGGGACGACACGGATATCGTCGCCGTCCTCGTCCACATTGATGACCTTGTACGACGTGCCGTAGGATTGGATGAAATCACCGGCCTTGAGCTGGAGGGGGGATGAGACTCGTTCTCCGATTTGAGCTCGAGAGGGGGGTTCCCACTTCCAATCCTCAGCGATCCCACGGTCTTCGAGAATTTTGTCGATGTGACGCTTGAGCTGTTCTTGATGGCGGGTCTCATCGTCCCGGAGGCCCGCGAAGGGAGCTCGGGGACCTTCCGTCAGTTTGCGCTTGAGCCACGCGCGGTAGTCGGCCTTGTTCTTTACGTCCCGGGGAGGGTGTCCAGCCCGGGAGTCGATGTGCGCTTGGGCTTGTTCGAACTGCACGTCCGGGCGTTTGATCTCATCGATGCGGCGCAGGCGTTTTTGTCGGACGCGAGCCAGGTTGAACTTCTTGGTCGGGCCTGTCGGGTGGCCATGAGGACTGACTCTCTGGAGGTGAACTTGACGAGGAGTCCGTCGCATCACCTTGAACTTGGTTCCGTACACACCACCACTTTGAACGAAGTCGCCCAAACGGACCTGATCGAGATCTGTGATACGGTCGCCAACCTGAGCTCGAGGGCGTTGGGCCTCTTGTTCTTGACGCCATGCTTCGAACTCGCGCTTCACCTTCGTCTTGAAGGTGTCGTACTTCATGGCGGTCCAAAACTTGATGGTGGGACGACGCTGTCGTTTCTCGGGGTCCGGGTGCCGGATGCGAACGTCACCCCCGTTGTACTTTTCACGAACGAACTGTCGAAATTCTTGAGTTCGACGCATCTGGCCGGTCTGCTCCCCAAGACCGACCTGGCGTCCAGGAGCTGATGGAGCACTGCGGGGAGGAGGGGTAGGAGCTCGAGAAGGTTGGGCCTCTTCAGGAGCTCGAGCACGTTCAGGAGCTGGGGGAGGCGGTTCAAACAGGTTCAGCTCGGACTCAGGAGCTCTCTGAGGCTCTGGGGCCTGCTTGGGTGCCGGTGCCCCGGGAGGCGGTTCAAACAGGTTCAGCTCGGACTCAGGAGGCTTGGAGGGCTTCTTCGGAGCTCGTGCTTGATCCTGGCGTCCAGGAGGCTGATATCCCGGGGGCGGCTCGAACAGGTTCAGAGAATCTCCAGAAGGCGCGGGGTCAGCGCGTGGTGCAGAGGAGAACGGCTGGAAGAGATTCCAGTCGGCCTGCTTCTTCCGAGGGGAGCCCATCTGGAAAGGTGGTCCGTATCAGCAAAATACCGACCCTAAAAAATCGAGCTCAGCCCCCTTGCGTCCTATCACCTCGACCTTATAGTAAAATCACTGGGCCGGGATAGCTCAGTTGGTAGAGCACCAGCCCCTGTTTAGCGACGGGGGGTTCTCCGAAGCCGCCACTTTGAGGGGTTGATCTCCCTCCGAGTGCAGACCAGACGGATGCTAGCTCCCGAGGTCTGAGGCGAAGAGAGTGTAGACAACCTGGAGGTCGTAGGTTCGAGTCCTTCTCCCGGCAGCATCAACCTGCACTCCCCGAATGGGGAGCCAAGAACGAGGCGTCTGTTCACGCCTACAAAGCCGAAAGGCTGGAGGGTTGAGGGTCCCAGGTAGTTTTCACCAAAGCTCGGGCATGTGCTCGGGCTTTTTACTTTTGGGTATTGACACCGAGTGATACACGGTTAGGATAGAAGACATGAGCAAACACATCGGACAAGTTTGGGAAGCACTGAGCCGCGATGCCAAGCGGGCGCTGGTCATCGGTGAGAACATGGGCCGCACTGTGAGAGAGGAATTGCTCGGCCACGGGTTGATCGAGGAGCCTCTTCAGGAGGTCGATCTGACGTTGACCGACAAGGGTCAGAAGGTGGCCAAGCACGGACGCTGGGTCACCTGCAACACGATGGATCGCTTGCAAGAGCGGTTCCTATATTTCACGGAGTGTGCCCTGGCCACGGTGGAGGAGCTGGAGATGCTGTCGCGCCCTCCCAAGGGGCGCCTGCGTCGGCACAAGGGTATCGCTGACAAGATGCTGCTCGCGTGTCAGACGCAGTCGCTGACCACCGAAGATGCCCGACGCTATAAGTGCGGTCGTGTCGAAGAGGCTCTTCAAGAAAAGAGGGCTAACCTATTGACCCGAAGTAATACCGACTTACGTTAGAGACATGAGCAAGTACGAATGGGAGCGGGGCACCATCAAGATCCCGACGAAGGAGTGGTCGAAGTTTCGCACGGCCCTGATCAAGACCCACAACGAACTCCAGCTTTCGAAGTTGGAGAAGGCCAAGCGCCTGCACGCGAAGGCAAAGGAAGCCATCAAGGGCAAGCGCGGCTCCAAGCGCCAGGAAGCCTTGCGGGCGTTCGAAGACCGTCACCACCGCGACTACGAGGTCTTGCACCTGGTGATCGGTCACAAGATCGACCGTGAGAAGCGCCAGAACACCCTGAGCCTCAAGCTGCTTCCCAAGAAGAAGGACTTCAAGGTTCTCCCCACATCGAAGGACGCGACCCTCGACGCTGGTGACGGCTGCATCATCCTGCGCAACAAAGAGCGCACGGTGACTTGGGACGTGGGCGAAAACAACCGCGCTTGCGAGGACGCCCGATCGCACCCGATGGGCCGCAAGCTCTTCGAACTCCTGGGCCGGATCACCTGGACCCGAGGCTCGGGCGGCAAGATCGTCGGTAACGACGAGTACAACCGTGATTCGGACTACGATGGGGGTGGCGGCAATTACGTGACCGCCGAATTCTCCCAGGCCGCCCAGAAGCGGGAACGAGAAGCCCGACGCTCCTACGGGAGCATGTTCGGAGGGCGCCGCTGGTAAGAACCCCTAGCCCCGGTCGATTTTTCGGCCGGGGCTATTGACTCTGTGTGATAAGGCCCTACGATAGAAGACATGATCGAGAACCCCATCACCCTCAAAGTTTGCGGAGCCGGCGACGAATGGACCGGCGGCTTGGATGACCTCCTGGCCCAACGGGGCGACATCCCCGAGCACACGGCTCGACGTATCGAGAGCTTGAAGGTCGGTGAGACCCTCGTGCTCGATTTCGAGGACACGTTCACGGTCGAGCGGATGCCTTCACGGCAATTCGAGATTCTCCGAAAGATCGACCGCCCAGAACCTCTGCGCGCTGACTGCACCTTCAACGGGGACAAGGCGCACAAGGCACATTGTGTCTTGCTCGACGCTCTGGCGCGGATGGAGCGCGGCCTCTGCGCCGAAGACTGGGAGACGCGTATGTGCCTCCAAGACGCCCGAGACCTGCTGGACGAAATTCTCGAGCCCAAGGGTTGACTCTTATCACCTCGGTGCCATACTGAAAGAGACATGGGATTTTCAAGTTACGAATGCAAGAGCTGCGGCCACAGCATCCTCCACCCCGGAAGCGTGGACCCCGAGATCAACGCCTGGATGAAGGACGCTGTGATCTTGGGAGAGAGCGGCTCCCGGCTCGTCACGGAATTCGAGGGTTACGCTGGTGAATACGAAGACCTCGTCGGCTCTAACGCTGTTTGGCTACATCAAGCCTGCTGGGAAGTCGCCGGCAAGCCCGAGTACGGTGCTTTCGACGGCCCCTCGCAAGATGCGAGGGACCAGGGTCACTTCTTCAACGATGAGCACGACATGATCGATCCGCGCATCACGGACGAGGCCGAGCGTGCCCGTCTGTTGAAGGGGGGTCGCAGGCAACGTGAAGAGGCTCGGTTCGCGCAAAAGGCCCGTGATATCCATGATTGGCTGGAGGAGTTGCAGGAGGCACACGGGCGTTTCAAGAAAGATCCTTGGCGCGTGCGCTACAGCATCGTTCAGATGCTGTTGTGTGACGCGGATGATGTTCCTGTTCGTGACAAGGATGGGGAGCTCGTCTACGATGCTCGAAGTTGGATCTACATGGATCGGTTGGAGGATGACGGGGAACACCTGTTCTCGGGCACCAAGGACGAGCTCAAAGCCCATCTCGCCTCCGAGTGGGCCGCTTTCCTCGAGTCCGATCGGTGCAAGGACATGCTCGTCTATCGTGAAAACGAGATCGAGGAAATGCGTGCCGAGCGGCTGGAGAAGGCCAAGGTCGAAGGCCGGTTCACGACCACCTACGGCCCCGAGTATGACGAGGACGGCAACGAACGCTGGCCCGTACATCGGGTGATGGATTCTCTGGAATACCGCACGGACAAGGAGGGTTTCTACGGCGACAACTCTCGGGAGCGGGCTCAGGCCAAGGCCGACATGCTCAACGCAGCATGGGCCAAAGCCGGCTACCCCCAAGAGTTCAAGCACGAGGCATTCGAGGATCAGTTCGCACGGGAGGATGCTGCCTAAGTGGCACTTGTCCTAGGACTACTTGCGGTACCCTTGGCCTCGACCCTCGTAACCTACCTCTTGGTCGAGGTCGTAAAAGAGTTGGAGCCCGCTGGGGCTTCCGAGAAACGGAAACGCTGATGGTACGCACGCCCCCACTGCACTACGATTTCGTGTTGAAGACGCCTGGAGCTACCGAGCTTCATGCGCTCGTGCAGCGGGAGTTTGACACCCTGTCGGACGCGGACCTCATCAACGGGCACATCCCTCAGTTCCTGAACACCCTCGACCAGGTGACCCGGATCTCCTCGTACCTGATGCACCTGTATCGGCGCTTCGGGCAGAATACCTTCGTGGTGGGCCCGAACGTCCAGGAGTTGTTTCGGCGCACCAAACTCGCTCGAATCACTCCCGATCTGATCCAGCCGCCGGCTCCAGCTTTCTACATTGCGTTGGCCGATTGCCCCTGGCAGATATGGGGTGGAGAACGAACGAAGCTCCACAACCTGACGGGGGTTTACGTCTCCTTCTCCAAGGTCTACCAGGGGAAGGCGAAGACTGGGGGGACACCGCCCGAGCTCCACAACTGCATCAACATCGTCTTGTGGGGAGAGGCCAACGAACGCTCCCTCAGCAAGTTCGATGACGCGCTCCTTTGGTTCTCCATCAGTCTTGACAGATGGGTGGAGGCCGATCAAGATCTCGAGACCTTTTTCGCCAACCACAGCGTCATGACGGCGACGAGCATGGACCTCAAGGATTGGGATCCCCATGCACACGAGCTCGATCCCTTTGCTCAGCCCTACCTCCCCGAGGATGCCGAGGCTTTGGCCACGCAACGGGAATGCCTGGTGAATATCCTGCGATTGATCCTCAACCTCTGCCTCTACATGGGATCCGACGAACCCGAGGTCGATGTTCACGATTGGCAAGACAAGGCCAGCAAGATCCGTAAAAAGCTGGCCACGAAGAAATCCTCGGGGAAACGTAAAAAGCTGGAACGGAAGCTCAGCAACCTGCCTCGAACACGAGTAGTCTATGTTGGGCCGCTGTTCGAAGAGCTCCCCGACCACAAGGACCGTGACCCCACCAAGGAACACCAGGGGGGTACGCACGCTTCTCCCATCGAGCATGGGGTGGCTCCCCACTGGCAGCGGTACTGGGTAGGATCAGGAGAGAACCGGAAAGTCAAATGGCGTCTCAAGGGCATGTACGTCCGTGGAAGCGGAAAACCAGACCGCACCCTTACCAAGATTCGGGAGTAATGCGTAGAAGGGACGTATGGCCCAGGGTTTCGGGTTTGGCGGGAAGGACCACAGCTACCACCACAGCTACCACCATAGGCGAGAGAAAGCCCGAATGAAGGTAGGAGAGCTCCCCGCATCTCCTGCCGCCGTGGAGGCTGCCCGCTTGGCCAAAGCCGAACGGGCGATGAAGAAATTTTGTCTGGACCTGAGCTCGCTGGTCGGTCGTGTCGTGGGTCCCCAGACCGATGAGGATGTGGACCCCGTGACGGCCGACATCTACACGGCTGCTGTTGAAGCGGGTATCGACATCAACGCCTTCATGCACGCCGAAGGCGACGAAGTGCAGAGAGTCCTGGAAGGTGAGGTTCCCTGGTTCTCCCGGTGTTGCCACGTCCTGGAGAAGCTACGGCAAAGGATCCCCTCGAGCTCGTACCATCGAGTGCTCGACATCTGGACGGGGAATGAGGACGAAACAAGTCGGGATCCTGATGTCGCCCTGTGTTTGGAATACGCCAACAGCTTCTTCGACACCTCCAAAAAGGACCCTGATGCCGTCGTGGATCTGGCGACCTGCCTTCTCGACTATGCCTTCACCCGTCAAGGAATTGATGAAGGCCACGCTCGAGTGACTCGAGATGCTTCCGAGCTCACCAAGGCGTTGGAGAAGGCTCGAGCTCCGGTTCCTGCACCAAGGTGCCTAAATGTCGGGGACACGGTACACATCGGGGACGACAACTATGGCGTAGTGGTGGGTCGCGTTTCGGAAGTCTCCCTGGTTCGGGACCAGTTCGGGAATCGCTGGAAGTCTGCACCTAAGACGCGTCGAGCTCGAAACATGCCGGAGTATCGACTACGTGAGGGATACGAGCTCCGGGAGACCAAGCTCGAAGATGGCAACGTCATGCTGGAGGCCCATTTAGACGCCTGGGAAGAAGGGCTTTGGCAGGAGGTGGGGTCAGAAGGCGAAGCTAAGTTGCTCGCCCAACGAACGAATGCCGAGCTCGAGCGTGGGAAAGCGCTGATGCAGGTGGTCGAGGAAAAGACGACGGAGCTCACCGAGACCGTCGAAGAAACGCATGATCCGGGTCTCCAAAGACAGCTCGAGCTTTACGAGCTCATCAGCCAAGCCAACCTTGGCAAAAGCATTGGCGTCCTGGCGACTGTCTTGGGAGGGATAGCGTTGCTTCTCACGAAGGCTGTCGTGGTCATCCCGATGGTCATGGTCGCTTGGGTAGCGGCCTATGTCCTTACCGATCGTCGGGCCATCAAAGCTCGGAAGGACCGCCTGGCTCTCAAGGCTGAGGACTCGGAGAGGTCTTAGGGTCCTCTTCTTCCTCGTCTTCAAAGACCCCTTTGCTCAACTTCGGATACTGGGCCTGGCCTGCGTAGAAGGAGGGGAGAGGCCCTGAAGTCTTCGGCGGCAAGGTGGGCTCGAAGTCCGGGTTCGCACGCAGCTCAGCGACGACCTGATTGGCGAAATCCCTTCGGAATCGGACCATCTGGCGTTTCTTTCCTGTCGTCGTGTCGGGACGCATGGCGAGCTCGTTGATGGGCAATTGACGGGTGCGGATCTCCTCTCGAGTGTACCCGTGACCCTTGGCCACGTTGTCCGCTGCCAAACCGGCCGCTCGAGCTGTGTATCCTCCAGCCTTCTCCCCAATACGCGTCAAGGAGTAGTATCCTTTCTCGGTGAACATCGGACCCGACGGGTCTCGTTTCGGTTCATCTGGGAAGGTGTCCCATGGCTGGGGAATGGTAAACGACATGACCTGTCCCGGAGGGCGCAGGTTTTTGAGCTCACGGCCAAGGGCAGTCTCTGCTGCCGTGATGGCGAGCTCCCGGAGCTGAGGATCCTTGAGTCGCTCGAGCTGCTCGATAAGTGTCCGCATTACCTCGTACTCGAACTTGCGGTCTTCTTTCGACTTCTTCGCTTCAGGTGCCACGTCCTGCAAGTCAAGACCTTTGAGGTAGCCTCCCCGCTCCAGAGCGTCCCGCAGTAGGGAACCGGCCTTCTTGGTGGTCTTGTTGAGAACTTTCATAATGCCTCGGGGCGTGAAGAAAAGACGACCTCGATCTGCGGCCATCGGTTTGACGTGTCCCCCATGGACAGTGAAGTACCGCTGACGGTAGATGTCGAGCGTCACTTCATCATGGATGAGGTGGTAGTCCTGGTCCGGGGCCATCTCGCGGTACCAATCGTTGAGGGTTTGCTTGCGGAGACTCGAGGATTGGCTGTATCCCAAAAGATTCGAAAGCTCGTAGCTTTCGAACAGGTACGGATGATGGCTGCTGAAAACAAGGATCTTTCGACCCTCGATGTCGATATGCGGTGTCATGGAGACGCTCCTCCTACGCTTTCTACTCCCCGCCTTTTGACGATTCCTGCTCGAGCTCGCTGACCCACTGACCTGCGACCTCGAACCCTGTCTCGAAGGACCTCACGGTCTTCGTGGAATTGGGCGCTTCTTCGCAGGTCAGCTCCCAGGCAGTGTCCTGTTGATTCCAGGTCAGCAAACACTGTGTAGTACCCGTAGGAGACTGTTCCAGCGGAATGTGCCATGCGAACTGCCTGATCCGACGCCGTGCGATTTCTTTCGGATCCATCGGGAGGTTGTCGGCCCCGAGTAGATCCACCATCGCCTTCACGCCCTCGAGTGCCTTCCCCACCTGCTCGTAGAGGGCAGGGCACCCGTACTGCATGTAGATGGCGTCCGGGAGCCCCACCAGCCCCCGATGCCACCGATCGAGCTTCAGAGGGTGCAGGTCGACCAGGGAGCCTTGGAAGGTGCGCGCTTCGCGGAAAATGGCGAGGGTGTCGTCGGTCATGGCCTTCATCCTACCCTTGGACGTCCAGGAGTTTCTTCGTGAAAAGGGCTTCTAACTATTGACATGAGGTGATAGAGGCTTAGATTTAGAGCATGAGCAACACGGAGAACAACCCCCTTTCCCACGTATTGTCCCCCGAAGCTCGGGAGTATCTGGCCGTGGTGTTCGAATGCACCACGCGTGAGCATCTCCTGCGCCTGGGCGAGTCCGACCTTGCAGACCTCAACGTGTTCGAGGACTCGGGGGACGACCTCGACCGAGAAATCGCCGAGTACATCCGGGCGGTTCACGAGGACCGCGAACCCTACGATCCTGCGGAACACAGCTTCGAGGTCGAGCGCAACGAAGACGGCTCGGGCTGGCGCGTGTGGGTCTGTGGTGTGGGGACGGGCGGCGAGTGGGACAGCTTCACGACCAAGGATCCCAAGCCCGATCAAGCCGCGTGTGAAAACCTGTTCAACCAATGGGTAGCCCCCCGAGGAGAATAATCATGAAAAAGCAAATCGCCCACTTCCCGGGCCCCAATGGGGGCTACTACGTCGAATCTTGGATGGACAAGAAAGGCCACATTCAAATCCGCGTTTGCGACAACGAGGACGCATTGGACACGCGTATCGAGGTCAGCGGTGCCGGTATCGAACGGGCCTGGTACCCCGGTTCACCAAGACGAATCGAAATTGACAACAGCAAGGGTTGACATGGTATTACACCGACCCCATAATAGAGGTATGGCAACGATCACCATCATCCAACCCGACGGCACCAAGACGGTGACCGAGCGCGACCCCGCCGACCGCCCCCAACTGAAGGAGCTTCAGGAAGCCGTGGGCGGATACATCGAGCCCGTTGACGCGTACCTACCGCAAGGGACGGAAGCCTACGCAAACGAGGAGGGGCTCCTGATCGGTCTCCCGCCCAACCTGGCGGGTGCTGCGGCCGTGAAGTGGCCCTATCCCATCGTCGGCCCCGTGGTGGTCTGCGAGGGTTTCGCACCCGAGGAAGACTAAGCCCAAGCCCCCGGTTTTGCGGGGGCTTTTTACTTGACATCTATCACATCAGCACCATAGTAAGAGGCATGAACAAGAACACCGATCCCCTCGCCGCCCTCGACCTCAACGCTCAAGCCGAGCTCGCGGAAACCCTGTCCAAGCTGCTCGATGAGCTTCACGGGCTCTGCGAAAAGAACCTGAGCAAGAGCGAGTTTCTCAAGGCGGAGAAGCACATCGACGCCATCGGGGAGACTTTCTCTATCCTTGGAGGGTTCGGTTCTTCCGCCGGTTGACATGGTATCACACCGGCACCATAGTAGGAGGCATGAGCAACACCATGAATAGTCCCGAACGGCTGGCCGGGCTGCGCACCAAGTACCGGGTGAAACAGCCTCGTTTCCTGGATCACAAACTGGTCAGGACTGCGAGGAAACAGATCGGAGTGCCCGTGTACCATTACCGGCACCGCGGCCCTCGCCCTCTGGTGGGGGACTCACCAGGCGACATCTTCTACCAGGATGGGGCGATCTACGTTGGCCCGAAAGACGCGGCCACCCGCAACGGGGTCTGGCACGATCTGTGTCACGCGCTCGTGGCAGAGCACAAGGGCAAGCTCGAGCGTTTCAACTTCGGTTCGACCGTGCCCGAGGAGATTCTGACTTGTCAGGCGGAGTTGTGGCTGGGGTTCGTGACGGGCTTCTACAGCTACGCATACTTCCTGGACAAAGTGATGGACTACAACTTTTCTGACCTCCTGAAATGGGGCGACGACGAGGATGTCGAGGAGGACAATTTTGCGGCCTACTTCGAGAAAAAGAGCGTGGAGAGCTTGCTCCTCGACTTTCGGGAAAAGGCCCTGAAGGTGCCCGGAGTGGCACAACTCGCCCGGACCATGGGGGTCTACTCAAAGGCCGCTTTGCTCAAAAAGTTCCGGGCCTGCGCTTGACACGGTATCACGTCGGATCCATAGTAAGAGACATGAGAGGCGTATCAGTCAACATTCTTCGCTCCGACCTCGGAGACTGCACCAACGGCGGGGCAACGAACCCTGTCCATTCCAAGGGCCGCATCGTGGTCGTGTTCGATCCCGAGATCCAGACGGGCAACTTCAAGCTCGAGGACTGCAAGGATGACCCGCGCTTCATCTGCCTTCGCATTGTGCGGCGGCGGGCCGGGACTTCCAACGAGTACCTGCACTGCGAGCCCATCGAGAATAAGCCCGGTGAGCGCGTCGGCCCCATGTTCGGAGGCAACTACGTGATGACTTCGGACAGCCGATTCCGCGACGTTTCCCCCTACCCCCTGCCGGTCCATGACCGGTTTGAGACGCAAGAGCAGTACGCTCTGCTGAGCCGGTAGACCCATGGCAGGACGGAACGCAAAGGTCAACACGCGCCAGACGGAAATCGCCCGCTCGCGGTTCGGAGACAAAGCTATCGCCTTTGTCGAGCCCGCGGTCGCCTACCGTTCCGGGCGCTGCTCGGCCTGTCTCAAACCGGAGTGTCGCCGCAAGAACCGAATGGTGATTGCGGTGCATTGCGGCTTTTTCTTGAACGTGAAAGGTCAGGGGCATACGTGGAAAGACGCATGGGCGCAGACCTGACATTCTCACCAGCGGAAGAACACATGACTGACGACCAATACCGCGAGGGACACAAGTACGTCGTATGTGAGACCTGCGGCAGCGAAATCTTGCTTACGCACCGGGAGTGTTACGCGCCCGAAGAGGGAACCTGTTTGGTTGGATTCACGTGCGACAACGATGACTGCGAGGCGGATTTCTTCGCGGAGGTACACGCCTTGACAGATATCGCATCGGTCCCATAGTAAGAACATGAAAAGACGACGAACCTTTCTCAGCCTACTTCTAGCCGGAGCTCTCCTGTCTGCTTGCGGAGGGCCGCCTCCGGAAACCAAAGGCCATGCTCGGCTTCAGCAAGAGCAAGCCCTCATCAAGCAAGAACGGGAGTTGCAACAGAAAGTTGCCCAAGCAACTGGGGCCGAAAAAACCGCCTTGGAAAAAGAGCTTTCTGCGGTTTCTTCCAAGCTAGATGAGATGGGGGAAGCCAAACAGGAACGACAAGAACGGCGGGCCGCTGAGAAAAAACGACGGGAGGTCGAAGAACAGGCGGCTAAGAAGAAGGAACGCGAAGAGAAGGGATATGTGGATGATCCGAAAATTCACCGGGAAGCAGAGGCTATTATCAAAGCTGCCGGCTTTTCCTGTCCAGGAGTAGCTAGCGTCCGAAAAATGGGGGACCGTGGACGAGGCATGGTTCTTCGAGCCCAGTGCCGAAATAACGTGTTTTTCGGCATAACAATCCTGCCCCAAGATCGAGGTTTTTCAGTCGATCTCTGGAAAGCCTGAGCCCGACGGGTTGACGTGCTATTACATCGGCCCCGTTCTAAATGAAGAGGGGCTTCTCGAGGTACCCTTCCAAGACCTACTCCTTCCAGGATGCGCCGGCCGAGGTACGTGCTGCGATGGTGCGGTACTTCGAGAAGGAGAATGGCGCCAAAATCTGCTGTAGCTGCACGGTAACCATGGTCTCCATTCCGGTGGGGGACCTCCAAAGCGCAGTGCTCGAGAGTCTCAAGAAATATGGGGACGTTCCGGAAGAGGAAACCTGGGAGAGTTTTCACGCCTGGTACATGGAGAAGTGGAGTCCTGGTCGCGGGGTTCCTGCGGACTCGAAAGAGATCTGGCCAATCCTTCTAGATCGAGAGCATGTCATCTGGGACGGGTGGCACCGTTTCAACCAGTACGTGGCACGTGGCATGGAGACCATTCCGGGGATCCTCATCAAAGGGGCTTGACTTCTATCACCTCGGACCCATACTAAGAACATGGACGAGATTTTCACCAACATCGCCAAGAACCTGACCCCCGACCAACGGGCGGTTCTGGAGATCTTCCGCACTGCGGTACCCGGCCGCCCTCTTGCGGCCGAGAGAAACGAGCTTCCCATGGGCTACCTGAAGCTCGCTGGGGTGACCCCCGACTGCGAGCCCCGCTGGGAGCTCAGCGACCTTGGCCGCAAGGTGGCCGAGGCTGCGGCTACCCTGAACGCCGAGGAGAACGCCGCGTGAGCTACCGGAAACCAGCCCCAGAAGAAGAAAAGGCTATCCGTGGCCTCAACGCTTACGTCAGCAGTCCTCCAGACGATTCGATCATATTCGACGAAGAGGCATTGAACACCCTCGTCGAGCTTGCACACGGAAAGCTTGAAAGTCAGTTAGGTGTTCAGGATGGAACGCCTATCTATCGAGGCATCTCCACGTACGACGACACATTCAACGGTAACCTTCCGTACTTCGTACCCGATGCTGACGAACCCTGCGGTGTGGTATTTGGTCGTAGAACGGTGGCTCACCCGGGGTCTTGGAATGCCGTCGGCTCGTCTTGGACGACGGACCCGTACGTCGGAAAAATGTTCGCCGAAGGTCTTCTGGGACGGATCTTGCTCCGGGCGAAGGCCCCCTATGCTGCTTTTGGTGGCCACGAGATGGCTCAGTGGCTCGGGAAGGTTCAGGAGAAGGAGGTCATCGTTGTGGGACCCGTAGCTGTGGACGCTATCGCTTGGGCTGGCCCTGACTGCTCCAATGAAGAGTGGGATCGTGTGGTGGGGCTCGTGATGACCAGCTCCAAGATGCTGTGATGACGTTCACCCCAGGCGTCCTGGAGACGATTTGGTCTTGACTTTTATCACCTTGATCCCATACTAAAAACATGGACACGAAGCAAGCCACCTCCGACCTCGACTTCACCACCACCACCTACTCGGACACGGGGGTGGACGCGTGCCCCGCCGTACACGTCTCGTGGGAGGGCGTCACCCGGGTGCTCGGCCGTCCCCACCGCGGCACGGCTGCGGATGACGCCCTGCTTGTGATGGCCCTGCTCGCTTCGGGCGCTCCCGCGTGGGTGTCTGGTGCCACCGGCTGGACTGACGAGCACGGGTGGGGGCTCTATGGCGACGCCCCCGAGCTCACCACCTACCTCTGCACGGACGGCAACGCCGACGTCGAGATCGAAGCCCCCTCCCCCGAAGACGCCGCGCTCGAGTACGTGAACGAAGGCGACTGGGGCGACGAGCTGACCACCCGCTGGGTGCTCGTGTACGTTAGCGATCCCGACGACGAGACGGAGCGGGTGCGCGTCGAGATCGAGCCCGCTGTACCGCCCTGCGCCGAGGGTCGCGAGAGCCGCGGACACCGCTGGGTGGAGGGTGATCCGCGCGGTCACGGCGGCGGTGTGGTGATCCCCTCGTGGTGCCCCCACTGCGGCTGCGGACGGACCCTGGATACCTGGGCGCAAGACCGAGCGACCGGCGAGCAGGGCCTGGAGAGCGTCACCTATCTGCCTGGTGCGCACGAGCCGATCGACGTCCCCGAGGGGTGGGCCATCTACCACCGCGAGGACGCGGGCCAACCAGACATGCACGATTGCAGCGGCGGCGACTGGTACTACGAGCCCGAGGGGTGGGACGTCGGCGAGGTTTACTCGCACGGGTACCGGACGCCCGAGCAGGCTGTTGCCGCGTGTTTGGATTGGGAGGAGCAAGTGGAGGCGGCCGAGAGCGACGAGGCGACTGCCTAGCCCTCCCCCTCCCCCACCCCGCCCCCGGCTGTTAAATCAGCGGGGGCCTCGGAGGTGTGAACACCATGAGCAACACCACCCCCGCCCCCGACCCCGACCCCGCTCCAACCCTGGAATCGCTATTGCCATCCTGCACCGTCTCTTACGGATGGCACCTTGCCGGACCTGGGCCCGCCCGCTACGGATGGGGCGCCACCACGTGTGCGGGAAAAACCGTGTACCTCGGCCGTAGCCGCGCAGCGGCAGCGGAGGCCGCACGGGCGCTCGGACCCTCGTGGGGCTCTTAGGGTCCAGACTAGCCCTCCCCCACCCCGCCCCTGGCTAGCTCGACTAGCAGGGCCTTCTGAGGTCTACTCGCTCGGTTACGACACCGCGGAGGAGGCCGCCGCCGCGTGCCTCCGGTGGGTCGAGGAGCAGGAGGCCACTGAATAGTTTTCACGTCCAGGGGCTTGACTCCTATCACCCCAAACCCATACTAAGAGTATGAAGCCGACAGACAACGAACAAGACATCTTGGACAGCCTCTTGGCTGCCTATGTCGAAGATCCCTCCCCCGAGAGCGGTCGCACCTACATGGCCGACGAGCCCGAGTATGAGGCCGCTTGTGATCTCATGGAGGCGGGCCTTGTGCGCGAGGTAACCACGGGTATCCACGCAAACGTGCGATGGGCTCACTTCGGCCTGACCGACGAAGGCTTGGAAGCCGCGAAGGGACTCTAAGATGGGATGGACTTACCCGCACGGCGCGACCCGCCGACAGATCATCGAAGAGCTTACCCCCGAAGAGCGCTCCTACGGCGAATCCGTGGGCGGGGGCTTCTTCCGCACCCTCCGACACTGCTGCCGCGGCAACGTGCTCTACGCGCTCCACGAGAGCGTGAAGGGTGACGGCAGCTCCTGGAAGTGGATCGGGGTCTACCTGCTCCAACGCGACAACCGGGACGGTTCGTGGGGCTACAAGGATATGGATGAGTCCATGCACCCCTACTACTACAATTGCCCCGTAAGTTACCTCGATGCTGCCGATGAGCCCACCACTCAAGATGCGAAGACCTGGCGCGCGGAGGTCCGGCGCCAGGCGGAGGAGCGCAAAAAGCAAAACGCCAAGCGCCCCGAGAAGGGACAGGTGTGGAGCTGCTACGGCGCCAACTGCAAGAAGATCCGCATCGTCGAAGTCAAGGGGCGCCGCATCGTGGCTGACAATCTCACGGGGGGCGGCCGATACCGCATCCTGAAGAAACTCCTGGGCGAGCGACTGGAGGCGTCCTCGTGAGAGTAAGCCGTCTCGAGAAGATCAAACTCCTGGAGCAGAGCAACCGTCTGAGTGGAAGTCACCAGGCGGGCCTTCACCGAACGATCGTAGGTGATGGGCTGCTCCACGAGCTTGCCCACGCCGTATGCCAAGGTGTACGGATCGAGGACTTGCGCCAAGTCCGGGACTGGTGGGAACAGGATCCCGGTGGGCGCCAATACCGGCCCGACTGGCTCGAGGATCTCGTGCGAGACACACTCGACGATTACCATTTCAACGGAGGAAACTCCGATGCAGACGAATGTCGGGCCATCGCTGTGTGCGTCCAGGCCCTGCGTCAACTCGGATGCATGCGTGACACGGAGCGTTACGTGGATCGGTGTCTGGAGACGGCCGACGTGGAGGATGCTGATCGGGCTCGAGACCTTGTATACCGATCCCTGGAAACCAAGGTGGCAAAGCAACGGGCCGTCAAGGTCCTGAAATTTGTCGACCAGCTATACGATGACGAAATCACCGAAAAACTGTTCGCCTCACCTTGACTTCTATCACATCGGCCCCATAGTAGGAGACATGAACAACGAAGACATCCGAACCGAGATCCTCGAACACATGGCCCGTGCGTTCTTTGCGTGCGCGTGGGCCGACTGGACCGATCAATACGGCCCCGGCACCCAGGGCAACGGGGTGGACGTGATGGATGAAATGCCGGACGAGATCGACTCGGCTGCCCGCCACGCTGCGGGCCGGCTGGCCGAGTCTCTGGAGCACCTCCACGGCAAGCGCATCGAAGAGATCTTCGAGCAAGCGGTGGAGCTGTCGGGCGACGACGGTGACCGCGAGAAGACCCCGGAGATGTTCGGCCACTACGCGGCGATGGGCGCGATGGGCCACGGGGTGAGCCTCTACGATGCCCTGGGGACCAAAGCGGCCGAGTTCGTCAATACCTCCGCCTGCTACATGGAGTTTTCACCCTACGATCTCGACCCTGGTAAGTATCCGATCCTGGACGAGACCGACTGACCCGACCGACCCCGGCCTAAACCGCCGGGGTTTTTCACGTTCGGGGATTGACACCTATCACATCGGCCCCATACTAGGAGGCATGACACGAACCACCAAACTCCTCCTCGCCATCATTGCTGTTTTCGCCATTGGCCTTTTCCTGGGATCTCCCGACGCGTTGGCTTTCGTGCCGCACTGCGTCAAAGGGAAACTCTGCGGCAACACCTGTATCGAGGTCACGAAAGTGTGTTACGAGGACATTCGACCCACCCTCGAGTCCTGTCAGGCTGTCCTTCAAAATTGGGGCCCCCTAGCCATTCCATGCGATGCCCATGGGGAGTGTGACCCGAATTACTGGCTTCGAGAGTGTCTGTCGTCCCCACGCGAAGCGTGGCCTGTCTGGGACTGCCTTGCCAAGGCCGATCCCGCGGACGAGCAGAGCACGTGGTCTGCTCTCAGAGCATGTGGTCTTGTCTCGAGCTCACCATAAAATAGGTGGAAACTCCGAGGGAGATCTTGATTCCTATCACATCGGACCCATACTAAGAACATGGCAGCAAACGACACCATCAAACAGCTCGCCCCGAAGATGCCCACCAAGTACCTGCGGGACTTCTTCGCGGAGAAGGATATCCCCGCCAAGATCTTCGAGGTCGAAGGCCCCGAGTGGGGAACCAACCTCATCCCGAACGAGGTCGTTGTGGAACACATCACCATCGCTCCCAAAAACGAGCTCGGGCGGATCGAGGATATCCTCCGAGGGATCGACTTCGCCAACGGCGACATCAACCACTTTCTCAATCATCTAGCCAAGGCGCTCGCCAAGTAAGGATTCCACGATGACCACAGCGAAAAACATGGCCTCTCTGACCACCTACACCTGCACGGACGGCAACGCCGACGTCGAGATCGATGCGGCCTCCCCCGAGGATGCCGCCCAAGAGTACGTCGACGACGGCGACTGGGGCGACGGCACACCTACCACCCGCTGGGTGCTCGTGTACGTTAGCGATCCCGACGATCAAGTCACACGACACCGGATCGAAATCGAGGCCCAAGCTCCCGACTGCACCCGCAAGGCTGGGCACTACTGGCTCGACGGCGACGTGCGTGGCCACGGCGGCGGGGTGATCGTCTCCGAGACCTGTCCCCACTGTGGCTGTGGTCGCACCATCGATACCTGGGCGCAAGACCGAGCGACCGGCGAGCAGGGCCTCGAGCGCGTTACCTACGAGCCCGGCGCGGTCGAGCCCATCGACGTGCCCGAGGGCTGGCAGGTCTACCACCGCGAGGAGGCGGGCTGCCCCGAGTTGCACGACGAGGGCGACTGGTACTACGAGCCCGTCGACCACCATGGCGGCGACGTGTACTCGCCCGGCTACAACACCCCCCAGGAAGCTGCGCAGGAGTGCCTGTCCTGGGTCGAGGCGCAGGAGACCGAATAGGATGGGGCAGGCCAAGCAAACCCCCATCTGTAAGGAGTGTGGAGCTCAAGGCCCGAAGGGCACGAGAAAGGCTCACCAGGAGGGCTGGGGGCGCTTAGACCACGCCGGGTGGCGCTGCCCCTCTCACCACGAGGAAGCCCAACAGCGGCGCCGCAAGGAGGAACCCCGACCGAAGAGAACCCCCAACCTGGCCGCCGCTCTGGCGCTGGCCTCCCTTCGTGGTGGGCTGCGGTTCTAGGAGTTTTCCCCGAAACCCTCTTGACGGCTATCACATCGGACCCATACTAAGAACATGACCAAACGAGAAGCAGAGACCCATTTCCGAGCGAACCACGTGCCCGCCATCCTTGAGCAAGAGGCTCAGAGCTCTGGCCGAGTTGACGAGCCGCTCCGCTCCTTCGAGTGGAACACCTACACCGACATGCTGTGCAAGGATGGCCAGATCACCGAGCACCAGCGGGCCAATTGGGACTTCCCGCGCTGGCTTTTTAGCTCGCGCCTCCAAGGGGGTGCGAGTTGATCCAGGCGGCCAAGATCACCATCACCCGCGCAGAGGGCCCGACCGCCCTCTGCGGCATCTCCCAAACCTTCGAGGGCCCCGACTGCTGGGCCGAGGCCAACCGCTACCTACACCGGATGAGCATTAGCTTTCCCAAGGAGGGTGGTTACGACAAACACGATTTCAGGGTTGAGTTCGCCGATGGGGAGACCTGGGATGGGCGCCTTGACTGTAAGCACTTCTCCTGCGAGGGCTCCGATCTCGACGTGGCAAAACACGTGGCCGGCTTCGCCCGGTTCTATGCCGGCCTTGCCTGCCCGAGCCACATGACCGAAGAGAAGTACCGCAAGGTTCTCAGCCACTACGAAGACGTGGGAGCCATGATGCGCGAATTCTTGGACACCTACGAGGTGCCCGCTTAGCTTATTCGTCGTTCACAAGGGCCCCCTGGGATAGTCTCAGGGGGCCTTCCTTTTGTGTCCGAGGAGTAAAAGGAGAGGAGGAGCCATGCAAGACGTGATGCATGCACTCGAACAATACATGCGGGGGATGGTCGAGCTCCGTAAACGGGGCCAGGTCCCGGCCCCGGAGGGGTTCGTCTACTCCTGTTTCGAGGAGTACGTCCTGCGGCATGGCCGCATGATGAAATCCGAACCCTTGACCGATGAGGAGGAGAGGATCGTCCGGGAGGCGTTGGGGGATGCTTCGGCACAGGGCGCTGACGTGCACGAGTTCAGACAGTGCTTTGCGAATGCCCAGACCCTCGTGCTGACGCAGAACACGGCCGAGCTCGTCTACTTCGAGGGGTACGCCTTCGGCCGTGTCTCAGGATTTCCGGTTCACCACGGATGGATCTCGATCAACGACAAGGTGATCGACCTGACCTGGGCCCTCGAGACTCCAGCGTCCAGGAGTCTGCTGCCGGATCGCCCAGTGGGAGCTCTGCCGGAAGGGTATGCCTACTGGGGTTTCCCGGTCGAGAACACCGACTATCTCCGGGTTCGGACGGTGGCTCGCGGTATGATCGGTTCCCTGCTAGATGATTGGAAGGACGACTTTCCACTCCTTCGAGGCGTGGATCCCAACGATGAGGCGTCCTGGAGGGCGGCATGAACGAAAACGACCTGACGGGTTTCTTCCAGCTCTGGGAGAAGCGACATCCCGAGCTCGGCCTGTACACCTGCTGGCGCCAGGCCAAACGGCTTGCCCGGTCTTTTCACGATCTCGAGACTTGGCTGCGTCCCGAAATGGACAAGATCTCCGTAGTCGCACCGGGGCTGCTCGAGCTCACCAAAAACGCCAACGAACTCGAGCTGCTCGAGCGAACCGTCAACGGAGACATCGGTGTTCGGTGCGTCCGCCACATCCTGCTGTACCTACGTCGAGGAGCTCCCGAAGCAGCCAAGAGCGTCCGGCAGTCCGAGAGCGACAAGACCCGATCCTATCCCGAATTCGAGCCCGTCCTGTACCGGATGTTCGGCTGCACAATCCACGGCGTCCAGGGATGTGATGGCTGGCTCTGTCGGGATGAAGATGAAAAAGCCGACCCCCGTTGAGGGGCCGGCTCGTTCCGGTGGAAGACCGGGGCTTACTCACCCACGGCCTTATCCGCCAGGTGGTCTCCGGTAGCGAGGACTTCGACCTCACCGGACACCGAGACCCCACCCCACTTGAACTTGCGGGTGGGCTCCTTCAACTCCCGCACTCGGGCGTCGGCAGCTTCACGTGCGGCCTCCACGAGATCGGGGTCGATCTCCAAGGCACGCTCGACCACGGTGTCGAGATTGATCCCGACCTTGCCCGCGGCTTCCCGCTCCTTGTTGAGCTCCTCGAGCAACGTCGCAACGATGCTCCAAGGTTTCGCGCTCTGAGGACACAGAGCATCCGGGGTGGACTTCCGCACCTTCACGGTTCCCTTCGTGTGAAGGACGATCGTTTGATCGACCTCAAACTCGGCCTTTACTTGGCCGAGCTCGTCTCGACGGCTTTTCATGGCCTTGGCCACGAGCTTCTCGAGGGTCTTGAGGACAGGAGCGGGAAGGTTGTTCAGGTTTTCCATTTTCTTTTGCCTTTCTGGCCGGTCCCTCCGGCACCCTCTCACTATAAGGGCCGGGTAATAGGAAGCAAGTCCTTTTCACGTTCTCAGGGGCACTTGATCCGAGACAGATCAAGTAGTCGATTTTTTCACGATGACCCCCTTGCGTTCTCTCACACCGACCCAATAGTGGAAGGTGTCGGAGGCAGAACCCCGACAAGAAAGGAACCACAACACATGTTCAGCGCCATCCTATCCGCCCTTCTCACCGTTGCCTTCGCCGCGGGGGCCTCGTTCCCCGACTTGACGGCACCGGCGGCCCCCACCCTGGCTGACGAGGACGCCTCGTAAAAGAGGCGCTCACGGCGCGCTCTGGCTCCTCTCAGGAGGCTCCAGGGCGCCCTGTGAGCCACGCTGATCCACAAAGCCCCTGCACACGTCTATGGGCGGTCAGGGGCTTTGTCGTGGCGCTCAGGAGCTCGAGACACAAGAAAGCCCGGCCAGGGAGACCTCGGCCGGGCTTTAAGCGTACGTCCACGAGCTCAGAGCTCCCAGCTACTCGATTTCTCCCAGGGCCTCGGGGATGTAGAAGGCGGCGCCCACGGTGGGGCACCACAGAAGCGGGGACACGATGAGGGACGCGATCACGCCCAACAAGAGAAGGCCGCCGATGGTACTGAGGGTGAGGATGTTCTTGATGTTCATCTCTGTTCTCCAGGCTAACCGCTATTGCCCCCATGTCATTCCCTGATTTTCGAGAAACTTTCTGGGCCCGAGGGGGATGACATCGGCGCGATAGGGCTTATCTTAGAACCCATGAGCAAGAACACCCTCGAGTTTCCCCATATCTGGAACGAACTGATGGAGCAAGTCGGTTTCGCGGTCGCAGCCGGTGAATCGCGCCGGGAGGTGATGGCATGGGCGCAGTCGGAATACGACGCCTACGTTGGTCACGCGCACAGCGAAATGTACGGGCCGCCCGAGCCCACCTGGGACGCGGCCTGGTAGGAAACCGACACGGCCCCTATTGCGCTCGCGTGATAGGGGCTTACGTTAGAGACATGGCAGAGAACACCGCAACTTTCGAGATGGTCAGCGACGATGACCGTCTTCTCGTGGAGCTGAGCAAAATCCGTGACCGCCTGGTGGAACGGGCGGAAGAGATCTCGATTAAGCTCGACGCCAACATGAACCCTGGCGTGGCCGCTTCCCTTGAAGGGAAGGAACAATCCAAGGCCCTGCACCTGTTCGTGACCCAGGCCAAGAAACTCGAGCGCGAGCTCCGCAAGCTGGAGAACCTGGCCGAGAGTTTTCGCGTTCATATCTATTGACGCGAGGTCATACCGACTTAGGTTGAAGACATGAAGCAAGCCACCCTCACCATCACCGTCGAATACCGCGAAAGCCCGGATGATGATGCCATCCGAGATCAACTCGAAAGCATCGCCCGCCTTGCGGCCGGAAACGGTCTGCTGACCTGGGACGGAGCGTACCCGGTCGAAAGCTGGGACTGTGACGTGAAGATTGAAGACCCCAAAGGCCCCCGCGTGATCGCCCATTTCCAGCCCCAGGCATGGGTCAATGACAGCGCCGTCGATATCGACGGGGCCTACACCTTCGACGTGACGAAGCAAATCGAACAGATGGGTCGCAAAGCTGCCGAAGAGATTTCGGACGGCGACTATTCGTCTGACGACCTCTGGCACGTCTACTGCGACCAACACCCTGGCGACCATCACGACGGTCCTTTCCGGGTGACGGTCGAACAAGCCATCGAGGATTACTTCGAGGAAGACTAGATTTTCTGGTGTCTCTCTGCTCGCCCCCGTGGGAATGGTCCCACGGGGGTTTTTTATGGAGGGTCTTCCTCTTTAGCGGCACCAACGATATCAGCCCGCATTTCCATCAACCGACGGAGTTGATCCTCGAGCCACTCTTCATCGGTATCGGGATCCAAGTAGCCCTCGAGCCACTCGTAGAGCGCCTCATGCTTGTCGTCCAGGACCCTGTAGCCACGACCTCCACATACACGACATCGGCACGAGCTGATATGGCCCATGTTCCCTGTGCCTTTGCACGTTGAGCAGATGACTCGCATCCCCACGCTATAGGAAAAGGCATAGCGCGGTTAACAACGTCCCGGAGTGGAGACTCGAGATTCTCCACTCAGCGCTTGGCGCGGATTGCCGTGTCGAGGCGGTGCTCTACCACTGAGCTATCCGGCTGTGTACTTGATGAACTCGGCAACGATTTTTTGCTTCACCCTTTTGCGCGTTCCCATCTGAAGGGCTCGACTGAGTGGCCCCGATGCGGGAGGGTTTGATCAAATGTGTCTTGTTCTTTTCTCGCTCGAACTCGGTCTTGCATTGGGGGCATACAAGCCGTACGAAACGACGACCTCGTGCAAGAGCATGGTCGCGGGCGTGCGCTGCATGAGTTTTGATTTTCAGGTTTTCAGGGTCGTTGTTGGTCCTGATCTCGTCCTTGTGGTGAACCGCCTCGCCATCCTCCAAGAGCCGCCCAATCTTCATTTCCGCTACGATTTGATGGACATAAACGTATCCGGTGCTCCATGCGCGAGGGTGGTCGGGGCAGTAGACAACCCGATACCCAGTCGAGGTTGAAGTGCGTGTCCAGTCGGGGTGGTAGGGAGGAAAGTTGGCGCTCGCGGGGGGATTCGAACCTCCGACCTGCGGCTTAGGAGGCCGCCGCTCTTGTCCTGCTGAGCTACGCGAGCGGGATGGAGTCTTTGCCATACACCGGTACTATACCGATGCTCTGTCCCACTGAGCTACGGAAGCGAAAATTATTCGGGCTCGAGGTCTTCGAGCTCCGAAGGCATCCACAGGAGGGATCCGCCCTTGAACGTCGCGGAGTAGGCATCCACCAATCGCCCCTTGTACCCGAGAAGCCGATCGGCGAATCCCACCATCAAGCCGTTGGGGTGGATCATGTCCTTGATGCGAAGCACCTCCTGTACGGCCTTCATGGCGGAGATGCTGCTGGGCTCGAGTTTGGACGCGAGGATCGTCAGAGCTGCGGCTGAGCTCCTTGAGATGCCGGCGGCACAGTGGCACAGGACTTCGGAGCCTTCGTGAATACCGGCAGCGAACTCGATGATGCACTCAACGTCCTGGGACTTGGGTGCGGCCATTCCGACGAGCCTGGGATCTGGGTCGCTGATGTCATGAAAAGAGAGAACAAGGTGAGCTCCTTCGTGATGCAAGAGAGGTCCAGGAGGTGCACGGTCTGGGTCGTTGATGGAGACCACATGAGTGAACTGGGACCCCACCCTCGAGCCGAGGAGTCCTTCGGCCAGGTCGTAACTCGCGATGGTGATGGATGGGAACGTCATGGTCTTCCTTTCTACCCATGGTAGGCCCGGTGGGGTTTGAACCCACGACCAGCGAGTTATGAGCTCGCCGCTCTTACCAACTGAGCTACGGGCCTAGAAGCCCGGTCGAGGCTTGGTTTTCACCTTCGCCTGGGCGCACCCATGCCGAAGCCGATCGAACCGCGAACGGGATCATGCCTGAGCTCGGATATGCGCTGGGCGAACATGGTCCTCCCGATATACGAGAGGACCATGCCCGCGTCAAGGACTAAAGCCGGTTCTCGCCGACAGAAAAAGGACCCCGGACCTCCACGTAGGCCAATTCGTCGGCTTCGTCTCGCTCGTCCCATTCATCAGAAGCCTTGAGCTCCTCGATGATGTCGTCCGAGCTGGGCATCTCGTCTCGGTAGATCGGCCAAGCGTCGACGCCGTGACGGTGGTTGTAGATGACGATGTAGAGGTTGGTCGTGTTTGCCATGACCTCAACGTAATACCCGTCGGTTTGAGGCACCACAGACTATAAGTAGCATCGGTCGATTTTTCCGAAATCTTTTCCGAGCCTCTTGTCATATCACAGGAGAGTCATACATTTTACTTGGTATGGCAACGATCCTCAGCTCGCTCATGGCACTCATCCTGATGCTCACCCCGGTAGGGCTTCTCTTGAAGCCGGAGCACAAGGGTGCCCCAGAGGATGCCCGGGATGTTTACGCATACACGGGAGGCGGTTGGAAACGAATGGCCACGGTCTATTCCGACGACGATGCGGAGATCGAGGCGGCTGAGCTCGAAAGGATTGGTTTCGAGGTCGAGATTCGCTAAGGGATCCTGAGTTTCAAAAACAGGAAGGCGGCACAGTCACGAAGACGTGCCGCCTTCTTTTCGTTTAAGCCCCCGCTCCCAAGCATCTGCCCATGCGTACCACCGGGCATCTTCCTTCTCGGGGAAGGGGCCTTCTCGGTACTGCTTCTTGGCCACCCCCGGAAGGGAGCGCAGGAAGTGCCAGCCTTCCTTGGTCTTGAAGAGGGCGTAGGTCGGGTCCGGGAGTCCAGGAGGTGCTTCTTCAGTTCGACGAAACCACCACATCACTCGGGTCCGACGCATTTCTCGTATGCGTTCTCCCAAAACTCAAAGAAACCAGGCAGTGTCTTCGCGAAGGCTTGCCACTCAGGACCTGGGCCTCGAGCGATGCGCGGCTGAAGGTCATCCATCTGCTGCTCGAGCTCGTGTTTCCGCGCCGGGTCTTGGGTCAGGCACCAGCCCAACCACGCTTGCCGGTACGCCTCCTTGGCTTCGTCCTTCGTCACCGAGCTCGGACCTCGACCGGGGGATGCTTGTCGGGATGCGTGTGAGTTGTGATGGACCCGACCCATCCGATGTCCGGGGCAACGACGGGCGGCATCCGAATCCAGCAGTCAGAGGGGGCCTCGAGCACCCACATCTGAATGTCGTCCTTCCACTCCCACGCCAAATTCGAGATTCGTGCCGGAACCTTCATGCCGTCCCGGTCGAGCCGAAGCCGCCTTCACCACGCTCGGTATCGCTGAGCTCGTCCACTTCCTGGATGGAGACCCGGGGGAGTGCCTGCACGATCATCTGGGCGATGCGGGTATTGGGCTCGAGGATGTATGTCGTGGAACTCGTATTGAGGAGGCCGACCTTCACCTCGCCTCGGTAGGTGGCGTCGATTGTGCCCGGGGTGTTGACGACCGTGATACCTTCCTTGACCGCTAACCCAGACCTTGGCCGGATTTGCCCTTCGTAGCCGGGTTCGATTTCCACAGCAAACCCAGTCGACACCAGCTTCCTCTCACCTGGTGGGATCCCGATGGCACCGTCCGGGAGCCATGCTCGAACATCCATGCCTGCATCATGATCGTGCTGGTAGGAAGGGAGTTGCACGTCCTCGTGAAGTTTCTTGAACTTGACCGTGGTGGATAGGGGATGGCGCGGCATGGTCGGACTCTACCCGTTCTACGCTTTAACGACAAAAGCCCCGGCCGAAGCCAGGGCTTTCGTGAAACAAGAAACCTTGCGGGCTATCCTGACCCCTCGTCACACCTCGGAGAGGTTGAGAACCTTTCGCGCAGCAAAGTAGACCGATTCATCGATCACCCCGCATGCTTCGCAGCCCGTGTCGTCGTAGCTGTCAACCACGCTGCGGAGAACCACCACGGGGTCGCTGTCGGAATCCTCAGCCTCCTCGACGGTCTTGCACACGGCCTTCTCGTCGTCGGAGGGTTCTCCACAGATTTCGTTGAACCCCCCTGCGGTGAGTGCGGAGAGCACACGCAGGAAAGTCTGGCGGGACATATTCGTGGGTACGGTGAGGGTGATCTGTTCCATGACTTCAGTGTAATACCGGCTCAGTCGTTGGCAAGGGGCTCACGGCCGAGATAACTTGAACCAGTACGTCTGAAGGGTCATCCCTTCAGCTCGCCCTTCAACGTGAGGATTCCGACGAGCAGCTCTCGAATCTTGCTCTGTGTACCGGAGCCGAGGTCCACCTCCACGATCCTGAGAGCGACGAGATCAGGATTCTTCTCATGTTCTTGCTGCTTCTCGTGCAGCCACTCCCCATTTTCGTTGTAGGAGAATTCATCCATCACCTCGAGAGCCTCCGGGGCGCACTGCTCCGGGTAGTCCTCCTTGCGCTGGCCGAATAGAACGTAGATCTTCACGAGGTACCTCCGCCAACCATCACGTTGTCCCACTCGCGGGCACCGCCGAGCTTGTACTCGATCTCATCGAGGTAGTCCCAGTACTCTTCGTCCGCCGCCAGCTCGTTCAAAAGGGGTTCGTCTTCTGGGGATGTCTTCGGCATTTCGTTCATGCTTTCAGCGTAACTACTATCACCTGCTTGTCATTCCCTTGGCCACAACTTTTTTGGAAGCGCAAAAACCGCACCCGATGGGGTACAAGTTGGGATCAGAGATGCGGCTTCGGAAGATCATCAGCGGGGGGCAAACGGGTGTGGATCAAGGCGCGCTCGATGCGGCCATCAGTCTGGGCCTCGAGCATGGGGGCACCTGTCCGCGTGATCGACGATCAGAGGAAGGCCCCATCCCTGATCGTTACGTCCTGGAGGAGCACGCGAGCTCGGCCTATCCTCCTCGAACACGACAGAACGTCCGAGATGCCGACGCCACCCTCATTTTGACGTTGGGGACGCATGTGACGGGTGGGACGCGCCTGACCGCTCATCTGGCTCAGGAAGCCGGCAAACCCTGGCTGGCCGTGAACATGGAATCTCCACAGGCTGTGGACAACTTGTGGACATGGCTGCGCGAGATCGAGCCCGAGATCTTGAACGTCGCGGGAGCACGTGAGTCCAGGTTTCATGGAATTCAGCGAACGGCTGCGGCCTTCCTGCGTATGGTGATTACCCGGCTTCGTGAAAACTGACGGCTGCACTTCCAAGTGTCCCTTCGACAAATTCAGGGGAGTACAAGAGCCAGTCGGGGTCACCATCCACCCCTTTCACCGAACCCACTGACACCCGAGAGAGGAACCCAATGAGCGACGAGAACCTGTCCGACGTCCTGGACGACAAGGCCGACTACCTGGCCTACATGAAAAACAAAACCATCGAAAAGCTTAGTGAACGCACCCATCTGACGATGGCCAAGATCGCCAAACTCGTAGACCATGACAAGCACGGTGCCGTAGTTGGTGAGATCACCCTCCAAGAGCTCATTGACTATCAGGTCAAAGTGCAGCTCGAAGACGCGGTTGCTGAGCAGCTCGAGCAAGTGGAGGGTCTGTATTCATCAGACCCTCCTGGCGATGGCGATGATGTTGGCGTCAAGGTGGCCAAGAAGCGCACGAAGAAGAAGGCGAAGAAACCCGCCAAGAAAAAGGCCACATCCAAGAAGAAGGAGAAGAAACCCGCCAAGAAGAAGGCGAAGAAGACCACCAAGAAGAAGCGATCGGCAGCGGTCAAGAAAGACGGGCGCAAGGCCGACTATGGCAAGAAGAAGCCACGGCTGAAGAGGGACCAAGGGTACAAGGAGATCCTGGCCGCGCTGAAGGCTGCGGGTGAGCCGTGCGGGCGCAAAGCTCTCGAGACTGCGACTGGGTACACCGGCGTCCAGGTCCGCACCTTTTGCAAGGAGCTCGCTGCACAGGGCAAGGTCGAGGTTCTCGGCAAGGGCGGTCGGTCCACCAAGTACGCCCTCTCCTAACACCAAGAACCGGAGTGCAAAAGAGCCCGAGGGTCCTGTCCTTCGGGCTCTTTTTTTGGGCCGATCAGTCGGCCATTTGCATGGACTTGAGGGTGACTCGCACGTTGTCGGGAGCCACCTTCACCGCCCCCTTGGCAGAGACACGAGGCAGCTTGGAGATGATCTCATCCTTGAGAGTCTTCTCGAGCTCGGCCACACCCGTCTCGTCCAGGAGTTTCTTTTGCGCATCGTTGCTCATGTCGAGAGCCTGCGTCATCACCTGACGAAAGACCTCGAGCGCCCTCTCCCGATCGTTGGGCTGGAATCGCTGTAGCAGGAGAGCGCAAGTCGTCAGCAGCGGGATGCTGGCCGTCGGGGCCTTGTCCGTGTCGGGTGCGACCCGCATCTCGTCCACTTCGATGTGAACGTCCAGGACAAGATCCCGGTACACACCGGGGCCGGTCTCCTCGCGGGCCATCTTGGCGTCGATGCCTTTCTTGGCGGCTTGCAGGATAGCTAGGGCGAAAACGGGGTCGATGTTGGCAGTGCTCATGTCGTGTCCTTTCCTTGGCCCTGTGGGCTCCGGTTCACCTCTTATACCCCTGCGTCCAGGATCTTGAATCCCAACGTGAAAAGGGAGCGCGTAGTTTACGCGCTCCCTTTGGGACGGCTGGCGTTCAGGGTCTACCAGAGATCGGCGGGGTCACCGTCGAACGCTTCGCCGTCGACGGTGCCGGACCACAGCGCGCCGAAGAGACGATCCTCCTCTCGGTCGAGGTCCTCTTCGGGGAGCGCACGCGGTTTCTTGGCGGGTTTCTTGCGCTTGTCGTTGGGTGGGTTGTTCATACCCCGAAAGCCCCGACCTGCGAGCAGGTACGGGGCCGGGATCGATAGAGGGGGAGAGACTAGGCGGCTCCCTCCTCCTGGTGGTCCTCCTTCGCCAACACCTCGATCTTGCCCTCGACCGAGGTACCCCCCCAGCGGAAGCCGCGGACCTCCTCCTTGACCGCTCGAAGATGGGCGGTGGCAGCCCGCTGGGCCGCCTTGACCAATTCGGGATCGGCTTGTTCTGCGGCCTCGACTACGCGCTTTAGGTCGATTCCCATGTGACCCGCCGCCTCCAGTTGGCGGTTCGCTTGCTCCAACGCAACCGCGAGCAGCTTCCAGGGTTCGGCGCGCTGCGCGATGATGGCATCGGGGGTCGACTTCGACACCTTGACCGTGCCGGTCGCCCGCAGGACCACCGTTTGATCGACCGCAAACTCGGCCTTGTACTGACCAAGATCGGCACGCCGATCTTTCATGGCATCGCCAGTCAACTTGGCGAGCACCTTCAAGGTGGGGGTGGGCAGGCTGTTCAGGGGATTGCTGTTGCTCATGTGGGGTGTCTCCTGGCCGGTCCCTCCGGCCACATCCCTAGTATTACCACGACGTGATTGACCGCAACCCCTCCTCTGCACTTTTCTCGAAGGAACTTTTTTCAGAAATCGACACCCGACCCCTTGCGGCCTATCACCCCGGGCCCATACTGAAAATAGCAAAGGAGACAGAGACCATGCCCAACATCATCGCCGCCCTTTTCCTCGCCGCCTTCACCTTCGTGGGCACCGTGGCCGTGACCACGGGCCACGATACGGACGGCCACCGCCGATCCTTCAAGGATGCCGTGGCCTGCCTCGTCCGAGGCTTCTAACCCACCGGGCCCACCGCCCAGCCCCGTACCGAGAGATCGGACGGGGCTTTCGGGGCGCATGGACACCGACTACGAACCCCGAGCCCTTCATGTCGATCACGGCCAGCCTTCGCGCGCGGCCCTAGCACGAGCCTACCAGCGAGGCCGGGAGTCCAAAGGCAAAGGCGCTCCCCCCTACGCCTGTCCCGAGCTGCGCGCCGCGTATGACCGCGGGCAGGACTCGGCTGCCGGGCACAGCTAGGCACAGCCCCACCCCTTTCAGCCCCCGCCCCTGGCTAGCTCGACTAGCAGGGGCTTTCGGGGTGAAAGGACCTTTTTGGACCCACTAGGAACAGAACCATGTAACACACACGCGATTCCGGCCCTCGCCTCCCTTGGGTGACTGGAGAGACGCTTTGAGAGGGAGGGGCCTGGGAGTGGCGCCCCAGGCATGGTAAGCCACACGGGCTCCCCTGGAGCCCCCTATACCCGGCAGAGGCCGGTCCGCTGGAGAAGCCAGCGGGGCGAAACAGACCAGCTTCGGTCCAAAGTAGCCCCGACTGCCGGCGGGCGGAGGGTTCAACTCCCTCCCCGGGTTCCCGATTTCCCGGCCCCTCCGGTCGAGCCTAACGGCTCCTGGAGGGGTCAACTTTTCTCGATTCGACCCCTTGCGGCCTATTACGTCGGCCCTATACTATAAGAGAGACGGAGACGAGACACCATGGCCAAGAAAAAGAAAGCACTCAATCACAAGCGGCGCCTTCGGGCGACCGAGAAGACCAAGGCCCCCAAGGCCCGCGACCGCAACGTTCTGGCGTTGATCGTGGCCCGCAAGGGTGGCCACCACGGAGACAAGCGGAAGGAGCGGAGCCGCCGCGCCTGCCGCGGGAAGGTGGCCTACTAATGAGGCAACGCCTTCTCTATTTCCCGCACTCCCTGGAGAACGGGAAGGGGCCCGCCCCCGCTGTGGACCTCCCCGAGAAACCCTCTCGGGTATGGACCCTCTTCCGGCACACGGACGAGAACGAACCCCCGGAGCTTCCGATCGTGCCTTCGCACTTTCACAACGCCTTCCTCGAAGACTATGTGCATGACTGGAAGTGGCGGAACGGGAAATTCCGTTACTTTTCTCGGGTGACCGAAGGACCCGTCTGGCTTCTTCTGGAGTACGCCGAATGAACGCCCTTGCTCGCCATATCACCGCCGAAATCCGGCGCATGGGGAAGCGGTACGCTCACCTGGAGGCACTCTTACCGACCATGACCGAGCCGCAGCTTCGTGACTTGCTCAACCTGATTCGGGACACGAGGGACGGCGAAAACAGCCGCATGCAAGGGCAGGCCCGTCGCATGGGCCTGCCGCCGGGAGTACTCCGATGAGCGTGCTCGAATTCATTCAGGTTCACTTCTGGATCCTGCTCGCCATGTGCGGAGTGGTAGGTGCTTTGGGCATCGCCCTATGGGTAATCGGCACGGTCCTCTATTGGCAGGGCATGAACCGTCTGCGAGCCCACGACAAGCACGAGGCCGAGATGGCCCAGATCTACGGACCATCAGCCGAGGACTCGGAGGGCCCGCTGTACCCTCCGGTCGAAAACTACGATGAGATCTCCGATGAGGAGATCCGCCTAAGCGCCTAACTGAATTAGCTGGTGTCTCTGCTCACCCCCGGAGGAATGGTCCTCCGGGGGTTTTTTCGTGAACGAGTTCAAGCTCGGGTCGGTATCATGAAAACACCGAGGGGAAACAGCTTCCGCTCACCACACCAAGGAGACAGACCATGAGTACCGAGATGTATGCGGATTTCATCCCAATGGACCCCGAGCCCACCGCGGATGCCATCAAGGCCAAGCACGTCCTGGATACCCTTTCCCAGATGCAGGAAGACGGGGCCAGTACCCGTGCCCAATTCGAGTTTCTGCGCCGGCAGCTCCCTCGAGATGAGGAGCACGAGGACGAGCGCCTGTCGATCGAAGTCCGGCTCGAGCGACAAGAAATGGTCAAGGTCGATCTTCACTACGTCAAGGAGTCAACCGCCTCCACCCTTGTTGCCTGGGAAAACAGCGATGCCTTGCCCGCAGAAACCAAGGAAGTTGGGGTTCGTCTGCTTCGTGCTCTCGAAAAGGTGAGGGCGGAGGGAGAAGCTGAAGTCAGCCAGCACTGGAAGACCGAAACTGAGATGCTGTCCGAGCTCTGGCAGTCGGACCCCGACGTCAACGAATACTTCAACTCCACGCCTACCCGTCCTCCGAAGGACAAGCCGCTGGTGGAGGACCCCGACGACGATCAGTCCGTCTTGAATTGCCCTGATCTCAAGAAAAACGAACGCGTCAAGGAGCCCAAGAAAAAATCGGATGAGAAGCTCATCTCCAAGAAAGCTGGGCTCGAGAACATCAAGGAAGAAGCTCCTCGAAAGTACCCGCTCAAGACCCGGCCCGTGGCCGAACATCTCTACGAAAGCGGAAAGAAGGTCAGCTCCGTGAGCGAGAGACCAAAACCCGTCACGGACTCTCAAGACGATGAGGGCCCCGATCATCTACGTCGGGATGCGTGGGCCGAGGCTCTCCGCGAGCTCACGGCCGAACCGTGGAAGTTTGACCGCGAGCTCCACGGCCGCACCGGAGATCAAGGTCTCGAGGGCGACGTCCTGCACTTCACCGTTGTTTCCCCAGAGGTCTATTCCGCACGGCTCACGGTCATCCCAATGCCCAAGGGTCAGCAAGAAGTCACCCTTGAGCTCCAAGTCAAGGAGAAGACGCAGCGCCGCACCGAGCTGCTGACGGAAGACGAGGCCGAGAAGCTGCACCTCGACCCAACGGCCTTCGTGAAAAAGACGCTCGAGCTCGAGTAATCCACCAACGTCCGGGATCGGTATCCTTTCTCTTACGGGCCCGTAAGAGAAAGGACCACCTGGATGAGCCAACTCGAACTCCAACTCGAACCACCGAAAGAGGAGGAGCAAGAGCTCCTCGGAGCTCTCATGGAAGAGAGCCAAACCAACCCACTTCTCGAGGAGTGGGCAGAAATACGCCGTCACTGCGACTGCGAGCTCAAAGGCACCTTCCCTGAGATGAAACTGGGGCCGGTCCTTTCCCGCATCCTCGAGCTCGATCCTGCTGACCTGAGCGCTGTCCTGGAGCTGCTTTATGCTCCTCCAACGAAACGGCCCCTCAACACCCGTCGGCCCCTGGGCATCACGTGGTCCCGCACTCCTGATGGTCGCCTACTCCGCGTCTGGGACCCCGACGGCTCCTTCGCCTTCTCGGTCGAGCCCACGGCAACCAAAGGCCGAGTCCTGCTTTTCGTCTACGTCCACTGAACGCAAAGCTCGTGGAGCTTTTCGGCTTTTTCGCTCAAGGCGGAGAAAACGGGAATAACCTCGATCCCATAGTGGTAGACAAGGCATGAGCAAGACCACCAACGCCCTGCCTACCCTCAGTGACGACGTGCGCAATGACGTATCCTTCACGGTGCCTTTCCGCTGCCGTAACCATGAGCTTTTCGGTGACCGCCGCGCCGCGGTGGTGACCAAGTTGCGGGAGAAATTCTCGCAGGACACCCTGCGCGCCTACGTTGAGCAAGAGGAGGCCCGGTGCGAATCCATGCGCCAGAGGGCTCATACCTACAACGGTGGGGCGGATCTTTTCCAAGCCATGCGTGGGGTCTACTTCCATTACGCCATGGTGGAAGTAGTGCGAGAGGCCCTCAACCCGACGCACGTGAACTGGTGTGCCGATTTCCTCGGCCTATGAGCCAGCGGGCCTTGCTGCCCCCAAAGCCCCCAGGGAGCTCCCTGGGGGCTTTTTCATGTTTGGAGTGGACAGCCTCCCTGGTGCTCCCGTAGACTGCTCGGGCTTCCCAGAGGGAGGCACACACCAAACGGCAAGGCCAGACGGTGACGAAATCGAAAGACACGAAACGGCGCAAAGCTGAGCTACTGGGCATGCCCATGGGGACGGCGGAGAAACACCTCCGCAAAGCAGTCATCCATGAGCTCGCAAGCCAGCTTGGCAAAAACCAGTGCTGTCGATGCGGTCTCGAGATCGAGGACCCAGAGGACCTTGCCATCGTTCACGTCCAGGACTGGGAGGAAGATGCTGACCTGTTCTGGGCGCTCACCAACGTCGCCTTCAGCCACACGCGTTGCGAAGCAGCTCGTTCCGGCAAACGGCAGAGAGAGAAGAAGCAGATGAGCAAAATCGAAGTCAGGGTCGAAGACCCGAATGGAAAGTCCCTCCCGGGGACCAAGCACAAAGGCCAGCTCTACGTAGCTGGGAAAAAGGGAGCTCGGTATCAAATCCGAGTTCGGAACAAGACCAACAAGAACGTCCTCGCCGTACTCACCGTCGATGGGAGAAACGTGATCACCGGGGAACCCGGCGACCATCACGACAACGGGCACGTCCTGGGGCCCAAACAAAGCTGGACCTTCAAGGGCTGGAGAACCTCCGACGATTCGGTCGCAGCCTTCGAGTTCGGCAAAAAGTCCAACGCCTACTCGAGCCAGATGGGATCCCCCGAGAATGTTGGCGTGATCGGAGTGGCCGTGTTCGAGGAGTTCGAGCCCGATCCGATCATCAAGACCGTCAAGGAGTATGTCCCTTGGCCCTACCCGGTGACGAATCCCTTTGTCCTTCCCTGGCCACGCAACCCGTGGGACATCCCCAATCCCATTTGGTACGGCACCCCCGAAATCACCTGTGATAGCTATGGGGTCGCTCCGGCATCAAACACGGTCGGGTTCTCGGACGGCGGAGGAGGGGGCACCTTCACCTCGAGCTCGGTGTCCATCAACAATGCCGTCAACAAGCTCTCGAGCTCCGAGCTCCAGGTCGAGGCCGCCTCGAACCCCGTCAAACAGCAGCGACTGGGTACCGAATGGGGTGAGCAGCTCGACAGTGTGGTCAGGTCCGTCGAGTTCAAGCGAGCCACGGACGACCCCTGCGAGGTCTTCGTGATTCGCTACGACTCCCTGGGCGCCCTGCGGGAGAGGGGCATCATGGTCCGGCCGTCCGAGAGGCGCCAGGAAGCCCCACAGGCGTTCCCGAAGAACCAGGGGTACTGCCAGCCCCCGCCCCGGAAACGGACTCACAAGGGCTAGTCAGAGCCCTTAACGACAAAGCCCCGGTCCACCTGGCCGGGGCTTTGTCTTTCGGCCCCGTAGGGGCCCGGGTGCTCTAGTCGAGCACGCCGTTGTATACCGCCTCGCGGCGGATTTGAATGGTGGTCCCACGCGGGACCACCCCAGAAAGGGTGGAAAGGAGCTCGCGCTCCACACGCGAGCGGGGGGTGTTGGTAGGCCATGAGCCCACCGGAAGCCCGCTGATGCGGGCCACGATGAAGGTCTCGACCTTCCCCCAGTTGAGGGTGATGGCATGATTGCCCATGCCTCTACTATAGTACCGATGTGATAGGACGCAAGACGACAAAAGATGAAAACCCGGAGAGACCAAGCTCTTCCGGGCTTTCGTTTGGGTGCCTGGTGGCTCAGAGACCCGCACAGATCGGGCCGAGGCCGGTCTCGAGGCTCTCGGGGACCGTGAGGAGCCGGTGGCAACGACCACAGCGACCCTCATGCCACACCTCGCACTGGCTCAACTCCTGATTGTTCCGCACTCGGTTCCAAAACCAGGCGAACGCCTGGCGGCTCGGAGCCTCCGGGCCGATTCGCATGCGGCGATCGTGAACGAAGCTGCCCCCGCGCAGACAGCCCAGGTAGGTGTAATCCCTGGTGTTCTGCGGGCCGGTCAGCACGCTCACGAAGAAGAAATCGGTGGGCTCGCCATCCTCACCCTTCTTCACCTTCACGCGATAGGTGAAGCGTGTGCCAGTACGTTCGCTTACGAGGGTAAAGCGCGCGCGACCCGCGGTGGCGAAGCGACGGATGGTCTCGATATCGGTCATCTGGGCTCTCATACCCCTACTATGGGGCCGATGTGATACTTGGCAAGAGGTGGGATCACCGAAAAAGGGCGCTCAGCAGCTACAGCGTCGCATTCGACGCCAATCCCTCGAAGCCCGGGTAGAACGAAGGCGATGAAGCGGTGGCTCAAATACGCAGGCATTACTTCCCTCTTCTTGGTGGGATTCGGGGCCCTCGCCTCCACGTGGCCTTGGTGGCTTGAGGAGTACGCTCGAGCCAAGATGGTCGGGGTGCTCGAGACCAAATTCGAGTCGGTCGAGTTCGAGGAGTTCGAGCTCGAACGTGATCGGGTGATCGTCAAGGACCTCTTCGTCTCGAACCCCCACACCCTCTTGTCGTTGCCGTCGGTGACCGTGACTTTCACCCCGAAGTTCTGGCAACGGAAGGCGGTCATCCACAACATCGAGCTCGAAGGAGGACTCGTCCAAGGGGAGCTCGAGCAACTCAAGAAGTTGAAAGGATCCGAGGATGGAGACCAGAGCTCGAACAGCTCAAGCAAGATCGACCTCTCGAGCACCTCCATCAGCGTCAAGGACTTCGACTTTGACATCCGGGCTCGGGGCTATCGAGCCCGGGGCACGGCGACATCAAACTCGAGCTCGATCAAGGGGCCGTTCGAGCTCGAGCTGATCCGCAGCTCGGTGGCTCAAGATGAGGACGTCCTGGTTTCGGCCGAGCTCCTCAAGACCACCCTCGAGCCCGAGGAGCTCTATCCGCTCGAGCTTCACGTCTCCGGCGTCTCGAGTTCCTTCGAGGAGGGTCGCATCAAGGATGTCGAGGGTGATGTGACGGTGAAGGACGCTCGAGCTCAGCAGCTCAAGTTCGACCTACGAGGAAAAACTGAAAGCGGTCAGGGTTGGATGTTCAACGGCGAAGTGAACCGCCCAGAGGCATCCGCACGAGGCCATCTCGTAGCTCAACAGCTCAAGGCATCTCAGCTCCCACTCGAGTTGCCTCTCGAGCTCGAGGACGGTCTGATCACCGTTGACCTCGAGTTGCTCAAGAACAAGGACTTCGTCGCAGCTCAAGGAACCGCAAACGTCCAGGGGCTCCGGGTTTTTCACGAATGGCTCGCTCGAGACCCGGTGGTCATCAGTGGTGACCTCGACCTGGACGCGAAAGCCAACCTTGAGACACGAGAGCTCGAGCTCAGCAGCTTCGAGTTCCGTCAGCCTTCAGGGCTCCGTGTCCAAATGAAGGGTCGGCTGCTCTACGCCAAGGAGTTCAGGGATCGGGAGCTCGAGTTCGAGCTCGAGTTCCCGACTTTCCGTTGCCAGGACTTACTCGAGAGCGTGCCCGGTTTCCTTCCGGCTCTTGATGGGTTCGAGCTCGACGGGGTTTCCTACGCCTTCCTGGAAGTTTTCGTGAAGATGGACGACCCAGATGCCACCGTCCTGGAAGGAGGGCTGGACCTTGATGCATGCCGTCTGAAGAGGATCCCGGAGACGGTAAAGGCACTTGATGGCTCCTTCATGCACCTCGTGCGGATGAAGAACGGGAAGGTCGTACAGAGACCCCTGATGCGAGGGCACCCCTTCTATGCGTCATGGGATGAAATCCCCTCCTCGGTACCGGGAGCTGTACTGTCCACCGAAGACGGAGGCTTCTTCGGTCACGACGGGTTTCGAGCCCAGTCCTTCTACAACTCGCTTCGCCGGAATGTCGAGCTCGGGGAATTCCGACGAGGTGCCTCGACCCTGTCGATGCAGATGGTCAAGAATGTCCTGCTGACCCACGAGAAAACGATCTCGAGGAAGATGCAGGAGCTCTTCCTGACTTGGGTGATCGAGAAGCGCCTAAGCAAGACCCGTATCCTCGAAATCTACTTAAATGTCGTAGAGTTTGGCCCCGGCATCTACGGAGTCGAACATGCTGCCGATCACTACTTCGGCAAGTCGGTCAACCAGCTCACGTCGTTGGAAGCCGCTTTCCTAGCGACCTTGCTCCCTCGACCCGTCGAGAGACATGCGATGTGGTGCCGGGGTCAGCTCACCCCCAAGCACGAGAACCGCATCCACCGGGTCCACAGACGCATGCTGTCCAAGAGCCGCATCACACAAGCAGAGTTTGATGAAGGGGAGGCCCAGGGCATCACCTTTTCTCGGGCTGGCTGGGTTTCCGAAGAAGATTGCTTGGCCGACGGGAAGCGGGTCAACTCCGGCGATCACACCCAAGGTGCCTTGAGTGGTCTGCTGGGGAGCCGGACCTTGTGAGACTCTCGAAGCAACAGCTCGAGGAGCTCGGGCCCTTCGTCAAGGACCAAAGCATCCTCGACCTCGGAGCTGGTGAGCTCGAGGGATCCGAGATGCTGCTCGAGCTCGGGGCTCGAGATGTCTTGGCCGTCGATGCTCGGGCGATGCCTGAACCGAGCTCGAGCCGCATCAGCACTCGATGCTGCCAGTTCCATCAGCTTAGGGAAACAAGACCCGTGGTGTTCGCGTCCTGGGTTGTGAATTGGCCCGTTAACCTCGAACCCCTCCTGGATGCCGCCAAGGTCATCATCTCCCTCAGCAAGAACACCGATGGCTCAGCTTGCGGCTATCCGGGGATGTGGGCTCTTCTGTCACGGCGGGAAGTTCTCCGGTATATACCGGAACGCCCCAACACCCTGACCGTATACGGACCTGAAATCGAAAAACGACCCCTTACGGGAGAGGAGTTCGCCGCTCTGTACCAGGAGCGTGTCTACAGTTTCGAGGAAGCCGAAAAGGCCACGAAGAAATGCGTCGGGGAGTTCGGGCTATGAACTTCGAGTACAGCAAAAGGCAATGGTCCCGTGGGGCTGCGTGGAAGGACTTGATTCAGCACATGCATCGGCCGGTGCACATCGACGGGCCGCATCGCTTCTTCGTGCGGAACCACGACTTCCGCAAGGAGCACACCGACCCGGACTTTTGGTGCTGGATAGCCACACGGCTCTCACTCGATCGCACCGACGTGCTCTTCGAGGAGCCTTGTCCTCCACCCGAGGAGGAAGACTACGGCTACACGTGGGATGTGTGGATCGACCAATTCTCGGGCAAGCCCACGTGTGGCTTCATCGCCGTAGGGATGGTCAAGCCCCAGTACTTATCGAAAGCCCAGGTGGAGGACGCGTGGGTGGAAGAGGATCGACGCATGGTGGCGGAACGTGGTGGAGCAAGCTGAGGTCCCACAGCCCGTCAAGCTCTCGGTCATGGTGTCGCTACGGTTGTCACCGGCAATACAACCTACAGGTTTCGAGGAAGCCAGAAGGCCACGAAGAAACCCGCCGGGTAGAGTGGGCCCATGACCGACGAGCAGCCCACGGCCGAAGAGACCCGACCCAATGTGCTTCGTTTTGAGCCTCCACTCCCGGTGTACCGCATCGAGGTAACCGACGAAATGCAAACGGTGGTGCAGGAGCCGCTCCAAAAGGACGAACTCACCAGCCAAATGCAGGTGGCCATCCCGAACCCCTGGAACGACACGGACGAGGCGCGGTTTCTTCCGGGGATCGCATACGGGGCCAACGCGGAAGACGAATATGTGATGGACGTCGGGGAGTCCTTCGGGGCCCTCAAGTTTCACGAAGAATTTGGTTGGGTGTGTATGGGCCTCCTTCCGAAAAAACCCCTGCTCCAGCGGGTTGCTCAAGAGTTGCAGAAAGTCTCCTTCACACAACGCTTGGTCAAGAAAGCCTCTAAGGGCAAGAAGCAAGAGTAAAACCCTCGAGATGAGGGATACGGATTCACGACTCGAGCTCGAGGAAGTCAAGGACCTCGAGCGCCAATTCACCAAGGACCTCGAAGCGGTCTTCGAGGAGAAGGCTGAGGAGTTCGGACCTCACCTCCGTGGGTTATTACTCGAGCTTTGGACTCGAGCTCGAGATGTCCACCCCCAGATCATCAAGGAAGTCGAGAGCCTTCGGAAGCTACGCGAACAGCATAAGACGCTCGAGCAAACGGTTACAGATGTGCTCGAGGGGATGCTCCCCGCCATCACACAGCAGCTCCGACATGCATCCGAGAACGTCTTGAACACGAACCTTGAGGGTTACTTGGTAAGTGCCTTGGAGATGCCGGTCAATTGCTCGGGAATTGACCAGGCCCTGACCACAGCTCTGGAGCGGGTACTTTGGGTTGAAGGGCTTGAACTTGATAACGAGTACGACAACTTGCGCCTCCGGGCCCCGTCGATCGAAAGCTCTGCCTTGCCCGAGCTGACTGACCCGACCGCCTACGACAAGACTCAAGATGTTCTACTCCAACGCCTCAAAGCGGCCGGGGTACTTCCCCCGGACGAGTTTCCTGAATCGTGGAAATGGGCCCCGGTTTTCTTCAACACGCAGACAGGGGCGCAAGCAGCCTTCCACTATGACTCCTGGCAGCAGCGATACATGGCACAGAAGCCCAGGGAGATGTACTTGGCCTGGTCTGGCACCGAGTGGCGATTTCCCAACCCCAGACCCCAAGTGGTCACCCCAAACGACGATACCGAGCTGGGTGACCGCATCCTCTTCGTCGTTGATGAAGTACCGCAGGATCGGTGGGACTACATCACGTGGTCTTGGACTTTTGAAGAAAACCAACTTGTGGGCGTGGATATCCCTAATGCAAACCCAACCTCAACCGTGATCGCCTTCGTTACCCCGCTCCCAGAAGTGGTGCCTTGATGGATGACTTTTTGATTCCTGACGAGGAGCTTGAGGCGCTGCGGAAGTTGCTCGAGGAAGGACGCCTTCAACCCCTGCGCGATCGGTACGACGGTGCTCGTCGCATTCGTCTCGAGCTCGAGCGCTTCAGCTCGAGGATCTGGTTGTTCCCTTTTGGCGCCCAACCGAGCCCTCACCACAACGTCCAGGTCTTCCGCAACGGGATGCCCCAGTGGATGGACAACGAAGTGAAACTGTTTCGCCTTCAGGGTCGGACTACCATGACCGTTGCGGTCTTCATCCACGACGTGCCCGAGGGCGACCGCATCCAAGCCAGCTACATCACGGTGCCGACAACATGACCCGCGAAGAATTTTTCGTCCTGGTTGACACACTCGGTCCCGATTTGGATGGCCCACTCTGGATACTGACCGAGGAAGGGATGGTCTGGCACCCAGAGACCCGTTGGTACCAAGACGACCAAGTCAGCCTTGCCCGTGTCTACATGCAGGTGTGGGATGAAGGATGGGTAGCCGCCTTCGGTTCCCTCGAGTCCGGGCCAGGCTCGAGTTCGAGGGGTGGCCGGTTCACCGTGCGTGCCGAGTTCGACACCTACGTCCTCGCCGCAGACACCTTGATCGTGGTCCTGGAGAGCGTCAGAAAAACGAAGCCCGAACTTGACTTCGTAGCCGAAGCTCGCTAAACATCAATGTCATGGCTCTCTGGCTGCAACAGCAACAGATCTAGCCGGCCGGTATCACCCCCGGTCGGCACGGACTCGTGCACGCCGGGAAGGACGTAACTCCAACCGAAAACCTCAGCGTGTACGCGCCGAGGTTTTCGCAATTTTCGGGTGTCGTCTAACGGTAAGACGGCGGGTTCTGGTCCCGTAGATCGAGGTTCGATTCCTTGCACCCGAGCCAAACATCGACCTCATCCTGGGGAGTCGGCAAGTGGTTAAGCCGTCGGTTTTTGGTACCGATATGCGTGGGTTCGAATCCCACCTCCCCATCCAACGAAAAAGCCCCGAGAGTTTCGGCCCTCGGGGCTTTTGTCTGGAAGGGACGAGCCCTCAGCCGGCCGGCCACTCCCCGGTGGCGGCGTAGGCCATCGCAGCGGCTGCATGGCGGTAGGAGTCGTGCGCCTGAGTCAGCGCGTAGTCCAAATCCTCCGCGTCGCAGTCCTTTTCGTAGGCGGCCTCGCCCACATCCTCCGTGTCCACCCCGTAACGGGCGGTCAAGAGCGCGGTGACGGCCTCCCCCGCGCGGGGGAGAGGGTAGTTGTCGGTGGGGTGTGTCGTATGCACGGTGGGGATACAGGGAGGGGGCGAGAGTTATTCCCGTCCCCTCAGATATTTTTACCAACCCAGGCACCCCGCCGCTGCGGCAGCATCCATCCACCGCTCCTCACGGGCCTCCTCCGCCTCCAATTGGGCGTTGTGCTTGGTGACCAACTCGGCCTCCGCCTCAGCTTCCAGCATGAGAGCAAGCATGCGCCGTTCGAGTTCAGGAGTCCCCATACGGTCGAACCGCATCCAACGGGGGCGGATGCCGTTAAGTTCCTTGTACAGATCGCTGTACGCCTGACTCAGCACGGAGTGAAGTTCCTCTTGGGGGATGGGCTGTCGCATCATGCTCACGTTGGTAGGTACCTCTATCACCTCAGCCCTATTCCCGCCTTTTCACGAAACCCCGAGGGCACTGATTTTCCTATCGGTGGCCCCTCAGCAGATGGACCCTCGCGCCTTCCGCGTTGCCCAGCAGTTCGTGCGGGCACACCTGCGCCAAGCCCGATATGCCCCGGAGTTTCTCCAGTGGGCCGAAGGGCGCCGGTTTCCGAATCCGAACCCCCAAGGGCGCTTGAAGGACGTGAAGTTCGACTCGCTGCCCGATGACCATCAAAAGCGCATCTACGAGCAGTGGCGGGGTCAGAAGGGCGTCCAGGAGCAACCCTCCTCGCAAGAACAGGTCCGACAACAGGCCGTCGACATCGCTAGGAACGGGAAAATCGTGGCCCGCAAACCCTTGTCGGCGGGTGGTAAGGGACAACCTGGCCGTAACGTCTCCGAGATCGTTCGGATGCGTCACGGAGATCAAGACCAAATCTTCATTCGCAAGCCTGCCGACGGTGAGAAAGGATACCTACGGGTCGGCATCCCCGGTGGGACCTATCACGCCCGCGAACAGGCATCGTACGCGCTCGACTCGCTTCTTGGAAGTCAAGGAGCCCTCATCCCACCCACGATCACGCGAGGCAACGAAGACGCTTCCTATCAGGCATGGAGTACCGGAAGCAAACAGATGTACGACGAGGACCTGAACGAGCTTGTGGAGAAGGTGCCCGTCAAGGACTTGGCTCGTAGCCCCTCGTTCCATCGCCTCAACCTTCTCGACCTCATCCAAGGACACGAAGATCGGCACCGAGGAAATCTGCTCTACGCCTTCGACGGTGAGGAGACACCCGAGAACCTGCGCTTTGTGGCGATCGATAACGGGCTCACGATGTCCAGTCCCTTGCTGAATCCCGACATGAGCGTCTATGTCAACCCGTTTCAGGGCTACTATGTCGAGACAGAGAACATGGACTGGGGTGAACAAGTGCAGGCTCAAGACAAGGGCAAGCTCGAGGGCGATAGGGTCGTGGCCCAGTCGCTCTCCCGGATCGACCCCAAACTACACGAGCAACTGCGGCAGGTTGACCTTGCCGATGCGGCCAAGGGGATGACCGATGCGGGCGTCACGGACGAAGCCGCGGTTCGAGCCACCCTGGTCCGTATTGCCTCCCTCCAGGCCGACCCCACCCTTTTCAAGACCATCCTCGACCGCAACGACGGTGACCTCGAAAAAGCATGGCAGGAGTTCCAGTACCTTAGCGGACACAAGGACGACCTCCTGTGGCGTTCCGGGGCCGGAGAAGAAGCCGAGCAACGTGTGAATAACGCACTCTCCCGAGCGCGCCCGAAAGGCGGGTGGGCCGAGCCCCCGAAAATCAAGGAGATGACCAAGATCTTCGCTGAGATGCATGGGTGGGGCGACGCCGATCCAGGCGCGGCCACGGCTCCTCAAGGACCGAAGGAACAAGACGACGACCTCGACTTTTCCATGCTCGCCAGCAACGTCCGGGACCGATGGCTCATCGGTAAGGTCATGGGTCGACCTCGGGGCCGCAAGCTCACCGTCTACCGGCTTACCCCGGGTCGGCGACCCAAGGAGCTCGGATCGTTCGAGCTCCGACCGAATAAGAAAGTCAAGGAGTCCTATCGGGATGGTCGATTCCGGGTCGACGTCAGCCGGGGCCTTCAGGTAATGGGCCGGCGATTCGTTCCGAAAGATGGCCCGGCGTTCATGGCCGCGCTGGAAAAGGTCTATGGCGCCCGGTCCATGTACGACGTGCGCCGAACGTGAAAAACCCCGGGCCCGTTTGTCGGGTTCCCGGGGTCTCGGAACGTCCTGGAGTTACCCCAGCAGCTTGCGAAACGCTCGCTCGTCAGCGCGACAGGTACGCCAGGCTTGGACCGCCAGCACGGTGCCTACGCACAGGGCCACCCCACCACAGACCGAGCCGGCCACGTTGGCGGCCTCTACACCGCCAAGGACACGGGCCACGCCGACCACGAAGAACAGGGGCGCCCAACACAGGGCCGTCACTTTCAGAACACGGAAACAGCGCATCAGCCCAACCCCCGCGCCCTCGTGGGGATCGGCGGTCCACTCGGCCCACAAGGCAGCGACCTTCAGGCGGGTCATCATCGGGTGTCGTCTCATGTCTCTTACTATGGGGCCGGTGTGATAAAGCGCAAGGGGTCCGAACGAAAAAGCTCGGGGTTACTCCCGTTTCTTGGGGCATCGGCAGCCGAAGCTTCCTATCAGGTAGAAGAGAATCGCAATCCCCAGGTGCTTCGCGGTCTCGGGGTCCGTCGCCCGCAGGCTTTCCAAGAACCACGCTGCAATGGACCCGACCACCAGGCCCAGCGCGAGCATCCCCAGGGTAAGGACCCACCATTCTCTGTCCATTCTCTGGTCCATTAGGCCCACCCCCACAGGGCGGCCTTGTGAGCCGCTTCGATTCGGCGCTTGGCTTGGGACCTCCCGAGCTTGCGACGCAAGCCACGGGCCTCGTGGGCCTCGTGAGGGGTCAACTCTCGACGGGTGCTCGCCACGGTCAGTCGGTGCAACCGCGCGGCGTTCGGGTCGGCGATGGGTGTCGTCTGCATGTCTCCTAATATGGGGCCGACGTGATACACCGCAAGGGGTGCCACGTCGATTTCACGAAAAAACCCCGGCGGGTTAGGCCGGGGCTCTTGGGTTGCGGAGGGAGGCTCAGGCGGCCTCGGAAGAGTCCTCCGCCTTCCGGGCGGCTTGCCTACCCAGGATCAGGTCGGCGCCCTTCTGAGCCCGCTGAGCGGCCGTGACCACCAAGCGCTTGTCTTCTCGGAGCTTGCTCGCCCAGTGGCGCAGATAAGCCGCGCTGTTCTCGGAGACGGCTCGCTCGATGCCAGCCTCACCCGCCAGGAAGCACGCCGTGAATTCGGCCACGAGCTCCTCTTCGGCGTACTCGTGCGAGCCGAAGGGGCTGATTTTCGTGAGGCTCTCACGGGCCAGGCGCGACGCATGGCCCGTGCTGTGCCCCATCTCGTGGAACCGGACGGAGTAGTAAGCTTCGGGGGTGTGGAACCGCTCCGGCTGCGGAAGCTGGATCCGGTCCTCGCTCGGGCTGTAGTAGGCCCGGTCACCACCGTGCCGCGTTTCCACGTCGTATCCGTCGCAGATGCGCTCACAGACCTCGATCGGGCTGAATTCTTCGGAAGTCTCGACCGGCGGACACAGATAGTCGCGCACGATCTCGTCGCACTGCTCGACGTTGAACACCGTGTAGGTGCGCATCATCGCCCAGGATCGCTCCTCCTCTTCGCCGGCTTCATTCTCCACCGTGCGGCGACCACTTTTCCAGAAAACGACCGTGGTGCCTCCGCAACCGTTGGCCTTGTTCTGACCCTCGCGGATACCTCCCACGCTCTTGCCCTTGTTCGGACCATCGGCGAACACATAGACGGTTTTCTTGCGTCTACCGCGACCGACTTGCTTGGCCTCGACCTTGGTGCCCGCCTTGCGGTGTGCCTTGGCGGCCACCTCGTGGGCTTGCTTGAAGGTCAGGAAGATCGGGACGTCGTAACCCCGCTCCCACATGGTCATCAAGGTCAACCAGACATTGATGCCCCGATACTGAGTGCCCGATGCCGGGTTGTGCGGAGCGTTCCCATAAGGGCTGCGCTTCCAGGGTTTTTGCCATGGGGCCGTGCCGGACTCCAACGCGCTAATGACGCGGTTGGTGATTTCTTCGTAGTGGTCTCGTTTCGCTGCCATGCCCGGTACTATAGGGCTGTATCACCTGGGGTCAATACCCCAAACGAAGAAAAGTTCAGGGAACCGGTAGCGCGCGAATTTGAGCCAGCAGGTCTCGCACGGTCTCCGAGACCTCGCACTCGATGGCTGCTTTTTTCTCGGGCGCGGACTTTCCTCGGCGGGTTTTCCTTACGAGCTCGAGCCGCTCGAGCAGATAGGCCACGAGGCTGCCGGATGGGTTCGTTGGAACCCAGGCCACGTCCTGGAACTCGATCAACCCCAACTCCCGCAGGTGCCGGATGGCCTCACCCTCCCCAAGCCGAATCACGGATGTCCGTAGCTCGTATCGCTCAGCCCGGAGCAGGACAACCTGCTCCATCGGGCTCAAGTCAAGGAAAGGGTGAAGGCTGGCGTCAAGGACCTCACCCATCACTTCGCCGGCTCGAACTGATCCTCGTAGATCTTGCGAGCTACTTTCCCGGCCGTCCACTTGCGTTTCGTGTGCTTGGAGACCCGCTTGGCCTCCTCCTCCAACGCGGAGAGCACCTCGACGGGCATGCGGAGACAGACGCTGGTCGTTTCCTCGGGCGCGTCCGGGACCTCTAACTCTTCGCCTTCCTCAACCCACTTGGCCAGGATATCTCGGAACTCGGACCAATCTCCCGCGTGTGCCTCGGCTACCCATACGGGCATGCGCCATGTCACGGGTACGGTCTCGGGGCGCTCCTCGACTTCGGTTTCGACTTCGTTCTTTTTTGTCATTTGTCTGTCCTTTCAGGTTAAACACAGGCGGAGGACGCCCGTCCGGGAGTCCTCTGTCGTGGTTGGTTCGGAGCCGAGATCATCCCCGTGCCTCCGTGGAAATCGTGAATCTCATGTCAATGTAATACTACCCCAGAACGATAGCAGCGTCCAGGGATTAACTCAGGTAAGCAACCCCGTAGGGACCACAGCAGACCAGGGGTTCTTGGTTGTGGAGGCTCCCCCGTGCGTGCTTTGCGGGTTTCTTGAAGGTCTCGGGCTTCAGAATTTCACCGGTGCCCAGGTCCACAAAACAGTAGCAAGACGTGCCCTGGAAAAACCGGGCGTATCGTCGACCCTTGCGCACTGTCACGGGCTCTGGATCCAGATTGGGGAACTCGGCCGCCCGGTGCCGCTCGAACATATCCACGAGCCGACAGCGGAACGCCTCCAGGTCGAAGTCGGTCACCTCGCGCCGCGTCTCCACGAGCCCCGGTGTGCCGGTGTAGCGGCTCATCGCTCGACCGTCTCCCAGACCAGCCGGTCCAAATCGGGGGCCAATCGGTCCAAGCTGGCCAGCTTCTCGGCCAGATACTTGGCATGGGTCTCCTCGAAAATGTACTCGCCGAAATAGAACGTGGAGCACATGTGGGGGCCATCCTCATCGGCCTCGACCTCAATCTCTACGGACAGGGGATAGGCCAGCCGCTCGGCTTGCTCGTGAAGCTCCGCCGGCAGAGAGTCGAGCGCATCCTCCTCCGCACCCTCGGCCGGGTTATCGTAAAAAGGCGAACGCGGGTCGCGGTCGAAGCGGCGGATATCGTCGGGATAGTTGCTCATCGGCATCGTGGGGTTCAACCTGTATCACCTCGGTTCTATTCCGAGGTTAGATGAAAAAATCGACCACGGCCACCCCGCGCGGGCTGGTCTGCTCGGGGCGAGGTTCCGGCTCCCTCATCTTGGGAGGGAGCGGCGGGGGTGCATGAAGCCGAGGTTGCTCGGGCTCGCGATGGGTTCGCTTGCGCATATCTACAGCGTAATCCCTATCGTATCTGTGTCATCCCCCGGCGGGCGTTTTCACGACCGCCAAATCATCAGGCGTTCCTGTACCTCGTGCCAGTGGTCCTCGGTGCCATTGTCGGCCCGGTCCTCCAGAGTCTCCAGGTCGCCCCGTGCGGTCTCCAGAGACTCTCTCACAGCCTCCAGGTCGGCCTCCAGGTCGAACAGACGCCGATAGGCGGCATCACGCCCCTCGGCTTCGATGTTGGCCTCCTCACGGGCCACAGCCGCCCGTGCGGCTCTAACAGCAGCCTCGCACTCGGCCACCCGATCGCGGGCGGCGTGGGTTTCTTCATGGGTCGGAAGGGTTGGCATCGTCGGTAGCACGTGGGAAGATACCCCTATCACCTCGACCCTATTCCCAGGAAACCGGGGGATTCTCAGCCGCCCGGGAGCCCCTCCCAACTTTTCGAGAATCCGCTAGGCCGTTTCGGTCAACCCGTGCAGGTACGCGGGGACCGCTTGGAGCAAGTCGGTCACGTAGCGCTCTAGGCGACGGTACCGCTTGCCGTCCCACATGGGAGGGCGCTCGATCCCCATGGCGTCTAGCGCCTTGCCGGTGACATCCCCGTGCCAGCCACGCACATAGGCATCGCTTAGCCATAAACGCGCAACGGTTTTCAGGTCGGTCATTTTGTCACGGCCGCGTAGGCCGGTGACCTTGTGAGGGGTCGGAGGGTTGCTCTTCATGTGAGAGGATACTAGTATCACCTCGGCCCTATTCCCGGCCTTCACATCTTTTTCGGCCCTATTCCTGGGTGGCTTCGGCGATGGCACGAGCGACCGCGGCGGCCGTGTTCGCAGCTTCGGCGATGGCTCGGCGCTCCGTGGGTCGCATGTGTGCTCCGAACGCCGCGATCGCATGCTCCAAGATGTCGGCAGCGCGGGCAATCTCATCAGCGGCACGCTCGGCTTGCTTGTCGATACTCATCTCGGCCATCTCCTCGGGGGTGATGCCAATGATGGAAGGGTCCCAAACGGCTACGGTTTTTCGGTTGCTCACACCCCCAAACCCCCGACAGCCTTACCTGTACGGGGGTGAATGAGGGCCTCGGGGCCTACCGCTTGGCGCGGGCGTACTTGCCCCAACCGCCGCGACGGTAATCGGGGAGATACTGCGGGGGGCAGACCATGAGGGCAACGAGGGGAAAAAGGATGGCGGTAGTGACGAGTAGAGCGGTCATCGTGTTCGTGAGGGGATACCGGTATCACCCCGACCCTATTCCGCCTTATCCCAACTTTTTCGAAAAAGTTGGGCCCGGTCACCACGCCCGAACATCGGCCAGCATCCGGCTCACCTTGCGGGCCAGCGCTTCGAGTCGCACATGGAATTGGTGGCGAGCCCGAGCGAGATCCTCGCCATGGAATGCCACCGTTCGGGTGGCCAGGTCGCTACGGTCCACCTCCGCGGCCAGGGTCTCCAGGTCCTCGACCACTTGCGCTTTGACGGCCTCCAATTCGGTCAAGCGTCCAGGAGCCTCCCGAGGGTCCTGGGGCTCCGGCTCTTCGGGCCGCTCCCATTTGTCGAACACCTCGGAGGGAACCTCCAGGCGTTCCCGCTCCATGACCAGGCCGGTCTTGATACCCTCGCGGTGGACCTGCTCTAACCGGGCTCGCAGGTCCGGGCTGAACTCCGCATACCTCGGACCAAACACCTCCTGTAAAACGTCCTGGAGCTCGCGCACACTCATGACCCCGGTTCTACCCTACTTCGCCGTAGCGGTCCCGCCACTGGAATCGGAGCCGGAAATCGTAGCCCACCCGCACCCCGTCCAACCCCTCGCACGCTTCGGTCACATTGTAGACCTCGAAAGTCGAGGGGTCCGGCTCCGAGTATTCGTCGCCCCATCCCTCCAGGAACGCCTCCAGGAACACGGCCGTGGGCTGGTAGACACAGGGCCGCACTTGCTCGCCCATGAACCCGTGAAAGCTCTCGGGGTCGGAAGGGTGCCGATACCTCATGCAGGCGTCCTGGAGCCCCGTGGCCCGATCGTAGCGCCCCCCGTGACTCTCGACCTCGGCCGAGAGCATCCATCGTTGCCATTGCGTGTGTGTGCTCATCGTTCTCCAATCTCCCCCGCGGCCCCCCACCGCTCGCGGCAGTCACGTGGCGGCCGAATCAAAGGCACCGGGGGCAGGTGCGTGGCCAGGTAATCAGCGGTGGCAAAACGTCCCTCTAGGGACGCCTTGACCCACTGGCGTCGGATGTCGTCGATCGTGCTCATTAGTCGAATCTCCGGGGGGTAAGGGTGGGGCCCGCTTCCGTGGGCTCGCAGTAGATCGCAGGGGCATCGGCTCCGGCCCGGGTTTCTACCATGTCGACCATGACCGACTCCATGACCGCCTCGGGGGAAGCTCCGAGGACACCGGCCAGGGCGACCACGGACACGCCACGGCGCCCAACCATGCGGGCAGTCCGTAGCAGGTTCCAAACTCGGGATCGAAGGGTAGGCGTCTCGTGCATCGAAGGGTATGACACCGGGGCGATAGGTTCTATTCCGGGTTTCTCGAAAAAAGTTCGGTGGGGACCATCCCGACCGCTCGGGACCCGTCGGGATACTGCGCGGCCACTCCCTGAACGGTGCGACCCTCGGGGGTCACCGCGACGAATAGGGCAAGCAGGACGGGGACGCCGCGCACGATGGCGCGGACGGGGCGGGATTGGCGGGTGATTCGCATGGTCTCACCCCGAAACCCCCGACAGCGCTACCTGTACGGGGGCAGGGACCGGGGCCCAGGATTAGGCGTGAAGGTCCTTCATACACTTGCCACAAACCTTGAATCCCGGGTTTTCAGGGTCGGCCATGACTTCCCCGCAAAAGTCACAATAGGTCCATACGCCGGGCTCAGGCGAGGGAGCGGCTTTGCGGGTTTTTCCAGTGAGTCGGGCGAGCAGGGTTCTCAGTACGTTCACGCCCTTAGAGAATGCATCCCGCGTGCCAAGTCTATTACATCGGTTCTAGCCGGTTAGCCGGCGTGCAGACGGTTGCCTATGACATCGGTGTCATACTTTCCCCACGGACGGCGTTTCTACCCCCAGGAAGCCGCGCGGGGCCCCTGGAGACGGCCGGAGCTCACAGGGCCCCGCGCCCTACCAACTGGCCAAACGCCGCCACCTTAGCAGCACGGCACGAGGGGAGCATCCCCCGGCCGGCCCGACGCCCCCGGAGGTAGGCCGCCAACCCTTCCCCGTCGGCCGTCGCTCCGGTGTCTCGGGCCACGGTGAGACACTCCCGGAGGTAGCGGGCCAGCGTGTCACGAGACCACCCGCGATGGTCCGCATACTCCCGGAGGTAGCCGATCCCGCACTCGCTCATTTCGGCCCGGTTGTAGGCCGTGCGAGGGGCCCCTAGCAGGGTCCGAATCGCGGTGCTTTGGGAGGGAGGGGCCGGGGTCTCGGTTGCGGTGCTCACACCCCAAAGCCCCCGACAGCACTACCTGTACGGGGGTGGGGGTCGATTGAGGGGCCGTCCCTAGTCGGCCCGGTATTCCTCCGGGTAGGCCGCCATCATGCGAAGCTCGCCGGCCAGATCCTCGCGGTCGGCTTTCAATTCCGGGGTGTCGTATCGGCCCGCGGGCCCCTCCAATTCGTCGGCCGCGTTTTCGAGCATCTCGACGGACACATAGTCACACGCGCCGGTTGAACACAGGGAGTAGCAGGCGGTCCACTGGCCACCGTGCCAGGATGCGACACGCTCGCAAAGGTCGGAGGGGAGCCATAGATCTTGGGTCTCTCGGGTGTTCACACGTCCGAGGCCCCCGCTGATTAAACAGCCGGGGGCTAGGGTCGATAGGCCCCCGAGGGGGCCGGGGGTTAGTATGGGTTTAGCCGGCCACCCGCAGATCGTATCGCCGGGCCCACGCGGCAGCTTTGGCCGTCTCCTTCGCCATCGCCTCGCGCACGCGCTCGGGGTTCTGGCGATACTTGGTTGCCTGTTCCATCGTTTCAGGCGAGTAGGACCGGGGCACGGTCACTTCCGACGCCCACTTCAACGCGGGCCCTTCCCCGACCCATTCGCACACATACACGCGATTCGCGCGCGTGTATTCGTAGTCGTGGCGCTGGTCGCGGTCGGCATCCCAGGCGCATTCTTCGGCCGCTTCCCGGCTCGTGTACACGCCTAGGGTTTCCTCGCCCTCCAGAGAAGACTCTTGGACTACCAGGAACACTCTCGTTTCTTCGTTTCCGTTCACACGTCCGAGGCCCCCGCTGATTGAACAGCCGGGGGCTAGGGTCGATAGGCCCCCGAGGGGGCCGGGGGTTAGTAGGTGCCCCCCATGAGGCACCGGAGATCACCCCGGAAGGTTCGCCGGTGGCGGCTCACCCGGTGGCCCGCGGCATCGCAGGGACTCTGCGCGGCGGCAGCGGCCACGGTGGCAAGGGGGGCAAGGACGGCGAGGGCGGTGAGAAGGGCGGTCATGATGGTGTCTGGTCTCTCTTTCTGTCCTCTCTGGACACCCCTAGATAATGCAGACCTCGTGCCAAACTATGGAAGCCATGTAATAGCGAGGTTAGCGGCCACGCTATCCCCGCACTATGACACGTATGTCATAGTTATCCCGATTACACCGTTCTACGCTATGACACCAATGTCATACCCCGGGGCTCGAAACCGGCCTTTCGTGAAAAGCCCAACGATATCATACGGTTGTCATACCCCCGAAACGGGCCCAACTATGACATGAATGTCATACCCCTCAGACGCCACAGGAGCCCCGTACAGACGCCCCGAATTTCGGGGTGCCAGGGGACCGGGCTCGAGATCCCGTCTCACAGGGAGGCCCACAGGGGCCTTCTAAAAAGCGCCCCCCTACTTGCCCTGCTCGGAATCGAACCGAGGTAGCACCCCCACGGGGGCCGCTTTGCCACCTAGCTCCAGGGCCACAAATGCGGGCCAGGGAGGGGCCCCGGACTATTCCGGGGCCCCTTATGAGAGACCACCCCTGAGAGTGTGGGCGGATGGCCCCTACACGCCCTAGACCGTGCGTCCACGGACTCCCCTTGCAACGGGGGTTTGGGCTGCCTAGCGAGATCGCCTGTTAGGCCAGTCTGGGGGCGGGCTTATTAGCCTTTGCGGGGCTAACCCGTGGGTCCACCAGACACCCGCTAGGTGCGGGGGTTGCATCCATCCACCCTCTCAGGGGGGGTCTATGAGGGTCTATGAGGGGGCCCTAAGAGGGCCCCCGGGGATTAGGCCATGTGGGTCACCCATGAGAACCCTTCGCGGGTGAGGCCGTAGCCCACGAGGCCCACGAGGCCCGCGAGCAGGATGGCCGGAGCGTTGCCGGGCTGGCAAGCGTAAACCAGGGTGCCCACGGTGGAACCTACCCACACAAGGGCGACCACGAGCAGGGTAAGCAGGGCGAGTCGAAAGCGGGTCTCGTCGTTCACGCCCCTAGATAATGCAGACACCGTGCCAAGCAATCACACCCCTGTCATAGCCCGTTTACGGGGTGCGCATACCGCACCTATGACATCGGTGTCATATGGGGCCCGGATATGCGCGGTTTCACTATGACATTGGTGTCATAGGAAGGGCCTCATATACGGGCCTTCGTGAAAAGCCCTTTATTATCACACCTTTACCATAGGGTCTCTAACACCCTAACTATGACATCGGTGTCATAACGCTAGGCGCTCACAGGGGCCGATCTGAGAACGCCAAAAAGGCCCCCTCCACAGGGGGCCTCTCAGAGGGGGGTCTATATAGGGAGCCTCTCAGGCGGCCCTATATAGGGGTCTCTATGCGCAGGGGGTCAATCGGACTTGGGGCCCCTTGGGGGTGTTGCGGGCTTGCAGAGTACCCGCAGCTACGGGGGGCATGAGGGCCAGCAGCATGTCGGCAGGGCTCACGTCGGCCATGTAGCAGTGGCAGAGGGTGCTCACGTAGTACCAACGGGGCTCACTCCAACGGGGCTGGCGTAAGAAGCTCTTAGCGAAGCGATGCACACGCCGGAACGTAACGCCGTCCATTTGATGTGCTCGGGTGACTTGCTCGGGGGTGGGTTGGTAGCTCTCGCTCACACCCCGATCAAATGCACACCCTGTGCCAAACTATCGCCGCTGTGTGATACCCCTCCCCCACTGGCCCCACCTAACGCCGGGCTCCCCCTAACGCCGGGCTCCCCCTACACAGCCCCCCACACGCCGGGAGGATCGGCGCCGGGCCCACCCCTCCCCACAGCCCACAGGAGGCTCTCACAGGGGCCCACAGCTTCCGACGCTGCTCGAGGCGGCCTCGCTGGCCTAGCCCCTCCCTGGCCCTCTCAGGGGCTCACAGCTTCCGACGCTGCTCGAGGCGGCCTCGCTGGCGCCGTCTGGTCTCTAGCTCGTGGCGCCTGAGCGCACCGGGGCCGCTGCTCGTGGCCCTGCTCAGTGGCTGGCGCCACTGCCGCGCACTGAGGACCGGCCGGGAGGCTTGGACCCCCACCCCACCCCACCCCCCTGGGTGGGGGAAACCGTATAGAAAAATTGCCCCGGGGCCCCCCACCCCCGAATTGGCCGTATCCGACCTGTGAGAATTTTGAAGAAGTCGATTTTGAATTGGGTTTGAAACTGGGGCGGGGGCGCGCGTTAAGGGTTTTGAAACTGGGTTGGAGCCCTCGTCCAGCACAAAAGTTGTCTACCAGAAGCCCATGAGTAGACAACTTTTCGCCTCGGATCGGCGAGTCCTCCCAGGGAAGGGGAAGGGAGCCCATGAACCTGCCTCCGGACCAGCGGCGGAAGAAGGTAGCCAACCTAGTGGCCTACGCGGAGCAACATGAGGATCAGCGAGCTTTCGTGATTACCGTGCTCTGCGAAACGACCCGTCGACTGTCCCAGGGACTAGAAAGGGCGAGGGGGATGAGCCTGAGCCCATCCCCCTACACGACTGCCTCGACCGCCGTGCGCGCCAGGCATCGGATCCAGTGTGCTCAACACAGGAGTTTCTGTCAAATATGGTCGACAGCTAATCCATATCGAGGGGACCTACGGATTCCCGGATGCGCTGTTCGTTGAGCAGGATGCTTTTCACGTCCCCCCAGCGGGTAGCCACCTTGATGTTCTGCCTGAAGCATCGCAGGAGCTGACGCCTACGTTGGAGGGTGAGCTCGGACCATGCCGGCTTGGGGTCGCTCTTGAAGTACCAGATAGGCAGGGGCATGGGATTAGGGTCACACAGGGGAGGGGTCCTCTACAAGGGGGCCTTTCCCCTGTATGCGATCCCGGTGGCTTGTTCGTAAAAATCGCTGGGGTGTGCGCACGTAGGGGATTTTGAAACTGGGTTAGGAACTAGAGAATGAAAAGGCCCGTGACTTTTCATGAAGAGACACGGGCCTTTTGGTGGATGGGGGGAGCTTAGCCTACAAATCGTGAGGACGGACAGTACTGCGCCCGTTCTCTTTGGCGCGGGTAATGGCGCCTTCGATCATTTCGTGAACCTTGTCGGAGATCGCCGTGATGAGTTCCCCGTCACTGCGCATGCCCTTTGCGGACACGACGGTTTTAGCTTTGCTTCCGACGATGAGGATGTCTTTGGAGGTTGCCATAGTGTCCCTTCTACTCTTTTTGTGGGGGCCGAAAGAAGACCTCGCCAAAATCGCTGGGGGTGTGCGCGTAGGGGGATTTTGAAACTGGGTTGCACCGATAGCGCACCTATGCCCGGACAATTGGTGGGGACCATGGCTGCGGACGACACACGGAACAAGGCATCGAATTGGCCCATGACGTTTGGAGAAGAGTGGACTCCGGGGATCGAGTGGAGTGAGGAGTTCATGGACATCCAACGAGGGTTGGCGAGTCTCAGGACGTCATTGGATGATGAGGAGATCGAGATGCTTGGCATCCAGATCAAGACAGCCTACGGAGAGCAGGTGTATACGGCCCCCTGGCTTCGGCATTTGCCTTTCATCATCTACTTCGCGGAGGAAGAGCTCGAGAAGCAGCGACGCACGAATGTCCTGCTGCTCGAGACCGTGCAAGAGCTCCGGTTGAGGGTAGAGAGCCTCGAGACGGACAACGCGGTTCTCGCTCGCGTGTTGAAGCAAACGAGTTGAGGCAACCCCTCCAGGAGTACAATCGAGATGATGAACGGACTCGATCTTGAAAAGGTGCTCGATCTCCTGCCCGTGTGCATTGGGATCAGGGACGAGCGCTCTTTCCTATCGAAATACCCGTCTCTTCGGAGGCACGAGGTCTACTTCGAGCTGGAGGAACTCGGCTGGGGTGAGGGGAAGATCGGGCCTGTGTGGCAGTTCTATCGGACGACCGCTTTGGGTGGGGAGGATGCTCGCATCCTGGTGCATCGAGCCATCCACGAGCTCTCTGTAGGTTCTCGGCTTCGTGAGGCTCTCTTCATGGCTTGGGAGCATCAGGGCATCTTGTCGGAGCCCATGGTGAACTTCGAGGTCGTTTGAGGCGGTGGACCCGGAGGATCAGAAGGCTGCGGAGGCTGCGGAGGCTGCGGAGGCTGCGGGGCAGCCTTGTTACCAAGACCCGAAAACGGGGCGTTGGGTGATGACAGCGGCCTATTTACGCAAACGGGGGTGGTGTTGTCGGGCGGGTTGTCGTCATTGTCCGTACCCGGATGGTCCTAGGGTCGCGTAGAAGGGGCGTGAGGACGGTACGCATCAAAGCCACCTTCAGCGATGGAGCCCAGTACATCCGGGTGGAGGACGACGACGGGTCCTACGAATTCGGCACGTGGAAGGCTCCTTTCCCCAACGAGAAAGGAAACTCCCTAGCCTATGGGATTGCCGAGACCCTGTCCCAGAGCAACCTGGGGGCTGCGTTGGAGCTTGTTCATGGGCAGATCCTGTTCATCCAGATCCAGCAGGGACTTTCGAGGAGCGTAGACTGAATCGTGAAAACTCTGATCGACCTCAAGTTGGTGCAACTCGACGATGGCGTACTTCAAGCGACCATCCAACACGAAGGGATTCCGGAGGTGTTTCATCACACCTTCGAGGACGTGGACAGTGCTTGTTCCGACCTCCACATGATTCTGAAAATTTTGCCCACCCAAGGGTGGTTCCGAAAGCTAGTACGGTAGAGATGGCTGAAAACGACGACGAATTTCTCTGGAAGGCGCTGGAACGCCTCGGTGGGTTCCTTTTGATCGTGCTGGTCCTGGCACTGGTCCGGGGGTACGTCTTGTCCTCTCTGTGGAGTTGGTTCGTGGTGCCTCTTGGGGTGAAGGAGCTTTCGATTGCGCATGCCATTGGCCTTGCGGTAATCGTGAACTTTCTGACCTACCAACACGATGCGGTCAAGGACTCGGGTTCTTCCGAAAACGAAAGCCCTTTGCTGGCCTGGATGATTCGAGGCATCGTCTTTTCGGGGATGGCGTGGGGAATGGGTGCGTTGGTCCACCTGTACATGTGAGAAGCCATGAAGGTTCAAATCTACTTGAATTTGGAGATCGATGCGGGATTTACGGTGGAGGAGTGTTGGCCGGATGGGGACGCCCCGCCTTTGTCGGAGATCAATCGGGAAACCGTGGAGGGGATGCTCCGGAAAGATTTGAAGGTGAAACCCGGGAGGCCGCTCAAGGGTCGTGCCTTGATGCCGCTTCTCACGGATTGGGGATTGGACGACGAGCTCGATCTACGCATTTCGGTGAACAAGGTGCTGGAAGCCTCCGATCTGACTGACGAGTTCCTCGAAGAATACGCATCCCTCGAGACCAGGGAGGCCCGGATGGAGATGCTTCAAAGTTGGGCTTCCAATTTGCTGGGGCACTCCATTGGGGAGAGGGAGCTCCAGGGGCATATTGTCTTGCTGGTGCATCCGACGCCCTACGACACGTTCGAGGATTTCGTGGCAGCTCGGATTGGAGAGAGCGGATGAAGGAGGTTCAGGTAGACCGTTTCTGGAAGCTCCTGGCCTCACGCGGGGAGCAAGACCTTCCTGACAACGTTGGCCAGCGGCTCATCGAGCAGCGCGTAGAGGAGGACATCGCCACCTTGCGCGATCGACTGGCTCAACAAGAGCATCTACTTGAGCTGCTGCACAAGGACAGGAACTGTAAAGAAAGCGACCATGATTGATGGTTGGAAAAAGGAACCTCGTGGAGGATAGACGATGAAAGCGATGATCAAGGCAGGCGACAAGATTTACTCCCGCAAGCACGGCCACGGAGTCGTTGGGTACATGGACGGTCACGGCATGGGGATCCGGTACGCCAGCGGGCTGGTGCGGAGCACCGTGGGGATGGCCAAGCTGACCCGCGGCATCGACTGGGACCTCGCCGACGCGCACGGGCCCCACAACATTGGGCGGGTAGCGATGCTCGACGGCGAGATGTGGGGGATCACAGCGCAGAACAAGGCGGGGGTGTACTCGGCCCGCCGAGTGAGCGACGGGTATGTTTGCCAATACTTCGCGTCGCCCCACCACTTCGAAGGCCCGTTCGCTAACGTCCGCTGGGCCACCCCCGAGGAAACTTACCGAGCGGGAAGAAACGACACCGGATCCGCGGAAGTGGCAACGGATCGTCCCGAGCGGGAAGAGCCCCGGCCGTTCCAGGTCGGTGACCGCGTGCGGTACAGGCACCCCCGCCGCCCCATAGCGAGGATCGGCGAGGTTCAGGGCTTCGACGCGCGGGAACGCGTCCGGTGGTGCGACACCGAGGGGGTGGTGCGAATGACGGCAGCCGACCACCTGGAACTCGTCACCCCCGCGCAGGAGCCCGAACCGAGCAATCAACTTGCCGACAAACGCATGATCTGCGATAGCGGATGCGGCGTGACGCCTCACCGGTACCGCCCGAGTCCCGAGGCCGGGCCGTACTGGAGATGCTCCGAGTGCGGAGAGACGACGGGCAGAGCAACCTACCCCTACCCCTACCCCGCCCCCGAGCCGGGCAAGCAACCTGCCGATGACTGGCTGGAAGGGCTGGAGCCCGAGCCCGCCGCCGACCCGTGCCCCGGGTGCCACGACGCGCCGGGCCTACACGGGCAGTACCTCGCGTGTATGCGCGGTCGCGGGGTCACTCCGCGGGAGCAGGCCGAGCTCGGACGGGTGCCCTACCCGGATCCAGATGACGTGTTCCTTGAGGATGCGAGGAGCGTGCTCCACCGGGGGCAGCGATGAGCCGGCGCACCAAAGCCGAAGCGCTCGCCGCCTTGGACGAGTGCGCGAAGCTGAAACCCAACTGGGATTCCTACAACGCCAAGGCCATCAAGCCCGAGGCTATCGCGGAGGCTCGCCAGGTCGTGGAGTGCCTAGCAGAAGCGGGCGCGCCCATGCCGGGGGTTCTCCATAATACGCGTGGCGATGTGGAGCTGGAGTGGGCGCACTCTAACGGGTATGACGAGCGCTGGTATTTGAGCATGGACTGCACCGGCGACGGCAAGGCAGAGGAGTACGCCCGCGCCCTGGCTCCCGCGCTCGTGGAGCTGGCCTCCATGTAATCCGGTCTGATCCCTCGGTACCATGGGTCATGACTCTCTGGGAGAGGACCGATTGATGGAGAAGATACCGAAGTGGCACAAGACGCGAAACTGTTCTCGTCCTTTGTGGGGTCACCGGCTTGAGGAAGGAGATGTTTTGGAGGAGGGCGATTTTCACGAGTCAACCGGTGGTGATTGGCAGCGTTGTCCATGCCCTGGACTCACTCTGCAAGAGGGGAACGAGGCCGTGTGGGTTCGACCTGTATCTCAGGTGGGGATCGAGAATTCTAACGAGCGATGATGGTGTTGTCGCCTGTGTGGTAGACGAGCTCTTTGACCCGGTCTTCGAGGCTGAGTTCTCCTTCGACGACGAGGTAGTCTTGTCCTTCAAGGAAGCGTTCTTCCCCCGCCTCCGTCGCACAGGTAGGTTTTGAAGGCGAGCGCGGCCCTCTTCGTAGGGAATTTGAAGACGAGGGTGGTGTTGTCTCCGATGTGGTCAAAGATCTTCCCGGGATCCGCGTTGCCGGTCCCTTCACACAGGTCGCAGGGATCAGTGACCTCGTGTATGAGATCACGAATCGTTCCGGCTCCTTTGCAGGTGGGGCACTTCATCACTGGTTCTACTCATTGGGTTTTCACGAAGGGTAGAAGAGATGCGATGACCAAACATTTCGAAGTAACGCAAGCCGATGTCGACGAGGTAGCCGATCGGGTCTACACGTTCTGGCGCAATTTGCTTTTCATGGTCAACAAGGTGGGGTGTGTGTATGCGACCTACTCATTCCGCAAGCGGGACGTGACGCTCGAAAACGCCTACTGCACGATCGCCTGGCAACGGGGGTGGGGCGAGATGACGGGGGATCGGGCCAACAAAATCCGGGACACGGTCCTCGAGAAGGTTCGGGAACGGCTGGCCCAAGATGGGCGCTCCGAACGCTAAATTGGGCTCAAAAATTTGCGCGGTCCCTTTAGGGACTACTCCCTGGTTTCCAGATGCACAGGAACCTGGAGAGCCATTCCCATGGTCGAAAACGACATCAGCCACGTCATGGTTCCGGAGATGCTGGGCGAACTCGAGAGCACTTTGGAGTCCTTCTTCGGCCGTCAGAGGGCCCGAGAAGGTGGCCACGACAAGGTTCTTTCCGGACTCGACGTGCCACGCCATGAACACATTGTACTACAGGGAGCCCTGTTGGCTATGTACGCCACGGCCCGACTTCACACGTTGGCGCACCCAGGGGGGGGATCGCGTTTTCTTTCCAGCCGCAGTTCATGCAGGAGACCCCGGAAGAGGGTTCCCCAAGCATCTGAAACAGACACGGCATCCCTTCTACTCGGAGTCGCGTAGAAGGAACAAGATGGACAACCCGAAGCTCTGCCACGAACCCACCTTGTTGGAGGACGGGACGCCCTACCGCCCCTACTTTTTCGACGATACGGGGGATCTCCAGGGATTTCAGGGCTACCTGTGCCGTCTCTGCCACAGCTACTACATGCTGCCGGACACGGAGCCTTTGGAGGTTCAGCGCCCTGACAAATGGGGCGGCAATCCCCACCGAGACTTCCCGGTGAAACTCGAAGGGTCAAACGTGTGTCCCGCGAAACTCTACGATGCTCTCAAAGGAACGGTCTTGTGATCTCGGAAGGGCCCATCTGGACCACCACAACAACAAACGATCTCATGATCAGATATTTCACGAACAGCAGTACAGCAGGAACGGCAACGACGATTACGTACACGTTCTCTACTCCCTACTGGAAGAAACCCGAGCCGGAACCAGAGCCTAAGCCGACGGTCGAAGAGGTGATGAAAAACATGAAGCTCTCATTGCCTGAGCCGCTGCCACCCAAGCGATACGGCACCTGCTCTCGATGCGGCGTGCATCTCGAGCTCGAAGCTTTTGGAGGGGCATGCTCCGTCTGTGGAGGGCCTCTAACCTAGCTGTCGTCGTCTTCGTCGTCATCCAGCCACTCCAACACTTTGTCAAGGAGGCGTTCGCACTCTTCCACGGCGTTGGGTCCGCTGATGGAGATGGAGACTTTCATGCCGTCTGATTCGACGGTCACGTTGGCAGTGTTGTTTTCTTCATTCGACATCGTCGACCTTCCTTACATCGTCGGGCATGGTGTGTAGCGAATCGAGAAATTCACCGCTGCGGTAGAGCACGGAATCCTGTTGGATGGCCACGATTTTCCTGGGCTTCCTCCAGGCGTCGGACACAAGAACATCACCAGGGACGAAACCCCGTTCCTGGCAAAGCTCGACTGCTTTCTTCCGACGCATCCAAGATGGGGCGGTCAATAGGAGCAATAGCTAGTCAAGAAAACCTGGACCGGACGGTCGATCCCGAGGACGTTTCGGAGTTTCTCGACTTCGATCATCTTGGCCTTGATTTCGTCCAAAGTGATGGCGTTGATGCCATCGATGGAACCACCACAGATGTTGTGAACCGACAAGATCGTTTCCCCGAAGGCCAAGCTCTGGTTATCGTTCTCGGAGTGGTCCTTGGCGTCCACGCACTCAAGCTCGAGGCCCCCGAACGGTGATGTGTCGCACTGTTCGTCAGGATGCTGAAGATTCGGATCCCAGACCTCTTCATAGCTGAGCTTGTACGTGGCGGTCTTGTTGTATTCGTCCACGAACGCCTTGAAACGAGACGTAGGGAGGTTCACGGTCCGTTTCTGGATGGCGATCTTGCCCCCACAGTCCTGGCAGAATTTTCCGTCGACCCCGGGGTGTCCTTTGGGGCACTCGGGCTGTTTGCTGGTCTGGGTGGTTTCGGACCAAAAGTCGGAGTGGTCCACGATGAAACCGATGAAAACGGATGCGCTTGCTGAGACTCCCATGTCAAGGGTTCTACTCCCATGATTTTCACGAAAACCCAGATCGGGTATAAGAGACAGGGAGGCCGACACATGAAGATCGACACCGACTACTACAACCACTTTCCCAACACCAAGATCGAAGCTGACCGGGAGAAGGTGTGGCTCACGGATGAGACCGGAGCGGTGTGGGAGGTCTACGCCATGGAAGGGGGGCTTCGGGTGCGGTCTATCTCGACTCCGAGGGAGTCGATCTCCGTGCGGCCTGAAGCATCCAATACCATCACGCTTCATGCTCGAACGTGGGACGAAACTCCAGAACCTTGGGGGAAGGCTGACATCGATGCGACCTCGTGACAAGCTCCGCGCGTGGTGGCGCAAGAGCGAAGACGACCTCGTGACTTTCTGGCCGTTGGGGCAGCAGACGGTGGGAGGGGCGAGCGATGACGGGTGAGTTTTCGAAGCACGAGATCAAGGCGGAGGTGAGTGCTGATGGCTTCCGCTCCTGGCTCATGATGCGCAAGTGTGCCGACGGTTGGAGCTCAACTTTTTGGGTACGGATTACCGCGGCCGACGGCATGCTGCGCGTCTCAGGCGACTTTGAGCCCGTGATCTTCGCCTACGGTCCTTCCGATCCCGTGGCATGCTTGCAATGGATGGCGGGTAAGAGCGAGGCCGATGCGTACGCGCAGGAAAAAGCCGCGATCGGGTCGGGGGGCAGTGATCGAGTGACGCGATGGTCGGTCGAGGACGCACGCGCAGACCTGCGAGAGATGCTCGCGTACGAGGAGAAGGAAAACCCCGAGGGCTCATGCACCCAGCCGCTGCGGGCGGCGCTCGAATGCTGCGTAGACTACGACGGGCGGCGCGGGTGCGAGGAACTCATGGAGGCTGCGATGGAGGCCGGAGGCTACTCCGCTCTAGAATGGGTGGGGAACATCGGACAGCGCCCCGCCCACTGCGTCGGGCTTGCGCTGAGGGCTTGCACGCGTCTGGCCGCGTTGCTGGAGGAGAGCGACGATGGCGAGTGAGAGAACATGGGAGGAACGCGAAATAGAGTCTTTGCGTGGCCTGCTTGCTGTCTACGAAGGGCGTGTTGCCATCCTCACCAGGAAGAGGGATCACTTGCGAGCCGCTGTGGCCGACGTGCTCAAAGAATGGGAAGCAGGACGACTGAGTGACTATGGGTTGGAGCAGGCCCTCCGCGCAGCCCTGGAGAAAGAGGCCGACTCCTAGGAGCTCCAAGTGCAGACGTTCTTGCCATATCCAGACTTCGAAGAAACGGCGTTGATCCTTGACCGGGCCCGTCTCGGAAAACAACGGGTCGAGTGCAACCAGATCTTGAAGGCGCTTCAAAACGGAGGCGGATGGAGACGCCATCCGGCCGTACTCATGTGGAGGGGCTACGAAGGGGCCCTTCGTTTGTACCGAAACGCCATCATTCGGGAGTGGGTAGCTCGGGGTTATGTGAACAGCATGGAGCTCACGCGGTCGGGAGGTCGTGTGCGGATGCCGCCCTGGCTAGGGGATCAAGCGTTCCATGCCTCGCACCGGTCCAATCTGCTTCGTAAAAACCCTGTTTTCTACGGCCAGTACGGGTGGGAGGAGAGATCCGATCTCCCCTACGTGTGGCCAGTTCGTAAATATGCGTAGAACAAGGGACATGACGGACCCTGATCAAACGGTGGAAGATGCTCTCGAAAAACTCCTTCCGGAGGAACTTCCAGTGGAAGAGGAGCTCGACAAGCTCGAGTTCGAGCTCTCGGTCGAGGAGATGTTTACCAAGGGGGTGAGTGCGGCGTCCCTTACGATGAAGGGCCGCGCATGCACCCGTGTAGGTGACGACTCCGGCATGACTGCGATCCTCACCACGAAGCCCTACATCGCCAGGCAAATCCCGCTCACGTCTCGGTGGCGCGTCACGATGGAAAGGATCGGCTGATGCCGACGAGCCCAGAGGACATGGTGTCCTCTATCAAGAAAGGACAACCAAGATGGGAACGCGATCACTAGTCATTTTCAAGAACGCCGAGCGAAAGGACGAAGAATCCGAGTTCGGTGTGCTCTACCGCCAATCTGATGGATATCCCACCGGGATGGGAGCCGATATCCTGGAGTGTTTCCAGGGGAAAGTCGTCGTCAACGGCTACAGCGGGGACGACGAGATTAACGGGGCCGGCGACATGGCCGTCCAGCTCATCGCCTTCCTCAAGCAGAAAGGGTCCTGGGGTCTTGACCCCCACTTCAAAACCATCCCCAAGCCAGTCAACACTCCTGGTGGCCTCTACCTGATGCCGGTGGGCACCCGAGATACCTGGGAGGAATATCTCTACACCATCACGTGTCCCAGACAACCGAAGGATGCCCCTGGGAGGTGGGAAGGTAAACTCCTGCTCACCGTGGAGGGACATGGGAAACTTCTCTTCGAAGGCATCCTCGACGACTTTGACCCCGAAGAAGCTGAAAAGATCGAGCATCCCGAGGAAGAGTGATGCTCTGGTATTTCCTCACGGGTGCTTTGTGCTTCGTGGCTGGTCTTGTGATCAGCAACGTGCTCACGGCGTTCGGAATCCGGCGATGCCTGGCGTACCACTTCGCTGCGAAGGGCTACAGCGACGACGCCATCCGACGTGAGCTCGAGGTCTTTGCCCAGGAGTGGAAACAAAGAAAAAGCCACAAGCTCGAAGGAGGGATTCGGTGAGCTGGACTGCCACATCTGATCGACTCTCAAGCGGGCGCGGCAAATCTCCAAGTCGAGAGTGGATCTCGAGCTCATAGGGGCAGATCAGGACTAATCACTGGGCCCGTTCCCTCCGATCTTCGCGTGGAGGCAGGTCTTTCGAGGTATTTTGGTGGTGAGGGCGGTATCCGTGCGTCATGCTAGGGGAATGCGGTTCCCCAAAATGTCGGTGGTATGTCCGGAGTGTAAAAAGCTTCAGATTGCTTCCGAAGTTGGGAAGCATCCCGACGAAGCGAAGCGAAGCGTTCGGACGTTTCACGACGAGCACGGGCGCATCCACACTCATGAGCCTATGCTCCTCCCTGTGCGATACTTGTGCTCGGAAGGGCACGAGTTCACTCACAAAGAGATGATGCCGTGCCCCACATGTGGATGGCCTGGAGGTGCTCGTTGATGAAGTTCAAGGCTGCTGGATCAGGACAATGGAAATCAGACGATGGTCGTTGGCTCGTCTTGCGCGAAGTAACAGGCCGCTACGATCTCTACGATACGAAACGCAAGAAAGACGATCAGCTCGTTGGGATGGGACGAGGGTCGGTCGCGGAGTGTGAAAAGATGGCTCGAGGGTTCGTGTGGTCCGAACGCCAGGAAGAAGACCCTAGCGCTCGACGAAAACTCCAAGGTCACGAATGATCTTGTGAAGTCGGACTCGTAGCCTCGTCCTCACGCTGGAAGTGCTCGTCGAGCAGGTACATCAGTACCTCTCCGTTGTCCCCGTCACCACCAACCTTCCATCCGAAGTAGTCACTGTTGAGATCCCAATCGAGCTTCATGATGCTCTTGAAAAGAGAGACCGAACGGGGGTCGTGAGGAATCCCTTGCTCCCACCGTTCTCCAGGGGTCCGTGCTTCATTGGCCATCATGCATTCTACGCTAGGTCGTGAGGCTGCTTTGAGCTCGTCACCGAAGTGTTGCTCGATTTCGCTAGCTCGAGGGCGCTCCGGCACGTAAAACGTGGGCGCCATGATGAGCGAAATCGGGATCATTGGAGTCGTAGTTCTCGGGGGCAGTTTTCTCCTGGACGTCTGGACGGATCTGCACTGGGCCGCCTATTCCGAAAAGATGGGTCGCATGATCCGTCGCCTAGGAAAGTAGTGGCGTATAACCCCTGATGTTTTACGCAACTTGGACCACTCCGTGTCCCCTTGCTGGTACGCTTCGTTTTCCCGTTGATCCCCGTGGTCGCGGCCTCGGGATCTACGAAGACGTGGATGGGGTTCGATGGGACATCCGTGGGATCTTGGGCCCGTACGTGCAAGCTCGTAGAGTCACCGAAACTCCAGCTTTCTACAGCACGGCGACGAACGCGGAATCCGGGGGCTTTCACCGATGGGAGCCCTATGAGGTCGAAGTGATCAACGCCGACGTCGTTTCACGTGCCCCCACAGGAGAAGATTGACGATCGCTCGGAAAACACGAGGATCCTTCTCGAGCGTCGTGTGGGTCCCTGGGATGGCCACGTTCTTGGCGGGCGGTCCGAGGCGGTAACCCGAACGCGGTCCGTACTGATGAAAATTCTGGGCGAAGTCGATTTGAGGGATCGATTTCATCTTGCGCTGCATCGGGTGCAGAACATAGGAAGGATCTACCGTGACCATGCCGACAGCGTGGAACTTGAACAAATACTCTCGCTTGGCGAGCCTCCACAAAAGACGCACGCACCAGTGGGCGCCGTAGCTCTTGCCTACCAGCAAAAGCACCTTGTTCTGTTTTGCGTGCTTCACCAGCTTGCGGTAGATCTTGTTGAATTTCAGGATGCCCGATCCTCCACGTTCTTCGATGATCGTGACCCCATGGCAGTCCGGGAGCTCCCTCATGGCCCGGTTAACGAGCTCCGTGACGTCCAGGTGCTTTTTGCGATCTCCGAGGAGCCCATCCAGGACAACAATGACCATGACAGAGAGGTTCGTATAGGAGAGTCAACGTCATCCGAGCCTCGAGCGCAACAAGGTGTACAATGGGTGTAGCTCTCTTCGGAGAGTGCTCCGTGCATGGTGTCCGGGGAGAGCCCGGAACAGGGAGATCAGTCTTGAGGGACTACTGATCCAGGTTTTCGATGGTTTGCCTGCTGACCCTTCATGAAACACACGGAGAGCCGGCGGTGGGTTTTTGGTCCCAAACCCACGCGACCGGCACCTTTTCCTGTAAAACGGGAGGCTCAAGCATGTCATCCATGGTTTCGGGGAAGGGATGTCAGATCTCGGGTCCGGATTCCGTCCACACAGACACAAGGACAAAACACATGACCAACAGCAACCAGAACCCCACCTTCGGCATCAACCCCTTCGTCACCCGGCAGACGCCCGAATCCGAGTTCACCCACTTCGAGGGCGAATGGAGTCGGGTCCAAGAGCTCGTGGCCGAGCACTTCCACAAAGCCAAGCCCGGATACCGAGATGGTGTGTGCCTGGTCCCGGTGCCGGCAGAGGGTTTCTTCTGCGGCGTTGTGGAGCTCGAGGAGGGCGATAAGCTCGCTGGGGAGTACAAGGCCCGGCGTCCCGGAGAAGAGCCCAGGAAGACGCTCAGGGCCGTCTCAGAGGATAAGAGCAAGATGCCCTGCGCCGCCGTGGATGTCGTCCTCTACAGCCGAGAGACGCTCCAGGAAGGCGATGAGGACTGCACGGGCAAGGACTGGGATGTGATCAGTGTGAATGGCCGTCCCACCAAAGAAGAGATGCCGATCGCGCCCATGACGCTGATCGCCAACCATTTTCAGCTCGATGGGGGTACCGCTACCGGGATGAGTCCCGAGGAGTTCGAAAGCGCGTTGCGAGAAAGTGTCTTGTTCTGGAAGAACAGGGCCATGCTGGCGCCAAGAGACCGCACAGGCTAATTCTGCGCACGGCTCGAACAATTTTGGAAAGCCGAGGGCGACCCTGCGAAAAGCGTAGGGTTACAAAGAGAACTCGTCACTAAAGGTTGCATGATCCACCCTGGTTGCAGGGTGAAGCCATGCCGAACTTTTTCGTGACCCAGGCCAAGATCAACGAGCTCCTCAAAGAGTTGCGTTCCTGGGCCCCTCTCGAGCAGCGGGCCACACTTAACGAATTGGCAGAACGGTTCCAACTCGATCTTTTCGTCGTGGACCGCATCGCGCGGAGCGAAGGGCTGAAAATCAAAGCCGGTTACCGCCCAGAGGAGCGGGACAACGAAGTTGATCCCGAGGCATCCACCTTGGATCTTGATCCTGCTGAAATCCAAGAGGCGCTCGACAAACCCGACCCAAGCCCGGAATACATCGAAGACGTAGACACCGGCGTGTGGAAAAAGAAGCCCACCGGTGAGTGGGAGCTTCTCGAGGCAGATCAGGGAAAAAACACGTCCAGCGACGACTAGATCACAATCGGTTGCTGAAAGGTGGGGAGTCGCTCGTAGCGAGCCCGCCCTACATGCACCACCAGATTGTCGGCGGCTTCATACACCCGCTCACAGTGAGTGTGTCCAGCGTAGACTTCGATCTTCACGTTCGGGAATTTCCCCGCAAGCTCAAGGAGCTCCTCCCCTAAAATTTGGTTTACGTAGAAGGGAACCGCGTGGGGTTCGGAAGGACGACCGCGAAAATAACTCGCCTGGCGAAAGGGGGGTACGTGCGTGATGACGAGAACGCGCCGAGCTCCGTAGCGAATGGCGCCCTGGATCTGGGTTCGAAGAAAGGCGGCAGACTCCCGACCAAGCCGTTCAAGCAATCGGAAAAGATGGCGAGATCCGAGTTCCAACGCTTGGATGAGGTCCCTGTTTCCGCCTGGCAAAAAGAAGTCGGGCAACGAAAAGGTGAGACCTGCTTGACCCGCCTGCCCATCGTAGAACCCGTCATGCCCGACGAGTGCGGTTGTTTCGTCGAGCATGATGAAGTCACGATCAGTCATCCAGTTCAGGATTCCCTGGGGCACAGCGCGGCAGACTGTTCGTACCTCTTGGTGCGCATCGCTCATGAACCCACCGAAGAAGTCGTGATTGCCGAGAACGAAATACACCGGACGTTGGTAGGCCCCAGAGACGAGTCCCAGGAACTCGTAGATGGTGGGTCCTTCCGCGATGTCTCCCGTGATCAGCAATCCGTCGGATGGACGGCTATGTAGTTTCTTCACGAACGCCAGGAGCATCTCCTCGTCTCGGAGATGATCGAGATGTGGATCCGTTAGCCAGTCGAGTCTCATCTGCCCTCCTCCATGTTCTCCAGCTCGGTTTCGAGCTCCACCATGCGCCTCTCGAACAGGAGGTTTTTGTCCTTGAGCTCGTCCATTTCCCGGCGCAGTTGTTTCTGTTCTTTCTTGTAGTGCTTGATCTGGTGTTCGCGTGTGACAAACGTTGAGATCACGTAAGCCAAGAAAATCAACATCGCGACCAGGAGGGTTGCGATCACGTTACCAGTGAGACGGCTGATGAAATAGGCACCGGATGAAAACACGCGCGAGTGTTGAGCAGAGGTTTCCGGGCTTGAACTTTGGCCTGGCACCTTCCCTTTGGGAAAACGCATCATGGCCGAGGTCAACTCGTCTCGTTTCTTGCTGTAGCCACCACGGCTCACACTACTAGTGAAGCACAGGAAAATTAGCGACGCCCCGAGCTCACAGGTGAACCCGCGAAGTTCGGGTTCACCTGTGAGCTCGGGTGTCTCAGGTTGCAACGTACAGTGGAGATCTACCAGGTGCCACCAGTGACGGAGACGGACTCCCTGCCGTCGAAATCTTCGATCTCGATGACGATTCGAACCTGGACAATCTTGAGGTTAGCGAGCATCTCCTGTCGGAGATTGGTCTTCTCTCGCCAGGACAGGATTTCGCCGCTCTCACGATCGACGATCTTTTCGTACTCCTCGGTCAACTCACGGACGACCGCGATCAGGTCTTTGTCCATGCGGAGGTTCTCAGCCTCGTCATCCATTCCATCTTGGGAGGGGAGCCAGTATCGGGTCTTGTTGTGGTCGTGGCCGCATTTGTTCACCCACTCGCAGCCTCGACCCTTGAGACGTCGCACCATTTCTGGAGTCAGGCCGAAACCACCGAACTCATCGTGGATGACGATGGGGACTTTCCATTCCATGATGTTCTCCTAGAACTCCGACCATCCGGATGGCTCGCATCGGCGTCGGATGCCGTCTTCACTGACGATGACGTCACCGACCGAAGTTGACCGGGATTGCTTGATGCACTTGACCTCGGAGTTCTCCCACCAAGGTGTGTCGATGTGATTGGTCAGACGGAACACGTCACCGTAGTTTTGTGGATCACACTCGACCTCGGCTACGAGCTCGAAGTTCTGTCGGTTGAACTCGGGTGGTTCCCCCATGCCAAAAGTCGGATTCTTGTCGTGGTAGACCTTGAAAATCATCACAATGCTTCCTCCTTTCCCGTACATGTCTTCGGGGCCTGTTTTACGCCGCGCAAAGCCCGCAAATCAGAAACAGCGGAAAAAAGCTTGACGGGTCCTCGGAGGGGCATTAGCTTCGTGGGCATGCAAGCACGAGCTTGACAGCCTTGGATGCCCCACCCGGAGAGAGGGGCACAGCACCCCAGGAGGAACCTGGAGCACGGTGGCCACCACCCTGCGAAGGTTCCTCGACAACATCATGGGCCTTCCCCAGAGGAGGGGTCTCGAGGGTAAGCGTCTCGAGGGCAGCGGGTTCGAAACCCGTAGGGCCTGCCATCCGCTGACGCACTATGTCATCGTGAGGGCGGATCTTCCGATTGGGTGCGCGGTGGCCCAAACGATCCATGCGGCAGGGGAGAGCACTCCGGAGAAGGGCGTCCCGACCGGCACGTTCGCCGTAGCTTTGGCCGCCAGGAGCGAGGAGCACCTCAAGTTCCTGGAGGAGAAGTTGCAGCGTTTCGCAATTCCTCATGTGGCGGTTCGGGAACCCGACCCTCCATACAACGGAGCCCTGATGGCCCTTGGGATCTGTCCCGTGGCTGATCGGAAGCTCGTCAAGAAAGTCACCAGCAGCTTGCCGCTGCTCAAATGAAAGGACAAACATGAACATCAACCTTCCCAAACTCAAGCAAGATCGGCGTGAACTCGAGGACCGCATACGTGCGGTCAAGAAAGAGCTCCGATCCACCTGGACTCGCTCGATGGGTAATCTTCAGTTGGAGCTGATCTCTCTCAAGCGACAGGCGACGGAGCTGTGCATCCTGCGTGCGTGGGTCCGTGGTCGTCACCACCTCCCCGATGCCGACTACTGCCGTGAGACCGCCGAGCGAGTTGCCAAACGGTATGAAGTCGAGGAGGTCGCAGCTTGATCCACCCTGTCGCCTTCTAGGCGATATTCCGCCCTCGTAGCTCAGTGGTAGAGCATTTCCTTCACGGGAGAAGGTCGTGCGGTTCGAATCCTGCCGAGGGCGCCAAGAGAGAACAAACCATGAAAGACACCACACAGAAGAATCTGAAAAACCGGCGCGAAACCGAAAAGTTCATCTGCCCGGAGAACCAGAAATCGAAAACCGAAGAGAAGCTGTCTCCTTCAGGTCGCTACCGGCTGCTTATCCGTTGGTACGCGACCAAGGAAGGATGCTGGAACTACTCCCGCGGAACTGTTTACCGGGTCTCCGATGACGAGATGGTCTGCGACATCGTGCGCAACTACTCGATATTTCATCACTCGTTCGTCACCAAGGATGACCATGAGTACCTGATCACCGGGCGTTCGTACATGAGCCAGACCATCGTGGATCTCGATGCCGGGATCGAGCACGAGCCCCAGGAGTACCACTATGATGGCTTGGGGTTTTGCTGGGCCCGCGCTTTTCTGAGCCCCGACGGCCAGACGCTCCTGGTCGACGGATGCCACTGGGCTGCCCCGTATGAGTTCCGGTTTTACGATTTCAGGGACCCCAGCAAAGGCTGGCCCGAGATCCCCGTCATCACCTCGGTCGAGGAGTACGAGAAACACAAGGACCATCTTTCCGAGGCGACCCAAACAGCCCTCTATGCCGATGAGAAAGACCCTACTTTCAATGAGGACGGAACCATCACGGTCTACGAGTCGGCTTCGATCTTCAAGCCAACGGGCCAAAGGGAGGATGATATCTCGATGGAGCAGTTGAACGAGATCGGAGAAACGTACGACGATGAATCCAACTGGGATCGGGAGGTAGATCTGAAACTCACGCTCGAACGTCGTGGAGACGTCTTGGTGGTGCTGGACACCTGGAAATCCGACTACCGCCAGGAGCAAGATCGGCGCCGCCAGGAGTACAAGAAGAAACAGGACGAAGACTTCCGACGATGGCGCGATACGGACCTCACCTGGGCATTGCTCAAAGAGCTACTCGAGAAGGATCCCGATCTCGAGCTCAAGGGGCTCGGCTGGATTGGATCTTCCGGCAAAGACCGTGAGGAAGGGGAGAAGAACTTCTGGTTCTTCCGTCCCCGTATCGCGTCTCGACATCCGCAGGAGACCTTCAAATACGACGAAGACAACGACCAGGAAGATCCGGGCCCTCGCAAGACGGCCGCGCTCAAGTGGGGCACCGTAGCCGGAGATACCATCGAGACAGAGCTCTGGATTTACGGGAAGGGGCACTCCACGGAAACTTTCCCCAAGACCGAGGGTGGTCTCAAAGCGGCCCTCAACACCATCCGAGGCCACTTCGCGTGACCTCTTCGCGCCCGTACGCTCAGTGGGTAGAGCAGCAGACGTAAGCATTCTGAAGGTCGCCGGTTCGAATCCGGCCGGGCGCTCCAAGGATAACATGAACAACCAAGCACAGAACCTTTACAAGCAACTCAACGGTCATCAGGCTTTCGTTTTTTTGGATGCTGCTCATCTGCCTAAGAAAGACCGCTGTAAGTCCATGTCCTTCGAAGATGAGTTCTTGATCCAAGATCAGGAGCTCACTCTTCTGGGAAAGACTTTGAAGGCGATGCTCAACGAACAAGGACTTCCTCGATGAACGTGCACAGCACCATTGAAGTTCGGTTCACGATCTACCAGTACAACTCCGGGCTCGGAGACAACGGCACCCGGAAAATCAAAGAGACTTTTCCGATGACGGAAGAGGGTCTCACGCAAGCCCGCGAACTGACCAAGCGTATCAAATCCGAGATCCAGCACGGCCGCGACGAAGGTCATGGCCAGGGCGGGCGTGCCATCGCTTCCGAGTACTGTTGGGATGGTTTCGTCCGTTCCTTCGATGGGATGATCCGTGTCGACGTTTTGCACGACGAGGTGGAACATGTCCTGGGCTGATCGAGCCATCCAAGAGCTCAAGGAAGGAAAGACCAGTCAGTGTCGTCCCCGTGGTGGCTCGATGCGTGGCCGAATCGAGTCGGGGCAACTGGTCACGCTCGATCCTGATCTCAAGCCTGAAGTTGACGATGCCGTTTTGTGCCGCTGCAAAGGCAACACCTACGTGCACCTGGTCAAGGCGATTCAGGGACACGGTGACAAACGTCGGTATCTCATCGGAAACAACCGTGGTGGCACCAACGGATGGACGACCACGATCTACGGCGTCGTCACCAAAGTGGAGGACTGACATGAGCATGGAACGACACATCGAACAACTCCAGAAGGAGCAGACCAAGGCGCAGAAGGAGCTCGACGCCATCGAGAAGCTCAAGGCTGAGTTCCCTGATCTTGAGGTTGACACGGATCGGTGGGGCCACAAACGCTACATGGCGAAATCGGCGAACGCTCAAGTCACCGATGTCATGTTCCATCGCAACTGTGGTTGCTGCTCCGACAGCCCCATTCACGCACGTCCCTATCTCAAGCTCGAGGATGGAACGACCATCTACTCGAACCCCTGCAATGCGATGATCGGTGAACCGACGTGGGGCGGCGGGTTTCGAGAGTACCCCGACTGGGAAAAGCGGTACTGGGAAGCCGGGCTGAGCCTCGATGCCGTCAAGAGCATCCGACGCTACATCGAGTACCAGAAGGAAGATGAAGAGGAGGAGGACGGCTGATGTTCGGACGTGAAACCAAGGATCGAATTTACAAGATCGAGAATGTCTTACTGCACGAGCTTCGTAAAAAGGATGACCAGATCGACGATCTTCAGCGCGACCTCAAAAACACCCGTTCCTGGGGCGAGAAATGGCGCGCAAAGGCCAAGTTCCTGCGGAAGGTCCGTAAGCAGTTGACCGAAAAAACTTCATGAAAATGCTTCGTGAAAAAACCTGGGAGTAGAAGTCCCAGGATCAAACTCAAACTCAAACTCAGAAAGAGATGAAGATGCCCAAGCTCAACCAGATCCTTGCCATCGAAAAAGGCAAGAAGACCCAGCTTCACCAAGAGATCACCAATCTGCACAAGGCGACCCAGAAGGCTCAGCTCATGACGGGCCACCACAAAACCTTCGTGCCCACGGAGGAGGACGGCGAGTCGTTTCCGGATGACAGGCAGCATGTCCAGCATCGTGCTTCCGAGGTCATCGAACAGGTGACCGAGCGCCTCACGACCCTGATGGACGTGACGGCCACGAAGGACTGGGCCAACTGCAACGCTCGCTCCGACGTGATGGTGAATGGTGAGAAGTTTCTCGAGAACGTGCCGGTGACCTACCTGTTGTTCTTGGAGAAAGAGCTCAACGACCTGCATACCTTCGTGAGCAAGATCGTCGAACTCGACTCTGCCGAGCAGTGGACCTTGGACCCCAACTCTGGGCTGTTCCGCAGCGAATCGGTGAAGACCCACAAGACGAAGAAGCTCCAGAAGCCTATCGTCCTCTACCCGGCGACGCCGGAGCATCCGGCTCAGACACAGCTCACGACGGAAGACGTGGTCATCGGACACTGGACGACGATCAAGTTCTCCGGAGCGCTCCCGCGCCCGGACAAGAAGCAGATGCTCGATAAAATCCGTACCCTCCAGGATGCGGTAAAGTTCGCACGCGAGCAGGCCAACTCCATGGAAGCCGAGGAGCAGAAGGTCGGCCGCAAAGTTCTCGACTTCATCTTCCGATCCTGACGATGACGGACACCAGCAACCCAAGCTATGCTGAGGCATTGCTCCCACAAACTCGGGAAGCGTTCGTTTTTCTCTGTGAACTGGTCGAGAGCGGGAATGTGCCTCGGTATGGGTTGGAGAGCTCCCAGGAACGCATCAACGCTTTGCTTCTTCATGTGTTACAGGAGTCCCTGAACATCCTTCGGCACGAAGACGAGACTCTGTCCGTCGAACAACTGGGAGGTCGCACCGCTGTGCGTAAGCTGGTCGAGATGCAGCATGCAATTCAAGAACTTCCCGAAGAAGTTCGTCCTATCCTCGAGAAGACCCTTTCTCAACAGATCAACGAGCAGAATCGTGGCAAAACGAAGCCGCTCTTACCCAGGAGGTCGAAAAAGTTCCCATAGGGAGGCAAGCTCAAGCTCAAATTCAAGCTGAACGCTAGGCCAAGGATCTTTGGAGGTTCGAATCCTTCTCCCCGCTCCACTTTATGCGGGGGTGGCGAAACTGGTAGACGCAACGGCTATGAAGCCGTCGATCCAAAGCTGCACTCAAGCTCAAGCTATCTCCCAAGCTCAACAACACACTGAACCTCGACATCTCTCCCACCGGCTACACCCTTGTCCGAAATCGCGGTTAGAATCCGTGGGGGTACACCATGGGAAGCGGAGACGCGCTCCCGCTCAAGTGCAAGCCTTGAGCTTCCCTCCTTCACACGTACCCCTGGTCCAACGTTAAGACGCGGATGGTCTTTCTAAGAGTCGGTACCTGTCGTTGTCGTGGAAATCAGTGCCCGGCCACAAACCGGTCGGGGCCAACAGAGCCCCCCAAGTGAGGTTACATCTTGGGGGGTTCGCTTTTTAAGCGGTACGTCCGGCCGAAGGGGTAGAACGGGTGTGAGCAACTCGAACAACTCCGTCCCTCATGCCCATCTCCTCGGCGCCAAGGTCACTCTCACCGACGAGGTCAAGGACTTGCTCGAGATCGCCTGGAACGAAGGGGTCATCGCAGCCGCCCTCGACACGCCGCGCGGGGTGGGCATCCACGTGTGTAACCCCGAAACCGGTGACCTCACCGACGCCATTACGCTGGCTGGTGTGAAGTTGCACGAGAGCGCCGTCAAGCTCCTCCAAGCCACGGGCGAGATGAACGCGTCCGTTCTGAGCCAGCTCGCCAGTGCCTTCGGCAACGGGGCTTTCGACTAGGATCACCCAACAACCCCTCGTTATGCCGAAATACCCGGGTAGAGTGTCGACCACGGCGTTTGCCCGGGTATCGGCGTATAACCCCTGACGTGTCCCTCAACAAAGAACAAAACAGAGCGGTGAAGCACCGTGGGGGCGGTCTCCTCGTGCTGGCCGGAGCCGGCACCGGGAAGACCCGGGTTATCACACACCGCATCGCGGATCTGGTGAAGGATGGCATCGAAGAGCGTCAAATCCTCGCAGTCACGTTCACCAACAAGGCGGCCAAAGAGATGCGGGAGCGTCTTTCGAAGATGGGAGTCAGCGAGGACGTGTGGATCGGGACCTTTCATGCCACGGGTCTTCGAATTCTCCGCATGCACTGTGATCTGGTGGGGTACCAAAAGAACTTCACGATCTACGACAGCGATGCCCAAAAAGCTCTCGTCAAGGCTCTGCTGGCCGATGTAGACACACGGGGACGCAAAATCACCGAGGGACTCGTACTTCACTACATCCAGCAGCTCAAAGGCAGCGACAAAGGGCCCAAAGAAGTCGAAGAAGACGGCTCTGTTATCCCTCGAGCTCTCCATCGCATCGTGAAAGAGGTCTTTGCTCGGTACGAAGAAGCCCTGATGCGTAGTAACGCGATGGACTTCGCGGACCTGCTGATTAACACCACGCGGCTTCTTCGAAATGCGGAGGGGACACCGGCTGAATGGGTCGTGCGCCGGTTTCGACATGTGCTTGTCGACGAGTTCCAGGACACCAACGCTATCCAGATGGAGATGGTCGATCTTCTTGCGAAGACCGGAGAGATCTGTGTGGTCGGAGACGACGACCAGAGTATATATGGATGGCGTGGTGCTAATCCCGACGGCATGATGGATTTCAACGCTCGATCCGGGGTCGAGCTTGTCAAACTCGAGGAGAACTACCGATGTGCGGCTCCTATCCTCGATTGCGCCAACGCTGTCATCGCCAACAACAGCAAGCGTCTTGGTAAAACCCTGCGGGCCAACAAAGACGGGGAGCTTGTTCGGGTGTCTCTGTTCTCCGACGAGCGAGCAGAGGCCAAAGCAGTAGCCCAGTCCATCAAAGAGCCCTACGGAGACCATGCCATCCTGTATCGGACGCATGCGCAGTCGAGACCTCTGGAGGAAGCCCTCCGACATGCAGGGATCCCGTACACGATCGTTGGAGGGCTACGGTTCTACGATCGCGCAGAAGTCAAAGACGTACTGGCCTATTTCCGCTTGGCGATCAACCCCAAGGCGGACATGGACCTCCTGCGGGTGGCCAATAAGCCTTCACGCGGGATGGGGCCCAAGAAGATGGGGGCGCTCAAAACCTCTTCGGCACGTAAGAACTTGTGCATGTTCGACGCACTCAAGGACGCGAAGGATGACAAGTCCGCAGGGCTGCGAGAGGTCTTGCTGAACCTGGCCAAAGCCAAACACAGTGCGTTCACGTTGCTCGATTTTTACGATGCGGTCATGAACATCACGGGCTACAAGGCTGCTTTGCAGAAGACAGCCCAGAACTCCCGCAGCATCGTGCAACGCGACAAGGCTCAAAACCAGATTGCCAACGTGGAGGAGCTCGCCAATGATCTGGCCCAGTACACGGCCGAGCATCCAGGAGCCACTGTTGAGGACTACCTCGAGCACGTGGCCTTGGTGTCCAGCTTCGACAAGGAAGCGGGTCCAGCGGTAAGTCTCATGACCATCCATGCGTCCAAAGGGCTCGAGTTCCCCCACATTCATCTCGTAGGGTTCGAAGAGAATCTTCTTCCCCACATCAACAGCATTCGAGCTGCCGAAGAAAAGGGAAAGATGGCAGAGATCGAGGAAGAGCGGCGCCTTACCTACGTGGCCATTACTCGAGCCAAGGAGCGCTTGGACATCACCCTGGTCCGGATCCGCTCTCGAGCCGGGCGTCCGGACAGAGCCCTGCCTTCGCGATTTCTGGAAGAACTTCCCGAAGGCCGGTTTCGCAAGTTGGGGTTCGGATGACAGCCATTCAAAAACGCTGGCGCTATCGGCTTTTGCCTCACCACTACGCCAGCATCCCACAGCCGCGTTGGTACGACGCTGTCCGTTACGCGTGGGCACGGTATGTGGTCTTGAACGGTCTTGAGGTCACTTTCTTTCCGAAGCTGAACCGTGGAGCTCAGTATGTCTGCGGGCATTGCCCACGAACCTTCCCAGACCACTACACCCGGAACGTGCACGAGTGGGCCTTTCACCCCGGGTGTCCAAAGAACCGGATCCCCAATTTCTGGCGTTGGGTTTTTTCAGAAAGTAGCTGGAAACATTGCTGCAAGTGCGGTCCTGGGACCTGCGATCGAGGGTGCTCACCTTGCGAGTTGGGTCAGAGCGCCGGAGAAGAGCGGTAGGAATCCTCTCTTCCCCCGAATCGCGGTACATTGAAATCTGTGTTTGGGGATCATGCCGATTTGGACACGCTACGGGCCTGGAAACGTGCCCGGTTCGCTCTGAAGGTCTCCATAGCTCTCCATGGCTTGATCCTCGCGCTCCCGACTTTCCTGGCCGGGTAAAATGCCTGGAGCCTGACGAACTGGCTTGAAGGACTTTACTTGAAGGACTTTAAAAGATGGGTGAAAACAAGAAACGCAGCGGGGCCTGGGAGGAGATCGAACGGCTTCAGGATCCCGACAGCAAGGTCACGCTGATCTTGTCCGAACGCATCCGGGGAAGGCACGGATATTCGATCCAGATCTGTCTCGAAGACGATCTCGGCCTCAACAAACACATCGCGTTCCCTCCGAAGGGGGCCAAACACGAGCTCAAGCACATCGTGTATTCCCTGGTCGAAGCCGCGGACAAGGCGATCTCAAAACGCAAGAAAAAAGAAGGGCTGTGACCCATTAGTTTTGCTGGAGTTCACCGACCACGGACGACCCTGGACGTACTGCTCAGGCTGCGATTCTTCCTTGAAGGAAGGGTACGACGGATGAGCGGACCGTACCGAAGGCTCCCCTTCGTCACCCCCGCAGAACCCACCTTCTGCGTGAAGTGCCGCTGGGTAGACGTAGCGCGCGAGCAGTGTGACCACCCGAACGAGTGGGGAGCCCTCGACTACTTCTCAGGGCAACGGTGTCACAAAGGGACGACGTGCGGCAAGAAGAACAGGGAGGGCGCCTGTCCCGACTTCGAGCAGCGTCGGTCGTGGCGCCTCTGGCTGGCTGACCTGTTGCGCCGTGTCCCCTGGTGAACACGGCCGACGCTCCCCTCGCCCAGCTAGCTGAGATGCTGCCTTGGGTTTCCCTGGTGATCAAGCCAAGGGTGGCGAGGGGAGTGCGGGAGCAACCCGCGTCCGTGGGCCTACCCTATCACGGGGTCTCGTCTTGACGCTTCGTGCCATACGTGAAACCCTGTTCTAGAGCCAGGACCATGGGTGCTGGTTCCGCTGATTTTTTGACGAGTCACGCCGTTCAGCGTGTTCTTGCATCGCGTGGCGCGACGAGACATTTTCGCGAAACAGGGACACCTTCTTCAGCCTGGTCGAGTATGATCTAGCCGATGGCCCGCCACGACACGCAGCTCATCGTTGCCTACCTGGATTCAACGCTTGACACGATGGTCGAGCGTCCAGCCCTTTGGGGCGCGCTTCCCTGCGTTGAATTGCAGGTTCTGCGTCTCTTGGAGGTGCGCTTGATCGCGGTGCGTCGGGGCTCCATGGAGGAAACCAATGAAGTGGCCAGGGAATGGAGGGCCTTCCTGAGCAAGATGTTCTCGAATTGGAGCGGCGGCGGGCTACTGACATGTGTCGAAGGTGACGAGGCTGCGTTCGCCAGCAAGCTGTCCGAATTCTGCAAAGCCGAACGGCTTCGTCAAGGAGATCTGGGCGAGGGAGAGCTATGCCTAGGCATCGAGCCCAACGAGATGGGCGATGCGGGCTGCAATGTGGAGTGAGGACGACCATGCTCTCATCGAGCCTCAGAACGCACGGCCGAACTATGAGCGGCGAACGTCGCCCTATCACCAAAGAGCTCTACGACCGGCTTGTGGACGCGTCAATCCGCCAGGGGCCAAGCATGAACTCCGGCACATCGCGTATTCGCTCGTCCAGGCCGCTGAAGAAGCAATCGAAAAACGCCAGGACAAAGAAAGCTCTGGGCGGAAGATGAACCGCGGGCCCGGTTAACCCTGGGGGAGCACCGGGACCTGGCCGGCGGCACAGATCTTCTGCATGTATGTGATCCGCGCACTTTCGTCTTCGGCCAGCTCGAGCTCCCAGGAGCTCTTCACAGCCAGCCAATTTTCGATGTACTGGCACCGGTAGGACGTCAGGGGCGGCAGCCACTCGTCAGGCCCCCTGGAGCCCTTGGAACGGTTCGTGGAGCGTCCCGAGGCCACCAGGCCCTCCAAGCTATTGGCAAAGCTCTCACGACGCTTAGGGGCCCACAGATGGCCTCCTGAGTCGTGGGCGTCGCGAAGGGCCACGACGTGGTCCACGTCCACCAGGGAGGGATCTGTGGCGACGTCTCCGCTGTAAGGGTCGGTCCATTGGCCTGTAGCGACCCGGCATTGGCGTTCCCCGTCGAATGTTACAGGGACCTGGGAGTCCCGGATCAAGACCTCTTGGCGCGCGTCCTGGCAATCCCCGTCGGCGTCAGTCCAGTGCTTGTAGAGTTTCCGGTCGTAGTCGACGGGAGCCGGCTCCAAATCTGGGCAGGTCGGGGGATCCGCAGGAACAGGATCAAGCGTGGTGGCGCAGGCCAGCAACGCCACGAGGGCTACAGGGGTCCAGCGTCGCATTTCAACAATTGTACTCGAGATAGGAGTAAAACTGGTGAGAACGGACAAACACAGGAGAAGAACAATGAGGATCTTTCTAGTTCGACATGGGATGAGCCGCGCCAACGCTGACTGGTCGGAGAACCGCCGGGTTGCGGATCACGCCATCGAGCTCACGGAGGAGGGCAAGGAGCAGGCGAAGAGGGCCGGAGAGTTCCTGGCCAACTACTTCCGCGAGCACCTCGGCAGCTCTCCGCAGCCCACGAAAATTCGCCTGTGGCACAGCCCCTACCGGCGTACGCGTCAGACCGCCGATGGAGTCGAGGAGGCTTGCCGGATCTCGCGGCCGGGACATCCGGCGGACGGCCAGAGCTGGTTCTTCGACCGCAAGGAGCACTTCCTCCTGCACGAGCAGCAGTTCGGTATCTTCGACGGTCTCTCCGACGAGGAGCGCCGCAACCTGTACCCAGCAGAGACGGAGCACTACGAGAAGTGCAAACAGTTCGAAGGGAAGGTTTGGGCCAAGCTCCCGATGGGAGAGTCAAGGATCGATGTGGCTCGTCGCATGCACCAAGCCTTCGGCACCTTCAAACGTGACGAGGAAAAGCACGAGATTGAAAACATCGTCGTCGTGGGTCACGGCACTACTAACCGGTGTTTCACGATGGCATGGCTACATATGGCTCCTGAATGGCTCGAAAAGGAATCGAACCCGAAGAACTGCTCCATCCGTCTTCTCGAGAACGGCGAGGACAAGGGCTACATCTTCAAAGGGTTCGACAATCCGCCAGGCTACAAACACAAGCCGAACCCGGAGACCGAGGAGTAGACATGGGCTATCCCAAGTCCTTTTCCAACAACGCCACGATCCGAGAAGTCTACGGACCTGCGATGGGGATCACTACGCAGGAGGACGCGGACGCCTACTTCCAGATCATTGTGGAGCACGGGATGAAGCTCGATCCCGAGCTCTCGCGGGAGAAGGTCGAATCCAACCTGCGCTCCAACCTCGGGTACTTCGCTGGGTACTACACCCCTGAAACTCGTGAACGAGTCGAGTGCCTCTTCAAGTGCAAACACCCGGTCTTCGGATCGATCAAAGAAAACGGCGCCCCCACGCCCGAGGAAGCGTTCAGGCTAGGGGTCGAGCTCGGTCGCCAACACAGCTCCGAGGCGGAGTGACGGGGCGCCTCACTGATAGGGGGAAGATGCGCCTGCACGAGATTGCGCGGGCGCATCTTCTTACTCGACCTTCCCACCCTACGAAGATCGAGTTCGTGGAGGTCACTGTCGAGGTCCTCTTTCGAGACGGCAACGTAATCCAAGTCGTGCATGGCGCCTGGAAGTAGGCGGCCTACTTCGCCTATAGGGATACGTGGGTGTGGCGGTTCGACGGTACAAAGTGAAGTACTCGGTGACCGTCGAGGGACGCTACTCGGTCAAGACACGCGACTTCTCGTCACTTCGGAGAGCCGGAGAGTTCGTGCGGGACTTCCCGAAGGAGCATGAGTTCCTCGAGATCCGGGCCATGGATATTGGCCCCTTGGACGATCAGGAGAAGGGGGCGTTTGCCCTCTTTACCGAGGGCAAGATCGTTTTGAGGTAGTCGAGGAAAAAATGAAGAAACCCTCTTGACTTCCCGTCCGTACTCGCCTACACCCAAACACAGAGAGTTTCTCATGGACACTGTCTTCAACGCACGCAGCCTCAGCCTCGACGCGGTCACCCCAAGTGACCTGCGACGGCTCCCCCTGCGTCCGTACCTGCCTCGTCTACCGCGGCAGCCCGGTGTCCTACGTCCATAAACGGACCACATACCAGGACATCGGGCGAGGGCGGTACCAGAGGGCATCGCCCTCGGTCGTTTAAGCCCCAGGACATTCCGGAGGCCGGGCTCAAGGCGAGCCGCCTGCTTTGGGAGCAGGACATCAGGTGGGTTCGATTCCCACGCCTCCGACCAACAGGAGAAATCTGCCTTCAGCAACATTTCACGAAATACAACATGCCCGGGTAGCTCAGCGGACAGAGCATTGGTCTACGGAACCAAGGGTCGGGGGTTCGAATCCCTCCTCGGGTGCCATGCTGCACATCCTCCGTAGTTCAACGAGAAGAACACCGAGCAGTCCTCGGAGGTTGTGGGGGCGGTTCCCACCGGAGGGGGTGCAGCAGTTGTTCTCGTAGCTCAGCGGAAGAGCATTGGTCTCCGAAACCAAAGGTCACAGGTTCGAATCCTGTCGGGAACGCATTTGAACAGTAACTTTTTCACGACAAGTACATCGGGGCGTAGCTCAGCCTGGCAGAGCGTACGGTTCGGGACCGTAAGGCCGGAGGTTCGAATCCTCTCGCCCCGACCAAGGAACAGAACGATGGCAGACATCATCACATGGACAACAAGGAGGCGGCTTTATCCGGATCGTTGAGTGGGCCCGCGAGGGCACCCATACCGAGGAGGTCGATCAGTTTCTCGAAGAACAGCGAACTCGCTGTGAGCAGGCTGAAAAGATCAACCCCACCCTCAGAAACCGACGACGGAAAGAGAAACAACGAGAGAAGGCAGCTCGAAAGGCAGCCAAGAAAAATCTCGAGGCGTAGCGCAGTCTGGCAGCGCACCGATCTGGGGGATCGGGGGTCGGAGGTTCAAATCCTCTCGCCTCGACCATAAGAGCGAGAACTACGATGAGATCACAAGCATCGGTTTTCGGTACCCGAGGTCGCAGGTTCGAGCCCTGCCTCCCCGACAATGACGGGGAGTAGCTCAGTTGGATAGAGCGCGTAGCAACACCATCTCTTCAACTCTCTCGCTCTTAGACTTGCCGATGTGGCGGAACTGGTAGACGCGCAGGATTAAGGATCCTGTGGGAGTAATCCCTTGGAGGTTCGACCCCTCTCATCGGTACCAAGAGAAAGAACTGACTACTGCGAGGCATCGCGAAAGCTGGGGAGGACGCTCCCTGGAAGGTCAGACGCCGCTTAGGGCGGTGGGGGTGGAAAACCTCTCTTACTCTTGAATCTCCCAGGTAGCTCCTGGGAGCTCTTGCTCAAGTGGCGGAATTGGCAGACGCGCTCGGCTCAGGTCCGGGTGATGGAAACATCTTAGGGGTTCGACTCCCCTCTTGAGCACTAAGCAGATGTGAGCTTTTGGAGAAGTTCCATGGAACCCGCATACATACCCGCCTTCGTGGGGCTCCCCGAAGGCGCTCTCGAATCCGTGACGTGGGAAGACCGGATCAACGCCAGACGTGAGTGCTTCATGTCGGCCGACCCCAGAGCCTACGTCTACGGCTCTGGTCGGGGGGTTCGGACTTACTACTCAACCCCCATGTTGGCTTGGGTCGCTGACATCATGGCCAAGATGCCGGGCAATCCGAACGTCTGTTTTCTCAATAGGTACGAGGGCGAACAGAATGCGCTTGGCTGGCACTCCGACGATTCGCCGGATACCGCGAGCTCAGACCCGATCTCCGTTGTGTCTTTTGGTGAGGCCAGGGAAATTTGGTGGAGGAAAATCGGGGATAGAGGGGTTGTCCCCGAGAACAACAGGAAATTGCTCGAGCCGGGTTCCTTGTTTGTTATGCCTCCTGGATTTCAGGAGGCATACGAACACAGGATCCCCAAAGGATCAAGAAAGATGGGGGCTAGAGTGTCTCTCACTTACCGAAGGATGTTCGACAAGTCCCTCATGGCCACACGGGTATAAAGGGGGATGGAGGATCTCCGCACCTGTAAAGTCTGCGAGGAAAGTAAGCCGGTTGAGGCGTTTCCACACCGACGCAAAGGGCGTTACTACTACACCATGAAGACCTGTATAACTTGTCACCGGGCTTCGGAGAGAGAGCGGGCGCGAAAGTACACCGAAGCCAACCGGGAAACGATCCGGAGCCGGGAACGCCTCGACAAATCCATCCGATACGAACGTGACCCGGAATATCGTGAGAAGATGAAAGCCCGATCTCGAGAGTACTACCGGAAGAATCGAGAAAAGATCCTGGCCAGGAAAAGAGCAAAGCGATGCGAGTCCTGATCTCACATGACTGCGTTCTTTGGCTTTCTCGTAAAGCGATTCTGCGTGCCCGAGAGCTCGGAGCCGACTGGGCCTCCACGGAGCACATGCCGCTTGTGGATGAGCCGAACCATTATGCCTACGGGGATGAGAAAAAGACCCAACACCGCGAAGATTCGGGATACTCGCTCCTTAGCACCCTCCCTCGTCACGACCCCACCTTGCTTCAGGTCTTCGACGAACTCGGATCAGAGGGCATGGTCAGTGAGGAGCACACTGGAGTAGCCGTGGTTGAAATTCCGGACGACGTGAAATACTTCATCGGAAGCTACGTGGGTGAATGGGTTGCTGAAGCCCACCGGACCTGGACGGATCAGACCCCAGAAGAAGGGGTTCAAGGAGGCTGGCCCGTCTTCACGAAGGACAGCAAATTTTCGGACTTTCTCTCTTGACGTTTGCATCAAGCTCGACTACACTTGACAAACCCGCTTGAGGCGGGATTACCTGAGAACCCCAACCATGGAAGGAGCCAAGCAGATGTACGCGACGTATCGAGCTTATTTGCAGCTCCGTGGGTTGGCTGGACGCTCAGGTGGACTAAACCTCTGAGCCACATCTAAGCCCACGGAGCGAGCCCTGATCGTTCCCGGTCGAGGTCTGAGTGGTCAGACGGCATGAAATCCATGCCCCCCGGGGGTTCGAATCCCTCCGACCGGATCGGACGTGCCCGGTGACATTGGTGGGAACAGCCAAGGTGGCGAAGCGGACTGTAAATCCGCAGCGTATTACGCACGGTCGGTTCGATTCCGACCCCACCAACCAAAGACTTCAGGATGACACCCCGGAAAGACGGGGAGAAAGAAGACGCAACAATCCAATGTACGAGCAAAAGCAGCACCTCAATGTCGGAACCATCGGTCACGTCGACCATGGGAAGACCACCCTCACAGCCGCGATCACGAAGATCTGCGCGGAGCTCCATGGGGGCAACGCCAAGGCATTCGAGGAGATCGACAATGCGAAGGAAGAGAAGGAGCGTGGCATCACGATCTCCGCTTCTCACGTCGAGTACGAGTCCGAGACCCGTCACTACGCGCACATCGATTGCCCGGGTCACGCGGACTACATCAAAAACATGATCACGGGTGCGAGCCAGATGGACGGGGCGATCCTTCTGGTGGATGGAAGCCAGGGCCCCCAGCACCAGACGCGTGAGCACATCTTGCTTGCTCGTCAGGTAAACGTGGGCCAGATGGTCGTGTTCATCAACAAGGTGGACATCGCCGATCCGGAGATGCTCGAGCTCGTCGAGATGGAAGTCACCGAGATGCTTGAGTCCCAGGGTTTCAAGGACACACCCATCATCAAGGGATCTGCGCTCAAAGCTCTCGAGGGAGATGACCTCGAGCCCATCAAGGAGCTTCTATCCTCCATGGACAGCCACCTCAAGGTCCCGGAGCGTGACGAGTCAGGGGATTTCCTGATGCCCATCGAAGGTGTGTGCACCATCGCGGGTCGTGGGACTGTCGTCACCGGTCGCGTGGAGCGCGGAAGCATCCCCGTAGGCACCGAAGTCGAGGTCATCGGTCGCACGGACAACAAGCCCATCAGGGCGGTCGTGACAGGCATCCAGGCGTTCCACAAGGACATCCCGGCGGCCAAAGCGGGCCTCAATGTCGGGCTTCTCCTGCGCGGTGTGGAGCGTGATGCAGTGCAGCGGGGTCAGGTGGCGATCAAGCCGGACTCCATCAAGCCTCACAAGGTCGGTAAGGCGGAGATTTTCACCCTCTCCGAGAAGGAGGGAGGTCGTCACACCGGTTTCGGGACCGGGTACCAGCCCCAGTTCTTCTTCGGCGCCGCCGACGTAACCGCCGTGGTCGATGTCGGAGACGTGGGATCAGTGAACCCCGGTGACCGTGCGGAGATCACCTTCAATCTCCAGAAGCCCGTGGCCTGTGAGCCCGGCATGCGCTTCGCCATCCGCGAAGGCGGAAAAACGGTCGGAGCAGGCGTAGTCCTGGAGGTGAGCGCCTAAAAACCTGGCCCGGTGGGATCCTGAACCCACCGGGCTTTTTCATGAAGATGCTGTTTTACCGGGACCCTTCTTCGAGGGTCCCGGTTTTTGCGTAAAATGGGAGCCATGGATCAGCAAGAATGGGACCTCCGCACTCGAGTGCAACACAAGCGCGATGAGGCAGTCTTGACACATCTGACCGATGCGTCCCACAAGATCTCGCCGTGCCCGGATAACGGCTCCGTGCGTCACGACTACACCGAGTTGGCCTCAGAGTTTCGAGCGCAGTTTGGACGATGGCCCTTGTGGTGGGAGATGGCCAAGAAGATCCAAAAATACGAGAAGAAGTGATGGACGCGAACAAACTCAAAGTGCTGCGGACGATCGACTATACGATTCACCCTTCGTGTGAAACGTGCCTCAACTCCGATCTGTCGAAAGACGGATGGGGGTACTGCAACGTCCACACGTACTCGCACCTCAAGCACAGCGAGGAGACCAGTCGACTGAGCATCCACCGATCGGGATCCTGCAAAGATTGGGAACGGGAAGAATATAAGGTGGCAGTCCTTGGGCTAAACGCCTTTCGGGAGTTTCTGCCATGACCCGCATTCTCTTCTTGGACATGGACGGGGTTCTAAACAGCACGGTATTCTTCGACTTGCTACGAAAAGAGGACGATCTCGGTTTCCCGAAGGAGGGTAGCGACGACTGGTGGTGCCACATGGTGGACCCGGTTGCTGTCGACCGACTCAACAAAATCTTGGAAGCTACCGAAGCCCAAGTCGTGATCTCTTCTTCGTGGCGCTATCACTGCACCTCTAACGACATGCAGCGGATCCTGGACAAAAGAGGGCTCCAAGGAAAAGTGATCGGACGAACTCCTACGGCGTCTCAGGTACGAGGTCGTGGTATCTGTCTCGGCCAGTACGTGGTCCGGGGCCATCAGATCCACACCTGGATCCTCGAGAACCCAGAGCTCGAGGTCGAAAACCAGTTCGTGATCCTGGACGACATGGGCCCTGACAGTTTCGTTTACCTGGCTCCTCACTTAGTCCGGACATCCCGGGAGAGAGGACTACTCGACGAGCACATCGAACCCGCCATCCAGATACTGAGGGATGGCCCGAAAAAGGACGCATGATGGAACCCAAAGACCTTTTCCGAGAGTTTTTCACGAACCTACTCAAGCTCGAAAATCGGGGACATGCGCGGGAGATTGCCAAGGCAGTCTGGCCTGGTACGCGTGAGCTCTGGTTGCACACGATGGACATCGACCCCGTTCTCATCGAGCTCGACCTGGCTCAGGTCACAGAGAAAGGAGGTATTGTCTATCGTCCTCCGGATCGTGGTTGGACCTCCTGGGAATTGGAGCTCCCGGTAGGAACCTCTCGTAACCCCGTCCTCGTGCTCGAAGACGGTTCCAAGTGTGCGTGGTCCGTCGTGAAACACATCGCCAAGCTCAAGCAGGTGAAGTTTCAGGTGGACGGCTCCGACACCGGCATCCTGTTCTACCTGGGGCCCGACATCTTCCCGGACAGCTACCGGATGGCGTGGCTGACCCGCGAGGAACAGGAAGATCCCGAAAACAAGTTTCAGGACAATCGTATACGCTCTTCTGAGCCGGATGATTTCCTGTCTCGTATGCATCATCTGGCTTCTGGGTCCGACAAGCCCTCCCTACCCAAGGACTGACGGCGCTCCGGGTAGTTTTGTTGATGGCAAACGTGAGAAGCATCGAGGAATGCGTAAACTGTGGAGCCCGACAGGTCAAAATTGACATGGGTCCCCACGAGGTCGAGTATTACGTCAACAAGGAACTCGTCGATACTGCTGAGCTCGTGTTCCCGGTTTTGCAGTGCACCCTGTGCGACGAAGGTTGGACAGATCATCGAGCTGATGACATCATCTATGGCCACTTGAGAAGAAGACGAGGTAGAAATGGCTAAGGGTTGGACATTGGCTGCGCGCCGAGCAGAAGAGGAAGAGCGCGAAGCCAGAATTCAGGAGGCGTTTCGGAGAGCCAAGGTATCCGATCGACGGTTTGGCAGCGTCTTCGTGGTGACACCCTTCAGATCATTGGATCGAAAGTGCCGGAAGATCGCGGAACATCCCCAGGCTTGGGTGGTGTTGCACCGTTTGCTGCGCTATCAGCATAGGTGGGTTCGGGATCTCAAAAACTGGAAACCCAAAGGAAAGGCGGTAGGCACGATCCTGCGGAGTCTCGTCCGTCATCTGATTTGCCAATACCCGATGCCCGCCTTCTGGTTCGAGGTTTGGTTTCGCGGCACAGGGGATTTTTGGGACGGGCAGGAGGTGCGGGGAGATCTTGGCAATCTTCACATGGTAGATAACTTCGTGGACCTGGCGCAGGGACTCGGCATGCACAAGCTAGTGAAGGCAGGGCGCTTTTCGGCCGCCTTCACCAAGAAACAATGCCACGCCTTCATGCAACAGAAGAAGGTCAAGACGATCGTGCACGCCGTTCGATGGACACAAGTGCAGAGCTACGGAGGCGACCGTCCTCTGGCAGAAACCCTGTGTGCGACCGAATGGGGGGATCTTCTTGGGGGCCAGCGCACCGAAAGTTTCCGGGCCAAAGTGATCCAGTGGTTCTCAGCCCAGGGAATGCTGGATCCGGTTCAAGTGGGTCCCTTGATCGACTACATCGACAATTGTCGTCGTTTGAACAACGAGTGGGCAATCAAGGGGCGCACGGTGGTTTCGCTGATGCGAGACATGGAAGCGTGGCACCGAAATCTCGCGGCCGAGCAACAGGCAAATCGTAGGGCCCTACAAAGTAGCTACCGCAACCCGCCTCCGGAAAAGTTCAAGCCGTGCGGAGTGGATGACTGGTTCCACAACCGCCAGATCAAGGACCCTCGGACGGGGAAAAAGCGCTCGGAGAATCACACGATCACAGAGATTCTCACCTACAAGAGGCTTCACGAGGAAGGCAAAGCCTTGCGGCACTGCGTCACCAGCTACGCCTGGAACATTGGGCGACGGTCTCTTTCGATCTGGTCCTACGCGGTCGACAAGGAAAAGACCCTCACCATCGAGCTGCACAACTCCACGAAGACGGTGCGCCAAATTCGAGGAGATTGGAACCGTTTGCCGACCCCGGCCGAGATGACATGGGTGCAGAAATGGGCGAAGGAAAACGGTATCCTTATCGCCTCTCGAGCTGTAGGTGTTCGTTGGTAACCTAGTCCGCCAGAAGGGCTTCGTAGGCTTCTTGCTCGGCTTTGGCGATGGCCCGACCCATCTCTGGGCCCTTCTTCATTCCGCGCTCCAGGAGCTCTTTGCCCGTCAACGCGGGGGGTGCCTCGGCAAAGTTGGCGAAGGCTTTGACTTTGTCGATGGAAGGAGTCCCCAGAGCTTTCGCTGCGGCCATGAGATCGGAGGGGTTCAGCTTCAGTTTGTTGAAAACCCTCTTGAGACCGTACGCGGTTTCCGGCTCGAGATCCCGCATCTTTAGCAAGAACAAGACCTTCTGGATCTCATTCTTCGTGTACGTCATCTCGCGCATGACTCGTTCGATGTCTTCGGGTTTGTTGTCCCGAAGGATACTGGTCATCTGGAGAACTGGGTCCGGTGTGTCCAGGTAGGTCTTGCCCACTTTGAGGCCGGGGAACACCTGCTCAAACAAGTTGAGGTCATCCATCATTTTGAGGTAGTGCTTCGGGTCTTTCGCCGATGTAATGCCTCGAACGAACTCATCGTGGATGCGTTCGGAGGACACTTCATGCAGGTCAGGATCATCCTTGATCGCCTTCGAGGTCTCGTCATCGATCTCAGCGCCTAGGCGTCCCGCAAAACGAAGCACTCGGAGCACTCGAAGTTTGTCCTCACGAAAGCGATCCTTGGGGCGCCCCACAGTTCGGATAACGCCCTCCTTGGCGTCTTTAATACCTCCCACGTAGTCGACGATCTCATTCGTATCCAGGTCGTAGAACAGAGCGTTGATGGTCAAGTCCCGGCGAGCCACATCCTCGTCGATGGTCGTGAACTTCACTTCGTCCGGGCGACGTCCTTCCCCGATGTCCTCACGGAAAGTGGCGATCTCGTATTCTTCGCCTTCCGGATCGCGCACTCGGACCACACCGAATTGCTCACCCGTGAGGTCCAGCTTGTCTTTGAATCGCTTGTCTTTCGACAAGATGTCGATGATCTGTTCGGGAGATGCCTCCGTAGCAAGATCGAAGTCCTTGGGCTTCTTGCCGAGCACATGGTCTCGCACGGAGCCTCCTACGAGATAGAGCTCGTGGCCGGCATCCTTCATCAACTTGTGGATGGCGTGTGCTCCCTTGGGCACCTCGATCTTGCTCTTGATCCGGATAGGTGTTCGACGAGTGCCCTTGGCCGCCTGTTCTTTGAGGGCTTGTCGCCATCGCCGATATTCCTGAAGGACTTGGCGCCGGAATCGGCTGTCGGTGCGCAGAAGAGTGAAAACCGTGACCTTGGGGTACTTGTCACGAGATTCGGTGTTCGTGTTCGGAACTTTAGTCCGCCCTCCCTCCGCCCCGAACTTCTGTTCTAGAAACTTGAGCCAGAGCTCGGGCTTTTTGGTGTGGGAAGACATCTCGGTGAAGGTCCTGTGATAGCCGTATTACCGTTTCGGTAGGATCGTGCATGACTCAGTTTTGCCGATGCTGTCGAGTGACCAAACCGGTGGATCAATTTGACGAAAAAGCGTGTTGTCGTCAATGCCAGAAACAGGGACGGAAAGCGCCCCGAATCCGAGTTGCCCTTCCCGAAGGGTGGACTTCTTCGGACCCCGGGTTACCTGACCTGACGGTGCCCACAGAGCAAGAGCTGGCCAACGGGTACGAAGGGGAGACCTGGACTGCCACTCGCGGGCAGCAAAAACTCGAGGTGCGCTGGAGGTGTAACCATGGTGCGTACTTGTGTCGTGTGTTCCTTGATCTCGAAGACGAGGAAAACCCACATGAGGCACGCACGTTTGACTATCCCCACGAGGTCCTCGACTGGCTTGCACGGTGGTTCGAGGCGATGGGTCCTTTTCGCGCCAAGGCCCAGAAGTAACCTATTGATCGACCTCGGAACACCGCCGCTCGATTTCCTCAAGCACCATTTTTTCGAGCAAGAGCCACTCCTCTTCGGCTGTTCGGGCTCGCAGCTTTGCGACGCGTGGGTGGAGCTTGAGCTCGTCTACGCGCCTAAGTAGCCAGTCCTGGTACCAGTATTCCATCTGTGGCCGGGGGCCCTACCTAGGGAACCCTAAAGGGCAATCAGGGCATCGTTCACCCGTATCCATCCTTCGCCCACCCACTGCCTTTGAGCTGGAAATTCGAGACCCCGAAGGTCTTTTCCAGGGTCCTTCGGCACTGACACTTCGGGCATGTCTCAGGGGCCGGATCGTCGAATTTCTGGATTTCTTCGATCTCTGCCTTGCATTCCCAGCACCGGTAGGTATAAATAGGCATCGCCATGACACTCTACCGGGCATACGACAGCCGATTGCGCCGCTCCTTACGCTAGGAGCGAAGACGCTCTCGTGCGCACGTATGCCCTGGTGGTGGAACTGGTAGACACGGCCGGTTTAAGCCCGGCTGCTTCGGCGTAGGGGTTCAACTCCCCTCCAGGGCACCAGTCAGATTATGCCTCGGTGGTGGAACTGGTAGACACGACCGCCTCAAGATCGGTTGCCGAAAGGCGTGGGGGTTCAAATCCCTCCCGGGGCACCAAACTACGCGCTACTTTGTTTCGCGCTCCCAGATCAACGTGCCAAACAAAGCATCGCAGATCGGGAATCCGAGGTTGAAGTTCCACTTCGTCATCATCCGTAGATCGTGGTGAATGGTGTGGTGGAGCTTCATGGCCTGGAAAAGACGACTTCGCAAAAACGGCAGCTTCATCCACTTGTCCGGCAGATGAAAGCACAGGTGAAGAACCTGCGTCAGGATTCCGTAGAGCCCCAGCACGCCGCTAGCAAAGAGCCCAACGTACGTCCCCATTGTTAGTGTCAAGGCGCCCAGAACGAGTAGCACGAAGGCCACCGAAGCCAAAAGAACAGGGATACTCGGAAACACGAACGTGACCTCTCGAGAGTCATTCATCGCCATGGTGTCGTGGGTGAAGTACCGATGATGCGCAATCGTGTGGTGCTTGAAAAATGCCTGCGTAAGTCGACGGCGTCGGTGCATGGGCCAGCGGTGCAGCCCATACTCGACAAAATTCGCGGCTAGGACAACACAAAGAGCAGCAATCCAAGCCAGGAGGGGAGGGTACCCAGAAGGCAGCAGAGCTAGGAGAGCAATGCTCCCCCCGCCAAGCAAACCGATGGTGACCCCAAGATGGAGAGGCACGTACCAGGGCGGTACTTTTTGTTGAAGCCGTTCCAGTTGGGGATCCCGTCTTGGACGTTCCCCCACACAATTAGGGTGGCACATCTTTTCACACCTCGCATCCTGGCCCAGTCGGCACTTCGCGCCTTGGAGTGACCACTAGGCTGATCGTTCACGAGGCTATGGCCACTCTTTATTGTCATGGAGGAACGCCGGGCATATCTTCGTTGGGACGGGCACCTTCTCGTGGATCTGGAGGACACGAGCGGAATCATTTTCGAAGCTGTGGGGCTCAACATCGGACCTGGAGGTATGTGCCTGATCTTTCCGGATGCGCCACCGCCGTATGTCGGCGCATCCTACGGCGTTTCATTTCAACTCCCCACCCTGAACGAGAAGATCAAAAACGCGGTCGAAGTAAGGTGGGTTGATCGAGTACGCCAGAAACTTTGCGGCTGCACGTTCATCCGAGGTCTTCGAGCTCGAGAGGTCTATGCCATTCAAGAACTCATCAAACTCGATGTCCCTTAACTCCGTTTGAAGATCCATAGGGCGTCATGAAGCCCGTCCCAGAAGGGGATGTCGATGCACTCCACTTCTTCAAACTCGGTTTCGAGTTGGTCGTGGAATGCGTCGCAACCTGTGCATCCTCCCTTTGGCTCACCCACATAGACCACGGTGTCGCCTTTGTAGTGAGCCAGGCATTCTAGAGCCATGAGATCCTCATAGACAGGCCAGCACAAGAACAGAGCTCGATGGGGGTGCAACGCGGCCACCTGGGGACCCCCTTGCTGCACCTCAGTGAACTGCGCTTTCTCGATCAAAACTTCGACGTCGAAGTGCTGGTGTTGCCCCACGGGAGGGGCCCAAAAGTTGCCCGGCTCAGTCGGAGGAAAAGCGTCATAGCAAATGACGTCTCCACCGGCGTCATTGATGAGCGCGGCCCAGTACCCGCGACCAGCGCCAATTTCCACCATGGGACCAAGCTCCGCCAGCCGACTGATCGCTTCTGGGCTCGGAATCGCCCACGCGTACTTCTGTTGGAGCTGGTGCATGATCCTGTGGTGGTTCAAAAGTTGACGACAGCGCTCCTCTACGCCGTCTGGCCACATCCACATGCCATAGTCGAACCTGGCGTCCTGGTAGAGCTCGCGCCACGTGTCGTAAAGAGGGTTTTCCATGGGTCAGGGTTCCCGAGCCTAGGGCAGCTTAGGACACGCCCAGAGGACCACAGAGGGGTCTCGGGGCTTTCCTCGCAGACGCATACTCAGATGCACATGAGGCCCTGTGGCGCGTCCTGAGCTCCCCATGAGCCCTACTAGGTCTCCTCTCTTGAGGAGATCGCCCTTGGATACACTGAACGCCTTGAGATGGAGAAAACTGAAACGGAAAGGGCCTGACTCAACGACCACGAAGCGCCCAGCATACTGAGCTCGAGCGACCCGGACAACTTTGCCCGGCCACGGAGCACGCACGGGAGTTCCAGGTTTGTTGGCGATGTCGATGCCACCGTGGAATTTCTTCCTGTGTGTGATCGGGTCCTCGCGTCGGCCGTACTCGGAGGTCACCCAGCCTTCGGCCGGGCATGCGGGCACGAGCCGCAAAAATAGGAGTAGCGCAAGCACTGCCCAAGGTACGTTCATTGAACCGTAACCGATCCTAGTAACGTCGGTGCCTTGAGAGAAGATCCTGGATAGGCCACACCGTGAGGACGATGATCGTGAAAATCACCGCCTCGAGTACGTTCTTGGGGCCAAAGTTGGCCGCCATGTTTATCTGGTCTTGGAAGTGCTCTTCTCGATTTCGTCGAATGGCCATCAAATATATCGTATCTTAAAAGAAGCCGGAGCTTGTTCAATGAGCTCCGGCTTCTTCTCTGTTCATTTGAAGGCTTTGGACATGAGGAGGTCAAACTTGGCCTTGGCTTTTTTGGACTCCTCTAGTCCACATTTTTTGTCGCAGAACATCCCGTACTCGTTTGAGTGTGTGATGGGGCCTCCGCACTCGTCGCACAAGAGCTCGACGTTCACGGTGCCGTTTTTGTTTGTTGAAAACTTCTGAACCATCAGAGGGCTCGGCTGATGTCGACCACGAGCTCGTTGTTGACGATCTCGATAGGAAAGATGTCCCCATGTTGGAATTGGCCGGAACCGGCCTTCGGGAACAAGATCCGGCCGCGATCTCTGGCAATGTCGTAGTGGACAGCGTTCGGTGCCTGGTCGAGACCCACGATCACACGTTCGGGGTTGTCTTCGAATCGGACCCATGCCTTGTCTCCGGCTTGGAACCGGCGCCCCGTGGCGTGCATGAGTCCTTCAAATGCGATGCGGGGCACACAGAGACGGCGATCGGCGTGCACGGTGGCCTTCATGTCGGCCTTGCTCGGCGCTTTGGGCTGGATGTTCACGCTCTGCTGAATCGGATGCTCCTGCGGCATCTGGGTAAGACCTGCCCCCGGCTTTGGAATGTCGAGCTCGAAAGGGAAAGTATCGGCATCGTCATCGTCGGCCCCGTAAACGAATACGGTGGTACCCGCGGGGGTACGTCCGAGCCCGGCGCATACGCGAGGGACTTGCACGGCTGGCATCCCGTTGAACTCGATCTCTTGGTTGTAGAACTTGTCCTGGCATCGCTCACCGATCCATTCGTGCTTGAACTTGAATTCGGGGCGGTAGACCCGAAGGATCGTGGTGACATGGCCCGAGGTGAAGGGCTGACCGATCTGAGTCGTGCAGCGGATGAAATCGTCCACGGCGTCTTCCCAGGTGCCGGACTTGAGGATGGCGGTCTTGAGTGCGTCTTCGTTTTGCATGTTCTTTTCCTTGGCTCTGTGAGCTCCGGTTGTTGGTTAGCTGAAAGCACCGCCGGCCAGGAGCCTGATGCTGCCTGCTTCGACGCTGCGTTTGGTTTCGTGTTCTTCTTTGGAGGAATCCTTGGGAGCATTTCGAGCCCGTTCTCGGGCACGTTCGAGAGTCTCAAGAATTTCGTCGTATGCTTGGTCGTCCGCGCCTGCCTTGTAGAGCAAGACGGTCAGGTGCAGACCGAGCTTTTCGATCGCTTTCTTCATACGCCGATCCCCTCTTTGCGCAGGACCTCGTCATGGGTTTCGTCTTCGAAGATCATCCTGTTTCTCCGATCGTGAGGACCTGGTAGCGCCCCGACAGGAGCGCCGGCCGTGCCTTCCCCAGAAGGAAGCGCACCATGCCGAAAAAGCCTCGGAACTGTTTCATCTCGGTCGAGCCCTTCTCGGGGTCGTGGTACCGGAGCAGGTACTTGGCTTCGGGGTCGTAGTCTTCCATTAGCGCGTCGTCGCCTCGATGATGTAGCGGATGAACTGCTGGTTCGGATCGAAGATGACGTACTCGTTGTTCGCCACGGAGGTGATGTTCCGCTTGGCATAGACCGAATCGTAGCCGCGAGTGACAGTGGGCTGGCCCCACAGGGTGCTGCGGGTCATGTGCGGCTTGCCGAGGGTCACGTCGCACAGGAACATGAAGAAGCCACGGCGAGCGATGGCGCCACCCTTCACCCAGTACGAACCGCTGGCACCCGTGTAGCCATGCGACTTCTTGATGTCGTCGGCGAAGTAGATGCCAGCCCCGAAGGCCGAGCCGCTGATGTGGACGCCCTTGAGCTGACGAGGCAGCCGAAGGTTGCTCGACAGGATGGGCTGGACGTTGACGGCACGGGTGCCGTGGGTGCCCATCATGATGTTGGCGTCGCTGTAGATGTCCGAAATGTCGGACACGTCGTCGCGCTTCTTGGGCTGGAGTTCGGCACGATCGAACTTCGTGCCCTTGCGACCCTTGGCGATGGTCTTGGCTCGGTCGATAAACGCCTTGCGCTTGGCCTCGTCCTCGACGGCGAACATGTTGAGGACCTTGAACTGCCCACGGAGGTGTCCGTGACGGTTGTTCGTCATGCCGAGGTAGGTGGTCTCGAGCCACTTGCCGTGGTCCGACTTGGGGTCGATCCAGGTGATCTTGCGACCCAGGACTTTGTTCGGGTCCACTTGGTGGTCTTCCTGGATTTCGACCTCCCAATCCTCGTTCTTGAGCGCGGCTTCGAAAGCATCGAGGTCCTGTTGGACGAGGAAGATGTTGTTCGAATTCAAGATTACGGCCGACGCATCCCCACCACGAGGGATGGGACGTGGGACGATCGTGGCGACATAAGTCGAAAGGTCCTGAAGTTTCTTGCTCTTGAGCTGTTTATCGGTGTCGTCGCCGATCTTCTTGATGAGCTCGAGAGCTTCCGGAATGAGTTCATCCCGAACTTCCGTGATGGCCTCCATCGTGGGAGTGACCCCCGCAGACTTGGAGGCAGCACGAGCGTAGTCCGCCGTACCTCCGACGAGAGACTTGGCCAAAGCGATGACCTGCGGTTGCGCGTCGATCTTCTTCTTGGCTTTGGTCTTTTTCTTGGAGGCTTTCTTGGTCGTGGCCTTCTTTTCCACACCCGTGTCGTCTTTGATTGCGTAGGCGTCAGGGAGACCGCGCTCTCGAGTGGCCAGCCGTTGGATAACGTAGCCGTCTTTCCCGTTCTTGCCCGCCCAAATTTCTTTGTTCCCGACCTTCTTCTTCTGGAGCCGCTTGATGTTCTTGCTGCGGCACTGCTTCTGGAAGAAGGCCCTCGCATCGTCTTCGTTGGAGCACGACACGAACTGGAAATCCTGGCCCCGGAAATTCGGCTCCCAAGATTTGCCGTTGCCGCTAACACGGCCCCACTCCAGGTAGACGAACCAAGCACCGTTCGCGTTGACGACACCTGCGTGATAGTACTTGTTGTTGTTCGAGTCTCCGAACTGGTTTACGCAGACCAGGTCCGCGATACCTACGTCGGGACCGAAGTCGTCCTGGTCTGTGGAGGTTGCGGGTCGACCCTGGTATTTGAAGTCGTCCGCACTGTAGCCCGAAGGCATCTCTTTCCTGCCGAGTTTCGTTGCCATGTCGTTGAGGTCCTTTGTCCGCGACTGGGAGCTGACCGCTCAGGGCTTATACCCCCAGCCGGGGGTCACCGGGTGCATGGGGGCGGTGACCTTTTTACACCCGCCTTGGGTGACTTTTTACGAAACAGCGTATAAAGCTCGAGATGAAGTGTCCTTTCTGCCGCGCGCAAATCGCGTATCTCGGAGAACAGCACCGGTGCATGTACCCTGAGCTTTCCAGCGGTGATCCCCCGACTCCGGAAGATTTTCCAGGGACCGATGAAGGATCGCATTACATATCCAGCCCTTCCGACTACGAGAGGATGGTGGGGCGTCTGATCCGGCCCGGAGTGTCCCCCGAGGACACCAAACGTGTCATGGACAAAGCAGGGATCACAATCGAAGAAACGCGAACCCTCCGTGACCGGATCTTCGAGGTCTACCCCCAACTCAAGGAGACGGCCAAGAACGCCAATTTCTGGCAGCAACGCCAAGACGAGCTCAACAGGAGCTTGAGCCAAGTTGGGGTTCATGCGCTTAAAACGTGGCCCGTCTATTTCGAAACCGTGGTGGATGGTCGGAAAACCTTCGAGATCCGGAAAAACGATCGAGATTTCCACGTCGGTGACACACTGGTTTTACAAGAGTGGGACCCAGAGAAGAAGAGCTACACGGGGCGTCGGGTCGAGGTGGAGGTCACCTACCTGACGAGTGTCGATGACTTCGGTCATCTCAAACCTGGTGTCGTCGTCATGGGGATCAAGAAGTGATGAGCCGTCGCGTGTGAATTCCGAGAGAAGAACCATGAACCAAGACAATGAACCCCTTCCGAAACAGGTGCTCGTCCTGCGCACCGACTTGAAAATGCGTAAGGGCAAGACGGCGTCACAGGGCGCCCACGCCAGTGGCAAGGTCTTCTTCGACACCATCCCCCGTGACGCGCTCGAGCTCGGATTCCCGGAAGGTTTCGAACGCATCCGCCTGACCGTCGAAGTGGATCGGCCCATGTTTCTCTGGCTCGCGGGCATCTTCACCAAAGTATGCTGCCGAGCCGACTCTGAAGAGGAGCTGCTCGAGATCTACGAAAAGGCCAAGGCAGCGGGACTCCCCTGCTGTCTGATCACCGACGCCGGTAAGACCGAGTTTCATGGGGTGCCTACCAACACAGCCGTTGCCGTCGGGCCTGCGATGCCCGAAGACATCGACCCCATCACCGGACACCTCAAACTGCTGTAGGAGAGCAGCATGCAAATTCTTTCGGACCCGACCCAGGTGTTACACGGCGAGGCCAACCCATGATGAACCCGATCGAGCATTTCATCGAAGATGTGCAAGACACTCTTCCGACGGTCATCGTGAGCATGGATCCTCCTTCCAACCCGAAGGGGCGATGGTTCGTCGACTTCCATCTCAACAAGCGGGATGTCGTAGTCGAGTGGCAGGCCACAGAGAAGTACTTCGGGGTCACGCTGAGCACGGGAAACCTTGGCTATGGAGAAAAAGCCGACTGGGTGAGCCAGAACTACTACAAGACCTTCGCAAAGGTCCTCAGCCTCCTAGCGTTTGGCCATGAGTGAGCACTACGAAAAGCTTTTCCAGGAGCACCTTCAGGAAGCCTTTGGGGATCGCCGGGAAGAATTCTCGGCCATACTCACGGATCACCTACGCCGGCTCTGGCTACTGGGGGTGAAGACTCGAGCACCCGAGGACATGACTGCACGCGAGGAAGACGCCTTTATCACCGGGGCCGAGGACAAGATCTACCCGGCGACGGTCGGAAAGTGCTCACCAGACTGGGGTGCGTCGGATGAACGCAATCGAAAACGCCCCCCGTGTCCCTCATGTGGAGGCCGGGGTCTTGGCGACTATCCGTACCCGTGCAACACCTGCGGCGGCACTGGAAACGCCTAGGGGCGGTCTTTCTCTGCTGCAACAAGGGCCTTGAGGTCCTTCAGGGGAAAGGTAGCGTAGCAGTGGCGGCAGTAGATGTAGCCGTTTTCTGGCCACCACCAGGTTCCTCTCGATGCCCATGGGGCCTTCTCTTGAACGCATTTTGGGCAGGCTTTGGGGGCTTCGACCATCGCTCGTCTCAGATAGAAATCCAGAGGCAAACTACCGTGCCAAGCTCGGTAAAATGCCACCATGAGAAAGAGCATCTTTTTCCTCGGTGCGTTTTCAATCGGGTTCCTCCTGGCAGCATGTCCTGGAAAAGGGCCCAAGCCTCCGGCAGCCTGCACGGCGATCACCGAGGACAACCCGAACGCGCCGGACCATTGCTCCAAGGACAAGGCCGATTGCGAAAAGACGCTATCGGACATCTTGCATGACGCTCACGAAAATCGTTGCCCCATGCCCCCATGTTCGGCCTTTTCGGCCTCCGTCACCTGCACCCCGACGGGACAGGAATGCCAGCTCGGGGATGGCACCTTCGGCCAGATCTTCGAGACCTCTGAGCGCATCCGCTGCCGGTAACGTGCAGGGATGGGGCTTCCCGCGACAAACTCCGGTCAGCTCGTTCTTGTGTTCTTGAACGGGATCAAGCAGTCGGCCGGTCGTGCTTTCGAGGTCCGAGGCCGGTACATCCGGTTCACGTTCAAGATCAAAGCTCAGGACCTACTGTCGCTCGTCAGCGTGGGCCCCGATCCGTGGGAGCTCGAGGTCCAGGTTCCCTACTGCTACGGTCCAGACGACTGGTTTGACCCCACCGACTTCCACGACCCTGCGGTGAAGAAGCTGGACGCCCCGGAGCCGACGGTGACCCAGCTCTGACCGTTACACTCCACGCCCCCGATTTTGGCCGTTCTCACTTTTTTCGAATAAGGGGCTTGACGGCGCCGTCTTCTACATCTACAACGAGATTTGACATGGCACTCCTGCTCAATATCTGCCCCGCGCGGCCCGCTCTCGTCGAACGAGAGCGCGAGGGTGAACCATGCCTGCGCGGGGAGAACAACTGAGCGGTTCGAGAGCCAAAAGCCACGACAACTCAGCCCCGCGCAGGAAGGATTCACCCTTTCTGCCGGAGTGGTCTAGCGGTCCAGGACGTCTGACTTTCACTCGGAAGATCGCGGGTTCAAATCCCGTCTCCGGTACCAATCCTGTCCCGTTCGTCTAGCGGCTTAGGATCCTGGGACCTCACCCCAGAGACACCGGTTCAAATCCGGTACGGGACGCCATCTGCTCCGTTCGTCTAATCGGTGAGGACGTCACCCTCTCAAGGTGGAAATGTCGGGTTCGAATCCCGCACGGAGTACCAGGAGCTCGAGCTGCTCGACACCCTCATCAAGGGTCAGTAGCTCAGTGGTTTCAGAGCTCCAGGCCGTTAACCTGGGAAGTCGGGGGTTCGAATCCCTCCTGGCCCTCTATCTCGGTATCATCACAACATTCTGGCGTAGCTCAGTCGGTAGAGCGTTCGATTGTTAATCGAGGGGTCGCAGGTTCGAGTCCTGCCGCCAGAGCCATTTTTGCAAGGTACGCTAGTTGGTAAGTGAACATGTCCAAAAGCTCGAAACCCATCAAGGTCGGGGGAGCAATCCTCGTCACGTCAATCGTCGTCGCTCCAATTCGCACACCCCAGGCGACGCCTGGGGTGTGGGCCCCCGTCACCTCGTGTCGGGGGGGCGGGGCCCAACCGGCAGGCTTGTGTGACGGTGAGGCTGGGACGCACGGCTTCCTTGGTTCCGGCTGTCGCAAACCTCGTGTCCGGATCACTGTGAGCTTGGAGCCGCCTGATTTGCGGACAAGAGTTTTTGCTCTGCGCGCTCGAACTCGTGCCGAAGGCCGTGTACGGCGCATGTCAGACGCCGCGGTTCGGAAAGAGTTCACCGAACTTCTCCGCGAAAAAGTTTCCCCGCAAGGGGCCATGCAGATGCTCGAACAGCGCCTCGACGGACGCCACGTTGACGGACGCTACGTCCGTCAAGACTTCGGCGACTATGGTCGGGTAAAATCCCTACCATGCGTGTCCAAATTTGTGGAAACACCTCTTCGCGGTACATGCCACGTGTAAGTAAAGCAGCGACTTGGATCCGAAAACACGGGGACGAGCTGACTCAGGGAAAAATCGATGAGGTGCGGCTTGTGGTGTCTGAGTCCAATGGGCCGGATCTGGCGGGCCATGTTTCAGCCCCTGCCTTCGATCTGATCCGCGATGGCGTAGCTCTCGTCCCTTTCACCAAATGGCGGCTGTGCTGGGCTGACTACCACACGCGCTACGTGTGTCTTCACGAACTCTTGCACGCGACACAACAAATCGAAGGACGTCTGGTTCGAGGATCTGAAGACTGGCGCGTACTGTACTGGCGCGAACGCGGGTCAAATACTCGACGCCGCTGGGATTTCGTGAAAGCCCTCTACATGAATCAGTACGACGCCATGCGTTACCGCCGTAAATGCGACGGTCAGGTACGCCAGGGACCTCGTGTACCTTGGGAACGGGAAACCTTCCGGGACGGTCGCCGGTTACACCCCAAGTTGCATGAACGTATATTCGGCGATTGGTGTCCGCGCTAGACCTCCTCGATAGCTCCTTCTACCAAGCTCCGACTCGAACTTGGCCAGCCTTCCCCTTGATGACGTAGACCTTGTCGCTGGGGTCCACCGACGTGTTCTCGGGGAGGATGTTCATGCCCTTTTGGAAACCGAGCTCCATGACGGACTTGAGACTCTTGAACTTTTCGGTGCCCTCGAGCGCCGTCTGACTCTCGTCGTAGTAGTCGAACCATGGGTATCCATGCCGTGTGTATACATCGGCTGTGACCGGGGTTGCCGGGGGCTTCTTTTCGGTGATGGCTTCCCAGGCCATCGAGTTGGCAAGGTGAACGAAACATCGAGCTTTCTGGGACCGTTGCCACACCTCCATGCCATGCGGGTCCTTGAAGATCTCCTGCTTCATCTTGCCTCCCGCACCAATACCCATCTCGGCACTGAACTGGCGGCTTCGGCCCCGTGCGTCTGCACTGTCCGATAGAAGGGTAGCGGCATTTACGCCAGGAGGTACGTAACTCGCCGTTGCGAACCCTGCTGAAGACCCTCCAGCGCCGCGAAGAAACCCGCCACTGGTCTTGACCTCACGCTCCTTGATCTCCGGGAACTTCTTGTCGAAGGTCGCGAAGTCCATCGGGTAGACCTCGATCTGGATGCCGCCGTGATCCGCCTTACCTGTGAGTTGCTCCTCAGCCGTGAACCCGGCACCGAGCGGGGCAGCGACGAACTGGCGGATGCTCTTGTCGTCGACCTTGTAGCCGTCGATCCAAGGCTGCTCGGGGATGACACAGTAGTCATCCTCCCGCATCACCTGGACCCACTCGTCGCCCGTAATGGCGCTGATCTTGCCAGTGCCGATTTTGACGGCAAACGGGTACTTGGTTCTGCGCTTGGGGATGTGTTTGGAGCTGAACTTGATCCACAGAGCCTCGGCTTGGTACATCGGCAGCATCACGCCGCCGTGCTCGACCCACTTGGCCGGAACACGCTCGCGGTGATCGTCAACATGCTGGAGGGGAAACAATCCGAGCCCGGGAGGGAGCGGGTATGCCTTGTCATCATCGGGAATCCGCAAGGTGCGGACGAAGGTGATGGTGAGTTCCGCGTCGGGGTGAACCTCGGGGAACGTGAACTTGAGGGTGTCTCCGTTGAGCTCGAGCATGGTCTTCTTCTTTCTCTGATGTGTGGGTGGTTACCAGTCGCCGTCTCGAACTTCACGAACGACGCGGATGATGGCGTGGTCAGGCATCTGGTCAAGCTGCTCGAGGGCCTCCCCGAGGACGTTGGGTCGCTTGGCAATGATCTCGATGCAATGCGCGAACAGTTCTGGGTGTTTGGAGATGATCTCGACGAGCCGGGGCGAGACCTTGCCTGCCATCGCCAGCAACCCATCCGGGTTCTCCCCGAGCTCGGCTGCCAGAGCCTCGATGACTTCCTCCGAGGGAGGGTCGGCTTTACCGTTCTCCAGACGGCTCAGATAGGTCGGAGAGATGCCTGCACGACCTGCGACCTTGCGCAGCCCGTAGTCAGGGTTGTCGGCCCCCAGAGCCTCCCTGCGGGCTCTGACGTGCTCTCCGAACTTGGACATGTGGTTACTGTGAAGCAACAGTAAACACTCGTCAAGTCAAAAATAGTGCGCATTAGACGCTGATTCGAGCGACGATCCATTGGGTACTCTGAAACATGCGAGGCACTTCATGATCGTCCTCTATCCCGTCGTGGCCTCTGTCCTTGTGGTGGTGGCTCAATACGCCTACACCCAGGCTGAGATCGCAGCGATTCGAAAAGAGGAGAAGGAGCAGAAGGTGTGGAAGGGATTCCGCAACTTCTGCTACTTCTGGGCGGTTATTTTGATTGTCGCAGCCTTGTTCGGCCACTTCTGGTACCGCCTGCCGATCAGCTTTTAGCCGGCGCGGATTAGGAGCTCGAGACTGGACACAACACGGCCAGCGGCGTCGCTTTTAACGTACCCATGAAGCGATGGGTAGTTGCGTCGCGCGAAGTGGGCAATCCAGTGGGTCACATCCTCCATGTTGATGAGGATGTGACCCGCCATGATGTCCTCAAGAAGATGGCTTGGAAGCCCGAGAGCTTGTCCTGGTGTCTCAGGGTCACCGAGGTCTGTGAGGAGACGTTGTGTGGCTTGGATCAACTCGAGTGCCACCATGAAGGATGCGGACATGATGGCTCGGGACCCTGTGGAGTGTTCGGCCCGTTTCATCTCAGTGTTCCGTGACTCCGAAAGTGCTGAGGAACTCCTCGGCTGCTTCGTCTCCTTCTTCGCTTCGAATTCGGGCGGCACACATCTTGGTCCACACTCGGATCGCGTCTTCGTGGGGTAGATGCTCGAACAAGGTGTCCATGATCCAATCGCTGCGCACGAAAATGTGTCGCTCCCCCCCATCGGGGTAGGACCACTTCAGGAAAACCGGTACTGACGGATCTCGTTCGTTCATCCTGTTTCGAGTCCCCAAAACCGCCGGTAAATGCGACCTACCCAAATCCAAAATGTGTCGCTGTGGTCTCCCGACCAAGAGTGGTGGGTCCACATGTCGTAGGAATGTGCGACCTCGTGGATGAGTGTATCGATGGTTTCACTCTCGCTCATCCCTTTGGCCACACGGATAATGATTGCCCCTCGGGTTCCGTCCTTGGGTTCACGTCGCTCGCAGTCCCCGCGATTGCCCTCTTTGAGGCACTTGGTGCTCCACATGAAACGCCATGAGTAGCCCTGTGGAGCAGGACAACAAGACCGCATCTTGTCGGTCATATGCTTCCACTCGCTCTGCGTGCACTGGGTAACGGGTTTGCGGCCTGCCACTATAGGGTCCCACCTTTAGGGCCTTTCAGGCCGATAACTCCTTCCCACTGGGAAGGACGCACTGACCTTTGTGGATGGTGATGGTGTAGTCGGTCCAGCTATGCTGGCCGAGGTACACCAAGGAAAACCCATGGCTCCACTGAGTCGGGTTATTGGCTCGGTATAACGGCTGGAGCTTGGACAGACATCCTGGGCTCCAGCTTTTGAGTACACGTCCCGTCGAAGGCTCACGACGCGTCTCCACCTGCATACGATGGGTGTGGCCGTGAACGATACTAACCGAAACTGCCTTGTCTAGGTGAATGGCTGCTGCTCGTTTGGCGTGTGACCACCCATGCACAGCCCAGAGCTCAGTCGAGTTTTTGAGTTGAGGGGTGATCTGATAGTGGCTCAAGTTGTCTACATAGGGGATCCACGTGAACTTCTTTCGGCCCTCACCGAGCAACTTGCGTGGCGCCATGAGCTTGTAGAAGTCGGGTCCGAGTCGACCTCCCCATTTCGCAGCCCATCGTTCGATGCGCCACTCATGGTTGCCTTCGACGTAGATCAACTCATTCTTGTGCTTCTGGAGCTTGTCCAGGATGGCGCGTGTGGGTTCAACCTCATCTTCGAGGAACCGATGCGCCCGGAGCTCGGCCATAGACTGCACTCCGTGCGAGCTGAATTGCTCGCAGTCCAACCAATCACCGAGAACAACTACTTTGTGCGGTCGTAGGTGACGATAGGCTTGGAGTACACACCCGAGCGCAGCTTCGTCGTGATGTGGAACGTGAAGATCCGGAAGGACCATCACGAGGCGGCTTCCCGGTTTAGTCATCTTCCAGCACCTTCAGTTGTTTGGCGAGCTGAACAAGCTCTCTCGTAAGGAGATGACGAGCGAGATCAGTTCGCGTTAGGTTTCCGAATCCCCAAAAATCGGGATGGTCTTTCGCCGCCGCACGGACTTCGTCAAAAAGCTCGGCGATTTTGCCTTCGATGTTGAAGGAAATCGACGGTTTCTTGTCGCTACCTTCCGTCATGGGCACCCCAAGGCTGGTAGGAAACAGGCAGTCGGTTTGTGAACGATCTGTAACGAGGCTTTCTATACACGCCGTACCTCCATCACTTAGGATGAGGCTATGGCCTGATAACTGCCAATTTCAGCGACGCCTCGGAAATAACCCTGCGAAAATCGGTGAGTCTCATCGCCTCCTGGAGGTCCTCTAGTGTTCGCTGGAAGATCTCCCCTGTAGACGCCGTGCGCGGCGCCTACCCTCTAGGTCTGCCACCAGGTTGGTCAGAACTGTTGTCCTTGAGTTGGGCCACGTCTCACGGACCTCCTCGATCCATCGGGTACTGTGACTATCTAGGAATGTTCGACAGGAATGACGATGGATTTTTCGATCAAATATCTAGGCGCTACCGCCGTTGCCCTTTTCGGATTGCTGGGCTGTCCCAAAGCCGAAGTAGCCAAAGAAGTGAAGCCCGAAGAGGAGACGGTGGTGATCCGAGCTCCTATCACGGCTATGGAAGTGATTCAGGAGTTTCACAAGTCTCTCGAGCGTGACTGCGGAGAGACCCTTCCGGAAAGGAGCCTTGAAGAGCTCAAGAAGCTCGAGATCCCAGTGGACCAGCAAGCCGAGGCCGACGAGCTCCTGGCCGAGATCGGCTTGTTCGCTCAACAGTGTGCCAGCTTCTCCGTGCCTCCTCGGGAGAACAAGAACACTTGCAACCCGGACTGTTCTTGGTGTCCCGTCAAATGGTACTGGTGCATCTACAACGGAGGAGCCTGTGCGGGCGGCGACAACAAGTCGTGTTGCAAGCTCGGAGCTTGCGGATCGAAACATCACTGCAAAGAGATCTGCAAATCGAGCTGTGGATGCGATGTCCCGCCTCTTCCTGCGGACGGGGGAGGCGGGGAAGAAGACTAGACACTGCCCAAAGCACGGTAGACTTCGATCCGATCATGATCGAAATCGTCAGGCCGGAGGCTTACTACCGGAGCATCTCCCCCGAGGAGAGGTCGGCACAGCCTCGAATCCGATGCTTACCTTTGTAAGTTTCGGAGTACGGTAGAAGTCGTCGCATCCACAGGTGCCCATAAGGCACTCTACCAAAAGCAGAGACCCTCGGCCACCTGACTCGAGGGTCTCTGCTTTTGTCTTCTCGGGAGCTAGGCGGCTTTCTTCTTGGTGGCCGTCTTCTTCTTTTTCTTGGTGGCCGTCTTCTTCTTCTTCTTGGTGGCCGTCTTCTTCTTCTTCTTGGTGGCCGTCTTCTTCTTCTTCTTGGTGGCCGTCTTCTTCTTCTTGGTGGCCGTCTTCTTCTTCTTCTTGGTGGCCGTCTTCTTCTTCTTCTTGGTGGCCGTCTTCTTCTTCTTCTTGGTGGCCGTCTTCTTCTTCTTCTTCTTCTTGGTGGCCGTCTTCTTCTTCTTCTTGGTGGCCGTCTTCTTCTTCTTCTTCTTCTTGGTGGCCGTCTTCTTCTTCTTCTTCTTGGTGGCCGTCTTCTTCTTCTTGGTGGCCGTCTTCTTCTTCTTCTTCTTGGTGGCCGTCTTCTTCTTCTTCTTGGTGGCCTTCTTCTTGGTGGCCTTCTTCTTGGTGGCCTTCTTCTTGGTGGCCTTCTTCTTGGTGGCCTTGGCCTTCGTATTCGACGAAGTCTTCTTGGTGCGGGTGGTCTTCTTGCGGGTCGTTTTCGTTTTGGTCGTCATGTGTTCTTCTCCATTTGTCCGTCTGAGAGGAAAATGCGGTACTGCCGCATCGTGAAATACTACCAGGGAGAAACAAAATCGGTTCAAGGGTATGGTTAAGACAGCCATGTGTTCCTCCATTGCTGGGAGAGGACCACGCCCCCTCCGGTCAGACTGACCGGAGGGGCTTTTTCCTCTTGGACAGTTCTCGTGTAGAATGAAGGAACGGGCCTCGTACAAAACGGGACCCTCACACAGGAGACAGAGACAATGACAGACGATTCAAAAATGGCCGCCCGGGAAGAGACGGCATCTGAGGAAATCCCGACCACGTCAAAACCGGTCGGGATTCGGGGAAACAGCGTGGTTTTCGACGCTTTTCGAAAGGCTCGAGAAGAGCTCGAAACGGAGGACTACCAGGATTTCACCCTTGAGCGGGATGACAACCGTCCTCTTGCTTTTCGTGGAAACTTGGTCGGTTTCAATGATGTCGACACCAACGATCCCCGGGGTACGCAGGTCCAGATCTTCGTGACTCAATCCGGCAAAATCATCACAGCCGTCTACGGGTGGCAGCGCAAGGCAGAGCTCTCACGTGAGCGCCACAAGGCAGCGGTTCACACGGACCCGGAAGACGCCCTGGCGTGGCTCATCGAAGACGGTGGGGGCAAGCTCGGGAGATCTTCACGTCAAGCCTGGGACATGGCTTGTCAGGTCGAACCGATTTTGGCGGGCCACGATGTTGAAGTTGTGGACTAGCTGACAACTTTTCTGCCGACGCGCGTAGAGTGTCGGTGATGGAAAAGAGACAACCTTTTCAGTTGGTGCTGCTTATTCTTATCGTGGCTCTGGCCGCAGTGGGGTGGCACCTTCAATCACAAGTCCAAGTTCTTCGGGGCGAAAACTTGGACCTTCGCGAAAACCGGAGTGCAGAATCCTGCACTCCGGTTGATGTCTCCTGCACGTGTCCCGAGTACGAGCAGGGTTGGGATGATGCGGAATATGTGGCCGGCTGTGAGCCTGCCGAGATCCCCATCGAAGAGCTCGAGGCTATCTGTGCTGACCTTCACGAGTATGGCTACGCCGCTGGCTGCTGATCTTTCAGCGCCGGACGTGCGGTGCGTGTGAGGATCCCGTGACGGTAACGTCCGGGCAGGGCATCGCTTTTCCCCTGGCCATGTCCTCTTCTCCAGGTTCGACTCCTGGTCGGCGCTCCAAAAATTTGAAGAAGCCTCTTGACTTTGCGTCCAAGCCCGCGTACAGCTTGAGAACGAGGTACCAACCCATGTCACCCATCCCGAACAGCATCCGTCGAGCTTCCTCCTCCGCAGCAGCCTTTGTGGCCGCCGCCGCGGCAGGATCGTGCTCCGGTTCGTGGTCAGGATGGCGAGGTACCGAGCCCAGTAGCTGCGCCTCTTCCAGACGCGTCTAAGTAACCCTTCGGGATTGCTGGACATTCTCGGAGGGCTTTACGCTCCCGGGGCCGACTGGACGAGGCAAGAGTCTTCTAAACTCTTCGTTTGCAGGTTCGAATCCTGCCGGGAGTGCCAAGACTACGCTGCTGGGCGAAGCCGACCGAATACGGCTCGCCAGTTCCCAACCAACTGGAGTCGTGTCCGAGAGGCTTATGGTGCTCGGTTGCTAACCGAGTGTGGTTCACGCCACCGAGGGTTCGAATCCCTCCGGCTCCGCCACAGCGAACAATCTGGAACCGTGACCGAGCGGCTTAAGGTGCTCGCCTGGAAAGCGGGTGTGGGTGAAAGCTCACCGAGGGTTCGAATCCCTCCGGTTCCGCCACTGGAGAAGTGTCCGAGAGGCTTAAGGTGCTGGTCTTGAAAACCGGTGTGGGGCAACCCACCGAGGGTTCGAATCCCTCCTTCTCCGCAACTTTCAACCCAGCAAGGATCCCAACGAACGAACCAGCGAACAACAACTTGGAGCCGTGTCCGAGAGGCTTATGGTGCCTGTTTCGAAAACAGGTGTGGGTGAAACCACCGAAGGTTCGAATCCTTCCGGCTCCGCCATCGCGCATCCCACCGACTACGCCCTACAAGCAAATGCGGTGGTTCGAATCCATCCTCCTCCGCCATGTGGGGGAGTAGCTCAGCGGTAGAGCAACAGAATCCAAATCTGTGAAACAGCACACCAGGCTTGTCACTCGGATGCGCACCCTTTTTCAACCTCATCAGAAAATACGACACGAAGAACGCCAAGCAAACCTTTCATCGAGGAGAGCAGCAAGCAGCGGGAAACCAACGAACCAACACGGAAACCATAACCAAGCCTGTATAGCTCAATGGCAGAGCGCGTCGTTGCCAATGACGATACCCGAGTTCGATTCTCGGTACAGGCTCCGCTTGAAGTCGCCCTTCAAAGGAACCACCCCATGACCAACATCGTCAAAATCAGCCAGACTTGCTTTGCCTGCCCATCCGCTTGGGAGGGCTGGGACGATGAGGGGACGTACTACTACTTCCGTTTTCGATGGGGTTTCCTACGCGTCAACCGTGCTCCTACCGAGGAAGACTGGCAGTCCCCGATCGCACTGGCGTTCGGCGCTGAACCAAACGGCAAGAACGAGACGATCTACGGCGAGCAGATCAGTGATGAGCTCGACGGCATGATGAGCTACGAGGAATTGCAAGAACGCCTCGCTAACGAATTCACTTTCCCTGACCACATCACACCCAAAGAGCAAGAAACATGAGCAAGAAAAAGATCGAAACCTGGTCGCAGTGTACCTTCATCAAGGAAGGAGTGGACGACACGCGTGTGGAAACCACGGCATACATCGATGCCAAGGAGGCCAAGGTCGGAACTCGGATGTCTCTCAAGGGAATCGAAGGGATCTGGATGATCGAGAAGGTGGGGCGACCCGGGCCACGCCCGCACTGGGGATGGGGAGGCATGGACTAAAGACATCAACGACATAAGCGGAAGTAGCTCAACTGGTAGAGCGTCAGCCTTCCAAGCTGAGGGTTGCGGGTTCAAGTCCCGTCTTCCGCTCCATTTCTGGGGCATTAGCTCATCTGGGAGAGCACCTGTTTTGCACGCAGGAGGCGGTCGGTTCGAGTCCGACATGCTCCACCAAACAGAATCATGAAGACCTATCCGACCATAAGTCGGGACCTCCAGAACGTCCCGATCTACGCCTTCGATAAGCTTGACGGCAGCAACATCCGTGCAGAATGGACACGGAAGAAAGGGTTCTGGAAATTCGGTTCACGCAAACGTCTCGTCGACGAGAGTGACGAGCTCCTAGGAGAATCCAAGCAACTCATCCTCGAGAAGTACGCGGACGACCTGGCCAAGATTTTCCGAAAACAGAGGTGGCAGAAGGCCGTCGCCTTCTTCGAGCTCCATGGGCCCAGCTCTTTCGCTGGAAGGCATGCCTCCGAGGAAGAAAAGACCGTCACTCTGTTCGATGTTGCCGGGGACAAAAAAGGGCTACTCGAGCCCAGAAACTTCTTGCGAACCTTTGGAGATCTTGATATTGCACCCTTGCTATACCACGGAAACGCGAATAGCTTGTTCGTCGCCGAGGTGAAAGAAGGACGGCTCGAGGGGATGACTTTCGAAGGAGTCGTCTGCAAAGGGAAAGCCCGATCCCCGGGTCTCCCGCTGATGTTCAAGGTGAAGAATCAAGCCTGGATCGACAAGCTCAAAGACTATTGCCGAGGCGACGAGAAACTTTTCAACGAACTGGCCTAACCATGAAGACCTACTCAGGAGAACAAAGGGCTGTGCATCGATGTATATGCGCAGCTACGGACAACGAGGAAAAGGCAAGAACGATCACTGCGGCTGGGGATGCTGTTTCCACTCGCAACAAGGCACCGTCATCTTCGCACGAAAAGCCTGCAAGCGTCGGCAGATGAAGCGACTCTTCAAACGACGAGCCAGACGAAACGCCAAGAACGACATCCAGCACCGACTCAAGGACTACTACGATGAGCCAGAGGATCAATCATCGCCGTGAAGGAAAACGGCACCAGGACAACGGACCCCGTTGGGAAAGCAGCAACCCGATGGCAGGGTGCAACTCGACCCACGTTGCCCGTTCTCGCAGTGCCTGGAAGAAGCTAGGACGGAGAAAGCTCCGACGCAACGGGGACCACTCGAGTGTCTTCTACAAAGTGGGGGGCGGGCAGCGCTACCCCACGGTGGAGGAGGAGTTCGAGCTCGAAGGTTTGGAACTCTGATCGATGGAGGATCCTTGCACCAAGTGCGGCCTGCGAGAGGCTGAGTACGTCGTTCCCGGAAACTGGTGCGAAGTTTGCTGGATCGACTGGTGGTGTGAAGGGATCTTCAAGAAGGACTGGGATGCCCGAGAACGGGCTGCATTTCGACGAGACGTGAAACGACAGATCAAACAGGTAAAGAAAGAAGAGCGTCGCAAGGCACGACGAGAACGACAATTGGGGCGGTAGCTCAGATGGGAGAGCGTTGCCTTCGCAAGGCAAAGGCCGAGGGTTCGAATCCCTCTCGCTCCACCGACCGGCGCTGGTAACGCGTCTATAGTTTCCCAAGGAGGAATGTCCAAAGCAGATCACTCACCGGGACGCCACATCGCTGCGTACTCGAACAACGCGGAGCTGGACAATTTTGACGAAGTCGAAATTCAGTTCGAGCCGGTGTGCCCTCAGAATGGGTGGTCGATGAATGAAATCTGGAAATACGCGTACATCTCCCCGCCACCGGGCTACTTCCTCATGGAAGACTCTGGTCCCTTCCGAGCGTCCTATGATTACGGAGAGCCGGCGGGCTATCCGTCGACGGCGGATCCTCATTCCACGCTGCCAGGTGACTGGACAACAGATGAAGAAGGACAGATCGTCAGCTTCATGCCGATGAGTGAAGGCGGCAGCGAAGTACGCAAGCAAACCGAAAAGAAAAAGTCCGAAGGGTAGCGGTCTTCAAGTCGCTACTTGTTTGGGGCGGTAGCTCAGATGGGAGAGCGTTGGTCTGGCAGACCAAAGGTCGAGGGTTCGATCCCCTCTCGCTCCACAAACTTTCTCGCCATGCGCCACAACATGTGGCATGATGGGGACTAGAGAGGCCAACTACTCTCACGGGTCCCGAGCCCGGTAAAAGTCCGCAGCCTATGAGAGCGCGGTGCGGGTAGGCGAAAGCCAAAGGAGAGCAAGCAAGATGGAACGCAACGACAACAACAAGAACTTCTGGTGTAACTGGTGCCCCCAAGGGGAGGAGATCGGATAAGGCTTTAGTGTCTTGCGCTGTAAAGCCGCCCGGTCTCCTGACCCGGCGGCTTTTCTCTTTTAGGGCATTAGCTCAGTCCGGCCAGAGCAACGGACTCCAAATCCGTGTGTCGGGGGTTCGAATCCCTCATGCCCTGCAACTTCAACAACCTGGCCAGGTAGCCAAGTGGTAAGGCAGGGCTCTGCAAAAGCCCTCATCGTCGGTTCGATTCCGACTCTGGCCTCCAACCCATTCAAGGAAAGGAACGACAACATGAGCCGTGTACTGACCGGCATCCAGCCTTCAGGGGAGCTACACCTGGGGAATTACTTTGGAGCTGTCGAGCCCTGTCTACGTCGTCAGGAAGACCCTTCGACGGAGCTGTTCGTGTTCGTAGCGGACTACCACGCGCTCACGACCGTGCACGACAACTACCGGCTACGAAGCAACACGTACCAGCTCGTGGCAGACCTGCTTGCGCTGGGCATCGACCCCCAGCGGTCGACCCTGTTCCAGCAGTCGGAGGTGCCCGAGGTCGTCGAGCTCACCCTGCTCTTGACCATGGCCACTGGGATGGGGCTGCTCCAGCGTGCCCACTCCTACAAGGACAAGGTGTCCAAAGGGATCACGCCGACAGTGGGTCTGTTTATCTACCCGGTGTTGATGGCTGCCGACATCCTGCTCTACCGCTCCGAGTTCGTCCCCGTCGGGAAGGACCAGGTGCAGCACGTCCAGATGGCGCGAGACATGGCCATCCGTTTCAACGAGGAGTTCGGCTCGACCTTCGAGCTGCCCAAGGAGCTCGTTTCGGAAGTGCCCAAGGTGCCCGGCATCGATGGGCAGAAGATGAGCAAGAGCTACGGCAACACGATCTCTCCTTTTGATGAGGGTGATGAGCTCCGGGCCAAGGTTGCCCAGATCAAAACGGACTCCACACCTTTCGGTGAGCCGCTGCCTACTGAGGGGCCACTCTTCGAGCTCATCAAGCTCATGTGTACCGAAAGCGGAGAGCTCGAAGAGGTCACCGAATTTTTCCGAACGGGACGGCGAGGGTCACAGAAGTTCGGATATGGCCACACCAAGCAGCTCTTGGCTGAGAAGATCGAAACCCGGTTCGCTCAAGCCCGTGAACGCCGAGCAACCCTGACGGACACAGACCTCATGGAAGCCACCAACCAGGGCCTCACTCGAGCCCGGAGGATCGCAACGAAGACCATCGAAACATGCCGGGGCCGCTGTGGCATCGGTTAAGCCCCTACCAAGGAGAACAACTATTGAACGAAGCGTAAAACACATACCGTGATTCGGATTATTGGACCAAGAGACCCTCATCCCAAAGGCTGCTGCGTAATCAACACGACCAGCAGGGCTACAGGTGTCAATACCTGGTCTCGAGGGCTTAGCCCTTTTCACCTTGGACCAGTGCCTCTCTACGAAGGGGCTCCCGTGCGCGAGGCCAGGAATGTCGAAAACGCTTGGCAGTACGCCAAGACGTACGCAGAGCACATCGACAACGATGGCAACCCAACCGAGGAATACTTCGAATGGGCGAAGGCTGGTTTCCGAAACGGAAGGGCCGTGCGGTACCCCATGGGAAAGGGAGCGATCCCACAATACTCATGGTGGGCTGGCGAGAAACTGAGTTACGTAGAAGCGCGGAAGAAGATCTACGTCCCTCTCTACACGAGGGCCGTGGTGAAGACCCACGCTTTCGCAAAGCTCAAGAAGCTTCATGAGGAACTGGATGAGCTCTGGCTTTGGGATTTCGACGGGTACGATCACCTCGAGCTCGACATGACGCTCAACGAGGTGCTCAACAACCCCAACAAAAAGATGGGCCACGCATTCGTTCTGGCCATGATTTTCGAAGCCATGGACAAGCGGTAGCCTCTCTATGGGCACCCCTTCGTAGGTGAGATTCTCTGGACTCTTCGAACCCGCACCGACCCGCGCAGGCCACCTAGAGCTGTGCGGGGCCGTTGCCGTAGATCGAAATCCTTCGCACATCCTTTTCAGCAACCCCGAACCTCGGAGTCGCTGATGTTCACCAACCGTCACACGGATCTCAGGGTTTTCGCCCGGAGGCCGCACACCCTTGTCCCGTGGCACGCATGGCCACACCAGAAAGGAGCAAACAAATGCAGGAGGCCCTCAAGACCGCCTACGACACCCTCACTACTAGCCTCCACCGGGATCCGGTGGAGAGGACACCCGCCTACTACCTTGAAAAGTGGAAACGTAGGCACGGTCTTCTCCAGCGTCCCGGGGGAGGAAAAATCGAGAAGTTCAGGCGGATTTCTCATTTCCAGAATCTCACTCCACACGACATCATCGAGGACCGTCTGCCTCGTGTCTGCACAAGTGAGTACCATTACTACCGATGGAACGTCGGCAACATCCTCTGCGTCTATTGCGGCTGCACGCTAACGCGTCAGACCATGACGCAGGATCACGTCATTCCCCGTGCACGTGGGGGATCAAAGCTCGGACGTGACAACCTCGAGCCCGCCTGTGTCGACTGCAACTCGGCAAAGGGCGATCTGAAACTGCTGGTGTTCCTCGCAACGAGGTATGATGAACGACCAGTTAACATTGAGAGTTCAAGCCTCGCAACGAGGTGACGTGGCAAACACAACCTGAAACCCCTGTTGGTCGCACCAACAGGGGTTTCCTTTTGGGGGTAGAACCCAGGATGCTGCTCACCAACCTCAAGTTCAAACCTGTCCGTCTAGAGATGACACGAGTGGCCTCGAACCTCTTCGTGATCAAACGGGACAACGAAAAAATGGGCCAAATCTGGAAAAGCCAGGACGACGAATGGAGTTACCGGAAAAACATGTCTGTAGGCTACAAGCCCAGCTTTCGCACAGCCGTGCTTGCGGTCAGTCGGTTTTCCGGTATTGGCTTCGGCAGTCGCACCCAGGATTACGGCTGGGTGCGGAAAATCAGGGTGCATCGCGGAGGGCAATGGTTCACCTTCCTGGCAAAAGGGGATCACATGTACCTCTTGAAGGAACACAATTGGGAAGACCCTCTCGAGGGTGTCGAGAAGGCCGTGACCCAAGGGGCCATTTCGGAAGCCCTGCGGTTTCTGCGAGAAACCGGTTAGCCTCGAGCGCGTCGACGTCCCTTTTTCTCATGGGCTTCTTGAATGCTGACGGTACGACCATCGAGGTTGATGGAGCCCGCATTTATAGCCGCCTCTGCGGCCTCCGGGGCTTCGAAGGTGACGAAACCGAATCCCTTGGACTTGCCCGTATCACGATCGGTGACGACCTTGGCTTCTCGCACGGGACCAAAGTCGGTCATGGCCATTTGAAGGCCGTACTCGTCAGTGCCCCAAGCGAGGCCACCACAAAACACTTTGTTGGACATTTTTCGTTTCCTGCTCTCCGCTACGGAGCGGTCTTTCTCCTTATACCCCAGCCCAACGTGAAACTTCATCAAATCTGGATTCCGACTTCAGAAGCCTCCTAGGGCTCACAGAGCCTCCTGAGCGTCGATCCTCTAGTCGGTCCCTCTGGGATCGACCGTGCGGGGTAGAACAAAGGAGATGACCAACGACACCAAGGACCTTCCACCGCTGCGGCTCAAATCCGTGGTTTTCACGGATACCGAAACAACCGGCCTTCTGGACAACCCGGTTGCCGAAGTCATCGAGCTTGCCGTCGTGGGCGTGGGCGGAGAAGTTCTGCTCAACACGAAGATCAAACCTGTCCTTCTCGACGAAGCCATGAAACAGAACCCAGAGGGCACCAAAAAAGCTCTGGAGATCAACGGCTACAACGAAACCGACTGGGCTTCGGCTCCTACCTTCGAAGAGCTTGCCCCGGAGATCGTCAAGGTCTTCGAACACAAGGTGATTGTGGGGCAGAATTGTCTGACCGAAGACTCACAGGTACTTTTGGCAGACGGCCAACGTCTTCGCCTCGGCCACATGGTGCGCACGAAACACCCTGGTCCCGTGCTTTCCTTGGACGAGAGCACAAGCATGCTAGAGGCTCAGCCTGTGATCGGATGGATCAAGGCCCCAGCCCGATCCTACGAAGACTGGCTACGCATTAGGGTGAGGGGAAAGGGGGTTCTTCGCTTGACCAAGGACCACGAAGTTATCACCGAGAAAGGTCGCGTTCAAGCCCAAGATATTGAGGTTGGCGACAAAATCTTCACATCAAACCGACGGTTTTCCCGTGCAAAGAAGGATCTTTGTTGGGGCACGTTGGCAGGAGATGCTTCGCTCATATTCCCCGAGAGCAGCCGGTCCCCCTATCTGGAGTTTGGGCACTGCCTTGACCAAGAAGCTTATGCTCGGCTCAAGGCGGAGGTTCTCGGGGACTTGGTTGCAGATATCCGTATGCGCCTGAACGATCGGGGATACGGAGAAGGTTCTGAGAATAAATTGATCGTGGTGCGAACGCACAATGATCCTCGCCTGCACGAGATGCGGAACATCTGTTTTCCCGAGGGAGAGAAACGGATGACCAAAGCATGGCTGCGGGAAATGTCTGATGCCGCCCTCGCTATCTGGTACTGCGACGATGGAGGCTGGGACGGCGGAAAAAGTAGGCGGGCAAGTATCTGTACTCAGAGACTCGGAGGAGCAGTCGCCGCCGATCTCGTCATTGCTTGGATGCGTGCTCGCGGGTGGCCCGCGTACCTGTACCTTCGTCCCGACGGTTATCCTTACGTGAGGGTCGATGGTGCTGGGCGATGGCAAGAAGAAAACGGAGTCTCCGACTTCTGGGACAAGATCGCGCGATTCATTCCTCTCTGTATGGCTCACAAGGTGCCGCCGTCTTTCAGAGACTTGTGCTCGAACCGTCACTGGACGACCGAAGACGACCAAGGCGCATGGAGCGACGAAGTGGTTGAGGTGGGCCCTCTGTTCCTCGATGAAGGTGCTGTGAAGATCTCTCGGTACTCAGGGTACACGCGGAGGAAGGGTAAACGCGGGGTGGGGCAGTACTGCCTCGTCGTCGAAAAAAACGCCAACTTTTTTGCTGGCGGTTTGTGCGTGAGCAACTGCAACTTCGATCGCACCTTCATTGTTCGAGGTCTTGAGCGTGCGGGCATCGAAAAGGCGTACCGCAAGCTCTCTCGCCACGTCATCGACACGACCACGCTGGCCTGGGAGCACCTCGTGCCCTGCGGTCTGAACCGCCTCAACCTCGACGCGATCTGCGAGTTCCTCGGGGTCCCGCTGGACCGCAGTCAGCGCCATGGAGCCTTGGAGGATACCCAGGCATGTCGGGCGGCCTACCTTATGATGCTGCGGGCCACCGAAGAGCAGCGATTTGCGTGGCGCGAGCGGGCAAAAAAACTCAACCTTTGAGGAACTGGAAATCAGGCCCAGATTTCCAGAGGGTAAGGGCCTCACAAGTGTCGTAGTAGGAGACGGAGGTTTCGTCCTCTTCCCACATTTCTTTCCGGAGTTCGAGTCCTTGGTTGTAGACGAAACGGCAACAACCGAAGGTTTTCCGAAGGAGGATCATCTGGTCTTCGGTGGGATAGAACCGGTACTTGTAGGCTCTCTGAGTCATCCTGGACCTCTTTAGGGTACCCTAAACCTTGTTCGCTTTCATCCCCGGCCTGAAGGCCGGGGCTTTCCCGCTCATTTCGGGTAAAAAGGGCACGATGCCCATGCATAGACCATGAAGGTCAACGATCGTGTCCTCGAATGGCTGACGGCGAGGGGGCTCGAAATCGAGCTCACGGAGAAGAAACACCCTGAGTCCTTTGTTCCTGGCGTGTGGCTAGATCACGGCAAGATCGTCGTAAATCCCCAGGTGGCTCTTGTTGAGGACGTGCTTCACGAGGCTGGACACCTCGCCTGCATTCCGTCACGGTTCCGGGGGCTAACCGTTCCGGGCTCGTTGCCCGGCCCTGAGCTCGAGGCTGCCATTCAGGAGTACTGCGACAGGCATCCGTTCATGGATGCTCAGGGGCGCGAGGATCCCGTGTGGCGGGCCATCATGCAGATGGGGGACACAGAGGCCACCGCTTGGGCCTACGCAGCCAGTCGGCACCTGGGACTCTCTGCCGAAGACATCTTTGTCGAGCGTGAGGACGGCACTTTAGCCTATGACGGAGAGGGGCCGAATATATGGGCCGCACTGGACATGAGCTCCTACTTCGGCATCAACGGGTTGCAGGCTGCGGGTTTTTGCTCGGTTCGGACGTTTCCTCAGATGAAGCGGTGGCTGGCTTCGTAGGAAGCACCAGCGGTTCCCGAGGACGAACTGGCCACAACGGAACCCCAAGCTCGTCCAACAGCGTCTCTGCATCGGCGATGATGTTCTTGAGAACAATGCGGGGTTCATCGTCGAGGGGCTGGGTGTTCCATTCGCACAACCGTTGAAGGAGCTCCACCATCTGTTCCTCCTGTTCGGATGACATGGATCCCTATCTCCCCAGGAGACCTTTCACGAATTCCGGCGTGATCTCGATCTTCCGCGGGCCGAACTCCCGTAGAAGCCTCTGCTGCTCCCTCCAAGGCATCGTGAGGCTCGCTGCTCCTATTTTAACCTTGTCCCCCACCGGGAACCACTCGAGCCTGTAGCGAGGCTCCCAGGTGCCCTCACGCTCGACATTGGGAGAAACCAAGGGGCCCAAGAGCCCCTTGGTTTCTCGTTCAAGCCTGCTGATTATTGCTTGCCAGCACGCTCGGCGTCGAGTTTGGACTCCAGGTCGAGCTCGCGTGCCACATCCATCGCCAGATTGCGGGCCGTTGCCCGATTCATGTGATAGATGCGTTTGCACGCTTCGTCGGAAGTTTTCGTATCCTGGAACGTGGCTTCGTTGAGCATGAAAATGCCTTCCAGGGCCAGCTTCATCCGGTACTCCTCGAGGAACTTCTCCTCCGTACCCGGATGCTTGGTGACGGTTGCGTCGCGGGCCTCGATGAGGTCCTTGTTCTCCGGGTTGTAGTAGACGACAGCTTCTTTGCTCTCCACCGCCACCGTGAAGGCCGGCCGGCTAGCATCACGCTCCCATCCGAGTTCCCGCCAAATTTCCTCATGCTCGGCAAACGTGAGGGGCTGGGGGGGCAAAAAATCCACTTCTTCTTCCGTGATCTGGTCCTTCCATACCGGTACCTTCACGATCTTCTTGCCCTTGCCCTTGCCATCGCCGTTCCCGCGACTTCCAGACTTTGAACCGGAGAGTTTGCCCTTGCTCTTGGCCACCACCTCGATTTTGAGTTGGATCACCAAAGCACCCATATCGTAGTCGGGGTGGTAGTCCATCTGGGCCATGATAAGCCCGGCATCCCCAGGCTTGGCGGTCGAGGGGCATTCGAAATGACAACGGATGCGCCCAGCCTTGAAGCTGTCGGAGCCCGTAAAGGTGACGCCGTTGGTCAGCACTTTGATGTGCGACTTAGTGGGATCTGAAGCGTTCCACCAAGAGGCCGGTGCAGACGTTTCCAGGACCCAACTGTAGGACTGCCCCGGATACATCTTGACGACCTTCTTCTTGAGCGCCCATTGCAATAGACGCGGAGGCATCTCCACTTCGATGGGAGGTGGCGGGGTTTTCTTGCCGCTTTTGCGCTCCTGCTCCTCGAAGATTTGCACACGCTTTTTGCCTTTACGCCGAAGCTTCGGGAACTGGAGATCCGTTTTTTCCATGTATCGCTCGAGAGCATCGGCGAACTCCGCCTGGTTGGGCATCTTCATGTTCTTGCGGCGCTCCATCGCGATCTCACCATCGATCTGTCGCAGGGTCTTATCGTTGGCGAGGCGTTTGATGATGAGCTCCTTGAGACGTTTGTGCAGCTCGGAGCCCTTCATCTGCTCACGCGAGGATCCAAACAGCGCGAATTTCGACTCACGTGAGAGGTTATTGCAGTCGACGAGTAGAACACAACGACGTCCCACGTGAGCCAGGCTGGCCCCACGGGTGGAAGCCCCGACGAGAGACGAGTGTTCTTCGTGATGCGTCTGGCCGTCCAGATGGAACAAGACGCATTTCTGCGGGTCGGCCAGATTTCGGAGAGCGTCTACCTCAGACTGGCCCTCACGCGGCTCGATCACAAAAATCTCTGCCCGAACAGTTCCAGCCGGACAAACACCGGTGCGGCCGGCGAAATTGTGGTTCCCGAGGTTGATGTCGAAGTAGTCGTAGTGCCGCACCTCGACGAGGTCCGTGCCGCCCTTCTTGACGGTGATGTTGTGCTGCTTTCGTTTCCAGGAATCTCGCAGCTTGTTGCGCGTGCCACGAACCAAACGTGAGGTTCGACGGTGACCGGGAAATGAAAACTTCCCCTCGACCATGTGAATGTACTCGCTCCACACAGGAAACACCGGATCCGGAAGGAGCCGGTCCAGGACGCCTCCGATAGATTTCTCTCCGGACCCGCGTGAAAGCGGAGCTTGGTAACCAAAATGGCGGATGACGGTTGACGGCGTGTGCCCCTCACCCGGCATCATCAAGTCCTTCCACCATTTTGGTGCCTTGACCTTGGGGATGTTCCCCTTGATGGTGAGATAGCGGAAGGTCGGCACGCGGTCTTCCTCTGCCATATAGGCTTTCTCGACCACGGTGAACATGATCTCCTTAGTACCGGGCACGCACGAAACGAGCACAGAGAAATCGGCGTTTTGAAAACAGCCGGCGGCTCCCCATCCCCACTTACCGATGGTGACCGTGAGGTACTTCTTGAAACCCCGATTAAGCGAAAGGAGCGTGTTCTCCCAGTCTTCATCCGTGGCTGCGACGCCGCATCCAGCGTCCACCACATCGAGGACGCAGGGGTTGCTGTCGCCGGGGTAGCCCCCGAAAACGCGGACAACACAGTGGCTCTTGGCGAAGTCGCGAAGCTCTCCGAACTTGTTGGGGTCGGAAAAGTCGTCCCGACACAAGCCGAAGTAATGCTCTGCCGTCGCCATCGGGTTCGTCAAGACGGTAGCCATCGACGGTTTCACGAGCGCTTTTCCGTCCTTCTCGTCGAACGCGTCGTCTTCTTGGCATGCCAGCATGTTGCACGCGTCGAAGGTGTTGGTGACGTTCTCGCAGGCGGCCTTGGTGGGGTCGCAGGCTTGAGCCATCTGAGCCGTGCTCGAATCGGATCCGTTGAAGTACTTCCACTCGATGTCCGTGCCCAGATTGGCTTCGAAGAGCTCGAGAATCTTCCGGGGTTGGTCGAGATCTTCGTAGCCGGGGAAGGGTAGCAAGTAGTGCTGCAAGCTCTTGTCGCTAATCGGCTGTTTGATGACCTCGAACACCGGACACATCAAGGCCGCGAAAAACTCCTTCGCGTTGCGAGGGTTGATCGCGGCCTTGTGGTCCGGTGCCCGAAGTTTCTTCGCCCCAGAACGGGTTCGGGTGCGGGTTCGGGTGCGAGTTCCAGATGAAGGCAGATGCTGCCCCATGGCGTTACGGTTCATGTTGTTCGTTCTTTCTTCGCCGGTCCCGTGACGGGGATCCGGGTATGATCCGAACTGACGTGCTCGGATCAGGTTGAAGGACCTCAGCCCTTTGAGGGCACGATGCCCTTGCGTTTCTTCTACCCCTTTTTTGTTGGGGCGGAAACTTTGTACGGGAGCGCACTCTGCGCTTGCGGGCTAGCTCGGCTCTTTGGCTTTCCACGCTTCCAAACGCTCATTGTATTGGCGCGAGACGATACCGTGCAGCGTAGCTGCGAGCTCTTTCAGACGATCCCAGGTGTAGCGTTCCGCCTTCACGTCATGAATCCGAGGGGCTACCTCTTCGATGACCGTCTTTGGGAAGTTGTTGATCCCCACGTGGGCACCCACGATCGTTGCAGCCATCGCTGCAATGGTGTCGGAATCGCCCCCGACGGCCACGGCGAGCTCGATAGCTCGCCACACGTCGAAGGGGCTCGCCATGACGCAGTAGAGGCTCCACAGCGTCGAGGTACGGGCGTAGGGGCTCACACCTTCCCAGGAGTCGTCGTCGCCCTCCAGGACGTACTCACGGGCCGCAGCGAACTCGTCATCGGAGCCGGGCTCCCACTGATCCTTCTTCCGACCATCCCACACGATTTTGGTCAGGTCTCTGATGTCCTGCGCGTATTCTTCGTTGGCCCGCTGAACGTGAGCTGCCAGCCAGGTCCACCAACCAGGCTCGTAGGGGCCTGTGGTGTCCTTGCTTGCCGTGAGGGCCATGGCCGTCGCCATCGCTACAGTGACCGCGGCGGCAACCGACATCGGGGCCTTGTGGGTGATGATGGCCTGGTTTTGTGCAGCCTCGATGCACTTGGTCACGTCGTAGTAGAAGAACAGCCCGATGGGCCCGGCTCGCATGGCCGCACCGTTTCCGGCTCGAGGTGGGGGCGTGCCTGCCTCATCCCATGCAGCTCCGTCGATCAGTCGAACGGCGGCTTGTTGCGTGGCCCCTCCGTATCCGACGATGGCGTCTTGAGCGAAGATTCGGGCAATACGACCCGCGTAGTCCTCGGGTACGAAGTCGTGCTCGTCGATTAAGGAGAGCATGAGCTCTCTGGTGAGCTGGGTGTCGTCCGTATACTGACCAAATCGCATCCCGTGGTGGTGTGTTCCGATCTTCGAGAAGTCAAACTCGCGGATGAAGTAGGTGGCGAAGTCCTTGGCCTCTGCGGCGGGGCGACGTTCCGCCCAAGCACCCACAGCATCCCCAAGGGCACACCCGAGCAGAGCTCCTTGGAACTGTTCCACCGTGCCAGGGGCGCCCGGGGGGATCTTGTTGGGGTCAGGCCCAATGGTGAGGACCCCGTCTTCAGGAGTATGTACGTCGATCTTGCGGATGGTCATGTTTTCTTTCCTTGGTCAATGCAGCGTTGACGAAACTCCGGGTCGCTGTGGTAGCGCAGGTATTTACGGGTCCGAGCGGACTCTCGAACATGATCTCCATTTCTTTCCTTGTACCTGGCCTGCCTATCCCGGGCTTGGCGTTTGCTGCACTCAAGGCAGATGTTGCGAGGACGCAGATCGCCTTTGGCGTCTCGGTAAAACGCAAAAGTATCGTCAGGTCCTTCGTGAGGACAGTGCAGACATTTCCTCATTCGGGGAACCTGTAGAGGCGAGCCGGACGCCCGGCGCCTTCGGGTTCTTGTAGTTCGTCGGTTTCGACGATGCGGCCGTCCTCCACCATGCGTTTGAAACGCTTGTTGAAGTTGGATGAGTCGTAGGTCGTGCCCTTGCAAACTTCGTGGACACGTCGAAACTGCGGAGCCGTGAACTCCGAAGGAAGGAGAGCTCGGGTCAACCGGGGGTCGTAGTCCACTTTTCCCCGAATACGCTCGACGGCAATCGCCATGATGTCTTCGTGATCGAAAGCCATCTTGGGGAGCTCTTCCACGTCAAACCATACCGCCTCCACGGCATCGTCTCCGGCCTCGACTCGATGGTACGCCTCGGGGGAGATCAGTGCGTAGTAGGCGACGGTGATGACACGCCCTCGGGGGTCACGTCCTGGGTTGCCGAACGTGTAGAGCTGCTCGAGGAAAACTTCGTCCCGGTCTCGAAGAAGCCCCGTCTCTTCTCGGAGCTCTCGTTCAGCAGCCTCCTCGAGGCTTTCCCCTTGTTTGCCCCGAGCTTTGTGACCCACCCCTACGTCCACGAAGCCACCAGGAATGGCCCATGAGCCCTTGTAGGGCTTGTCCCGACGCTCGATCAAAAGCGCCATGAGGCGATTACGGCGAATCGTGAAGATCGCCATGTCCACCGTGATAGCAGGGAGCGGGTAATCGTATTCGTATTTCTTGCTCATCGTGTTTGGTAGAGCTTGTGTCGCTCGATGTATCGGCGAACCGGTAGTGGTACATGGTGGTGCCAGGAGGTGATACCACTGGCAATCATCTCACGAAGTTGGGTGGCACGCATGGACTGAATGGGAAGGTGAACGAACCCAAATTCTTCCTTGATCTTGTCAACATTTTCCCACTTGTGGAACTCGCCGGGGATATCAGGTCCGATGGCGAACTTGATCTCAGCATCGTCGTTAAACTTCTTGCGGAGTTCCTCGAGCAACTCGTACGTTCGAATCGGTCCCGGTTGTGTGGCGAGCATGTCTTGTTCGATTTTACTCACCCAGGCTTGGGACTGAAACGGGAGGCTCGGGATGTTGTTGTGTCGCAAATGAGCAAGTCCGAGTTGCGTCATGTTGAGTCGGTGCTCAAAGTCGGGAAGATCGGGTTTGAGAGCATGAGACGCCGCAGGCACGACAACCACCGTGGTGTATCCGGCCTCTTCGATGAGCCACCGAACGATATCCATGTGGTGGTTCGCGAAAGGATTGAAGCTGCCGCCGTAGACTGCGGTGCGTCGTGCCATGATCAGTATCCTGGTTCTTTGTAGTTGTCCCAGAGGGAACTCAGCGTTGCTCCTTTTGGGAGCAGGAGTTGAACGGCCTTGAGGGCTTTGCTCTCAAGTTCGCTGTTCCGCTTGGTGAGCTCCGCACACTGTTGCTCTGAGGTGACCAACTTCTTTTTGGTGTCCGCCAATTCCATCTCGAGGGTGCGCAATTTTCGACGCGTCTCATCCAGGGTCATATTCAGTACTCCGTCCCACCGATTTCAACGGTGAAGTTGGACGCCTTCTGGACCTTCACGAAAGCGTACTGGAGGTAGCCTTCGTTGGGGGCTCCTTCCAAGACCGGTGTGTCGGTCACGGTATCCATGTCCGGTAAAGACCAGCCTCGACTGATGACCCGGTACGGGTTTCCTCCGATGTTGACCGTCTCCCCAACCAAAGGCACTTCCCAAAGGTTTTGACGGCGCAGCATCACGCCAGCCATGTCGGTGAGTTGCCAGACGAGGTCAAATCGTGTGTGGATCGGAGCGCTCATTTCATCTTCATCCTGTAGAGTTTGTTTTCGCGGAAGAACATAACGTCCCCGCGGTCTTTCACGAGGCGCATGTCACCGCCCAAGATCGGGTCATGTATCGTCTTCATGGACTTGGAGCCCTTTTTACGTGAAAAGAGCTCCAACTCTTCATCTTCATTGAGGCAAACGCAGACGCCAGAGTCGAGTGTCACGAAGTTCAAGCCCACCGCGGCCACGTCTTGGACCTTGCGAACATCGTAGCTCTTGTAGTCCTTGTCGAAGCGGAAAACGAAACGGTGGTACTTGCCTTTCTCAGCAGCGACGACCATGAGAACACCACCGTCGAACTTGGCCTCGACAATCTTGTGACCCTTGAGCTCCGCGAGCTTGACTTGGTAACAGGCGCCAGGGCGCGGAAAAAGGCTGGCATGGGGCTCACCCAAGAGGTTCTGGATTGCAACTCCTTCGTAGAGACGGCTTGCGTGCTCGAGAACGTTGGCCGCGAGTCGGGTGCCCGCGATGACTCTGTTGCCTGCTTCCGTGAACGTGACCTCGAAAACCTGGTCTCGGTTACGGACGTAGATCGTTCCGTTCGTGCTCATGACCTCATCAGCACGGATGTGGGAGCCGATTTCCTCTTGGTTGATGGTGTCCTTCAGCCACAGTCGTTCCTCCGTTGAAAAATCACCAAGCCACCGATAGCCCACCACGGGATGTCCGTGCTTGGGCGTGAATCCCATCACGGGAGGGACGCGCAAGGTGCAGGCAAGACGTTGGTCTACGAAAAGTTCGGTGCCGGAGTACGCCGCGCGGTGGCCTGCTCCAATGAAAACTGCCCGGATCTCGTTGTCGAACTCGGACACTTCTTGGATGTCGAAGTTGTTCGTACCGCTAATCTTGCGGATCACGGGACGCACCACGATGACCCCGTGCAGATCGTCCGGAGGTGGTAACCGTTTGCCTTCCTCGAACACAGCCCGGTACCAGTCCCGGTAGATGCTCGGAATCACGTCGAACGGGTACGCGACCTTCGGCACTCTCACATCCTTGTCGAAGACGGAGACACCAGCCTTCATACGATCCTCGAGCCCCTTGATGTTCGGGTGTTTGCCTTTGAACGGGTGGATGCCGACGAAAAGCTGGAAGCTGACGATGCTGAATGAGAACCAGTCGGACAGGTCGGTGAAATCGAGTCCTTGAACGAGCGGATCCCGGACTGATGGCATGATCGCCGTCGCCGGGTAGTGCTTCGTCTGGTAGCTGTCCACGTCGATGAAATACGGGGTCGAAAAACTCTGGCTCACCAGGAAATTCATCTCGTTGAGATCGACAATGAGAACCCCGGCCTTGTGAACGCTCTGGACGCCCTTCTGGAGCTTCCTGACGAGCTCGACGGCCATGTGGGGGGTGAACCCTTGGCGCTCCCTGAAAGCCCGTGGGAAGAGCTGGCAGAGCGTCCAGGTGTTCTTCACGAAACGAAAGGTATGGCCGACATGGAGGGCTTGCTTACCCTTGTAGAGCGCATCCTGGGGTTTGATGACGCTGGGGTCTTTGATACCGGAGAGCTCTTGGATCTTCCCAAGGGGAATGGTCTTCCCGGGGTCGTGGTAGACCTTGAACCCCGTCTGGCCCCGAGCGTAGACCTTTCCTTCACCTCCTTCGGCCACGAAATGGCTTTTGGTTAGGTTGACCTCTGGCTCCCCCTTGACGAAAACCTTCACTCTTTTCCCTCCATCTCTTCGAGGTAGCGTTGGTTCTCCCCTTCGTATTCCTCCACCGTCATGAAGGTGTAGCCGAGGCTTTCCTCGAGCTTGTAAAGGTAGCCAAATAGGGCACGATTGGTTGTGGATAAAGGCCCCAGGGCAGTGGGAACTGGACCGAGGTCTTCCAAAACTTCACGAACAGTGCCTTTGCCGTCGGTGTGGAGGAGCTCGGCGTGCAAAAAAGCGTTCCGGGGATGACCCTTCTCCCGAACCCCGATGAATGCAGGCCAGACGCGCTCGAAGGAGTGTGGCACATACACCCCAACACGCAGATTGTTGGATCTGATGCGGTAGATGTGTCCCGGTTTGGGGTTGTCGATCACTCGGGCTCTCCCATCCATATGGCTGCGGCCGAGAAGTCGTCCGCATGTTGCCAACCATTGAGGGGACAGAAAGTGTTCAGGAACTTGTGGCACCGGCGTTGGAGAAACTTGCCCTTGGTACCTTTGATCTGGAGGAGTTGCTCGATGACCTTTTTGACGGGGACATCAACGAGTGTCCGGCTGGTTCCGGTGTCCACTACGCGTTGGAACGTATGGACCCCATCGGACAGGACCATCACCAGATCGAAAAACTCAGCCTCGAAAAACCAATCGGGTGGGTGTCCTTGGTAAGGGAGGGAGCCGGCCGGGGCCCAGCCATTCGAAGATGAGTACGGTGTGGACTGGCACTTGTCGCCGAATTTCTGCTTGTAGCGTTCGAGACGTTGTGGATCGAGGTCATAGCTCATGTACCTCGGAGCATTGCGTTCGTGGTCGACGGTCCAAAACCCCCAGTGCCCCTCGCGGTCGCGAGCAACGACCACACCATCTCCTCGCATCGAAACACGGATCCCTTCTTCTTCTGGGCTCCAGTAAGCTGCCACTAGAGTCGCATCCAGAGACTTGAGGTCCAGACCGAGCGGCCAAAGTGCTTGTTGAGCGGCCTGGAGGATGTACGGTTCCTGTTCCTCAAAGGAGCAAACGCCAGCCGTGATCCACCTCATGTTAAAGGCCGCTGTAGAGGTCAGGAGACGGGCCCCAATGTCCGTGTTTGGAGACGAAGAGCACCCGTCGCTTACGAGGGCGTAAGGGAACCCATGCTGCAAGCCGGCCTTGGCGTAGTCCTGGCAGACCATGTGGGTCTTTCCAATGGAGAAGAAGGCGTCGGCGTTGGTCTTCACGGGAGGATTCCGATCTTGCGGAGGCGCTCCGCGTTCTCGTGTCCGTAGGGGCCCTCGAAGAGCTCGTAGACGGGACCCCACCGCACGGGGGCCTCGTGCTCGGCCACATCGAAAGTTTCGGGCAGCTCCATGTCGGTCGTGTCGAGCAGGTAGAAGGTCGTGAAGTAGCCGCCGGAATCCAGCACCGTTCCCTGGGGAAGAAGGCGGTGCCCGCCTTCTTCCCACGGTCCCCCTTGATATCGTCGGCAGTCCACACCCGTCTCTTCGAACAGTTCCCTAACCGCGGCCACAGGACTCGTCTCGCCCGGGTCCACCTTGCCTCCTGGCAAACTCCAGCACGAGTGGTTGTCTTTGCGGGCGACGAGGACGCACTCCCATCCTATCTCGACCTCCGTGTTTTCACGAAGGACGATGACGGCGACAGCGAATTTGGCGGATCGGATCATGGGACTTTGGTCTTCGCGTTGAGGATGGCCTGACGCAGCGCGTCAAGGCTCTTGGTGGCATCCACGGTCTTCTGGGCCGTGTCGATACCCTGCCACGAACCCTTGATGTCCTGGCCCGTCTGGTAGGCGAGACAGACGAACTCAAGCTCGCCCTTGAGGGCCTTGTCGAGGGCACCCTCCAAGAGAGCAATGATCTGCGCCTTGGAGGTGTCCTTGATGTCTTTCGGAATGCCGGTCATGGTTTACCACTGCTCCGTGATGATCTGCTCATTGCAGCCCCGGTTGGGGCACATGAAGCCCTTGGCGCCATCGGGGCCGCCCCCGTAATCGGTGCCCGACCACAACGTCTTCACGTCATTGGGGACGTACTCGATGGTGGCGCCACACCCCTGGCAGATGATCTCTTTTTTCACTACTCGGGCCATGACGGGCTCCTAGAAAGAGAGAGATTGGGAAGGGCCGCCGGTACCGAGCGCCTGGCTCTGGGCACTGATAGATCGCGACACGAAGTCAGCCAGCTTGGCCAGGGTGTTGGCCTTCGCGTCTCCGAGCTCGACGTACTGGGTGAATCCGGCGTTGATGTGCAGGTCCTTGAGGTACTGGCTCACCTGGGGGTCGTTGACGTTCACGCCAATAAGGATCGACACGACCGACTCCAGCGCTTCGGATTTGACCGCAGCCTCCAGGGTCTTCTTGACTTCGTTGGCCGTCATGGCCGAGCGATTGTCCATGCCATCCGTGATCACGAAAACGATGGCATTGACATCGAAATCGTTCTCCGTCAGGTCTTTGCCGTAAGCGGTCACCGATTCGGCAGCGTTGCAAGCCGCGTCGTAGAGCGCTGTCATGCCGCCGACCTGGATGCAGTCGGTGTACGTGTCCTCGTCGCACTCGGTGAGCGGACGGAACCCGTGGATCTCCTCGAGGTTCGAGTCGAAGGTGGTGAGACGCAGCATCAGGTTGTCGGCGCGCGGGGAGTGCTGGCACGCCTTGACGACTTCCTTGACGCAGTTCTCGATGTCGAGGCGGAAGGCGTCGATGCTCCCGCTCTTGTCGCCGGTGATCGCCACCAGCGTGTACTCCGTGGCGCCGAGATCTTCGACGCGCTTGGCCGAGAACCCGTAGTGGGATCCCTTCAGGCTCTTGGTTTCCATTCCGTCGGTGAAGATGGGCATCTTTCTGTCCTTTCTGTGGTTTTGTCTGAAGTTGGAGGAGACCCGACTAAGCCAGAAAATCCTCGGTGGTGGAGACCTTCATGCCCTTGGCTTTCATGGTCTTGGTGAACTCAGCGACTTTGTCGCTGAACATGGTGGTGCCGGGTGGATCGGGGATGAGGGAGGCTGCATCCTCCAGAAGCACCATCTTCTCGACGTATTTGGGATCCGAGAATTCGGTAGCGATGTCTTCGACCGTCGAGAGCAGGCAGTGGCTCAGGGCCTCACCTGCCAGCAAGATGATGTCTGCGTCCTCGAGCGTCTGGATCAGGCTGGTATTGACCTGGGTGGTGGGATCTTCGGGGTCGGGCACCTCGGCTTTGACGCCGGAGAAGTGCTCGGTCCAGGGGTTCGATCCCTTAGTGATGAAATCCGCCGCGGCGAACCGCTCTTCCCACTCGTGAACGGCCTCGGAGAAGTCGGGCACGATGTTGTGCCCTTCGTCACCAATGAGACAATGCTCTGGCCAGATCAGGTGAGGGTACCTGCCCGTGGCCTCCAGAGCCTCCAGGTACGCCTTGGTTCGGGTAAAAAAACTCGGCTGGGTAGTCGTCCACTTGCCCTGTTTCATGTCCTCGGTGGTGATAATGGTGAAAGGATCCGGACGCTTGCCGGAGCTATCCTTCCACCATAGGGGGTGGCTGATATCCACACGACGATGGGAATCCAGTGTGACGTGAATGTCCGCCAGCTTATCCTTGAGCCGTAGCACGAGGCCGGCGAGGCGCTTCATGTCGTTCTCGGCTCCGGGAACGTACAGGGCTCCGTTGGGGTTGCAGAAGTCGTTTTGCGGGTCGATTACAAGAAGTTCGATGCGGGTCATGGTCTTGCTCTCTTTCTGTGTTTGGGTTTAGAGCTCCGGGAGCTCGTCGGTCAGGATGCCGGCGTCGAGAAGCTCCTGCCGACTTCCGAGCGTCGGGCAGTTGGGGTTCATCTTGTGGCGGGTGATCCGCTCCCACTTGCGGGCGGACGTGAGCCACGCGCGGACCTGGTCCGCCGAGCAGCCGGGGAAAAATGCCATGGCCTCTCGAACTAAGGCATTCATGTTGAACTCCCAGGGGCCGCTGATTTCGTCGTGACCTTTATCCGACGCGAATAGCCAGCCGCCGTTGATGCGGCACATGCTGTCAAACCAAGCCGGGAACTGGTAGTCAAGGAATCGACTGAGACGCTCGATCGTGCCGACGCGGGTGTACTTCCCGGTCTCCGGGTTGATGCGTGAGTAGGTCCACTCGACCCCGGAGAGCTTGGAAAGCTCCTCTTCGTCATTGTGGGCTTCTCCGGTTCCCCATAGGTCGGGAGTCGGGAGCGCCTCGAGGATCTCACGCGGGACGTGCAGGGCGTTGGCGAGCTGGTAGACCTCGCCCTTGCTGAGCATGGCGAGGGGGTTGGTGTCGACCTCGCCATCGCCTCCCTTCTGATAAAAGCGAAGCCATCGATCTTCGTCTTCATTGCCGGTGCCGTGGCGGATCCCTGCGCCCGTCATTCGATTCAGAAAACGCCCAATGGGGGCTCGGATACACGACCGTAGAGACCCCAACACGGCATCTTCTTCCCCCATCCTTCCCCGGATCTCGGTCATGTCGTACCCGGCTTTTTCGACCTTCGTCAGGGCTTCTTGGACGACGGTGTCGAACACAGCAGTGAGGTCCAGCTCGATGAGCCGAACGTCGGCCGCTTTTGCGACGAGACGCGCCCGTTGAAGACTGGCCTCACTGCTGTGGATGCTCGAGTACACGGCCGTGACGCTCTCGGGCCCGAGAGTCTCGGCCAGGAGCATCAACATGGTGGCGGAGTCGATCCCTCCAGACACGTCGAGCTCAGCGCGAGGCAACCCGGCCTCCACGTGGTACTTCTGGATGGCTTCGCAGCGGTTGTTGATGAGGGCAGCGGTGTCAAGAACTGGCATCGTTGCTATTTCCTTTTCCTTGGGCCAAGTCCATGCCAGCCATCACGGCCTGGAGCATGGATCCGGCGGACTTCTGTGCTTCGGTGTGGTGTCGGTCGATCACCACCCCCTTGCCGATGTCAGCCCCTTGTGAGGCCACATCATGGAGGAGGCCGATGAACTCGTGGAGATTGGCATTACGGACGGCAGCTCGTCCGAATTCGTCTTCGAGGCATCGGCGTAGGCTCTCGAAACTACGGTCGGTCAGTTTCCAAACACGGTCCGCGATCTTTTTGTCATCGGCCTTGAGGGCTTCTTGCACCTCAAGGGTCACCTGGTCGTAGTAGTCGGGTGCAGTGGGATCAGCCATTATTGGCCTCCTTGATCTGATTCACGAGACGCTGAGTCTCGGGGCTAAGGGTGTAGGGTTGTTTTCCTTCGCACCGCACGTTGCACATGCGAAGTTGATCGAGCGCATCCGGGTTGCCGTTGAGAACCACGTAGTCCTCTGGAACGGGCTCGTTGAGTTGGCCGATGATCGATATCGGCCCCGAGCCTCGGAGACGACGCCAGGTCACGGGGTGGCCCGGAATGCTGACCTTGCCGAGGCCCGCTTCGTTGCCGAACTTCATACGGGGCTCTCCACTCGTTTGGGTCAATTTGTAGACCGCAGACACTTCGTCGCGTCCGATGCCGTTGAAACCCCGGTCGACGATGAAGCCGCCATAGCCGTAGACCTGCTTTTCGGGGGCCAGTCCAGTGTGTTCGCGGAGTTTCTCGAACTTCGCCGTCATCTCGGCGGTCAGTCCGTCTTCGATGATGTGCGTGGGCTCGAGACCGTGCCGCTGAAACTCACCGTGGGCGTAGATGTATTGGCCGAACTTGTCGCCGCTGTCGTAGCGGATCGAGCAGCCATTGTGGTGCTGCTCCTTCATCACCTGCACCGCGGCCGGGATACCGCTGGTGATCGTGTCGAAGGTGTCAAGCAGGTAGGAGGGGTAGCCGGGTCGCATGTCCCTCATCGCCCGGTAGGCGGCCAGGTCGTTTCCCCAGCGTTGGATGTGCTCGTGACCCATCGTGCCGACGGGATTCATGTCGAGCTCCCGTGCCAACGCCACGTTGCTTGTGCCCTTGATGCCTGCTTCTCGGCAAATCTCGAGCGCGATGCGGTGTTGTCCTTCACAGGTCGTGGCTCGCATCCCGACCTCGAAGATGCGACTTGGATCGACTACGGCGGTCAGGGAGTCCACACGTTCTTGGACCCACTTCTGGTAGTCGTCCTTTCGAATCTCAACGAGGTTTTCGAGCCCCCTGAAAGAGAGCGCTTCGATAACCTCGCCGGCCAGCTCGGCCTGCTCCTCACAAGTGGCTGAGAATCGCCATTTGTTCAACGTACTGACATCGCCGTTGTGCTTTTGGATCAGCGTGGCGAGCTGGATGGGATAGAACAGACGCAAGACGAGAGGCTCGAGCCAAGAGACGATGAACGAAGGGCCGCTGATGGTCAGGATGGGCTCACGTTGGTAGACCCAGGATCCGGCCGGTGCTGCGCGTACCTTGACCTCAGAGCCGAGTGCTTGAGCCATCGCCGTGGCCATCCCGTAGCCATGCTTTTCGAGGTAGTCGAACTGCTCTTGGAAGTTCGTGGCGCCCCCAAAGGGGGTCATTTTCTCGACCGCAGCTTCGAGATCGAAGGGGATGTACTGCCAACCCCCCTTGCGGAAGGAGAGGTAGAACGTTTCATGGCGCAGGGGAAAGCCCGCCTGCGCCATGGAGAACTTGTAGCCGTCGGTTGTGAGGATGCTGGTCATCGGTCTGAGTTCCTACTTCAGTACTTATACCCGGATTTAGGGTGGGGCAACCCTAAATCCGGTAAAAAGTACCGGAGGAAACTCACACGTCGTGTCGTGCGGGCCCTCGCAGCAGCACCTGGTGCCTACGCAGGAGCACTCGAGCTTCCTGGAGCGCGGAGACCACAGCCGGGTCCGTCGAAAAGGGGATCACCTCGGTGAGGTCTCGAAGAGCCAGGAGGGCTTGAGCGAGCTCAGAACTGGAGGATGGGCGGGATATACCCGTCGAGCTCCGGAGAGTTCTCGTCGAAGTCGGGCTTTTTGTCATCCTTCTCGACGGGGGACCCTTTGGAGAGCGGTCGTTTGGGGCTTCGCTCAAAAGGATCTTCCTCGCGGGCGCGTCGGGAAGACTCAGGGATGGGTTTGATGACCGGCTCGATGACAGGTTGTCGGGAAGGTTTGGCGTCTGATTTAGGGACAGGTTTGATGACCGGCTTACATGCTGGTCGAGGAGCGCCTTCTCGAGCTTTGTCAGGGGTCGGAGAGTCAGGGATGGTTTGGTCTTCTTGGGATTCATGGGACTGTTCCTTGGCCCTTTTGGGGGCTGTGGATGCCTTGTCCCTTGTTTCCTGGGAAACTCCAAATTTTTGGCGATCTTCTTCGGTAGGTTTTCCCAGGCGTTCGAAGACGAGCTCCTCTAGGAATCCGGAAACGGGTTTCCCTTGCGATTCGCAATAGTCCTGGAGACGTTGGTAGGTCAATCCCTTGACGCTGACACTTCGGCGGGTTTGTTTCGTACGCGACATGTTCCTCTGTAAGTGGAAGGAGGGAGTGCTCTCAGCTCGGCACTCCCTCGTTCGATCATTGGGTACGGCGTGGGGGTCGGTCACGACGAAAGTTGACCCTCGGGGTCAACTCTGTACGTTCGACGGCCTCCAGTAGGGTTTTTTGCTCGAGGGTGTTGTCGACCTTTTCCACGCGAGATTCGAATTCCTTGTGTGGCTTGTAGCTCACAATCTCTTCGAAGAAAAAGGGAAATCGACTACCTAGTACGCTTTTGACGCTGTCGACGTCCTTTTCCTTCGGAACTCGAAGAGAGGCTGCCAGGACGGTGACCGTTGCAGATCCCATATCGTCCCCATCGAGGGTGACCTGCCCGACCTGACCGCCCAATTCTGCAACGGCCGCTTGGCGGACGTCTTCCTTGATGTCGTCCATGACGGTTTTGACACGGTTGCCAAGTTCCCAGAGGACGCTGCCGATCTCGATCTTGCGAGCAAGTGACGCATCTTGAAGGGAGCTTTGAATGGTGTCGAGACCCTCCAAAAGAACCTCGTGGGCCATTCTTGTATCGTATGCTGGTGATTGAGTCTTGTCGCTTGCTTGTGCTTCGGACATGACCTCCTCCTCTCTCTCTGCGTTTGCCCTTGCGGGCGCCTCCCTCACGGGAGGGAACTTCGGGCTCTTAATCGCCCTGAAAACACGCTGTGTGGAAAATCCCTTCCCCACTGCACCATTTGATGGGGTCCCCTTTGTAGATTTTCTCACCGCACTGAATGCAGACGGTCTCGCGCGATGCCTTGGCATCCGCGAAATCTTGACCTGATGTGGGCTTGAATTTGCCCTTCGTACCCCCACGGGTCGCCGCGTCCTCCTGGGACATCTTCGACACGAGCTCGGAAACAGACTCATTTTTCTTGGCAGCGGCTTCAGCTTTGGCCTTTTGGCGAACGAGCTGTTCCTCCTCCTCTGCTTGCAGATTTGCCGCCAACTCTGCCTTGTGAACGCCAACTTGAAGCGTGCAGTCGGAGGCGATGGGACAGTCCTTGCAAGCTTCGCTTCTCGAGGACCACGCTCCGAAACAAGATACACTTTCGATAGCAAGGGACCGAATGTAAGCGTCGTCGCTGTAGGGATGCTTTACGCCAGGAACAGGTAAATGGAGCACTTCGGCGTCCTTTTCGTCATCGGTTTCTTCCGCCGCGTCGGCTCGGGCCGCCGTCAGCATCTCCTCTTCGACTTCTTCCTTTTCGGAGGGGGCAACCGGGTCTAGACCCGCGTTCTCTCGGGCCTGATTGACGCCGGCCTGGGTCAGCATCCAGTGCCCTCGTTTGGCCTGGTCACCCAGCCCCTTGCCGCGAATCTGTTGGCGGAACGCGAGTCCGATGGTGCGGTGAGTGAAAAAGGATCCGTGGGAGGTCTCCCCTCCGTAGGTCTCGTCGATCCCCATACGATCACAAGTCGGCTTGAAGGTTTCCTCCATGGGTACCGAAATGTTGGCCTCGTACTCGGTGAGTTCAGCAAGCACCGCGAGGAGGTGTGGGGCGAAGTCTTTGGGGGTCATGCGTTTGGTTGTCATTGTACTACCTTCCGTGAGTCTCGGCTTGCGCATTGCGCTCGCGTGGACTTCTGGTCAGGGGTTTAGAGCTTGAGATCACCCTCCTGCACATGGCTCGTGTCGCCTTGATCAAGAGCTCCTCCCTTGAGGTGGGGGTCTACCAGGGTCAGGGCGAGTGTCATGTTCTCGTCGTCGATGAGACCATCGGCGTAGGACATGAACCCCTGTTTCAAGAGGTTCTTCGGGATCCGAGTGGAGTACCGGATGATGTCCTCACAGTCGCTGATCCACGAACACAGGCCGCGATGCGAAAATTCGCCGTACAAGGTTTCTTCCTCCACAGCCTTGCGCAGCACCGCCACGGCGTCTCCGATTTTGGGGAGCAGGTGGCCGCATTTTTCCACGAAGAGCGGGAACTTTTCCCGAATGATGGGCTCTTCGTCACGCCAGTCGATCAGGTGGAAACGGACCTTTCGGTTGATACGGTCGACAAGGGAGCTGTCGATCACGTTAGCACTGACGTACTTTCCGGTCCCGTCACCTCCGCCCATGGTGTTGCCCGTGATGATGAACCGGGTTCCAGGGAGCACCTCATGAGTGTCGCCTAGGGGTCCAAGCACACGGCCTTGGATCGAGTCTGTGATGAGACGCAGAGCCTCGGCCTGAGCCGGTCCCGCCCGATCGAAATCGGACAGGATGATCGCCATGGGAACCCTACGTCCACTGAGGGGGCTCTTGTACCCCTGGACGAGTGCGTTGAAAAGACTGCCGTAGACCCATTTCGTTTTTTGGTCCTCGAACGTTTTGTCGTAGAGCCACGCGAGAACATCGACGTCGCTGTTGATCGAAAAGATCGCCGATGGTGTACGGGTCAGAGCACAGACAGCAGAGGGGAACGCGTCTTTGCCGGATCCGGGAGGCCCCCAGGCCCAAAAAGAACGCCCGGCCACGAAATAACGTGCAGCCCGTTGAACATCTTGCGCCAATGCTCCGTGCTCCGGAACTCGGTAGGCGGCCGGCAATGGGAGGCACGCTTCGGCTGGAACGTCCCAATTGACGGGCATCCGGTAGTTGCAGATGTCGACGAACAACTCTTCCCGTGGGAGGGGTTGTTTGCGCGAAACGTTCTTGACCGACTCCGCAAATTTTCGCTTCAACTCCGCGGACTCGAGGGGGGCATCGGGATACTTCTCCCGGTACTCCTCGACGGACATGCCGAACTTCTCGGTCAGATAGGAAGGTAGGTAGTGCACCTCGGCGCCATCTACCTCACACTTGATCTTTGCGGTGGATGTGTTGCTCATGGATTTGCCTCCGGCGTGGCCCTGAGAGCCTTTTGCCTTGGGTCTTCTCCAAGCATGGGGCTGCGGAAACTTTTACAGTGGTTTCCGGTTTCGCGCTGCGTGCGCCCAGCCCTCTCCCCCCTTATACCCCTCTAAACACTCGTTGACCCCGGGGTTCAGACCCCTAGTCTATTTTTGGGGCGTAAAAAGGTCGAGGGGTACATGAAAAGCAGGATGGCAGACAAAACGCATGACCTGGATACCTTCCCTGGCGCCAAGTACTGGCGCGCCATGCAGGGGTCTGTGGATGCCATCTTGATCCCCTTGGGGATCAAGCGGCGTGTGCTTTCCAAAGGGACCCAGTTCGTGAACTACGATGCATGGACGGGCGAGGCTTTCGCGCACCACCTGTGCGACTTTCTGGCGAAAAATCCAGATCGGATGCCGGGACCGACGGAGTTACGCGAGATCTTGCGAGCGGCTAACAAAACGCGAGCTCGAGACCCTCACATTTGCGTGGCTCGAATGCCCGAACGTGTGAACCTTCGAGTGGCCCGCGCCATCATCGGAGGAGGTTACCACGAAGCGTTTCACACTAAGTACAGCAAGCGTGACCGTGTTCGTGTTTCTGAAGTGCAGCCGATCATCGACATTGGCGAACAGGTGACCCTGGCTGGAGGCAAGTTCGATTCGAAGATGCGCGGGCTTTTGATGACCCTTCATCACTTGGTCGAAGACATCCGAATCGAACGTCGAGGCATTGAAGATTTTGAGGGAGCTCGTCAGGCCATGATCGATCTCCAGGACTTCATCCTGGATTTGGAAGCGGCCGGCCGCGCCAAGGGTGCGAAGGTCAAAAACGTGACGGTTTCGATGAACGCGCGCTCCATCATGCTGTGCGCGTTCCGAGACCTCGGCTTCGGCTACAACAGCCACAAGGCGCGCCAGACGCTCAAGTTTTACAAGGTCAACGCACCTGGAGCCGTCGGACTTCTAGCGCCCGGGGGACTGCTTGCCCCGATGTTGCACGAAGCCAAGACACTCGGGCGCGACGACTTGATGGGATCGTTGCGCTTAGCGATGAAGATCGTGGTCGAGCTCTGGCGCGTCACCCAGCAGGATGAAGACGAGGATGAGGACGAGAAGATGAAGTGCCCGCGCTGTGGGGCGGGCGCAAAGGACCTCATCATTCGTTCCGTGAGAAACGAGGACGGAGTCAAGGTCAAAGGTCGTGCCGAGCTTGAATGCAAGGTCTGTGGACTCAAGCACGAATTCGACCTTCCCGACAACAGCCTCAACCTGAACCAGCAGGAGCAAGAAAAAGAGGACGACGAAGAACATCCCGAAGTTGAAGATCTCGATCAGGATGACATCGGGGAAGGGTCGGACGGGTTTGGGGACGATGCGCGTGAACGGATGCGTGAGCAGCAACCCGAACAACAGGAGTCCGACGCCTCCTCGAAGTCCGCTCCTTCCGATGAGAGCGAGGGTGGCGAGGAAGAAGGCACCGACGACGAAACCTCTGCGAGCCCCTCCACGTCGAAGGAGGAGGAAGAAGCTGAAACCTCTTCCCAGGGAGAGAGCGGGGACGAAGGCGAAGAGGAAGAAACTGAAACCTCTTCCGAAGGAGAGAGCGAAGGAGAGAGCGAAGGAGAGAGCGAAGGAGAGAGCGAAGGAGAGAGCGAAACCTCTTCTCAAGACGAGGACGGTGATCTCGAGTTTCAAGATTTGGACGGTCTTATTGATGATAGTGGAGACTCGGAAGAGGGAGACTCGGAAGAGGGAGACTCGGAAGAGGGAGACTCGGAAGAGGGAGACTCGGAAGAGGGTTCTGACATCCAGGAAGGCTCACAGGACGAGTCTAAAGACGCGGGATCGAAGGAGGAGGGTTCGGAAAATACATCCGCCGGATCTTCGGACAAGAGCTCCGAAGATGAGGATTGGGAAATGTCTGGTACAGAATTTGAGGAGGGCGGCGGCCACCTCGATCTAGGCCGGGATTTCGACACTGACCAGGAGGGGGCAGAGGAGATTTTGGGTGGTGATGAGAACGATGGTGTCATGACCAACCAAACGGCATTGGACCAAGCTCTCGCCGAGCAGAACAATCGGTTCGATCGCAACCTCAAGCAAGGGGAGCGTCTTTGGAACCCGTACAACCCAATGCTGGATGAGATTCATCTGGTTCAAGCCAACAACACGACGGATCCAGCGGAGGCTCACAGGATGCTGACGGAGGTTCGTTCCTCCGTCACCTATCTGCGAGCCCGATTGCGCAAAATGGTACGAGCCCAGGAGATGACACAGACGGTTCACGGAGTCCGTCGGGGTCGTAAGCTGAGCTCTCGGATGCTGGTCAACTCCATCATCGACCTCAAGGGAGGCTCCATGCCGAAGCGAGCCTTCCAGACTACCTCACGGAAAATCGACACAAGTCTCGATCTGGTAACCGTGCTGGATGAGTCAAGCTCGATGAGATCGATTCGCCGCAGAGTGGCTCAATGCAACATGGTGCTCTGTGATTCAGTTGAGGGCATTGGCGGGGGGACTTTCTCGCTTGGGTTCCGAAACGGTTCCTATGCGGCGAACGCTCCTCGTAACTGGGGCCAGGATTACCATCGTGCCAACGGGGTTCGATACGACATCTTCAAAACGTGGGACGAGAAATTTGTGAACGCGAAGCCTCGCTTTGCCCACACGGCTGCATCCGGATCGACGCCCATGGCAGACGGTGTCCAGTTCGGTCTCCAGGTGCTCAACGGGCGAGTGGCGGCCCACCGGATCCTGGCTGTCATTACTGATGGGGCTCCGGATCCTCCTCACGAATTGGTGATCCAGCGTCAAATCCGTTTGGCTGATGCGGCTGGGATCCGCATCATCGGTATCGGCATCGGGTCAGGAGCGAAGTATGTCCTTGGGTTGTTTGGGGAGGACAATGCGGTGTGGGCCGAGTCGGTCAACGCGATGCCTGAAAAGCTGCTCCGGAAGCTCAATGAACTTTGCGACTTCGACGGAGGTCCTCGGGGTCGTCGGGCCAAGCTGGATAACAAAGGGAAGCTCCCTCGCAGGGTCTCATGAGCCACGTTCCGAGGAAACGCGGTCAGGGGGCTCTCATCAAAGCTCGACGAAGCTTGTTGACGACATCCTTGAAAACCATTGTGGCGATGGGTGTCGGTGGCTTTTCTATTTACTGCCTGTTGGTGATGGCCGGGGTCCTTCACATGGTTGCGTTGGGCGCGGCCATTGGGCTCAGTCTCATCCCGATAGGCTTTGTCGTGTACTTGGCTTGGCGAGGGCATCCAGATTGAGAGCTCGAAAAAAACCACCTCCTGATACCGTGGGGAATCTTCGTGGGCGCCTCCGAGCGGTCAAGGTGATCGCGCGACAGACCGCTCGTGTTGCCGCAAGGGACGGGGCCGATCTCGATCGCGCGATGGCTAAAGAGCTCAAAGCGATCAAGCCAACACTCAAGAAGTTGCAGGCGCGCCTGGCAAAAACGCGCCAAGCCGAAGGTACCTTGAAGGGATCAAAGGGAAGCGCCCAGCAGCGGCGTGCCAAGACGCCTCAGAAGCCACCAGGTAAAGTCAGCCGCGGCAAGGTGCCCGAAGACTACGACGATCTCTTGGCGACCCTGAACGAGCTCTGAGAGGCTCCACGAGATTGTGTCGAAGAGTTACGAGCTCGTGAGGGATCTCGATGCTAACTTGAATTCTCGATGGGGATGCCTCAGAAGGGTTCACGTCGCACCATAATCGGAAACGAGCTCTACCTTTGGAGAGTGCTGAAAGTAGAAGGACCCAAGACGTTCGGTAGATCGTCTGGTTTGTACTTCATGCTCATCGTCCAGAAGGCGGTAGAGGGCTTTGAGAAGCCAGGGAGTGCGGCACTGTTCCACCTTGAGTCGCGGAAGCGTTGGTACAGGATGCTGCCGTACTCCAAAGCCGACATGCCGGGCACGAACGTCAGCAGCACCGATGTTCGTGATCTCGTCACGTTCGCCATCGACATGGGCTGGGATCCAGACTGTCAGGGTCCGGCCTTCGTTGTCCCGGCGAACAACGAAGAACTCGGCCTAGGCGGCTTCAATCTGTGTGAGGCCGCCTAGGCCGTCGAGGTCTACCACCAGATCCAGGGGAGGTCGCGGACCCATTTGGGAGGTTCGCGGTCATTGTAGACCGCCTGTCTGACCTTTCGCCGGAAACTGCGGTTGTGAAGACGACGGGTTTCTGCGTCGCCGTGTTTCATCCACCAATCGTACTTCCAGTAGGGAGCGTCGCGATGGGCGTGATGACGTTGCTTGATATCGTCCTTCCAGGTGCGTGACATAGTTAATCCATCGGCGCACCCCCTTCCGTGCTTGGAGCAACAGATCAGGCTAGGAGAAGTAGTGCTCGAATGTCAAGTCGAGCCCTCCCTAGGAACGTGAAAATAACCGGCCGGGAGCTCTATAGCCCTTCTACTGAAGTTCTCGGCTCCTCGGTAGTGAGTCTATGGGCCCCCCTACATGAGAATCGTACGATGCGTAAGCAAGGAACCGAGCAGCACTATTTCACGGTTCGGGGGCGCGGCTTCGACCACAAACAGTGGAGAGCTGTCACCGAGCTTGCCCAGGGCATTGTTGCGCGCGCGAAGAAAGCAGGCATTTCTGCGGACTTTAAGGCCGATGCACAGTGCATCATGGTCACGTCTTCGGAGGAGGGCACTTCACCACTGGTGATTTGGCGCAAGGGGGAGCCAGGTATCCCCAAAGAGGTCACGACCCGTGGCCGATACGACGATCTCGTGCAAAGCATTCTGACTGCGGCCAAGAAAGTGGCTCCCGATATCTTCGAGATGATGGCCCCCGATGGTCGGGACTACCGCCGCGTTCTGGCGAAGGAAGAGAACTCTGGGGCCAAAAAAGAGGACGATCTCCCGGAGATCAAGGAGATCGCCAAGAAGAACCGCGACCAGAAGAACCAGGCGTTTCAGCGGTCTGTGAGCCGTCAACAGTGGCCCAACCCCGACTACGAGCCCGGCACCAAAAAACAGCGGTTTGTGAACTTCTCGACGCTTCCCAAAAAAGAGCAGACCAAGATCCGGAAACGCTGGGAGGCGGAATACGGACACCGGTTCGACGAAGCGGCCAAGCGCATGATGGACAAGCTTCGTGAGGCCGAGAAGGCTCGGACCCAGGCTGAGCGGGACAAGGACCAGGCCGAAGAAGCGGCTGAAGCCTTCAAGAGCAAGAAAAAGCAGAACAGCGAAGGAAAAAAGGGAACGACCATGACCGAGGACTCCATTCGAAAAGCCGCGATCCGAGTCGCCGCCACGACTCAGAACAAGGATCTGAAGCTTGCTCTTCTCGAAATCCTTCGTGACACCGTAGACACCCCCAAGGAAGCCAAGGGCAAAAAGTCCGAGAAGGACGAAGACGAAAAAGAGGGGCGTCACGACGAAGGTGAGTCCGTCGACGTTGGGGACTACCTCAAAGAGCAAGGACATCACGAAGACGCTGCCAAGTGGGAAAAACACGAAGGTGATGTTGGCAAGAAATCCAGCGTGGCCGTCGTCTTCCCGGAAATTCATGACCTGGCCTGGAGCAGCGTCAAGGAGTACACGCACACCCGACCAGGTTCAAAGGTGGCGTCAGGCTCCACAGCTCAGCGCGTCGCCGTGTCGGATCGTTTGGCCAAGAAATGGATTCAGGATGCCATCAAGCGTCCCGGCCGTGTCCACAAGTACTTGGGCATCCCCGAGGGCGACGACATCCCGATGTCCAAGATCAATGAGGCCATCGAGAAAGTGAAGGGAACCGGCAACAAGAGTTTGCTATCCGCTCTTCAGCTCGCCAAGCGTCTCAAGAAGATGCACAAGAAAAACGCTGATCAACCCGCAGCGTCATGAGGCATGAAGCCAAGAATTCGGGGCCGAAAGATCCCGGTGGCCACAAGTGGAAGGGGCCTTTGCCCAAAGGCTGGACGGACGAGTCCCGGAAGAAATTCTGGGACTCTCTTACTGGGAGAGCTCCCAAACACAAGGTGACCCAATGTATCAAGAAGATGCAGGACACCGACATCACCGATCCTGGTGCCTTCTGTGCCGCTCTGGCGGATCGAGTGATCCCCGGCTGGCGCGAGGAAGCGGCGAAGGAACGCCGTAAGAAAAAAGCACTTCTCGAGGTTCAGAAGGTGGCCGCGTCACTGTCGCAACCGTTGCGAACGCGTCGGGACTACGGGGAAACCGAGGATGAAGACGGCAGACCGCATTCGCAGCTTCCCGGCACCGACAACCTGACGATGGAAGAAGATCCTCGTGTTGCCTCGTCTCAGTGGATCACACGCAAGGAAATGAAAAAGCTCTGTCCTTCGTGTGCTGTCCGGATGAAGAATGCGGGATTCACGAAAATCCACGTCAAGGTGTTGCGCCGCATGTTAGCGCGGCAATCTCGGTAGCATGGGCCATGCTCATCGATCCGCTCTGGCCCAAAGGGAAACAGCCGACCTACGATGCCTTCGTCATCGAGGTGGGTGTTCGCAAGGATCATGCGGGTGGCTGGAAAAGCTACCGTCGGCTTCAGGATGCGCAAGACGCAGCCGTGGTCGAAACGATGGGCCCCTCGCGCGGTTTGGAAGAAGGATCGTGGGCGCTTCTGACGGAATGCGTGCGAACGGAGGCCATGCTCCAGCTTCTCGTGAAACTCTCCAATGAGCCAGAATTACAGAGAAAAATAGCCGACGCGGAGAAAGCGCCCGAAGAATTGATCGAAAAACTTAGTGAGGGTACGCTAAAGCAGCTCGAGTTGAGTTTGCGCAAGATCGTTCCTGGCCTGGTCCGTGAGACGGTCAACCAAGTACATGATGGACTCCGAAACCAAACCGATAGCGCGTAGAACAGATGAACAAGAGGTCTCGTCCGTGCTAGGAATCATCAGAGAGAAATTACGTCCCGTCCTGCTGCGAAAGTGGCAGAGATCGCGCGCCTCTTTAGTGGCCGAAGCTATGGAGGCGGGTCTGACGGATGAGCAGATCGAGCTCGTTCTTCGCGGGTTCAAACGCGGCTACTGGAACGGGGCTGTCGACGTATCGTCCATACGGCCTACAGATCTTCATCAAGATCCAGCTCCGACGGAGGCCGAGATTCACTAGGGCGCTTCTCGATTTCACGTTGGAGGCGTTTCCCTGGCCGAATTCGGGCAACAATCTTCTCTTCGGAAAAAGTCCAGCGTCCTTGCGGGTCCTTGACCCGCTTACGTTTGCGTCGGGTGAGCCGGAACGTGCCTAGATAGGTCCGTACCTGCTCTCCTTCCTCGCACTCCATGATGACGTCTGGAAAGGCGCTCAGGACCTCCCGGACATCTTCTTCCGAGACCCCTGCCAGGTAGATTTCCCATTCGAGGTGGCTCAGAGCGAACTGGGCTTTTGTTGGTGCAATCCGAACCACCCCAAAGGCGGGGTTCGCGTCCAAGATGGCGTGTTGACCGCTCAGAGGCCCATTTTTGATGACCAGGAACGCACCCTGCTTTACGCCATCGGGGAGCTCTTGGTGAGTACGGAACTTGGAGGAGTTCGGATCGAACTCCCCGTCACTTCCACCGGCTGCTAAGGTCCGGGTGACCTCGGAAATCCGGGCAACGAGCTCGCGATACTTCATCTGAGGGCACTCAGTCAGGGGAAGTGCATAGGGCTGTTATCGGTGTTTTGGGGACGGTAGTCAGCCTATGGAGCACCCCCGAGTAGGAACTCGCGCGGTCCCCACCATGCACGATACCCGGTTCAAGAAGGCTCTCCTGCGGCTCTGTAAGCAGCGGCCCGAGCTTCGTAAAAAGCTTGCCGTCGAGATGGCCAGGTCGAAACCTGTGCGCAAGACAGCAGATCGGGATCACAATTACATGGCGCTTCGTTCCCTGATGAAGATCAGTGAACGAGCTCCGGACATTCTCGACATGTTGGCCGGCAACGTGGACGAACTCGAGGATTGGCAGGAGTACAAACTGCATCTGGCTGCCGAATACATCGATGCGGTTTTCGATTCCATTCGCTACCGTTTGGAAGAGGAGGACCTGTGAGACGTACTGCTAAGGCTGCTGTCGATCCGGTCCGGCAGCGTACGCAGTACTCGTGCATGTCATGCTCGATGATGATGTGTCTACGGGCCAACGGCCTTTCCTGCGACGAAGACGAAGTCAACAAAGTCATGGGGGCTAGACCCCTAAAAGGGGCCGCCTGGGAACATGCGTTGGCTTGCGGCCAACACTACGGAATGCGGTGCACTTTGACGTGCCCGTCTACGGTTGACCAGCTCAAAAGTTGGACGGATAACCGGATCCCCGTGATGATTGCGTGGAATCCAGAGGGGCGTCCCTGGTCACATGCATCCGTAGTTTTCGACGTGGATGATCAAGGCAACGTCTACGTCGCGGACCCCAACATTCCGGATCCACGTGAGACTGTTCGGGTGATTCCTACGGGGGAGTTCTACAAGCTCTGGTATGAGAAGTGGCCAGATTACTTAATCCGTCGTCCAGCGATGGCCGTGGAGCGGGAGATTACCCCTGCGGGGCGTCAGGTCATGGCAAGCCAAAAGGTTTCGGCTCCGCTCGCGGAAGTTTACGGTGACTATCAGGAGGCCGTACACCAGCTCGAGGCGAGTGCCGATGTCGTCGCTCACGTCATCAACAAGATGCGGACGATGGGTGTTGATCCCAACGACGCTGATTACCCATTCATGGAAGACATCGACGTGGTGGCTTCCGACATTTACCGTTGGCGGGGTGAAGTGGACCTTAAATACTCCCCCGAAGACCAAATCCGAGTCGCCCATCGGGTGGCCCGCCGATTCTTGGAGAAAAAGTGATGCCTGCGCAGTACGCCAACCTCGACGGTCGACACTGGGTGAACGAGGAATTCGTGGACAAGGTCCGCGAGCTCTACCCGGCCACGACGAAAAAAATTCCTCTCGGCTACAGCACCTACACGGGATGGACTGGAAAGGACGAAATCCTTTTCACCGCTCATGATCACCTCGACGACGAGGCCGAATTCGAAGGCCAGCTTTTCGAGGCCAGTTTCGATGATGTGGGGGCGGACAACTTCCGCGACAAGATCCTCGATCAGGTGCAGCACTCGGCCCCCAAAAAGGTTCCCCGCACTGCTGGAGCTCGGGTGCGGAAGGATGCCGGGCTCAATCAGCGATGGGGTCCCACGCTCGAAGAGCGCATGAAGTTGGCAACGCTCGAGAGGAAAGCTCGGCGTGGGGGTGGCCTCTACGGATACCCGAAAACCATCCAGGCTTCATGCGAGACCGCCGTCAAACGCATCAACAAGCGGGCGGCGAAATTGATGCACAAGGCAGCTAGGAAAGACCGTCACATCGTGTCTTTCCTCGAAACTCATGCCACTCGAGGCCAAAGCTACGCTGCCCGGGTCTTGCTGGCGGCCTACAAAGCGTCCATGCCCCAGACCTCCTGGGAGGACGAAGTCGAAGAAGAGGGCCCGGAATTCGACTTCGGCATCACCACGGCGTCCCTGGAGAAAGAGGCGGCCCCTCGGTGGGGCATGTACGGATTCCCTCGCAAAACGGCCAGCCTTGGTCTCAGCATCTGCACAACAATTCGAGAGTCTGCTGGGTATGCCGCAGCCGATCTTCATCGGCGAAAGACAGCCCTGTACGCCCGTGTCACCGGGTTCCTGGGTGAGCACAGCAAGACGGGCCGATGCCACGCTGCCGGCCTCATCTTGTCCTGCTACCCCTCTGAAGGCTTCAAATTTCGACGCGCCGCTGAGGATGCGCCGAAAACCGTCGAAGCCTGGCTGAATTGGGACGCGGACTAGCGAATCAGGAATTCGTCCAGGAATCCCTGTTCACGGGCTTGAAGCATCACGTCGCGCACGCGACTGAGAGCCACCTTGATTCGGCTCTCGTTTTCGTCGAAATCGAGACCGTGGTGTTCGGCGATTTCGCGCACGGTCAGCTCGCGCACGAAACGATCGTAGACGAGCTGGCAGTGGAATGCTGGATCATGTTCCTCTGACACCTCCTCCATGATGATCTTGCTGACCTGATCCAAGCAGAACTCCAGCGAATCTTCATCCGCCACGCTGCTTTCGACCTGGGCCGTGATGTGCTCGTCTTGGATGGCTTCGGTGGGGTCGTCGATCCAATCCGATTCGGAGTGTGCAGCGTACTGGTTGTGGCAGAGGACGTCGGCTTCGTTGACCGTGCGGGGAATGACCGTCTCTGCCCAATTGGTGTCGTTGAGGGCTGCAACTTCCTTGGGGGTCAGAGCTCCGTGGAAGATGCGACAGACGGGTTCTCGCCCTTCATTCCGGATCTGGGTGTACGCGGCCTTCTTGGCCCAGCCAGAAACATGGGAGGGAGCGATGGAGATCCCTTTCTCGAGGCGTTTGCGAAGACCATCGCGTTGCATCACCTTCTCGACCCAATTCATGACGTGATCGTCGACCTTGTCGAGAGCCTCCGACCGAGGCATCTTGCGGCGAAGGGCCAGAGTGGCCTTGCCGTAAAAACGGTCCCAGTTCTCGCCCAAAAACTGCGCAGTGCGGTTGGGGCCGGCCGAGAGAACGATTTTTCCCTCGTAGACCTCCCGAAGCGCTTTGGCGCGCTTGACTCCAAGGGCGGTGAGGGCCCAGTAACCTCTTTTACCCCGGGTTTCGGGATCCATGGGTCGAGCGCAGAATTCCCTCTGCGGGTTGTCTGCGCGATACTTGTGGGTCTGGTGGTACCACCCAAAGGAGACGGTTCGATACAAGCCGTTTCGCTTTTTGCTCGAAGAGCTGCGAAGGTGCCATCGAAAGTGACCATCTGTAGCGTAGACGGGCACGCTCTCCCCCTTCTTGTCCTCCTCATAGAGAAGATCCAAGCCGGCGAGGCGGATGGCATCATCTCGGATCAGCTTCTGGTGAACCCCGACATAGGGTTTGAAGCCGGAGAGCTTGCCGATGAGGTAGATGACGGGTGCGTAAAAGAGGGACTCAGTGGGCTTGAGCCCAACGGCGGTGGTGGTCATGTTTTCGGTCCTTGCTTGGGCTCAATGAGCCTCCGCTAAGTGGGTTCTCGGTTGCGCTCAGGTCGGGACGGGCTGGTTAGGCGGGTCAGTGACAAGAGCCCCTCGGTTGTATGCGCCGTGGTCGCGGTTGTCAACTTTTCGCGGTTGACAGCCTGCACAAGGGTTTACTGAGTGAAGACGACCAGTTACGGGTGTATAGCTCAACTATTGAGCTAGACCGGCCCCAAAGTTTTTACCTGTGGATAACTCGGAAAGATCTCCGGTCTGCGGAGGTCCCATTTTCCTTCTATGGATCCCCCCAGGATGAACGTTCAGCACACGAGAGCTCTCGATGTCCTTGTCCCAGAAGCAGAAAACGGCCCGGAGGGTGGCCGAGCGGTACCTCGTGGCCGCGCTCAGCCGAGCGGCTGCTTTCAGCATGGACATGTTCGCGCGCCTCTCGATCTTGGAGGGCGCGGCCGGTGTTTCGCCAGGGAAATGGCTTCGGCGAGGGGCTGCCGGTTTCGGGGACGCGCTCGAGCACTTCGGCCCGCGACTTGCTGCTTCTTGGACAACCACCCGGAGTGAGGGGGTGTACGACAAAGCTTTGGCGGCAGCAAGCCGTGTGGTCAGCCGTGACTCAACGATTGAGCCGGCTGACTTGGTCCAAGACATGGTCGTCAACAGTACGCGATCTGGAGGGCCCGATTACACGCGGCTCTTCTACACGATTGGAAAAAAGCTCACGTCTCATAAAAACGACCTCGGAGCCGGCACCATCACGCCGCGCGATTCCAGGGTTCTCGGCACGATCGAGCGCTGGGTTCGACACTACGCGATCAACCAAATCAAGAAAAAACAGAACCAGGTGACCCGGACCTTCGCTCCCGGAGGCCAAGGGTTCGATCCCACGCGTACACGGGCGGCTCCGTCTCTCGATGATGAGAAACGACAACTCCTGATGCTGCTTGCCCTTCAGAGTCCTGGAGGCCCTGGGCGCGAGATTCGGCGCATCATCGATCGTCTGGTCGATCAATATTTCCCCCGGGCCGAGCGACCGATCGTCAAGGTCTTTCTGGAGAAGATCTCGCAACCGAAGTATCGGTCTCCCGCCAAGATGCGTCAGATGGTCAAGAAGTTCTCCCCGAAACGCTGGTTCGGGCAGGCTATCAATCTCGTTCGCAAGGAGATCATGCAGGAGCTCGGGGTGTCCCCCCAACGGCTTACCGACGTGCTCGGAGCGAAGGGCCGTAACGTCTTCCGATTCATGCGCGAGAAAGTTGGCCGCGATCCAGCCATCAAGAAGATCGTGGAGGAGTTGGCCGAGGAGATCGAGATGCTTGAGCCGGGCGCGGCTCGGGTAGGTTCTGATCGCGGGTACGAACTCACCGAAGAGCAAACCCCGATGGACCCTTATCATGTGGTCCAGGAGTGGTTGCACCAGATCGAGCAGGATGACGATGGAGATGAAGAGAGAGAAGCGATGGATGAAGGTCCTCGTCAGCACGTCCCACACCACCTTCATGATTTCTTCGAAATGAACGACTACGAGAACTGGAACGAACAGAAACAACCCCACACCGTTTTCACCCGGGGCCCTGTGGAGCTCCGAGTAGCGCGGCGGTTTCTTCTGGGGGGTGTGGGATGAACCGTCGCATGCTCTACGAGTTGACGAAAGCCGCGTTTGTCCACGCTGATCTTCGTTCGGACCTGATGCCTCTGGTAAGCCTCGGCCATGAAGCTCGGGTGGCTTCTCGGGAAATTGATCTTCGTGGGTTGGTGATCCGTACTGCCTACGAGGCTAAGAGCCCCGCTCTTCGACGTGTTCTCCTTGAGAGTGTCATTACTGCGGATCGTTCAGGACACTGCAAACAAGCTGATGCCCGAAACCGCGGTCGGTACCGGCCCGCGTTTCTTCGTTGGATTGCGAACCGGGATTTCCCCAATCCGAACCCGGAGGGTCGCAAGCAACGAGTGGTTTTTAACTCATTGCCTAGTGAAGAGCAGTCCCGGATCTACCAGGAGTGGCAGCAAGGCCGTTTGGACTGGGCCCAACGCCACAAACCGCAAGGACTCGGGCCCGAAACCCGTATCACGGTCGAGAACTTCAACGAGATCCGGCCTGGGGATGTCATTTGGCGTTCGGACAGTCCGGTCAAGCTTCACCGTGTCACTGCTGTTGACCGGGAGGGACGGAGAGCCCGGAACCCAACCTTGATAATGGTTCAGTTTGACCGGGACAATCCGGAGCAGGAAGGGGAGGAGCGCCACATGTCTTTAGGGGCGGTCCGTAACCAGATGCTCGAGTACCACCGGGTGCCGGGAATGGGACCGCGAGCCGAGCGCGAACGAGCTCGAGCCCGGCTTCCCCAGCAACCTAGTGGTGGATGGCCTCAGTTCGATGATGTCGGGGTAGGGAACCGTCGCGCCGAGAAGCTGCGAGAGGCGTTCAAGGCGATGCGCGAGATTCGAGACCCTCGAGAGGTGACTCGGGCCAAGATCAAGGATCGCTTGGAAAACGCCCTCGGCGAATCTCCTCCACCCCGGAAAGCCATGAAGGAGTTCATGCATCAGCTCCGGAGTTGGGTGAAACAACTTGCTCAGGCATCGAAGGAGGGTGGGGAGCCGTTGCGACAGCAGGCCCAGACTTATCGGGCAATGCAGCTCAAGCTCGATGAGGGCATTAGCCAGCTTGACGGTGAAGACCGTCAGGAGCGTCGAGACCGTAATCGCGACAAAGAGCGTCTGACCCCAGACATGGACGCTCTACAGGGCCCTATCCAGCGTCGTTGGGACGCTGATGCTCGGGGCAAGATGAAACCTGTTTTCGCCCGTGCGTTGCAACAACTTGCGGGCGGCACCGAGTTCGACGGCGATTTTGCCAAGAAGCTCCTCAAGAAACTCAAAGACGCTGGAGTGCCTGTTGAAGGGACCAATCGTCCCATGGCTGTCTTGGCTCTTGCGGTGGCTGCCGAGCAGGTTCAAGACCGGGATCTCAACGAGAACCAGCAGGAAAACCTGAATGCTGCTCGAGCCGGCATTCGGCGCGAGTTCGGGCGTCTTCGGCAGGAATACATGCAGCAGCGTGAAGAGGAGCAGGGCCGTCAGCGCAAACGGCAAGAAGCCCCTGCTCGTCATCAGGATCGTCGTGAGCTCCGCGGCGGGGGTCGGAAACAGATGGACTCCAAGGCCAAGCTCAATTCCTATTTCATCGGACAGGTTCTTCCGCAGGGAGCTTCCGATGAGGCCAAAGCGCACGCCAAAGAGCAGCTCAAGAAAGCAACCTACGAAGACCTCGAGCAGCTCCGTAAGGCAGCTTCTGGCATCCTGAAAAACTGGGATTCGGATGCTGCGCGTCAGCATCCTCTGGTCAAAAACTTGGGCTACGACCGTGAAGGGCTCAAGAAGCTCAAAAAGTTGCTGAAACGCAAGCTCGGCGATGTGAATGGCCGCCAGTACCACGATGATGTTCTGAAGATGGCCAACAAGTACGACCTCGAGAGCGAAGATGCGGATGCGTTGTACGACTGGCGTGCGGACAAGCCGGGTCGAGGTCGAGCACTCAGCGACCAGGAGAAAATGAGCCGGTTCTTGGCCAAAGCCAAGCCGGAAACACGTGAGCGGATGCAGGGCATGTCTCTCGCCGATTTCATGGTCATGTACAAGTCCATCCTGAAAGAGGTGTTGGACGAAGACGAAGAAGAGGTCTCACAGGCCGCCTGATTTTCACAAACGGGGAACAACATTATGGACCAACTCACCAACAAGCAACGTCAGATCATTCGTCTGGCCTATCAGAGCAAGGACCCTGAGCTGCGGCGTCGGGCTGTCGAGCAAGTCGTGACTGCCCGCTATACGCAGGAGTTCAAAAACTGGGCAAATGATCAAGGATCTGTCTTCACTCGGCGAGAGACCGGAAACAAGGTCCGGTTCAACTCTTTGGACTCTTCGGATCAAAAAGAAGTCTACCGTCGCTGGAGAGCTGGGGAATATCAGGATCGTGGTGGCCCCGCTCCCGGAGAGCACGAAGAAGGTGATGACGCCCAGGAAGGGGCACAAGAAGGAGAGGGTGGAGGCCGACACGCGGACCGCACCGAGCTTCGTGGCAAGCCCAAGAAACAGATGAGCGACGATTCCGGACTCAAGGATGACGATCTGGAGCGCATTCTCCCGATGGAGAAAATCAATCAGCTCGAAGGAAACCTTCCGGACAAGATCAAGGACGGGTTCAAAAACACGTCCTTCCAAGAGCTCGAAACGCTACGGCAGGCGGTCGAGTACATGGCAGCGAACCCGGACGAGGAGTACACGAAGAACCACTGGTTGACCAAAGTCGCCAAGGTCACGAACGACGAGATGAAAAAGCTCCACAAGGGTTTGAGCAAAAAGCTCGAGAAGGCCAAGGGGCGCAAGTACAGTGACAGGGTCCTTCAGGTTGCAAACGACAACAATCTCGAAGGTGTGGATGCGGATGCCGTCTGGCAATTCCGCAAAGACAAGCCATCCCGGGGACGCAAGCTCAGCGCCGAGGAGCTCAAGGCTAAATTCCTAGCAGGCAGTTGGGCTGATCAAGAGACCAAGGAACGGGTTCGGGAGATGTCTGCTGACGAGTTCATGGCGATGCGGAACGCGATCTTCGACGAAGAAGATGAGGATCTGGAGTTCGCTGAAGCCGAGGCCGAAGCGCAAGCAGGCCGGCAGGCCAGTGAGAAAGACGATCTGCGCCTCTTCGAGAAGCCTCCTGGAAGCGAAGAAAACGAGAAAGAAGCGCGACTGTCCTCCGTAGGTCGCAAGATCGTTCGGATGGCATTTCACTCGACGGACCCGGATGTCCGACGCAAGCTGGTGCGTCGGGCCAAGGCCGAGCTCAACGCCTGACCTTAGCCTCTGTTCGCCCGTTGGCGCCCCGTCCGGACCAGAACGGGGCGCCTTTTTCGTTCCCGGCTTTTCACGAACCAACTTTCGTGTAATAGTGGGGTGTGGGACAGCGCCAAGAAAGTCTAGCTGAACGCTACGAACGTGTGGCAGCCCTACAGCGAGAGTCCTTCGTCGTCAGTGCGGATGCTTTTCGCGTTGACGAATTTGGCATGTACCACCACGACGGCGACATGGGCATCATTGCGTATCGCATGGCGGAGCGCGTTTTCACGGAGCTCTTGCCAACCACTGATCGTGTCGTTGCCCTCGCGGGAGCCCCCGGGGCGGGCAAGACGACTTGGATCCGAGAGCACAAGGAACCTGGCGTCTTGTATCTCGACCTCACCCTGTCTCGTCGTCGCGCACGTCGAGAGATCTGCGCGATAGCGAGCAACGCCGGCAAGGAGATCTCCTGTTTCTTCCTGCACCCCAAGGTGGAGGTGTGTCTCGCGCGCAATCGGAGCCGGGGCCGCCAGGTTCCCGAGGACCGTGTCCGTCGAGCGCACCACAGGCTCACCGTGTGCCCTCCTGGGCGCGACGAAGGGTGGTCAGGCATTACGATCGTCGGCGACGGTCTCGAGGCCGACAGCGGTCTCCTCGAGGGCGACCTTGACAGCGGCCTTGACAGCGCGGGCTGACCCCCCTAGTTTCGTTCGGCTGCCTTCCCTCCGCCTTTTGCGCGGGGGCGTACCCCACGGCAGGGTGTCCATCACCCGGGGGTCGAGCGGAACGTCTGAGAGCGCGCCTAACGCCGAGCATCCAGGTCCTTGGAGGAAGACCGCCAACAAGGACTCTCGGTATCGGGGCTCTCAGGTGGGGAAGCTGGGGAAACCCAGGAGGGACAACGAAGCCTCCAGGGCAGTCTCCTACCAATCAGGTGGGAGAAAAGGTTGCACAGCAAACAAGCTAGCCCTCGGACTCCAGGGCTTTCAGGATGACTCTCCTCGCGCACAGCACTGACAAGCTCTTCGGCCAACAGGTCGGGAGGGTGTTGTTTGTGGAGGGACACTCCCCCTTGTTCTCTCGCTCGAGCAAGAAGACGCACCCCGGTTTCACTCCTCTGGATGAGGGTGTTTCGGGGTCTTCGTGTGGTCCCCTTCTTCTCTGGGGAATTTAAGAGTTAAGAGAGAGAATTTGGTTGTTTGAAATAATCACGAGAACAATCCCAGTAATCCACATCATCATCATCATAGTAGTCCTACAGACCACGAGAATACTGACCACCAACTGAAGAGCTGAACCAGGGGAAGGAGGCCCTCGAAACCTCCTGGAAGACCCTCTGCGAGCCCAATTTCGCGGGAATTCGATCGAAAGGATGTTCCGGGAAAAACGGGAGAGGTGCGTTCGGACGGGGACACCTGGGTGTCTCGGTGTTGAGCCTATCGCTTGTCTGTCTATGGAATGCCGGACAAGCGTCGAGCTCGATACGGGGCTGTTGGAGGGAACCTGACCCCCCAGCAGGCCAAGAAGGCATTGACCCTCCCGCTGTATGCGCTCATCACAGGACAGGCTCAGGCGAAGTTTGAGGGGAGCAACTTGGCGAGTGCTGGAAAGATCGTCGCCATCACCCCCAATGCTGCGGGCTGTGCGTCCATGCCTGTCGGTAACGGCTATGGAACGACTGTTCGTGTGAACTGTCGCCAATGGGAGCGGGCTGTTTTGCCCGTTCTTCAGAGCCAGCAGTTCACACCTGGGACGGCCACTGCGTTGAATGTGGCCAGTGCGAATTGGACGTACTTTTTGAACGCGCTGGGAGATGCGATTGCCCAGAGTTTTTCTGACGCCGGCTACGGGCCGATTGATAAGTGACGCATTCCCGTAAGGTGTCCCATGCCATCAAACGTCGAACCTCCGAAGCCGCACGATCCCGAGTCCAACATCGAACGTCCCGACGACGAAGTCGTTTGGGTGAATTGCCGGGCTCGAAAAAGTTGCGACGGGAACCAGGCCAAAGTGCTTTTGAAGAAAAGCATGGGGATGCAAGGCACTTGGATTCAGTACCAATGTCTGAAGTGCAACACTCCCTTCGGCATCACCCTGTGATGGGGTAAAAGGAACGTGCTCCGTTACCCGTCCCCTATCCTGTTCCACGGCCCCGGTGCCGAGCAGGCTGCCAGGGCCAAAGCAACCGTACTTGGGCGGCTGCTTCACGAGCCCTTCGGGGAAAGCGGGCTCAAAATCGCTGAGAGCCGCGAAGTCGTCGATCTGATGAACAGTGCTCCGGTTGGTGACGACCCGGGAGTTCTCATCATCGGGCCGATGGATCGCGCCACCCGCTCTGCCCAAGACGTCCTTTTGAAGAACCTTGAGGAGTTTGACGAGACCATTGTCCGTCCTGTCCTCTGGGCGTACGACGAAGCTGACGTGCTTTCCACGATCCGGTCTCGCTGTCTACGGCAATGGTGCACCGCTGAGCTCCCCTACGACGAAGACACGAGGTATCAGGCCAGAGGGCTCGTGTCTTGTGCGCTTAAAAACGACGTGGCCGGCGTGATCGAAACCGTCAAAGACCGCGATCCTCGATCCATGCTGGAGGCTGTTGCTCAGATCCTTCTTGAGCAAGGGCTTGAGGAAGACACGCTCGTGCTCTGGGACCGGGTTCGTGATGCTTTGAGATTCAAGAAGCCTTCCATGAACGAGTTACTGGCGACCTTCCTCGACCCCCTCCAGGAGACGGGCACATGAGCAAATGGCGTCGACCCCCTCCAGTGGTTGTTTTGTCGGGGTCGCATGACTATCTTCGTCAACGTGAGGTCCGTGAGGCGATCACTGTGGCTGACCTGTCGGGTCGTTCCGTCGAATACGTGAAAGGGACTGACCGGGACGAGATCTCCCGAACCATCTCGAGCACGGGGGTTTTCTTTCAAGAGGAAGCGCTCATGGTCGTGACAGAACCGGACGAGATTGACGCCGAGATGGTCCTCCGTCACCACGAAAGCGGCGACAACTCGACAGTGCTCTTGTTGGTGCAGAAAGGGCCCGTCAAGCCCAAGACGAACTTGTCCATCGTCTGTAAACAGTTGCCTGACCGTTTCGTAGCAAAGTTCGAAAAACCGAAACCCTGGGAAGAGGCCGAACACGCTGCAAGGTTTTGCGTGAACGAAGCACGTCAGCTCAAAATCCGTTTGGATGAGCCCTTGGCGATGGCGTTGGTGCAGAACAGCAGCATGGACCTGGGGGTGCTTGCTTTTGAAGTTCGCAAGCTTGCGTACCTACTGGGATCGCACGGCGAAACGGAAGTAACCGCCCAGCACATCAAACAGACCATTGCCTCTTTTTCCGAACTCGGACCCAAACCTGTGGTGGAGGGTCTAGAGAAGAGGGATGTGGCACGTACAAGCCGTGCTCTTGCCAACATGAGGCGAACTCACGCCGGACACCTCGGGGGCACCACCATGTTGGCATGTGCCTGGATAGGCCGATCGGCAGCCTCCTGGCTACACGTTTCGGCTCTCCACGAAGAGGGCTACAAACCCGATGAAATCTCCTCAAGAACTGGTTTACACGAGTTTCTACTCCGCAAAACCTTCCTTCCGGTTGCAAGACGCTGGGGGAAGGGGAGATTAACCTCCCTTCTTAAGTCTATTGCCGGGGTTGAAAGGTCGGTTAAGTCTGGCCACATCAACCCTTGGGTCGAGCTCGAGTGCGCCATTTTTCGCTCCCTCGAAGGAGACCTCTCAGGGTAAGGTGTTCGGCGGCGCGTTAGGCCGCCTATATCGATCCCTATCATGCGCGCCAAGTTGAACCCGACTTCGCGTTGAGTAAAACAAGAGAACCCACCAGCCACCCGGAATGGTCGAGGCCAGATGCTGCAACCTACCGCTCAGGACACTGCCGTCACAAAAACTCCCACCCTTTCTCCCGTCGCGGTCGACGAAGGAAAAAAGCCTCCCGAGCCTCCCACCTACACATACGAAGAAGCACTTGAAGCAAGCCTCGAGTACTTCAACGGCGACAAGCTGGCAGCAAACGTGTTCGTCGGGAAGTACGCGCTTCAAAACGGTGAGGGCGCCTACCTGGAAAAGACGCCTCGTGACATGCACCGTCGGTTGGCTCGCGAGTTTGCCCGCATGGAGGCTCGATATCCAAACGCCATGAAGGAGAAGGAGATCTTCTCCTTCTTGGCTGACTGGAGGATCGTGGCCCAAGGATCTCCGATGAGTGGCGTGGGCAACCCTTTTCGTATGCAGACATTTTCCAATTGCTACGTCGTCGATTCTCCCCAGGATAGCTATGGGGGCATCCTTTACACTGACCAGCAGCTCACACAGATCATGAAACGTCGCGGAGGGGTGGGGGTAGACCTCTCCTCATTGCGCCCCCGTGGCCTCCCCACCGCGAATGCTGCCAGGACTACAGATGGTCTTGGCATTTTCATGGAGCGGTACAGCAACACCACACGTGAAGTAGCTCAAGGAGGGCGGCGTGGTGCGTTGATGCTCACGACGAGTGTCCACCACCCCGACATCTACACCTTCATGCGGATTAAGAATGAGCTCACGTCCTGCAAAAAGTGTGGTCACCAAGAACGGACCAAGGTGACGGGAGCCAACGTCTCGATCAGGCTTTCCGATGAGTTCCTCAAGGCCATGGAGCAGGGGAAAGATGTTGAGCTGCGGTGGCCTATCGACTCGGAGACACCCCATATCTCGAAGTGGGTAAACGCCAAAGAGCTCTGGGATGAAATTGTCCAGCACGCGCGCGACAGTGCGGAACCGGGCCTTCTTTTCTGGGACAATATCGTCCGAGAATCTCCAGCAGACATCTACGCTGAAGAAGGTTTCCAAACCACTTGTACGAACCCTTGCGCTGAACTCCCCCTCAGCGTTGGAGACTCGTGTCGCCTTCTCCTGGTCAACCTGACGAAGTTTGTGAAGAAGTCTTTTACCGAAGAGGCTTTTTTCGATTTTGACGCGTTCCACGAAGCTGCTCGAAAAGCTCAGAGACTGATGGACGACCTGGTCGATCTCGAGATCGAGCAGATCGAAAAGGTGATGGCCAAGATCGAGCGAGATCCTGAATCCGAATCGATCAAGGCAGTCGAAAGGGAGCTTTGGAAACGCATCCGAGACGCCTGTGTGGATGGCCGTCGGACAGGACTGGGGGTGACAGGCGTGGGCGACACGGTGGCGATGCTGAATGTCCGATACGGCTCCAAGGAGAGCGTGGATCTTATCGGGGATCTCTACAAGCACCTGGCCATGGCGAGTTACACGGAGTCGGTCAACCTCGCGAAGGAGCGTGGGCCTTTCCCGGTTTTCAACCTCGCCAAAGAGCTCGGACACCCTTACCTCGAGCGAGTCCTGGAAACGCTCCCTGAAGACGTGCAGGCGGACTACAAAAAATACGGCCGTCGTCAAATCGCCAACCTGACGACGGCTCCGACCGGATCGGTGAGCATCCTGACGCAGACGACCGGAGGGATCGAGCCCGTGTTCATGGCTCGGTACAAGCGCGGTAAAAAGATCAACCCGAACGATGAGCAAGCCCAGGTGGATCGCGTAGACTCCAACGGAGACAAGTGGCAGGATTTCTGGGTGAACCATCACGGTCTCCAGACGTGGAAGGAAATCACTGGTCTCTCGGACGAGGAGTTCGAGAAGTCTCCTTACGCGGGTGCGCAGGCTCATGAGATTGACTGGGAGCTCCGGGTTGATATCCAGGCCGCTGCCGGAAGATGGGTGGATCACTCGATTAGTTCGACCGTCAACCTTCCGAAAGATGTGGAAGTAGAGGTGGTCCGCAGCATCTACGAACGAGCGTGGAAAGCTGGATGCAAAGGGATCACGGTGTATCGGGAGGGCGCCCGAGATGGGGTGCTGACCGGTCTCGAAGAGGATTTGCTCATTTTCCAACAGCATGATGCTCCGAAGCGTCCTGAATGGCTCCCGTGTGAACTACATCGGAGCCGCATTTCGGATGGTAATGGAGGACACCAAGACTGGCTATTTTTCGTCGGACTCCTGGAGGGGAAACCGTTTGAGATTTTCGGAGGCACGACGGAGAACATCGAGCTCCCGAAGAAAGTCACCGATGGGTTCATCGTCAAACGGTCCTTCAAGACGGGCGGTAAGTATGATTTCTACTACGGAGATCCCGAGGACCCTTTCAAGATCAAGAATATCGTGAAGCAGTTCGATAACCCTGACGAAGGGTATGTGACCCGGTTGATTTCGCTGTCCCTGCGTCATGGATCCCCCATCCAGTACGTGGTCGAACAGCTTCAACGGGACAAAGACGCCGACATGTTCGCGTTCTCGAAATCCATCGCTCGCGTTCTGAAGAAGTACATTCCCAACGGAGCTCTTTCGAAGATCGAAAAGGTCTGTCAAGAGTGCGGGACCGAGGGTAGTGTTCGCTACCAGGAGGGGTGCATGCTGTGTACCTCTTGTGGCGCGAGCAAGTGTGGTTAGATTTGCGAAAGAGGGGGAGCCGGAGGGCGTCATGTTTGCACGTGGCGCCCTCCCTTTTTACTAGGTGGCGTTTTCGGTGGGTAGAATCCCTAGATGGGGCAGCTTTACCAAGGACTCCAGGTTGTAGACCTGCTTGGCGTCTTCTACGAGAAGGACGGCAAGATCATGGTAGCCGATGAATTTGATGGCACCGTTGACGTCATCGACGCCTTGTGGCCGATCCGAAACAACCAACTACGACTGCTGGCACATCACCGACCGACTGAGCCCATGGACCGAAACCGATGGGGGGGAGGGTGCTGTCACCTCGAAAATACGGGCGAGTGTCCATTTGGGCACTCCGAAAAACCTTTCGATCTGTACACCTTCAACCAGGTTGGTCTTCTCCGGGTAGAAGGGACAAAGATCTTCATCGATACCCCGGAAGGCGAGATCAACGAGGTCTGCTTCGATTTCCTAGCAGGGCACCGGTCTCAGATCGTAGCTTCGTCTATCCCCAATCTTGAGGGCCTCGACGAAAAGGTCAAATCCTTCGATCCTTCCAACATCGAGAACCCCACCATCGAAAACCTGACCGAGCGCCTTTCCGAGTTGCGCGAATTTCTCTCTAAGATGAACGACCTGAAGAATGATCTGTGATGGCTGACTACTACGCAGGGCGCGTTCACAAAGTGCTGTACTCGAACGACGCAGACTCGTTTTACGTCATGCGGATGCAGTTGGACGGTGACGAAGACCATGATGAGATTGCCTGGGTGACGGTTCGAGGGAACATCCCAGGACTCGAGGTGAAGGACGGCATTTGGTTTGGGTTCGAAGGACGATGGGAGGTCCACGACAAGTACGGCCGCCAACTTGTCATCAAGAAGGCGCCAGTGCTGCAAGGAGGGTGGGACACTTCGACGGCTTTGAAGATGCTCGAGGGGCACGGTGTTGGGGTCCGAATCTGCAATGCCCTGTACGACCATTTTGGTGATGACCTGGTGGATGTTTTGGGGGATGCCGAGCAACTTCAACAAGTACCCGCAGTCACCAAGTTCAGTGCGCTTCACATCGTGAACCGGTGGCGGACCGTTCGATCTATGTTTCAGTCGCTGGAGTTCCTGGGGGATTTACGTCTGCCTAAGAACAAAGTGGAGCAGATCTACACCCACTTCGGGGATGACGCCGAGAAAGCGCTTTCCGAAGATCCGTGGAGTCTAGTTCAGGTGGATGGCATCACCTTTGACCAGGCCGACGAGGTGGCCAGACGGCTGGGACTGGACCTGAGTTCTCAGACGCGATTGAGGGGCGCCGCTCTGTACACCTGCAAGTCTCGGCGCGGGATGGGGCATCTGTACCTGACATCAGGTGAGCTCGTCCACGGGATCTCGGCCGCGGCTCCCGAGGTCAACAAGGCTCAGGTTGCACATATCCTTAAGCAGCTACACGACGATCAGCTCATCGTGCTGGACAACAAGACCCGGGAAGGTACCGTGGCCATCTATGAGCCGTGGTTTCACTCCTTGGAGGTCCAGTCGGCGGTCTTGTTGTCTGAGCGTCAAGGCCACGCGGAGCTCAGTGACGAGGCCCGATCGGAGTATATCGAGAAACTGGGGACGGTAGGCCCGAAGAGCGAAAAAGCCGCCCAGCGAAAAGGAGCCAGGTTGGCCACCGTTGCTGAGACAGCTATTCGGGAGTGGTCCGAGCATGGAAACCTGAAGCTGTCAGAGGACCAGCTCCAGGGGGCGATCAACGCACTTGTTGAACCGGTTTCTGTGCTGACGGGCCTCCCGGGCACGGGCAAATGTGTGGTCCCTGATACGTTGGTAGGGAGTCAAGGTTTCAGACCCATCGGAGAGTTTTTGCCCGAAGGGTTGGGGGCAGGGGAACAGGCGGACCTTCGAATTCCTATCGACACCAGTCGCGGTGTACGCGAGACGGGTTACGTCTACAACGGAGGTGTTGCGCCGACGGTTCGGGTGACGACCTCAAGCGGGTTTTCGCTCGAAGGCACTTTCGAACACCCCATCAGGGTGGTGGAAGACGGTGAGATTGTTTGGAAACAGCTTGGTCAATTGACGAGGGACTCTGTCCCGGTGCTGCTCCGAGGGGGCTACTCTTTTGGCGAGTCAGTGTCCCTGCCTCCCCTCATCGAAGGGGATTCGCGTGAAAAACGTTACCGCGCTCCTTCTCACACGACGAAAGCTCTGGCGCGATTGATGGGGTATTTGGTGTCCGAAGGCACCACCACGGACTCGAAGACGTTGACCACGACCAACCACGATCCTCGTGTACGGGGAGAGGTGGCGGCTCTTTTCGAGAACCTATTCAGCTACAGTCCTCGGGACCATTACGACAAACGCGTTGAAAAGGTTGTCGGTGTGCGCGTGAACAGCGTGCAGCTACGGCGCTGGTTCAGTGCCGTGGGTCTGGGGTTTCATGACTCTTATGAAAAAGAGGTGCCCTGGTCGATCATGAGGGGTAGTCGTGAGGAGGTTGTAGCTTTTCTCCGCACTCTTTTTGAGGGAGATGGCACGGTCAACCCAGATCGGTTTTCCGTTGAGTACGGCACCCGTAGTAAACGGCTCGCTACACAAGTCCACTGCCTCCTGTTGGCACTCGGCATTGTCGGGTCTTTACGGACGGAATCCCGAAACAGCCAACCAGGATTGAGTGCTGGGGTTTTTAAGCCTTGGTACCGCATCTCAATTTACGGGGAGGACTATGATCGTTTTCGTTGTGATGTCGGGTGCGAGTTCAAGGAGCTTCCGGAACGAACGGCTCTTTCGAATACGAATCGTCATCTGATCTACGCGAAAAAACTCATCAACACCCTGATGGAGGAGGTAAAACCTGCGAAAAGGGCCGACTACAACCTCTTCTACCGTTACGCGAAAGGGAAAGGAGCCAATGCACGGCGCCCTTCTCGCGTCCATTTGGAGAAAATGTTGAAGAAGGCATCTCCTTCGGAGACTACCGAGGCACTTCGGGTGCTCATGCAACCTCGTTTTTTCTACGACACAATCCGGTCGTTGGAGCGCGGAGAATCTCAAGTTGTTGACTTTGGAGTGCCTCAAGATCACGAATTCCTGTCTAACGGGTTCATTAGCCACAACACGACTGCCCTCAAGGTTGTCGTGAAGGTGCTCCAGGATGCCAATGTTCCTTTCTTGTTGGTCGCTCCTACCGGAATTGCTGCTAAGCGGCTGACGGCCGTGACGGGAGCGGATGCCTCCACGATTCATCGAGCCTTCGGTGCTAAGGGGATGGAGACCGACAACGATCGCGAAAGCACCTATGCGGGGATCGTGGGAGCCAGCAATCAGGGAGTGGCTGAAGACGGCTCCAAAGAATTCTGGGGGTTCTCATCCAACAGTCCTCACCCGGCCAAGGTCGTGATCTGCGACGAGAGCTCGATGGTGGACCAACATCTTCTTTTCCGTCTCCTCACCTGTACGGCTCGGGACTGTCGCTTGGTGTTTGTTGGCGACGCGGCCCAGCTTCCGAGTGTGGGTCCTGGCAATGTGCTTCGAGATCTCATCGCGTCGGATTTCTTCCCGGTGGTGAACCTCAAGGACATTTACCGGCAAGACGAAGCCAGTGACATCGTGATTGCGGCACACGCTATCAATCGCGGAGAGGTCCCCAAGTTCGACCGGCGGTCCAAGGATTTCATGTTTGTAGAGGTCCGCAGGGAACATCAAATTCTCGAGACGGTGACCTCGACGGTTCAGAAATTGTACGATCGTCGAGCCAACTTCCAGGTGCTCAGTCCACGTCACGCGGGAGACCTTGGAGTAACGAATCTGAACCTTCGTATCCGTGAGCTCCTCAATCCGAAGACACCGGGACTGAAGGAGATGAGGTTGGGTCCAGAGACCGTACGCGAGGGGGATCGCGTGATGGTTTCGAAGAACAACTACCGATACGAGATTTTCAACGGAGACGTAGGCAAGGTAGTGCGACTCAACGAAAAGGAGAAGATCGTGACGATCAAAATTCACGGTCCTCCGGCCATGCAGGTCGAGATGACGTTCAAGGACGCCCCCAAGTTCTTGCGTATGGCCTACTGTGTCACAGTCCACAAGAGCCAGGGTCAGGAATACGACGTGATCTTGATGCCGTGGTCGAACGCCTTTCGACGTCAACTTCAACGAAACCTGCTCTACACGGCCATCACCCGAGCTCGCAAAAAAGTGATCTTGGTTGGCCATCCCGAGGCTTTGGAAAAAGCCATTGCGAACAACAAGGTCGATGCTCGTAACACGCTTTTTCCGGAGCGTCTTCGTCAACTTCTTAAATCTCTCGGGTGATTCAAGGGCCAGGAAAAAAGGGTATCACTCTTGAGAGCTCAAAACGGGGCACCTATGCCAGAACAACCCAAAACACCCAACCTGCCCGACGACGTCAAAGAGCGCCTTCGAAGAATTCGGAAGGGGCTTCGGATTACCAAAATCACTTGCACCCGATCGGTGAAAGGGCGCAACGGAGACTCCTTTGTAGGGTTCTCCGGAGCATGGCAGTCCGTGCAAGATGACCACAGCGGTCCTGGGGCGGACGTCATGGCTGATCGCGAGGATGACCAGACCTATGCGGCTCAAGGTCTCACACTCAAGGATGCGAAGCTTGCGCGCTACATGCTGTCCATGGAGTGCGATCTGGCCGCGCTCGAGTCAGCCCTGGCCAACAACTCCATCAGCCCAAACTTTTTCAAGGACTCCGTGAGGGGGGTTCGGAACAACTACAACATTCTCGTGATGCGAGAGTTGGGAGTAAGTCCGGATGACATCAAGCCCGGCACCTAAATCTCGTGCCAAGCCCGTGGTGGATCTTGATCGAATCGAGAACACCTACAAGGAGCTGAAAAAGATGGAGATCCGCCTCGATCCCAATCCGATCGAGCACGGCCCCAAACGGTTCAACAACAGGATCGCACAAGTGCGCTCGATGTTGACCCGTCTTGAGCAGATTTTCCTTCAAACCAGCGAGGATCTCCACTATTTCAAGCGGCAAATTTCAAAGCGCGAAGCTTTGTACGATCTGGAGAAGCGGGATCTCATGGTGAACGATCCGAAGTGTCGAGTAGGACGATCTCAGGGTGAACGTGAAGCCTTAGCTGATGTTCAGCTTCGAAACGAGATTGAGGAAATCCAGAAGCTCCAGCTCGCGGCTCATGATTTAGAAGCCCTGATGGCCGTGATCAAATCCAAACGCACGGACCTCAAGGACATCCAGAGTCGAATGCGAGATCAGATGAAGCTCATCGAACACGACCTCGGGATGGGGGCTCGGTGGGGATCGAACGCCTCACCCTCGAGGGCTTCCCAGAGTGTCAGCGAGATCGACGACCTGCTCGTGGGCATGGACACCGCATCCGGTGTCGTGGATAACGATGATGAGGAGTTCTCCGTGAAGTCCACGGGCGAGGAGGGCGATGAGGAGGGCGATGAGGAGGGCGATGAGGAGGGCGACGAGACGGAGGATGGTGATTCGGAGGATGGTGATTCGGAGGATGGTGATTCGGAGGATGGTGATTCGGAGGACGAGGACCCGGCCCCTCAAGCTGAGCCGGAACCCGTGTTGATTTTCGGCGAGGAAGAGGCCGAAACGCCGCAGCCTGATGCAGACGACATGACGAAACTGATTCCGGACGAGGACGCCGAGGGTGAGCTCCCGGAAGACCACACTGCACAGGAACACGCAGACGATTTTCTCGAAACGTTGGAGGGAGTTGAGCAAGAAGACTCCGAAGAGGTTTCGAAAGAAGGCAGTGATCAAGGTATCGACGATCTCATAGCGAGTCTTGCCGACGACTGATTCAGTGCCCCTCCAAAAGGGGTAGAAGGTTTGAACCGGCACGTCTAATAGACCCGCCATTTCATCAACACCAACACCGAAAACGAGAGAAAGCAAAATGAGTAGCGGATTCCAGGAATTTGGTTTCGGCCAGAACGACAGCGGCATCGGATCACGGGCAAAGAAGTTCAAAGGCGAAAAGGGAAAGACCTATCGCATTGGCTTCGTCTGGTGGCCCGGTATGGAGTCGGATGACTTCGATGTTTCAAACCTCATGCCGGCCGAAGGTCAGGATGAGGCTGAGCTCACCCCGAAATTCATCGGGGCGCCGCGCAACTACAACGAAAAAGTGGGGTATGTCCTCAACAAGGGACCCGAGTACACGAAACTGTTGGGGGAGAACCCTCGGATGCAGGTCGCAACTCTCATCGTCTTGTGGCCTTTGGGTCGAAATGGGCAGCCCGACAAAGAGTCCCTTTTCAGCGGGATGCCCGAGGTGATACCCTGGATCTTCTCGCAGGAGAAGTACGAGAAGTTGAAGAAGATGCACGCCAGTGGCTACTGGATGCATGACAACGATGTGCAGGCCGATTGCGAGGACTCCACCTATCAGAAGTTCAACTTCTTGCCTGCCAAGCAGAGCATCTTCAAGGAGATGCTGAAGTCGAACAACGCGAAGGGCAAGGAGATCGCGCAGTTCATCATCGACCGGGTACGTCAGATGGCCCCCAACCTTGGCCGTGAGATTGGTCAGGATCTCACGATCGAGCAACTCAAGGAGAAGCTCGGTCTCAGCTCCGGCGGCCCGGTCGGAGATGTAGTTTCCAGCGATGCCGACGTGGACGGTCTGCTGGGGTCCATGCTCGACGACTAGCGTCGAAACCATGAGGGAGGGGTAGAGTGGGCGGTGATTGTTCTGGGACTCGACCCCTCCCTCACCAACTTTGGGTGGGCCATCCACGACACCCGAGCTGAAGGTCGGGATCGTTGTCTGGATCGAGGACGGTTTCGGACCAAGAAAAAGAGTTTCCCCGATGAAGTTTCACGGTACGTGTTCCTTCGCGAGTCGTTGCGTGAGCTCTTGGCTACGCACCCCGAGGTCGAGACCGTCGGGATCGAGCATCCCGTCATGAATGAGAACTACTCGGAAGGGATGTATGCGCTTTTCATTATCAGCCTCGAGGCCATTCAGGACGAAGCGAAAGATGTGGTTCTCTGGGCGCCACCGCAAGTCAAGAAATTCGCAAAGGACAAGTCCGGTCTCCCTTCCGATTGGAAGATGGGCAAGCCCGACATGATCCAGGTGGCCAAGGAGGACGTTGGCGGGGGTCGATGGGACCACAACGAAGCCGATGCCTACCACGTCGCCTGCCTCTCTGGACGCTGGTGGGAGTTTTACATCGGAGACCTTCACGAAGATGAACTCACTCCCTACGAGAAGAGAACCTTCACGCACATTCGGAAAATCACCAAGGGTAAAAGAGCCGGCCAGCTCGAGATCAAGGGAGTCCTTCACCGAGAGGGTGACCGGTTTTTTCTCTGGTCCATGACTAGCAAGCTTCCCTCCAAAAAACGCCGCAGGAAACGCGATGCCACCAAGTAAGAAGACCTCCAAGAAGAAGAAATCGTCGACGAAGAAGAGCTCCAAGAAGGGAGTTTCGTCCAAGAAGAAGAAGAGCAAGAAAGGCGGTAAGTCCTCTTCTCCGTTGGCGGCAGGTCGAGCGCTTCTCAAATCAGCACTCAAGGGCGATGATTACGTTGTCGATCTGGACCCCAAGCAGGCGAAACAGCCGATGGAGGTTCTCTCGACCGGATCCATCGTTCTCAACCACCTGATTGGGGGCAAACTCAACGCACACGGTGTGGCTCCGTGCCCAGGGGTTCCCCACGGCAAGATCATGAACTTGTACGGGCCCGAGGGGTCAGGCAAGACGACGATCGCTCTACAAACAGCGGCCGAAGCAACCAGGGCTGGCGGAACTGTCTGCTACATCGACTGGGAGCATGAGATCGTTCCCGAATACGCGATGGCTCTGGGGGTGCCCATCGGAAATCCCGACAAGTTTATGCTCATGCAACCGGATACCTTGGATGATGGTGTCGCCATCATCTGGACCATGGCTACACACGGTGTGACACTCATCGTTTTGGATAGCGTGGGCGCGGGGGTTCCGAAAGCTTACTTCGAAAAGAGCATCAAGGAGACCGCGGCTCAAGGACGAGTGGGTATGAACGCCGCGGTTTGGTCGGCCTTCTTGCCAAAGCTCAAAGCCAGGATCTCCAAAACGAAAACGGCGGTCATCGGCATTTCCCAGATGCGCGACTCTATCAACACGATGGGGTACGGTGACCAGTTCACGGTTCAGGGGGGCAAAGCATGGAAGTACTACAGCGCACTTCGCATGCGGCTCAAAAAGGTCGGTACCGAAAAAGCTTCGGAATACAGCGCGCTGTCGAACAAAACCGACAACCGTGTCGTTGGTGCGAAGATCCGAGCCAAACTCGACAAGTGCAAGGTCTCTCCTCAGCAGGGGAATGAGGAAGACCTTTACATCCGGTGGGGTCTTGGGGTGGATGACTTGCGATCTCTGATCGAGATCGGTCTGGCCCACAACCTGATCCGCAAGAAAGGCACCTGGTACTACTGGGTGGACCCGAGTGGCGAAGAACACAGCGGTCAGGGGATGGAGAAGTTTCGTCGTTTTTTCGACAAGGCTCCAGATATGCGCAAAGCATTGGAAAAACAGGTCAAGCCTTACATGGCTGCCGGAGGGTCTGATGACGGGGACGACGACGAGGACGAGCTCGACCTGTTTGGGGCTGAGTCTTTTCAGAACGATGCGGAGCTCAAGGACCTTCTGTCGTCCATCAGCACTACCGATGAGTCAGACGATTCGTAGCCTGGCACCACTGGTGGCGGGTAGCGTGGTGGTGCGTCGTTGACATGACGCGGAGAATCCTAGGTGTCCATCAAGGTTAGAGTCCGAAATTTTCAATCGGTCGAAGATGCTGAAATATCGATCGACGGCTTGACTGTTGTCACGGGCACGAACAACGCGGGCAAGTCAGCGTTTTTCAGGGCGATCCGCGGCGCTCTTATGAACGCTCGAGGCTACGACTTCGTACGACATGGGCAGGACCATTGCGTCGTTGACCTCACTTTCGACGACGATAGGACGCTGACCTGGAAAAAGGGGAAGAACGTCAACACGTACATCGTCAATGGTGAGGAGCTCAAGAAGGTAGGTCATGGGGTTCCGCCCGAGGTACGGATCTTCGGGATGGACCCGGTGATCGTCGGGAACAAGACGGAGCTATGGCCCCAGATCGCTCCCCAGATTACGGGCGTCAGTTTCCTGCTCCACGAGACTGGATCTGTGATTGCGGAAGCTGTCGCGGATGTGAGGCGGGTAAATCAACTCTCCCGCGCCCTGTCAGCCTGCGAGAAAGACAGGAAAGCAGCCAGGTCTCAGCTCAAGGTGCGTCGCGGGGACACCAAAGCTCTCAAAGAGAAGGCCGAACGATTCATCGGCCTAGATGCTGTTGAAGAGGAGATCGAGGCGCTCGAAGGGCGGCGCCGAGAGGCCCAGAAGGTGGCCAAAGCCGTGGTCAACGTGGACAAGCTCCAGCGGCGTCACAAGGACGCCAGGAAGGCCGTCAGAGCGCTTGAGGGGGTCGAGGAGGCCCACGCGGCTCTTCCCGCCTGGGAACGCGTAGAGAAGGCTCAGGAGGTCGCTGAGGCCCTCTTTGTGGGGCAGAGCCTCAAGCAACGTCGAGAGAGAGCGCGGGGGCTCGTCCAAGCTTTGGATGGCGTGGACGACGTTTCCCGGGCTCTTCCCAGCGAGGACCGCGTGCTGTACGCCCAGCAGTTCCGCAAAGGGGTCCAACTGACTGTCGAGCTCGCTATGAAGGTCGAAGCCGCTCAAAAGGAGATCGCCACTGCGGATTCGGCGCAAGCAGCTCTGGCGTCCATCGATTTCGGGGATGAGCTCGTAGACCGCGCTGCGAAATACAAGAAAGCCCTCAGCAATGCCGTGGGGCTCAAGAGCCGATACCTGAAGAATCAGAGTGCTGTGGACGAGCTCGAGCAACAGATCCGCGAACAGGAGCAACAATTTCAGACCCTCAACAGCGCACTCACCGGCATTCTCGGAGACGTGGAAGAATGCCCGACCTGCGGCGGTGGCCTCGACCACGTTCACTGATTTCTTTTGACTTCCTCCCCTGCCTGAAGACCGGGGCTTTTTTCGCTCAAACGGGGTAAAAAGGGCCCCTTCCACATGTAGGTGAGTCATGGACTTTGACGTCGACAAGCACACGGTCTTCCTGGGGCTGACAGGGTCACATGCCTACGGCATGTCACGCCCAGACTCCGACGTGGACATTCGCGGGGTTTGCATTCCTCCGCGTCGTTTTCGAGAGAGTCACTTCTACACGTTCGAGCAGCTCACCGAGACCATACAAACGGGATCGTGGGGAGAAAACAGTGCCAAGGCGATTGAGACGTTGCTCAAGCATCCAACGGCGGGAGAGTGTTACCGCCGCTCCGATCCGTTCGCACGAGGTAACGGAATCGTGGATCTGTGTGTCTACGACATCCACAAGTTCGTGGCTCTGTGTGCCAAGAACAACCCAAGCTTCCTTGAGATCCTCTTTCTCCCGGAAGACGCGTTTCTGTTCACAACGCCGGCATGGGACAAACTCCGGGAGGGACGCCAGCTTTTTTTGAGCAAGGAAGCCCGGCATCGGTATGTCGGGTATGCGATGGGTCAGCTCAAGCGCATCGAGACGCATCGTGCGTGGTTGCTCAACCCTCCCAAGGCGAAGCCGACCCGTAAGGATTTCGGCCTTCCGGAGGAGTCGGTGCTTCCGGCCGACATGCGTAACCAGGTCGATGAGGCGGTCAAGAAGATTATCCGGGGATGGGGTGTCGAGGACGGTCTGGATGACTACCTTGACGGCGCCGTGCAGGACACGTTGCGTCAGCGCATGGTTGAGTTTCAGGTGACCGCACTGCGGTGCGAGGAGGCAGTGCTCGACGAAAAGGTCTACGTTCTGGCCGGAGCAAGCTTGGGCCTGACGAAGGATGTGCTTTTTGCGATCAAACAGGAGCGCCGTTACCGATCAGCTCGAAAGAACTGGACGCAGTACCTCAAATGGAAAGAAGAACGCAACGAGGCGCGTGCTGAACTCGAGGCCAAGTATGGGTTCGACGCGAAACATGCCTCGCATCTTATCCGGCTTCTTCGAACCGGACTCGAGCTCATGACCGATGGCCAGCTTCATGTCTTTCGCGGCGACGCGGAAGAGTTGATGGCGATCCGAGAGGGTTCGATGACCTACGAGCAACTCATGGAATCTACCCATCATCTCCAGCAGCAGATCCGGGAAGCTGCTCCTTCGTGTCCGCTTCCCGATGAAGTAGACCGTGATCAGATCGACGAGCTGCTCTTCTCTATCCTGGATTGATCGTGAAGATGGGGAGCGAGTTCGTCATAGTTCGCCCATCGGATATAGGGGTGCCCGCAGGAGCACCCGGTACCGGAATGGTGGGGGTGGACTGCGCCAGAGGCACGCATTTGTGCAAGCTTTTTCAGGTCCTCCCCCCATTTGTGGCCACAGCCCAGGCATTCGTATTGGGCGACAAGGTTGGCGTCTCGTTTCTGTAACGAACGTCGCCTTTTCTTCCGTTTCCCCATCCTCGAAACTCTACCGTTCAGGTAGAGTTTCGAGGATGGCCAAAAAGGGAACCAAGGGAACAAGGCTAATGAAGCCCGTACCCGAGCGGCGTGTGTGTTCTTTCTGCGAGGATAACGAGGACACCGGGGTTCCTCTGTTCTGGAAACACCCGGTTCGCGGACCTTGGATTTGTTCCCGTTGTGTGTGGCAAGCCGTGGCGGAACTTCAAAGAGACATGGAGGATACGCGGGCTGAAGTCTACGTCTCCAACTCCCCGATTCACGGTCGTGGGGTCTTTTCCGGGGAAAGGATTTCGAAGGGCGCCTACGTGGGAACCTATGAGGGGATCGATAACGGCCCCGTTACGCACCACAATGAGCCTTTCGTCATCTACTACGATCAGGGCGAGATGCTCGGCTGGGAAGGGGGGTGGCGCATTGGGACGAACGAATTTCGGTTTCTGAATCATTCAGACACCCCGAATATCGAGATGGACGAGGATTTCCACTTCTGGGCGGCTCGGCAGATCAAGGAGAACGAGGAGCTCACCTGGTACTACGGCGATGAGTTTTCGGGTTTCCTCAAAAGTAATTCCAAGAAGAGGCACCGCTGACGGGTACAAGTGAGGAGATGATTCGTCTTCTCTGGCGCACGGACGTCCACTGCCGGGACCACACCCCGTCCTCTCGAACGGATGACTGGGTTGAGACGGTAGCGCGTAAGCTGACCCAGGTCGGTGAGATCGCGGCCAAATACAACGTTGATGCCGTGATCGATGGTGGTGATTTTTTCGACGACAAGCTCCCGGTGAGGACGAGCCATCGTCTAGTGAGCCGACTTGCTCGGATCCACCGCAAGTATCCGTGCCCTACCTGGGCGAACGTTGGGAATCACGACCTTCGACTCTCGAGATTCGACAACCTCCCCGAAAACCCGTTGGAGACCTTGTTCTCCACAGGAGTGTTTCGGCGACTCTATGAGAAACATGAGTGCGTTATCGAGAAGGAGGGTGTCAAGGTCCGGATCGTTGGGGTGCCTTATCATGGGCCGCGATACGACCTAGCCCGGTTCAAGGATATCGAACGTGGGGACGAGGACTGGCTTCTTTGCAACGCACATGTCCTGGCTTCTCCGCAAGGAGGCGAGATGTTCAAGAATGAGGACATCCTCAAGTACGATGACCTGGCGGACCTCAACCCTGGGATTGATCTGTACTGCTTCGGGCACTGGCATAAGAACCAGGGAATCACCAAAGTCAAAGGCGACAAATGGGTGGTCAACGTGGGGTCCCTGACGCGGGGATCTCTGACGGAGGACAACATCGAGCGCGAGCCGGGGGTCGTGGTCATGGGATTTTGGCCTTCTGCAAAGGGGATGCCCCCGAATCTCGAATTCGTGAAACTCGATGTCGCCCCCGCGAAAGAGGTGTTTGACCTGGACAAGCGCGCCAAGGAAGAAGCACGCGCCATGACGGTGGATGCGTTCGTGGAATCTGTGAAGGAGGAGCTCCAGTCCTCTAGTGACAAGCCCTTTTCTGAGATCGTGGAGTCTCTTCAAGACATCCCGGACGAAATTCGGGAACGCGCCCTCGAATACATCGAAGGAGCTCACGAGAGGTAGAGTGTGAGAATATGGGGAATCGTGTTCGAACCCTCTATTGGTCGCACCTCAAGGCGTACGAAGAGTGCCCGCAGAAATACCTGTGGGGGTATGGCTGGGGGGACATCGATCTTGGTCGTGGGCCCGGAAAAGGAAAGCCTAGACCGCTTGATGATTCGAAGCACCACCCTGTTATGGGCATCGTGATCCAGGCGGTTCTGGAGGATTTCTACAACCTAGAGTGGTGGGCGCTTCCCGAGCTCCGAGGAGCTGAGCTCAAACGCCATTTGGTCCGCAAGACCAAGGATAAGCTGGCTTCCACTCTTCCTCGATTCTACATCGACTGGGATCAGATCACCTTCGAGGAGATGGAGGAGACCTGCATCAACGGTGTCCTGGGCTACCTTCCTACCATGCGTCAGCACAAGCTGCTCGGGGCCTATGCCAAGAGCGAGATCAAGCTAGTTGGGAACGTGACCAACTGGTTGCCCGTGGGCGGGCGCGCGGACTTCGTAATCCGCCGGGAGGACACGGGCATCACGTTGCTGGATGGGAAGAACTCTGGCACGAAGATGAAGTACGTGGACCCCGATCAGCTTCGGTGGTACGCCCTGTGTTTTTCGCTCGCCTACCACCGTCTTCCCACCCGACTGGGGTTTGTTTGGTTTCGCTATCCCTACGATCCCGAGACGGGCGAAGAGGGGATCGACTGGGTGGACTTCACGCGCCGGGATCTCAAAGAGCTTGCGGATCGCGCCATTACGGTTCGTCGTGCTCAGGAGAAGGAAAAGTTCGATCCCAAGCCCAAGGCGAAGATTTGTCGGTTCTGCGACTTCGAGACCGTTTGCGAAGCCCGCATCCAGAACCGCGAAGAAAACGCCGCCAAGCGCAAACGTAAAACTCCCAGTTTGCCGATCGTGGAGCTTGAAGGGGCTACGGGAATTGTCGAGTTCGGCTTTGGTGGAAATTCAAAGGAGTAGAACAGGTGAGCATGCGCTACCAGACATGGGGAAGGGTACTCCTGTGAGCAACCTGGACCAACAACTTGAAGACGTGATCCGTCGCCGAAAAAAGGTGACGGAGACTTTGGAGCGCCTCCGGGGGCGTAAAGAGCAGGCGGAAGCCAACCTTGCGGCAGTCGAAGAAGAGTGTCGGAGCAAGAAGATCGACCCCGAGAAGATTGACGACATCATCCAGCAGCTCGAGGGCAAGTATCGGGACCTGGTTGAGGAACTCACCAAAGACATCGAAGAAGCCGAACGCAAGGTACAGCCGTTCGTGACGGGAACCAACCAATGAAGATCGAAGTAGCCAAGCCTGATCTCGAAGCAGCTCTCCAAGTGGTGTCTATCGGGTCGGCACCCTCAAGGGACGACCTGACCGCCCACTACGTGTTTCGCCATCGCGAAGAAGATAACGGCGTCGAGATCCTGTCCAACAACAACCGCATCGGCTGCTCGATGCCCATTCAAGGTGTCCAGGTCTCTCTTTCTGAGGACCACAATGCCTTCACGGTTGAAGCTTGGCGCCTCAACAAATGGATTGCGGCGGTTGAGGATTCCGTGCTCGTCCTCGAGTTCAACGAAGGGCTCGTCAAGGCAACAAGCCCCAAAGGGTCGGTCAAGTTCCAATCGCTCGATCCCGAGCAGTTCAACTATTGGGACAAGACCTTTTCCGAGGCGAAGAAGAGCACAACGGTCGCGGCGAAAAGACTTCAACAGGCGCTGGCTCACATGCGCCTGTTCATCTCCGACAAGGACACTACGCAACCGAAGCTGGCTGTCACGGAGATGAAGAAGGCCGCTTTCCAGGCGACCGACAAAGGCGCTCTGGCCTTGGTGTGTCTCAAGGAGCTCGACAGCAGCATCCGCATCCACGGCAAGGATCTCGGGCAGGTCATGGCCTTCTTGAACCTGTCCGGTGATGAGGACATCGAGATCAAGGAGCACGACAAGTGCCTCTTCCTCGTGCGCCACGACGGAGGGGTGCTCTCCGTAGGGCGTCCTCCTCACCCGTTTCCGGATATCAACATTGATCGTGAAGGCGAGGACCCGCACTACTGGGACCTTCGCAAAGAGGAAGTCATCTCGTCGATCAATGCTCTTGCGGCTTCGGCCTCGAAGGAAGACACGCGCGTCACCTTCACGGAGTCCAAGAAAGGGCTCGTGGGCCTGTCGATGACCAGTACCTCGGGTGAGCGAGTGTCCATGTCCCTCGAAACCCAGAGCCAAGCGGTGCCGGATGGTGATGGCGAGAATGAAGAGGCGGCACCGGGATGGGGATCTCAAGAAGGAGCCAACCCCCTCCCTAAGATGGGTTTTGGAGTCTCCAACACCTACCTTCTCAAGCTGCTTGGGCAGTGGAAGGGAGATGTCGTGCGCTTTGGGATCCACCCACAGGCAGATGATGGCGACGGCAAAGCCAAAGGATGGATACGTTTTCGTGAAAATCGAGATGGAGACATGTACCTCACCCTCCTTGTATGGTTGGTCTGAGTTCGCTCTTCATCCCAGCCCAAGAGCTCCATTGAGCTCGTAGCCGATGCTACTTCCCGATCCTCCAGAACTGACCAACGTCAGAGCTACGCTCCACAAGGCGCTGGGGTTGAGAGATGCGTTGGATCAGCAGATCGCTGAGAACGATGCCAAGATCAAGGAGCTCGAAAACGAGGAGCACCTCCTTGAGCTCGTGGCTAACCTGATCCGTCGTCTCATCGATGGTGAGGTTACGGATGGCGTGAAAGCCGTCGAAAAGCTCCAGTCCGAAGGTCTTGCCGAGATCTTTTACGACCAGGAGCTGTCTGTACGCGCCGAGGTCGAAGAATCACGAGGGAAGGTGTCGGTCACGCTCTACACCCAGCGTAAGCTCAAAGATGGTACCGTGGTGGAGGGTATTGCCGACCAGTCCTTTGGCGGTAGTGTACTCACCATGCAGAGCATCCTCATGCGCGCGACGGTCATTTTCCGTCGTGACATGCGGCCGGTGTTGCTTCTGGACGAGACGCTTGCGGCCGTGGCCAACAAGTACCTTGATCGCGCAGCTCGATTCCTCTCAAAACTCTGCGAGCGCTTGGACCTGGACATCCTGCTCATCAGCCATGACGAAGCCCTGATCAACGCGGCCAAGAATGCCTACGTTGTTTCCGATGAGGGGGGTAAGGCCAAGTTCCGCAAACTGACCCGAGGGCCGAAAAGGTGAAGAGCGAAGGCCAGATCAAGCAGAAGATCAAGCAAGTGGTCTTCCGTCACCGCAAGGCATACATTCGACATGGCCTTGCGCGCCATCCTGAGAATTGTCGATACAACCAGAAGGTCCGGCTCCCGGTTCACATGGCCAACCGTGCGACTTTGCGGGTTTGCGGGTACTGCCCGCAAGGGAAGAGCCCGAACAACGTGGTCTGCGATTCGACCATGGGTGGAGAACGCCAGGCAGCGGAGTGTCCTTATTTTGAGGCAGGGCGCAGCGCCGACGACTTGAAGGACGAGTTCAACCAGAAGATGGGCCTCAACGGCGAGGCGCCGGTGGAAATCGGCTACATTGCCCAAGAGTATCCGGATGTGGCTGCCCTACTGTGGGTGTTGGGTCCCCGCAAACCGGCCAACGTCAAAGAGCCCGAAGAAGAAAAAAATGAGGCCAACATCTTGGCGTTCTTTGGTGATGGAGAGGACCTAGAAGAGGTGCCGGAGCGGCCACTCGTGGAGGGACACCGTGAACCCTAATCTGCTCGACATTGTGACCCTCAACCCCAAGGGATCGAAATCCCAGACCCTTACGCTGGAGGACATTCAGGTAAATCCTGAGCTCGCACCCTATCTCATCTCGAGCATGCGGTCGGTTACCTGGGTCCCCAGAGCCTCCCAGAAGAACACCGTGCGTGCGGGGGTACGTGAGCGACCTGGCATTGAAGCGGAGCTGGTCGCGGCTGTCATCGACATGGGCACCGAGATGAAGTGGGGGAACGTTCATCCTCTCACTACGGAAGGCGTCCAAGCATGTTTGGAGCATGTGGCCACCTATCTCGACGACCCTCTCGAGATTTTGTGTTCGGCCGAAACTGACCTGGACGAGGTAAGGATCCCGGAAGAGGTCCAACAGACCGCTGCCAAATGGATACCGACGAACTGCTTGGTTGTGGTTCCCGTGGACCGCAGCTATTTGGGTACACTGTGGGTTTTGGGTCCCAATAGCGTTGCGGCTCTCATTCACAACGTGAGCCGGGGGATGGCTGTGGCATGGAGGTGAGTGAATGGATCCTGGCCAATCTGGCCAACTGCCCGCTCCCCTCGGAAGCTCGAGACTACCTGCTCGGGCGCGGTGCGACTGATCGGCTCATCGAAGAGTGGGGCATCAAGGTTTGGGACCCTCCTTTGAGTCCTTGCCCCGACAGTAGGCTGCACGAGCATTACGGCCAGAACTTCGAGCGATTCGAAGGCAAGGTCATCTACCCCCTCCTTAGTCCGAAGGGACGGTTCCTTGGGTTCGACAGCCGCCACATTGATCGCAAGGATGACCTCCGGTATCTGTTTCGTGAGAGCCGGTGGAATCCGGTGTGGATTGGCATGCCTTCGGAGATGGAGAAGATTTGGCGCGGGTGCGATGTCGTCTTGGTGGAGGGACGTTTTGACGTATTCGCCATGCGCCAGCTTGTCGAAACGAAGGGGATCGACAAGGCGGTTCTTGGTTCGGGGCCGGCCCACTTGTCCTGGAAGCAATCGGAGTTCCTGGGTCGCTTCTGCGGCGCGGTCGATGTGAACCATCGGCCTAAAGCCGCACACGTCTACGTGGCCTACGACAACGATCCGACGGGGAAGAAGGGCACCCAGGATGTGCTCAAGATCTTGGACATAAGGAAGGTGGAATGTAGCCACCTCAAATACGGTGGAGCCAACGACGACCCTGGCGGCATATGGGACCGCGGCGGGGTAGAACAGTTGCTCAAAGAGTTTCCCACTCTCTAAGGAGAAAACTACATGGAACGATGGAAAGCCGGCCCCGATGTGATGAAGAAGGTTAAGAGCCTCATCGCGAAATACCACCCGCACTTGGCGCTTGTGGAAGACGAGATTGTTGTGGTCTTCCGAGAAAAAGCCGTCGAAAAGTCTGGGAAGGTCCTCATGGGTAACACGTCCAAGGCGACGCCTTTGCTCGAGGTGCTGACTGACAAGAAATTTGGTTACCGGTTCATCGTCGAACTTGGTGCCGACGTGTGGCAGAACGAGCTCGACGACCGTCAGCAATTGGCTCTTCTGGACCACCACCTGTGCGCGATGAAGGTGGAGGATGACGGGCAGGGAGGACGCAAGTATTCGCTGCGTCCTCCTGACTTCGTGGGCTACAAGGAAGAGGTCGAGCGGTGGGGGATGTGGCGTCCCATGGACGACGACACGTTATCCATCATCGAACAGATGTTCGGGGAGAAGGCAAAAGAGAGGAAGACCAAGGTCCAAAAGCGCGTGTCAGCTAGGACTCCCGATGACATCGATGACCTCCTGAGCAAGTAGGTGAGTTTCGACACCAAATACCGCCCGCTTCGATATAGCGAGGTGCTCGGCCAAGGAGCCACTATCGAGGTCTGCAAGCAGATCGTTCGAGAAGGTAAAGGATTTCAGCAGAGCTACGTGTTTGCGGGTGCTCATGGTGGAGGCAAAACCACCACGGCACGTATCTTGGCGAGAGCCATGCTCTGCGCCTCTCCCCAAGAGGGTGAGCCGTGCGACGAGTGTGACTCCTGCAAGGCCATCCTTGCGGATGCGTCGGAGAATTTTGTCGAGGTCGACGCGGCCACGAACTCTGGGAAGGAGCATGTTCGACGCATCACGGAAGAGGCTCAGTTCGGATCGTTCTCGGGTCGCCGCAAGATCTATCTTTTCGACGAGTGTTTTACCGAAGACACGATGTTGGTCACGCCCGAAGGTCCTCGAAGTATCAAGGACCTTGTAGAGCAGCGCTACGACGGGCTCGTAGCAACAATTGGTGAGCGGGGGAATCAGGGCAACACTTGGAAACCCGTCACGAACTGGTACGCCATCGCGGATGAGCGTGACTGCGTGACACTGGAATTCGACAACGGGGTCGCGCTTACAGTGACCACAGACCAGGAGGTCTTCACGAGGAACCGGGGATGGATTGGCGCGTCGGCCCTCAACATTGAAGATCAGGTTGTCGGGGCTACCTGGGGTAGGGACCACCATCCTGTTCGGGTACGGGAAACTGCTTTTCTTGTTCGACGCACCCCGGTGGGGAAGAAGAAGGTCTACGATGTCACCGTCGCAGACACCCACTCGTTTTTTGCGTACTCACTTCATGGCACCCACGAGCACGCCGTGCTCGCTCACAACTGCCACGAGCTCAGCAAGTCCGCCATGGACGCGATGCTGAAACCACTCGAGGACAACATCCGAGGCACTGAAGAGCGTCAGCTCGTCTGCATCTTCTGCACGACGGAGCCGAACAAGATGCGAGGTGCCATCATGTCGAGATGCGCACCTGCCTTCAAGATCCGCCTCAACATGCCAGAGGAGATCGCACAACGTCTCGATTTCATCTGTCGAAGTGAGGGCCTCGATTACGAGCCCGAAGTGCTACCTCTCATTGCTGAGGTTTGTGAGTGCCATATCCGTGACAGCATCAAAGCGGTTGAAGGCGTTTCGATGCTTGGCAGCATCAACCGCGAGAATGTGGAGCGGTACCTTCACCTCGATGCGAATGCCTTGTATCTCGATCTACTTGAGAGCATTGGTAACGATCTGTCTCGGGCCCTCACGACGGTGGAGGCCCTGACCGATCGGGTGTCACCGGCTACGGCATACCAACGGCTCTCCGAGCTCTCGATGTTGGCCTATCGGCTCGCTCACGTCGGATCTGCGGTCGTGCCCTCCTACTGGGACCGGGATCGCCTCCAGCGCGCGGGAGACCTCCACAAGGAATTCCTCGTGGAATTTGCCCAGCGATTTTCGGAGCGACCTGCGCACCCTTCGAAGGCCATGCTGGCTTGTGACGTTGCTGCCCTTCACCAAAAACGCTCGGGAATTGTTGTAGTCGCAGCAGCCCAAGAAGTGGCTGTAGCCCCTCCTGTGGCCGCTCCAGTGCCGTCTGGAGGTCCTCCAGCCCCAACTCCAGAGCCCGAAGTTTCACCAAGCGAGCCCCCAGCAGAGCCTGAAAAGACCCCCGAACCCATCAAGGCGCCTTCCGCTGAGTCGCATGAAAAAGCTCCAGAAGCCGAAAAGACCGTCGAGGAGTCCGGTAGTATGCCCCAAGAACCTTTCGTCAATGACGTTGGGGTCTACATCTACCCGCCAGCGCAGCAGATGAGTCGAGGCAATTCTCCACGACAAAATGACGACGTATTCGGCTCCATGCCGAGTACGACGTTTGCTTCCATCTTGCACCGCCGGGTCATTGAGCTGACCGAGGAGAAGTCAACCAGTGGCAGACCGGCGCGACGGGACGACGTGGGTAGCTCTTGAGCTAACCCGACATGGCGAGAAGATGGTCGATGAAGGGACCCTCGCCGCCGAGCTTCGTAAGGAGCTCGACGTCGAAGATAATTGGCCTGTCTTCATTCCAGCGCGAGTTTACGAGAAAAACGGGAAGCGCGTCACGGTGCATCTCATGGAGGGGTACGCCTTCATTGCTACTGGACTGGACGAGGTTTTCTACTTCAGGCTTGAGAACTCGAAAATCGTCGAACAGGTGATGTCGTCGCGGGGTGGACGCGGAATTCGAAGACTCGAGACCATACATGATTCCCAAGTTTGCGATCTTCGCAGGCGTCTTACTGAAGAGGTTGCTGCCGACATCATTCCGGGCATGACTGTCCTGGTAACGGACGGAGTTTACAGTAACCTTGAAGGTGTAGTAATGGATACTGAGGGCGACCACGCGGTTGTCCGCTTTGAGCTGCGATCCCTCAAGGTGCTTTCCAAGATTCCGAAGGTCTTTTTGGAGACGATGACCGCGTGAACAAATGAGAAACTGGGCCGATTGCCGAACCGTAGATCCTGCTGAGCTCGAGAGTCGAGTCAGCGTGGCAGATAACATGGAGTTCCTGATGCAGGTACTCGCAGAGGAGCCCAGCGATGAGTCTGCGCGCAACCTTGAGCGAGTTCGGGAAGTCATGACGGAGCTGCCTCCGCGCGAAGCTGACTTCGTAGAACTCTACTTTTTCAACCACAAGACGCAGACGGACATCGCGGAGATTTTCAAGGTCTCGCAACCGACCGTCTGCTACCGGCTCCAGCGGGCTACATCTCGTATTCGGTTTGTGTTGTCGCTCCCTGACGTGACCGTCGAAGACCTCGAGCATATTCTTGTCGGGTTCCTCTCGGATCCGGAGGATGTCAAAATCATGCTGCTGATGTACGAGACCACCTGCCAAAGCGCGGTGGCCAAGCGGCTCGGCGTCACCCAAGGCAAGGTCCGTCATCGTTTCATGCGCTCGACCAAACGCATCCTTGAGTCCGAGAGCCCCAAGATGGCGAAAATTGCCCAAATCTTCGAGGCGATCGCAAAAAACCTGAACATCAAGCGCGAGGTGGACCGCCCTTCCTGGGACGAGAAGGTCCACTACGTCATCGATTAGGGCCGGTTTTCCTCCTATCCAGGCACGCTGGTAGGAGGCGATTCATGTCCCACATCGGCAAATTCACGGTTTTTGCGGCTCTACTTCTTCCTCTGGCTCTGGGCGGGTGCAAGCCCCGCAAAGGTACTGCGAACCCCGAAGACTACTTTCCTCTGATCCAGGTGGCCCTGGCGGGCGGTGAGACGGCTGCCATGATCGGCCGGAACGAGGCCCTCGAAGCCAAACACTTCGAAGGGTGCGTTGCGGCCGAATCCCTGATTTCCGGGTTCGATGCTGCCAACCAGATTCTGGCAGGACGGCTGGCGGATAAGATCGTTGTTCCTGCCGTCGATATCGACGTTTCGGAATGCCTGATGTTTCGTGAGGGGGGTGAAAGCGCCATGGTGCCCTACGTGCACGAAAGCCGTGTTGCCGGGTATGTGGCCCCGGTCGAGGGAGAAGAGGAAGCCGAGGAAGCCGAGGAAGCCGAGGAAGCCGAGGAAGCTGCGGTCGAGGGCCCCGAGAGCAGCTCGCTCAAAGGCAACGAAGACGCTGCGGTGCTCGTGGAGGCGATTGCTGGCATCACCGTCGCTGCGGTCCTCCACTACGCCACGAAGCTCAAAGATGCGAATTGCAAGAAGGGGACGGCTGCCTTGGGTGCCGTTCACTACGTGAGCGGAATGATCAAGCCCGTGGCCGAAGAGATCGCCGACCCCGACGGCATGGTGTCGGTTCCTGCGGTCACCATCGACCTGAGTGAGTGCAACGAGGGGTAAATCGCAACCCACCATCTAGGAGTGTTATGTCTACGAAACCTTCTGCACGCCGAGTCGTGATGAGCAAGTCAGTGGCTCGTCAATGGCTGCTCAAGAAGGCGAAGCCCGAGTATCGGTTCAGGGTCTTCAATCCCTTGGCCAAAGACTACCCTTCGGTTCTTCGTTCCTTCCGCGACGGCAAACTCAAGCTGGGAAGCGTCGAGCCGATCCCCGATCTGGGTGTGAAGGAGGACTTCGAGGGGTTCTACGTTTGGTCTTCGGATCAAAAGTCCCTGAAGACACTTGAACGGTGGTTCGCAAAACGCGGACTGGAGACGAACTGGATTTGGTGACCGCATGGCGGCAGTTCGCACTCGCATCGAAACCTGTTTCACGTACATGGTGCGTGTCAGCGATCCGTGCACGCCCTCTTGGATGTTCACGATCGTCGTCAATCAGGACGGTACCTGCGGAGTGCAGGACATCAAGTCGCCGACCGGCCTCCTCTGCAATTCCATGCTCCAGCTTCCCGGGGAGGTGCTCGACGAAATCAACGCCGCGAAGGCAGAGGTGGAGAATATCTTGGCACAGTCGAGCGCAGTCAACGGAACCTTGACTTTCACCGATGAGACGTCTCAGTCGATCGTGTTTGCGACTCCCTTCGCGAACACGGATTATCGTGTATACGTGACGCTCGAGGATTTTATCGACTGGAGGATCGTGAACAAGACCACCACCGGCTTCGATATCGAGCTCAACGTCACGTACACCGGAACGGTTCAGTACGACGTTTTCGTCTAGGAGTAGAACATGCCCCAGCCGCCATTCAGAAGCGACGAATACGAAGTCGAAAACGCCGATGCCCCGGCGGGCCCCCGTCTTATCGGTGCCGATGAGAACGACGGGTCTCTGCGTTTCACCGATACCCGCGTACCTGGTGGCATCAACCTGGCTGAGCTCGCTGGCCTTCAGCAGTTCAACAACACCATCGTCGTCTCACAGACTGGAGTGGGCGCTAGCAAGGACGCCAATGGAGACCCCATCACGACCATCCAGGGCGGGTTGGATGCGGTGCCCACAGGGGCGGATGTGGACAACCCCTGGACTGTTTTCGTAGCCCCAGGGCTTTACGTCGAGGACGTCTATTTCCTCAAAGATGGGGTCACGCTTCATGGCCTTGGAACCTGTCGTCTGCGAAATGCTTCCGCGACCAGTACCCTCCGGATCCGGGCGGGCGTTTCCGACACCCCACGTCGCATCATGATCCTGACGATGCGAATTGAGAATGTGACTGCGACGGAAGCCTGCATCGACATTTCGAGCGCCACCTTTGCCAGTGGTACGTTCACCATCGTTTCGGTTCCCAATGTCGGCGACGTTGCGGATGTTGATGGAACCACTTTCACGGCCATCGCCAATGGCTCAGTGCCAGCACCGGGGGAGTTCGAGCTCGGAACCAACGAAACCGAGACGGCGGCCAATCTGGCTGACGCGATCAACGATCCGGTGAACGGTATCAACACTGTGGTGATTGCCACAGCAAGTGGAACCGTGGTGACCATTCGGGCTTTCGATGACGGGGTTGCCGGTAACGCCATCACCATTTCGAGCACAGTTCCTTTGGTCATCATGCCTTCCGGGGCCACCTTGACAGGCGGCACAGCTTCCGGACCTGGATCTACGGTGGGCGATGATCTCATCCAAATTCTCAACTGCGATCTGGTCCCGACAGTTGCATCGGGTTTCACCTTGCGTGCAGCAGCGATCAACAACCTCTATGTGGAAGGGGGAAATTGGACCGAGGCAGCTACGGGAACCACTTTCAGCGTGATTGACTGCGCTTCCTGTAACCTCATTGGTGTGGAGGCTCAAGGTGTTGTTCTCGACTACGATGACACCAATCCCAATCTGCCGTCTATCGCCACTTCCTCCTATCAGATGAGCAACGTCTCCGTAGGAGGCACGGGCCTGGCTGCGGGCTATGTAGGCGTGGGAAGCCTGGCCATGTCGGACTGCACTGTCCTTGGCACCACCGTCTATTCGGGGGATGCCCCGGCTCAGAGCTTCACAGCTCGTCGCTGTTCCTTTGGGCCCATGACCGTAGGTGGTGTTGCGCCTGCCATGGTGCTTAGTAACTGCACGCGAGGAGCCCTGGTGGGGGCTGGCACAGGCACGCTGGCCGAGACGACGTTTTACGGGTCTTCCGCTTTCGCCGCGGTTCCGGTAGTTACGGTGCCGTTCGACGAGCCTCAACCCGACACTGCATACACGGTGTTGCTCGAGCCGGAAGGCCCTCCAGCAGCAATCACTGACATCCCTTCGGTGCCGAGCGCGGCAAAGACCACGGCCGGGTTCGACATCGCTTTCGGAGCCCCGCAGGTCTTGACCATCAACTTCGTGGTCAAGAGGGACATCTAGGAGATCTACGATGGCACATGACGATGACGAACTCTACGACGGCCTCACTCTCGGGGCTAAACAAGCATCTTCTCTCGACCTGTACTTGCAGGATCGGGAGCAGACTCTCGCGAACGCAGGACTTCGGTCTCTCACCGACCAGGGTCGAGCCGCCAATGCTTTGGGGCTTCCCGTTGATGCAGGAACCCGCGTTTCCTTCGTGACGAACATTGGCAGTGTACTGCAATGGGCGGACCCTCCCGCAGATGGGGCCGAAGGAACTGTGGTCATGGTGCGCACCGCAGAGGGCGACCAGACGAGTCTTCAGGGCCTGGTGTTCGTGAAATTCGACAACGGTCAGTTTCTCCAGGTGGACCCCGAATATCTGCGCCGTGCTTCAAGCAACACGAAAGTTGCCTCGAACTTCGCGCGTCGAGTCGCAAACCTTGGAGATCTCACGGGTTTCCTGCGATGGGGCAACGACGATAACGAGCTCGTCCACAAGGCCACCAAGGACCTCTGGAGCTTCGAAACGACCGAAAACGGTGAATACGTCCTCTCGCGATTGTTCGACGATACGGGCGAGCCTCTTCGGGTATAGGCCAGCGCGCTGAGCGCTTCCCCGATACGGGCCGGATCGGTGGTTTTCGCTTTATAGGCCCACCTTTGGCAGGACGTTTCACTGTGACCACCCCAGATCCAAAGCGCGTCGCGGCGCTCTACATGGCCCGGCAGGGACGGCTGAAGACGGCCGGAGAGGTTGTTTTCAAGAAAGACCGTGGAGACGACACGGGGTCGTGGGCCTACAACAACGTCCCCCCGTCACAACGTGAAATTCCGAACGACTTCAACTACAGCCCCAGAAATCAAAAGCCGTTGGCGAAGATCCTTCGTGCAACCTTGGCTGCTCTGGGGCACACCCTAAGTGGCTACAACCGCTTCGCCAAGATCAAGTCAGCTCGAGTTTCTCCGGATGGTGCGATGGGTGGTCGCGGGTACATCCAGAAGATCGCGGACATGCGTAAGCAGTACATGAACTGCGTGGAAGCTCTCAGTGCCCTGGCCGACACGCTGTACGACGAGATCAACGCTCCTCATTGGTCAGCCTTGTCACGCCAGGAAGAGGACAGTGACAAGGACCAAATCAAGCAGCTCATGGGAGATGTCCAACAGATCCGCGACGATCCCCAGCAATGGGCTGAGCAGGAAATGCGTGAAGAGTTCGACCAGAAGAACCCGAAGGAGGATCTTGAGCGAGTAGACCCTGATGATTGGGACTCGTGGGGCGATGAAACCGAGGTTGAAACTACCGTTCCTGTGAGCATGCAGAAGCAGGCTTCGGTGAGAACTGCCCGGGACATTCGGCTTGAGCTCGCAGTTTCCCGTATCGCCCAAAAATGGGCGGCTCAACACAAGGACCAACTCCCAGGCGGGCTTGCCGACAAGCGCAACCCTTCCGATTTCGATCCTGAACAGCTCAAGAAGGGCATCAAGGTCGAGATGGAGCATACCGATGACTCCGCCAAAGCGGAAGAGATCGCCATGGACCATCTGACGGAAGATCCAAAGTACTACGACAAGCTTGAGACCATCGAGGGAGGACACTGATGTCCAAGAATTCTGAATCGAAACTGCCGAGCGAGCTCAACGAAAACTGGGGCTCGAACTACATGATGGATGGCTTCTGGCACGACATGGAGTACGAGCACGGTCTCAAGGAGAACCCGCCCTCGCAACCTGTGCCGCAGCCGGCCACTTCCGGTATGTCTCAACTCCCCGATGGTCTCATGGTCGCCGGTGACTTCGACGACGAGCTTTTCGACGTGGAGCACCAAGACGAAGAAGGAGCGATGGACCTTGAGGGGCTGGGCATTGTGGCCAAACTCGCTCCCGATGTTGATCGCAGCGACGTGGGGATCGTCGACCACTCGTGGCTCTCAGATACCTTTCAGGATCCCGGCCGCCTTCCGGACAAGCCGGTCGATAACGGGATCCCCGAGCTTCAAGAAGCATGGGGAGATCGTACCGACGGTCTGACCCGCGTCGATCTCTACGACCGTTCGTCGCTAACCTATGAGGATGCGATGCAGCATGAGGAAGACGACGATCCTCTTCACCGGGACAAGCTGGCCAAGCTCGTTCGTATGGCCATGCGCCGGTCGGCTGCTGGCAAGCCGATGAGCCAGATCAAGCAAGAGCTCATCGACGCCTTGGGTCCCAAGGCAGCCAAGAAGATCGCCAAGGCGGTTCAGGCCATCGAAGCGGAACACGGCCTGGTCGGAAATGTGTACGTTCGAGCGTCTGCCTACCCACGTCTCGAGCATGGTAAATGGGCCAAGGAGCTCAAGCGTGCTGCCAACGGGTGTCGCTATCTCATCGCGGAGGAAGGGGAGAACTGCCAGTCATGTGCAACTGCTTTAAATCTCGAACTCGTCGCCCATCCAAACGAAATCGCGTGGGCACGAGAGCTCGAAAGGCGTACTCCAAACCTCAAGGCGTCCCGAAAGGCTCCCAAAAAAGCCAGCAAGGCAAATCCGCGCGAGTACCTGCGTACGTGGCTCTTGGGGGAAAGCCAAAGTCCTCGTCTTGACATCGAGACAACAAAGGTCCGGCACACGATGCCGGTCGATCTGGTGACCGCCGCTGAGGCTAAGAAAGCCCTCGTCGAATTCAAGATCCCCCACCGTGTCGTCCTTGACATGCACGAGCGGCACAACAAGAAGGATGCCGAGAAAGCCATCAAGCGTGTCGGCATGATGGTGCAGACACAGCTTGTAACTCCCGAAGAGGCGGAGAAGCTTCTGTCCTCAAAGGCCCCTCCCAAGGACATCTTGAAGGCTGCCGCCAAGATCGCTCTGACGGTCAAGAAGGGCACCTATCAGGGGGCGGCTCCGGTCATCCAGGGAGAGACCATCTCCAGGAAAGCCGCCTGGGAAGAGCTCCGAAAGGCAGAGCTCAAGTGGGAGGCGAGCCACAAAGCGGTCCGGGAACGCATCGCTCGGGACCAGATCAAGCAGAAGGTTCGACTCATTGAGGCCCAGATCAATGGGGGTCTCAAGGGCAAGAAGTTGGCCAGTTTCATCCGGGAGACGCTCACGGCCCAGGAGGCCGTCGTCGCTTCGCCCATGCTCAACCCTCTCCTAAAGAAGACGGGAGCGCTGAACCCCAAGACTCCGGATACCCGTACCTACAGCGATGCCAAGTTCACGCGGCACGTTGCCTCGAGCCCGGAAATCCAAATCCCTGAGAAGGAGATCCAGAAGGCATCTCGCTGGGTACGTCAGCAAATGACGGAAGGAGTCGCGGGATCCGAGCTAGATCAACTGATTCAACTGCGCCTCGACAAGCGCGTTGCCAAGGCAGGTCAGCAGAAGATCGCGCAGGTTCGAGATGAGCACGAAGGTGTTTCAGGCCACCTGTACGTGGAGGCCGCGGTCTACGCGAGCCCCACCGGGGCAGAAGGCTGCGAAAAAGGGGCCCTGAAACATCGCGCGAACCAACTCAAGTTCGTCATGGCGATGGATCGCTGTGCTTCTTGCGTCTTCAAGAACGCGGACAATGTCTGTCAGAAGTACAACAAGGAACTCATCGACGAGTTGAGTCCAGAGGTCAAAAACGAGTTCCAACGCCTTAACTTGGCGAGCCATGGTCGCACGGATCAAGAGGATACGGCGGCCCTATTCTCCGTTGGGGAACAGGCCATGCACGAGGCCAACGAGTTTGGTCTCCATAACCCCTCTCTCGATGATGTGGAGACGGAAGATCTCCAACACCAGATGCTAGACGGCATTTTCTTCGGAGGGTTCGAGGTCTAATCATGCGCCGCTGGTCTTTCATCGCTTGTCCGGGCAATCCCGAAGAGAGCCCTCAGAAGGAAACAGCCGTCGAGATGCTCCAATGGCTTCTGGCATGCTTGCGCGCGCAGTACTGGAGTTACCAGGAGTCGCACTGGCAGACCAAGGGACCCTCCTACTACGGTAACCATCTTCTTTTCCAACGACTCTACGAGAGCGTCACGGAGCAGATCGACACGCTAGCCGAAAAGATGGCCGGCACGTACGGCCTTGATTCGGTGAACGGGCTCGATGTGGGCGCGAAGTTCGAATCTTTCATTCGGCGCTGGAGTACCACGGACTGCCTCCACAAGCGGGGTCTTTTGTCCGAGCAGGATTTCCAAGATCTTTGCAAGCGCACGTATGACCAGCTCAAGGCGATGGGGGAACTGAGCTTGGGGATGGACGATTTCCTCATGGCTGCTGCCAATGAGCACGAGACCAACCAGTACCTGCTTCGTCAGGTTCTCCGAGCGAAGGAGTCTGCTCGAGTGGCGGCGGAAGAATGGGCCGTTTTGAAGGAGGAATAGACCATGGCCACGAGCGTACAAGCCCCCTACGAGCTTTTGGTCGCGAACTTTTCGCGCCCCACTCAGAGTCTGATCTTCGGATCCGACACGGAGAACATGCCCCCTACGAAGACACGTACGGGGTTCCTGTTCCAGAACATCCAAAACCTTGGGTTCGCCACCGATCACGTCAGCTCTCCTGGGGGCCCGGCTCGGTCACTTGTCACGAACACCAAAGTGGGGGTTTGGGAACCGTTTGTTCCCAATGACGCTCCGATGGGGGATGTCGAGGTGGTATCGGACACTTTCGCAGGGCAATCTGCCAGCCTTTTCGTTGGTCCCTTCGAGCTCGTTTCGAACCGCGACTTTGCCACCGGAGGGGGGACTGCGGCGACCGCTGCGAACATCGAGTCTGCGATTGATGCACTGCCTGGGTATTCGGCGTCCACTGTTGGTAGCACCGTCACCGTAACCGGTCCTCGTGGACAAGTTGGTCTTCGGTTTTTCGCGACCTACCGAGGCGGGGATCAGAATTTCGATTTCACTTACCTCCAAGAGGACGGCGTCCTCGGATTCACGCAACCCGCAAGCCCCCTGGATCCTCCCACGATTCTGCCGGCCGGGACGCCCAACGGAGTGGCTCCCTAGCTAGGAAGAACGAATGTCAGCAGCGAAGAACAAGCTTTCTCGGGACGAAGTCCTGGCCCTCATTCCCGTTGATGCGGTACGTGTCAAAGTTAAGACCGACAAGGGACATGAGAAGTATCGGGCCGTGGATCCGAAAAACGGCGTGTTCGACGATGTGCTGGATACCGACGAGATCATCCTCATCAGCGGTAAGCCCATCACCATGAACAAGGTGCCGGGGCGCAAGAAGTCGAAGTCGACCCCGGCTCCCACACCGCCCCAAGCAACGACCACCAAGAATGCCAAGATGCAGGCCGACAAGCTGGCGTTTTTGGATCACGATCCCTTGCTCAACCAGATCGAGGGGGGCGTTGAATCGGAGGATATTCTGCTGCTCGTCATGCGAGGATTTGCTCAAGAGGCAGCCTCGCTCGAGTTTGAACGACTCACCGCCGAAGCCGAAGGCAAGGAAACGAGCCAGCTTTCTATTCGCCGCATCAATGCTCTCAAGGCTTTGGGTGAATCTTGGATCAAGCGCAAGGACCAACTTGCTGGCAAGACCATTGATATGTCGAGCCCGGCGTTCTCCCGCCTGTTTGGGTTCATGGTGGATACTTTCCGTGAAGCCATGTTGGCCGGAGGAGTCCCCCGCGATCAGGCGGAGACCGTGTTTGCCCGTCTATCTGACCGTATGAACGACGAGACCTGGGAGCAAGAAGCGCAGATGAAAATGAAGGGGGATTGACGACGTGGCCAGGAAGAAAGGGGCTGCTGCCAATCTCGCTCGCATCGCACTGAACGCCGGACGTAGTCAGTCTACGAAGGCGAGAGAAGCGGTCGACATTGTTACGTTCATCGAGTCCGACTGGGGACTCGGGATGCCGCTGTTCCCTGTCCAGCGCGTCATTTTGAAAGCCCACTATGGGATTGCCCTCGACGACGATCCCGACAACACTTTCGAGATCACGGACTGGAAGCGCGAGAACTCCTTGGAGTTCACGGAAGCGGGATACTTGCGGTGGCTGTACGACCAAGGACGTTGCAATATCCAGGAGGTCATACCGGGTGAAGAACGTCGTAACCTGGTTCTTCCGATCGGTCGCCGCTCTGGAAAGACCCTAGTTTCTGCCTGTATTGCCGCCTATGAAACCTACAAGCTCATCAACAAGGGCAATCCCCAGAAGTACTACGGGGTTGCTGCTTCGAATCCGATTCGTCTCGTTTCGGTAGCAACTGGTAAGGAACAAGCTGGTCTCCTCTATGAAGAGGTTTCGCACCACTTTACCAAATGCAACTTCTTTAAGAGGTACACGGCCAACAATACGATGTCCTACGCGCGGTTCCAGACACCGCACGACATCGAAGAGTTCGGCAGCTACACAGAAAACCCCCAGGCGCGTGCGTCTATCAAGGTTTTCTTCGCGGCCTGTAACGCCAAGAGCCTTCGCGGTCAGGGGAACATCGTCATCATTCTCGATGAGGTTGCCCACTTTCTCGCGCAAGGAGGGAGCTCGGCCGAAGAGGTCTACGGTGCTGTGTCGCCTTCGAATGCCGCCTTCACTCCGAAAAATGAGTTTGGCGAACCCATTCATGGGATCGACAACACGGAGTCTGATGGCCGCATCATCATGATCTCAAGCCCGTTGGGCAAACAAGGGCTGTTCTACCAGAAGTTTATGCAAGGAATGGCTGGAGGTGCTCAGGCGCGTAGCATGCTGTGCGTCCAAGCTCCCACGTGGGAAGTGAACCCCACGATTCCGGCTTCCTACTTCAAGGAGCATTACGCGTTCGACAAGCGCATGTTCTTTCAGGAGTTCGGAGCCGAGTTTTCGGATCGTACTCTGGGATGGCTGGACGATTCTAAGGATCTGTTCGACTGCGTCGACAAGAAGGCGCGCCCGAAGAGCCGAGGTATCCCGCGCGTACCCTATTTTGCAGGGTTCGACCTTGGTCTCGTCAACGACGCGAGCGCCATTGCCATCACCCATATCGACGAACAACAGCGTATCGTGCTCGACTACATCGGACAGATCAAAGCCGGTGAAGGAGAGTTCGTCAACAAGGATCGGCTTGATTTCGAAGAGATCGCCGCCTGGATTCACCTTCTTTCGCGACGGTTTCACTTCCACCGAGGGTTGCTCGATCAACACTACGGTATCCCTTTGGAACAGGCGCTCCACAAGAAGGGCCTTTCCATGTTCGAGGCCAAGTTGTTCACGCCTCGGGAAAAGTCCGAGATCTGGGCCAACCTCAAGGCCATGATGTGGGACCGCATCGGTGGGGAGCCCCGGCTCGTGCTCTACGACATTGATGAGACTGAAAAGAGGAAGTATCTCGCTCGAGACGAGCAGCCCCCCGAGCACTACGAGTACATCGAGCAGCTTCTTTCGCTGCAAGCTACCTACAAGAGTCAGTACATCGTCGAAGTCGAGGCTCCTCAAACCGAAGGGAAACATGATGACTTGGCGGACGCCCTGGCGCGCTCCGTCTATTTGGCCAGCACGCATCTCGGCCAGATGAAGCACATCGCCCGTTCGAAGCAATCTGCCATCCCCGGACAACCCGGGGTGAGTGCTCAGGCGCGCCGTGCAGCCCGTCGCAAACGCCTACTCGGAGGCTCGGACCCGAAACGTCAAATTCCGCGCAAACGGAGGTACTAAGCCATGGGCAAAGGTATTTCGCCCAAGGATCCGTCACGTGCGGACCACCGTTTCATTCGATACCAGCTCAAAGAGTTCTTGTCGAAGAAACCGGTTCATCACAACCCCTCCGAATACGACCATGTCAGCCGGGTTTTTGCGCGGGCCGGAGGCTCTTGGGAACGCCTATTCAAGGGCTCGGTAAGAGACATCGTGCTTCTTCGTCGAATTCTGAAGATCGCTGTCAAACAAGGATTCATCTCCAAACGTGAGCCCTTTCGGTAGGGTGAGAAGAAGACCATGTCCGACTCTGACGACAAGCAGCCCCTCGAGGGCCAGCCCTCGATCCGGGAGGTGATGGAGGCGGTGCGTGCTGCCCAAGAGGAGGAAATGCGGGCCGAGGCTTTGGCCGAGCGCAAACGTCGTCGAAAGGCTCAGGAAAACCGCGTCAGGGAGCGTAGAGAGCGCAAAATTACGCGAGCCAGAGAGGCCAAGGCACGCCGTCAGAAGGCCATCACGGATACCCAGGGGAAGGTGGCCCACCACGTCTCTGCGGCCACTAGAGAGCTCCGTGCGGCTCTCAGAGATGCGACAGCGGTGCCGATGCCCCGACACTCGGCCGAAGGCCGGGAGCAGCTTCGAGTTCGGCGTTCCATTGAGAACGCTTTGGCTGCCCTGCGCCGCGTGGGGCGGGGCCATTTTTACGATTCCGATCTCGACCTCGATTTCGATGAGGTCAGTAGCTGATCCACAGAACACAGAACACAGAACCCCCAACGGAGAGGAGATGACCGATGACTACCCGATCAGGTTTCAACAAGAGCGGCCATAAGACGGCCGTGTCGGGCCCGGGAGCACCTTCGCAGATTCCCCATAACGAGCAGGAAGAGGAAGTCGCCCAAATTCCAAACCGGCGCCCCAACCTGAGCGTGGGGAAACCTCGTGCTATCTCCGGATCTATGCGTAGCGCAGGAGGGCCGGGGGGTTTTCGTGCTCGCGTGGCCGCGGCTGGGGGTGGTGGTGTTGGTGGTGTTGGTGGTGTTGTCGGTGGCGGAGGAGGCGGGGGTATCGGAGGAGGCGGCGGATTCGGAGGAAACTTTGGGTCTGGTGCTGTTGCAGATGCCAGTGCTGGGAACTTCTATTCGCCCGAGCTCAGTACCGATTTCCTTGAGCTTCCGCAGTCGCTCAACGAGCAGTGGAACTATTACCGGTTCTTCTACAACAACGAACCGTTTGTGGGTCAAGCCATCGACCTGCACACCGAGCTCCCCTTGTCGAAGGTCAGGCTTGCTCGACCTTCAGCCAAAAGTGAAAAGATGGCCGCGGCAGCGTTGCGCTTCTGCGAAAAGTGGGTGGAGAAGATCGGGCTACTCCAACGTCTGATCGAGATCGTTCACGACTACTATCTCATCGGCGAGGTTTACATCTTCTGCGAAGACGGGAATCCCGAGATGCCTCGGGAGATCCGTGAGAAGGTAGTTCGGCGCGTCGAGGCCGATGGGACTCTCACGGAGGAGTGGATCGAGCGCGACGATGCCAATGACCGCACGGTCGCGTGGCAGAAGAAGAACTACACTGGCTGGACCAAGATCCGCATCTTGCCTCCGGAGCAGGTCCACATCCAGACCTTCCCGTTCACGGACGAGGTCATCATCGAGCTCATTCCGGACGCCAAGACGAAGCATGTTTTGGAGATGGCCGACCAGGGAGACCGCAACGCGCAAAGAGTGGCGGATTCCATGGATCCCACCGTGGTCGAGGCCCTTCGTCGTGGGGACAACATTCCGCTGTCGACGGATCCGAATGGCGGCTCGTTTGTCCACTACATGGCCAATAAGAAGAGCCAGTACGAACCGCGTGGACACAGCATCCTCCAGCGGTGTTTGCGGACTTTGGTGTACTTCGACAAGCTGCGCCAAGCCCAGACAAGTATTGCTTCCCGGCACATGACGCCCATCCGCCTCGTGTACGCCGAGGATATGGATGAGGGAGATACCGAAGCTTTGCGCGACCAGATTGATCTGGCTCTCCAGGATCCTGACTACTCGATCGTCACGAACTTCCAGGTGACCTGGGAGGAGATGAACTCCAACGGTCGTCTCCTCGAGCTCACTGGTGAGTATGATCTGGTGTCCCGGCAGCTCTACGCTGGTTTGGGGGTCACCGAAACTCTCCTAAACGGTGAGTCCTCGTACTCCGGTGACCGGATCAACCTTGAGGTCATCAATACGAGGTACATGCTCCTGCGGGAGAATGTGCAGAGGCTCGTCGAGGAGTACTTCTTCAAGCCTATGTGTCGCCGTATGGGTTTCATCGAAACGGATGAAGACGGGCAGGATGTGGTGATCTACCCGAAGCTCAGCTTCACTCGTCTCGCCCTTCGAGATAATCAGGACACTTTCGACGCCTTGTTCCAGCTTTATCAAAAGGGATCCTTGGATGTCGAAACCATTCTGGACCTTCTCAACATCGATCCGGTTATGGTTCGAGAGCGCCTCGAACGCGACTTCGCGACATTCAATGATGCGCAGTTCAACGAAGTGCTGCGCTCGGCCTATGGCCGAGCTGGAGACCAGCTCATCGAGGGGTCGGACCTCGTTCAGAAGATTGCGGAATCCTTGGGGCTCGACTACAAGAAGCCCGAAGAACCTGGCGTAGGACCGCGTTTCTAGGACGGTTTTCGGCCTATCGGAGCGCCCCTAGCAGGGGCTTCCAGTGCCGAGACCTTTCGACAGCAATTTCACGAAGCGCGTGGCCGCCCGGTGGCTGCTCCGGCAGGCGAACGTGAAGCTTGCCAAGGGCAAGTACGAGCACATCGACTTCAAGCCCCCGGAGTCTGTTGCCAAGGCGGCGGAGCGCGGCCTCGAGTACCGCAAGAAGCAGAAGGGTGACAAGGCCGGTCTCTCCGTTGGGGAAGCGTCCAAGGCTGGGATCGGTAGTGGGGTTCAGCGTGCGGTGAACCTCAAGAACCGGGACACGATGTCTCCCGAAACCGTGCGGCGGATGAGCAACTTTTTCAACCGTCACCAGAAGAACAAGGCCATCGACGCCAAACACAAGGGTGAGCCCTGGAAGGACAATGGGTACGTCGCATGGCTTATGTGGGGCGGTGATCCAGGACAATCGTGGGCAGCCAAAGTTGTCCGCCAGATGGACGCTGCGGATGCGAAGTCCAAGAAGGAAGGCTAGATGTCCTTTTCGTTGCAGCGTGTCGCCAAGGCAACAGGCACCAAAGCCGGCAACGGGGAATCGGTTGGCTTATTCATTCCTCTTCCGAAGGATCTCGCCAAGAAGTTCCCCAGCCTGGGCAACGAAGACACCTCTCCCTCCCATGTCACCTTTCTGTACATCGGAGATTTCAAGGGCAAGAAGCAACAAGATCAGCTCGTTGAGATCTTGAAGGATTGCTGTCGCCGCTGGTGGCCCTTGTGCGAAGCCCGACTGGGCAAGCTCGAGTACTTCGATCAGCACGACCAGGATCGCCGTGTCCCTCACGTGACGGTCGAGTTCGATAAGGACTTGGCCGGGTTCAAGCAGCGTATCAAGCAGGAGCTCACGGATGCAGGCATTGCCGTCGGGGACAAATTTCCAGAGTTCAAGCCGCACGTCACTTTGGCCTACATGCCTGGCATGGACAGCAAGTGGAATGACGAAGTGCCGCAGGGATCCTGGCGGTTCGAGGAGATGGAGGTATGGGGGCTGCCAAAAGTTCACAAGGTGAAGTTTGGGCCATCCATTCGTAAGATCAGCGATCGGTGGCTCCGAAGAAACCTGCACCATCGTGTGGCTGCTCGTTACCTCGCTGAGATTCGGAGGCTGTCCGAATGAAATCCCCTCAACAACATGCAGCGGGCCAGACGGAGTTCTCCGTCGGAGATGAGGTGCGGTTCGGCAAGTACAAGAACCAGTGTGGCAAGATCGTGCGGTTCTTCGACGATGATCGTGGTGTCCCATCGGTGGAGATCGAGCCGGTTCCCAAGGGCCGCAAGAAGAACCGAACGATGGGTCTCTACAAGATCTGGAAAGCAGAGGCCCAGCAGAAGCAAGCGTGTATTGTCTTTTCCAAAAAGTGCGATGGCGACGTTGTGCTAGGCAAAGTGCGTGATCGGATGTACAACCCGTCGCTTTGCGTCTATCACCTAGAGGTTGACGGAACCGAGATATGTATCCTGTTCGACCGCATCACGGGCTTCTGTGAAGGGATCAATGAGCACGGAATCGGCATCGTAAACTCTTCTCTCATGGTGCTTCAGGATGAGCGTGAGGGATTGTCGGAGGGAGATAGCGATCCTGAACGCTCTCCGGATGGCATCAAGATCGTCAAGGCGCTCACCAAGAAGACCCTGCCCGAGGTTCTACGGTCACTGATCACCTACAAGCCACCTACTTTCAAACGCGGCCTGAAGGGCCACACCCTTATCTCTGATGGCGCTAAGGTTTACGCGCTCGAGAGCTCCAAAATCCACACGCCGAAGGTGGTGAGTCTGTCGTCAGATGACGTTTATACCCGGACCAACCACGGCATCTATTATCCTGGAGCGGGCTACACGAAAGGTGACGACTACATCTCTTCAGTGGTGCGTCAGTGGGAGGCTAAGAAGCAGCTTGAGAAGGTTCAACGAGCCGAGGACTTGATGCCTGTGTTGACGCAGAGCATCGAGAAAACGGACGGTTCGCTCAATCCCGTGCGGTTCACGGACAAGATGCGCACCACCTCTCAGATGATCGTCAACCCTTCCAAGGGAGAGATCCTGCTCTACTTGATCCCGGAGCATTCCAAGTTCAAGGGCGTCCGCAATCTTCTTCCGGATGGGCGAAAGCCCAAACTCAAGGTGCGCGTTTTTCAGTACCCGTCCAAGAAGGAGCTCAAGGACCAGTATGTGACGGTGCCGGATGAGATGGAAAGCGCCAGCGCCAAAAAGAGCTTGAAACGCCAGGTGATGGCCCGCTACAAGTCGAAGAAGAAGGTCAAGACCAAAGACGGTGATGAGATGACCGTCTACGAGTACAGCGATCGCCAGGTGGCAGATCGAAATCGTAAGAAGGCGGAACGCGTCGAGAAGCTACGCAAATCGATGCAGAAGCTACAGACGAAAGTCCGCAAGGATGTCCAGTCCAAAGACGAGAAGACTCGTGACGTGGCCCTTGCGGTGGGTCTCATGGACGAAACCTTCGAGCGTGTGGGCAACGACGGGAGTGCCAAAGAGGGGCACTTCGGAGTCACCACCTGGCGTGTCAAACACGTCAAATTTCACAATGGAAGTGCGACCCTCTCGTATGTGGGCAAGTCCGGCGTCGATCAAAAGAAGAAGATCACGAATTCGCGGATTGTCAGCGCGCTCAAGAAAGCGTGCGCAGACAAAAAACCCAACGAATGCGTGTTGAGCGTGTCGGCTTCGGAAGTCAATGCGTATCTGAAACCCTTTGGGATCTCAGCCAAAGACATCCGAGGGCTCCACGCCAATACGGAGATGAAGACGCAGCTTCGGAAGGTGCGGAAAGGCAAACTGCCCGACGATCCCAAGGAGCGCGAGAAGAAGCTGAAGGACGAGTTCAAGAAGGCCCTTGAGGCGACGGCCGAGCGCGTGGGTCATGAGGCCAGCACGCTCAAGAGTCAGTATCTCGTCCCCGGGCTGGAGGACGAATACATGAAGGACGGCACCATCAGTGAGAGCCATACGAAGAAGGGAGCTGAAGCAGTCACCGACACCGGGGCACTTTATGTCATCGCTCCTGACGCCCTCAAGGACATGCTCGATGACACCCCGTGGTACGAACTGTCTCACCAGATGTGGCCCGGTAGCGTCGCGGAAGCAGTAGCCATACAGTCTCCTGATTCGGAGGCTACCTGGAACGAGATGGAACGGCACGTGCGGGAGAGCGGCGGTGCCGTGCTCGAGACCCGTGCAGACGGCGGCTACGACGTGGGTATCAGAGGCCGTTACAACGACGCGGGAGAGCTCGAGCCTTTCGACCGCCCGGTCCGTGAGAAGGACGCGCTGCCCCCTTACGGACTCCGGCAAGTCACGTCCCAAGGGACTCTCACAGAACGACGGATCCTGGCCAACGCCCTGAATGCGCCGGTCTTGGTTGCACGAGACCGGAAGTGGTGGCTGCGAGAAGCTCCGAATCTCTATCGCCTTGCGCGAGATCATGAAAAGCCGCGTCCCCACATTCCCGGGCTCAAGTTCGACCCCGAGCTGTTCACGGTGCTCTGGTACGAGGATAGTGAGGGCAACAGTCTAGGAGAGCCGGACTTTGACGAAGGACCCTTGGGGGCCCCTGAAGGCGCCACCACCCAGCACAGCCAATTCCCGAACGAGCTCGTGCACAGCATTCTTCAACTGAATGACGACGGCACGAGCTCGGAGATCTTCCGAGGGGCTTCTACGTTTCCCGGGGATCTCGTTACCGCCATGGTTCGCAGCGAGGAGTGGGATGTTGGGGATGCCATCATGGTGGCTGGCCAGTCCTGTAGTCGGTGCATGAACGGACTCGCTCATCATTATGGCCTCAAGTGGGGAATCCCGATCGATTCAGAGGAGTATCGAAACGACAACACCCGGTGTTCCATGTGCAAGCACCAGGATAAGACCGGCACGAAGTCGGACGCGGAAAAGGAGGAGGAGCAGGTCCAGAAGATGCTTCGCAAGGAGCCGAAGAAGAAACCGCCGCGCTACGACCTCCGTGACAACCGCACACTGGACGAAGAGGATGAGGAAGAGGTCCTCGGAGGCGGAGATAAAGGTGACAGAGACCTCTCCATGAAGTGGAACAAGGTCGGCCATCGAGTCGCGTGGCGTTGGGTTGCAGCCCCGACGCGCCCTTCATCAGTGCGTCTGATTCACCGCCTTGCTGAGGTGGAAGCCCCGACGGGCCAACGGCAGCAGCGTGAGGCTCCCACTTTCGAACAATGGGTCAAGGATAAGCGATGGCCCAGCAAGGCCAAAAACGCCCCGCCCAGTGCTGAGGTTGGGTTTGAGGGGCTCAAGAAGCAGGATCCTCCTGCGGCAGAGAAGGTGCGTGCCGAGTACCGTCGTCAGTTCCCTGGTGCCAAAGAAGAGGAAGGCAAGAAAGAGAAAGGGAAGGGCGAAGAGGAAGGGAAGCGTACACGCGAAGACATCGATGAAGACCTGCAAGAGGTACGTGATGAGGTAGATGAGCTCGAGCTCTCTGTCGAAGAGCTGCAAAAGCAGATCAAGGAACACAAAAAGAATATCGACAAGCTGCGCCGGAAGTCCCGTAAGCCTCCTATGGACCCGGAAGCCCGCAAGGAGAAGATCCAGGCCCGTATCGATCAAGAGAAACAGAAGATGCGAGAGACCGTCCAGCGGATGAAACCGCTGGGGAAGGAAATGGACAAGCTGGAGGACCGGTCTGACGATCTGAAGAAGGAGATCAAGTCCCAGCAGAAGGTCATCAAGGACGCGAAAGGATACCTTGAGCAGCTTGGTGAGGATCATCCGCAAGTGGAACGATTCAAAAGCATGGTGGCCGAGGCCCGCAAGGCTATTCGTGAAGCAGATGGGGATTTCGACGACGTCAAAGAGGCGCTCAAGGAGAAGAAGGCCGAGTACAAGTCCTTGCGCAAATCAGGGCGTGAAAGCGCCAAGGCTGTGGAGTTCCTCGAGAAGAAACTTGAGGAAGAGCCCCAGGAGCAAGCGGCCGAAGACCCCGAAGCACAACTCAAGGAAGAGCGAAAGAAACTCGACGAAACCGAAGAGGAACTCAAGGAGAAAAAGGAGGACCTCAATTACAAGCAACAGCGCGTGGAAGAGCTCAAAGCTGAGCGCAGTGACCCCTCCGGGGCGAAGCGCCAGCAAAAGCAAGAGAAGCGCCAGCAAAAGCAAGAGAAGAAACGCGAGCAGGAAAAACGCAGGCGTGAAGCCATAGAGCGCACCGTCGAGACGATGGAGTCTCTCATGGGCAAAGGGTCGAGACTCCCACGCCATGTGAAGGCTGAGATCGAAGCCAAGCTCGACAAGTTCAACGATGACGAGATGGAGCAGTTTTCGCTGGAGTTCGAGAACACGCTCCAGAAACTCACCGATCAGGATCCCACTTCCGATGAGGCCGTCTCGGTTGCCAACGCGATGGCGAAGTCCGGGTTCAGCACTCAAGGTCAGAACGCTCCGGATGAACTGGGTGAACGTCTGGCGAAGATTGCGTATACACGCAACGTAGTGGCGAACCCGATGATCGCGGGAGCCAAACCCGTTGGTCAAACCGAGATGGATGAGGTGGCCTACGGCAACCGTGCCTTGGATGGTTACAACACTTTCTCTCGTCTTAATGGCATCTTGCGCCGCGATGCAGCCAATAAGATTTCTGAGGAGCTACGCGGCCTGGATCCCGAAACCGACCGAGCTCAAGAGCTTAGCGCCATTCTGACGGGCATCAATACGGCTCACGTGGCCGATACAGGAGACTCTCTTCCCGGCCAACCCCAGGTGAGCAAAGGACCTGCCGCTCTGATTCGCCGCCTAGCTGAAGGGGGCAACATTGCGACCATGTTCAAGCCCGTGGGAGACATGTTTGCGGATGAAAGTCGGCAAGTCATGCGCAATGCCCTCAACAATATGAACGACGATGAGCTTGCTGAATTCATCGTGGGAGACGATCCGAACCACCCCTTCCGGCGTCTCAAGGGCCTCCTCCAAAACTCTGGCCCTGGTGGCAGTGAGTACAAACAGCTCATCAAGAGCTTTTTGATCGACGACTGGATGAACGATGTGTGGGGAGATCGTGCGACCAGGGACGTGATGGAAGCAGCGGGAGCTACGGATTGGGACGATCCAGATGTTCGTGCACAGATCATCGAAGAAGCCAAGACGAACGGAGGACCGGGTCGTCAAGCTGCCTTCGACGCTCTGGTACGGATCGATGAGGCTCGAGCTCGAGGAGAGCGCCCCGATCCCCAAGATGAGCAGCTCGTCCAGGATGTTCTAGGCGAGGGAGGCAAAGGACTTCAGGAATCGGCCCAAAGCCTGCTCGATACTCTCAAGGACAAGTTCAACAAGTGGGTCATCTCTCCTGCTACCGCGGTCTTCAAGAACTTCGTCGAGACGGGGGACAAAAGCGTAATGGATACGGAGACGCTCCCCCATCCCGATGCCAACACTCCTGAGCCTCGCACCAAGGAGGATCGTGAAAAGGCACGTGCAGATGCGCCGAAGCCCGCAGAATCCGGGCAATACGTGGATAGTGATCCGGAGCGTGACTGGTACCAAGTCTCGGAGAAGGGAGCCAAATTTTGGCGTTCACCGGGAGGCCCCGAAGGTGAAGGGGAGTGGGAGTCACAAGACGATCGAGGGTGGCGCAAACGATTCGAGACTCGGGAAGAGGCCGAAGCACATGCCCGTGGAGGTTCGCCGTGGCCCGGTGCCAAAGAGAAGAAGCCCAAGGAGGACACTCCCAAGGCTCAAGAGCGCCGGAAGCGTCTCGACAAGGCCAGGGCCATGCGCAAGAAGATGGAAGCGCAACGTGAAAAGTTGCCCGAGCGTGCGCGGGCCAAGTTCGACGAACGGGTCAAGAAACTTGACCGGGTGATCGGGCAGGCGGAGGAAGCCGTCCAGGATGACAATCACGGTCCCGGTGATGTCTGGGAGACGGACCAGGGCAATTGGCGTGCGAAGAATCGCAAAGGCACTCCCAAGTCTTTCAAGGATAAGGCCAAGGCCGAGCAATACGCCAAGGGGGAAAACGCCCCTGAAGGGCGTGAGGAGGCTGAGGACGAGGGATTCTCGGCCGATTTCAACATCCCCATCGAGGAGCGAGGGCCCACTCGTTTGGCATCCGACAAGGTTGCTGAGCTCTGGCTGACCCACGTTCAGTCATTCCACCCAGACGATCCGAACCGACCTTTTATCGTGGTTGAGGCAGCCTAACCGGGTTTGTAGGGAGGTTTTTTCTCCCTACAAACCTGAAAAACCCTCTTGGCCCCATAGCGCGGGAAGAAAAACTCCCCTGGAGCACTGCCGGGGGGGTTTTCTATCCCTTCGAGTCGGTTTTTGGGGCCGGCAAGAGATTGAAGGGGCTTCGAAAGTCCCTTCAATCTCGGATCGGGGTTAGGTCACTCCAGTTGAGAGGGTTTGGAACCCGAAAAAGTGCAGATTGGTTCGTTTTTCCACTTATACGAACCGCCAAATAAGTGAAGGGCTGCCCCTCGATCCCCGAGGGTTCGTGCACGCGCCCTTGCGACACCCCAGATATCCAGAGGTGAAAACGACATGTCGAAGAAGCTCAGCAAGCAAGGTGCGTTGCAGGTCACTCGAGACCTCGACCGGATCGCCAATCTTTTCGAGACGGAGCACACCGCTCTCGGTGTTTCGCCAAAAGTCGCCGAGGACTTTGGTCTTCGTTGCGATCTTCTGAGCCGGGAGGTCGAGAAGACCGCCGGCATTGAGCGCACCGATAACGGCCAGTTCAAGGACCCCGAGATCGCCAAGCTTGCCTCGGCCATCGAGAAGCAGGCGGAGATGGACCCCAAGCAGAACGAGACCGAGGAGCAGGTCCAGGGTTGGGAGTTCAACCCCGCCGAGATCGGTGAGGAGCAGTCCGGTGCCCTCCTGCGTAATGAGGACGAACCCTACATGGACGTCTTCAAGCAGGACGAGTTCGACCAGCTTCGTCAGGTCCAGCAGGACGGAATGTTCAGCAACGCCAAGGCCGCTTCCGAGCTCGTGAAAAAGATGGCCAAGCTGCTCGAGAAGAACAACATTCCCCGTCCCAAGGTCGTCAAGGACTAACCATCCTCGGCGGCTTTTGTTTTGAAGCTGCCGGTTTCTGGAGGTGCCTATGCACGGTTTGTCGCTCATGCAGACACGTAGTTTCATCGACCGCCTTGGTGATCTCGACGAGGAGATCACCAAGGTTTGCCGTGCTGCGGATGTGATGGCTAAGGATGCCGGGAAGGACCACGCGGATGGTGTTGGGCGTCTCAAAGAAGCCTGCGAAGCCCTCCAAGACAAGCAGAAGTACGTCCGCGAAGCCAAGGACTGCCTGCTTGGGTTCGATGGCTTTTTGCATGCCCTCAGCGGTGATGTGCGCCAGTTGATGGAGCGCCCCCGAATGGGGTCGGCTCTAAGCCGCATCTCCGACCGCATGGCTCATCCGCTGGAAGCCCATGTCGTGAACATCATCGAAGAAACCATCGATGGTCTGCGCCGCGTGGCCGCTGCCGTCAAGGCTCTCCGAGAGGCGAAGGAAGACGCGAAACGTGCAGGAAGCATCAAGGAGAGTGTCAAAGCGCTCTCCCGTGTGTGCTCAGCAGCCGAAAACGCCGTGCGCAAGACCCTCAAGCACGCGGAAAAACCTGCGGAGAAGCCAAAAGAAGCTGAGATCGAGGAAGAGGTCGTCGTTGAAAAGGCCGCCGGAGTTGTCGGATTCCACGGCTACAACCTGACTGCGGGCCTCCCTCCCGAGTTCATTGAGAACGCCAAGAAGAAAAAGGAAGAGGCCGAGGCCAAAAAGGACGGGGACAAGGACGGGGACAAGGACGACGAGAAGAAATCGAGCAAGAAGGCCGATTCTCGCGTTCCTGGCAACGAGTCCAAAGGTCCGAAGGAAGAGGGGGAAGAGGACGAGGGCTGGGTGCCGGGACACCGCACCACCCAGGATGAGAAGAAGTCGAGCAAGAAAGCCGACTCCAAGGACCCCGATCCTTCCATGGAAGAGGACCTTCCCGGCGAGGATGACGACGGCAAGCCCGTCGTCGACAAGTCCGCCTACCAGGACATCTTCGAAACCCTGGATCACGGCTACGAACTTTTCGCTTGAGAGGAAGCTGAATGCAGACACGACAAGCAGATGCAGGCAACTGGCAGGCCCGGGGACAAGAGTTCCAGGTCGGCCAGAGCGTGCAGCTCGTCAACGGTGGTAACACCGATGTGGGTCGTGTCGTGGCCTCCTATCCGGGCATCGGCATGGTGCAGGTGCAGTGGCCCCATACGAGCTACCGGCACCCAGTGGAGGATCTCCAAATCGTGAATCCTGGAGACGATCCCTATGTGACTCCGATGCACGAGGACGTGCCTGGCGGTCCTGGGAGTGCGGCTCAGCTTTCTGAAGGCGGCCCCCAGTCGAACGTCGTTGAAGGCGAAGATCCTCGTGTCGAGCTCGTCCACGAAGTTCCCTCACCCACGGCCAAAGTGGCTCACGATCAAGATCGGATGACCATTCGGGTGGCCCAGGCTTTCGTGAAAAAGAGCCTCTATTGGCACGCTCGGGACCGCAAGTACAGAGTCAGTGCCGAAGAGCACAAGACGGGCAACTACAAGTGTCCGATGAAGGGATGCCAAGGGCACCTTCGTCGCGCCACATACAAGATGGAGAGCGGGTGCTGCGAAAAGCTACACGCCTGCCCCAAGTGTATGTTCATGATCAAAAGTTCGGACCTCGTCGAAGAGCACTTGGAGGGAGGCGCCTAGGATGGCTTTCCTCAAGAAAGCACATGGAGTTCTTGTCCACCGGAATTTCTCACCGGAAAATTGGGGAAATTTCGTGGGACAGAACCGGTCCGTGCTAGCCAACGGGCCCTACCGCACGGCGAGTAGCTCTCCTAATCTCGTCGCACAGGCGTCGGAAATCCTCGGCCAGGAATTCGATCCGAAGCAGTATCTTCTCAGCCACGCCACGATCGTCGCCTCGGTGGACACCGAGGAAGTCCCGAACGTCAAGCTCGGCAACGTCAACGAGCATGGTCGCACGGTCAACCGGAAGTGGGCTAACTACCGCGTTACGCCGGAGACCGAGGGCTGGATCAACAACAACTGCTTCGTCCCCGGCACGATGATCACGATGGCGGACGGCACCGTCAGGCCCATCGAGGAGATTCGCGAAGGGGACGAAGTGCTGTCCCACAAGGGTCGTGCCCGGAGGGTCCGCGCCGTGATGCGTCGGGACGTGGACGAGGCGATCTTCGAGATCAAGCCCCGCGCCACCACGGACCGCATCTACGCCACCGCCGAGCATCCTTTCTTCGTTTTCCGCGAGAACAAATGTGCCAACTGCGGGATCCCGGCACGGAGCAAGTCCTCCTACAACGTGCGCTGCGCCACGCACCTGATCGGGAAGTTCTACTGCTCCTCGGAGTGCTGGTACCAGAAGAAGGTCAGGAAAGACGTGCTCCTAGCGGAGAAGTCTGGCGAGTTCGTCGAGGCCCGGGACCTGACCGACCGGGACTTCGTGACGATGCCCGTGCTGTCCGAGGTCGAGCCCGTCGATCTCACGCTCGCGCAGGCGCGCCTGGTGGGTCTTTTCGCGGCCGAGGGCTACTACGAGCTCGATTCACGGAACGGGAACGAGCGCGTGGGGGCCGTCTGGGCTTTCCACGCGGATGAGGCCCCCACCCTCGCAAGGACCGTCTGCGACCTGATGCGACGGGAGTTCGGAGTCGAGTGCGTTGTTCGGGAGCACCCAGCCAACAACGGCATCCATGTGACGACCCGGACGAACCGGGACGCGGCGGCGTTTTTTTCCAAGTGGGTCCGGGGAAACGGCGCCACGACCAAGACGCTGTGCCCGTCGCTCATCCGGGCTCCCCACGACGTGCAGATGGAGATTGTTCGAGGGTGGTTCGAAGGCGACGGATGTTTCCAGGACACGGCCAAGGAAAATTACGCGGGCGATGTCCGCGTGACCGGAACATCCGCCTGCCGGTCCCTCGCGAGCCAGATGCAGATCATCCTCAACCGGCTCGGGGTAGCCAGTCATCTGACCCGGGCTGAGTCTCCTGGCCGGTCGCGTCTCGTGATCGACGGGGATGTCCGCGTGGTCAACGACCCCTCCAAGCCTCCGAATGTGACGTGGAACGTGGCGTGCGGCGGCGCCTGGATCGGCGACCTCGTCCAGGGCACGGTGTACGAGGCTCCGTACTTGCGGGCCATCGAGGAGCGCGGCGACATCCAGGAGGCGCCCAAGTTCCGGTTCCTGAACGGCTACGAGCTCCAGATCGTCCAGTCTGTCGGAGAGGTCGATTACGCGGGCCCCGTCTACAATTTCGACGTCGAGGAGGACCACAGCTACGTCGCCAACGGTGTCGCCGTCCACAACTGCGACTCATGGGATCGTCCCGTTCTTCTCAAGAGCTACCGAACATTCATCGGAGCACATTCATTCGTCGAACACGTCCAGATTGAGGAACAGAGTAAGGGTCGCATCATCGACGCGGTGGCTCGGGACATCGGCCCCTCGGTCTACGTTGATATTCTCGTCGCGAATGATCGCCGTCACACGAGCCTGATCCGTGACATCGAGGGCGGGAAGATGAGCACGCTCTCGATGGGCTGCTCCGTAACGATGACCGCGTGCACTAAGTGCGGGAATGTCGCCGCTGATGAGACGGAAATGTGCCCGTGCATTAAATATGAGAAGGGCAACATTTTCTTCGATGAGCGCGGCGTTCGAAGGAAGACTGCGGAGTTGTGTGGCCACGACACCCTTGACCCTACTGGTGGCGTGTCTTTCATCGAGGCTTCCTGGGTCGCCGTGCCCGCCTTCACCGGCGCTGTCATGCGCAATGTCCTCACGCCCGAATCGATCAACGTCGATACCCAGAGCCAGATGCGAAACGTGTTGGCCTCTCCCCCACGTCAGTGGACGGATGAAGACGGCATGGCGAAGGCGGCTCGGATGGACGTCACGACACGTGAGGCTGAGATGCGCCGGCAAGCACGGATGACGCAGCTTTACCGTGCCGGTGAAGAAGAGGAAGAGATCCCTGATCCTATGGCCCCTCCACCTGGCGATGACGCCGGTGGGGGAGCTCCGGACCCCATGGCACCAGCCCCTGGCGGGGCTCCCGATCCTATGGCTCCTCCAGGAGGCGGCATGCCGGGTGCCCCCGGCGGCGAAGAGAAGGATCCGATGGAGGAGCTCGAGGGCGATATCGAGAAGTACGTCCTCGACAAGATTCGGAAAAAGATCAAGGACAAGCTGACGGATGAGATCAGCGAGGATGCGGCGACCGATCCGGAGCTCGCTACGTCCAAGAACGAAAACCTCAACAAGCAGGCGGCGCAGCTCGTCGCCGGCACCGAAGCCCTGCTTCGGATTGCCCGTTCCGACATCGAGCTTCTCGATGGGCTTGCTCGTCTCAAGGCGAGCTTCGGGCTGAAAGTTTCGAGAGATCTCTACAGAACTGCTCTTCGGGTCGGGTCTACCGATGGGCATGAGTCTCTCGAGGGGTACCTACAGCGTTGTGCTGAGGTGCTGACCCGTAAACCAACAGTGGGAGAAGCCAAGACCTTGGTTCGTCTTGGGCGGATCCTTTCACTTCGAAAGAAGACCCGGTTCTAGCCGAACCCGAGACACCAAGAGCTGAAGGAGAACTGCAACAATGGCACGTCAACGCAAGACTTGGAAGCAGGCCGAGCAGGACAAGACGGCTTCCCCGCCGCCTCAAGTTCCGGCCGTCGATCGCACCGAGGGGCCCAGCCACCCGGCGTACTACGAAGATCCCAATCAGGACAAGTACGAGAAGGGTGACACCTCCGCTTGGGCGGAGGACCCCCACAAGCCGATGTCGGAGGAGTCCCCTCCCCCGGCCATGCCCGGCAACCTGACGACGGACAAACTCACTCACCCGGCTACCTCCGAGTTCCAAAAGGACCCGGAGAGCCCCGAGGAGGCGATGGATCAAGGCGGCGGTGGTGGAAAGAAGCAGGCCAGTCTCAAAGAGATGGCCGAACAGCGCGCAACCCTCTGCGTGCGGATCGCTTCTGCCCTCATGCCCGGCGCTGATGCGGGTGCTGTCGAGAACAAGGCCCTCGAGCTGATGGATCTCGACGACGCTCAGCTTTCCGCTACCGCCAACACCCTCAAGGTCCTCGCTGGCGAGGAAGAAGAAGAGGAAGAGGAAGAGGAAGTCGAGATCGAGGGAGGCAAGAAGGCCAGCCACGAGATCACGGCCCGCCTCGACAAGCTCGAGTCCGGCATGAACAAGCTGGTCAAGGCTATGACCCATTTTTTCGGCGGGGAGGGGGATGAGGAAGACATGAGCGACAACGAGCTCATGGCGTACCTCATGGCCGAAGACATGGACGGCGATGGCGTCGATCAAAATGCCCCCGACTACGGCTACGGCGACAAGCAATCCGAAGAGCAGGATGAGTTCGATCGCGGTGAGGAGTCGGAAGGTACCAAGGAGTACGACGAGGCCGAAGGCGACAAGATGGCCCAGGAGGACGACGAGGAAGAGGCCATGCTCAAGGCCATGCTCGACGAGATGGACGAGGAGATGTCCAAGGGCGCTTCGGAAGTCGAGGACGTCACCGAGGACCTCGCCAAGGGACCTACCATCCAAAGCGGCGAGGGTGGCAACGTCAATCCCGACGAATACGCCCCTACCCCCGTCGTCGCGCAGAGTGACGGTTCGGACAAGGAAGCCGACCCCACTCCTCATGGCAAGAAGGCCGAAGACACTGGAGCCGCGGAGAACGACATCCAACTCACTGCTGGTGAGGAGGATCCTCTGAGCCTCGTTGAGAAGGAGGCTTCCGCCGATGATGAGCTCATGAAGCTCTATGCGGACCTCGATCTTCCCAAGACTGGCGCTGACGACCAGGATGCCGAGTCCGACAAGGACGAGGATATCGGTGGCGGCGACGTTCTCGAGGAGATGGAAGAGCTCGAGGAGAAGTCGAAGGAAGAGGGTGAAGAAGAGTCGCCCAAGGAGAAGGAGAGCGGCAAGAAGAAGGCTGGAGACGAGAACATCGAGCTCAAGCCTCAGCAGAAGGCCGCCAGCCAAGGCGCTCAGCGTCTCGGCAACGTCGCTCCTCAGACCAAGGTCGCGGGCGATGAGATGGACCAACTCTCGAAACTGTGGGCGTCCGCTCCCGACGTTTCGTCGGTCTTCGGAGTCACCCCGACTCGTTGATCTTCAAACTCCAGGCCGAGGGGATTTTTAGTTTCCCTATAAGACCCCTCGGCCTCGGTAAAGCCCCGATACGTGGGCCCAATTATGTGAACAGACGAGGTTCGGGTCGGTAACGTGAAATGTGCTCATGGTGAGAACAGCCGACACGATCCCCAACTCACTCGACCAGTAAACAAGGAGTACGAGCAAAATGCCTCTACTTGGACAGGCGAGTGGTGGGTTTACGGAGAGCTCCTCAGCCCTTCGACTCCTGCACCCTGGAGTGCGCAACACGGTCGGTGTTCTGACCGCGGATGCCTTCACGCAGACCAACCCGCCCATCGTCACGACCGCGGGGACGGTTTCGACTCAGACCAACACCGGTGTTTCCGGTGTCCTGAGCGGTTCCGTCGCCTTCACCCGTCCCGACCAAGGATCAAACTTTGTTGGTGGACCCGTCGAACCCGGCGCGCCCGACAACATTCTGATCCGTCCTCTGGGATGTTTCATCAACACCGCCGTGGGCAACGCCTTCGAAAACCAGCCGGGACCCGCTTCCGGTAAGGGTCCCTACATGTCCGGTCAGGGCACGTATGGGAACGCCTTGTTCGAGACGCAAGCCCTCGACGCCGCAGGTGCGATCGCCGCTGGCGACGACCTCATCTACACGGCTGGTCAGGAGCTCATCGCCTCGCGCAATGGCTACCTGATGATGCGAGTCACCACCCAGACCGGTGCTGCGATCTCCCTGGACACCGCAACCATCGCGTCCGAAGTGGCCAACGGCAATGCTGCCTCAACCCTGCTGGCTATCCTGAAGATGCCGCCCGACTCGGAGCAGTTCGAGTTGGTCTACGACCAGCGCGTCTAGGAAAGGAGAAAAGAAAATGCCCACTGGTGTTTCCAACGCAGTCAAGCAGAAGCTGATCTCCGAGTACATCAAGACCCCAACCGGTCGTGCCAAGCTCGCAGCTTCTCTCACCCAACCCCTTCGTACTCGACGGGACTACACTTCGGTTGGCCGCAAGACCTTCTTGGTCGAGCAGCTTCCCGATGGTGCCCTGCCGATCTACGACAAGGATCCCGATGTCACCGCCTACGTGGTCGGTGAAGAGGGCGAGAACATCATCGCGGTCACCAAGCCGCGTCGTGTGATCTTCCCGCTGTTCGAGATTGCCTCGAACCCCGAGATCCCGCTCACCCAGATCAAGGAGCGTCGTTTCGACCTCATCGAGCGTGCCCAGGATCTTGCCCGTGCGCAGATCCAGGCCGCCGAGGACGAGCGTGTCTTCGCTGTTCTGGATGCCATCGCCACCAACGGCTTCGATTCGTTGCCCGGTGGTCTCAACCCGGACATTCCCGTGGTCGCTCCGATCTCGGGTGCTGTGCTGGCCGACGCCTTCGCTCTCATCGAGCGCCACGACCTCCGGGTCGCGCGCGTGTACATGAATGCCAGGGACTACGCCGACATCCGCAAGTTCGGTCGGGACATCCTGGACATCGAGAGCCAGGCGACGCTGCTCAAGACCGGCCTTCAGGCTACCCTCTGGGGTGCCCAGGTCATCACGAGCCGCATCGTGCCCGCCGGCACGGTCTACGTGTGCTGCGAGCCAGAGATGTTTGGCCGCATCCCTGTTCGCACGGAGCTCACGGTCCTGTCCGCGGACGATCCCAAGGCGCGCACCATCGGGTTCTCGGTCTTCGAGAACCTCGGCATCGGGGCTTACAACCCCCGCGGCCTCACGCGCCTCACCGTCACCCGTTAGTCCTGCTAGCCTAGACGGTAAGAGACCCCTGCTCTTCGGAGTGGGGGTCTCTTTTTACCCGGGTTGAGCGAGAAAGTCCCCGGCCTTCAGGCAGGGGAGGAAGTCAAGTTTTTGATCTGGTAAAGTCATGAGGTGAGCGTCGAACTCGACGACGATCAACTGCGTCACATGTTCCTCGTGGAGGGGTTCAACGACTACGAGGTGGCGAGGATGCTCCGAGTAGGTCGTAGTCGTCTCCGAGAGTGGCGCAGGAGACATGGTATCCCGTCGAAGACGAACAAGAAGGGACTCGATCCGGACCAGTGCATCCAGATCGTGAGGCGTCTAGAAAACGGCGAGACCATGACCGCTGTTGCCAGCGACATGGGAATCAACCGCACCTCGGTAGCACGTCTCCTGCGTCGCAATGGGTACCAGTGGCCGGAATATCGTCCGTCGCCTCCGGAGTGGGTTGCAGGTTACCGCCTCACGGGTCGTCAAGAGGAGGTACTGCTCGGCGAGATGTTCGGGGATGGGGGTCTTTGGGGAACTTCGGACCGCAGCGCTTACTACCACTGTGGACACTCGACCGCTCAGAAGGAGTTCGTGGAGTGGAAGGCTTGCGAGTTTTCGCCTCTCACCTCAAGGGTGCGAGAACTCGAGAAGCTTGGCGTCTGCTCGATGGGAACGTGGAGCTGTCGCGCGCTCTCCTCATGGCGGCGCGAGTTTTACCCGAGTGGGAAGGGGCACAAGACTTTGACTCCCCGGACGGCGGAGAGGCTGACTCCTCTGGCTCTCGCTGTGTGGTACATGGGCGATGGCTCAAAGAACCGAAACACGGCTGTGTTTCATGTGGGGCTTCAGATTGATCTTGAGCCTATCGCGCCTGTGGTGTCTGAGATTTTCAGTTTGGAGTTTTCGGCCAGGAGGTATGCCAAGGAGTGGCACCTGCGAGTGATGGAACCTGAGAAGTTCTGGCCGATCGTGGCCCCCCACATTCTTCCCTCAATGAGGCGCAAACTGGTTAAGGTGTAAGGAGCGTTTTTCGGTGAGGTCGATCCTCTGTCCCGTCAGCAAGTCTGAACTTGAGCAGCTTTATCTCGTCGAGAAGCTCACCGACGAAGAGATCGCGGTCCGCATCGGAAAGGAAACTACCGCCAAGCGCGTCCGGACGTGGCGCAAGCGCTTTGGCATCCGCACGCTTCAGAGGTGGGAGCGTCATGACGTACCGCCCATTGAGGGGTGCCTCAAGTCCCTTCTTGTGGGCTCTATGCTGGGCGACGGGAGACTCGTCCACCGCACCAACGCGACCCACTACACCGAGCGCCATAGTGATGAGCAGAGACCCTACCTCGACTGGAAGATGCGGAGGTGGGGTCCTTGGGTTCAGTCTGAGCCTCAGTACAATGACAAGACCGTGAGGGGTAAAAACTACCGAGCATGGCGCTTCAACACGGTCGCCCATCCAAGTCTCAACAAGTGGCAACGCCTGTTTTACGAGAGTCGATATAAGGGATGGAAAATTCTGTCTCCAGAGATCGTGGACCATGTGGACGATCTCGCTCTTGCCCTCTGGTATCTCGATGACGGGTGTGTTTGCTGGTGGCCAGACATCACGTTCGGAGGGACTGCCGAGAGCCGAAAGATCGCGTGGGCCATCTTTGAAAGGTTCAAACTTAGCCCCAGGTGGCAGCCTGTTAAAGAGAAGGACGGACGTGAGACTGGGGCTTTTCACATGGAGAGGGAAGACACGGCCGGTCGCTTCTTGGAAATCATCACGCCTCACGTCCCCGAGTGCATGAGACACAAACTCAGCGGTTTTGGCTACAACAGTGGTCGAAACAACCGGATCAAGGAAAGGCTAGACCCAGTTGCCCTGCGTGAGTTGGCGGCCGACGGAGTTCCTCTTCGACGTATGGGGAAGATCCTTGGAGTTGGGGCTTCGACGATCGACCGCCATCTTCGAAGGCATGGCATTGAGCACCTCCGGGCCAAAGGAAACCCGCAATATGAGTCCTAAGAAGAAACTACCCGACTGTTTGCGTATGTTTTCAGATAGGGTATGATAGGCACCGTGCCTATTGAAGACCTTACGGTCGAAGACTTTCAACGACTTTACTACGATGAGCTCCTGACAGAGTCCCAGATCGCCGAGCGATACGGGACTTACCAAGTGGCTGTGAACCGGTTCAAGGCGCGACACGGGCTGGAGAATTTGGGTAAGACGGGGCGGATTGAAAAGCAACTTGACGAGCTTTCGTCAAGACAGAGAAGCCTCATCATCGGGTCCCTTTTGGGGGATGGGAGCATGTCAGCCCCCAGTCCGACCACCGCACGTTTTTCGGAGGGACACTCCCTAAAACAGCGAGAGTATACGGACTGGAAAGCGGACCTCTTGGGTCCTTACGTTTCGTCGCGCTATCCTTCTACGAAGCGAGGGGAGGACGGTCGGGAGTTCCACGCTTGGAACTTTGCCACGGTTTCGACAACAAGGCTTCGTCCTTTTTACGATCTTTTTTACACCTCCGGGCATCGTGTGTTTCCGGCTACGCTGCCTGAGATCATAGACCCCTTTGTACTTGCGGTGTGGTACATGGATGATGGGGGGATCATGAACCGGTACTACCCGAGGATCACCTTCGGGCTCGATAACCTTAGTTTGGAGCGGGCTTTGGAGGCGCTTGAGGCTTTGGATCTGAGCGCAACGGTTCACCCGGGCAATGGCGCTAAAAGCCTCACCTTTTCTGGGCAAGATGATCGCTTTTTCGCTCTCGTCCGAGAGCACATGCCCGTTTGCATGGGGGCTAAACTGCCTCAGCCTCGGCTGGGGGTTCGCCGTCCCGGGTCCGCAAGAGGCAGTGCGCGCAGAGGAGAACTCATTTCTTTGCTGACCCCGGACCTACTCAGGGACCTATACGAAGGGGAACTGAAGACAGACGGGGAAATTGCGCTTTTATTGTCTCGGGAGGCGGGTGTAGACCCTCCTTTCGATGGAGCTGCGGTGGCGCGTGTTCGGAGGAAGTGGGGCATCCCGTCGGTCTCTAATCAAGAACGAAAAGAACGGCGGCAGGAGGGAGGTCTCCGGCTCTCGACCTTGACGGGGGAGGAGCTCGCCCGTCTCTACCAAAAGGAGCTTCTCACCGACACGGAGATCGGAGACCTCTACGGCGTAAGTAAAATGCCGATCCGGTCTCGACGAAAGAAGTACGGGATTACTGCAATCTCCAAAAGTGAGCGTGCGGCGCTCAAGAGGACGCGGGGGGCATAATCTTCGTGTTTTCTTCGTCGGAGTACAAGGTGGGAGGATGCCGAAGAGACCGCTAGGGAAAAGTGTTTACGACGCGGCCGTGGAGCGCCTGCACGAGGTGTTCGATGAGTTCGAGCACGTGTACCTCTCGTTCTCCGGGGGAAAGGACTCCGGGGTTCTCCTCAACCTCGCCGTCGAGGTTGCCCGGGAGCGCGGCCGGCTCCCCCTCGACGTGCTTCTTGTGGACCTCGAGGCCCAGTACGCCCACACCATCCGGTACGTGGAGAGGACACTTGCCCGGCCCGAGGTACGCCCCCACTGGGTGTGTCTCCCCTTGCACCTCCGCAATGCTGTGAGCCAGGTTCAACCGCACTGGCTGTGCTGGAATCCGGACAAGAAGGACGCGTGGGTGCGGCCGATGCCCGAGGCTCCCGGGGTCGTCTCGAGCGAGACGCACTATCCTTTCTTCTACAGGGGCATGGAGTTCGAGGACTTCGTCCCGGAGTTCGGGGAGTGGATCGCCGACGGGCGCAGGACATGCTGCTTGGTGGGCATCCGGAGCGACGAGAGCCTCAACCGGTTCCGGACGCTCATCAACGATCGCAAGGAGACGCTCGGAGGGCGCCCGTGGACCACCCGGCAGACGAGGGACACTTACACCGCCTTCCCCATCTACGACTGGAGGACGGAGGACGTCTGGACGGCCAACGGAAAGTTCGGGTGGGACTACAACGAGATCTACGATCTCATGCACCTCGCCGGTGTCCCCCTCTCGCAGCAGCGGCTGTGTCAGCCGTACGGAGACGACCAGCGCAAGGGTCTCTACCTTTTCCGACTTCTCGAGCCGGAGACGTGGATTCGCGTGGTGACGCGTGTCGAGGGGGCGAATTTCGGGTGCCGGTACAGCAAGACCAGAGGTACTGTGTTCGGCAACTTCAAGGTGTCTCTTCCTCCCGGCCACACCTACGAGAGCTACGCCAACTTCCTTCTGGACACGATGCCTCCCTATCTCGCCGCCCACTACCGCGAGAAGATCGACAAGTTCCTCGCGTGGTGGTACGCGAATGGCGAGAAGAAGCTGGGGGTCTCCTACCCGCCGATTCCCGATGAGGCGGACCCCAAGATGGAGTCTCAGAGGAAGGTTCCCTCGTGGCGCAGGATCGTGAAGGTCCTTCTGAAGAACGATTACTGGGCAAAGGGTTTGAGTTTCAGTCAAACGAAGCGTGAGATGAGCAGGCAGCTCGCCCTGATAGCGAGCTTCTCGGAGGAACATGAGCAACGTAGCTGAGAAACTTCGCGCCCTTCTCAAGGAGTGCGGAGACCTGAACGTGGACGAGCGTGTGGAGATCTTCAACGAGGTCTCTCAGACGATGAAGGACTTCTTGGGTCTCCCGCACCCGGTCACCGGCGTGAAACTCGTGAAGGCCGACCAGGTGAAGGGGAACGACTACAACCCCAACGTGGTCGCTCCTCCGGAGATGCGTCTCTTGGAGTTCTCGATCCGGAAGGATGGAATGACGATGCCCGTGGTGGCGGCCTACGACGAGGGTCTCGAGAAGCATGTCGTCGTGGACGGTTTTCACCGGACCACGGTCATCCAGACGTGCGAGGAGGTGCAGGAGAGCCTGGCCGGGTATGTGCCTCTGGTGGAGCTGGAGAAGTCGATCGAGGATCGCATGACCTCCACGGTGCGCCACAACATGGCGCGAGGCACGCACCAAGTCGAGCTCAGCGCGAAGCTCGTCACGTCCCTGACGAAGCACCACTGGACCAACGAGAGGATCAGCGAGGAGCTCGGGATGGACCCGGATGAGGTTCTTAGACTCAAGCAGATCACGGGGCTGGCTGAGGCGTTCCGGGACCGGGAGTTCTCCGAGGCGTGGGAGGCGGAAACTGGGATTGGGAGTTTACTGCCGCACGGTCGTCGATGACGGCTGCGGCATGTCCCGCGACGAATTAGGAGAGATGGGGTATAGAACCGAGTCTCCTGTGTTCCGTGGTGTTAAAATAAAAGGCGCACGGGACCAGCCGTCCTGGTGTTCCGGTGGTGCAGGATCGCTGGCCAGGAACGTAAAAAGATGGGACGCCCTCCGAAGGGGTAGAATGGGCGTCATGGACCGCCGCACCTTCGTGAAGACCGTCGGGGCCGGAGCAGCCGTGGCCCTCGTGCCTGGGATCGCCCGCGGGAGGCCGCTGTACGTCCCGTGTCCTCTTGACCCTCCTGGCGACGAGCGCTCCCCCGACCGGCTCATGGAGACGCTGGGGGCCCATTCCACTTTCGTCCTCGGGCAGGAGCTGGGGCGTCGGGACCTGGCGATCCACTTTCCGCTCGCGAGGCGCGTCCGGTACAGCCTCTACTACGTGGACGTGAGCGAAGTGCCTCACGGGGTTCTCGGGCTTATCGGTCCAGAGGAGCGCGTCCCGGTCCTCGACGAGGACGACGTGTATTACGCCTCTCTGCTGGTTCCGAAGGACGAGGTCGCGGTCGGCTCCTACCTGCTGCGCTGGCACATCGACTTGCCAGACTTCTCCGACCGTCCCGCGACGAGGACAGTGCGAACGACCCTGGACACGAGGTTCCGGGTTGTTCCAGGTCTGTGTCGCGGCGACTTCACGGTCGTGAAGACGGGAGAGGACGAGCGGGGTGCGTTCGTTTTCTCGTTCCGGTGCGACGGCTGCGGGTCGGTGAGCCCTCCGGCCTTCGCGGGCGAGCACTCTCAGGACTGTGCTGCGTGGCGTGAGCGTCACCTCGGGTGGGACGCCCCTCCGAAACAGAAAGGGTAGAGTTGCAACGTGGAGCTCGCTCGAGCCAGGGACATCATTACGGAGGGGTCGCATCGTGTTCTCGTCGTGCCGGGGATGGATTTCATTCCCCGGCCTCTCTCCCCAGGTCCCCTGGGGGAGGTGCTGGATCACCTCGAGCACGTCCACAACGTGGATGTGGACGTATTCGGGTTGGGTACCGCTGCCTACGCTGACTTGAGGCAGTTCAGCCGGGACATTTTGGACATCGAGTGTAACGCGAAACTCATCCGAGCAGGTCTCCAAGCCACTCTGTGGGGTCGTCTGGTCATGGCTTTCAAAAAGGCCGATTTGGACGCGGAGGAGATCGTGTTCGTGGCCCGGGACGGCTCGTCTTGGAGGTTCGGGGCGGGCAAGCCGCTGACGTGTCGCCGCTGTGGGGGCACCGGTAACATCGGGATGATTTCGTCGGTTCGGTGTCCGGAGTGCTGAGCCGGCACGGGGCCAACCGTCCCGCGTTTCAGGAACGCGCGGACTGAAGGCGCCCGAGGAAGGTGTAGAAGGAGGGCTGTGTGTTGAGGATTGAGTCGTTCCCGGCCCCGAGGGAGCCGCACTGTGCTGGTCCATTTTGGACTCGGAGACCTGCTCGACGGGGCACATTGCGTGTATTCGTTGATGGCCGTGAGCTCGTCGAGAAGCCCTACGTCTGGGCCGGTCGTGACGGGGTGCCGTTCCACTTCTCCGTGACGCGCAAGACCGGGGACGACTCGCTGTGGGTCGCTTGGCACCCGGACCGAAGTTCAAGGGGGTGGTTGGTCGGCGAGACCGTGCGGGTCGTCTACGAGGAGCCCGACGAGATGGAATGCCCGTACCGTCAGGACGGCCTACGCTGCTCGGGGGGTCCCGTGCGTTCCACGGGGGAGGTGCAGGCGAGGGGGCCCGAGGTGGCGCACCAGTGGGAGTGTCCAGGTTGCAAATACCGGACGTGGTGGAGTTACCGTGCGGCCTGACCTGACGGGAGAGACCCCCGCGGTTTCGGCCTCGGGGTCTTCTCTTTGGTTGGGGTAGAAGGAGGGCCATGACCGAGTGGGAGCACGCCGTCGTCGACAACCCTCGAGTGTCTACCGTCGAGAAGTGGGAGTACTGGCCTGACCCCGAGTGGAGGTGGCACGTCGCCCACTCGGCGCCTCGTGAGCCGCGCCACGAGCTCGAGAAGATCGTGAACGAGCGGTCGCCGCAAGAGGAGTACTGGACGTGGTCGGTGTCCTTCCAAGGCAGCGAGCCTGAGCGCTGGCACGGGTCCGACGAGTGGCTCGTCGGGGGCGTGTGTTTCTCCGAGGCAGAGGCCAAAGAGACGTGTGACGCAAGGGTGGCGCTCGCCGATACTCCGATTTTGGTAAGATGCTCCCGTGGCAAACTACGTTTTTCGCCGGGACGGTCTGTACCACAAGGACACTTGTTCGCACCGCGCTGATGGTTGGGCAAGGTTTTGCCTGAAGTGTGGAGGAGGCCCCGTCTGTCCGGGCGACGCCGAGGAGGTGTTGGAGGATGCGGGTCCTTGTGTGGATGTTGTGGGAAAGGGAGAAGATCCTGTTCGATTCCTTCTTGCGTGTCCAGAGGGCACGTGGTTAGGGAATGCGCACGCTCTTTTCAACCGAACGGCTGAGGCATTGGAGTCTCGGGGTTGGGACGTAGATGCTTATGCCTACGAGGCGTTGGGTAGGAGCTACACGGAAGTGATGGCCTCACCTGACTACCCTTCGTTGTTGCGGAGCAACTACGAACGTCTTGTTCGTGTTTCTGCGGTTTCAGTGGATTTGCGGTAAGACTGACCCATGACAAGGTTGCTGCGACGTAATCGCACTTCATGGGGGCTTGTCATCGTCGAACTCGAGGAAGGGAGCAACCCCGGACGGTGGCTTCAATACAAGGACCTGTTGCCTCGCCACTGGATTCGTCGGTACTGACTGGCCAGGAACGTAAAAAGAGGGGGCGCCCTCCGAAGGGGTAGAATCAGTCGTGGAGGCCAACGAAATCATGGCGGGCGAGTGCCCATGTGGGGGGACCGCGGTGGTCATGCCACGTTCTCCGGAGGGTGAGGCGATCGTGGTCGTTCATACGAAACCACACTGCGAGCACTTCAAGAAGCTGGAGCACGGCGAATACCTCCGTTGGGTTCGTGGAGCGGTGCAGGGGCGTTTCGATTCGTGAAAAAGAACCCACTCCCTCAAGGTCGTTCTTGAGGGAGTGAGTACCTGGGTATCAGCTAAATACCCTCGCACCGGGGGAATCGAACCCCTTCTACCGGTTCCACACGACTCTTGGGCCAGCGCTACGCCCACTTTGCTGCGGTGCTCTCGAGGTCACTCTACCCGAGCGCCCGAGGAAGGAGTAGAAGGAGCGAGATGCCCTTTCACACCGGCCCCGACCACGTAAGCTCTGCGGACATCGACCTCGGCAAAACCAAGGAGGTTACGGTCTCCTGCACGATCTACCAGGACCAATGGGATCGTCTTCGGGCTGTGTATCCCGAGATGCCGGAGGATCAACTCGTGCGAGAGTGTCTCCTGCGGCAACTCTATCTCCGAGAGAGGGTCCGCGACGGGGACACACTGGAGCTGACCCAGGGCACCCAACGAGTTCGAGTTCTCACCCCTGAGCAGGCGCGGGCTTGCGCCCGGCCTGTCGCTGAAGAACGAGTAGAGTGACCGCATGAGCGACATGAATGTGGAGCGCGCACGACGGGTGAAAGTCGAGGTGGGAAGCCAAGGGCCCCCGGAAACCGAGCTCGAGCGCAGTCTCCGTGAGAGTTTCACGTTGGGACGGCGTGCACAGGACGCGGGCGCGACGTTCCCCGCCCCACGGCGTGTTCGGAGCTTGGCCGCGGGTGCGGTGCCAGAACATGAAGGACTACGGGTTCAAGATCGGCGTCTGCGAGTGCGAGACCTGCCGGATCAATAGCCCGACCATCCCTCGAGCTCGCAACTGCGCCGAGGTGGCCGCGCTCCTCGGGGTCTACGAGCTGCCGAAGCGCTGACCCCAGAGGCCCTCGCGCCTTCTTTTTCACGAAGGGGTATCAGCTTCGGGTTTCGGGGGAGTGTTCCATGTAGAACCCCCGATGAGCCACAACGACGAGAAAATCGAGTCCCATCTGTCAGGTCTTGCCCCCGGCCTCCGTCTTCCTGGTGAGGGCGGGATGAACGACCGAAAACGCATCGAGGACTGGCTGAGCGGCCTCCTGAGCCCCGAGGAGGGCGACGAGCTCGAGTGGGCGGTGGGCCATCCGGGCCCGTGGAGGGATCTTTACAACCGTGTCCTGAGCGAGGAGCCGGGCAGGCCGGGAATGCCGAGACGGCTCCCTTTTATCCGGCACCGGCGCCAGGACACCCTGAGAGTCGCTGTGGACCGCTATGAGGCCGATCAGGCCAAGAAGACGGGTGGGTGCGTCTACTGTCTCCCCATCCCTCACGAGGGCCCTGACGCCTCTCTGGAGGCCGTGGTGACCCCCGAGGGAAGGAAGTGCTCAAGCAGATGAAGGCGCACGAGGGTGAATTCTCGATTGGAATCGGGCCCGGGGACAGTGTGGAGGTGCGTCTTTACGACGCGAGCATCGAGAACGAGTTCCCTTCCGAGATTGATGGCGTCCCCGTCTGCGTGCAAGTCATGGACGTTCCCAAGCCACGCTGAGGCTCTTGGGTAGAGGTAGAGTGGGTCATGGGTTTCATGATGAAGGCGTCTCGGCACCCGGTTTTTCAGTTGCTTGCTGTGATCGGGATAGCGTTTGAGGAGCCCCTCGCGGCCCTACTCCTGTTGAACCGTTCCGAGGCCATAGACAAGTTCCAAAGGTGGCTGGGCACCAAGGAGGAGCGTGAGCTGCTAAAGCATCTGCGACGTCACTGGAAGACTTTCGGTCGATTCCACGATGCAACACCGGCATTCCTGGGCAACCTCATGCGATTTGAGCTGTTGAAGGAGTACGGACAGACGGCACTGGCGCTAGGACGGTTGACGGAGGATGCCGAGCTCGAGGCGAGAGGCAACGCGGTTTTGGCGGAGGTCGAGTGCAGGACTCTGAACGATCCGGCCCTCCGGGAGGTGCGCGCTGCCGACAGGGCGCCCGAGGAAAAATAGGTAGAGCCCCTGAGATGCCCTCCTTCGCCGGCCAGGAGCGCAGGCCGACGGGACCCCCGAGAAAGGGGAAGACATGGGCATCCCCACGGGGGGTAAAACCCCTGAGATGTCTGGCCACGGAGAAACGATCACGAGTCCTCAGCGGTTTCCTACGATGCACGAGCCCGTGCCGATGGGGTCTGTCAAGACCCCAGAGCACTACCACAATGAGCCTCATGAGCTCTGGGGAGGCGGCTGGGCCACATGGGGTCGCGGGAACCTCGGCCTTTCAACGTGTTTCAGCCAGATCATCGTCATCGGCCGGGACGTCGTAGTCTGACCTCGGTCGCGCGCCGACTCGTCGGCCATAGCGAGGAGGCATCGCAAGCACTGCGGCCATTGTGCTGACGTGAGCTGTTCCCCTCCCCCCAAGAGCTTCAAATCACTTGAGCCCACCGTGGAGCTCGATCAGGCCCGTTGAGCGCATTCAATAGGGGAGTGGTTGTGGGCTATGTTGTCACCTTGCGTCCTGAAGAGCTGTGGCAAGAGTAGAACGATAGACTATGGCACAAGCAATCAAGGGACAAAGGTACCGACACAAGAAGGGCGGTCGCTACGAGATTCTCGAGTTCGGGAAGGACAGCGAGACATGCGGCGATGTTGTCATCTACAGAAACCTTCTGAACGGCACGGTTTGGGTGCGTCCCAAAGACGAATTTGAGGACGAGGGCCGTTTCGAGTTCATGGAGGGGACGGAGCGCGACATACTGCTCCGCATGGCTTCGGAGCTCGACCTCATGGGGGAGGATCTCACCAACGCTGAATATGGTGAAATTTCGGATATCCGGGATCGGCTTTTCGCCCTCGCCCGTAAGGACTAGGGATCAACCGGATTTTGTGTTCTGGGGTGCCTCATACCTTCAGAACGCCGACTTCGTCCGGAAGAGTGTACAAAGGGTGGTATGCCGCAAATCGATGATTTGACCCGACTCAAGGAGCTCATGGCCGACGATTCCGGAGAGGCGCACGAGCGCTTCCAGCTTGCGATGAAGGTGCAGGAGATGCTCATGCCCTTCTGCAAGGGTGGAGATCTTCTCGACTGGCGAGGGCACTACCGCAGCGGAAAGTACTGGCATGACGAAGGATGGTTCGACAGCCCCGAAAAACGGCTCAGAGACATGGTTCGGGAATCCCTCCTATGGGGGTTCATGCAGGTCCCGCAGCTCCAAAAGTTCGCGGATGCCATTGAGGCTGGGGTTGAGCTCGAAGAGCCCATCTCCCTGGCTTCTTTAAGTTTGCGGCACGAATGCACGTTCTGTGGAGCCGTGTTCAGCCTGGCCTTCAATGGGAAGGGCTTTGTGGCTTTCAACGAAGCGTGCCCCTACCCCGACGGGCTCATCACCGAGTACGAGCTCAACGTGCCGTCCGGGAAGATCGTCGTGGACGATGACCTGCGACAGTGGTTCCCCGTCGACGAGGACTACAACGTGAACGCCATGATCGGCTGTCACCTGAGCAGCCTTGCGGCGGCCAAGGTCGGCATGGCCTACGGCTTCGTGGGCAACACCAGTCCCGAGGTCTACCGTAACGGGGAGGACAAGTTCGTCATCGGCAGCTACCGTGAGGACCTGTGGGACCGGGAAAAGAACGAGGATTACCCGAACCCTGACCCGTGCCCGTGGGAAGAGCCCGTCGCCTCTATCTGCACTGATCTGTGGTGGTATTCGATCGCGGACTACGACGAGTTCGTGCGTCGCGTGGCCCATCACACGCCCGACAGGACGGTCAAGGAGATCATCGAGCACTGGACCGTGCACGTCGTGGACGTGAAGCCGGGGGTCTACAAGTTTCGGCAGGAACAAGGGGTCAACCGAGATGCGGGCATCGTCGAGTTCGCGACGTTCGAGTGGGTTCGGGAACCGGATCCCGTACGCGACTACATCCAGGAAGAGCGTGAAAAGAGCTACACCGCCACCGAGGTTCTGCTCCAGCAGTGTCTCTCATGGCCGACTCTGTACATGGGCGTGAGCAGCCTTGACGGCGACCAGAGCATGGAGGCTGCCATCGAGCGGTGGAAGGAGTTCGACGACGAGCAGCGTCTCCACTCGTTCGCCCACGCGGCTCGGCAGGCCATGTTCACGTCGCGTGCCGACGACTGGCATGAGAACGGGTTCCCGCGCACCGTGGTGACCGACGAGGTCAAGCAGCTCGCGGCCGAGTACGGCGACATCGGCTCCTTCGATTTCCAGGGCCCGTGGGGGAGCCCCTCGGAGGACTACGACGCCATCTGCCTCGGCGCCGGCCTCGGCGAGAGCATGTTCGGCCCCTTCCCCGATCTCGCGCCGAGTTTCGTGCTGCTCGGACTCAACATCTGCCAGAGCGCGATCAGGCACGGGGAGGAGCCCCGGCTCAACACCGACGTGTATCCTCCGGCCTACGAAGTCCCCTTTGCCAGGGACAATATGGCGAAGTTCGTCGAGGTCTACCGGGCCTACCGGAAGAAGTACCCGGACATCGTCTTCGACGAGGAGTTCGACCGCTGGATGCAGGAGACGGACCTCGACAGGTACGTGGCCGAGTTCGACTACGGGGTCACGAATCCCCCCGAGGACGATGAACGTCGGCGTGAGCCACCCTCGACCGTCAAGAAGGGCGACTACTTCGTCTTCGACGCGTCGAAGATCGAAGACGGATCATTCTGCTGGGCCCAGGGGTGCTGGGCGAAGAAGGAGGATGCGGAGCGGTACGCGATCGGGGTCCTGAGCGGCACGCAGTCGAAGATGGGGCACCTCCACGTCGACGCGAGTGCACGACCCCCGTCCATGATCCCGCTCAAGGCTGTAGGCCGCGTCCTTCGAGGAAGCGGGGAGGGTCACTCGTCCTCGCACCTCGTGGTCACCTTCGACTACGGCACGGAGAACATGCGGGGCGAGATGGCCTTCAACGAGAAGGACATGGCGGGCGTCGAGCAGTTCAGCGACGAGAAGCGCTACGCGGGCCTGCTCGAGCACCACAAGATGGAGTACGCGAAGTTCGTCGCCGACGTCGAGGCGAAGAACAAGGGCAAGAAGAAGGCCGGGCGGTGAGGTGCCGCACGGGCGAGGAACGTGAAAATACGGGAGAGCGCCGGAAAGGGGGGGTAGAAGGGTGGAGATGCCAGGAGACGAACGATGTCTTTTACCACGACACTGCCCACGGTGCGGCGATGACATCCCCGGAAACGGGGTCCACAACTGCGACAAGAGCCGGGCTGAGAGGGAGCTGTGGGGAGCGCTTCGTGGTCTCGGGACCGTCAGTTTCAACATGACGGAGCTCCGAAAGCTCTGCGGTCATGAGGATGACTCCATTGCGTCGAAGGCCAATCAAGCGCTTGAGGAGTACGACAAACTGTACGGCGAAAAACTGCCGAAGATCGAGGAAAAGTACGGGCATTTCCCTGAGATCAAGCTCCTCCTCAAGCTTATCCGTGAGCAGGGCCGTCCGTGAGTCCCGAGGCCCGAGCACAGGCCGAGCTCGCCCGGCGGCTCGGGATGCCGTCACTAGCCGAGCACATCGAGAAGCAGAGCACTGTCTACATCATCCCTACGGCCGCAGCGTACTACACCCTCAAAGCCGCGGGAATGTTGGGGACCCAAAAAGAAGATCCACCGAAGGCCAGCCTCGGCATTTACCGGTAACGAAGGACACAACAATGGAGATGAACCTCTACGAAGTCGACGTATGTGCTACGTATTGGGTCGTGGCGAAGAACCTGATCCAGGCATTTGAGGTCGCCCGTGCCTGCTGGGAAAACGAAGGCTCTCTCGAGGACGTGGCGACTCTTGATGGTATCCAAATTGACCAGGTCTACGAAGGGGGCGCCCGGAAGATCAAGATCCGCATGGACGACGAGGCCGGATCCGAGCGCCTACTTTGGGACGTGTTCCGAGACACGAAGAATCCCGAGGTCATTGCTTGCTCTGAGTGGCCATAAGCCCTCTTGGGGTCGCGTGCATGGAGCAGCACGGGGCTCCGTGCGCAAGAGTAAAGGCTTGAAACTCTTGGTCTGGTGTCTTTATCGGGGATGTTTGAGTAGCACGACCCCCTGCTGGCGGAGTTCTTCTTCGTCGCGCTCGTCAGCGTTCCTGAGTGCCCTTTGGACGAGCTCTTCGATGGGTTCGTCGTGACCCCGGCAGGCTTCGTACAACACGTCTGTGGCCTCCCTGAACGCCTCTGAGAGGGTCCAGAACAGCGCTGAGTCGATGGCCTCGGCGAACCGGGCATAGGCGGAGCTCCCCACGTCTTCCACATACCGGCGTGTGACCATCGGACCCATGCTGTGGGGCACGACGCCGGCCCAGTACAGCGCCCGGTCTCCGATTTCTCGGAGCTGCCAGCGGTGCGCGTGGATCGCCTCCATGTAGGCGATCCCAAGCGCGGTGTCGTTGGCTGGCTCGTTCTTCGCCCAGTGGGCGAGCCGCATTACCAGGTACGCTTTCACATCCCCGTGGAGCGACGAGGGCTCCACCCGATCGTAGAAGTACATCTCAAGCGTCGGGACCGTTTCCACATCTACGTGAAAACAAAGGAGCGGTAACGGCGCTTAGTTGATGTCGAACATCTCGGACATGAGCTCCATTTGAAGATCCACGATTGATTCCCGGATCTTCGCGGCCTCATCTTCTGTCGCATGTTCGAGTGCCTCTTCGAGCCGTCGAATTTCGGCCTCGTAGGCACGTCGAACAGTTTCGGGCAACTCGCTCACCATGTGAAGCTAGCAGAGGGTGCCTTCATGTGCCGTGAAAATTTCCTCATGGAGCTCCTTACCGGGAGATCGAGTGAGACCCTAACTGACTCGAATCAGGTAGTCGCCTTCTTTGGTCTTCCAGATCCAGCGTTGTTCTACGCCGATTCGGAAGAAACTCTTCGTATCCACGGAGACGGGGATGAGGCGGAAGTTGTCTCGGCGCATCTTGTCGAGCGTCTTGTGGAGTTCCTTGGGGGAGAAGACTGTGTCATTCAGAGCTCGGAAGGCGCTTTTGATGTCGAACATGCGGTTCCATGGGAACACGGACTGCCGAGAGGATCAAGAGGGTAAGATGATCCATGGGCAACTCCCTCGATATCGATGTGACCCCTCCCGACCTTTTGATCGAGGGGGACAGCTACCTCGGCAATTTTCTCCGCGAGATAGACCGGCAATGGCCTCAAGGCCGGAACCCGGAGTTCAACGGTCACGGATCTCGCATTGGTACGGTGTCTCTCTACTTCGATTCCGAGGATATCCTGCACATGCACTTCCGTGAACGTGGTGCCTACCTCCAGCGGGAAGGCTACTTGGACAAAGTTCCGTACGGACACCTGGCCTCGTATGACATCAACCCGGTATTCAATGCCGCAGGTACCAAAGCTGTGGAGGTGGGAGAGCTGTTGGTGTCTCTTCCGAAGGCTGTCGATCCAAACGACGCCCGGTGGACAGAGATCGGGCGCCTTCTTAGCCAGATGCACAACGAAGCACGCTGACCTTGAAGCTGTTCAAGTTCCAGACGATCCGGCCTGGGTTGGCAAAGGTGCTCGTGCGGGGTGCAGAGGTGGGCACCGTGAGCAAGGAGCGAGACGGGTGGCACGCCTTTGGCCCCGATGGTACGGAGTGTTCTCGAATTCGTGGAACTCGAGAAGCGGCGGGACGGGAGGTTTATGCGCTTCACGCGAAGTTCACGAAAAAGCAGGAGATGCGTGATCTGGCTCGGGATTTTCGGCGTGTGGAATATCGATACCACCAGGAGCTCTTCGAACTGCTTGGATACGCCGACATAGCCAAGAAATTTGATCGCCTTTGGCAGTTCTGTCGACCCCGGATAGGAGACCCTCATAAGGCCCGTGTGAGGGATCAGGAGCCGTCTTACTGGCTGTCGTGTCTGGAGCGTCCCGAGGTCCGATCTGAGTTCCTGAGAGCCCTCAGCGACGTCCTGGAGGACGAGGCGAAGACGGACGCAAAGCGGGACCGACCCCTGCTTGCAAAGAAGCTTCGAAACACCGTTTCCGCAATCCTGAAACACGCGTGAAGCGCCATGCTTCATAGGGACCCCAATGCTACGCTGGAATCAAGGTTGCTATGCTGTTCCCGATTCGCGGTGGCAAGTACGAGGTTGTTCCAGGTCTGCGCAAGATGGACCCGGACCGTGAGTGCTTCTTTTGGATCACCGACGAGTTTGACGAACAGATTCGAGCAAAACAACGATGTGCGGTGAAACGTTCTCCGCTCCATATCGCTCCTTGCGCTGACCGAGAGGCCATTGACGACATCCTGTTGCGTGTGGGAGGTAGGTATGTCCAGGAACACCCCGAGCGCCCTTTGACGATGGGTGCTCGTCTGGGCATGCAGGTGCAGGAGGATCTGGCCATCGTGCGTCAAGAGGGGCATGGCAACCGAGTTGTCTACTTGCATGTGTCGTTTCCGAATGGGTGGAATCCAGCCGAGAAGATTGGTGGCACCTTCGCTTCGGTCCATGAACCCGTTGCACATTTTGAAGCCATGGCTGCTCGGCAAAACAAAATCGTGGGTGCCATGGTGGACCACGGTCCTTTTGAGCGGTTTGCCTGGGGGGTCCATACCACGATGGCTTTGGATCGACTCGATCATTCCGATCGGTGGGAGACTTGTCTTCCTTCGCAGGCCGTGTTTCGTGTCGAGCGACAGACGACATGGGGGTTCCCTGAATACCGATCGGCGTTGTTTACCATCCACACCATGCGATCCCGACTTCACGAGCTCCGTGTAGGCCAAAGGTTGCAGCTCGCCGATGCTTTGGAGTCGATGGACGAAAAGGCACGGCAGTACAAGGGAGCGTCGGAGAAAACCGTTGAGCGGTTGTGCCGGTTTCTGCGAGGCCCGGCTCGACATCCAGATCTTGAATCCTTCAGGCCCGAGTAGAGACCCTATGACAGATGCCCATGAAGACCCCGAAGCGCCAGGCGTCGAGAAACGCCAGGGCCAAATCTGGTTCGAGATGACGTGGCTGCTCGAACAACTTTTCCAGGTGCTCCCTGACCAAGACGCCGCGCTCGCATGGCACAAGATCTTGGGGAATGCCGCCGAAGAGCTCGGAAACGAGGATGCTGCCAAGTGGATCCGGAAACGGGTCGACGACGTCCAGAACTGAGGATCACCTGCCTTTTGGCCTACACGGGGTCTGCGAGGAGGGTTACAGCCTTTAGAACCATGCAGGCTGGAGATGGCGTATAAGGGTTGAAATGTCTATGGTTTACCGAGAAGAAAGCCCGGTCTACATGGACATCTGGGACTGGGACATCATCTTGTACTACGGCTCCATTAGGATCGTCGGGTACACGAAACACCATATCCGGGGGTGCGGCCATGGGGAGTTCGGGTACTCGTGTGACTGCATGGAGGCCCTGAAGATCACCTCTGCAATTCTGGACAAGAACAAACGCATGCTCCAACAGAACTTCTGGAAGCCCTGGGAGCCCGGGGATGGTCGTGCGCTTCTTGGTGTGAAAGAGGGAGACGCACTCCGGGTCCACTCCGAGAAGCTTTTCCGGCTCAAAGGACCCCGGCAGGTTCAAGGCCATGATGCCTGGGCACCGGCATCCATCTGGTATGTCTACGCCGACCAGGAAGAGCTGCCCGAAAAACCCAAGGGCGGGTTCTGGCAAACTCTACGAGAATGGATCACGCAGCAGAGTAGAAAGGCGGCCTGATGTCCGCGAATCCAAATTGGCCTACCGGGCCAGGTAGTTCTCGAGGTATTTCGGGTTCGATTTGGAAAGGCAACTTGACGCGTGGATAAGGCCGAGGAACTTTCCGCTGAGGATATTGCCCTCTGCGTACGCGTCAGGAAGCGCTGCCAAGACTGGCTTGACACGCACCCGGAGCCTCAGCCCCCGAGTTGGTGGGACTCGTTTCGGTGGGGCGTTCAGAGTATTTTGACTTTGGGCCTCCATGACAAAGAACCTCCCATGACTCCTCTCGAGCCTCCCGACATCGTCGTGTATCGTGCCCACTGCAAGGTCACCCTTGAGATGGTCAACGATCTCTTGGAGAAGGGACTATGACCGTCAGCTACATTTCACGTTTGAAGGTTGACCTCCCCAGCAAGGATCGCCCGGGACACGTCCATCGGGCCGGGACTGAAATCGCTCCCATCCGGCGCGTGGTAGAGGACCAGTGGCTCATCGAAATCCGGACCCCAGAGGGGTTCTGAACTGTTCGGGTGAAACGTGGGTATAGTTTCTCAAAGCTGCGTTTTTCTGCCTATACTTTCCACGAAAGGAGAGACGCGATGTCCAAGATCAAGGTGATTCGCGTCAGCGCCACCGAATTCGAGACCGAAGATGGCAAAGTCTTCCCGCACCCGATCCCCTTCCAAGACGGCAAAATCCCGTCCGTCAAGGAGTTCCAGGCGATCCACGACCAGTGGCGGGAAATCTTCAAAACCCAAGGACTCCTCCCAGGACAGGCTCCTGGGTCCAGGAAAGACCGCTGAGCTTCTCGGCGTCCACATCAGTACCCTCCGCCGTTGGGACGCTGACGGCACCTTGAAAGCCGTCAGGACGCCCGGAGGGTGGCGGAAGTACCGGCTCTCCGACGTCGAGAAGTTCCAGGGTCGAGAATCCCCCGAGCGTGAAAACCAGGAGATTCGGGCGGTTGCCTATTGCCGGGTCAGCAGTCACGACCAGAAACAGAAGGGTGATCTCGAACGCCAGTCGGATCGCGTCGTCGCCCATGTCGCCCGTCAAGGATACAAACTCGTTGGCGCATTTGAAGAAATAGGTTCGGGCATGTCGGACACGAGGCCAAAACTCCACCGGCTGTTCAAGCTGGTGGACGCCCACGAGGTCGATGTTGTCGTGGTCGAGCACAAGGACCGTCTGTGCCGGTTCAACTTCGGGTTCTTGCAGGCGTATTTCCAGAGCCACGGTGTCGAGGTGGAGTGGGTAGAAGACGTGTTGGGCAAGAGTTACGAGGAAGAGTTGGTGGAGGACATGCTGTCGCTGATGTCGAGCTTCTCGGCCCGCATCTACGGCAAACGAAGCGCGGAGAACCGCCGCAAGAAGAAACGGAAGGAGAAAGCAGCATGACCGGAATTCAAGGAGGCATCGATGGCTGATAGGGAAATGTCAATGAAAGAATATCTGCGGCAACTGCCCGACAATCACCTGGCACGTCGGCAGTTTCAAAACGTCGTGCAGGCTTGGGCGGAACTTCAACAGTGGTTGAATGGTATGGATAAGCCGCCGGGCTTTGTTACACGCGCACGCGATCACCTTGCGAACGCATTAGACGATAGCCTTGATCCTGGGGAGCCTATGGCTGAGCCGGATGGTCCTGCACTTGACCCGAAAGACGAATGAAGAAGTCACGACACCTCTACCTCCACTCGGAGACCAATCCGGGCAAGGTCGCCGCCTTGGAGGCGTTACACGTCGAGTACGTGTCCTACGTCCGCATCTGCGTGCAGCACATGCTCGACAACCACCGCCTGAACCTTAAGCGGTCGGAGAAACAGGCGTTCTTCCCGAAAGCCGAGGGGCTCACTTCCCAGATTCAAAAGAACGCACGCGACCACGCCATCCAAATCGTCTCCACATGGGCCAAGGCTACCTACGAGCGCGCCCTCAAGAAGTACATCACTCGTCTCCACAGGTTCGGGGGAATCTCCCAAGAGGAACGATACGCCCTCTGCACGGTCGGCAAGCACCTGATATCAGAGCCCTGGAAACACGTCACTCAGGAGGCCATCAACGCCTATTGGGCGATCCTCCTCGATACCGAGATCTCCGGCAATCCACCAAAGGTGTCCGAACGCATCCCGATGCGGTTGTCGGAGAACACCTGCACGTTGACCGACGCCGACGAAGCCGTGGTGGCGCCCATGTGGATCAAGATCTCCACCTTGGTCTCCAGGAAAGTCATCTGGCTCCCGTTGTGTGGGAACCCCTACGTCAAGTCCGCATCCGACGTGTCGAAAGGGATTCACGCTCGCAAGGACAAGAGGGGACGTTGGAGGTTTGAGACGGTCGAGAAGAAGGAATGGGTTGTCCCCGAACCCCAACCTGACGCTCCCAGAATCGGTGTTGATGTTGGCCTGAACGTGGTGGCTGCCACGTCGGACGGCCGAACCTTTGGTGCCGAACTCAAGCCCAAGTTCGACCGGCTCTACGAGCGCGTCAGGAGTCTCCGGGCCAACCGCCAACGACAGGGTTTGAAGGAGAACAGCCCCAGGCTCGACCGCTTAGAGTCGAAACTCACGGGGATGGTGAAAACGATCACTGGAGAGGTAGCGAACAAGCTCGTTCGTGATGCCCCCAAGGGCACGGTGTTCGTGGTCGAAGACCTCGACCTCCGAGGTTGTCGAGGGCAGAAGAGATTTGCTTACAGGGCTCTAGCCCACAGTTTGGAGACGAAGGCGCCGACCATCAAGGCGAATCCGGCGTACACGTCCCAGACTTGTCCTTCCTGTGGTTACGTCTCACGACGGAACCGATCAGGAGTTAATTTCGTCTGTCGCTCATGCGGCAGGCGGTCTCACGCTGATGTGGTGGGAGGGATCAATCTGCTCGGACGTTCCGAGGATGAACAGGTTGGTCTTGGAGATCACCATCGAGACGTGAGGGAGTTGCTGCGAGCGCGATTCCGAGATCTCCGAAGGGGATCGAGGACCAGTCCCGCGGGACTCTGCCGAAAGGCACCCCCCGCGCCTGAACCGTCAGGCCGGAGGCTTACTACCGGAGCATCTCCCCCGAGGAGAGGTCGGCACAGCCTCGAATCCGAGTCACCTAGGATTACCTAGGTTTCGGAGTACGGTTCGCATCCTGGATCTCAAGGACGAAGTCCAGATCACGATCTTCCGTGTTTCGAATGCACCATGGAGGGGCTTTGCCCATCGTCATCGGCGCTTGGCTCGTGTCCCTCCTGTCGATGTGGAGATGGAGCGGGTGATCGGGGCGGTCTGCGGCACGCTGGGAATCGCGTCAGATCAGTATGAGAGTCCCGAGATGATGAGTCGTCTCAAGACCGCGATGCTCGAAGCCCTCCGCGATCCTCCTTGATCAGGAGTCAAGGTTAAGGAAATGGGATCGCGATCAGATTCTATGACAGCGCACCGAAAGGATCCTTTCCGTCGTGTCGTGAAAGCCGATCTCCAGGACGACGAGCTGGGCCGTTTCTGGTGCTTGGAGCTCGAGTGTGGTCACGAGGACGTGAGGCGTGTGGTCTATCGGGGAAACGTGGGCCTGACCTGGGGAGGGCGTCGGAAAGACGGTCCTTTGCGATCTCTCAAGGATGCAGCACCTGCACCGAACAAGATCCGGTGCATCCAGTGCGGGTAGAGTGATTCATGGTGGAAGGCTCCGATTCTTTTGATGACCGCATGGCTTCTCAGCGTCTCAAGGAGACACTTGAAAGCATCGATGTTCAGATCATGCAAATTGCCCAACGCCCTCTCATGTACGTAGGGGGTGAAGAGCATCTCCATGCGGCGGAAGTTATGGTTCGAATCCTGCTCCATATCCGTGATTGTGCGATGGGGAATGAGGGAGTGAGCCGGGACGATCAGCGGCACTACATGTACGAACGGTATCCGAAGGTCCCAGGGCCGATTCGGTGCGTTGCGACAGGAAGCAAGGAAGTAGGTCTGGATTTCAGCCAGGAGTTGCTACGTTACATCGCCTGGCACAAGGAGCACGCAACCACTGGCAACAAGGGGTCCTGATGGGACGCCGACGCGTTTGGAAGAAGACCGTAGTTCTCGAGCTCGAAGTCCCCGAGGATTCGGACGACGGTTTCCAGCGGGCTCTGGTTACATTTAAGCTTCCCGAAGAAGGAGAGCTTCCCGGGATTTCGACCTATCGCAACAGTGTCAAGGTAGACACGGCCACAGACATCCTCAATTGCCTGGCAGGTGAATTTACGGAGTTTCTGGCTTCCCAGGTTCCTCATTGGCGAGAGCATCTTGCGGCCTCCGAAACGGCTCGGTGGTATAACGCGTTGCGTCAGAATCGGGCCGTCGTCTTGTACAAAGGCGAAGAATGGCTCTACGGCGGTCCAGACAACGACACCGCTACACGTCACCGGCTATATCAAGACGAAGGTCGTGAGATCTTTGTTTTCAACGGCGAATTCCAATTCTCCCAAAACCAGAAAGACTAAGCCAAATCACTTACGGTTGGGGTATCGAACGACTCTCAGCCAGAACTTGCTGATCGAGCGAACGACTTCTTCGATGTCCTGGAGCTTGAGCGGTTTGACCACGTAGGCGGCGGCCCCGAGGTTGTAGCTGCGCACGATGTCTTTCTCTTCCTCGCTCGAGGTCATGACAACCACGGGGATAGGGTCGAGCTTCGGATCTACGCGTAGCTCCCCTAGTACCTCACGACCGTCCATGTGCGGCATGTTGAGGTCCAAGAAAATGAGGTCGGGCCGTGGGTTGTTACTGTTCCGCAGGTACCTTATCGCCTCATCCCCGTCACGGGCACGAGACAACGTCAGCACCACATTCTCCTGTTCGAGGGTGTGGCGGAGGATCTCTACGTCGGCGTCGTTGTCTTCGATGAGTAAGATTTCCAGTGGTCTCATTTTCCTGTTCCCTTGAACGTAACGATGAAAGTCGTTCCCACGCCGAGTTCCGATTCGCATCGGATAGTGCCGCCGTGTAATGTGACGATCTTTTTGCAAATGGAAAGCCCGATACCACTTCCCGAAATGTCTTGCGTTTCTTTCCCTCGATAGAACGCCTCGAAGATCTTGCCCGCGTCATAAGGGAGGATCCCGATGCCTTCATCATGAACCGTGTAGCGCACCATCCCATCATCGAGTTCGTCCCCACGGATGCGAACCACTGGTGGCTTGTCGCCATGGAACTTAAGTGTATTAGAGATGAGGTTTTGAAACACCTGTCGTACTTGGCTGCGTACCCCCATAAAAGACGGTAGGTCTCCGGTGAGGATCTTGGCGTTCTTCTCGATGATACGGATACCGAGATCGGTGACAATCTCTTCCATGATCTGTTCCATGTCGATGGATGCCATCTCCTCTACCTGTTCCTTGATCCGACTCAAGGAGAGCAAGCTGTTGATGAGTATCTGCATCCGACTTGCCCCTTCGACCAGGTACCCGAGCCATTGGCGCCCACGCTCATCAAGAGGGGCTCCCGTTTCGCCATACGTGTCGTCGATCATCTTGGCGAAGGATGCCACCATGCGCAGTGGTTCTTGTAGATCGTGGCTTGCTAGGTAGGCGAACTGCTCGAGTTCGTAGTTGGAACGTTGAAGAGCAGCGGACAGGGTCTCAAGTTCCTCAATTCGCTGGCCTGCTTCGATTTCAGCCTTCTTGATGGGAGTGATGTCGGTGTGGGCTCCTAGCATACGCACAGGCTTGCCTTTCTCCTTCAAAACAAGCCCACGACAACGAACCCAGACAGTGGAGCCGTTCTTGTGTCGGTATCGGACGATTTGGTCGTAGGGGAACTTTTCGGGGTTCTCGAGGTGTTTGTAGTAGCTGTCCAGAGCAAGTTGTTTGTCTTCGGGGAAGATGTTTTCTTGCCACCACTGGAATGTGTTGGGGATCTCGTGATCTTCGTAGCCGAAAAGTCTCTTGAACCGTGGCGAATACCATTGGTCGATGAAGTTTTCGACGTTGAGAAACCAGACACCGTCTAAGCTCCCGGCCTCAAGCCATTCGAAGAGGGTGGGGTCGGAGCTAAGTCGATCATAGAGCTCAGCTTTGAGGTAATGGTCGGACATGGCTACTGGGCAAGTTCTTGTTCGAGTTGAAGAAGACGAGGTGGCTTCTTGGGCTTGGGACCGACTTCCCCACCGGTTTCCCACTGCCTTCGGTTGTCCATATGCTCCTGACGGAGCTCTTGGAACTCTTGGAACTTCTCGGCCCGAAGATCTTCGGAGCTCTTGCGATGGATCTCTTTGCGTTGCTTTTCGATTTTGGCGAGCTGGAAATAGGCCCATGCACCGGTGCCCCCTAGCAACAGAAGGATTGCCAAGACGGCGAGGATCACGGTGCGCATTGAGGTCGGGGGCTCAGGCTCATCGGTCAGAGCTTCTTCCACCGCCTCCTTGACCATGGCGCGTAGTTCATCCTGTGAGACGGCTGTGGTAAGAGATCGGTACTGAGCTTTCTTGCGCGCGATGGCCTCGTGGATGTGTTTCATCAGATCAGACCCTGACAACGTGCCTTTGATCAGGTACGCGGAGATGCCTGCTTGAAGCGCTCGGAGGGCGAACTCTTTTTCATCTAGCCCGGTTACGGCGATGACGGGAATGGTAGGGAAGAGACTGACTACGGTCCGTGCCGTCACCATGAAGTCCTGGCTGTCCTCAAGATGAAGGTCGAGCAGGACCACGTCTGGGTCCCAAATGTGGCCGTCTTCACGGAGCTGCTTGAGCGATCTCGTATGCCGCAATTCTGTATTCAACCCCGCCAGAATATGCTCTAAGATTGCAACATCCCCTGGGTTGTCCTCAGCGATGAGAACGCGGAGCTTTTCGGAGTCGACCATCTTCGCTAAGGGTGACGCATAGGCTCGTTAGGGGCGCGTTGGTGAGGACGCCAAGATCGCGCTCTGGTAAGGTGTCCCATGCCTTCGAAGCTTCTCACGGTCCTCGAATACCCGGCACCGAGTCTTGAGGCGCCAAGCGTTCCGGTAGATCTCGACGAGCTCGAGGGTCTCCAGGAGTTCATCGAGAACATGATCTACACCATGTTCTACCAGGAGGGAGTTGGGCTTGCGGCGCCACAAGTGGGACGCAACTTGCGGCTGTTCATCATCGACCAGCGACCCATTAACGGCAACCGCCTGGTGGAGCCTTGGGTCTTCATCAATCCTGAACTCGAACCTACTAATGACAATCAGGTTGTGCGTCCCGAAGGCTGCCTCAGTTTTCCTGGTCTACTTGCCGAGGTAGAGCGCCAGGAGTGGGTGAAGGTAACGGCTTTTAATCGCCAGGGTGAACAGTTCACGCTAGATGCGACCCACAACCACCTGTTTTCGGTGGCCCTCCAACACGAATACGACCACCTGGAAGGTACCCTGCTCAGCGACCGAGCGACGGGGAAGGATCGTCGCGCGATCAAGCGGTGGGCTTCTCGGAAGCCGTAGCGCGCTTTCCGTGAAAATCCAGGATCGCGAGATCCGCATCGGGTATAAGGGGCGTATGGAATTTCGAGATCGAGAAACTCTCACCAAAGCTTGGGACGAAGGGCACCGTCCCGAGTTCCTGATGTTTTGGGGCCGCAAGGGACACGATGTCAGCACCATCGGGCCCTATGTCTTCAGTCAGTGGCACTTTTCGGACTTCGAGATTGACGGTATCGAGTACCCTACGGCCGAGCATGGGATGATGGCCGAAAAGGCTCGGGTCATGGGTGACGAGGACACACTCCAGCAGATCCTCGCCTGTGGTGGCCCCGACGAAGCGAAGGAGCTGGGTCGTCAGGTTCGTAACTGGGATCAGGCCAAGTGGGACGCTCACAAGTTCGAGGCTGTGGTCAAAGGCAATGTTGCCAAGTTCAGCCAGGATACCGAGCTTCGAAAGTACCTGCTGGGCACTAAGGACATGGTGCTCGTCGAGGCCAGCCCACACGACTGCATTTGGGGCATCGGTCTTCGGCGCGAAGATAAGGCCGCCCATAACCCTCACAAGTGGCGGGGACAGAATCTGCTCGGGTTCGCCATCATGGAGGCCCGGCAACGGATTCGGAGTACGGGGTAGGGGGGTAGGGGCAGACCATGGCAGAGTGGGACGATTTTGGGTTTGAGGATTCCGTTCAGGAGTACAAACTGGACCTGAGTGCTGCGTCGACAGCGGACCTCTTGTCAGAGGTGGCTCGTCGACAACAGGAGATACGAACACCACCCAAGTCTACGAAGTCGAAAGCAGATCCGGGCATCTTTTTTCCACGCCCTTCGACGCGCGAAGACATGACGATGGCGCAAGCGTGGCCTCTCTTTGACGCCAGTTTCTACGCAGGCACCTACTGCCCTTGCTGTAATCAGCGCGTCCAGCTTTACCCACGTAAGGTCTACGGAGCAGTTGCAGTTTTCCTCATCTGGCTCGTTCGCACGTGCAAAGATGGTGCGTGGGCCTCTCTTCAAGATGCGCCTTTGCTTCAAGGGCGACGTGGGGGCGGAGACAAGGACAAGCTCAAGTTCTTCGGGCTAGCTGAAGAGAAGCCCAATGAGACGGACCCCTCCAAACGGAGCTCGGGTTTTTGGCGTCCCACGGAAAAGGGGATCCGGTTTGTACGCGGCGAGGTCCGGATTGCCAAGACCGCTTGGGGCTACAACGGTCAGTGTCTGGGCTACTCCACGGACCAGATCACAATTCAAGAAGCATTGGGATCCAAGTACGACTACCGAGAGGTCATGGGGCGGTGGTAAGCGTTTCGAACATGGGTCTGGGCGGGTAACATGGGAGGTGTCCCACGAGCCGTGTCCTTTTTGCGGAGCTGCTCGGGTTTACGGCGTCCCGGAGGAGGCTCCTGATGCTGACCCGGAACCGGCCACATGTGCATGCGGCAAGGAAGGCCCTCCTCACTACCCGTACCGTCAGGTAGCCGAGAAGGTCTTTGAGCTCTCTCGATCTAACATCGAAGAAGAGGAAGAAGAGACCTTGTGTCGATGCGGGCAGCCTCTCGTGTTGGGAGTGAGAGATAACCGAGACGTGATCACGCACAAGATGCCTTACTGTAGGGCTTTCTTGAATTTGGATTTTGCAGCGTTTGCGGAGTGGCTTCGCAACGAACCTGACTAGGAACCACCATGGATCACCAGGAAGCTCAGAAAACTTTGGAGGCGATTGCTCGTTGGATGGAGCTCCGCGAGCAAGGAGGATACTCCCCCGTCATCGATAGAAAACGGTTCCTGATCGAGGCCGAGCACTCTCTTCGGGGCGGTCTCTTGTACCGGCTTCTCATCGAGGAGAAAGAGCCTCTCGAGCATACACCTCCTCTCGCGTTTTCACGTCCGTGGTACTCGCTCATCGAGGACGGAGAGGCGGTCGTTGAGAAGGACCTCGTTTACGGAGGGGTGATGGAGGACACCATTGCGATCTGCCAGCATCAGTGGCACATCGTGAAGAAGGATCAAGACGGGAGCTACCTGGTCAGATGGCGTCCAGGCAAAGATGGGCGTAGCCACTGGGGGGAATGGCGCCTTGTTCCTACCTCGGATGCCTGGGTTTTCAGCAGGATGGGGTAGAATCCTCGACATGCTGAAATTTGAAGAGTGCGTCCAGGAGTGTTTGGAGAACGAGGGGTTCGTGCGGGAGTTTGACCGGGTTGCCGGTACCCACATCGGAGGAGAACCGCGAACACCCATGGCAGTCTTGGTGGATCAAGCCACAGGCTACGAGGATCTCAAGAAGAAGACCGATCTAAAAAAGTTCGTCGCCTTCGTCTACGAGACGGTCTGGATTCGGCTCCCCGAGGGGGCCAAAGATCCCACGCAGGTGGTCACGCCTCCTCCTGGGGGATCTTTCCAAGAGCTCATGGCCAAGCCCTGATCTTGGGGATCAAGGCGTGGATTGACGAAAACCCTGCTGTGGAGGCCCTGGGAATACCGAGACTCGGTACCTGGTAAGGTCTTTCGTGCGAAGGGTAAAAGTCCTGTGAAACGTTTCATTCCCGTTCTGTTCTCCGCCCTTTTCTTGGGCGCATGCGTCGGTGAGCGTGTGACCGTCGAAACGGGCGAAGTCGGTCGCGTCCTCGGCAAACATGGTTTGGAAGAGAAAACGGTTGGTCCGGGAGCGTACCTTCTGGATTGGTGCGGGCCTCTCGAGGCGTGCGAAAAGCTTGTCCGTCTTCAGGTCAGCAAGAGCACCAAAGACATGACGATCGATACGCTGTACCTCCCCGACTCCAACGTGGACATCAAGAACGTGCAGGTGGGTCTGGTTTTCGAAGTCAAGCCAGACCAGGAGAGCCAAGATGAGATCTTCGCCAAGGTGTCCGCGGAAGGCGATGCCCCTTTCACGATGCTGATCTCCGCAGACCAAGTCTACGAGAAGTACCTGGCCCGCAAGGCTCCTGATGCCATCGTGACCGAGCTGCGCAAGCATACTGTCGAAGAGGTCCTGACAAACGTCCCTGAGATCGCGGATTCCACCAAGCAGGCGATCAGCGAGATGCTCGGAGATGCCCCCATCGTGGTGACCGAACTCGGATTTCCGAACGGGATTGGTGAGGTGCCTCGAGAGGTGATTCAGGCCAAGCGTCGTCTCTACGCGGTCGATGAGGAGAAGGCCCGGACCGTCCGTGCGCTCAAGGCCGAACTCGAGGTCGAACAGCAGAGGCAGATCGTTCAGAAAGTACGCGCGGAGAATGACGTGGTCAACGCCCAGATCGCCGGAGTGGATTACGCTACCTACGTCGAGCTCAAGAACCAGGAGCGGTTCGCTGATTCCGCTGATGCGATGGCGGAGGCGGTAGCCGAAGGCAACCACGATGTGATCGTGCAAACCCCCGCACCCGAGGCTCCGAAGTCCGAGAAAGAGCAAGCCAAGTAACCATGGGCATCGTCAGTATCATCGCCGTTGCCGCCGGCATCGGCTTTCTCTTTGCTCTTCGCCGCAAGCTCCATGAGGTTGCTGACGAAGAGAAGGACGAACACCTGGCTTGGGGTCTACGATGGGCAGCCGCTGGAGCTGCCCTCATGGCTCTCCTGGGCGTCATTGGCATCGTCGACAGCTACATCTACAAACTGCCGAACCCTCTCGAGCCCGAAGGGATCGAGCTCCCTGAAAAGCCGGAACCGACCCCTCCTGCCCAGAAGGTGGAGATCAAGCCAGCGTCGAAACCGGATCCGATGAAGGAGGCTCAAGAGGAGCACGAGAAGGCTCTCGATGAGTTCGAGAAGAAGGTAGCTCCTTGATGAGGAAGCCCAGTGACATCCGTATTGATTGGCCGGTATAGTCAGGGCATGGCCGAATGTCCTGACTGTCTGGGCCAAGGCGAGATCGTACTGCTGGTCACCCGGCGCCCTTGCGACTTATGCAAAGGCTCCGGAAAGATGCTCACTCAAAGAGAGCGAAATCAAAAGCTGATGTCGGAGTACTTCCGTACACCGGAGGGACGCCGCAAGCTGTCGGCTAAACTTCTGGAGCCGATGACGCGCACACGGCGGGATTACAACGCGATCACCCGCAAGACCTTTCGTGAAAAGTTGGTGGAGGTGGGGTGAAACTCCCGAGTTACGTAAAGCACATTCAGCACCCGAAAGAGAAGAAGGTTTTCTGGTGTAACACGCCATGGTATCGTGAGTTCGCGTTCACCGGGCTCGATCACGCCAGTGCTAATGCCTTGGATGAAGGACGGCTTTTAGCTTGCCCGGACTGTGTGGAAGCAGCCGTGAAAGCTCTCGAGAGCGGAACTTACCAACTCGGAGACTACCCACACATGGATCAGGTCAAGGAACTCTGTCGAGAGCTCTACAAGAAGCACAAGTTTCTGTCCCGAATCGTGACTGATGATCCGCTCTACAAAGAGCTCGTTGATTTAGGCGAAGAGGCTGTTCCAGCCCTCCTACGTCGGCTCGATTGTTTCGAAGAGCCATGGGATGATCTTGCGATCTGGGAGCCTCTGGCTGCGTTGCACGACATCACGGGGGAGACGGTTCACAGCCAGGAAGAGGCCGGACGCCTGCCTGTCCTGATCGAACGGTGGCTCGACTGGGGAGAGAAAGAAGGAGTCTACAAAAGGATCAACTGGGGTGGCTGATACGCTCGAGAAGTTCATCAAGGAGATTGCTGCCTACGAAGCCGCACCCCACATCGGGGCGAAGTACTGGGAAACGCGGAATATTGATCTGACTGAAGTTGCTAAAAGGATTCGGCGGGACATCAAAGACGATGTTCGTGCGGGTATCCTCCCGAATGCTAAGTATTCCGTTAGGATTTCGCGTGGAGGTCGCGGCTACCAACTCATCACGGTCAAAACCCCAGGCCCCAAAACGAACCGCCCCGACCCGGTCTCTATCGGGTTACGTCTCCAGTACCTCGTGAAGCAGTATAACTACGACGCTAGTCACGGGATGTATGACTGGTCGTGTAAACGGTTTTTCGGTGATGTGGAGGTAGGGAAGAGATCGTGGTGCGCTTGATCGGGATCGATGAAGCTGGACGCGGACCTGTATTGGGGCCACTGGTGATGGCGGCTGTCGCCTTGACTCCAGAGCATGAGACCGAGCTCCGAGGGTTGGGCATCCAAGACAGCAAGAAATACGGTAGTGGAGGGAAAGCCAAAACGGCACGGCTTAAGGCTCGCCCCTGGATTTACCAGCGATGTCACTGTGCGGTCCTTATCTTCGAGCCTGCCGAGATTGACACCTACGTGGAGCGGGGTGCCTTGGATGATCTTGAAAGGCGAGGAGCTCTTGAGCTCCTCAAGATGCTTGAGGCCACTTCTGAAGACCATATCGTGTGTGACGGAGCTCCTATCTTCGGTTGCCTTTCTTCAGAATGGCCTAACCTCATCGCGGAGAACAAAGCCGACACAAAACACGTGTCCGTTTCGGCGGCGTCGATCGTTGCTAAGACTACTCGGGACGAAGAGATGGACCGCATTCTGGCCCGATATGAGCCCGAGTATGGCAAGATTACTGGTGGGGGGTATGTCAACAAAGGGACTCGCCAATTCCTTGAAGCTTTCGAGGCCAAACATGGGCGACTCCCCTTCGAAGCACGCAAGTCGTGGACGTGGCGGAAGAAACCCGAAGTCATCGAAGGTCCCAACATCATGGACCTACTCAACGGAAGTGAAACATGAACAACTGGTCCGAAGGCGGCTACGCCTTCTACATCACAGAGTATCCCGACGAAGGATGTGTCGGGCCTTACAAGACGCGCCAAGAAGCCGAGGCGGCGGCGAAGTGCATCCTGCCCGACGACGATACCTCCGTGTTCGAATTGACGCCGGAACAGTGCCAGGCCCTGGACAGGGAGCTCGATGAAGAGCTACACGATCGGCCACAGCAACCTGTCCACTGAGGAGCTCATCAGGCGTCTGCGCGGCTGCAATATCGCCGTGGTCGTCGACATCCGGAGCAAGCCTTTTAGCCGCCACAACCCTCAGTACAACCGGTACGTGATTGCAGAGGACTTGCGGAGGGCCGGGGTTCCGTACGTTTGGATGGGGCACTCTCTGGGGGGTCTTCCGGACGACCCTAACCTTTTCACAATGGGGGCTCCCGACTACGACAAGATCCGGGCCTCGCAGAAGTACCAGGATGGCCTTCAGGAGCTCCTTCGTGGCTTTGAGATGAACAAGGAGCTCGGTGAAGTGACGCTTATGTGTAGCGAAGCTGACCCTTCTGGATGCCATCGGCGGCGCTTGGTGGGGGCTGATCTGGTCGAGCAAGGCATCGAGCTCCTTCACATCCTGAAGGACGGGGAGCTTGCGACGGAGCACGAAATCCGAGAGAGGCTGGGGGAGAATCAGCCTTCGGCTCTTGATCTTTTTTCGACTTGACTCCGATCCGAGCTCCCTCTATCTTGAGGACTCGTGCGCACTGCACCACAACTGAAGCTCCCTTGGAGACAGCCGCCATGACGTAGTTGCACTTCGCAACTCGTCATGAACACGTCCAACTCCAACAAGAGCCAGAACAACAACCCCAACCCCAGTAAGGAGCACGACCCTCGCTACGAGCGAGTGGTTGTGGGGTACCGCCTGGTAGCCATGCAGGCTAGCCAGGTTGATGAGATCGCCCAAGCGGAAGGGCGCGGGCACCATCCTAGTGTGGTGGACGCCCGGCCCCGGTGCCCGTGGTGTTTTGTGAAGGGGGGTGGGGAGGGCAAGCATTTTTGCCGTTGGCGTACAGCCAACAACGTTCGTCCTCTGGGCGGAAATGTGCGGCAAGTACCGATATACGAATGGCGCCTCAAAGAGTGAGGCACCGGTAGAGTCGCACCGTGGGAAGCATCAAGATGAGCTGTCGTGAGTGCGGGGCCGAGTTCGAGCGGGATCTCGAGACTGGCAACTACTTTTGCCCGAATCCTGGATGCGGCAAAGGAGGCATTCGGGGGAAGTACGGCATCAAGACCACTGTCGACGAGCACGGTAACGTGACTCTCGAGAGTCATGGAAAACCCGATTGAGCTTGATCGGGTATGGTAGAGGATGCCTCTCACCCAAGAAGAGCTCGATACCCGGTTCACCTACCACCCTCCTCACGGAGACCAGCCCGAGCGATACACGAAAATCGGGGACAAGGTCCGCGAGCTGGCAGACCTGATTGTGGCGCTTTGCCCCGATTCTCGTGAGCAGTCCCTGGCCATGACCCATCTGGAAGAAGTGCGCATGTGGGCAAATGCTGGGATTGCTCGCCGTTTGACCCCTTAACGCATCTGTCACATGACTGATTCTATCGAGACCTCGTACTATGTAGAGGATTCGATGGGATACGACCACGATTTTTACGAGCAGTACGATAGCTACTTGGCAGAAACTGGGGTGCGGCGGGCTCATGACCGAGCCTTGCGCTTTTTCACCATGGTGGCCGGCGTCCCCCGGGTTGTTGATCTGGGTTGTGGACGATCGCAGGAGTTCCGGCAACACGGAATTTGGGAGAGTTACGTCGGGTTCGATGAGAACGCCAGTTCAAACCCTTCGGAACCTCAAGACCCACGTCCCGGTAATTACCGGGATCCTGCATTTCTCGCCGAGCTCGAGGGAAAGCCCATCACGGCCTTCGTCAGTTTGTTCTCCACGGAGATCACCGCCTCGGCAGCTCAGAACACGGAGTACTACCAAGAGCTTTTCCGTCGCATCGACGGGCTCCGGTGGGGGCTCGTGTCAGGCTTCTACTACAGGTCGTCCAAGAACGTGAATCCGATTGAGGAGACGGGAGGTCTTGTTCCTTGGCAGACCCTCCACGCGCTCGAGGATCAACAGGTTCCGGAGTACCGTGAGATGCGTCTTGTGGAGGAGGTCCCTAGCCGGCTGTTTGGCCCGGAGGTGACTGAAGTTTGGCGCATCTTTGAGCGGGGGCGTAGAAAGTAGGAACGATGCCTGAGCGCGATGATACTGAAGACAACCGCCAGGGAGGAGTGGGTCTTCTCGAGAAAAAGAAGCAGGAACTCCAAAAACCCCGGCGCTACAAAGTCCTTCTTCACAACGATGACTTCACCCCTGTCGAATGGGTGGTACAGCTCGTTCAGCAGGTCTTCCGTAAGGGGCGCACCGAAGCGGAACGGATCACGATGCAAGTGCATCAAGAAGGTCTGTCGGTGGCCGGGGTCTATACTCACGAGATCGCCGAAACCAAATGTGCCATTGTGCATGAACTAGCGCGTCGAAGCGATTACCCGTTGATGTCTTCGATGGAACCCGAAGAGTAGGAGAGCCGCGATGGAAGAACGAAAGCTGAAGAACTATTCGAAGTTCCTGAGCTTGGTGCTCCGGCACAACCCGGGCAAAATCGGCATCGAGCTGGACAACGCCGGATGGGCCGATGTGGATGAGCTACTCAAGCGCTCTGTCGATCAGAAACGGGCTCGAGGACTCACCCGAGAGCTCCTGCAAGAAGTCGTCGACACCAACGACAAGAAACGGTTTGAACTCAGCGAAGACGGGGAACGAATCCGCGCCCGACAAGGACACTCCGTTCCGGTGGACCTCGGATACGAAGAGAGGGAGCCTCCGGAGTGTCTGTACCACGGGACTCCGGAGAGGTTCGTACCTGCGATCCGAGAAGAGGGCCTACTCAAGATGAATCGTCATGCGGTCCATCTATCCCCTGACTACGAGACTGCCATTCGCGTGGGTGAGCGGCGGGGTCGTCCGATCATCATCAAGGTCCGAGCCAAGGTCATGCACGATGAGGGGCACAAGTTTTACCTGACTGGTAACGGAGTCTGGTATACGGATCACGTGCCCATCGAGTTTCTGCTCTGGCCAGAGGACCGTCGTTACAATTCGATCGGCAAGGGGATCTATCCTGCACCGGACTTGCGGGGCTCGTAGAATGGTTCGAACTCTTTTCTGAACCGTGCGTTCACGATTTCGAAAGCCTTGGGGGTGTAGTAGCTTTCCCAAGGCTTCTTGTCCTTCGTGACGTTGTGTTTCCCGAGCTCGACCTTGGGGAGCTTCAGTTCCCGCATGAGCTTGTTGAGCTGGACCTGAAGCTTTTCCCAACGTAAAACGGTCTCGCAGTCGGGTTCGTGGTAGTACAGCCGGCCGTCCACGATATAGGGTGGCTCGTTGTAGCTCTGGACAAACTTTTCGAAGGAAGCATCCCGTCCTCGGCGCACGTAGCAGGTCACCAGAAAGTCGTAAGGGTTGCGGATGATCGTGAAGATGCGCTCAGTTCCCTGGATAGCTGCCCGCACCATCTCCGGATCCACGTCGGAATCTCGCATCCGTTTGTGCGGACGTTCATCCCAAACACGCTGACGTATCCGGCTGATTTGTGTGATCCTTACCCCTCCCTGATGACTTCGAACATCGGTGAGGCGCATGTGGTGGGGTCGTAAATCGAATGTTTCCGGGAACACGTCTTGGAGGGCCAGGACCATGGCGCTGGATCCGGTGTGAGGATGGGCCAGGAAGATGAACTTGCCGGGAAGGACGACGGCCACGCATGCACCTTACCGGCAGCCCCGCTTGCACTTCTTCGGGTCTTGGGTTACAAGGAGCTGTCCGCGCACTGCCGCGGCTGCTGAACAACCAGACCCTTTCCGAGCCTCTCTCCCGCGCGGTTGAGAGAGGTTCACTGGAGTTCAGCATCATGAAATTCAAACGACTGGCTCGAGCCCTCCTGCGTGAAGGCATCGAGATTTCTCAAGACGGTCCTGTTTACAAGGTTCGTCGCGCCTCTCACGAAGGCCCGGCGGCTGAGATTCTTTTGCCCGAAGGCTCCCCGCTCGAGACCAAAGCGGTGAAACAGCTCGTGTCATTTGCCTCGGCTTCCCACCCAAGTGGCGGCCACGTGTGTCAAGCCTGTGCCACTCCCGACTTTCATCCTGGCAACATCGTTCCTGTCGGATGCGTTGTGGCAACGGCCGACATGGTGATTCCGCAGGCCATCGGGACGGACATCAATTGCGGGATGCGTTTGGATCTGATCGACGTAACGGTCGACCAATTCCTCGCTCGCAAGGACGAGCTCGTGGAGCTACTTCGCGGTGATCTTTTGCTGGGGACCCGGGACCTTCCGATGACTCCGTCCACCCTGCACGCGATCTACGAGCACGGGGCCTATGGTTGGGAACAGGAGCTCTATAAGAACCCGATGGGATTGATGGCTCGCGCCAAGGATCACTTGGCCCTTGATGCCAAGTACATCTGGCACCAGGGGTCTTTCGTGTCCGACACCAAGTGGGTTCAAGACCGGATCGACTACAGCAGGGACGTGATCCGAGACCCAGACCTGGGGACGGTCGGAGGAGGGAACCATTTCGTCGAAATCCAGATGGTCGAAGAGGTTCTTGATTACGAGGCTCTCCAATGGACCTGGCCCAACCTGAAGTACGGAGACATCGTGTTCATGATTCACACAGGTTCCCGTTCGGTGGGGAAGGGGATCGGTACACGGTTCCAAGAGATTGCGAAGAAAAAGTGGCCGAAAGGGCTCAAGTGGCCGGAAGTGTTCCCGCTCTACAATGAGGACGCCCACGAGTACATGCTTGCCATGGGATGTGCGGCTAACTTCGCTGCTGTGAACCGTGCCCTTCTCTCCACGATGGTGCGTTACCGATTTCGTCAGGTTTTCGGAAATGTTGATGCGAGCTGTTTCTACGACGTGTCCCATAACATCGTGACCTACGAAGACGATGCCTTCGTTCATCGCAAGGGTGCGACGCCGGCCTGGGAAGGACAGTGGGTTCTGATTCCCGGCTCCATGGGAACATCCTCGTACGTAATGCGAGGATTGGGGAACGACCGTTTCTTGCGGTCGGCTTCCCACGGGGCGGGTCGGTCTCGGACCCGGTTTGAGATGACTCGAAAAGGCCGGCCGGATTTCGATCTTGGACTCGATGGGGTGGACTGCGTGACACTTCGTGAAGAGCGGCTCTGGGAGGAAGCTCCCGCAGCCTACAAGGACATCGATCCCATCGTGAAAATCCAAGAAGAGCAAGGACTTGCAAGCCCGGTCCTTCGTCTTCGGCCGCTGCTCACCTTCAAGAGCTAGGGCGCTCAGAGCGCACGGCTCATTTTCGTGGTTTTCGGCCTATGGGTCTCCCTTGGACGGGAGACCTGCACCCTTTTAGGACCCGACTCATGGCCAGTTCCCGAAAACCGCGCCCCAAGACGAAGACCCAGATGCGTCGCCTGGTCGAAGAGATTGTCCTGACGGAAGAGGACGAGAAGATCATGGATAGCGTGTGGGACCGGATGAGGCGCGAACTCATGGAAAAACGGAGGCGCGAGAAGGCCCAACAACGCAAAAAGCGAGCTGCCAAGATCCTCGATCTAGCTCAGCAGCATGAAGAGCTCCGAGATGCGATTTTGAGGGGTGGTGGTCGTGCGGTTGAGTTCAATCTGTTCCAGCCCTTTTCTTCCGAGCCTCAGCGTCAGGACGATGGTCTGGACCTTTTTGCTCCCCCGCCAGGAGCTGCGCAAGAACCCGCTCCTGAGCGCCCTGCGGCCCCTTCCCAAGCCCGTAGGGAGCCCGAGCTTGATCTCTTCGCCCCGCCCCCGAGTGCTCCTCCAAGACGCCCATCGAGGGCCCCTGAACCGGCGGAGGCGCAACCTGAGCCCGAACCCGAGCTTGATCTCTTCGCGCCGCCCCCGAGTGCCCCTTCTCGAGCTCCTGAGCGACCTCCTGCGGCGCCTCAAGCTCCAGCACCCCCGGCAGCTCCATCCGACGATCTGGACCTTTTTGCGCCCCCTCCTGGAGTTCCTCGCCGTCCGGCTCCTCAGCGACCACGTCGACCGCGTCGAGAGCCCGCCCGATTCGAGAACGAAGATCTGTTCCAGGTGTTCCTCAACGAGAAACACCAAGGCGGCCGAGAGCTTGTGGAGCACCCCGATCCAGTTCAGCGTCGCCGTCGTCGCAACCGAGCCGAACCCCGTATTCGGTTCAACACCGCGATGAACTACGAGAATTTCCGTAACACAATCGGGCGAGAGTACGAAGCCTGGAAGCAACAGCGCCAGCAGCAGCAACAACAACAGCCACAACCTGTTGGCCGGTTGGAGCCAGGATCTCAAGTGCAGAGCCTTGATCAGCTCAGCGAGGGCATGGTGCTGAAATCCGAAGCAGGCACCCCCCAAAACATTCGCGTTGTTAGTGTCGATGATCATGTGGTTCGGTTTCAGTGGAAGAAAGACGACGGCTCCTGGAGTAGTCGCACGCGCACGAGCGGCGCAGAGAACTTCCTCCGTCGAAACTATGTTCTTCAAGAGCGCGAGGAAGAGGCACAACCTCGAGCTCAAGTGGGCGAGCGGGTTCAAAGTCTCGATCGTTTGCGTGTTGGAGATGTGATTCAATCGGATCGGCAAAATGCTCCACGTCGTAGGATCGTGGAGATTAGTGGCAACAACGTCAGGACTGAGAATCTCGATGAGGATGGGGGCCTCATTGGGAGATCCCATATCAGCGGTTCTCAGATCGAAAACCACAAGATTATCGAGCAAGCGGACGAGGGGCCGCGAGTTTCTGTCGGGGACAACATCGACGACACTAACCAGCTCCGTGCTGGAGATGTCATCTCCAATAACGTCTTGCGTAACCATGGAACGGTCCGCAAGGTGCTGGAAGTGTTGCCAAATGGAGATCTCAAGACACAGCGCGTGAATGCTCGAAACGGATCTCCTATGGAAGACCCGCAAACGACCCCTCGGTTGCAGATTCAGCGATCAGGTCCGTATAGCAATTACGGTCAGTATCGACGCGAGCCGAATCCTGACGAAGAGCAACAGAGGCAGGAGCAACAGAGGCAGGAGCAACAGAGGCAGGAGCAACAGAGGCAGGAGCAACAGAGGCAGGAGCAACAGAGGCAGGAGCAACAACCCCATGTTCCCGTGGGCGAACCGATCACCCTTCCTGGCGCTCTTCGGGTCGGTGACACTTTCCGTAACGACTACCTGAAAGGTAGTAGCCTATATCGTGAGGTTGTCGAAATTCGGCCAGACGGCACAGTAATGGCTCGACTCATGCACGAGAGCGGCCGGCAGAGGGCAGGTCCTGAGCCTTTCACCGCCGCCTCCATCAGGAATCATGGCCCATACAAGCGGTTCATAGGTCCTGGACACACGGTGAGCTCACCTTCCGATGTTGGTCCCGGTACGTACGTCAAGAAGGGGGATAACCTGTACCGAGTCGTGCATCGGACAAAGACCCAATTTCAGATTCAAGATGTGCACGAGGGTCGTGGTGTGGGACGCCCCACGAGGGTTCGTAAGGCTGATCTGGAAGGAGGGGAATACAAGATTGCTCTCTCTCCTGAAGGGGCCGAGACCGGACAACGCGTCACGTCGTTCGCCCGTCTTCGTGAAGGTCAGGTAGTGAAAGCGATGCACTACCGGAACCCCAAATGGGTTCGTGTCGAATCGATCGGGGACAAGCTCAAGATTCAACCTATCAACGCTGAGACGGGTAACCCCGAAGGAGAGCCTGAAGAGCTGTCGAAAACCGACCTGAAACGCTGGGCTTACCTCACCAAGACTGGCAGTTTACCCGAGGCCCTTCTGCCCCCACTTGAGGAACCTCCTGGGGGATTCGCCGAACCCGGGAAGGGAGAGCTCTCTCCCAACATGCAGTCCGGCCGTTACGACGATGTGCGGATTTCGGTGACTGGGGGGAATGACGGAACCCTGCGCAGGTTGTTGAACTTGCCTGCGGACGGGCCAAATCCAAGACATGTTATCGCGGATTTGTCCGGAGCTGGGGGTCTGGCCAAATCACTCAAGAGCCTCTCCATCAAGGTTAGAGGATCAGAAGTGACTGTGACGGGGGCCGGTGATCACATCAATAGCATGCGTCGCTACATCAGTTTTCAGGATAGAAGTCCCTACTCGATTAGCAATTCGCACTTCACACTTAGATCTTCCGCTCCTCCATCGATGGGGCTCAAGATGTTTGCTACGCAGGTGGCGGCAGCAAACAAGTACGGGTTCAAACACATCAACGTGTCGGCGGCGGGACACGGCCCGTGGCGGAATGACCAGTACAACGGATACTACGTTTGGCCACGGTTTGGGTACGACGGAAATTTTCCCAGCTCCAAGTTTGAGCGGATGCCCGAAGAGATTCAAAACCAGATTCGTCAGATCCGACCGGAAGCTCCTAATGGCCTGCGTTTTCTCGACGTGATGATGGCGAGTCAGGAAGCTCGTGACTGGTGGAAGGATCGCGGAAGCCGTTCAGATTTGTCGTTTGACCTTGACTCCGATTCCCGAAGCTTCAAGTACCTGACCGAGTACGTGCGAGATGTTGCGAAGAAAAAGGCCAATGTAGGGGCTGACAAATTCCTGAACCGAGCAGCAGCGAAGAAGGACCAGAAGGATCAACACGAGTGGTATCCCACCTTTGGGCCCGAGGAAGAGGAGATCTCCGACGAGATCTGGGACAAGATGGGGGAGGAGGTCCGGGAGACCAACGAGAAGAAAGAGCGCAAGAAAAAAGCCGCGACTTACCTTCTTGACCTGGCCGGAGAAGTTCCTCAGTTCCGCGCTTTGTTTCTGAAAGAGTTGGTCAAGGAGAAGGGGTAGTGGTGGACCTCGATCTCTTCGCTCCGCCTCCTGGCATGCGTCGTCGGGCCCGGTACACTCCCGAGTTTTTGGAATGGACTCGAGGACGGAGGTTCCACAACCCGAACCCGAATGCCCGTAAACGCGAAGTAGTTTTCGATTCGTTGCCGGATCCGGAGCAGGCGCGCATCTATCAGATGTGGAGTAAGGCTCGTCAGCGGCGCCAGGAAGGGGAGCAGCCTTCACAACGACGGATCCCGGAGGAAGCCCTCAAATCCACAAAGCTCATCTCCAATCGGGATCCCGATCGGTATCGAGGGGTGAAGGTTCAGTACGGGGCCCTGGAAGAAGATCCCGAGAAAATCCGCCAGGAGCTCCACGGTCTTTTGGGTGAGCAAGCCAAATCGGCTGGAATGACCCCAGAACAGATGGTGATGGATTTGGCTGGAGGAGGCGGGTTAGCAGGGCAGATCAAGGAGGCCAGGATTGTGGTCCAGACACTGGGTGACCGATCTGCCGTGACGGTACTGGGAGAAGGCGATCACATCATGGAGATGGAGCGCCTGCTCACCTTCAAAAATGGTCGGCTCCGAAGTGTTCGAAACATGATCCTGGAGTTGAGTGAAGAAGCACCGCCGGGAACCGGTACACGTATGCTTGCTACTCAGGTGGCTTCCGTAAAAGACGCAGGTTGCAGTCACATCGTGACTACCGGGGCCGGAAACGCGGATTCTGACTACGTGGGGTACTACGTCTGGCCCCTGCTTGGGTTTGATGCTCCTATTCCGGAGAACGAAGTGGATCAGATGCCTCGCGAGCTCAAAGAAGAGCTCATCGATACCGGCGGAGGCCCTCCTTTTTACATCAGCGAGCTCATGTCCTTCCAGGAAGGACGTGATTGGTGGAAAGAGAACGGCAATGAGCTCGAGGATTTGGAGTTCACCGTTGACAACGATGAGGTGCTCCAAAAATACGTGGAACACAAAGCGAAGGACGCCGGAAAGACGGTAGGCCAGTTCCTCCATAACGCCTCCAAGAAGATACGAGGAAAAAACAGCACCCGAAACAAGATCGAGCAGGCTCCCCGGCTCGACAAGGATGATCTCCAAATCTTGGGCAAGATTTGGGACAGCCTTCCCAAGACGCCCAAGAAGAAGGACAAGACCATGACGACCAAAATTTCAACCCGAGCTCTCATTGCTCTCGCCAGGGAGAACCAGGATTTCCGTACCGCCCTGCTTCGAGAGGTCACCAAAGAGTCCAACATCAACATCAACATCCGCGACTTTGCAGTCGACGAGTTCTCGCAGCACCAGATGCTTCGAAACCTGCGTGAAGGAGACCTCGTGGAGATCACATACGAGCCCGGGGAACCCAAACCACGTCGTATTGCAACGCGCCTTGTGGCCTCAGATTTCGATCCGGCCATCCCCGGAGTAGCGCTTCGGGGAACCTCTCAAGAAGAGGAGTTGCTGGTGGATCGAGGTCAGGGAATGCCCTTGATGTGGGAGCCGGGAGCCAGCGAACCGGCACGACCCGTCATCCAGCTCAAGATCGTCCATTCGAAACTCGCGGCAGAGGCCGAGGCCCAAAGCGACAAGGCGACTGCCGCTCAGGTTGAGTTCGCCATGGATCTCGCCAAGGAGAAGGGGAAAAGCTACTCCAAGTCGGATCTTCAAAAGAAGACCAAGGATGAGATCTCCAAGATCATCGAGGACATGGAGAAGGAGGAGACCGTCGCCTCTGAGAAGCAGGTGTCCTACGCTATGAGCCTCTTGGACAGTCTCGGCCGCGGCTCCCCGTCCGAAGACTCGGTCAAGAAGATGTCCGAGGTCGAGGTCAGCAAGCTCATCGACAAGCTCAAGGCCGAGAACAAGCAAGCCAGCGAAGATCCTGTGGTCCAGGAGATCCTGGAGGCCCTGGGAGGTCAGGAGAAGTTGGCTTCTCTCATCGGAGCCCGGCGGTTCCGGTTCCTCAAGGAGACGGTGGCGTTCCGGTGGCCAAACCGGGTGGCCTCCAAGGGCACGCGCTGCGCGATCACCAAGCAGGACGACAAGTACCGCATCGGTTTTTTCGCGAAGAGGGCTGATGGCGTTCAGGTGATCGTGGCGAACTACACGGTGCCGAAGGAAGAGCTTGCCAAGACTTTCGAGAAGCACACTGGCTGGTTCCTGACGGTCTGATTATGGCTGCCGTGTTCGATCCAGAGCGATGCGCCTGCATCGACAAGGTGGGAACGACCCAAGTTTGGCGTGGGAACCTCCCGGTCAATGAGGCCGGGAATTTTGCCTACCACGAGATGGCAGCGGCACTCGGCTTGGAACCGGCCACCGTCCTCGTCGACGTGAGCGTGATCGACAACGTGGAGGGAGGCGAGCGCCCTCAGTGGCTAGTCGAGCTCGGAGCCTACGAAGTACCGGTCACCCGGTTCCCCGGAGGCCGCGATATCCCACCGCAGTTCAACGAGCCGGACTGGAATCCTGCCCAGCTACTCGGTGACGGGGTGAAGGTTCGGCAGGGCAAAGCACCCGGTCATCTGGTCTGGTGGCAGATCGAAGGGGGCTCCAACGAGATCACGTTGGGACCCGCGGTTCGAAGCTACAACTTCATCGGGTTCATCGAGTACCTCGGTGTTCTGCGAACGCTCAACAAGGGGCTCATCTACATCCACTGCATGAACGGGACAGACCGTACAGGAGCCACAGTGGCCGCCTACGCCATGCGGTATCTCGGCATGAACCTGGCGAGTGCCATGAAGTTGGCGGATGCTCTTCCCTCGGCCGGCGTGATGAACGACGACTACAAAGAGCTCGTGCATGGGTACTGGAAATGGTTCGAGAAGAACAGGCCCGCATAGCGCAGCAAGTCGCGGACCGGTGGATTCGTCGCCGCCAATACCCTTCTGTCCCGCTGTTTCACCTCCCCGCCGGACTCGTGTCTGCGCTCGAGCTCGGAGACCGTCTCTTGGCCATGGATCGCTGCACGGTCTTCACCGTCACAGCGGTCGGACCCGGAGCACTTGTGCTTGCAGGATCCGAGACCACGCAGGCGGTGTTCGACAACCATGGGTACGCCGACTATGCGTGGGCCTACTACGCGGCTCCGCATCTTCACTGGCTGCTCAATCGGTAGTGACGTTCGGTGTACCCCTCCGCTTTGGATTTCACCGTTTTCGTGTTATCTTAGTGGGGTGAAGAGGTGCTCTAAATGCGGGTCAGAACGGCCTTTGTCCGCATTTGGAAAGGATCAATCACGGAAAGACGGTCTTCAGGTTTGGTGCAAGCTGTGCCAGCAGGAGTACCGGAAAGCAAACCGGAAACGATTGAATGAGACGACCCAGGCGTGGCGAAAAGCCAACCCTGAGAAGGTGAAAGAAAACCGTGCTCGTCGCCGAGCACGTCCCGAGGTGAAGGCACAGCGTGCTGCTTACAACCGGGGGTGGAAAGAACGCAATCCGGAGAAGGTGCGCGTCCAGAACCGACGATCGTACACTCGTCATGCAGACGAGCGCCGGCAGGTTGCCCGGGAGTACGCTGCCAATCACCCCGAAGAAGTGAAGGATCGTCAGCAGCGATGGCGTTCACAGAACAAGGACGAAATCAAAAGGTACCGCCGTAAGAATCGACACCAGGATCGGGCGTACTACGCCAGGAACAAGGAGCTGATCAGACAAAAACGTGAACTCCGGCGCCGGTGGGCGGTCTACAAGATTCAGTTCGCGGACAGCACCTACTACCTGGGGTCTTCGAGTCACTACGATCTTCGGTTTAACAACCACAAGTCGAAGGCCAAGAAGAAAAAACACATCGAAGCCTTGAATGACAAGGATTTCGAGGAAGCACAGCTCTCCGTTCTACACGAGTGTGGAGATGAGCTTGAGGCTTTGGAAAAAGAAGCGGCCCTGATTCGAGAGGCGCAGGGGGACCCTCTATGTCTCAACACCGTGGTTCCTACTCTGCCGCGGAAACTCTTTTGGGTCTACGTCATTCAGAGCCAGCAACGTCGGGTGGGCAAACGCGGACAACAACTTCCAGGGTTTTTCTACGTTGGCATGGCTGTGGACCCGGCGGCCCGTCTGAGGCAGCACAACGGACTTCGAGCGGATGGGCGTCCGGGATTGAAAGGCGGTGGGAAGTACACCGCAAAACATCGTCCGTGGGTGGCGCGTGCATTATATGGGCCCTATTTCACGCGGTCAGAGGCTCTTCGAGCTGAGTATGCGCTCAAACGACAGAAACGCGGAGAAGGGCGACCGGCATGGTCCCTCGAAGATTCTGAACTTTGTCACGGTGACGGGGCTGATCACCCCTGGGTTCGAGATCCTGCATGGAGACCGCCCACGCCGGATGAATGGCGTGCTGGGTCGGTTGTGGAGCCCACGTAATGAAATCCAGGGGCTTCCCTGCCCGTTTTGGTGAACCGAGATTGCTCGCTTTGAATGACGTAGACCCACCACATGATCGCTGTTCCCCCTATAGGGGTCCATTCAATGGAACATCATCATGAAGAAGGTACTCACTCCGTTCGTATTTGCTTTCGGCCTTTTTATGACCGGGTGTCCTCACGGGCCCACCATTGAGGTTGTCGGGCCCCCGGTCTACGAGGATGGCGTTCCCCAGGATCTTTTTTACGAAGACCTGGCCAAGCGCACTTCGGAGATGGCGCGGGACGGGGAGATCCCTTCGGATCCACACGAAGCGTGGCTCGTTGCCATGCAGGAGATCGAGGACAATGGGATTCGGATCCTCCACAAGGCGCAGGGGATCGAGAAGTGGGACCGCTTCACAACCACCTTTCCGACGAAGATCTTTGTCGCCAAGCACTGGGATGAGCTCTCCGAGGATGTCCAAGCCGAGATCCTTTGGCACGAGCTCGTTCATGTCCGGGAATACGATGAGCACACGCCTTTGGAGATGGGGGCTATGTACGTAGTGCCGGAAGGTCGCTGGGCACTCGAAGTCCAGGCATATCGTGAAAGTTTTCGGGTGCAGCGGATTTTCGGAGTTCCCGAAGAAACTATTCGTGAACGGATGAAGCCACGCGCTGAAAAACTCTACGAAAGCTATGACCTCGGCGCGATGCCAAGGGACTATGCTGTCAACAAGGCAGTCGAGATCTGGATGTTGGATAGCCCGTAGCATCTGTTGCGGGTGCGGTAGAGAGAGTTTGTGGCTCGGCGTCTAACCGTGACGCGTGCGGACGTTCAAGATCGTTACCCTGATCTTGAAGAACCCTTTGTCCCCACGCATCGCGTACGTGTGCTGGACCCGAGATCACCTACGCATGTTCTGTGCATGGATTATGTACGTCTGGGCAGCGTCGGAGATCGAGGAGTCCGTTACGCTTACGGCCCGGATCCCAGTACGCCTCTATACGGGGTTCTTTCGACTGGCCTGTGGCAATCTTTCCAGATCCACGGCCGAGTAGAGGTCACGTCTGTACGGTATGACGCCGATTACGTACCCCTTCAAGAGCGGGAGGGTTTGGTCTACTTCATCCAGGCGGGCACCGAAGGGGCTATCAAGGTGGGCTGGACTCAAAATGTTGATCGTCGAATTGCGGAGCTCCAAACCGCGAATGCTCAGAAACTCGTTCTCCTCGCCACTCTTCCTGGGACGATGGAGACGGAAGCCTCTTTACACGCGCGGTTTTCCCATCTGCGGCTCGAGGCCGAATGGTTTCGAAATTCCCACGAAATCCACGATTTCTTGCGGGATTTGGCGGTGAACCCTCTATAGCAGGGGCTAAGAAGTGATGGCCTCGGAAGCAAATGTGCTTCCCTTCCCTTCAGCGGATGAGAAGCTCACCTATCACATCTGGTTCCCCAACGTAAGTTCCACGTTGGGGGAGCATGAGGATCCTGCGGCTGGCATGTCCCATGTTGCTGTCGCTATGCAGCAGGTCGCTGAGCAGTTCGACGATCTCGCCTTGTTGTTCGAGGAGTGCCCTGAAGCCACTTACAAGACAGGAACACACTTCATCGACGGACACCTTGTCTTCGTTTTCCAAGTGCCTCGTCGGTATCGTTCTTCACTGCTCAAGATGGGGTTCGAACCCGTCGAAGACAACTCTTGAACTGCCGGTACAGTGACCCTTTGAAAGCTCACCCATGGCCGAAACACGACGCACCACCAAGGTCCACATCCAGGATGATGTGAACAAGTTCGGTCAGTTCGCCAATGCCTTTCGCGTAGTCGAAGAAGTTGGGCCCGACTGCTTTTTGGATTTCATGATCTACTCCGCGGACCTTCAAGAGGCCACGGTGGTGTCTCGAGTCCGGGTTCGACGGGACTTCCTGCCCCATATCCGGAATACCCTGACGTCTGCGATGGAGGAATTTCCAGGCGAAGATGTCGAAGAAGGCCAAAACGGGGCCTCTGCGGGAAAAAACGGCAAGACACTTCACTGATCTGGTGCGCGAGGAGGCGGGTAACATGATCCTGGTCGGTTTTCACCAACTCAGGGACGATGCCCATGTCTTCAATCGACTTTCAAGTGAACCACTTCCGGACCTATGAGGTGAGGGTTGAAGGACTCTCCCTGGGTTTTATCAACCCGGGTGGGGGTGCTTACACCCCTGGCCTCGGCGAGAAGCTTCAATACGATGGAACTACCGTCATCCTCAAGGATGGTCGCGAGTTCACCGATGTACCTCAGCTCCGCTCCGCTATCCTCAACTCGAACTGGCTTGTCCCCGTTGGCGACAAAGTGACCCAGGTGCGTCCCAAGTCCGCTGGGATCCAGGTGCGCCCCACTGAAACGCGAGGAAACGAGCGAGCGGTTCGGACTACTGTCACAACGGAACAACATGACGAGCGGGAAGTAGTTTCGATCGCCGATCGCAAGAAAAACCGTGAAGCCACAAATCTCGAGGCTACTCGTCGAGTACCACTGGAAAGCCAAGCCGCTCGAGATGCTATGGCCGCCCAGGCTATGGCCGCTTCCAGTTTGACGGGTGATCAGGACCTCGATGAGCTCATCACCGAAATGGATGACGAGATGCGAGCCCTCTTCGAGGGGCTTGAAGAGGAAACGGGGGAGGAAGTCAATGACTCCTATGTCGACATCGAAGAGCAGGTTGAGTCGGATATCCTCTCAATGCTGAACTGGGCCGAAGAAGAAGACGCAAAACCCAAGACGAAGAAGCGAACCAAAAAGACGGCTCGAAACCTTCCGATCGACGCACCCGAAGATCAGCAAACGACACCCATCGCCAAGGCGAAAGCGGCTGTGCCGAACCAGGCATCTTTGTCGGGGTACGCTGCGGTGAAGACTGGAAGTGCGCGAAACCTCCCCGTCGATGCGGATCATGAGCGCAAGACGATGCCCGTAGTCGAAGAGGACGAAAGCGAAAGCGGAGGCACCGTTATCGGCAACGTCACGGAGCAAAAGAAGACGGTGATCGAGCGCGAGGAAGAGATTGCCATCGATGTGGCGCAAGCCAAACCGCCTCAGAAAAGCCCGGCTCCGCGTAAACGGTTCGGGGACACAGGGGCGATCGTGGTGGATGAGCAACGAGACATGGGGCAGATTTCTTTGTCCGGAGGTGCGGCTCCTATTCGCCTGGACGAGTCGGCCAAGGTTGCCTCTTCGAGCCAGGAAAGCATCAAGATGGGAGAGGCTGAAGTGGGTCGAAAGGCGCCCTCCGTCAGTGTGGATGGGGGTGTTGCGGTTGGGCGTGTGCTTTCACCTACCAAGCGAAGTTTCGTAGCCAGTGATGCCAACACCTCGAGCTCAGCCATTCAACGAGCGGAGCAAGGAAAACAGCTTCGGGTCGAGAAGTTCGAGGCCGACGAGAACGTGGTCGGTCATGTCTCTGAAGGGGCTGAGGCGAAAACGGCGGCTACAGGGGACGTGCAAGAAACCACAGCCGGGGACAGTTTGGAGGAAGTCCTTCCGAATGCTGCGACTGGACCTAAGCCCGAGGTGCATCGGCGCCCCGAGGACGATCCGGCTTACCAAGCTGTGAAGATGCTGATTCCAGACTTCAAATGGGACAAAGATCGGCCAGTCAAAGAACGTGTGGCCGAAGCGCTGAAGCACATCAAAAACCCGCAGTACATCAAGGGAATCCTGGCGGTAGAGACCGAACTGGCGCGAGAGGAAATCAAGACGGCGCTCGCCAAGGAGCTTGAGAAGATCAAAAAAGCGGCGAAATCGAGCACTTCGTCGAAAGACAAGAAGGCGCCCGATCTCGACGGTTTTGCTGCCATCGTGCAAGAGGAAATCACCGAGTAGCCCTGATTTCGGTTTTCGGCCAATGGCGCCCCCTCTGTGAAGGCGCCGATGTCGATTTCACGAAGCGCAGGAAGCCAAGCAGGCTGGGCCCTCATCACGGGGGGCGTCAGTGCCGCACGGGTGGAGGCTCACCGGCTTCACCAGCTTTTGACGAAAGTCTTGAAGCTCGTCGAGACCTCTCCAGCCAAGGAACACCTGTACCAGGTGGCTGGAGATATCATTGTGGATTTTCCGAAGCGTCTTGAGATGCTCGAGGCCCAGCTCGATGAGATCAACTACGCCCTTTCGGTGATGGGAAAAGACCATCTTCGTGAGCGTCTTCCTTTGACCCGTCGCAATCGTGTTGATGAGACGATCGAGGGAGCTCGAGCCTTTGGAGCTCCCATGCTCCGGATGACAGCTAAGCGCGTGTTTCATCGACACCTTGCTCGACGAGTCGCTCGACGTCATCTCAGGAGGGAGTAGCAGGTGCCAGACTTCGGCATCAAGAAGAAAGCTTACCGTCCCCGGTGGCAAGACACGCCCGGGTACAAGACGGTGGTTGATCAGGATTCCCAGATGGGGATCTTCCCGGAGCAGACCGAAAGCGACTCCGTAGATCGAGGGCAGTCCAACCTCGATTCGATGTGGCCTGTCCAAGCGCCCCAGTCGAGGGAAAAGCAACGGGCCCTCCCATTGCCGTCCAATCACGACAAGAAGCGTGAGAAACGAATCGGCCCGACCACGTACAACAAGCCACGGCGAAGCCCGAATCGCACCCTGGATGTTCCTGGTAAGGACTATGGCCATCCTACCAAGTACGACTACAACTATGTCCGTCGCCGCCAGGATGTAACGGCGTTGGAGGAGGACGAGGATGAGGGCGAGGGCGACTACGAGGAAGCTCTGGCCAGTCTTCTCGAGATGCTGGCTGATGCTGAAACAGAGGACATCTACGAAGAAGATCCCATCGATGACCAGCAAGAGGTCGTAGGTGCTGGCGGCAGCATCTTCCCGAAAAAACGCCAGAAGAATCAAGGTGCAGTCGGGCGTATCCGGTCCAAACGGTGGTACAAGCGACACCCGGCCAAAGGTCGCAAGGAAAGAATCAAGTACCGCACGCGAGGGAAACGGCTTCCCCGGAAAAAGCTGAAACGGAAGTACCGACGCATGTATCCGCATCGGTACAAGCGGCGAGGTATCGATCCCCGTACGCCTGCGCAGAAGACCAAAGACTGGCGCGAAGAGCAAAAACGCGAGGGACGTGACTCTGGAGATCGCCGTGCCGGGATGGAGCTCCTGGGAGAGGTGTTGGAGCTGCTGGGGTTTGAGATGGAGGGGGCGAATTGGTCTTCCAACTGGAACACGCACGTCAAGAAAACACAGCCTCCCGAGCAACTGGATCAGAACTACGGCAAAGGGCGCAGCCGTGACACGGGCACTCCCCGCAAGGATCCGAAGAAGCAGAAGGGTGAATCGTTGCGTGCTCCGGATCTGGATCGAAAACCCCAAAAGGGGTTGAAGTGGGAGCTCGAGCCCCCGGCCTCTGGCGGTCTCGATTACCCCCAGGTCACGACGATGAACCCTACTGATGGATCCGGGAAAGTCCTTCCGATGTCCTACTACACGGATATCGTCAACAACACGCAGGCCATCCCGGACGGTCGGCAAGACCGCTACCTCCACAACAACAACTTCGAGGTGAAACAGGCCACGCGAACCTTCATCCACGAGCTCTGTCATCCGGGCTTCGGTCGAGAGGTGCGGGGGTCATCCGGTCCCGAGGGAGACCACTCCCGCGTGGCCATGACAATGGGCGAGATCCTCAAGCGATGCGACAGGAAGATCAAGGAGCGCGCCAAAAACCGTCCTCCCAAGCTCAGTCGCATCGACACCAAAAACTGGATCTGGCACTGGAAGTCCGGAGATCACACCGTTCGGGTCCAAGCGTTCAAACGGGGGAACGCCAAGAACCTTCCGAAGCTCAACCTCCGAATTTCATGTAGCTGTCCCTTCTGGAGGTGGTGGGGTCCCGAGCACTGGGGAACGAAGGGGGACTACCAAAAAGGAGCTCTCCGTGGGACGGGGGCTTACCCAAAAATCCGTGATCCAGCGAAGTGGAGACCCGTGTGCAAGCACGCCTACGCTGTTCTGGAGAAGTCGAAGGACTTCTTCGTGCGCCCCAGAAAGAGCCCGCTCAAGAAGCTTGGTTCACGGTTTTTGGTCGATAGCGAGCACGAAATTGAGATCGAGCTCGTGGAGTCCCACATCGCAGCGCGCGTAGCGCAAAAGCATCAGGAACGGCAAATCAGCCGTCGCGTCCTACGTCGGTACCTTGCCAAGGAGGAGAACCGCTGATGCCCACCTACGACTACGAATGCCAAGGTTGCGAACACCACTTCGAGATCGTGATGAAGATGTCCGAGTACGACTCGAAGGTAAAGCCCCCATGCCCCGAGTGCGGGCGTGAACAGCAGGTGCTTCGAATTTTCACGCCTCCGATGATCAACTTTTCGGGTGATGGTTGGGCGACCAAGAACACCCGAATCGCCCAACAGATGCGGAAGAAGAACAAGCGGCTCGCGTCCCGAGAGCAGGAGCAGAAGGCCGCTGGGTTGACTCCTCGGCTGGCTCCCAATGTGGGAGGTGAGCGTGTCGATTCATGGGGTGAGGCCGCCAAACTCGCGAAGTCCAAGGGCAAAGACTCCAGCGGTTACGAGCGGCTGGCTCGGAAAGAAAAGGCTAGTTCGACATGACCACCAGCGGCATCCCAGTTCCCAACCTCTTGGAGCGGCAGAAGCAGTTTGCTGTACTCCAATTCATCAACGACTCCGATATCCTCGGTTACCGGATTCGTGTTGCGAATACGCTCGACAACGCCTACGGGGCCGATAACGGCGTTGGAGGGGCTGGTACGACCGCTCTTTTCGATGTTCTTCGTGGCCGCTCTTTCATCAGCAAGGAGATTCGCCAGAAGGGAACAGGAATTTCGGGAGATATCACTCGAGGACAGACTCGAGCGACATTTGATCCCAACGAGTATTTCGGTCTGAGTCCCGAAGTCCCTCCCGACAGCCAGCTCTGGTTCCTGCGTGTGCAGGTGTCGACGGTCTCGACGGCTGCGGCGGCCGGTAGCGTTCCTGCTGGATTCCCTGGTGGTGTTTTTCCTGGCACTGCTGACAACACCAATCAGTCGAAGATCGTCATCATACGGGACCCGGACTTCCGAGTCGTTCCGCGGCCGGCCCTGTCTTTGTATGGGACGGCTCCCGACTTGGCGACGGCCGCCCCCGGACTGCCGGCCCCTCCTGAAGCCCTTGTGTTTGGTGTTCCCGCGTTTGCCGACGCCATCGTGATCACCAATCACGACGCTGCGACTCCGCTCCTGTTCTCGGTCGCAGAGGATCAGCCTCTGATGCAGATTGACCCTGAGAGGAGCATCACCCACGCAAGCGGGATGAAGGATGACCTCGTGTTTTGCGCGTCGGGCGGCAACCCGAACTTCTCCCTGCTCATTTCGACCGTGACGGGTCTGCGCTAATAACGCTCTATCGGTTATCCCTCTATAGGGCACTCCAATACAGAGAGAGCCCTACTCGGGACCGGAGGAATTTTTACGATGCCGTACATCATCATGCGTCGCACGGACATCCCGAATGGGGTGCTGCAAGTCGACGATCTCAAGCCCAACGATTCCCAGCGGAATTACACGCTCGATCCTCCGGGTCAGAGCGGGTACGTCCGTGAAATCCCGGCCAGCGATACCGTCATCACCACGGGCGGTGGGCCAATCCTGATTGTGCGTGATGTGTGTGGCCTGGCTGGTTACCTGATCGACAACGTCGAGGATTCTTCAGGTACAGCGATCACAGCCGCCGTGGCCAACAGTTCCGCAGCGACGATCATCGCTCGAGCGGTGGCTGGTTTGGCGGTGACTTTGGCTGATGTCGACGCTGCTCTCGTTGCCGCAGGTGCGACGGCTGGCACAGGTCTCGAAGCGGGTGCCTCTACCGGCATGCTCTCCGAGCTCCTTGAGATCCTCATGGGAGCCAAGTATCAGCTTCCCGCTGGATCCGAGGTCGAGGACGGTGGAAACTTGTTCAATACGACTCGTCTCGGATTTTTCGCCACCACTCCAGGGGTGAAGCGCATCGAAGCCACGGGTGCCTTCAACGTCAGCAATGGCGCGGGGGACCTTTTCAACTACAAGCGTGCCGACTTTGAATACAACGGCGTGTTCGGTCCGGCCGTCCTCGTTCTTGCCGACGACGGGACCGTCCTCTAGGGAGAAAAGAAAATGCCGTACATCATCATGAAGCGGAATGATATCCCCGATGGGACGCTCCAAGTTCTCGACATGGAGCCGAATACGTCTCAGCGGAACTACACTCTCGATGCTCCAGGCCAGACCAAGTACGTCAATGCGGTAGACAACGAGACCGTCGTGACACTTGGTGCGGGCCCGGTGACGTCTTTCCGGACATATTCCGGGCTCTCGGCCTGGTTCCTGGCGCGCACCAATGACGGCACGGCTGTCGCTGCGACAGGGTCCTTCGAGATCGCAGCCGGCAATGCTGCGGACGGGGATACGGTCACGGTCGATACCTCTCCAGTGGGAGGCCCTTCGGTCACCTTCACCTTCCGGGCTGCCCCATCGGCCAGCACAGACGTGGCCGTTGGAGGTACAGAGGATGACTCTGCGACCAACCTGGCTGCGGCGATTAACAACCCACTCAATGGGGTGTCCGCGTATGTCAGTGCCGCAGCGCCGGGTGGCGGTCCTCCTTCCGACGTGGACCTCACGGCAGTGACTGCGGGTACCGCTGCCAACAGCATCGCTCTCGCGGCCGTTGGTGCCAACCTTTCGGTTTCCGCCGCGATGGCTGGTGGTGTGGATGCGATGGCCATCTCGGCTGCCGACGCCAACGCAAGTGCGCTTGCGGTGCTTGGTCAGTTTGCCTTTGGCGACCTCACCTCGGCAGCGGGCGCGCTGGACATTGCGACCGTGAACGGTCTTCTGGTGGGCGCGGTGCTCGATGCTGCTTCGCATGCCGAGCTGCTCAACATGCTGGCGGGTGCGAAGTTCACGTTGCCGGCGGGGACGCAGGTGGCGGATGCGGGTGGTTTCTTCATCGTGGATCCTCCGGTGAACCCGCCCAGCGGCAACCGCTCCCTTTTCCGGAACGACGGGCTTCCGCTCTCGTTCGTGGTGGGTGAGCTCGCCGAGTTCACTGATAGCAGCTTCGTCTACCAGGGCGTGGCTGGTGATCCGAACGGCGAAGCGGTCGTCGTTTACAACGATGACGGGACTTTCTTCACCCCGTAAGGAGACAAAACGATGCCGGAAGTTTACCTCATCATGCGTCGCACCGACATCCCGGACGGGGTGCTTCAGGTGCTCGACCTGTGGCCCAACACCTCGAGCAAGAACTACATCTACCCGCCGGGACTCGGTCAGACCGGATACATCCACAACATCCCTGCACCCGAGATCACAGGGCTCACGGCTGCTGGTCCCCCAGTGGTCGCCCTCGCCGATCTCACGGGTCTTGCGGCCTACCTGATCGGCAACATCGACACGGGCGCAGGTGCGGGCGGAGCTCCCTTCACGGATGCCGAAGCCGACACGGCAGCGGCCGGTCTCGTCGCCATTGCCCAGGCTGGTACGGTTCTCGACACAGCGGCCGTAGACGGCGTCCTGGGAGGCGTTGTGGCGGGTACGACCCTCAGTGGCGGCGGCTCGACTGGCGTGCTCACGGAGCTCCTGGCGGTCATGGCAGGACAAGGCTACCTGATTCCGAATGGCTCCGAGCTGTCGGATGGCGCCGGAGCTTTCGCGGGACGCGTCGGCGACTTCGTCGAGGGTGTCTACAAGCAGCTCTATGATATCGGACAGTTCCTGGTCTCGAACCTGAACGGCAACGTATCGCTGCTCAAGTCGGCGAACTTCACCTACGACGACACGATGGGCGCTGCTGTCACGGTGTACGACGCCGCGGGCGCCATCCTGTAGTCGATTAAGGGCGCCGGCTCATTCTAGTCGGCGCCCTTCCTTCCCTTTGGGAACGGTCAAACCCAACGAACGGAGATGAAACATGACGGAAGAGAAGAAGAGCGGTTACAGGACTTCAGACCTGTATTACGCCGCGTATCTCAAGGTGGCAGGAGTGAAGCTGACGGGCACAGATCGCGACGGAGGTCGTGTTTACTTCCTCTTCGATGAGGGAGACACGAACAATATGCGTGAGTTGCGAGATCAGTACTATAACCGCACCAGCAAAGTTGCCGCCCTGACATACGCAGATGAGATCAAGGTCATGAAGGCTTTGACTCACGAAGACAGGGGGTAGCCGCCTATGCGCCTTGAGCAACTGATTCAGGGAGATGATTCGGTCCAACAACATGTCGCTTCTGAACGTGAGAAACATGCGTTGGAAGCCGTATCCCCTATGGCGCGCAGGGCAATTGAAAAGGAAGTGCTTCCACAGCTCGATGACTCTGTAACGAGCGCAAAAGACATCGAAGAGCTCGCGAAGTCAACGAAGGACGATATCGAGGCCGCCTTCAAGGCCAAGAGCGAGATCTATACGCGACTCATCCAGTACAAGTCGATCGACCAGTCCGACGACCAATTTCTGGACGATCTCATGCACGTCATGGACGAGTGGGCCGAGAAGACTCAGAAGGTTCTCGAGGAAGGTAAACCCACCGACCCAGGTGAGGTGAAAGTGAAGGTCGAGGTCGAATCGGACATCAACGTAAAAACCGAAGGCGGCGACAACGTCGAAGTTGAGTTCTCCGGAAAGTCGGATGAAGAGAAGCTGCCAATTTCCATGGCCGACATCTTCGATGTGGGCGATTTGAGGTTGTAGCCTATGGCTGTCTGTTTCACTGTGGGACAGGAGCTGGGCCGCAACGATCTGAAAATCTTTCTGGTCGATGAGCTCGGTGTCCCCTGTGATGCTGCCGAGATCTCCTATGCCCTGTACTTCGTGGATCAGAGCATGGGCCCTCCTGGCGTTGAGGTCCTCGTGGGGCCTCCTGAACGTATTCCAGTAAACCCCGCCGTTGGGGAGTATTATGCGGCCATCATGGTGCCTCCTGGCGCCTCAGCCGGGGACTATCGGATCCGATGGACCTTCCGCAAAACGTTGATGGATGACCCCCAAGAAGTCGTTCAGGAGTTCGGGGTGGTCGCTCCTTCGAGCTCGGAACTTGGGCAGCGCCTCTTTTCGACCTGCGAGAAGGATCTGATCAGCAAGCTTCGGGTCATGCTCCGAGACCACAACCCCGATCGGAACTACCATTTTCGTCCCCCAGAACAGGAGGGCGTTGTCAAAAAGTACAACCGTGTCTTCGGCTATATCTGGGAGGACCATGAGCTCTTGTGCTACCTCGAGATGGCTCTGGACTGGTTCAATGCGATGCCTCCCGAGACGGAGGGGATCCGCACCCTCAACGATCTGTGTGCCCGCAAGCCTGTATGGCGTACTTTCATCTTGTGGGGTGCAGCAGTCCACGCCCTGTTTGCGTTGAGTATCAACTGGGTGGCGGACGAATTCGACTACAGCATTGGCGGTATCAGCCTGAGCCTGGAGAAGTCCAGCAAGTACGAGAGCCTGAAACAGAATGCCGAAGGGCAGTTGGATAAGGCCACTGAAGCTAAAGCTCGGACCGTGAAGTTTATCCGTGGATTGAAGCAGCCCAAGTTCGGCTTTGGGGTTCGCTCAAGTTTTGGCCCAAACGTGGGTCGAGGTGTGCTCAGCCCGAGGTCGTTCGTTTGAGTTTGTGAAGTTTCTCATATCGCCTTGACTTCCCTCATCTTTTCGTTCGGGTACACTATCACAAGTGACCGAGTTGCGCTGTCCCGCTTGCCAGAAACTCCTCTCCTCCCCCAAGGCCGTTCCCAAGCACACGAACAGTTGTTCGAAATGGGACGAGGTCATCGGAGTGCCGCCGTCGGAGTTCAACTTTGATAGGCACTTCGAGCGCGGTCTGTGGGCCCCTGAGAAGGTCGAGGGGGAGGACTACGTCGGATGCCTTCTCTGCGCCTCCGAGGGCGCAGAGGTCCGTGTGAAGCGTCTGAGCGACCATCTAAAGCGCGTTCACGACGGGATGAAACGCAAGGAGTACGAGACCCGGTTTCCTGGAGTTCCGGTGGTCGCGCGTTCTTCAGGCGCCAAACGGAAGAAGACGACGCAGAAACGGTACGGCGTCGATAACGTCGGTCAGAGCGAAGAAGTCAAGGAGAAGACGCGCCAAATTGCCCAGGAGAAGTACGGTGTTGATCACCATCTCCAAGCTGAAGAGGTGAAACGGCGGCGAAAGAAGACCAATCTCAAAAGGTACGGCGTCGACAACGTGTTCGCGTCCGAGGGGATCAAGGAGAAAATCCGCGCGACAAACCTTGACCGTCACGGGGCCGAGAATCCGCAGCAGGTTCCTGAGATTCGACGACGCACCGAGCAGACCACGTTGGAGCGTCACGGGTCTGTTTCGTTCCTGCAATCCGCGATTTGGCATGCCGAGCTGGCGCGTGTTCGAGGAGAACGCGAAAAGGCGCGGAGAGAAGATCTGATCGCTTCGGGCAACTACGAGATCTGTCCTCATTGTGACGAGGTGTTCACCAAGGTCACGAGTCGCCATAAGGCGATCTGCGAGGGGTGGTCTGACACGGAAGATCCCGAGCCGTGTCTGTGCGGGCATGAGAGCACCTCGTTGACCCAGATGAAGAGGCACCGGCAGGTGTGTGTGGTGTGGCAGACGCGGGATGCGGATGCGGTGGCCCGCGCTCGACGTGTGCGGACGATGCTGGAGCGCCACGGAGTGGAGAATCCGATGCAATCCGAGGAGATTCGCGCCAAGGTGGGCGCCACGAATCTTGAGCGGTATGGCGCCGAGAGTATCTTCTCCAAGGAGTCCAGCAAGTTCGACGAGGTCCAGGCATCTTTGGAGGGCAAACGCCCTGTACTCCGTGGAGAGGACAACCCGTTCGCACAGCCCGAGGTGCAGGAGAAGATCAGGGAGACGATGACCGAGCGGTATGGGGCCGAGAACCCGCAGCAAGTGCCAGAGATCCGAGCTCGGACGATGGAGACGAACCTCGAGCGGTATGGGCATGAGGAGGTGCTCGCTGCTCCAGAAATCCGGGAGAAGATCGTGGCGACTAACGAGGAGCGTTACGGGGGCTCTGCCCCTTCGTGTTCCCCTGAAGTGATGGAGAAGCAGCGGCAAACGAATCTTGAGCGGTATGGGGTGCCGTGGACCACGATGGACCCTGATGTACGTCGCCGGCAACTTGAGACGATGGAGACGAACTATGGCTCACATTTCTTCGCCTCCGAGGAGGGCAAGCGTCGTGTGGTTGAGGGGATGCAGGCCAAGTACGGCGTGGACTACTACGCCCAGGTCGAAGGTTTCTGGGAGCAGCAGGTTGAGAGATTCATCGAGAAGTACGGGGTCCCCCACCCGCTCCAGCTCGAGGAGTTTCTGGAGAAGCGCCGGGAGACCTGCCAAGAGCGTTACGGGGTAAACAGCCCGCTCCAAAGCCCCGAGACCATGGCCAAGGTCGTGGCCACTTGTTTGGACCGGTATGGCTCAAAATCCGCCATCGAATCCGAGCATGTCGGGGACGTGCTGGAGGAACGGTATGGGGCGCGGAAAGCAGGGGCTTCTCCTGTCATCAGGGAGAAGATCCGTGAGACGGTTCTTGAGCGGTTCGGAGTTGACTACACGCTTGTCGCTATCCCTGTACGTGAAAAGACGATTCGCACCTGTCTCGCCAAGGTGGGAAAGACGTTCCCGGATTACGAGACCCCGGCTTCATCGGAGGACGATTTGGTCGAGCGCTACGGGGTCACGCACCCACAGAGCGATCGCGATTACGCGTCCTACTTCCTGCATCAGATGGGAGAGTCCACGAAGTTCGGTCCGAACGGCCTCGAGCGTCGCGTGGCCAGGCTCGAGTCCCGGCTCATGTACACAGGGGATCGGAAATTCTGGAGGTGGCTGCCGAAACTTGGGCACCATAAGAACCCGGACTTCATCTTGCCGGGGCCTGATCCGAAGAAACCGAAGAAGAACGTGACCAAAATTGTCGAAGCCTTCGGCGACTTCTGGCACTCACGGATGTTCACGGGAAAGGCGCCGTTCGAGCACGAGTCCGAGCTCATCGAAGCCTACGCCGAAGTCGGGCTCGAATGCCTGGTGATCTGGGAATCCGAGGTCAAGGCCGATCCCGAGAACGTGAAAATACGGTTGGCTGAGTTTCTGGCCTGAGCTCAGGGACTGCGCCTGTACCGCGCTTCGGTCGTAGATCGGTTTTCGCTCAATAGTAGGGGGTAGGTAGGGATTCGCGCATCCCGCCTTCGGACCTGTCATGAGCAACATCGTCGCCGTCTTGATCGTCCGGTGCACTCACACGGGGGTGTACGCAGACGGGCGCCCGAACACGGCGTCGGTGACTCTCTACGATCTCGACGAGATCACGATTCAGAAAAACCGTACGCGAGCGGTACCGGTGCCTCCCAATGGTTTCGTGGATATCCCGATGTCCACGAGAACCTTCATCTCGTGGCACGAAGGCGACATTTGTACGTTTACGAAGCAAGGACTGATCACGTCCGAGATCATTCTCCAGCTTCGTGACAAATCCAATTGCGGAGGACCGGCTGGAACGGGTCAGGACCTGCTGCCAGCAGTCCTGAATATTGAGCGTGTTGGTGGGGTCCTGCGAATGGTCATCCCCGACGTGGTGCTTCCAAATGCGGGGCCTCCTGTTGATCTGACGTCCGTGGGGTTCCTTGCTGGCGAGCCCTTGACGATTACGGGGCTGACCGATCCGGCCTTTGTGAACCTCAACGGAGATTACGTCATCTCGACGATCGTTCCAGGCACGGGGTTGGCCGGAGCAGCGGTTGGAAGTTACCTCGTCGAAGTCCCTTCTCCCGGTCCCGACATCGCTGCGATCACCCACCCACCCGGAGTGAGCTTGTGCCTGTCTGAGGGACGCGTCACGTCACAGTTCAATGCGACTGGGGATGTGGGTGGTCTTGGGTCCGATGTGTTCGGGTACGTGGCCGGGATGCTCCTTCCGACCGCAGGTACTGGAGGCGGTGGTGGAAGCACCATTCTGGTTCAGGACGAAGGCGTCCTCCTGACGGGGAACCCTTTCTCCACCTTGAACTTCATCGGCACCGGAGTGCTGGCGGACAACGGGGTCCCGGGTGTCGCCAATATCTACATCCCACCCCCGTCATTCTTGTCGCACTGGAACACAGCGGATGGTTCCAATGGGGCTCAGTTCGTCACGGAAAGCATCTCAAGAACTACCGCCCGCATTTCAACTCCGGCTGGAGGCGAAGGCATCCCTTTCTTCACCGACGGTTGGGCCGGCACGAACGAAGACGCCAGTATCGACGCCACCAACATCAACACAACACCGGGGAGTACTACTGGGTTCGGAGGCACCTCCACCATGGTGGTGACGATGTACTCCGCCGACGGAACCACCGTGTTGGACACGTACACCACGCCTTCCCTTGTGGGTAATGCGGTGCACGTCTCCGGGAGCGGTCGGATCACGGTGACGATCACGGCTTTTGCGGTGGACTCCACGAGATTCTCAGCAAACGCGTCTGTGGATGTCGATGTAGATGGGGTTTTCGTCGACAACGCGCTCGAGGGCGGCCGGTACCACATTGAGGTCACACACAATACGGACCCGGCGACGGATGGTACCGGTCCCTACACCTACGTCCAGTCTGATGCTTTCTACGACGACAATCCTACGACGCCTTCCATCAACGGTGTCGTGACCATCGCGGAGACGGGCGGTGGTCAGGTTGTGAAGCACCTGTCAGGTCTCGAGTACTACATCCTCGGTTCGGATTTTACGGTTGATGTCACGGACATGGACCAGCTCAACCGGGATACCCAACGTATCCCGACGAACGTGACGATCAACGGCCCCGAGTACGGGCTCCCTACTTTGAACCAAGCTGGGTTCGGTGTTGGAGCAGCCAACTTCTCGGGGTGGACCAACGATCACGACCAGGACAACGTTGACTACCAAAACATGGCGTGGTCCATCACGGCGGTCAACTACCGCTACCTGGGCCCTACTGCCAACGTAAATTCCAACGTCCAGGATCCGTGGGCGACGAGCGGTTCCGTCGTGAGCAGCGATGCTTCTGTTCTCATCGACACCTACGGGGTCACGAGCACGGTGCTGACGCGTGATTACGACGATGAGGCACGACGCCAGGATGCCACGTTCAATGCCGGAGCGGCTACCGGGAACTGGATCAGTACCGATGATCTCAACGGCATTCTCTATGCTGCCACCGGAGTGATTCGAGTTCTGACCGCTCCTTTGACCGTGGGGGACACCTTCACGATCGGAGCCACGACGTTCACGGGAGTGGCCGGGGCACGGACTCCTGGTTCTGATGATTTCGATGCCACCTTGGGCACGCTGGCGGCTCTACAAGCCGAGCTCATCACTGCGATCAACGACCCTTTGAATGGGACGGCCGGCGTGGTTACGGCCAGTGCGGGCCTCCTGGACGGCACTGGCGGGGATGTGCGGGTCACGGCTGTCACTGCGGGGTCGGCAGGAAACGCTATTGCCCTGGCAACCTCGGTCCCTGCTCGCATCGCGGTTTCTGCCACAACCCTTTTGCGAGGCGGCATTCCTGCCCAGGTTTGGAACAGCCGTCTCGTCGTTCCGAGCTCGACGACTCTTGTTCGCTCCGACGGCCCCAACTCTCCCAACGCCGATTGGACTACGTACTCGCCTACGACCTTGGGAGCGAACCCCGATTACACGACCCTCACAGCCCCCGCGATCGGGTTCGAAACCTTCGACGACACCAGTGGTTTGTTCCGTGCGAGTGGCACCCTCGTCTTCACAGGGTCTTTCGCAGGTGCCAACGCGCTGGCGGACCTTGTAAGTGGTGCGTTGCAAGTCTGGATCTTCAAGCGCACAGGATCGGTCGGCAATGCGGGGCCTCTTCCGGGCAACAGCCGTCCTCTCATTTTGCACGGAGGCACCTACAGCTTTGCCACGTTCGATGACGGTCTTACGGACCCAAAAATCCGGGAGGCGACGAGCTCAGTCAACACCATCAACTTCACGTTTGGCGGATTCTCCATGCTCGATGGGATCCACGTTGCGTGGAAGATCAACGACCCATCGATCCAGATCGATAGTGTCTCGGCGACTTTCTTCTAGGAGGCCACGATGAGATTTCCAGAACCATTTGCAGCGAAAATCACGGAGGACGGGAAGTTCCGCGTCTCCGTGAAGCTCACGGACGAGGTCATCGTGACCCGTGACATGAGCGTTGAACAGGCGCGCGCTTTTGTGGCCGCTGCCCAAGCGCTCCTTCGGGAGCACGACAGCAAGGAAGACTGATCTTCCGATAGGCAGACACTCGCGTGGGCTTCTCCAACCAAGAGCGAATCAACCTCAACAGCAAGGTGCTGCAAGCGGACGTTATGGACGCTATCAGCGCGGCTGTTTGGTTTGAGTCGCGTTTGTTTGCGGGAAAGGTCATCGATTCTCGCCAGACTTGGACCGAGTTTGCCACGCTCGAAGGGCTGCCGGCAGGTTCGCTTGCAACCGCCCAAGCGAACGCGGCTGCCAATCCCACCCTGATTTCGGACCTGAGCGCGGCTGGTAGTGCTATTCGACTTACTGAAGTCACCGCCTCTAACAACTCGACGTACGTCGCCTACACCACGTTTGGGGACTTCACGAGTCCACGATTGAAGAACTGGCTGCAACCGCAGCAGATTCCCCAGGCTTCGGGAGCAGCTTCAAACGGCTACGCCATTCGTTTGTTCGATGGCGATCCGGCCGGTGCGGGTGTCGAGATTTTCACAACGGACGGTCAGACCGGCACCGGCGTCAACAAGAGCTCGGGTTGGGTGTGGAACTACTCCAACGGGATCTTGCTCCTGTCAGATGACTTCTACACGGAGACGGGGATCACTCCTGCGGCCTTCGATCCTTACGTTCTCGGGTTTCGGTACATCGGTCCGACAGCGGGAAGTGGGGGAACCGAGGCTGAGCGCATCGTCCTCGAGATCAATCAAGTTGGTCACGGTCTGAGTGTTGGAGAAGCGATCTACTTTGACGGTGCCGATTGGCAACTTGCTCAGTCGAATGCGGCTGCGACCTTGGCCACGCACCTCGTCTACGAGGTCGCGGACGTGGACAACTTCACGGCTATCCAGTCGGGATACTTCGACACCGGGTTGGCTGGGCTTACGGCCGGTGATTACTACTTCACGAGTGCGACGACAGCCGGGGCGCTCGTCGGCACCGATCCTTCGACAACAGACCCGTTGTTTTTCTCGAACCCGGTGCTCCTGGCTGAGACAGCCACAAGCGGTTGGGTGCTTCCCTGGCGTGCATATGGTCCCGGCACTATCACGGGAGGCATTCTCGTTTCGACGGTCACCACGGTGAACGCGACGCCTGTGGACGGGCAAACGATCACGGTGCCGACGGATGGTGTGATGCTCGTAGAAACGCGGGTGCTTGGTCGAGAACAGGCCCCAAACTTGGACCGGGCTGCCTACATCCGAACGGCTCGGATCAATGTGGACGCTTCTGCCCCGACGGCGTTCACCGTTCAAACCGACTATACGAGCGAAGATGATGCGGCTTGGGACGTAACCATCACGACGACCGGTGCTGCCGTTGTTGTCCGAATCACTGGAGACGCCACCAACGCAGTTGACTGGCGAATCGTCACGCAGGTGCAGGTGCTCTGATGGCCACGGTCCTTGGCAGAATTACAGTCAACACGGTCGAGATCTGCGAGGTCGACGGTGCCCCTGCGGCCGGGGGAGGGACCCCCGCTCCGGTGGGCACCATGGCGTTGGATTCCGCTTCGGGCAGTGCCTACACGAAGACGGGCGCCTTGGACACCGACTGGACCGAGGTGGGATCTTCGGGGCCGTCTGCTGCGAGCGAGAGCCTGCTCGTCTACCGCCCCGGGGCCGCGACCTCGGGCAACGTGTTCGGGACCTGGGGAGATCTCATGACGCAGGTCGCCTCCGTGGACGGCCCCGTCACGATCCACCTCGACGACTCCGTGACGAGCCCTGCCCCGGTCCCCGCGGGTACCCACACGTTCCCGTTCGGTGCGGTGTTCCAGGGACAGTCGCCCAGCGTCAGCGCGCGCTCTGTGGAGGTCGAGTTCGCCGACGGGGCGGAGATCGTCGGTGTATGGAGGTTCGAAACGAGCCTTCAGCTCGTCTCCGTCAGCACGTCTCCGGTCGTGATAGTGCCTCCCGACGCCGTGGTCTTGGCACGCGACGACGTCCACTTCCGCGCGGACGGCACGGCCCCCTTCTTCGAGGTGGCGGACGCCTCCGCTCACATCATCAGCCTGTTCTCCTCCACGTTCGAGACTGGTGTGTCTCCGGTGGTGTCTCTCACCACGGCAGGAGCTTTCGTCGGGATCGTGGGCTTCGATCAGGCGATCATCCCCGATGACGTCATCTCGAGCGTGGCGGGGACGACGGTCTTCCTTTCGATCTCGACGCCGGACAGCACCATCTCTTTCACGCAGTCCGGGGTGGCGGGCACCTTCACGACGTCGCTCACCTCCCTGAGCGAGCGAGTCCAGTACGACGACGGCGCCGTCGCTCCCCCCATCGTAGGCGGCATCGCTTCGAACGTCCAGGCGGCCATCGACGCGCTCAAGACGTCGGGGGCCGGACCGACGTTCGTTTTCCAGCCGGGAGGGGCTGCTGGGGCGAACGTGTTCACGTCGTGGTCGTCGCTCATGACCGCTCTCTCGGCTGTGTCGGGGCCGAAGTGGGTTGAGTTCGACAACCGGTTTGGAGCTGTGGTTATTCCGGCTGGTGGTCCCTACGACATGCGAGACACGATTCTCACGGGTCGCAAGTTGTCGGGGGTACCTGTCCCGGTCACCATCGCTGCGGGCACCAGTTTCGCCAATCTTGAGAGGCTCGAATGGTGCGCCTTGTCCTGGTCAGGCGCTGCTCCGGCCATGGTGGTGTCACCGGGCCTTTCCTATTTTCGTATGTGGGGTGCTTCCATCGATCGCACGGGGGGCACCGCTCCTTTCTTCGATGTGACAACACCAGGGGCTGTGCTGTTGACACAGTTCGAGAATGCTTCTGGTTTCAACCCAACGGGCTCTGGTGTTGTGGTCGAGTTGGGAGCGACGGGCACCATGTCTTTCGCCCTTGATGAAGCAAGCAGCAACGGGGTGGATACTGTCGGAGGGTCTCCGGGAAGCACGATCGTGTTTTCGCTTCGGAACCCAAGTGCCCGATACGATCCGATTACAGGACCAGTCTTCACAGGTACCTTGTCGGGCCCGACTCTTGTTGGGATTGCATCCAACCTTGAGTACGACGACAGCGTCACGGCCCCTCCCATCGTCGGTGGTGGTGCGAGTAATGTTCAAGCAGCCATTGATGCTCTGAAGGGACGCCCTACGCCGCTGGTGGATACCACGACCACGACGACGGCTTCCCCTACGGCAGTGATCACGATCCCCACGGCAGCCACTGCGGCTTTGAACATCCGGGCTCAAATCGTGGGGCGTACCGTTGCAGGAGTGTCGGCTTCATACATCCGAACGGCTCATGTGGAGGTTTCCGGAGGAACCCCCACGGTCAGTGTGGTGACCACGGATTTTACCTTCGAGGACGATCCTACATGGGACGCCACGATTACGGTTTCAGGAGGTGGTGCTTTGATCGTTGAAGTCACAGGCGCCGATGCGACCACCATTTCTTGGAGTGCCACAGCCGAGGTGGTGGAGGTGATCTGATGGCTATGATTCTCGGAAGGAAGTTGTTCAACGGGGTTGTCGCCCTTGAAACCGATACCAACCCTACGACCGCAGGCGGCACTACTGCCCCTGTAGGCTCCTATGCGGCTGCGGCAGACGGCTCTGGTCTGTTCATCAAGACTGGAGCAGGTGACAGCGACTGGGCCGCGTTGGGTCGTGCAACGGAAACGATTGACACCGATGGTGACACGTTTTTGCGTACCGAGTTCAACCCGGGAGCTGATTCCGATCGCATCACCATGCGAGTGGGGGACAACAGTGGAGACTTCGATGTTTCCAGTCCCATCTTTGATGCTTCGGCTCCGGTTGGGGTTCTGATCCAACCCGCGGGCGAGACTACTGGTGGTAACCCAACGCCTCTCATGGAGATCACAGGTGCCTTCGGATATTACGAAGGTGGTCTGACGCGGATTCAAGGTGGGCCTGCCGACCTCGGCTATCAGGGGCCTGCCGGAAATGTGGAGGTCTTGGGAGGCACTGCCTTCGATGGAGGCAACGTTCGTATCGAGGGAGGTGAGGCGCAAGGGGCCAGCGGTTCAGGAGGCGGTGTCGTCATCTTGGCGTCGCCAGGGGGTGCGAGTGAAACGTCCGGAGCCAACGTTCGTATCCAAGGTTCGCAGTCTTCTTTCCTCGACCAAGAGGGAGGTGACATCGAGCTGTTTGCCGGTCAAGGTTTCGTCAGTCAAGACGGCGGAGACATATTCATCGCTGGCGGCGTTGGAGCTGTAGGGGCCGAGGGCGGCAGCGTCCTCATCCGTGCCGGAGATACGGTCGGAGCGGGTACGCAAGGTCGCATCGTCATCCAACGGGTGACCAACGTGACCGGTGAAACCGGTATCTTGGCGTTCGAAGAGAACGACAACAGTCCCAGCATGGTTGGATTCAGAGCTCCTCTTTCGGTGCCCGCTGATTTTATCTGGCGCTTGCCGGCAACGGACGGCTCGGCGAACCAGGCTCTGATCACTGACGGTTCCGGTAACTTGAGCTTTGGCGCTGCCGTAGGCACTACAGATCTCCAGGGGGCCTATGATAACTCCACGGCGACCGACCGCACCGTCGTGCTCAACGGCGCCGCTTCTGAGGGCGTCAACATCCGCGACAACGCGACGCCCATCGGCAGCAATCTGTTTGAGGTCACGGACAACGCGGGCACGACCGAGTTCCTTTCTGTCGACGCCAGCGGCGTGACGGTCACGGGCAAACTCACCGTCACCGGGATGATCGACCCTCCGGGTCTGACAATGTCGGAGTCGGCTTCCAACCCGGGGGCTGTAGCCGCGGGTGATGGAACGGTCTGGGTTCGGAACGATGCGCCGAACGTCCTGATGTACACGGACGATGCCGGCACGGATTTCGTCATCGGTGGGCTGGCTTCGGTCGAGCCTCTGTCCACAACCCTTGTTGCGGGTAACACAACGGGAGGCACTGACCTCGAAGTCTCGAGCGGCGATTCCATTGTCGCCGAAGCAGGTGCAACGGCAGTAACCACTGGATCTACGCTCAACCTTCGTGGTGGTGTGGCTGGAGCTGATGCTGCCGGTGGGAGTGTAGACATCCGGGCCTCCAATGGAGGTTCGGGGACCGGAGGAGCTGGGGGCGCTTTCATCGGAATCGCTGGAAATGCGACTGGGGGGAACCAACAAGGCGGTGCGATGCTTCTCGTCGCCGGCAACAGTGATGGCACTGCTAACGGTGCCACGGCCCAGCTCCGCGGAGGGTTTGGTGGTGTTGTCAACGGTGTTGGCGGCGATGCCGGGGTCCTTGGCGGCAACGGGCTTGCGGGGGGTTCCGGAACCGGTGGAGAAGCCACACTTGCGGGCGGCGATGGGGGAACCGCGGGAGGTGATGGTGGTCGGGCAATTGTCCGAGGCGGTACGGGAGCCATGTCAGGTGCTGGCGGCGGCATCCTCATCACCGCAGGTGTTCCTGCTGGTACGGGGGCCGGAGCTGACATCGATATCACGGCAAGTCCGGCCGGGGGTGGAGGCGGGTTTGCTGGTGGATCGATCACTCTTACTCCAGGTTCTGGTGATGGGGCTGGTGCAGACGGTCAAGTGCTCGTGGACGGTGATGCTCGAGTCACCGGCAATCTGGTCGTTGAAGGCACCACTACCAGCGTGGAGTCAGAAACCGTTCGCATCGCGGACAATCATCTGTACCTGAATGATGGCTACACGACTGCCTCAGCTCAAACAGGTGGTCTTGTCGTTAATTACCTTCCGAGCGGTACGGTTCTGAGCGTTGATACGGGAGGGTTCACCGCGGGTGTAGCGGCGACAAGCAACCCGACTGTCGAGTACAGTGGTTTCGGGCTTTTCACTCCTGGGCAGTTCATCCAAATTTCTGGATCTGCGAATCCTGATAATGACGGGCTGTACGAGCTCCTTTCTGCGAGCCCCTCCACCATCACGATCCGCGGTATCGGTGTCACGGGCACCGTTGAAGACTTCACAAAGAATCAGTTCGTGACCGATACCACGGTGCAAGGCACCATCACCCCGGTTTCGGTTTCGGTGATTCGTGCTGGCACAGGTGGTGCTTGGGAGTCGGCTGCCGGGAACGCAACCCCGCTTTCTTTTGGGAACCTGATCACGACGACCACACCCACCACTTCGTGGCTTTTGGGAGGCAACACCGTTGGATCCGAACAGAGGATCGGCACCAACGATGCCTTCGATTTTGTGGTCGAGACCAGCGGCACAGAGCGTGTGCGTGTCAATGCCACGACGGGAGACCTGACGCTTCAAGGCGACACGATCAACATGCCGAGCAACGTTGCCATCGGACAATCTACGTCGATTGGCAGCGGTGAGGGCATCGTCATCGGTGATGGTGCTACCGGAACTTCAGGGCGCCCGTTGGCCATTGGGCGCGCGGCTGTGGTGTCTGGGGCCTTGAACTCGGAGTCGATTGCCATCGGATCGGGTGCCAGTATCGCAGGCACATCGGGAGGCAACAACATTGCCATCGGACGAGGCGCCACGGTTACGGGATCAGGGAACAGCACGGTCATCGGCGACAGTGCAACTTCCTCGGCCCTGGCCGGTACGGCCATCGGCCCTGTCAGTTCGGCTTCGGGAGAGCGCGGCATCTGTATCGGCAGCTTTTCCAGCGCTACTGCTACTGCCAGCGTTGCGTTGGGGTGGAACGCAGATTCGACGCACACGGAATCGGTTGCTCTTGGTCGAGATTCGACGACAACGACGACCAACCAGTTCATGGTGGGCGGTTCCACAGCGGAGTTGAACACTTTCATCAACGGTACGCTGACGCTGAGCTCGAGTGTGGGTGCCACGAGTTCGGTGGCTACTTTTACGACCACGGGGGCCAACGGGGACAGCGTCGAGGTCTTCGTTGGGGACATCGATCCGAGCGCTGGGGGTGGTGTTGCAGCTCCCGTGGGGTCTGTGTTCCATCGAGATTCTGGAGGCGCGGGCACTACTGGAGAGCTGTGGCTCAAGACTGGGGCTGCAAACACTGCCTGGTCCCTTGTGGGTACGGGAGACATTACTGAGACGCTCCAGGAAGCGTACGAGGCGGGTAACACGATCGTCACCGATTCGACGAACGGGGACTTCGATGTTTCCGGCACGGAGGCCGTCTCTCTGGACGCTCAAGCAGCCTCGAACTTCACGGTCGACGGCGCAAACCTAACTCTCTCCACGACGACGGGCGGGGACGTGAATGTCACCGCAGCCGACGAGATCGCCATCAGCAGCAGCGCGGTCGTGAATATCTTTTCCGGTGGGATTGACGTTTCGGCAACGGGCGGAAATGTGGCGATCTCGTCGAGCGTCCTGACGCTTGTAGACGGGGATGGCGGTGTCGAGATCAACTCCAGTGGCGGAGACTTGGAGATCGGCAACGACGCCGATACCGGATCTTTGAACGTTGGTACGGGGGCCGCGGCTCGGACGATTACGATCGGCAACACGACGGGAGCTACGGCGGTCAACGTCGATGCTGGAACCGGTGACATCAATCTGAACGCAGATACGGTCGTCACGGGCAAGCTCACTGTGACGGGGATGATCGATCCTCCGGGGCTTCAGATGACGGAGTCGGCGGCCAACCCTGGCACGGTTGCGGCGGGCAACGGCACGCTGTGGCTCCGCAACGATGCTCCGAACACGTTGATGTTCACGGACGACGACGGCACGGACTTCGTCGTCTCGGGTGCCTTCAGCGGCTTGGCTTCGACGCTGGCCGTCGGGAACTTCACCGGGGGCACCCCGTTGGTGGTCAGCAACGGGGACGCCATCAACGGGGAGACGGCCGCTACCGGCTCCAACGCCAACGGCGGCACCACTCAGATCCGCGGAGGTTTCGGCGACGGGACCGGACGAGGAGGCGCCTTGTTTCTCTCGGGAGGATTCCCTGGAGCATCGGGCCAAGGTGGCCCGATCAGCATCCAGGGATCGGACGCCTCCGACGGCACGGGCGGCCCGGTGATCATCCGGCCCGGCAACGGCGGAGGTGCTTCGGGGGCCGCCGGGTTCCTGACGCTCATCGGAGGCACATCGCAGGGCTCGACCCAAGGAGGCTCGGCCAGCGTCAACGGAGGTAACAACGCGGACAGCGGGGACGGAGGCGAGGCCGGGCTCGTCGCGGGGGGATCGGGGCCCAACGGCGGCAACGGCGGCCTGTGCACCGTCGGAGGCGGATTCGTGGGGAACACGTCCGGCAACGGCGGCTCTGTGCAGATCCTGGGGGCCGCGGGTCCGGCACCGGCGGGGACCGGGCGCGGCGGTGACGTCACGGTCACGGCGGGCGCGGGGGGTGCCACTTCTGGGGACGGGGGTGTCATCACACTCACGGGCGGATCGGCCACGTCGGGCGCGGGGGGCCACATCCTGCTCTCTCCGGGGAGCGGGACTACGAGTCCGGGCACCGTGGGGATCGGCTCCTTTGACCCGGCGGTTGAGCTGTACGTCGGCGGCACCGGGGGCACGAGGGTGCCCACCGGAACTACGGGACAGCGACCTTCGACGCCTCCGGCGGGCACCGTTCGTCTCAACACCACCACGGATCAGTTCGAGGGGTACAACGGCACGACTTGGTCGCCGCTCGGTTTGATGCCTCCGGTCGTGTTCAAGCCCCAGGACAACGAGCCTCCGAGCAGCGGGGCCGCGAGCTCGAGCACTATCAACGCACACCCTGTCCTCACGTTTTCGGCCGGCCTCGATGAAGATGCCGTGTTCGCCGGGCTCATGCCGCCCACGTTCAAGACGGGGAACGTGCAGGTGCGCCTCATTTGGGCGATTACGGGATCGACCGCTGGCTCTGTCTCCTGGGAGGTCTTCTTCGAGCGGTGGGAACTCGGCCTCACCACGCTCACGACCGACAGTTTCGGGACCGGGACTAGCATCTCTGCCGGCGTGCCCTCAACCTTGAACGAGCTCGTCCTGAGCCTGGTTCCGCTGCCGGACATCAACGGTACCCTCCCCGGCGAAGCGTTTCGCCTTCGAGTCAGGCGAAACGGATCGGGGGACTCCGCCCCTGGGTTCGCGGCTCTTGCCAAGGTGATCGTTGAAGAGATCTAGACGATGGCGGTCGTCTTACCGGGAAAATTCCTATACGTCGCCAACTACCATGTGGCTTCGTTGGCTACGGCGCAGGCATTGGACGAACAAATAGAGGAGACCTACCGAGTGGGTCCTCACCATGCCTCTCCTGATCGTCTTCTCAAAGTTCGGCAAGATTTTTTCGTTCGACAACATGAGCATCTCGAGCCCGGGGACGTGATGGACGGGAGCGAAGTTACCGTAGCCACGGTGCGCAACCCGTACGACTGGCTTGTGTCCTGTTGGTTGCGTCGAGGCGGTGGCGTGCCTTTTGTTCAATACGTCGCAGAACTTTGCGAAACAAGCCCTGGCGCCTATGTCCGGAACGGGAAAATCTTCTGGCACGAGGCGGACGAGCTCCTGCACTGGGAGCACCTCCCAGAAGAGCTCAACGCTTTTCTGAGCCGTTTTGGGCTCTCAGGGATGGCTCTTCCTCACAAGAACCAAACTGCCGGCAAGAAGCCTTGGAGGGGCTACTACAACGTCGAGATTGTGGGGTTGGTGAACCGACGTTTCGGGGCTGACATCGAGAGGTTGGGTTACGCGTTCGAAGTTACGTGAAAAGCGCCACTTTGGGCTGAAAAGCGGCGCTGAGCGCCGCTAATCCTCCTTTAGTCTTTGCCTGTACGAGGGCTATGACTTACCCGTTCATCCCCATCGGTTCCATGGGAACCGGGCTTCCAGAGTCTCGAACGGAGACGGCTGGGGCGCCCATCACGGCCTTCGATCTGGTCGCGTTCGACACGAGCAGCAACGTCGTGCCGGCGGTGTCCACGACGACTTCTGGGATTTGGGATGTTGCCGGGATCGCGCTGATGAGCGTCGCCGCCGCTGCTTCGGTTGAGGTGGCGGAGATTTCTGGGGTGGTTCAATCCGTTCGCTTTGCCGTCGCTCCAGCAGGCGCGGCCAATAACGATCCTGTTTTTCTTTCAACGATTGCAGGGGTTGCTTCGCTCACCCCCCCTACCTCGAGCGGCAACACCATTTTTCGTGTCGGCATTTTGATTGGTGGCGATGGCGTCACCCTCACCCCGGACGTGCTCTTTCGTCCGCAATTCATCTCCCAGATCCCGTAAAGGAACGAACCCATGGCTGGCAACCAACTCAACAACATCACCATCTTGGATCTGACTACAGGTCTGACCCGCACGCTTGAAACCGGAGGTACTCCGGACACGCTTCAAATCGAGACTGATCTGGAGCTGTTGTCTGGGGCCAACATGCTTGTGGACGGTAACTTGGTCGTCAACGGCACGACTACGACCCTTCACTCGGAACAGGTCAATATCCGGGACAACCACCTGTACCTGAACGCGGATTACACTACCGCTGGGGCCCAGACAGGCGGCCTCGTGGTGAACGTGTTGCCGACCGCTACAGCGGACACCGTTGCGGCCACGGGATTCACGGCGGGTGTCGCGGCCGTCAGCAACCCGACCGTCATCACGGCCGGGTCCGCGACCTTCTCGGCGGGCGACATCGTCCAGGTCTCGGGGGCCAACGACCAGGAGAACGACGGTATCTACGAGGTCGAGTCGCATGTCGGCACCACCTTGACGATCCGTGGTGTTGGCACCGTGGGTACGACTCAGGATTGGGTTCAGAACGACTTCGTCACGGACACCACGGTTGCTGGTGCCATCACGCTTGTCAACGTCAACGTCCTGCGTGGGAACTCGAGCGGTGACTGGGAAACCGCAACGACAACCACGACTTCGGGATTGACCTACAACATCTTCACGCAGCAGGGGGTGGTGGACCTGCAAGAGGCGTACGAGGCTGGTAACACGATCACGACGGATGCCGGCAACGGCAACGTGATCATCGCGGGTACGGAGCTCCTGAGCATCACAACCACGGGAGGGATCGATCTCGATACGGTTTTTGATGCCGACGTGACTACGTTCGATGTTCAGATGACGGGCACGAACGGTTTTTCGATCGACGGTACTGATGCTTCGAACGTCAGTGTTACCAGCGGAGACCTCACGCTTTCGACGATTACCTCGGGCAGTTTGGTTGCTTCGTCTGCTGCGGATGTGGACGTAGATGCGACGACCTCGATGACGTTTGATACGGCGGACGCTGCGGACGCTTCAGGCAACGACATCACCATGACCGCAGGTTCGAGCACCGGTGGTACGGCTGGAGGTGCTTCCATCGTTCTCACACCAGGTGACGGCAACACTACGGGCGTTGCTGGTTTCGTCAATATCACCTCCCCGGCGGACGAAGACGAAATCCTTTTTCAAATCGAGTCGACGGGAACAGGCGCCAATGCTGCCGCCTTCTTCACAGGTACGAGTGATCCCAGTGGCGCTGTGACAGCAGATGCCGGCTCGATGTTCCTGCGGGACACAGGGGCGGGTGCTGTTGCTTACCTGAATACTTCGACCGGGTCGGGCACGAGCTGGACGCCTTTCACCACGGGCGCCGGAAATAACCTTCAGCAGGCATACGAAGCCGGGAACACCATCGTCACTGACACCACGAACGGTGATTTTGACGTCTCTGGGACCGAGGCCATCTCCCTGGATGCCTCGAGCGCGTCAAACTTTACGGTCGATAGTGCGGATCTGGTCCTCTCCACGACCACTTCTGGAGAGCTCGATCTGACCTCTGCGGGCCTGATGGATGTCAACGCTGGGGCGGGCCTCGACATCGATGTCACAGGGGCTTTCGACATGTTGTCGACAGGTGCCTTCAGCATCGATGGCACGGGTGCTTCGAACGTCAGTGCTGATACCGGCGATCTCACGCTTTCGACCACCACAAGCGGCTCAGTGCTTGTGGACGGTGTGGACGGTGTGGAGATTAACTCGACAGGGGGCGCCCTTCAGCTTGGCAATGATGCTGACACTGGCGCCATCAATGTCGGCACCGGTGCCGCCGCTCGCACGATCACGGTGGGTAACGCCACCGGGGCTACCTCCGTGAACCTTGACTCCGGTACGGGTGCCTTCACCTTCGACTCAACGGTTGGAGAGGCGTCGGCCCTCATGACCCTTACGGCGACGGGCACCGGAGGAGATTCGGTTGGCCTGTTCGTGGGCGACAACGATCCCGACACGGTCGTGACCGGTCTGGCAGGCTCGCTGTTCATGCGTGATACTGGTACAGGCGGTGAGCTCTACATCAACACTTCGACCGGCTCGGGCACGAGCTGGACGCAGGTGGCCACCGGGGGCTCCGTCACTCTCCAAAACGCCTATGAAGGCGGCAATACGATCGCCACTGACGCCACCAACGGAGATTTCGACGTGTCCGGCACGCAGGCCATCAGTCTCGATGCCAGTCTCGCATCGAACTTCACCGTAGCCGGAGCGGACCTGACGCTTTCGACGACCACGAGCGGCACGATCGACATCACCTCGGCTGAGGATGTCCAAGTAACCGTCGGCACCAACAACGCTACGGCGATGGTGATCGATGACGGCACCGACAACCTCATGACCTTTGATACGACGACCGGCGAACTTGCGGTCGAGGTCAACGAGTTCTTGGACATCGTCGGCAACGGAGCTGGTGTGACTCTCACTGCTGGAGAAGCACTCTCCGCTGGTGAGGTGGTCACGATTGAAGGTACGACCGGTGACGTGATCTTGGCTGACTCCAACACGGGCACAACCCTGGATGGCTTGGCTATTGGGGTGGCGGCCTATGCAGCGGCCGACACGGACCCGGTGAAGGTTTACACCGTGCCGGGGTCCTTGATCCCAGTGAACTTCGCTGCGGCTCCGGCTGCCTCTCTTAATGGTCGTCCTGTGTTTGTCAGTGCGACCGCAGGCGAAGGTACTACGACGGCCCCGACGGGTAGTGGCAACGTCGTCTACGTCATTGGCATTCTTCAAGGTGCCAACGGTGCCAATACCTCGCCACTGGTCATGTTCCAGCCGCAATTCATCTCGGTGCGCCCGTAGGAGATAACGCATGAAGGTACAACTTACAATCGATCTTGAGCTCGAGCCTGAGAAGGAGCTGAGGGCTAAGGAGCAGGCCAACGTCACTGCTATGATGCGACGTGTCTGTGCGAGGCGCCTTGAGGCACTTCGAGGCCAGCGCCTTGGAGGCGAGCGACATCCCGTTGGATGGGAAGTTACTGTCCGAGGGATCGACGTGGGGGCGCCCAGTAAGGTGAAATAGGGGTATGGCCAACCAGGTCGATAACATTACGCTTAACGACAATACGACGGGGTTAACTCGTACCGTTGATGTGAGTTCGGATGACTTGTTCCTCTCCGTCGATCTAACTCTTCAGTCTGGCGCGGTTTTTGAGTCGGACAACCTTAAGCGTGGATCCGGGGACCCTAACGGCTCGGTCTCTGGCAATGAAGGTGACGTGTTTATGCGCACCGATGCGGGCGTAGGATCTCTCTACGTCAACACGGATGGGACGAACACGGGTTGGGCCTTGGTGGCCACCGGAGCGGTCAGCGTCTTCGGCACCGAGTACACGTACGGGGAGAGCCTCGCGGATAGTTCGACGACCTCCATGACGTACATCCAGAAACTCAAGGTGACGACGGCGAGCGTCCCGGCCGGGGATTACCTTGTCTCGTGGGCCTACGAGTGGAACCTGAATTCCACGTTCAACAGTTTCGCCGCCCGTGTGCACCTCGATGACACGACGGTCGTCGCCGAGCAGGTCACGGAGCCGAAGGACGGCGCAGCGACACAGTTCATCCCCTCCGCAGGAGCAGCTCAGGTGACGTTGACGGCTGCTACGCACGACATCGACATCGACTTCCGACGAGACGGGGGTTTTTTCCCACCGACAGCTACGATCCGGCGGGCACGTGTCGCGCTTTGGAGGGTGAGCTAGCGTGGCCATCGAGAGCTACACGATCTCCACGGACACTCTGAATGGGGTCGTGGATGCTTCCAGTCTCCACCAGGAGATCCTGGCGGAGGGTACCATCACGACCACGCTCAACTGGGTCACCGTGGACGTGGGCCAAGACTTGCTTGAGATTGACTTCGTCAGCGCGCTGTCGGGACCCGAGCTAACGGCCCTCACCGCCGTCGTTGCCGCCCACACGGGCGTAGCCACGTTCGACCCCGAGGAGGATTCTGCCAGTCCGGCCGGGATCACGCTGATCAGCGGCTCCACGGTGAGCCGCTACGGTACGATCGCGGACGCGATCACGGCATCCTCGAGCGGAGACGTGATCCTCATCGGCCCCGGAACCTACGCCGAGAGTTTCACGGTCCCCGCGAACGTCACGATGCAGGGCGCGTACGGGGGCGGGACGACCGTCATCTCCGGGTCGGGCGCTACGGGCACGCGCATCACGATGAGCAACGGCTCGTCTATCCGGCAGATGTTCGTCGTGCTTCCCACGGACGCGACTCCGGCCGTGTCCTTCGCCGGAGGGATTGGCGAGCGCGCCAACGTGTCCGAGATCGGCCTCCAGGGGCAGGGCGCGTCCGGGATCGGCATACAGAACTCCAACTCCGGGGCGATGATCGTAGACCGCACTGAGTACGCCGCGGGGACCTGCGATGCCGTGTTCGAGGTGTCGGGGGGTCAACTGATCATCTCTCAGACGTTGATGTCGTCCGGTACTGCCGCGGACTTCATCCGGGTGGCCGGAGGGTCTCTGATCGCCGACAGCATCAACGTCGGTTTCCCTCCCACGGTGACCGACTGTTTGGAGGTCGGCGCCGGGGCCGTCGTTGGATCGGACTTCAACTTCCAGACCGGCACGAACGGCGTCCACGTCACGAGCGACTCCGCCAACGTGCAGCTTCGATCCCCTCGGCTCAACGCCTCGACATTCGACATCCTCGTGGATCCCGGACTCACGGCCGGGACGTTCCACATCATCGGAGGGGAACTGTCCGAGTCGAAAATCTCGGTGCCCGGGGCGTGGGCCGCGGAGGCCGACCAGACCTTCACGTTCCAGGACGATTCCTCGACGCTCACGCACGACACCGCGCTGTCCATCTGGGGGGAGCTGCACGTGGGGCACCCGGAGGCGGGCGCAGAGGCAGCCTTCGGGCGCGGGGACGGCTACACGCGCGGGATGGTCGTGCTGACGACCGACGACACGGCCAGCCCGTCGTCCGACGGGGGTAACTTCACGGACGTGTCTGCCGCCGCAGCGAGCGGGTCGGGCTCGACGTTCACGTTCCAGGGCGTCGGCGCAGGACACTCGATCTTGGTCGCCTCCACGCTGTCCGACGCGTCGGACCTCCGCAAGATCTTCGGCTGGCAGAGCACACAGACGATCGGGAGCATCGGAGGTGTGTACATCTTCGAGATCTGGGACGGAAGCGGGTGGGTCGAGGTCGGCGCACACGCCACCTGCAACGAGCAGTTCTTCAGCTACGCGAACGTCGTGTTCCTGCGCACGGGGTCCTGTGAGAACCTGCGGCTCGGCGTCACGTCCTCTACGACTTGGGCCACGAAAACGATCAATGGCACGAACGCCTACTGGTCACGGGTCCGCATCACGTCCGCAGTCTCGACGCTTCCCGTGTTCCAGCAGTGGCGACTGAGCGACTCCCGGACGGCGATCAACGTCAACGGCAAGCTGGCTTTCTATGGCACGGCCCTGTACCGAGAGACCCTATTTGGATCGGGCAACATCTTTGGCGAGTCCGGCGGAGTCACCGACGGTAACTTCTCCGTGGGATCAGGCGGCCTTCCGACCGGGTGGACGCACGAGATCAAGAACTCGGTGCTCAACAGCAGCGGCGACGCGATATACACCCAGTTCGTGCTGCCGAAGGGCATCTGCACGGCGTATCCGTTGCGGTTTCGGTTCTACTACGGCGTCAACAACAACTCGTCCACGACTGCGCCCACGGTCATCCTCTCGGTGCTGCCCCAGGAGGTCTCGGGGATCCTGGTGGCAGACCCTGCGGGAGGTTCCGTGCCCGTGGCTCGCACCGACGCCAACACGGACACGATCACGGCGAACCCGGGTGCGGATACGACCTTGATGTTGCCAGAGACGACGGTCAACAAGATCCACTGCATCGACTTCGGAGTGATTGACATCGCCGACTACTACGAGGGCGACTCGATCTTCATCCGCCTCGAGCTGGATGACGACGGGTTCCCGGCGACGGACCTGTTCGTCGTCTCCTTGGAGGTCATCTCCGTGACCTGGACCCTGGGGGAGGTGCTCTGATGGCGGGCAGATACGACGAACTTTTCCGACAAGACTTTACCGCTACCGATACGATCATCGTCACGCACAACCTGAATCGGTTCGCGGTGGCGGTTCGCGTCTTGATCGACGCGGAGTCCCGTGCAGACCTGATCAGCGACATCGCCCTTACGCCTGGCAACGCGAGGAATGAACTGACGGTCACGCTCACGTCGGCGCAGACGGGGACGATCCAGCTCACCAGCACGGACGTGCCTCTCCAAAACAACCTGAGTCCTGAGCTGGTCTCCAACGTGGAGCAGTCCGGTGGTCAGGGCGACGTAGTGGGTCCTGGGGCTTCGACCGATGATGCGGTGGTCCGGTTCGACGGCACGACCGGGAAACTCGTCCAAGGATCGGGCGTGACCGTGGACGACTCGGGGAACGTCTCCGTCCCGGGGACCGTGGACGGCCGTGACGTGGCCACGGACGGCACAAAGCTCGACGGTGTCGAGGCCGGGGCAGACGTGACCGATGCGGCTAACGTCGCAGCGGCCGGGGCCGTCATGGACGGCGACTTCTCAGGCACGTATCCAGCTATCCTCACTCGCACTGGACCGGCGACCTACGCCGGCATTAAGACGAACGAGACGGCCGGATCACCCACGGTCGGCGATGACTCGACGCAGGACTACGCGGTCGGGTCTCGCTGGATCAACACCACGACCGGAGACGAGTTCGTCTGCGTCGATGCGTCCGTGGGGGCGGCGTCTTGGATCCTCACGACGACGGCTTCGGGGGACACGTCCAACTATTTTGAGGCGTACGATAACGCAGGCGGCACCACCATCCCAGGTGTGCTCACTGATATCCCCCTGGACACGCAGCGTATCGTGGGGTCCGACTACTCTCACACGGCGGGCCAGCCGACGATCACGATCAATACGACAGCCACGTACCTGGTCTACGGGCATGTCTCCACGGAGATCCCTGCGACTGGCGGCACCAGCCGTTCTGAAAGTGCAGGCATACTCGTGCTGGACGCGGGTTCCGGTTTCGGTCTTGTGGGGGGTACCGTCGTGTGGTTGTACAACCGCACCCAAGGAGCTGGGTCAAACACAGGATCCTTCCTCGCCATCCTTAACCTTTCAGCGGGGGACATACTCAAGCTCCAGGCCATCCAGCTCGCAGGGACTTCGGTGATTGAAACGGCTGCGGGCGGGAGTGGTCTTTCTATTGTGAGGATCGGCATTGGAGCGGGCATTGATGCCGAACAGATTCAGGGAAGGGCAGTCTCTTCGACGCAACCGACGAACAACCAGGTGCTGGTCTGGAACGATGCTGCGTCTGAGTGGCAGCCGGCCGATCAAAGCGGCGGGGGAGGAGACGAGCTCGTCAAGGTATCGGCGAACGATACCACGGCCGGATACCTCAATGGCAAGCTCGTCGCGGGCACGAACATCACGCTCACGGAGCAGAATGACGGCGGGAACGAGACACTCCAGGTGTCGGCCACGGCGGCTCCCCCGGACTGCCAGGAGGTGGTGTCGAGTTCGACCATCACGACCACTGCGACCTCCCCCGTGGCCATGACCGGCATGACGCTCACGGCCCCGGCCACCGGCAGCTACCTCGCCATCTTCTCGGTCTACACCGAGAACAGTCTCGCGGGGTGGAGCGTCCGCATGCGGATCCACGTCAACGGCACCTTCCAGGCGAGCACCGAGCGCCACACCCAGGTGAACGCGGCCGGGTACACACAGGTGCTGGCCACCACTCGACGCCTCTCGCTCACGGCCGGGGACAGCGTCCAGGTCTACTGGTACACGGGCGGATCTGGCACCGCCAGCGCCTTCGATCGGTGCCTCCAGCTAGTGCGCGTGACGGCGGTTTAGGAGCGAACCATGGCAGAAACATCCTACCTTTACGACATCAGTCTCGATTTCCCGAACCAGAAGGTCTCTCCTGATCGCCTCGACCGCGAGATTCGTCAGAGCACGGACATTACGATCGCGTTGGATCGTATTGAAACGGACGTGGCCAACGACGACTGTACGGTTTTTTTCAAGGATGCGCTTCCATCCGGCGAAGAGACTGCCCTGGACGCCATCGTTGCAGCCCACAGCGGAGAACCGATTCCGGACCCACTCGCGCAGAAAAAAGACATCCAAGGCAACCTTCTCGTGGCTCAGGTCGTCCCCGTTGGCGGAGGGTTCCGCAAGGTCACCCACAATTTCTGCGACTCGTGCTCGTGGTGGCAAGAGAGCACTGAAGTGGTGGACGGGTCGACCACCTCCAGCGTATCCGAAACGGTTTACACGCTTGATAGCGGTGACAAAATGATCGATGTTCGGCACGGTCGTCTCACCTTTGAAGACGACCTTAATGAAAGTACCGTGGCGCCAAACGGCAACACGATGACGCATCTCGTGCCTGTTGTGAAGGTCGACGATGTGGCCCTTGAGCAAAGTAATGAGGACACTGATTCTGGAGATGACAGGTACGTCATCGATTACGAAAACGGCGTCATCACTTTCGCAGTGGCACGACAACCCAGTGAGGTCGTGACCGTTTCTTATCGCACTCCGGGGTCAAGCCTGTACACATTTCAACCCCCGGCGGGCAAAAAATGGAGTTTTGAGGATGCCGAAATTGATGCTTCCGAAGACGTGGACATGACGGAGGTGTTTCGAACTGCTCTTCACGGGAGCCACACGACCTTGACTGGAGGCAACGTTGTCGAGGTTGGATTTCGGGCCTACAAAAATTTCCATGACTTTCAGGCCGCTGCGCGTCGGTTCTGGGGGCCTCTTCCTTCGGGGTTTGGAGGCACGGGAGGAGTTTCTTCTCCCAAGTGGACGTTCGAATGGCAGTACGCGCGCTCGGATCTTTTTTACGCAACTCCAAATTATGTGGACAAAAACATTGCTCCTCAGAAGATCACCTTCAACCGTGCAGAGGGTCGAATCGTCGGCGACGTCCCCTACGGCGGCCACTTTCTCACCCTGACCTACTACGGCCAGGAGACCGACGAAGGAAACGGAAGCTAATTCCATGCCACAGACCACGTACAACTACGACCTCCAGATCGATTTCCCGAACCAGGCTGTCAATACAGATGTCCTGACCGCAGAGATCGAGGGGTCCTCCATCACCACGGCGCTCGTCGGTATTTCGGTGCTCAACGACGACGTGGACATCACTTTCGTTGACGCACTGAGTGGTGCTGATAAGACGACACTGGACGGTATCGTCGCCGCTCACCAGGGCGTTGCCTTCTCTGACACCGTGCAGAGAGTTTTTAGCGAGGCTGAGAGCACGACCACAGACACGAGTTACCAGGAGAAACTGACCCTCAGCACGGGACCGCTGCCAGAAGGGGACTACCTCATTTCGTGGTACTGCGAGATCGGGGTGGACACTCTGCTTGGTGGGTCGGGGGTTTTCGCGCAGGTCACCTATAACGGCACCGAGCGCGGTTTCACTTCGAGCAGCTCGGATTTTTACAGATCGTTTTCGGGCAGCGCGATCGTTCAGCTTTCGGCAGGGGATTCTCCCACCATCGCCATCAACTGGCGTCGCGTGGGTGCATCGAATACCGCAAAGATCCGTCGTGCACGTCTGCTGGTCGCCATGCAGGCGCCCGTGAACGGAGGACCGGGATGAGGGGCTCTATGATGTTGATCTCCTTGTTGGTTCTCGGAGGATGTCCTCCAAGCCCGGCACCGGAGCCAGACCCCAAGCCGCCCGAACAGGTCGAGGAAGAGAAGGCCGTCGAGAACGCGGTCATCACGACCGAGACGATGGCGGCGACGGTGAGACCCACGAACTGCGAGGCGACTCGCGTGCAGTGGGACCAGATTGACGACAGCTCGCTGCCGAAGGCCAAGGAGGCTGAGGTAGAGCGCACGCCGGATCAGGTCGCTCGGTACGACGCGGCCGTCAAGGAGGCGGCAAAGGTCATTCCCAACTGCCGCGGAGAGACGCAGTGCACGGGCGGTTGCCCGGACTGCGGCTGGGTGGACTGCATCGAGCACCTCATCGCGTGCCCCGCAGACGCACAGCGTTGCTGTGTGGCGGATGCTTGCATCTCTTCGCTGGACTGACATGCACGTCCCTGCCGGCTCTGGGTCCTGCCCAGGACCCAGAGCCTCGCAGGACACACGGTGAGAGGCCGAGCAGGTGGCAGAGAGACAGGAACAACCCGAGCAGTTACGCGAGGCCGATTTGTCGCTCGCCAAGCGAGCGTGGCAGCTCGTGTGGAATCGGAAGACCCCGCTCCTTGCCACGCTCGGCGTCGCGATCGTTTTCACGGTACGGGCGTTCACATGCAGCTACGAGGACCCCTATCCCGCGGGACTCGACTTTGAGTGGTATGGCGAACACTGTGGACCGGGCCACGGGAATCCCGACCGCGAGCCCGTCGACGAGCTCGATGAGGCGTGTCGTCGCCACGACGAGGTGTACCTGCGGGCGCAGGAGATTCACGAAATGGACACCTCCCGGTGACCGTACGGCGATCCAGGAGGGGCGTGCGGCCCGAGAGGTGTACAGGCGTCTTCTGCGACTTTCGTGGTGGTCTCGATAGGAGCTTTTCACGAATTCAGGCCGTGTCGGTGAAACCCCTATGACGTGTCCCTGAGTAGGCCCTGATTGGAGACCTGAACATGCCACTCCGTGAACCACAAACCTGGCAATTCCTCAGAGGTGACCTCGAGCCTCGGCGCGTGGAGTGGACCGATCTTCGCAACGACTTCGGTGGTGACCAGCTTAAACAGGCTCAGAGCATGGTTCTTCGCTATCTAGAGAACCTTCCTGCGGAGAAAACGGTCAATCTGCAAACGATGAGCGAAGACATCAGCCGCCATTACCCCTTTCACAACGAAGGGGTGGAGTTTTTTCAGGAGGCGGTGGACGCGCTGAAACGAGCTGGCTGGGTCAAGAGCGTTGGGGATGAACTCGAGCTGAATAAAGTGGCGCGTGTGACGGCTCGCTACCTGATGGCGAGCATTCAACGGTCTCGGTAGCGCCTCTATAGGGCTTCCTTTACCAGGAGCGTTATCCATGCCGTCGTCCTCTGGTTCCAGCGGTGCGTCGAAAGATGCAACCTCGAAAATCCTCGACATCGTCCTGAAGGTTCTTTCTGGGCTTGTCATTCCGTTGATCATTTGGGGTGTCAAGCTGGAAGTGAACAACGCGATTCAGGATGAGCGCATCACCGAGCTCCAAGAGGATCTGGACAAACTTGCCGATGTGACGGACACGGTTCAGAAGAACACGCTGACACTTGTACGGCTCGAAGGCAAGCTCGACAATGTGGATGAAAAGATCGATGAGGTCAAGAAGCTACTCCGCGATCGTCCACAGTAGCCTCCTGCTGTTCTCGATCTCCTGTCTCTCGCAGAGCCCCAAAGAAGATGGTGCGGCGTTGCCGGATCGTTTTGTGGTTTTGGTTGAAGAGGATCTTCAAAAAAACGACGAGAAACACGTAGAAGTCCAGAGTTTCGAAACCGGGTCATCGGAAGCCGAGGCCGTTAATGACGGCGAAGAAGAAGAGGGTGAGGGAGAAGGGGTCGAGGGCACCGGAGGGGAAGATCCGGTTTCGGAAAAGGCTGGTGGAGGTGTGTCCTCCAAGAAGAGATGCCCTTTCGGATCGATGGTTTTCGAAGGGAAGTGCCACGATAAGCAAAAGGTCAAGGAGATCGTCGAAGAGCGCGAGAAAAATGCTCTGGTCAAAGTCAAAAAAGCTAAGCCAGAAGAAACTGCGGACGCTGCCCGTGAGCTTCTCGAGCAGCAGATCGTTCAGATCGACAAGGCCGAAGACGATCTCGACGAGATCATCGAGCAGCTTAGGGAAGAGAAAAATCTTCGGGATGCCCAGGCTGTGCTTCCTGAAGACAGTGAGGAGACCAGGAACCCAAAGGAGGAGATGTGATGAGCTCTCTGAAAGAAGGGGCGGTCACCAAGGGTCTTCGAGTTTACGAGTACACGGACCAGGACGGAAATGTGTTCTGGTCTTTCGAGAAATTCCCCAGTGTGGTCAAGCACGCCCGGACTCTCACCCTGGCAGACCGTGTGGGGACACATTTCGACAATTTCCTTTCGGAGCTACGAGCTCATCGCCGAATCCTCATTGAAGATGAAAAGGCCAAGTCCCAGGGGCGTGGGTAGAGTGCCATCGTGCCGGAGGCTCAAATGGATACCGAACAGAACACTTCCAACATCGACACTGATCCCGAGACCTCGGAGACCCCCGAGACCTCGGATACTCCCCCTGCCCCTGAAGCTGAGGCTCAGGCCCAGATCCCGGGTGAAATCGGCAAGTTGACCCCCGAGGAGCAACAGGCTCTGATGGGGATCCGTCAAGAATCTCAACAGCTCCTCGCCAAGGTCGGAGAGCATGAGGTACTCAAGATGCGCATCTTGGCGAAGCTCGACGAGCTCGACGAGAGGGGACAGAGCTACATCAACGCGGTCTCCAAGCGTCTGGGCTTGGAGGAGGGTGAGCAGTGGGTCGCGTTGCAAAACGGAACCATTCGACTGGTCAAACCTCGTGATGGAGGTCAAGATCAAGGAGGCGCTCCAGCGTCTTCTTGAAAGCAGGTAAGGCATGACGTGCATCAACAAGGGTGAAGAGCCGTGGGTACAGAAACCAGATCCGTTGGAGCCGGTTTCGTGCGTGACCCCGGAACCCACCCCGACGCCGCCATGCCCTGATCCGCCCCCAAGCCCGGGGCCTTTTGGCCCCGGGTGTCCCGGTTGGGAGGTGGGGCCGAACGACTGCCCGGCTCCACCGATCAATAGTGAAGTCGTGAGTCCGCTTTTTTCGGGCACACTTGATCTCCGTTGGGATAACCCGGCCATTCTTGCCAAGAACAGCAAATTCACCGTTCTGGGCGTTAACATCTACCGGAGCACTTCTTCGGAGCGTGGTCCCTACGAGCGTTTGAATATCGCTCCCGTTGGGGGCACTTTCTACCGGGACTTTACGGACAACGCCTACGTCGACAGCGAGGTTGTCGATTGGGAGACGAGCTGGCTTTCCCGAGGAGAAGAGGCCAATCAGCGGAAGTGGGTGTTTCGTACCCAGAAGTTCCCGATTGTAAAAAACTCGGGTCAAGTCATGGCAGCGGACAGCCCAATGGATGTTCAGCTTGTCATCGACAACCAGATCGTGCCGGTTCATGCCGTGTTCGGACCTACGGGCGAGATCACACTCATCAACGTTCGCGGATACAACTTCGCTACGGAGCGTTGGATCGAACCTACGTTGCCAACCGGGCCCGAAACGGCGGTGTCGATCAGCTATCGCTACAACACGAACGCGATCAAAACCGACCTCGACAAAAAGACCTGGTATCGGATCACCACGGTGGCTCAGGACCCGACGTCCCCTACAGGGTTTCGAGAGACCCCTCTTGAGTTCACTGAGCCAATTACTTACCGCGCTGTCGAACGCATCGACTACATCTGGCGTGAAGCGATGCGCCGCAACAACTGGGTGCTCGAGCAGGGTGGAGAACGGGCCAAGGTCTTCATCAAAAAGACGAGCGGAGTTCAGTGCTTTTGTGGTCGAGACCCTCGCACTATCGAGTACAACCAGCAGCCGGATTCCCGGTGCTTGGACTGTTTCGGAACGGGGTTTGTTGGTGGGTATGAGGGCCCATACGACATAATCATCGCGCCCGACGATGCTGACCGTGCGGTCAAGCAGACTCCTAATGGTCGCTATCTCGACCACACGCAGGATGTGTGGACAGGGCCAAGTCCTCTTCTTACCATGCGTGATTTCATCGTGAAGCAGACCAACGAGCGGTACTCGATCGGCCCTGTCCGCAAGCCGAGCAACCGTGGCAACATCATGCAGCAGCACTTCACGATCAAGTACCTGGAGGAGAATGACATCCGGTACAAGATCCCGTTGTTTGATACCACGGAGCTCTGTTGGCCTGAATGCCGAGGGCGCCCTGCCGTTGTGCAAGGAGGAGGTTGGGAAACCGAGTACCCGCCCGAGGGCCCCTACCCTGTGGGCGCGGACTATCAGCAGACTCCCATGCAGACCGAGAAGGACAACATCCCTGACGAGCGCGAACAAAGAGGCCGTACGCCAGTGTGGTCTAATCTGACGTACGCTTTGCTGCCGCTCTCGGTGTGGTTGGGGGATGCCCTCTCCTCTTTTCCTGGGCTCGTGTGAAGTCTGCGGTCACTGTAATGGCCGAAATTCGAATCAAGCGTACTGCTGGAAAGACCTGGGCATCGGCTCAGAGTGAGGATTTCGTTACCCCCGATTTTCTGGAAGAGGTCGGAAAGCTCCTTTTAGAAAGCATCATCTTCGAGGCCGGGAAAGATTTCGCTAAGCAGGGGAATCGACCAACAGATCGAGGAATGCCGGAGGGGATTCCAGGCTCGGTCAGGTTTTTCGATTCCTTTCACTACAAGACCGATCCCTCAAAAGGACGCGTGGAGATTTACTCGACGTGGCCTTGGATTGAGCAAATTACGGAAGGGCGTCGTCCCTACCCCATGGATTGGCTGACTCAACAGGCCGGAGTTTCACGTGTGCCGATGAAGGGGCCGGACGGTACAGTGTTGATCAGGAGCACCCCGAGTAGCGCGGAAGGTGCTTGGATCCATCCGGGATTCAAGAAGCACACCTTCGTGCGTCGCGGATACGAGAAGGCCAGGCGCAAGATGGTGAAACTGTTGGAAAAGCAGGTCGTGAAGGTGCTCAAGGGGATGCCCATTGCATGATCGAGGCCCAGATCACTGTTTGCCATCCTTGTGACCTCCCCGATCTGGGGCTGGAGGGGTTGAAGCGTGGTCAGGAAATTTGGGTTTCTGATGCCCAGGCTCGCTCCTCAAAGGATGTGCAACGGGAGCAAGCCAAGGGCAACATCCGCGTGAATCGAAAAAGCCGACGGCCGAACCAAAACCCCAGGCGCCCCGCTCCTCCTTTTGTGGCTCACAGCCGTCCCCAAAGTCACAAAGGGACAAAGGAGCCGGACCAGAAGATCATCGAGAAAACCATCGAGAAAACCATCGTCCAGGAAGTCGACACCGAGAAACTCAAAGCCGAGCTCCTGGGTGATCTTCTTCCCGGGCTGCGCTCTGCCATTGCGGAGGAGGTAGGCAAAGTGGCCTCTCAGGCACCGCCTGAAGCTCCCCAGGCCGCCCCAGCGCCCGCGGCCTCCTTGGACCCTGCGCAGCTCGAGGGCGTCTTGGAGAGCGTCCTACGGCGCGTAGGACTCCCGACGGGGGGCGCCGTATCTCCGGAAGGCCGAACCCGTAAGAGTTCCGGGCCCGAAGAGCCCGTTTTCATCCCGGACAAGATCGTTGCGAAAGACCGCAAGGCCAAAATTGACGTGAAGCAGAAGGCCAGCGAAGGCGGCGAGGAGCTCGATGATGCACAGGCTGCACTTCGTGCACTGCGAGGCAAGAAGCGCGGTAGAAAGAATAGGAACGAGGAGAACAAATCATGAGCGATAGTGAAAATCCAGTGCTCGGAGTTGGGCTCGACATGGGCACCATGAATATTGTCGCTGCCCGGCGTACCAGGGAAGGCGTCATCACGAACCGCATTCGTGATGCTTTCCTTGATCTGCCGTCGGAACACCGCAAGATGCTCAAGCTTTCCGGTGTCAACTACGTGACAACCGAGGATGGCCTAGTTATCGTGGGCGATGCGGCCTATGACATGGCCAACATGTTCAGCCGGGAAGTTCGGCGTCCTCTTCAGTCGGGACTCATCTCGGCAGGGGAAATCGACGCCCTCGAGATCCTTGGTATCCTCGTCAAGCACGTGCTGGGTGAGCCGAAGGCCGAAAACGAGGTCTGCTACTTTTCAGTGCCGGCCGCCCCTGTCGACGACCCGGACCGAGATGTGGTCTATCACCAAGGTGTTCTTGAGCGCATTGTTACCGAATGCGGCTACAAGGCGTACCCAAGTAACGAGGCGCTGGCCATCATCTATTCCGAATGTGCGAAGGATGGGTTCTCCGGCATCGGGATGAGCTTCGGGAGCGGGATGACGAACGTCGCACTTGCAATGGGCACCATCGAAGGGTTGAGTTTTTCGGTTGCCAGGGGCGGTGATTGGTTAGACCACGGTGCTGCGAAGTCCACGGGTTCGACACAGGCCCGCATGTGTACGCTCAAGGAAAAGGGGCTCAACCTCATGCACCCGCAGAGTCGGGAAGAGGAAGCTCTGGTCGTCTACTACAAAAGTCTGATCGAATACGCGATCGACAATGTGGCGAGCGAGTTCAAAAAGATCCAGGGCAAGTTCGCGTTGCCTAAGCCGATCCCCATCGTCGTCAGCGGCGGCACGTCCAAGGCCGGCGGCTTCCTTGAGTTCTTCACCCAGGTCTTCGAGGACAAACGTAAAAAATTCCCCATCGAGATCAGCGAAATCCGGGCGGCCCGGGAACCTCTGGACGCTGTTGCGCGCGGGCTTCTCGTCCAAGCGATGCAGGAATACGTCGACGACGACGAAGATTAGCGGTTTTCTGTCTATCACGAAACCTCCTGTGAGACCCCACAGGAAGCTTTGTGCTGTGTTTGGCAACACCCAGGCTGGCAGGAGTATGACCTAAATGTACTACTTCTTAACCCAGCAGATCCAACGAGTGTTCATCGAAGAGCTCCGAAACTATTGGAGCTACCACCCGAAGTACCGAGACCTCGTTGGGCACATCCAGGGGAAGTATTCGTTCCGCGAGCGCCCCCAATTCGGCATCATCCTGAAAAATAGCGCGGGTAATCAAGCTCAGCTCGCTGCCGACAACTTCCAAGGACACGTCCACAGCTACGTCTATCTGGCGAATGTCGAAGGCAAGCCTGGTTTGTCCATCGAATGGGTGAAGGAAAATAGCGTTCTCATTCAGAACAACGGCGGCCTGTTCCCTTCGGCCCCCGGCATCTACTACATCGACTTCTGCGATGCGAATGGGAACCCCACAGACAAAGCGTTTTTCGTGGACCCGTTGCTCGAGGTCTTGGATGAGACGGTCCTTCAGATCAACGACACGCAGTATCAGGTTCAGCATCCGGGGTTCTTGGCTGGGACACTTCGCCTGTATCGGATGCCGGGGAACATCCAGTTGTACGAGGATGTGAACTACACCGTCAACGTCGAGACAGGGGAAATCGATCTCATCGATTCGCCTCTCAGCGACGACGACTTCTTGTCGGCCGACTACAAGGTCCCCGGCGAATCGACGGGTCCTTGGAAGGTGCAAGAGAATCGGGCCCTCACTGAACCCCTTCCTGGGGCGGTGTTGGCTTTTGGTCGACGGATCACGCCAGGAGATCGGCTCGCGGTAGTCGTCCAAGAGAAGCGTCAAATTTCCGCTCTCGAATTTGGAGGGCGCTGGGATTTGACGTTGGACATAGATGTCGTTGCTCGAGACCCCTTGGCACAACGTGAAATTCTGGATCAGACCGCCCTTTATCTGTGGGCGACGGCTCGGCCCCGTCTTTCGAGTGCTGGCATCGAAATCCTGTCGGTCAGCATGGGAGGCGAGACCGAGGAGATCTACGACGAAAACGCCGATGACTGGTTCTACAACGCCAGTTTCAGCCTCCAACTCCAGACCGACTGGAGCATCCACGTGCCGCTAGGGATTTGCATTCGGAGCGTGGAGCCTGGAGGTGGGCCTCCTATTGTGCCAGGGACCGCGCCGCTTACTCCGCCTTTCATCGAGCAGATCGCGGGCTTGTCCGACGAAGAGATCGCTCAGATTCAGGACAACATCAAGGCTTTGGCCAACTTGGGGCTCACTCAAACCTTCGATCCATGGTTTGCGGGGAAGGGCGGTCTTCCCGGCGTGAAGGGCACCGGACCGATGCTTCGTTAGCCATCCTATACGCGCGCCCTAATAGACGGAGCACGCGCGTTTGCCGATTTTCAAGTACCACTGCCCAGACTGCGGTTTGCAGTTCAGTGCTATGCAGTCAAAGGCGGCTGCAAAGGGGACGCTTCCGTGTAAGAAGTGCGGAGAAACTGCGTCTCGGCAGCTTTCGGCGCCCAGCTTCAGGTTTGGGCACCGCCCTGATGCCCCCGCTCCTCAGAACACGGGAGCGAGCTCGGTCGATCACGATGTCGATGTGGTGATTGGCCGAAGCGCACAGGCTCACCTTCGAGAATTCCAGGCACGAGCCGATCACAAGCGGCGCGTGATTGCCGCAAACCAGACTACTGGCGACCACCTCTCCCGTCTCGACGACGGTGACTACTTCGTGATGACGGAGAAGGAGAGGGTCGCTTCCAAGAAGGCGCGCCTTCAACACCAGGAGGCCATGAAGCGCATCAACCAGTACCGGAAAGAGCGCCGAGCCTATGGCTCGCAGGCGGAAAATTACCGCGCGCTCTCCGGTGTTCACGAGATTCCAGACGAGGCTGCTTCGTAAGAGTGGTCGCTACACCCGGGCCTCTTCGAAGACACCCAGATTGAACCAAACAGACACGACAGATTGAGACGCATCCCTGCGAAAGCAGGATTTCCTCCCTTCGGGGACGGCCAAATGGAAACCGACAAACGGACGTGAACCAAAGCAGATGTGTATTCCAGCGTTCTTTCGAGCGCACTCAGCGACTGCAACCAGGGCTTAAAAGCTCCACAGGAGAGATCTGCCCTGACGAATCCGACGAGGTAGCCCAAAATGGCATCTTTCCCCGGCAACATTTACGCACCCCCAGACGTCTACACGCGCACACTGTTCGAGAGCCCGGTCTCCGCCGTGCTGGCGGGTGTTCGCATTCCCGTCTACATCGGGACAGGCAATGAACTTCTCCAACAGCAGGACCTGGAGGTCATCCGTGGCTCCTCGAGCTCCGTGGATCAGGAGGTCCCACAGGAGGATGAGACGGGCCGCTCGGTCGTACAGATCACGCAGACCGGCGAAGTCATCCTTGGTGACTTCAACGGTGATCGTCGTCGTATCCAGGTGCGCAACTTTCCCATCACCAACGGTGATGGGAGCGGCACCATCGCTACGGATCCCAGTACGATTTTCGTGACGATCAACGGAGTCCCCGACGTGGTGCTATCCGTGGCTCGCGCCGATATCGGCGTCATCGAGCTCAGCACTGCTCCTGAGTTGGGTGACGATGTCCGCGTCACGTACTTTTTCAAGCGCACCGACACCCAGATCACCGACGATCTGTCTAATCAAGCCACGCCTGAAGCCGCCATCCTGAATGGCGCGATTGGCAACCAGTACGAGTTCACTTCGGACACCAACGAGTTCGTTGTGACCGTGGATCAGGACGTTTCGCAGACCAGCCAACAGGTGGTCAACGTCACACTTCCTACTGGAAGCGTCACTGCTGCAACCGTCGTGTCTCTGATCAACGGTGCTGCTGCCGGCACTTCGCTGGTCGCTTCGACCTATACGAACAACTTCGGGCTGACCGCAGTTCGGCTCGTTGCCGATCGTGATCTCCTCATCGGCGATGGCTCGGCCAACGTCGTCCTCGGGTTCACGGAAGGCCAGAATACCAGCCGCAACCGCACCTTTTTCACGTACAACGGTCCGATCGTGGACGGTACGAACGGCGGCATTACGACCACCGACACCTCCAAGGTGACTGTCCGGGTGGATGGGGTGCAGGTGCTTCCGACCGAGGTCGACGGTCAAAACCGTGCGATTTCGTTGCCCTTTGCTCCCCAGGCGGGTGCCGAGGTCACGGTCCAGTACTTCTTCAATACGTGGCAAGATACCTTCGACTACTTGGCGAATATCAACGTCACGGAAGTTATCCGTTGCGGCATCGTTCCGCTCAACAACGACTTCATCGAGGATGCAGACTTCATTCTCAAGGACGATCTGGTTGTTTGGGGCACCGCCTTCCTGATTACTCCGGGACTCACTACTCCCGGAGCCCCGGAGTTGGGCCCCAGCCAGATCAGTGGGCTGTTGATCGACAACCGGTGGTTCTTGGCTCCCACAGAGGTGGTGGTCGACGACTCGGTGAATCCTCCAGTCGAGGACCGCACCAAGTTCACACTTCCGGTTCAGCCCACTACAGGCAACGGGCGCGACACTCCGCTCGGTACCGATACGTTCCTGACCATCAGCAACAATCGGCGCGACCTGCCTACGAACAACCCCAATCTCGTTCGTGCCTACTGGGGTTTCGGGATCCAGGATGCTCTTCAACGCGGCCCCGTGGCTGTCACCGAGGTGAACGGAACCGAGATCACACTCGAGGATCCGGTGCCTGTTGGAGCCGGTGTCTGGGCAACCTTCTGGTACAACATCATCGTCGATGAGGAGTACACGGTTCAGGTTGAGACCAGCGGTCCCTCCGGGATCGGAACCTACTTCCTGTTCGACAGCGACGGCAACCCGATCTTCACCCCGAAGTTTGGGTCGAAGGGGCCGGCTCTCACTGGCGTGACGATCCAATTCCCTTCCGGATCGGAAATCACTCCCGATGTGCACTTCGAGGGAGGCACCCAGGGTCCCGTGGAGGAGACGGTTACGGTCCAGTTCTCGGACAAGGATTCCACGATCGCGAAATACACGGTTCCTGGTTCGGGGCCGTACTTCTTCGTAGAAGGCGAGTCGGATCGAGCTCGATTCATGATCGACAGCTCCCCACTGTCTGGGGGTGCTGCGGGTATTGATCTCTCGGCACCTCATGGAATCGCTGGCCTCGGGTTCAACGCATCGCTTCTCAGCGACGAGATCCAGTACACCGATGATTCGGGCAAGACTACCTACGACGTCTTGTCGGGCCTGAACGACAACATTTCGTTCACGGTCGACAATGTTGTCGTCACGGTCGACGTGCCTGCTCAGACGGGCGTGGATGCGGATGCCTATGTCGAGGCCATCAATGCCGAGGTCAAACTCAGCGACAACGCCCCGTACTACGATGGCGTGACTCGGTTCCTGGGAGCTACGGTCATCACGGCTGGGGAATACGACAGCTTGGCGTTCAACTACACCGGCATCACGAACGGGTCCACGGGCCCTGTGACGGCCACGGTTGCTCCGGGAACCTACACTTCCCCGAATGCGCTGGCGGCTGCCGTCAACACGGCTCTCGATACGGCCATTGCGGCTCTTCCGGCCGCTTTCGACGGTGTCGATGTCGAGTGCACGGCGAATGCGGACGGGCAAATGCGGTTCACCTTCACGGGAGCCGATACCGACCTGGGTACCTTTGCCACCGGCACTGTGACCAACGTCGGGTCCGTTCTCGGTGACACCATCGAGATCGGCGGCATCACCCTGACCGGCTCTCTCGGCGTCACCCCTGGTGGATTGGACTACGATACCGGACAGGCTCGAGCCACGATCATGACCTCCGGTGTGCAGCCTGGGGACACGGTCACCATCGACACCACGGCTGTGGGCGGTGGTCCTGTCGTTTTGACGGCATCTGGAGCTCAGACTCCGGGTGGTCTGAACTTCAACGAAGGCACCCAGGCCACGGGCACTCTCACCGTGGTGGGCCCCATCCCCGGTGACACCGTCACTGTCGACGGAATCACTCTGACCGCTTCGGGATCTCAGACCCCGGGTGGTCTCGATTTCGACGAAGGTACTCGTTCTTCCGGCACGGCCATGCTCAGTGGCGTGCAGTATGGGGATACGATCACCATCGACACTTCGGTAGTCGGCGGTGGTCCTGTCACCCTGACGGCGAGCAATACGCTCACCCCGGGGGGCATGGACTTCAACGTGGGTCAGGCTGCCATCGCCGATTTCATGGTGATGGGGGTTCGACCGGCCACTACGGCGCCCTTCCCTGCCGTGCCCGCTGACACGGTTACCATCAACGGCAATGTTCTGACGCCGGTGGAGGGAGCCAGGACTCCTGGTGCGGATGACTTCGATGCTGGGACCCGGTCCATTGGGATGCTCACGGTGGTGGCCGACTCGCTTAGCCCGAGCACGGGGGTTCTCTACGGCGACACGATCACCATCGGAGGTATTGCGCTCACCGCAGACTCCGTGACTACTCCGGGCGGTCTGAACTTCGACGCCGGAACCCAGGCCACGGATACGCTGACCGTAACGGCAGCTCCCTCCAGCGCCACGATCACGATCGACAGTGGCGGTGCCAATGGCGGTCCTTTCCCGCTGGCACCGGCTGGTGGTCCCCGCACCCCGGGTGCAAACGACTACGACGAAACGCTGGGAACTACAGCGGCCATTGCGGCTGAAATTGCCGCGGCCCTCAACGATCCGGCGAATGCCTTTGCCACGTTCATGTCCGCGGCGGTTGGCCCCGGCCCGAGTGACGTGACCCTGACCTGGACGGTCCCGGGCTCGTTCGCCAACGTCGTGACCAACATGAGCTCGGACGGCACCGTCACCACGGCGGGCGGCTTTGGAGCCACCGTGGCCGGCGTGGGTGATGAGATCACGACTGCCACGGCCATTGTCTCGGCAGTCCTCGATCCATTGAACGGGCTCTCTGGCCTTGTGCAGGCTCACAACACGGCTGGCACTTCGGCCACGGTGGACCTCCAGGCCCTGACGCCCGGTCTTGCCGGGGATTCGATCAGCACCGTCTCCACCGCGCCGGCTCGTCTCACCTTTGGCGGGGCTACTTTGTCGGGAGGTGCGGGAGACAACGATTCCGCGGCTACGGACGCTGCGGCGGCGATCAACGATGCTGCCAACTCGTTCGACGGGGATGTCACCGCGGTTGCAGTGGGCAGCACTGTCAACATGACGGCTGTGACTCCGGGGGCGGTGGGCAACCTCCTTACCCTCAGCACCACCGCTGCGGGACGTTTCGTTCTGTCGGGTGGGTTGTTCACAGGTGGGATTGGTGACGACATTTCGGCGGCTACGAGCCTGGTGGCGGCTATTTCTGACGCGGCCAACGGACTCACTGATGTAGTCGCGGACAATGCCAGCGGGACCTCCGACACGGTCACGATCGAGTCGTTCACTCCCGGCGTTGTGGGCGATGGCATTGGCTTGATGGAGTCCACGGGCGCCGCCCGCATTACCCTCTCAGGAGCCACTCTGCTGGGTGGTGTGGGTACCGATACCACCGTTGCAGCCTCCATCACGGCGGCCATCAACGATGCTGGTAACGGTATCTCCGTCACCGTGAGTGGCTCCTCCGTGGGCAACGTGGTCACCATGACCGCAGTCACCCCCGGAAACGCGGGCAATATCATCGACACGACGAGCTCGAGTGCGAGCCGCCTGATCATGTCCAACCTCACCCTTCAGGGTGGTGTGGGCACCGATCTGACGGTGGCGAGCTCCTTGGCAGCGGCCATCAACGACTTGGGCAACGGCCTTGCGGCTGACGTCTCCGCCGACAACGATAGCGGCACCTCTTCGACCGTTACGGTCTGGGCCGACGTGCCCGGTGTAGCTGGAAACGGCATCACCTTGGCGAGCTCGGATCCTGTGCGACTTCCTGTTTCGGGAGCCGTGTTTGGAGGAGGACTCACCGATGTTGGGGTGGCTACTACCATCGTCACGGCCATCACGGATCCGCTCAATGGTCTGGACACCATCGTGACGGCCGACAACAGCTCAGGGACCTCTTCCACGGTCGACATCACTGCGGCGGACCCCGGGCCACAGGGCAACTTCATCACGCTGTCTTCCAGCGATGCCCTTCGTCTACCCGTGTCTGCGGCCACGCTTACGGGCGGCTCAGGGCTCGGGGGTGGTGTGTTCGAGTTCCTCGACGCAGCCTCCTTTGGCGAGGACTTCGCGGTCTTGGCGGGTATCAGCACCGATGCGCTTCCCAGCCAGGAGCAGACCAAGATCATCGATGGCGATGTGGTGCGCCGGTTCTCGGTGGCGGGCACCAGTGGCCGGCTGATCTACGACCGTCTCATCATGCGTAACCGCATCACGCCGGGATCCGGTTCGCTTCGTCCCGAGAGCCAGGTGGCCCAAACCAACCTGGTCATCCAGGGTACGAACGCGTCCGATGAGACCGGTCTTCCCTCCGGCTTCTTCGGTGAAGCTGGAGTGGGTGCGGTCATTCAACCGGCTTCGCTCTTCGGAGAGGTTGGATTCGCCGACGGGCAGGTGCCCTCTGGCACCTTCACGGATGACCGTGATGGTCAGCCCCAGGTCGTGTTCTTTGGGCCGAATGGTGTGAATCCGCAGAACAACGTATTCAAGTTCAACATTGACGGGACCCCGGTCACCGTCGTGTTCACGGATGCGTCCGGGGTCGCGATCCCGTCTGCTGGCCAGGCCACGGTTCCGCTGGGTCCTGTCACGGTGCCCAACACGATTCTCGAGCAGATTCGGTCTGCGGCCGTCGGCGCCGGTTTGGCTGCCGATCAGGTTGTGCCTGAAGGTGCGGGCATCCGTTTGGTGTCGGCCCTGAGCAACATCAACTCGGCGGTCACCATCGACAACGGTAATGCCAACGATTCCTTGGGATTCTCTGAGGGAGCGACTTCGACGCGCACCAGCGTCCAGCCCGAAAAGGTCGCATCGTCCTTGATGATGCACCACAGCTCGAGCATCAACGGTGTTCTGTTGGATTACCAGTCCCCGGACTCCTCTTTCTTCGCGGACCAGGCTCTGGCCGCCAAGGAAGTGAGCTCCACCAACGCGGAATTCCTGTTCATCGAATCGCAGGCCAACAACATCGTGGGTCTGGGAGCCTCCTCGAACATCACGTTCTTGGATGCGGCCACCGATTCGTGGCTTCGTACTGGAACGGGCCTCCAAGTCCAAAGCGGGGATGGAGCATCCGGCGAGACCGGTTTCCAGGGGTTCTATGTCACGAGCTCGGATCCCATCGACGGATCGGGTACGGCCAACACCTCCTGTCTCAACAATGGCGTGGGCCAGGACGGTGTGATCGGTCAGACCTACCGCGATGAGGTCACAGGATTGGTCTTCACCATCCTTCCGCGTGAAGGCGGGGCAGACTATCCGATCGGAGCTGGAGCGTTCTTCACCTTCCAGGTGCGCAAGCTCGTGACTACGGATGCCAATGTGCCTGTGAATTCCATCCCGGGTCTCGAGCTCAGAGTGGCCAACACCGAAGGATCGACCATTCCGACGGGAGACACGGCTATCGTGGAGACCTTCGATCGTGGAGGTCAGGAACCGGCGGTGGGTGATAGCTACTACATCACCTACAACTACACGAAGACGGCGGCCGATTTCGAGACGATGCTCTACACCAACCAACGGGCGGTGGAGCGCAACTACGGCGAGATCAACCCGGACAACCCGGTGTCGATGGCTGCTTTCCTCTCGTTCCTGAACGGTGCAGTTGTCCTCGGCGTCAAGCAGGTGCCGAAGATCCCTGGTAGCAACCAAGCCAGCACGCCGAACTACATCGACGCGCTCAATGAGTTGCGCGGACCGCTTCCGGGCGGTTCGATCCTGGATACCATCACGCCGCTCAAGGGTGATGACGTGGACCTGTTCCTGTCGCTCTCGAACCACTGCGACATTCAGTCCAGTATCCGATTCCGTTCGGAGCGGACGGGTCTCATCGGTGTCGCCTCTGGGACTCAGCCGACGGATGTGGGTGGGATCGCCCAACAGATCCAGAACACCCGTATCCGCATGGTGTACCCGGATATCGTGACGCTGACCATCCAGGATGCTCTCGGCAACGACAAGCAGTTCCTGGTGGACGGCACCTTCTTGGCTTCGGCCATGGCGGGTAACCGGGCCAGCCCGAATATCGACGTGGCTACCCCGTGGACGCGGGCACGCATCGTTGGGTTCGATCAGCTTGCTCGAACGCTCGATGCGGTGGAGCAGAACCAGATCGCAGTCCAGGGTGTCACCATCATGGATCAGCGTGGCACCGTGATCCGGGTCCGTCAGGGCCTGACCACGGACGTAACGAACATCCTGACCAAGCTCCCGACCGTGATCACCATCGCGGACGAGGTGCAACGGTCGGCACGTCGGGACCTCGATCGCTTCATCGGCATCAAGTTCTTGCCTGGTGTTCTGAGCCAGATCGAAGGTCAGCTCACGACCACGTTGAAGGCGCTCAAGAACGCGGAGATCATCACCGCGTTCACGGGAGTCCAGGCACGTACCACCAACGATCCGACGATCGTCGAGGTGGAGGCGTTCTATCAGCCGGTTTTCCCGCTTCTCTACGTCGTCATCACCTTCAACGTGCGCTCGAATTTGGGCACGTAACTCCCAGCAGAGGACATCTAAAGGAGGTGCCCGTTTTGGCGGGCACCTCCTTTACTTTATTTTGGTAGGTTGACTGGCTGTTCCTGCCGAAGTAGTCTCTGCGGGATGACTTCCGATGTGCGGGAACGGGCACTCAAGATGTTCAAGGAGGGTGTTCGTCTCGTAGAGGCTGCCAAGCAACTTCAAGTTTCACGTTCTCAGGTTCGAGAGTGGTGGGTGAAGGAGCACGGGGAGAGCGGGGTACGGCTTCGAGGCAAAAAGGCCCGGTCGGGCAATAGGAGCCGGCTCAAGGGGAGCGCCTTGGAAAAAGCACAAGCTCGAGCCAAAGAGCTGTTTTACGGGGAGGAGTCTCTCAAGTCCGTAGCTTCCCAGGTGGGGGTTCATTTCACCGTTGTTCGTCGATGGTGGAAAGAGGAGCACGGTGAAGAAGGATTCAACAAACGAAGTCGAGAGCTTCAACGGAAAAAAGCGACTGCTTCGAACATCACCAAGACGGGCAAAGCTCGTCGGACTCAGCAGACACAAGCGGTGTGCGAGAAATGCGAAGCCAAGTTCACTTTGAGTCGGGGCTCCAAGGCGAAACGAAAGACTTACCTGTGTCCCGCGTGCGCTTCGATCAAGAGGAACCCGATGGAGTGTCCGGTTTGCGGTTTGGTTTGTGAAGGTCAGCGAGGGTTGTCGAGCCATTTTCGACATCAAGCCGAAGATGAAAAGCACGCCAAACACAAGGCCCAGAAACTTCTTACGAAGTTTGAAGGGATGGAGGAAGGCACCGAATACGTTCGGTGTCGTGTCTGTGGCTTCGAGGCCAAGTCCCTTTCAAGCCATATCCGAACCCACGACTTGACCTGGGCGGAGTACGCCCGGAAGTATCCCGGCTCCAGTTTGTGGTCGGATGACACTTACGAGTTTCGGAATCGAAGAATACGAGAGACTCATCATCGTCTCGGGCTCGACCACGCCCACTTGGCCCCGTACTTGGATGACAACGGAGATTTAGTGGTGTTGGCGGCAGCCAAGGGACTTAAGGTTTCTCAAGAATCCGTTCGGACCTACGCCAAACTTCTCGGCATTCCGACACGGAACCGGCTGGCCGCTCAGCGAAAAGCTTTGGAAGTTGTTTCCAAGATTCTGGGAGAGCGTTACCAGTGGGAGTGGTCCCACGACGAGATTCGAAACCCGGAGACAGGTTTTCGGGTTTATTACGATGGGTATTTTCGTCGCCACAACCTGCTCGTTGAGTACCACGGTCCTCAGCATTTTCAGTTTGTTCCACGCTGGCACCGAACCCCTGAAGGGTTTGAACGGCAGCAAGAGATGGATCGGTTCAAAGCCCAAAAGGCTCAAGAGCTCGGCCTGGGTTTGGTGGTGATTCCGTACACGGAGCCGCTCACGGAGGACCACGTTCGAGGGCTGATCGAACAACGTGGGGATTATTTGCAGCAGCAGGCACAGATGCGTGAGAAGGCCAAAGAGGTGCTTGAGGATCTTCGATCAAGGTCTTTCCCGTACCTGCAAAAACCCACTCCAGAAGAAGCCACACAGGTGCTTCACAAGCTGTCTCGGATACGTCAGCGACTGGATCAGGGGATCATCCTTCCACGGTCATACACGGGGAACAAGTTGTGTCGTCGGTATTTCCCAAACATCTACACGGCACGGCGCAAAGGACATCCTTCGGCCGTGGAGTGTTGGGAAGATGACCGTGAATTGGAAAAGGCGATCTTCACCCAGATGGCTGCGGGGCATCCCACAAGTCCCGAACGTGTGCTCAAGGCTTTGACTTTCCATCATCGTCTTCCAGCGGTGTTTCGGCCAGCGTTCGCTCGGTTCTTGTGTGAGAGGTACTGCCGCCGAGGCGCTTTGGTGTGGGATCCTTGCTCTGGTTACGGTGGGCGCTTGTTGGGAGCTGCGGCAGCGGGGGTTCGATACATTGGTACCGATATCGAGCCGGAAACGGTTCATGGCAACAAGGCTCTAGCTCGGGATTTGGGGTACAAGGCAGACGTGCGTCTCGTGTCGGCGTTGGATGCTGAGATCCCACCCGTTGAATTCGTTTTTACGTCACCTCCTTACTTCGACGTTGAGCAGTACTCCGATCGGGAAGGCCAGCCCCACATCTCGTATGACAATCGCTCCGACTGGGTTCGCAAATTTCTGGTCCCGTTAGTCAGGAAAAGTGCAGAAGTTTTGACGAAGGGGGGCCATTTTGCAGTGGTGCTCCCCGACGACCTTCACCCGGAAGTGGAAAGATCGGCGCCTCAGTTTGAGTTGAAGTTTGTCGAAGAGGTGGGCTTCGAGCTTCCTAACGGAAAAGTGTCTCGGGCGGTGGTTTACCGAAAATAGGATCTTGGGCGCGCTTTTTTCGCTATCGGATTCCCAAGTAAACCGTGAACAGCTTTCACGAATCCGCCTACATGAACGTGCCCCCAACCGAGCTCGCTCGGATGGTGAGGACAGAGCGGGATCCTGAAAAACGCCGAGAGATGCAGAAGGCTCTTGAGGCGTGGCGCCTGACTCAGGGGAACCCACTCGCTCGTAGCGCACGGCGTGTTGTGCGCTCGTGGCTTGGTTCGTTTGTTTGCTTATAGACGGCGTCTTGATTAGAGGGACTAATTTTGTCCCATTTTGCGCGGTCCTGGTTCCCTGGTGGGTCCAGCCGCCTCACGGAGAGGAAGGCCAATGCCAAACACCGACATGATGCCCGCCAACAGTGTTCAGGGCTCGAGCTACATCTACGATTTCGGGACGTCTCCACAGACGCGTACGGCCGTTTCGCAGAAGGTGCGTCTTCTGACCCCGGCCTACGGGTCGGATGCGCAACTTCTCTTCCAGATGGGCGTCCTGAGCTCGTTCACGCCGAACGAGACACGTACCATCGACACGCTTCGTGGGATCGGTTTCGGAGACATGATCGCCGAGCTCGTCCCTTCGGTGACCGAGGCCATGACGGCTGGGTTCGAGCGCGCTCTGCTCTACCTGTCCAACCTGTGGCAGGCCACGGGTTATGCAGGCGGTGTTTCGGGACCGGTGCGTAGCCTTCGGCATCACCGGTGGCCCTTTGACATCGAGCAGCAGCTCGTTTTCAGCACGCTCGCGGACTTCGATCTCACGGGTCAGTCGGGGGTCGGTTTCAATGGCGGCGGCGGTACTTTCGACGGTGGCGTCAAGTCCATCCAGTATCCGACTGTCACCAACGATCCCCAGAACCAGCCGGGTGATGCTCGCAGTCACACGGCGATTATCACGCTCTACGAGACGTGTTGGTTTAACTCTTGGTCGCTCACCAACCTGAGCCGTGACACGGGCATGCTCATGGAAACGGGCGACGTCACGATCAGCGATGTGCACGACTTCTCGTCCGATTACGGCGAGTTCCTGGCAACCGGTAATGACCCGACCATTGGACAGGTCGGATCGGTCCGTTTCAACGCCAGCACGCAGCGCACGGCTTCTGACTTCATCACCGCGTAAGCGGAGGATTCTGGGTAGGGTGAGGGTCAACTTCTCACCCTACCCCGGCGCCCTCCTCGCTTTTGAGGAGTGGTTTTTGTGCAACCCGAGCAATCGGTGGACCGCGTCCATGACGCAGACGAAATGTGAACCAGATGGAAATGAACGGATTCCTTTCGAGCTGTTCTCCCTTCCTCCCTTCGGGGACGGTCAAATGAAGATGAAGATGGGATTGAACACACACATCAAGTTTGCGCTGTGACCCAGACCCACCGACTTGCTCCACCGATGTGGAGACAGTCATGGTCAATCTCAAGGCCCTCCAGGCCGCTATCACCAGAGTCGAGAACGTCCGGCACCACGAACTCACGTTCGAGGTGGACGATCACACAATTACGCTTCGCATTCTCCGTCCGGAGGAGGAAGCACACGTCCAGGCATACGCCCAGGTTGCGCTCGAGGACGTCGATCCAAAAGGTCCTCCCGATCAGGCTGCCTACATGAGCCTGATGAATCGGATGCGTCAAGCGACGCTCGGGTTTTCCATCGTGCAGATCGACGACATCGACTTGCGCGAGGTCCAGTTCATCGAGACCGACGAGACCGACCGGCACGGAAACCCTGTTTCGCTTCCAAAGTGGGAAGTGATTCGGGATCAAGTTGCCGAGTGGGGACAGCACATGCTGAGTGAGGTGTCCCAGCGGTACGGGGACTTGGTCGATCAAGCCGACTTGCACGCACAGAAGGTCGTGAAATACGACCCCGTGGACTTGGAGGCCGAGATTTCTCGAGTGGAGTCTCGATTGAAAGACCTGCGAGCTGCTCAAAGTAAACGTGACGGGGCTCCATCGGGGGGCCCGGTTCCGGAAAATGAAAACCGAGAGTCGGTTCAGGATGCGGCGAATCGTGCGGCGGATCAGGTCGCCGAAGCACGCCGGCAGTCTGAACAAGATCCGCAAAATGCCCCGAGCTCACCGCAGTCACAGAGCCCCCAGCAACCCTCCCAGGAAGCACATCAGCCACAGAGCCCCCAGCAGCCACAGGGGCGCCGCTCAGCGGTTCCGACAAGTGCCCCTCCCAGGGACCGATCCCCTCAAGAAGCCGCTCCAGCAGGCCCTCAGCAGCCTCAGCAAGGAGAAACAGAGGAACAACAGTACATGGATGAGCAAGGGATCTGGCTTCCTCATGAGGGGGATTCGTTTTTCGATCCCTCAGATCCAGGACAAGCAATGGAGATCGAGTCTCGTCGTCAAGCTCTCCTGCATCAGCAACACATGGCACGAGAACGTGCGAAGGCGCAGGAAGCCCAGATGCGTCGTGAAATGGGAATCCCGACCCAACAAGAAATGGCCCGGCAGCGCATGGAGGATGAACGTCAAAACCAGCGGCCGAACGCGGTGGATCTTTCGGGGTCGCAGCCAGGGCAGAATGTTGGCTCGGGTCGATCGACGGGTCCATCGGTGGACACACTGCGGCAGGCGGCCAATCTTCAGGATGCCGTCAAGGACGCAAACGCCGGATCGGTTCGACCAGGACGGCCTACTCGAGCTCGTCCCCAGGCACAAGCTCCGGGCAAGCCAGCGGAGCTACACGGAAAACCCGTATACAAGATGCCGACCCAAACTCTGGATCGACCACAAAAAGAGCGGAAACACGGCGAGCCTGCTCCGGGCCCGGTGCAGATGAATCCGACCGCGGGCGGGCGTAATCCTAACTTTCGTCCAAAGGGGTCCTAGCGGGTGCAACTGTCTCCCACCACTCCGGAGCAACGTCGGGGAATCTACGATGATGTCCGGGAGCTCGTGGACCGAGGATTCCTGGTTCACCACGCGTCGATTAACGGAGCTCGATTCGTTCTTCGCTCTCTGAGCGATGATGACTGGTTTGTTCTGCGTACGCGCACTTGGGGTGGCAGCGTACGTGAGTGGAAGTCGTGGCTGGTCAGCATGTCGGTCTGGATGGTCGATGGCCAGATCATCCTGGGAGAGGACGACTCGGCATATCAAATCTTCGAGATGTGCCTGTCAATGCCCCAGTCTCTGCTGGACGATATGGAGATGATCGTTACTGCTTTGATGACACGCGTGTCAGAGGCTACCCAAGTGGTCGAGGGCTTCATGTATGAGGACGAATCACGCTTGATCTGGAAGTCTCAGGGCGGTGCCCGTCCCGACACAAATTTCCATGGTCGTGTGGTGGGGTCCAACCCGGTTCGTCGAATTTGGTCGTATTTCAATCAGTTTGAGGATCTTCGAGAGCACAACGACTACTTGTGGTCTCTGGCCAAGTTCATGGCCAGTCCTCATGCCCCAAAAGGAGTCAAAAAGGTCCAAGCACAAGACCAGAAGTCGCGCTCGGAAGAAGAGCGACGTCGTAAGCAGACCATGGATCGTATTTACTACGAGGCCAAAGGTCTGATTTCGCGAACGAACGATGAGGACCGTCGCAAAGGAGTTCGCGGACCTTGGCAAGACGTGCGCATGGCCGAGACGGAAGATGAACTGCATGAGGTCATGCGCCGTTGGGTCCTCGGTGTTAAAGACGACCACGATCGTGTCGTTGACGGCACGAAATCCCGGATCAAACGCGAGGTGGAGGAGCGCCGCGCAAAGCAAGCTGCTCAACGACGAGCTCTCGACCAAGCGCTCGAGGAAGAGGGAGTTCGGGGCAGCGCCTTGGTGCCGATCACCGGTAAAGCAGGTCAGGATTTCCTTGATCGTGTTCGTGCTCGGGTTCCTGGAACCTCTAAGGTTGTCCAGGACGCGACACATAACAGCGCGTACGAGAAATACATCGCCAAGAACCCCGAGGTGGGCAGTCTCGAGGTAGATGACCAAGGACGCATTGTTTCATCGCAGCCTACTGATCCAGACATGGTGAACATGATGCTCCGGCCCGAGGAAGGGTCTCAGAGTCTGCAAGACCAAATTGAACAGCGACGCCCTACGGCGACGTTCCGCGATGAGGGGGAGGGTGACAGGTAATCATGGCAAACCCCCACATTACCGTTGATCTTCTCCTTAACAATAAAAGCGGTCGCCAAATTGCTGACAGCATAGGGAAGTCTCTAAACAAGGCGGCAACCGAATGGGAAGGTGACGTCAAAGACAAGACAGCCCGAGGAATTGAGTCGGGGCTCACGCTTGCTATGTCGTCGGGCCGAAGTGGCGCAGCGATCAAGAAATTTCTCGAGACCAACATCACGGATGTCTACAGCAAGTTTCATAAGGAACTGAACGCAGGGAATATCCAGGCGGCTGAAAAACTCGAACGGGTTCTCGATAAACGGACACGTCGTTTCGAACGCGAAGTTAAGGCACAAGTCGATGCCTTCGAGGCCATGAGCAAAAGGGCAGCCCGTACTTGGGCTGAGGGTGCGGACTCTTTCACGGACAAGGTTGGGAAACTTCAAGGGGCAATGTTCGCGGGAGACCCTTCAGGCTACGTAGGTGTTGCCCGTCAATTGGGGGGTCGTGTTCAAGAAGCTGGACGAGGACGACTGGAACAGGCGGCTCGTAGAAGAAAGATGGCAGAGGCTAGGGCCGCAGAAATTAGAGAAAATGGAGGCGAGGGAGCAGAAGCTAAAGCTCAGGCAGTTGAAAAGGCAGGGCAAGCGTCGGCTGGCAAGATGGCCAAAATGGGCAAGGCTATCGCCGGGATTGGGGCAGCCTTGGTCACGATTGCAGCCGTAGCGGCAGCGGTTCTGGCTCTCATCAAGTTGTTCATGGACCTCAACGACCGCATCGTTGACATGAACAAATCCATCCTCCAGACCGGTGTCGCAACGGACATGGGGATTGGGGGACGTGCTTGGGAGGCTGCTTACAAGTTCCGTCAGACCATGGAGGACATGCGAGGCGACATCTTGGATGCCTCAAGTGAGTTGGATGGGTTTCGGGCTTCGAGTGAAGAGATGTTCCAGACACTTGGCACTCTCAACGAGTACGGACGTGGATTTGAGAAGATTTCGAAGAACATCGAAGCCGGCACCACTCATCTGAAGGGCTACGGTGATGCTGCTGAAAATGCCATCGGGTACGCAAAACTGATGGGGACGACGAGCCAGGACATGGCTCGCATGATGAGCGCATGGTCAAATGATTTTGGCCGTGACATGGAGCGGGTCTACGAGGGCTTGTCGGCGATTCGGCAAGAAGCACTGGCCTCCGGATTCTCCATGAAACGGTTTACAAGCACTGTAGCGGAAGCGGTGTCCGGCATGGGGGCCTATGCGGTTCGAATTGAAGAGGTTGGGGCCACCCTTAGCCAATTGAGCAACATCATGGGAGAGGTTGGTGCTGCTGAGCTCACTCGGTCGTTGGCCAACGCGTTCACTGAATTGTCCACTGGTGACCGATTGAGGAGGATCTTGACAACGGGCGGTCCTCAGATGGCAGAGATTTTCGGGCAGCAGGCTCAAGCAGAGGCCGGTTCTATCTTCCGAGATTTGGGCGCTGCTGATCGAACGGCTGGGAGAGAATCCATGTTCGGGTCTCCCGATGAGCTACTTCGAAAACTTGGCCAGATGAGTGAAAAAGATCGAGCTGCCTTCATGGGAGAGATGAAGGCGGAAGGGTACGAGCCCGAGCTGATTCAGCGACTCGACAATCTAATCGATACCACGAAAGCGGGTCAAGGTGATTTGGCTGCTCAGGTCAACGCCATGAGCACCATGGGAACTGCGGGAACCCTGGCTGCATTGACTCAAAGTCAAGTGTTTGACGGTATGCGGCTGCATGAGTTTGTGAGCCAAGGAACAGCTCAAAGAGCGGGGGCGGAGAAGATGACAGGGATGACGGGCAAACCGTTCGAGTTGCTGTTGGATGCTTCGCGAGGCGTTGCTGCTGACATGGCTCAGTTGCGGAAAATGCAGGAGACCCTCGAGAAAGAGGGGCGTCCTATGTCCCCTGAAGAGGAGGCACTCTACGCGACCAAATTTGGTGCCATCATCGACGAACAGGGGAATATCGTTTCGGCCGTCTATGATGCGGCAGAGGGGCAGGCTAAAAAAACGGGGACCATCATTGAAGATGAGCAAAAGCTCATGCTTTCTCAGCAAGAGCGTTTTGCGAAGATCGATGAGGAGAATGTCACTGAGGACATCAAACTAGCCCGTAAGATTTCACAGCAAACGGAGAAGATGGCTAATGTGATGGAAGCCAACATGCTTCTCGTTCTGAACAAGATCTACGACGCATTGCATGGCTTCTGGATGGACGCCTTGCTTGCCTGGGGGAAAGAAGATCCGGGTGTCCAAGGTCGAATTGGGGCGATTAATCGGTTCTTCTCAATCCAGGCTGATGCCACGAAGAAGATGCAAGAGAACAGTAAAGCCATGCGCGATCTCGAGAAGCAGATTGAACTGGAACAGGATCCCCAGAAAAAGATCATGCTCGAAAAGCAACTTGAAACTCGCGCTGTGGGTCAAGAAAGATTGGCAGATCTTCGTGACAGGGCGGCTGCTGCTGAAAGCGTCGCTCGTGGCATGGACACGACGGGGATGACGCAAGCTCAGATTCAGGCTCAAATCGATAAACAGCTTCGGGAAGAGGGGCTTGGGGGATTTGGAGTGGGGGGCACGGCGGATGTGTCAGGTGCCTATGCCAAAGGAGCGGACATCCTGACCGACACCACCAAGGGGAGGCGACGTTTGGGGGCTACTATCGGCATGATTGGGGGTCCGCATGGGATGGCCCTTGGAGGAGCCGTTGGGCATATGATGGGAACTTCTGGAGCCGATCCCTATGTAGAGAAAGCCGCAGAACAAGGATACGAAGCAGGCGCCGGGGCTGTTCTGGCGGACATTCGTGAAGCGGCTGGTTTGGGCGCTGCTTCCAAGCAGCAAAGAGATGCTGTGCTCGCCGCAGCAACCGCAGCGGAGGAAAGTGGAAAGACCTTCGAAGACGTGCTGCCCGAATTGGTCAGGTTGGCTCAAAAACAGGTTGAACAAGAAGCCGAGAAGGACCCGGCCGTAGATGTGATGAAGGAGATCGAGAAGAATACCGCGGCCATCACGGAGGAGGAGAAGAACCTCAAAACGGGTCTCCTGTCAGAAGGTAAGAAAGCAGGAGACTTCATCCTTCGACCTGGAGGGCGTCCAATCATTACCGACCCCAACGACACTCTTATGGGATTCAAACCCGGAGGTCCGATCGCGCAGGCCGGTGCTGGAGGGCAAACTTCAGTGAACGTGAACATCTACGGAGGAGACCCGAAGAAGGTCTACAACGAGGTGATGCGCGTGATGAAGACGTTGGGCCATGCCTGATCAACTTCCAGTCTTCGAGCCGTTCCAGACATTGGGGGACGACCCCGAGTTTGGAAACAAGCGCGACGGACATCGACCTGTGATCTTTGACGTCGTGAAGGGAGACGGCGAAACGAGCTTGCTTCCGGAAGGACTCAAGATGGTCATGCACGTGAATCCGCGCACGATGAGCCTGTCCTATGGAAAGCAGACGGAACGGACGCAGACGCGGGGCGGGTTCGTGGAGTTCCACTGGGGGGATGCGGCCGAGGAAATCACCTTCGAATCGGCAACAGGTGGTTTCATGCGCCTCTACTCGGGTCTTTCGAACATCACCGGAGGTATCGGAACCCAAGGCCGTCGCGAAACGATCGCCTATGAGAAGTACCTCGACATGCTTGCATTGTTCCACAACAACGGGTCGATGTACGACCCGCTCGGCAACATTGTAGTCCAGGGCTACATCAAGATGACCTTCGATGGCGCGGTCCACATTGGATGGTTCGATGGTCAGTTTGTCATAACGGAATCTGCTCAAAAGCCTTACCTGTTCGAGCTCTCCACTCGCTTCATCATGGATCGCGAAATTCTTCGGTGGCGTAGTGCTGACCTGGGTCTTCGCAATGATCAGGTCCAAGAAGCCGCAGCTTCCAACTTCAGCGCCCAGTCCATTACCCAAAGCGACTCGGAGGATAATCCACAGTTGGCAGGAGACCGTGGTACCTCCATCCTGGACCCGACAGTGGACCCCTTTGCAGACCCCTTCCGCGGGCCTGAAGTGGCACCTGGTGTGTTCCTGCCTCCGGGGTCGACGACCCGTTTCCCAGCCGGTGGAGGAGGGTAGGTCATGGCTGATCTGACCGACGAGGACTTCCCCGGATTCCAGCCATTATCGAGCTATCGAGGTCTGGATTACGGGCCCAATTTCCGGCCGCAGGCGAGAGGCTCGGAATCGGTCGCACTGGATGGGACGCGTCCTGGGCTTCGGGACCCGCGACGAGGATCCCCCTTCACGTTCCGGGTACGCCCGCCTGCGGCCCTGGTTAACTCCTTGCTAGGCCAAGGAGCTGCACGGACTCAAGGGCCCTTCGATCCGCTTCTTCGAAAGGTGTTCAACGAGGCCCTCGACAATCTCCAGACTGTAGAACAACAATTTCTGGAGGGTGTGGCGACGGCGGAAGAGGTCGAAGAAGCGCGCAACGCCTTGCTGGGGGGGCGTCCACCAGCCAATCAGAACATCAACATCATCGAAACCGCCCAAGCTGCGAACAACAACTTCAAGCGGCAGTTGGACGCGCGGGCCAGTTTTGATGCTCGTAGCTTCCGTCCTAGCAGTGACACACAGGGATCCGGTGTCACGAGAAGCCAAGACCTGATCGCCAATAACGGAGAAAGGTTTTCGCCTGGGAAGGTTGATCAAAGCAGTGCGAACCAGCCAGCGGTTTCCGACCTGGCCCAGGCTCGAGATGTTCTGGTGCAGCTTAACAAGGTCCTGGCCACGCCGCCTTTGACTCTGCTCGTGAATCCGGATCAGCTTCAGATCACGTACGGGAAAAAACAGGTCTACCAAGACCGCAATCGGTTCAACTACATCTTCCAGGCTTGGGGTGAGGAGCAGGTTCGCCTCAATGTCACTGGGCGGTCTGCTGGTTTCGTGGTGGGCTCACTAGGGCGCACCATCAATTTTGACGATGTGGGGTTAGGAGGCATCGAGACCCAGGAGGTTTCGGGATACCAATACGCTTCGAAGTGGGATTCCGCAGCGTGGCAGAACCTCATGGGCCTGTTCGCTTTCTACCGGAACAACGGATACATCTACGACGGGGGTACGGGAGGGAGACCTCCTTCTGAAGCCCACCTGTTCATCGGAAACATCGAAATCTTCTACGATCAGTGGCTCTACGTCGGCAATTTCGAGAATTTCCAGTACTCGTACACCGAAGACAAACAGCATGGAGCAGTCGATTTCAGTTTCGACTTTGTCGCGTCCTTCATTTTTGACCGGTCGGAGGCCGGTACAGTGGCACCTATCCCCTCACCGACGCCTTCGCCGGCACAATTGCGGGCCGAAGCTCGAGCGGCTGCGGAGGCGGAATTCGAATCGATCGTGTCGCAACCTAGCAACGCCACCATCGGCCAGACTTTGCCCCCGGGAGCTGGGGGCAGTCCGGGGACCGCCATCTTGGATCCGACCGTGAACCCTTTCGAAGGACGAGGCCCCTTCCAGGGACCTGAAATTGCTCCGGGGGTTTTCTTGTCGCCAGGCTCTACAACGCGCTTTCCGACCGGCACCGGAGGAGGGCTCTAACCCATGAGTAATATCAAGCAGCGTCCCTACGTGGGGACGTGGGTGCTCAACAACCGAACGGTGGTGAAGTACACGCCGGACGCGTTGGTGTTCATCAATGGGGACACCTCGTTGCCTGGATGTGCTCGGTGTCGAGGCCGGATTGAAGTCCAGCAGTATGTGACAGGGCTGTCGGTTGAGGCCGGGACGGATCCTCTGTCTCATTCGGCCACCATCAACCTGGCCCTCCCTCGTATGCAGGGCAAGCAGGTTTTCATCGACGGGTACAATATTCTGCGTCCTGGTCTTGAAGTGCACATCTTCCTGCGAGGGTACTTTCCGATCCGGGGGATGTTTGCCCACCTGGCCAACCGCCAAAGCGGTCCTGGTGCCGGACAGTCGCCCAGTGACACTAACCAGCTCGATCTGTCGAAATACGCGACCTATCCGTACTATCCGGCTTTTCACGGGCTCATCACTCAAGTTAGCTATGAGTACAGCGACGGGTTTTACTACGGGACTCTTAGCTGCACCTCGCTCTTGCACTTCTGGCAGTTCGTGAATATCACGACGGCGGGCGCGTGGATGGCCATGGACGAACGTCCCACCCAGGACCAGGGGCGCCCCACACTTTACGGTCACAACTTCAACAACACCCACCCCTTCTCGATCATCTACACGCTTTACCGGGACGTTGCCGGATCGGCGGCTGGAGTCGACTTCGCTTTGGGTGAAGAGACAAACAGGACCGCGTCTGTCGGTGCCAGCATGGGTAATGACGGACGCCAGCTCTTCAGCATGGTCTCGATGTACTGGACGCAGCGTTTCAAGACGCGCATTCAAAACCTGCGAATGTACGGGGTCAATGGCCAGCTCTTCAATGGTGTACAGCAAGCTTGGCTGGGCACGAATCGAGACGTAAACGGGTTGCTCACGAGTTCGACTGCCAACGACCCCACGACGAAGTCGAGCGTGACAGATCCTTTTGCAGCTCGATACTCCGTGGCCAAGAGTTTGGGTCTTCAGGCGGCTGGTGCCGATTTCACGTACTCGCCTCTCATCCAACAGGACAACGAGTTTTTCAACCTGTCCGTGCTCGACATGTACGCCTTCAACCAGGCGATCGCGGACATGGGGGCGAACAACCTTTGGCAGTCCACCTATCAGACGAAGATGGACATCGCCCAGCGGGTGATGGAGGTGACGGGCTACGAGTTTTACCAGGATGTAGACGGGGACCTGGTTTTCAAACCTCCGTTCTGGAATCTGGACACGGCTCCGAATCGGTTCTATCGGCTGGAAGACTCTGACATCATCAACATCACATTCACGGAGAAAGAGCCCAACGCGACCTACATCATCGTGCGCGGTGTCTGGATTCCAGGGCTCACAGATGCCACCCCACCCGATGAGGTGCTGCTCAAACGAGGACTGTATATCGACTATAAGCTCGTGGCTCAGTTTGGGTGGCGCCCAGCACCGACCCTCGAGCTCACCTACGTCACCGACCCCAAGGTGCTGTTCTGGATCGGTGTAGCAAGGCTGGACATGCTGAACGTCGACACGTTCAGTGCAACCGCTACCATCCCGATTCGGGCTGAGCTACGTCCCGGGTTCCCGGTCTACATCCCTTTCGCGGACTGTTACTACTACATCCGCCAGCTTAGCCATTCGTTCGCGTTTGGAGGCCAGTGCACTACAAGCTTGGTGCTGACGTGTCGACGGGCCAAGTTTCATGCTCCGGGATTTCTGGAACCTCAAAACGAAGGCGATTCGGCCATCAAGCAGATTCGATTGGATCGGCCGGATCTTCCGCCTCGACCTCTCGAAGCTTACGTCAACGACAACTCGCGACTGGTTGGGTTTCCAAATGTCGTGATGGCCCTTGATCCTCGGAAGTTCAACCCGAATTTTTCGGTGGTCGGGGTAGGGATCGATTACTTCGACAGCGTCGAAGCACCTGGTGACTTACTCTTTAGTTTGCTAGTCCGAGACATTCATCTGTTAAAGGCTTTCAACATCGAAGTGCCAGCTCAGGGCCCGGACGGCAAAAATGTGATCGAAGACCCCTCACTAGTCACGAGCTTGAAGCTTCAGACTGGTTCGGGGCCCAACGACTTCATCTCCTTTACAGTCGATGATTTGCGTCGTGGGTTTGATGATCTTAAGTCGGCTCAAACACCTCTTCAGCAAGCCGATTCTCGTGTGAATGCGCAGGCCGATATTGTTGCTGAGAAGGACCGGAATTTCAATGCGTTCAAGTTGGCTCAAAAGGCAGGCGGTAAAACCAAGGGGGACCCCGGATCGGACCGAGTAACGGCAACAGATCGTCTCGACGTACTTGGAGGAGAGCTTGAAAGTGAACGCATTCGGTTCAATGAAGTTGTTTCGGCCTCTCCAAGCATCAGCACGCTGGTGCAGATCTTCGAAGCCCTTCAACCCAGCAGCAACAAGCCCATTCGCCGTAAGATCGATGGTATCCCGGGATCGGATGTTCGTCTTTCCTACTTCGAGACCTTGAGTCACCTCAAAGGGCAGTACCTGGCCGGGGCAGTGCCCGGCAACTACCGGTATTTCTCGTGTTCGCATCCTGACGAGAAGATGCAAGGGATGCCCATCATCCAGTGGGATGACGGGCAAGTTGAGAAAGTTACTCGGTCAGGAAGGCGTACCCGAACAAACTCCCGGCGAGGTCGACGGACGCGTAAAGGGAAAGGCCGGAAACAGCAGGCGCGCGCCGAAGCATTGTTCGAGAGGGTTGAAGACATTACGGGCATCCCAGGGCTGAAGACCTTCATGTTGCAGTGGGCATTCGCCGAAAGCCGTTTCGTGATCGATGCACGGTCGGATGGTAACGCACTGGGATGGTTCCAAGAGCTCCCCTCGTGGGCTCGACGCGCGTACCAAAAGGGTAGCAAATATCATGGCCAAGATAACGAAAATCTGCGGATTAATCCAGGAACCGCAACCGCTGCTCAGCTTCGGAATACAGCGTCGTACGCTGTACGCATCCTACCAACAAAGCTGCGGGACCCCCGCGACCGAACGCAGATGAATTTGAGAATTGCTTCGGGGGCTGGAACTGGGGGCGATAAATGGCAGGACACCACAGGTACTAATCGAAGACCCTCGGCCCAATTTGTGCAAAATAACATCTTCAATTTCCGAACAGGTAAGGAACCCGCCGGGGTAGATTTTGACGGCAAAACTTATATTGCTGCTCAGTCGAGGTACTTCAAGGGGTTATGGGGTATAGGGTTTAGTCTCGAGGAGGCGGTGGAGTTTGCGAACACCCCTTATGATCGAGATGCCTGGAGAAAGATCCCTCGAAACCCAGGGTCCAAAAACAGGAAAAATTTCGACCCAGAACAACAGGCCAGGCTTGATGCCTTAGCGGAGCAGTTTGAACAATTCGACGCAGCGTTTTTGCAGGGTAACGATCCTGCCGCTGTTATTTTCGGGACTCTGAATGCTGTCAATGCACTGTTGCCACAACAGGAAGAGACCGCTCCGGGAGGACAGGCCCAGGTCGAAGAGCCACAACAGGTGGTGACTCCCGCTATGCCTCCCTCTATCGACACTCGGGAACTGTCCTTGGAGGTCCCCCGCACCGTAGTCCAGTTTAAGGAGCAGACCAAGCGACCCTCCCCCGACCGCCGAGCTCCTGAAGTTATCCTCAGCACTGGGAAATGTCGCAAAGGAATCCAGGTTGCGTTGGGGCCCAGCCGCACGCCCCAGGTGCTTACGACAGACCAAATTCAACGCGTCCATTTCGTTCGTCACCAAGCCAGTAAGTTCACTGAAGTGGCGGGAGTGTCTCAAAATTCGGGCGGCACCTATGCCTTCAATGCTGTCAGCCTACAAAAGGCCGTGTTCGAGATTTTCAGCATGACAGCTCAAGAACTAGACGACACTTCGGTTACGGTGGCATCAGTCTTTCGCCCGATCTATGAAGAGATCGGAACCAATCTTGAGGCGATCCCTATTCCGCAGTTTGATCCCGAAACGGGAGATGAGCTCGACCCTAGTCAGATCCAACTTGTTGACTTCGCGGACGCGGTAGCGGTCGAAAGCAAGGAGTTGCCTCCTTCGGTACTCGAGCAATTGGCCGCAGAGAACGAAAACATTGACCCTGAAGTCACTGTCATCTCCGTCGGAGATTTCACCTTCAAACAGCTTGGCTTGGTTCCGGGGTACAAGACGACGGGGGACCCCCAAGCGAATGGTCAGGGCAGTCAGCGGCCTGTCTTGGCTGCGGCAAGTGCTTACGCGACCTCGATCGTTCGACAGATCGAACGTGGTAACAACCTGGTGGGGCCGGAGAAATGGATCGGCTACCAGCAGACGGTCAAAAACGCGTCGACTTCGATCCCAGGCCAGGGAACTTCGGGTAAACAAGATCGGATGGCCAAGGTCTCCACCGCCTTCAATCTAGCTCTCGAGAAAGCCTTGGGCCGGAACGAAGCGGTGGGCTCGACTCTTTTGAACGCCGTGATTGAGACGGTGGCCAAGACCGGAAAAGACGAAAAACCCATTCACTCTCCCGTTTTCCCGGTGTCTGATGAGAAAGGGTACGAACACTATGGGGCCTATCGCTATGGTCGGGGACTGTCCGTGGAGCCTGGAGGGACCTTCGAGTTCATCCACAGCGGTAAAGACCCCTTCCGTAATGTGACGGCCCAAAGTGCAGAGGAGTTCCTGCGGGTGATGACGCTCGTCAAGACAGGACGTATCGATGGTGACACTTCGATCCTCGGCGGCATCAAAAAAGCAGCGCTGGATGCGGTGGAGTCCCTTTTCAGCCAAAAACAAGATCCGTTGAGCACTGAAGGGTTGAGCTCCAGCGTGGCCGCTCAGGGATCCGAGTTCACTGCCACCGCGGCAGCCACCAACAATGCGAAAGACGTGGTGGCGAAGGTTGGCCTCACGGAGTTTGAGCGTGTCCAGGTGGAGCAATCGGCCGAAGACCTCGCGGCCACGGTGACACGTCTTGGTCAGACTGCGCGAGGACAGGATGTTTTGCGAGAGTTGCTCGAGGCTAATGGCGACGACCCGAACATTCTGAAAGGGAAATCTTTCGACATCTCACAGACCCAGTTTCTCCGTAATTTCGTCAACTTCGCAGCGAATTTCGGCAAGAGTCCAGTGTTCAAAACGACGGCTGCCAATGCGGCGTATCGCTTGTCTGATCTCACGGCCCACCTCATCAACCGAGCCGGCCGTGCCTGCATCTGTCGTGGGTCCTATGCGGACGTGACGATGGAGGCATATACTCGAGACAATCTCCTTGCCTCTGCGGGCATCGACACGGAGACCGAAAAGCCCGAGGCATTCGCTAGCGAAGAGGCTATTCAACTTTCGGGACCTCACGCGTCTCAACAGAAACGGGTTTCCGGAGCTCAAAGCGGTGTGGCTCCCGATGCTGGAAGTTTCGAGGAAGGCCGTACCACCGGAGCGGGCGCTTCAGGAACGGGAGCCAACAACCCGCCCCCCGATGCAGGGACGGTGTCAGCCGAAAACCCTCCCAGCACTGCAAACCCCGACGAATTTTCCGAAACAGGGCCCGGTATTCTCCCAGATTTGGATCCCGATGTGGCGTCCACCCCGTTACCGCCTGATGCTGTCGAGGAAGTACCCGATGAGCCTACACTTCTTCCGGGTTTGGATCCCAACGAAGCGTCCACCCCGTTGCCCCCTGATCCTATCGAGGAAGTGTCCGATGAGCCTACGCTTCCGAGTCTTCTAGACGATCTGGAAGAAGAAGAGGAAGAAGAAGAGGAAGAGGAAGAGGAACTCTAATGGCCAGCAACCGACCTCCTTCCACGATCCCCGAGACGACTATCCCCACTTCCAAGATGAAGGGGGATGTGTCCGGGCAGTACATCACCCGTACTCAAGATCCAAGCACCGGACCGGCGGCTTACGCCTTGGGAGTCGCCCGTGTGGTGCGGGTGGATTATGCGAAACTCCAGATCCAGATCCAGGTCATCCATGGGGAGAAGGACTACTTCGATTGGAGCCCGATCCCGGTGGGGTGTCCTGGAGCCGGGTCCCGGCACTTCATTGGATCGCTGCCGGAGCCCGGTGACGTTTGTATCATCGGCTGGCTGTCTTCGGATTCAAAGGTTCCGATCATCTTGACGTACATGCCGATTGCCACGCAGTCGGGTAACGAATGGACTCCTTTGCAATCGTTCATGCCGACCGAGGTCGACATGAACCCTCAGACACAGGCGCACTATGAGGGCATCTATGGTCGCTACCGCCACAAGATGAAGGCCATGCGTCCTGGTGCCATTTGCTTGTCCTCGAGTCAAGGGTCGGACATCTACCTCGATGAGAGTGTCCTGATCACGAATCGTCGATCCACCGAGATCCGTTTGCGTGATCAGGACCAGGCCATCGTGCTGCGTTCGTTGCAGCAGTTTCACGCGATGGGAGGAGCTCGTGTTTATGCCGGAATGGTCCAACGTGACGCTCAATTTCTTCCGTCCCGTATGTTCAGCGATGGCACGGATTGGGCTGCGGGGATCCAGGTTGATGAGAACGGCGACCCTCTTCCTTCGTCGGAGCTTGGCTCTTCTTCGGTGCCCGAAGGGGGTCTGACTCCGCACCCGGTATTTCTTCGGTCGGACTCCACGTTGCCTTTTGCCGATAGCGGAATCTCCATTGATAGCAACGTGGATCCTTACTCGTTTTTGGCACGAGGGCTCTTCATCGGTTCGGATGGGTTCGTCTTTGACAGCTCGCGGGCCTTTTCTTCCGCGGAGTACGGCGGCAAGCCTATGTGGCGAGTGGCCATCGATCCCAACCCCGAGAACAATACGCTCCCGACGAATTCGCTTACGGCTTTGGACGGGGCCGAGGCCGACACCTTAACCGAGTACCGGATTGAGCTCGATCACTCGTGGGATGGGACTTTGCCGGTAACGGAACAGACCGATGGTTTTGATGCGGATCGGCTTCCTTCGAACTCTGCGCAGGTCACTGCGATGTCTAACGCGGGCCCCTATCTCCAGTGGGTCCTAGGATCGGTAGTCGGTAACGATCCCTACACCCAACGAGGACGTGAGCTCTACGGGCTTCCGTTGGTTCCTCGGATTTTCTCGGAGTCGCGCGTGGACCCTCGTATGGATTCGGGCCTGGGGGTGCCTTTAGGGGAGCACGCCGCGAGTCTTTTCAGTGTCGTGCCACCCGTCGACGATCCGTCACGCCTGCCACCCATGTTCCTTTCGACTACGAAAGACGGTCGTGTCAAAGGGTTCATCGGAGGTCCCCAGGATCAAAACTCCCTCGAGCTCGCCCTCAATGGTGGTATGCGCCTCCAGTCCAACGGTCCTTTGGTTTTCGATGCCCCGAACACGGTGCTCAATTTCCGCAACGCGGACCCGATCAACAACTTCGCTGCCGTGATCTCTTCGGATACGGGGGCCGTGGCGATTCGCGGCAATGCTCCCACCACGGAAGGCACGTTTTCGGCTCGAACCACGAGTACGGACCTTCAAGAGAACACTTTCCCCTCGGTTCTCGTGGAAAGTCCCAGCGGGAACACGCACATCAAGTCCGGGCGTTTCACGAAGATCACTGGGGCCAACGGGATCCAGCTCGTCGATACGAACGAAATTCTCATGTCGGCGAAGCAGAACATCAACGTTCTCGCTGACAAGAAGCTGCTTCAGTGCAACACGCACGACAAGACGGTTCAAGGCCGCGAAACAAACCTGTACTCGGGGCCCAAGGGCTTTTTGCCTACAAACGCTCCCTTTCGAGAGACCAAGTTCATTGGCACTCCCCTGACGGGCCACGCTGGAGGCGACACGGACACGTACACGATGTTGTTCGGAGATCGCGACGAGCGGTTCAGGGTTGGAAGTCACAGCACCACTGTGTTTGTGGGCGACATCACTTACCAGACTCGCGTGGGTACAGTGACCAACCAGGCAGGTCTCAACTCGATCGAGGTCGGCACGTCTTCTGGGATTCGGATGACCTCCATTACGACTACCCAGATGACTTCGACCCTCGCGACCACCATTTCAGCTCTCGCATCCATTACTCTGAAAGCCGTGGGGCAAGCCAAGCTTTCCGGTAACGTGACCACGTTGGGGGCATCGGGGACTCCGGGCCGCATCATCAGCAGCACAGATCGGGACCCTCTCACCAACCTTCCTTTCTCTTTCTTCGGCATGGGCAGCACTGGTCACCGCCTCGGTCTGCCGATCTGACGTCATGGCGCTTTCTACCTCAGCAATCAGCGGAGCCATCATCGCCGCAGCTCAGGCCAGGTACCCGGGCTCACAGGTCACTCCTCGTATTGCCAGTGCGGTCGCTCGTTCCATTCTTTCGTGGGTTTCGGTGCCTGCGAACGTCACCGTGCAGGGAGTCACGGCAGGAACCGCAGGGACTGGGACAGTCAATGGCAAGATGCTCTTCTCCGGAGCTCCCAACTTGGTGTCCGCCGGCCTAGCTCAAGTTGGGGTTTCAGGGCCTTCCTCCTCTGGCATCGGCTTGGCCATCGGGGCCGGGGTCTTGTCGGCTTTGAACGCGTCTGCCCAGTACACCGGAACCTCGGCGGCCGTGGGCACAGGGTCCGATACATCAAAAACTTCCAACGCGAACTCCGCAACCTTGGTGCCCATCCTCATCGCAAATCTCCAAGGGCAGTCGGTCGCCGGGTCGAACGCTCCTCAGTTCGCTTCGGGGGTTGCGATGGGGATCGCAAACATTGTCCTTACTGGGACTGGTATCGGGGGCGTCGTAGGAAGCGCTTCACCTACCGGAGCTTCTGGTACCAGTGTCTCGGTAATATTTTGAGCAGTCCCTATGGGTTTCGATTTCTCCGGATTTGTCCTTCGTGCGCCACGCACTGCCCCGTCCAATGAAACGACGACGGAAGAGGCTTCTAATGGCGTCGACAGGGACTTCAAGCCGCTTAGCTCGGATTACGAGATCACGTCTCCCGAGCTCGTCGAGCTGGCTGCGGATCAGTATCGCTCTGCCGTGCTTCTGCGCCCGGATGACGGCCAAACCGAGTACTTGGTCTGGTCTGCCAACACGGCCAACCTGGCTGACGTAGCCGGGTTCGAGGTGAGCGGGGAAGGCACGGCCTCCTTCCCGACTGGGAATGTTCCGGTCACCAACACCAACACCATCTTTGCGGGAACCACGGGGTCGGACCGCGTCATCATCATTGATGATGCCAACCGCAGTATCGCTGAGGTAACCAGTCTCATCGTCCGTCGGGGGGACACCGATGGGGAATTCCAACTTGTTGGCAACGGAACATGGAATCCCGTAACCAGCGTTTTCACGATTACGGACGCCGCCACCTTGGCCAACCTCGGCGGGGGTGTGTCGAGCATCCGAGGTGATCGGGCGGTTGAGCTCCAATACGAGGTTTCGGCCCCCACGTTTTGGTGGTCCAAAAACGACATCTACGGAAACCGGTTCATCTGGGATGGGCAATTGGACCGGTGGCGCCCTTTGCGCGGCACTCCTCCGCGCAACTTGGGAGCTCTCCTGGCGGATACCGAGTACACGCTGGCCCCTGTCCCTTTGGTGACGCCAGGAGCCTTCCTGCCGGGCGATAGCTCTGACCCCGACTCCTACTGCATGGTGCGCCTTGGGAGCCGTCCTGACGCCTCCTCCGTCCCTGTAGCCCCTCCAGTGGCGGCATCCGGGTTTAGCGGCATCAAGGTCGTCACGGATGCGGAGGTAGAGGAGTTCGATTTCGGGGCTGAGCCCGAGCTCGCTGGAGTGGTGTCTTCCGGGACGGGCACCCTAAAGTGGAATCCGGCTTTCGTCGAAGAGTTTGCTGGCCAGACCATCTTCTATTCGTACGACCAATTCGTCGATCAAGAAGAAGCGGAGCCACTCGGGGACCTCGAGAACGCGAATCTCGATCTTCTGTTTCTTGCGCCGATTCCTGGCCCTACGGATTACCCCTTCGTCCGGATCGGGTCACGTAATCCTCTGGAGGTCAAGTTTGCGGATACCGAAGCAGACCTCGCGTTGATCACCCTCGAAGAGGGTCAAGTTGGGGTCGCGCTTTCGACGGGGCGGCTGAAGTTCTCGGACGCTGATCTCGTCAAGGCCGATCCGGAGGACCCTGGTTTCGACAACACCTATCTCGGCGCCCAGGTGTTTTACGACGGTGTTTCCCTCACTCGGCGCCCTGTGCCTCTCCGCCAAGCTGTGCAGTTAGTGGACAGCGGAGGGTCGCCCACGGTGGTTGATGGAAAGAACCACAGCATCTTCATCCCTGACGCAGTACCGACCCCCACCCCAGGGGTATCTGGAGTCGTGCATGTCCCGGACACAACCGGGACGGTTCCCAACACCTCTGTGCCAGCGGGGATTCGGTTTGGCGGAGGGTCGGGCCTCGTTCGTGAGATCGATGGGCCATGGGATGTCGTCCTTTTCACACAGAGCGGACAGATCCGTTCCATCGTCACGTTCGATGATGACGACGAAGTCCCCCGGTTCCGGTTCCGGATTCCTCGTGGCACCGCCTGGGTCGACAAGCGACTCGGTTCGGGAGGCAGTGAAGTCATTTTGGGGCGCCAGGATCTCAAGCGCTTCGAGGGCGAACCGATGTACTTCCTCCAATCCGCAATTCAGCCTTCGGTCTACGCCGAAGATTGCCGGATGGTCTCTCGCGTTCGAAACCAGTGGACGTTGGTCGGAAACGAGATCCTGGTTTTCGCAATCAACAGCCAGCAAATGACATGGGATGCCTCGACCGATCCAGGAGGCATCCCGACATCGGCCGGAGGCACCTTCACAGCCGAAGAGATGGCAACAAGCCTCAACGCGGTGACTCCGGCTAATGGGGAGTTCGTGGCCCAGAACGGGCGCCTTGTCATGCGTTCGACATTGGTCATCGGGGATTTCCGTTATGGAGACCTCGAGATCGGTTACGGACCCAGTGGAGCGAAGGATTTGGTTGGACCGGTCGCGTTGGGGTTCTTGCCAGGTTGGAGGGTGCGCATTGCTTCGCCCAACGTTGGCGTTACCCCACCTGACCTCCGCTGGCTGCCGGATAACGGTAGCTCCTTGGGGGTTTTCCGGAGCCCCTTTAACCTGAACGGTGCCAAGGACGACATTGCGGACACGAACCACATCGCCCGATTCGAAGATGAGGTCCTGGTTTCGAGCATTAGTGGCACACCCGTCTTCATTCTGGATCGAGTGCCTCTCGAAGATGTGGCGGGCTATGACGAGAACATCTTCTTCCAGATCCAGGACGGGCTCGTGCAGTTTAACCTGGAGAACTACGAAGAGGTCTTCTACCAGTTTGGTCAGGGCAAGTTCTCGTGGGCTGACGAGAGCAGCGAACAGCAGACGATCCAGCAGGCTACGAACAACATTTTCCTGGGAGAGGCTCCAGTCATCCCGAACTCTTTCCGCCTTCCCGGAAAAGGGTTGCGCCTCTCGACGTTCGGGCAACCCTTCGAAGAGCAGATTCTCAACGAAGATTTCCTCCTGGATTCCGACGGGGATTCCGGTTTGGCCTTCTTCATCGAGACGGTAGGAGCTCAAAAACAGCTTGGAGCGCGGGGGTTCTTCACGGCTGGAGGTACCACGTTCACGGATAACTCCCCGGATGTTGATTTTGTAGCCCTGGGGGTGGAGGCCGGGTGGCAACTCAAGATCACGCAAGGTGATGCAGAAGGCACGTACATTGTCGCCGCAGACGCTACAAGCACGAATTCGTTGACGGTCGAACAACCTTTCCCGGCCACTGATTCGGTGGTTCCTTGGGAGCTCTACGAAGGAAAGACCCGTGATGAGTTCGACCTCGGGGTAGTTGCTGACTCCCAATACGTTCAGTTCCAACACCTGCCGGAAGACCCGTGGAAGGTTCGTGTCTTGTCGCTTCTGGGAGACGTGCCTACTAGTGCGGCCGAACAAAAGAGCAACCGTCTGGTGGCTGTTCTGGGCGACGCACTGGCTTCAGACCGGGCCATCTCTATCCGATATGGTCTTGAGCCCGATTCAGGAATCGGTTCGATGATTGGTCTTACCCAAACGAACTTGGGGACCATTCTCAACTCGGCTCGCAACGTCCCTGATCCTACGGGGGCTAGGTTTGATGACGATGCCTTCTCGATTCGGGTAGGCACCAAGACCTACACCTTTGCCAACGGGGACCTGGTCAAGGTGGCTGGGGCGCTCACCTTCCCCCTGATGGGAGATGTGATCGAAGTCCAAGAGGTCTCGGGGCTTCTCAACTTCGGGTCCGAAGTATTCGAGCAGTTCGATGGCCAGGACGCCATCTACGTCGAAGAGTTCCTATCTCCGTCGCTTCTGGATTCGGCTGTTGTCGAGTACAAACCCGACATAGGAGAGCTCAATTTCCCTGAAGGAGCCTTCACGCTCTTCGGAGGAAACAAGGTGTATCTCGTCGAGCAAATGAACCCGACTGGAGGCGTTGATGTGACGCTCAACCCGATTCAGGGTTCGCTGCTTTTCACGAAACCTCTCCGAGAATTCCAAATTGTCGAGGTCAACTACTTCCGTGCGGAAAACGGCACGGGCAACCTGTTCCTGGAGCCTATTGATCCGGAGGACCCTGAAAGTGGGTTGCAGCCAGTGGAGGTGACGGAGCAGCTTCCGACCTTTGTCCGACTCGATCCTGCAACGTCCTTGGACCCGAGCCCGACCAAACGATGGTCGTTCAACCCGACTAACCGAACCGTTGACGACGACATCGAAAACGAGCCGGCCTTCTACATTAACTCGACGCTTTACAACATCGGCAGCTCTCCGGTGGCCTCTTTCGAGATCGACAACGATCAGGAGGTGTACCGAGTCATTCTTGAGGAAGAGGTAGACGCATCTAGTACCGCACTCATCACCTACGCGGTGTTCGAGGCGTTCGGAGGAGAGCAGACTTATACCGTCAGCCAGTCCCCTGTGTACCGACCTCCTTTCCGGATTGAGGCCGACCAGACGAGTTTCGCGCTCGAGACGGATCGGACTTCGGACGTCTCACCCGGCAAGCTGCTTCGGGTTGCACAGTTCCCCTTCTACATCACCGCGTCCAGCTACAACGCCACCACGGACGTCACGACCGTGGAGTTCACGCCGGAGACACAGCTCGAGGCGGGATCGCGGGACCCGGGATCTGATTCCTTGTCGTTGCTTTCCGACATTCCTCTCGCGACGGACATCACACCTGATGCTCCTGAAGGTTTTTGGCTCGACATCAACAACTCCTATGAGCCCGTAAATCGCGGGTTCCAAAGCATCCTGTTTGCAGGAGACTTGACGGCAGTAGCGGTCGTCGGCCATCTGCTGGAGCTCGGAGGCATCCCTTTCCTCATTTCGGGCTCCACGTTGATCGACAACGGTACTCGTACGCAGATCGACATCACCAGTTTTTTCCCTCGGGGGTTTGCCTTCGGGCAAGACACCGCCAAGATCAGCGTGCGCCCTGTCTATCAACCTTTGCCAGAGCAGTTCATCGGGCGCGGTGCAGTGATCGACACCGAGCCTTCTGAGCTGATTCTGTTCGGAGAACGTGATGATGATGGCAACCTACTTCCTGGGCGCACGCTCCGCCCGTCGATCGACTATGTGCTCAACGTCGATGATGGTTCGGTGGAGTTCCTCAATCCTCCACAGGGTGCGCTCCAGCCAACGCAAAGCTTGTACCTTCGCCACACGCAGCAGCGTATTCTGACTCCTATCCTGGCGAACACGGTCCTACTGAATCCCCGTTTCGACGCGCGGTTTGTCTACATCACGCCACCGACCGCCGAGGAAGATCCCATCACCGGCGAGCCAGGCAACGGACGCCTTGGGAAAATCCTCCGGGCCACGTACACGTTCTCGAACCCGGACACTTTCTTCTACCGGACAGTCCCTCTGCTCAACTACATCGGCGAGGTGGCTGATCAAGTGGCTCAGGACATCGCGGCTCAGCTTCCTTCACAAGGGCCTGCTCCTGCCGTCGTACCTCCTGTTGAAAATGCCAATCAAGGGCGCCTGGGGCTCAAGTCGCAGCTTCGGGACTTGGAGGACACTGACCGGGCAGCTCGAGTGTTCCTTGAGTTCTACAACGTCAACATCATCAACTTCGAGCAGATCCTCGAGACCATCACCGGCAACATCATCGGGGACCGAGATGGCAAGTTTCAGTTCTTCATCGGTCGCGGTAAGGATGTGCCTCCTCCTGGGTACGAGGATTCGATTTCGGGCGAACTAAACCGACGGAACCTCTTCTCGGAAGTCTTCTTCGGATACAACCCCAAGGCCACGTTCATGCGTCGAGACCCGGTGGTAGACCCCACGGATTTCGATGTTGCTGGGGACCAGCTCGAGGGTCCGTTCATCGACCCCGACTTTTTGTCCGACCTCCAGCTCCTACAGCGTGAGCTTGCCACCAACGACGTAGACGATCTCGTCCTTTTTTCTCGTACTCGCAAACGGTTGCGGTTGTTCCCGCTGCGACTTGAAGCCTTTGGCCTGTATCGTGTGCTCGGACAGCCCAGCCGGTTCTCACGAATCTTCCCTGAGCGCACTGATTTCTTCACCTTGACGGACCCCGGCATTGGGGCGGACCTGGAAGCCGTCCCGGTCAACCCTGGCGTCTACTCTTTCAGCAAGCGCGTCCGAAGGCTATCCATCAAAGGTTCTGGCGGCAACTTCAAGGTTGAGCTCCCCAAGCGGGCCAGCACCTTTTTCAAGTCCATTGCGGACGTGGGGAACCCTGTTCTCGGGACAGTCGAAAACATCGGCTCTCTCACGGTGCGACCTCGGCTTCCTCGAGCCCGAGTTTTTCAGTTCTCTCCTGTGGGGTTCCCCCAATACGATGACCTGCTGGTCGGGGTTCCGAACTTTGCTGACAACCCCAGGCCGGCGGTGATTGCCACTCCGTTGCCTCTTCACGAACTTCCTTTGCGGGAAGACGGTCTGCCTGATACCTCTCAACTGGCGGCTAACGGGGGTGAGGTTATCGATCTCACCACTGGTGATCCTGAGCTCTTTACACCAGCATTCCAGGAAACAGATGCTGGCGTTAACCGTCGACCCAAAGTCGCCTTTGGACGTCCCGATGGTCGGATCATAGATGTCCAGACATCGGAGAGTGTGTCGTTTGAGTTCCCTTCGTCTTCGGTTGGTATCGGCAATCCTGAGTCCTTCACGGTACCCAAGAGCGTTTTCGTTGGCGAGATCTTGCTCGGCTGCATCATCACATTTGCCACCGATGAGCATGTGCCGGGAGATGCGGAAAGCGTCATCCAATCCATCAATGATCTGCTCGAAGTGTCTGAAGACCCTGCGGGGTCTAACCCTCCCATCGAGCTGTTTCGTGGCGACACGGTCTTTGTCACCCCGTCCGATGCCGAGGTCAATCCTGGCGCAGATCCAGATGAGCCCTCGACCAAGAGCGATACCGAGGCACAGCTAGAGGGGCTTCCGAATTTCCGCGTAGGGTTCGACGTTGGGGTGGATCGTCCTGACGGTGAATTGCGAGACGTTTCGTTCCCATCGTTCCAGGACCCCAACATTTTCGGCATCAAGGAGTTGCTCGGACAGCGGCCCCCAAGCCCTCTTTCCAACGTTGAAGGGTTTGTTGCTTTCCGCAACAGCAATCTCGAGCCCACCACGATCCCGGCACTCACGGGAGGCTTCACCAACGACAGTGGCGATTACACGCTTCCCTATGTCTATGCCCAGAACACCGAGATTGACCAGTTGGGCATCGTGGCAGGAGGGTTCAACCGCTTGTTTGCGGATTCGTTGGTACCGAATGCTGTTTTCCCTAACGAGGTTCAGGGAGTGGACGGGGAGATCCTCGGGACCTTTGCGAATGGAGAGCCGCCTGCTGCGATCCTGACAGATTTGGACACAACACCCGTGGCCACGGCTGGGCTCTACACACCCAATAGTGGCATTGGAGATGTTGCACCTTTCGATGTGCTTCTGGTCGAAACCGGACAAGGGGCGGCCGGTCTTCCCGGAGGATCCATGGGCATCCTCGGTGTGGGGGGAACAATAGGAGGAGCAGGCGGGAGCTCCATCGAGCCTCCGCGCTTTGTGACGCCTACACTGCTCGGTGACACGATTCGTTGGCGCATGCGGACGGCTATGTCCTTTGTCAACCAGCCGGTCCTGGTCAACCCCCCAGGGATGGTTGTCCGTGAGGTCGGTGGCCCGACGACGGAGTTCGACATCACCCAGATCTCGACTGGGGTTCTCGTGTTCAACAACGGCACTCCTGCTGCTGTGGCCGGTGGTCTCAATAACTTCATCACTCTCGGTAGTGGCAATATCATCACGATCAACCTATGGGTGGCGCCGTCGATTGCTACCCCAACTCCCACTTTCGTGGACACCATTGTGCTGGACTTCGGTGCCAACACGGCCACGAGTGGTACAGGCGCTTCTGCCATCACGGCCGCATCCGCAGACGACAATGTGCTGAGCATTTCGACGGTGGCATCCTTCGTCACCATTGGGGCTGCACCTCCTCCGGTGCTGCCCGAAGATGCCGCTAACCCAGGGGATACGGTTCCGTTGTGGTTTACCGTTGATGTCGATCTTGCTGCCGGATCCAGCACTACTGGATTCATTCGAGAGGATCGCTTGACTCTCGATGAGGGGTTTGATTTGCGTTCTGTGCTCCCTCGAGACGAGCCCGCAGTGGATGGTGTCCCCGTTTTCTCCGAGCTCAGTGTTTTGGAGGTCACGACGGCCACCACGAGCGCCAATACCGTTAACGGCGACGCAGAAACCAACGGCGGCGTTCCTTTCACATTCCTCTCCCGGAGTGATGTCTATCCCTTCGTCGGCGCCTTCGATCCAGCTCCTGCCGGGAGCGGTCGAGGATCTGTACGGGTGATGGGGTTTGAAGGACACGGGAATACCCCGATCCTCACTTCGGATCCGATCGTCTTTTCTGTCATTCCGTCCTCGGCTTTTCCAGAGGGGAGCGCCACAGAGATTGCCCTTGGTACGGGTATCGTCGGCGTGGCGACAGATCGAAATTTCCGAGTGTCGAGTAATGGAGTCACTCCGCTGGCCGCTACAACGGGTGACTTCAGGAACATCGTGTCTGGTGACATCTTGGTGATCGACGGCGACGATTCGGGTAGCGGGATCACGCAGGCGGGGACCTACTTGGTGAAGCATGTGGTCGCACCCAATGACGTCACCACAGAGACCCGGGAGCTCATTCTCCAGACCACTACGCTGCCCTACAACACGCAAGCTGGATGGGCAGCCGTCGATTTCCCGACGCTCGTCTCCGCTGATATCGAGGGGGCTGGAGAGGTCGTTGTCTCTCGAACTTTGCTCGAGTCGGACGGTACGACAGAGGCTTTTGACTCTGGTGGAGGCACGCTTTATTTTGTTGTTCAGCCGGACCCTGATGGGGCGAATTACGGTTCTTTGAATCTGAAGGTGGAATACTCGGCGGTGGACACGGCCACCAACACCTTCCAAGTTCTGCCCCTCACGGCCGAAAGTTTCGACGGTTCGGTGTCGGGTGCAGCGGCTCGAGAGGCCATTGACACACTGCCGGAAGACACGATTGTCACCGGGTTTTTCCGGTTCGATGTGTTCATGGATCGGGTGTCCGCGAAACTTGCTCCCCCCTTCATCATCCCCTTCGTGCCGACCAGGGAAAATCTCCCTCGCAACACCGTAGGGTTCGAGTCTGGTGTGACCACAGCCGCAGGTTTCGCGGAGCTCTTTTTCGCTGGAAAAGGAGGTGGCGGGTTCGGAGTGAGTTTTGGTGGGGGTGACCTGGTGCTTGATGTAGTTCCCGCGGCCGATGAGATTGCTGTCTTTACGGCAACCCCTATCGCCAACACATCATTTGTCGACAACGAGAACGCGTACGTTTACGACGATGTGCCGCAATACGTTCAGTTGAACCTGACAGCACTTACCTGGGATGCCATCCACGCCCCGACCGCGGCGGGTGTTGAAGCCCTGTTGCCTGGCGACACTCTCACAACCAGCGATGGCGCCCTCACGCCTGGTTTCATCGCACAGGCTGGCATCTTCCTCGAGCCTTCGTGGTCCAGACCCACGCTGGATCTATCGGGCGGGGATGAGCGCGTCGTGGATGCGGGCAACTCTGTCGTGGTCGGGGACCTCGGGTTCCGAGATGGGGCGGCTTTTGGAGAAGGTGCAACGGAACCCTGTAGTTGGCAGGTCAAACGCATCCGTCGTTTCCACGAGGTGCTTCAGAACATCGGAGACCTTCTAGGACCTCTTCGGTACGTGTACCAGATCCGTCGAGGGACGGTGACACTCTTCGGACCTGCTCCAGTGAGCACCGAGTCTTTCGTCTATCCCTACGTGATCACGGCGGCAGATGGTACAAACCTTGGTCCCTTCAACAATGACCTCGTCAACATCAACCCAGGGGACATGTTCCGTCTGTTTGACGATGACGGAACCACGCTCCTGGAGGAGGTGGAGATTGGGGGCATCGAATCGAGGACCCAAATCTGGCTCAAAGAACCGGGGATCACGGTGGTTTCGGCCGGAGAGGTGCCTGGCAAACCTTTTGAGATCTACTTGAGACAGGCGCCGGTTCCACACGAACAGAGCAACAACCAACTCTTCGACCAGATCACCGACCAGGTGGTCTTCGATCGAAAGGCTGACTTCACCAACCAAACGGGGGGCTTCGTGCCCACTCAGCCAAACCCGACGGACCCACGCCAGCTCGAGGATCTGGACGGTTCGATCAATTTTGCAGCCCTTGGGGTCCAAGAAGGGGACATTGTCGTGATTGATGCGGCCGGGGACCTCGAAGGGCCCGCAGGGGTTCCTGTCACCGGTCAGGAAAGAGGCAGTCGAGCCTTTGGAGACCGAAGTGTCCCCAACCGCACTTTGGCTCAGGCAGGGCAACAGGTGCCCTTCATTGCCGGGACACCTTCGGAGCTCGATGACAACCGAGGCTGGTACCGAGTCACTGAGGTGACAGGAGATGCCGTGACGGTCTCGAGTGAGACCGAGTTTAGCAACAACCCCGGCGCCGGATTCGTGACCTTCGGGGTCGATGCTGAGTACGCAGTGCTGCCTACCATTTCAGGTTCCACGGCACCTTTCGCTGATCCGGCGGGAGGCCCAGGTGCGGAAGGACAACTGGATCTGCGCCCCACTGCTTTGGCAGGGGAGAACGGATCCTCTCCTGACTCTTTCCTGGGCAATCTCTTCAGCATCGCGCCCTTCTCCTACAAGATCATTCGACCCAGCGGTCTCTTCTCGGACGAAGCCATCGATCTTGTCCTGTTGATGCGGGAGCGCACCTTCAGTTTCCTGGAGGAGTTCGATGTTTTCTTCCAGGAGAATAAGTACGGCAGTTACTTCATCTTCCAGCGAGATGAGCATGTCGCGGATCTCGGTAACCCTTTGATCCCCGATGAGGGTAAGGGCGTCATGAGCAATGAACTCATCGACGGAGTGCGAGGTCTCGTCAACATCAGTCCGTACGCGAATACTACGGACTCGCTCGGCGTGTTGGATCGACGGTTCTGGGTGAACGACACACGCCTGGACTCTGAGTTTCCCCCCAACGCTCTCCCCGGTGTACCGAGCTACTCCACGCTGGAAAGCAACGCCAACAACCCCAGTGCGGATGAAGGAGATGGACGCCCTGTTCTGACCGACCGTATTGACGAAGTTCTGGACGACAACGACCAGTTCCGCGAGCTCCGATTCGCATGGCTGGATTTCCGGGTCAACCGTGAAGATGGGACCCTCGCGCAAATTCGACGTTTCGTCGAGCAGCTTCCCAAGAAACGACGCGAGGAGCTTCGCCAACTCCGACTCGCACAGTCCTTGACTGACGGAGGGATCACGTAATGACCGATAACAAAAGGAAGTCGAAGCCGGGCTACGGTTTTCGGCCAGGACCCGCCCCGGGCCCACAAGGACCGCGGGAGCGTAAGAAGTACAAGTCGCCCTTCGATTTTGACCTGAGCAAGATGACGGTTGAAGAAGCGAAGGAGCGTCTCCGATCCATGGGCATCAACCCTGGCGAATGGACAGACAACGAAGACCGCGTCAAGGATGGAGACCAGGCTCAGATCCCCACCTTCAAAATGTACGCAGACATGCTCACGGAGATCCGGGACATCTGCCAAGGCCAGGTTACCCGGGATCTCCACGAAATCGATGAGCTCAATGTGAAGCTCCGGCGCCTGAAAAAGGGAGGTGGGAGCTAATGGCGAACCCAGAACAGGGACCACAGGAACAGGGAATTGTTGGTACCTGGCAGACCATTTCGTTGGAGATCCCGGATTTCCTCGAACCCGTCCGTGAAGCCATCGATGCGTTCTTCTCCTTCCTGATTCAGATCCTGAACATCCTGCTTCAGGTACTGGAAATCCTGAAGGTTTTTGCTACGGGCCTGTTGGACCCACTTATCGCACTCATCGAAGCTATCCGCGATCTCATCGAAGCTCTGCTCAATGATCTGCGACAGCTCGGTATCTACATCCACGGAGACTTCTATGCTCTAGAGGGGCCGGATTTTCAGGCGCTCAAGGGAGGGTACCTTACCTACGAAGGACGCATGGTTGCGCGGTTGCAGGATACTCAGGATCCAAATCGGCCCGACATCAGTGAGTTCTCTACCTGCATTGCGGTGTTCCTATTCGTCCAAACGGACATCCGTGGCATCAACCGCATTGTTCAACTCATTCGATCCATTCTGTCTCTGTTCAACCGGCAGTATCCGTTGCCGCGCATGCAGAACCGCGTGGTCAACATCCAGGCCACGTATGGATACGACGGAGCCACGATTTTCTCGTTCAACAAGGGGTTCTTCCGTAGCGAGCTGTTCGACAAGGAAAGCCCAGACGACAGCATCAACAACCCGTACAACGCGGTGAATCTGACATGGCAGATGGCCCCGATTCCAGGAGCTCCGTTCCCGGACACGCCGATTATGCCTCCTGCTGGGTTCCTCGTGGAATTCTCGACGTTGGAGCAGCCGATCAAGCTCGTGGCTGAGCGCGTGATTGAGGGTTCGGCCCAGGATATGGACCTTCAGAACCAGCCTGCCAAAACAGAGGTGGTGGAGCTTCTCAACGAAGATGAGGAACCCATCCTACTCCGAGGCGGGGCTCAGCAGCTCGACATCAGCGGATCCATCAACTTCAACGATGCGGTTGATTTCCAAGGGGAGTTCAAGTCCGATGCTGTTCGAGTCTACGGTCTACGAAACCTGAACGACCAGTCCCCAATTCCTCTGGATCTCCTTCAGGAGGGGGACAAGAACTTCATCCAGAAAACTTTTTTCGTTCCTCTCGCTCAGAATCTCTTTTTCCCGGGGAAGGGGTTCGGGGCAACTTTCCTGTTCGACGACATGCCTTTTGCGGCGGACTTCGAGCTCAACACTGGGCTCATCCCTGGGCAGAAGGGCCGGGTCCAGCGACGAAACGACAACCGGCAACCGGAGAGGTTCTTTGTTCGGGTCCGCGCGGTCAACCGATCGGTCCGTTCCGCAACTGACTACCAATACAGCATCAACACGAACGTCCTTCGGGATCGGGACGGCCCGGTGGCCGGGATGAAGAGCCCTTCAGAGGTGGATTTCAACGACGCCGGTCCTCCGTCTGATGTGACCCCTATTTTGTTCCCCGATGCCAGCACACAGCTTTACCTGCGTGCTGTAGGAGAGGCCCTGGCCGTCATGGCTTTGGCTCGAGCCGATCTTCCGCTTTTGTTGGGGCGCAATGGGTCGGTGGGGTTCCCGCCGATTGGTCCGTTGAAAGATGGCACCGTCGATCCTTACTGGGAGACCTACGAAGGGCGCACCAACAAGTCGACGCAGCTCGAGCAGATCGCCAAATTCATGATGATTCGGATAACCGGACGTCGGCAGATCAAGAAGTTCTTCGAGAAGGCTGGGTCGAGCCCGGCACAGTTCCGTCGCAAGCTGTTCATCAACTGCATCAACTACACGAACAGACTCCTGACCCAGAACCTTCCCCCACTGGCAGCACGCGATCTTGCAATCGCGCGTGCCGAAGACCTGCTCAATTTCCAAATCGCCTTCACCGAGAACGGCTATCAGGTCTCGACGGACCCTAACTTCAGCTCGTTCTTTGAAGATCTTCCTTCAGGAACGCCCCTTGAGCTCCTTCAGGATAACGATCTTCAGCAAGGTATTGCTCCAAACCCCCTCTCTTTGGGTATCGGGGATAGCCGCGCAGCCGAGCGTATCCGAGGAGACATCAACAACGAGACAGTGCTTGCCCGGGAGCCTCACTTTTTCTTTGCCGCTCCGCCCGGATCTACGGTCGGACGCGGATCGGTGGATATGGCCCCAGTCGTTTACAGTCGCTCGAACAACCAGCTCGAGCAAATTGACTTCTTCCGCAACCTCGTCCCGGACAGCGTGTACGAAGGGGCCGCCTTCGTACTTCAGGTTGCTGCGGGCCCTGCCGTGCGCCCCCAAGAGCGAGGATGGATTGCTTTCCGCGTGTTTCCTCAAGGGATCCCGGCCATCGATCGGTTCTTCGATCAGATCCTGAGTCTTCTTCGATCCATCCAAGCTGCCATCGAAAGCATCGCCGAAACCATCGTTCGCTACATCGAGTTTCTCCAAAGCCGCATCCGTGAGTTGCAAGCATTCCTGAACCGTATCAACGCCCTCATCCAGCGTCTTCTCCGATTCTTCTTCTCCATCACGCCCGCCGCGGGTCTGGTCGTTGTGGCTCCCGGCACCGACGGAATTACGACTGCGTTGATTGGATCGCAAAACAAGCCCATCGGACCTCCGAATCCGGAGTCGGATTCCTATGGTGGAGGCATCGTGCTCTTTGCTGGCGGAATTCCGAACCTGGCTATCGATGTGTTCCGGGCTCTTTTTCAAGGAGACACCTGATGCCTTTTCATTTCCTGGGGACTATTCGGCAGTGCCAGTGGCGACGGTTTCGCGATTGGACGCTCAACGAACGTCGAGCAGTGGCTTCACGGTTGCGGGTCATCAACGCGGAGCTGAACCGCATTGGTGTGATCACTGTTTTTTACCAGCAAAGGGCTGATACGGTACAGACGCAAAACGGGGCCGAGCGAGAAATTCAAACCGTGACGGAGGAGAGAACACGTTTCGTGGTCTCTCCCGGGTCTTCTCTGGAGAAACTTGTCCAGGCGTACATCGCTCAAGGGGGCAACCCCATGGCAATCTCACTGTGGCTTCAGCCTGATCAAATTCAGTTCACCACAGATGAAGATCCGGGTAGCGACCCTGATGACGATCCCAATGAGGTTGTAACACAAGCCGGTTTTGAGTCGGTCCCCTTCGACCAACCATACGGTGGCGTGATCTCAGTGCAGAGCTCCGACTCCTATGGCGTGGGAGGTCAATACCCGGGCGGTATCTCGGTAAAGCTCACGGACCTCACGAGAAATGCAGGCCGGTACGTGGAAGAGGGCGACGCCGGAGCCAAGATTGCGATCAAGATGGACTGGGCTCGACGGTGGGTACGTCAGGAGATCGCAGAGCTCAATCATCTCGAGGAGCGCATCATCAAGCTCATGGATCTTCGAGAGCAGCTCCAGCAGGAACGAGACACTCTGATCCAACAGGCAATCGGGGGATCGGTACCGGAGTACCCGTTGCCTCCAGACGCCACCCGTTATGCGCGCAATCTTCACCTGACAGACATCGTGACCCAGATGGACTCGGTTTTTTACGAAACGGATGAGAACGGAGAACCCGACTTCAGCCGGATCAACCTGGGTACGCGGGCCGATGGAACGTCTCTTTCTGAGCCCTCGGACAACATCAATGCTGAAAATGCCCAGGTAACCCCGGATGGGATTTCTTTTTACGACACCTTGCTGGCGGATCCTCCCGGGACCGACCCTTTTGCCGCCTGATTCCGCCTATAGAGGGTGCTGTAGTAGACCATGAGTTTCGACTTCCAACTGGCCCACGCGTGCCCCCACCTCACGGTGGAGGAAGAAGTCGTGTTGGGCGCAGATCGTCGGGAGCTTCGCACCCGACAGCCGGTGGCGTCGAGCACATTTGTTCGCATCACGGTCAACGACCAGCTCACAGTGCCCCGAGAGGGGCTGCTGAGCCGTGCGCAGCTTTCCGGGTCCGTCAGCGGTCCTTTCCGGATCGTCAAAAACGAGAACAAGATCTCCATTCAAAACCGGACCCAAAGTGTCGTGGACGTGGCGCTTCCTGTGGGCCCGCGGGTGACTACAGACCAGGTGGTGAGGGTGCTTGATACCGCTCTCCGGAATGGACAGGTGAGCATCGTTCCACAGAACCTCAACGGGTATTTGCGACTGACTGACCTCTCAGACCAAGGGACACGTTCGCAGGTTCGTGTCAGCGGTCCTGCAACAGCCCAAGTTGGGTTTGTTCACCAGATCCGAGCTCGAGGACGAGTGGTCTATCCCTCGTGGAATTTCGCGGACTTCTCTACCGTCTCGATGACGCCTGGGTTGTCGAGCGTTCGAGACGTGACTGCACGGTTTCCCAAGTTCACGCAGCCGGTGAAGGGAAATCCGGTCTTCAAAGTCTCCTATACGACTTACCAGCAATACTGTCGTCGCTGTCAGGGGTTTGGCATCGAGAACGACTACCTCATCGGAGCCGACGGTTCTCCCCTCACGATCGTTAACGAGGATCTTCTCAACCAGGATGTGCTCAAAGTCTTGAGCACCATCAAAGGATCCAACCCCTTCAATCCTGAGTACGGCACTACGCTCTTGACGCGTATCGGCACCAAGGCCCTCGGCACGGGCATCGCGTCGATTAACGAGGACGTGGTGAACTCTCTCACTGTTTTTCAACGTCTCCAAGAAGCGGCTGGGCAGTACCAGGAGATCACAGCGCGCCAGCGTTTGGCGAATGTCATCGCCATCAACACGTTCCCGTCCGAGTTCGATCCAACCGTGTTCGAGGTGCAGGTCATTGCGGCCAACGCTTCCAATGTTCCGGTGGTCATTTCCACGGTCTTTGCTGCACCGGGAACGGCAGCCTTGGCGGGCAGCAACGGTTTGTCCCTGGGGCTCAGCGGGTTTGGACTCGATCCGCGCACAGGAACTATTCCCGGAGTCGCTCCGGTGGGAGGTAACTGATGGTGTCGACGCCCAAAGTCTTTGGTCCTGACGGAGTTGCACGTGAGACAACCCTGTTCTCAACTACCATGACCTCTCGGTTTTTCCAGGGGACCATGGATCCCAGCACGATTGACATGCAGATTTCGATCCGTGGGGGTGCTTTCACTTCGGATCCCGATCTCATCGTGTTCGAAGGAAGTACCTTTTCGTTTCCGAACCCGTCGGCATTCCCTGATGGCCTCGAGTTCAGTGCTGGACGCAATGTTATCGAGGTGCGGTCTATTTCCTTTTCGGGGGCCGTTTCCACTCCGGCACGCGTGGAGGTTACGCTGGTCCAGGAGTCCGACATCACGCTGTTGGGAACGGTCCCCAGCAACATCAGTGTCGAGCAGCTTGACGACGAGGTGGAGATCCGTATCGAAGGTGTCGACGACTCCACTTTTCAAGGCATCAACTTCTACGCGTCACGTTTTTCAGGAGGCGGCGCAACGGGGTATCAGCGAGTCAACCTGAATACCGTATCGGATTTCGAGAGGGTTATGGAGACGGCCAACATTGGGTCTCTTCAGGTCGACAACCCAGTCGCAACAAACCCAGACGGATCTCCGGCTGCCGATCCTCTCTACGTGAAGATCAAGGAGACTCAGACGAGTAGCAGTGATGTCATCGAAAACCTGGAGGACATCACGCTAACTGAAGAACTGGCGGCATCCATCACGGAACAAGAACAAGCGAATCTGTTGCGAACCGATTTCGTACAGGTTTTCGAGGTGCCAGAAACGACGACCACACTCCGAAGCTCTTACAGCGTGGATGCCGTAGTGTCGCGGGCTTTCTACACGTTCCGCCACAACCGTCAGTTCGGGCCCGCTAACGATCCTCCCACGGTACCCATCGGCACCTTTGCCAGCACCCCGCTGACGGAGCCTCTCTACTACGTGGCGACGGCTGTCTTTTTTGATTCTGCTACCCAGATCGAGGTCGAGTCGGCGTTCTCCACTGAGGTAGTGGCGCAACCCGTGGTTATTCGTGAGAACATCGGCACCTTCCCGGCTCCCTCGCGTATCCAGATCGTAGAGGATACGATCAGCGCGATTGGTCGAACCACACCACAAATCGCCATCCAACAGGGGGCTGTCATCCGGGACACGGTCGTGGACCCCATCTCCAACGAGACAGTGCGGCTTCGTTTCCTGGTGGATTTCCTCTACCGGGTCCAATCGTTCGACACCTTGTTGCAGATCGACGGGATTGAGGCGAATGGGGGTTCCACTGCTGTCGCTCAAAGCCCCTACAAGCAAGCCCTCCAGCGTGTGTTCGAGCTCCAAAACCCCGCGGATACACAAGCTATCATCGATCTATCGTTCGACCAGCTTGCATCTCGCAATGGCGTCTTTCGTCGTTCTGGTGATCGGGCTCGAGGGTTCGCTACGTTTTTCACGCGAACCCGTCCCACATCGACCATTTACATCCCGCTTGGTACCCGCATCGCTAGCGGAGCTGTCCAGTTTGTCACCTCAACGGATGGATCCATTCCGATCAACAACGTCGCGTCCTTCTTCGACCCCACAACGAACACCTATCGGATCGAGCTGCCGATCGAAGCCGCGTCACCGGGGGCTGCTGGAAACCTCGGAGCTGGACAGATCCGAACCATCGTCAGCACATTGCCGGGCCTGTCGGTCACCAACCCCAATGAAACTTTCGGAGGCACGAACCAGGAAACGAACCTTGAGCTTTCAGTCCGAGCCCGCAATGCTCTTGCGGCTGTCGACAGCGGCACTGAGCAGGGCACGCTTCAAGTCGCGGCTGACGTAGCCGGGGTTCAAGAAGTCTCCGTTGTGGCGGCGGGAGACTCGCTCATGCAACGCGACTTCGACGAAGACTTCGACAAACACGTGGGAGGCAAGGTCGATGTGTGGTTGCGAGGCCAGGTCCTTGGCACCGTTACCGACACCTTCGCTTTCACCTTCGAGTCGGCTTTTGACGTGCAGTTCGTTGTGTTCGGGAACCCGTTGGCGCTCAAATTCCAAGCGTTGGATGACACTCTTTCACCGGAGAACCCGATTGCAGAGATGCTCGATAACGTCGATCTTGGCCTTGGGTTGCGTAACGCTTCAACGGGTCTATTCCTTGACCTTACTGATGTCGAGGTCCTCGATTACCGAACCATCCAGCTTTCCACTGACGTGTTTCAGCCCCCCGTCGCTTTCGGAGACATCATTTTGGGGGACTATCGCTACATCACATCAACCAAGTTTACCTTTACACGTCAGCCGGTCGATTCTGTAGAACAGGTGACGGGGACCATTTCCGGCACCCTTTCGACAGACAACTGGGAGTTTGTGCGGCCTGACGATCCCCTTATTCTGGGGCGGTCCACGGAAGCGCAGGCGTTCCTCAATATCATTCAGGTGGACGGGGTGCCGAGCGGCGAGCTCATCACGGTGGCTGGAGAGACGCATGTGTTGCTCGGTGAGTTCAACGAGTTCCTCAACAACCTCGGGGCTGACCCGCTAACCGTCAGTGTTTTCAACGCTGACGGAACAGTAGAGTATCGAGGGCCAAACGACCCTAGCGGTATTTCCGACTACACGATTGTTCCCGGAACGCAGACGACGGCTTTGGCCCTTCGTCGAACCTCGAACAGCGCGATTGTGAATGGGCAAACGGTCCTGGTGGACTACGAGCACGCGGAGAATTTCACGGTCGAATACCAGACCAACTTCGTTATTCGAACGGCTCAGCAAGTCCTTGATGCTCAAAAGCATCTGACCGCGGACTTGCTCACTAAGGCAGATGTAGAAGTCCCCATCGACATTACGGCCACCATTGTGACGGTGTCTGGGTTCCGAACCTCGACGGCCGATACGAACGTGCGCACGAATCTGACGACGTTTCTTCGTGCGTTGCCCTCGGGGGCGGCTGTGCGGCAATCCGATATTATCGCGGTGATCGATAACACCACTGGGGTCTCGTACGTGGATAGCCCGCTACGCAAGCTGACGCGAAGCGCAGATAGCTTGGTCGTGCGCGAGCGGGTGCCTTCGTCGGATGGGGAGATCCGGCTCATCGTCGGGACTTCTCAAGTGCCCTTCTCTACGGACACGGTGAAAACGTGGCTTCTGGAAAACCCTCTGAACAGTTCGACCAGTCAAGGCGGAGGAGATGGGACCCAGTTTGCTGGTGTGTTCCAAGACGATCAGGCGATGACGTTGCAGCTTACGGACGCGCAGTCTCTAAAAGACGGCGCCAACCGGGCCTTCATCATCGGTAACGAAGGGATCATCATTCCCGGATTTAGCGATGACACCACCATCCAGAACACTTTCCCGGCTGCCAACACCGCACAGGAGATCCAGCAGATTCGGCAACAGATTACGGGTAACCGGGTTCTGATTTCTTTGGCAGCCAACGACCGCCCACAGCTTCATGAGTACACCGTGACTTATACGGTGGCCTTCGTGGAGACTCGAGTTCAAGACATCGAAGGCAGCTCGATTGAAGTCTTCGAGGTAGGCAATCTGATTTTCACGTTCGCGGAGGATGTCCGTGGCTGACGACAAAAAGCCGCTCATCCTTTCGGAGCAGCCGTATCTCCCCTTTCAGCGGGAACAGAATCCGGCCCCTGCCGGCACCTCGGGACAACAAGGTTCACGGTCTCTCCGGGACATCACCAACTCCATCTTGCGGACGTTCCAGCAGGTTCTTCCGTCGAACTACGTCTCTGAAATTCCGGGCCCGTACTACGTCCTCCAGTACCAAGCCTTGGCCGAGCAGCTCGCCAAGATCCAGCTCGAGCTCGAGGACGTGGGGCTCGAGTCCGATGTAGATTTCGCCCGTCCCGAGTTTCTTTGGCAGATGATCGGCACTCTGGTTTTTCCGGACACTGAGAAGACGCCCCGCGGGATCCCGGAAATCGATGGAGACCTGACCTACCGCGAGTTCCTTCGACGGATGATCTTACTCCTGCTTCAGGGAGCCACCGAAGATGTTGTCGAAGAAGGTCTGAACCTGTTGAGCCAAGCGGTTGTTCAGGTTCTGGCCAAAGTGAACTTCGCTACCGATCCCAACACAGCTTGGGGGCTTGGAGAACAACATGAGTTCGAAGTCAACGTGCTCTGCCAGACTGTGTTCACGGATCCGAATACCGGAGAGCTCATTACTGGGGCTCTTGGCACCGGTTTCCCAGAGGATCCCTTTCGGGTCTTCCGCAACAACGTTCGAATCCTTCGGGCCCTAAAACCCGCCAAGGCTCTTTACGAGTATCGCCATCTTTTCCTCGATGCGTTCGGGAACCTGTTCACGGCAGAGCCGATGATCGATCTCGACCCTTGGTACTACGAGGACTTCCGCAAGTTCTGTTGCGGGATGAAGGAGATCGTTGGGGACCAGGGAGTTACGCTGGCAGGCCGCATGCTTTTTCAAGACGTCACTTTGGATTTCCGTTCGGTGTGTCCCGGCGCCACCCTCGAGATTCTGGATGGGCCCAATGCCAGCGCCAACCAGGGAGGCATGGACGCGGGGACCTATGGGCGGTATCGCGTGGTAGGTCTTCAGCGTCTCATCTTCGGAGCCGATGGTGAGTTCGACACGGATGGCAACATCACCGAGCTCACGCCGCGACCGTACACCACAAGCCCCACGGGGTTGAGCGGAGAGGCCACCGCAGATACGGATGGGGTTTTGGAGGACCTGAACCAGGATTTTTCCGATGCTGTGGAAGGTGAAATCCTGACTTTTCTCGAAGGACCCAACGCTGGGAGCTATCGCCTTGAGACTTTGTTGGGAAATAGCGGAGGACCCGTAGGACAGGTTCCAGCAGGCTCTGGGGTGACGGGTGTGCGTGTCGCGCCGAGTATCCTCCAAATCGCCACGAGGATGCCGCAGGGAGCCACAGAGCAGAGTTACCGTGTCTCGGTGGAGCGTCTCGGTGTTCGCACGCCGTTTACCGTTCTGGCGGAGGACGTTTCAGCCCAATTCTACATCTAGCGCCTCGGTGGCGGGCCTATAGCGGCCCCAAGGATAGAACCGCCGAATTCCCGGCCGAGGAAACAGCATGGCTACCGCACTGATCCAAAGTCTCGTCAACGGAATCAATCCGGTGGTCGGGGCGAGCCGAGACGATCTCCGGGCCGGAGATGTCGTCCAGCTCGACCAAGTCGGAGGTCCGGCGACCACTTACGCCTGGTCGATCGCCTTCGCGCCGGAAGACAAGGACCGTAATCCCTCCGCAGCAGTTCTTGTCGGGAATGTCTTTGGCCCTGGGCCGGTGACTTTCACCGTCGATAACGAGGGCCCCTACCTAATTCGCCTCGTTGTCGATGCGGGATTGCCCACGCAAGACGAGCAGTACGTTCGTCTGCGCTATGACACCTTCTTCGGAGACCTCAAACTTGTCGCCGCTGGTGAGCGTCGTGATGGAACCGGCATCATCCCCGTAGACATCGATGCGGAGGGCTGGGCCAACGATCAAAACTTCAACCTGAACCGTCTTCTTTGCCTTGTCCAGCACGTCAGTGCCAGTGGTCGCATCATCTACGTCGATGCGAACCGGGGTAAGGATAACCTACAGGCCCCCAACGATCCTGCGGTGGCGGAAGGGTTTGCCGACTTCTCCACCATCAGCGATGCCATCCTGGCAGCCGAGACCAACGCTGAGTTCAACGGAGGCATTCTCCCCAGCGCAACGCAGCCGATGATCGTCGCGGTGCGTCCTGGTTTTTACGAAGAAGATGTCGAGTTCAAGCCCTACGTTCACGTCATCGGGTGGCCCAGTTCTGGTGGGGGTACCGGAGAGCATCCCGATTTTGATCGCAGCGTAAACATCAGGGCGGCCAATGCTGGAGGCCCTCCGGCCTTCACGTTCACAGCGAATCTCCCCAATCTGGGGGAGTACTGCTACATCTCCAACGTCATCCTCGAGAATGTAGGCGCAACAACCAATGCGCTTCTGCGAAAGATCGGTGATGGTGACGTGTATCTGGTCAACTGCGAACTGCTTCAGAACGGCGGTGGCGCTCCCAGCCAGGGCTCTGGCATTTCTGTCGAATCCGGTCGTGCCTTCGTCGACAACACACGTGTCATTCAGACCGATACCTTTAGTCATGAGTCGACGGCATTTGTGGTCTCCTCAGCCGCTGGCACTTCGGGTCTCATCACGAAAGATTCGATGTTCATTGGGCCCTCCATCGGTCAGGTAGACCCGACCCAGTTTGGTGGCGTGACAGCCCTGTTCAACAGCACCCGGTTCCAACAGGTTCAAAATGCCGGCGCAGGCACTGAGTTCGCCATTCAAAGCTGGTCGGAAGACCTGATCCTCGAGAATTGCGAGCTCACTGTCGATCCAGCAAGTGCCATCACGGAAGCTCTGGAGATCAACGCAGATGCCGCGGGGACCCCTGGGGACCTGTCGTTGACACTACGTCGGACGTTGTTGGGAGATACCACCAGCGGCGCTCCGGGGTTTCTGGGATTCACTATTGACAGCACAGGAGTAGCTGGAACTGCTTTCCTGCGTCTGGGGTCGTCCGAGTACGGCACCGTCACTCAAGTGGGGCCCGTAACCCGACAAGCCCTGACCATCGGAACGTCGCTTTTCTACGACAACACAGCATCTGGCTTGGTGTCCGAGAATGTGCAGGACGCCATTGACGAGATTGCCGGTGGTGGTGGTGGTGGGGCTGCCCCCAGTACCGCGCCTTTCATTACCCACGCGGTGGCAGCCGGTCTCACCGACAACCGGGTTCTGTCAGCCGGGGTCGGTACCTCGATTACCAACTCGGGTGTCGATGACGGCTCGGTCACCGTGGACCTCACTGCCACGGGCGTTGCTGCGGGGCCCTATACCCGAACTGATCTGACGGTTGATGCCCAAGGTCGCATTACACTGGCTTCGAGCGGGGTGGTTGAGTCGTCGTACGAGGAGGCGATGGTCATCCCAACGACGCCAATCGTTCCTCCTTTTACCGTTCAAGAGTTCAACATCGTGAACTTCGCCAGCGGGTTTAGCTTCGCGGGCGGGGCTTCGGGCGCTCTTCAGGTCTATTTCCACGTAGGAGGGCCTTTTCCCGTTGGCACATTTTTGGATGTCTTAGCCGGACCTCCTGGTGGCTTGGTCACGATTCTGCCGGCTCCGTTCGACCTGTCCACGCTTCCACCTCCGCCTTCTCTCACGGCGATCACACTCGCGCCCGGACCGTTTGCCTTCCCCGCCGGTAACATCATCCTGATGCAGGTCACATACCCCGCCGCAGCACCGGGTGGCACGGATGGCCTGATTGTTTCGCTCACCGGGAACACCTAAATCGAATCAACTTTGTGCTGTGGTAGATGAGCGTCGAAGGCTACGGACTTGAACCCTATGGGGCCGGCCCCTACGGGGGATTGGGAGGTGTCATCCTCCCACCAACCGTGCCCCCTTTGGGTGGCTACGGTGGCTATGCCTACGGTCTGAGTCCTTACGGATCGCTCGGCGGTTTTGGCAAGCCTTCGATCGCTGTCACTGGGGGATACGGAGGCTGTGCGTACGGCACGGGTCCTTATGGGTGCATCGACTCCCTGGCTAACCCGCCCGAGGTCATTGCAGCGATATCGATCACAGGGTTTGTCATCGAGGTCTTTTTCTCGAACGAGATGTCGCCTGACGTCGATCTATTCGACCCCGCGAGTTACACGATCCTCGACATCACTGGTGCTGCTCCTGTCACGGTTCTAAGTGTCCAGACGGGTGTGGACGGGGTGTGGGGTCCCACATCTGTTCTGCTCAATCACACCGGCACCACCTTGGGAGGTCTGTATCGTGTGATCGTTTCGGGGCCTCGAGATATCGGAGGCACTGAAATCGCGGCCTATGCTCCGTTGAACCAAGCTGAGCTCTTGACGAAGGGCGAGCCCCCGCCCTTCACCGTCACGCCCATCTCGGGCACTGAGCTCCGGTACGATTTCGAGCAGGACATGCTCACTGAAGCTGGGTTCACTCCGGGCATCTTGCAAACGGACGCCTACGGGTACGAAACCACCTTTCCTCAAAACATCCTCCCACAAAGCGTCACGCACCCGTTCAACGCCGATTTGAAACAGGTGAAAGTCGATGTCATCGGCATGACCTCGGCGCAGTACACGGGCGTTGTGAGCCCTGCTACAGCCATTGATTACGACGCGACTTACTTGCCCAACGATCCCCAAGCTGATTTCGCGTCCCAAGAAATAGGTACCGGAACCACCACGCAGGGTGTCGACGAAATTCTTCTTAGTGTTCCAGTTGGATTTGCATACGGTTGGAGATTCCTCGATACGAGCGGCAAACTTCTACCGAACTCAAGCTACCGCGTGGACGTCACCTTCGACGTGTCCGCGACGGCTTTTATCGTCCCGACCATCGACTCGGACCCGTTATTCCTGCTGCTCATCAACGACGGGTCGGTTCAGGTGGAACTGTCGTTCAGTCGAGTTGCGGGCATCGATACGATCGAGATCAGCTCCGGAGCTTTCACGGCGAGTTCGTCCATCGATTGGACGAGCCAGGAAGTCACTGTTTCTCTGGTGCGCAACCAGAAAGCTGACACCTACGCTGTGGTGGTCAACGAAGAGCCCATCGTGGCCGGTCTTACGGCAAGCTTCACAGGGGCACCCGGATTCCCAGCAGGTATCCAAGTCCATCTAAATCCCGACGGTGTTTACGACATCGTGGACTTCCCTCTACGAGATCTTCTCTTCACTGCGACGCAAACGGTTTTCTCGGCCGCGTGGAACTTCCTACATAATCAGGCTGCCCCCTTCGTAGGGTCGGGGGCGAATGCCAAGGACTTCCTACTCACTGCCAAGGGCCCTCTGGTTAAGGGATGGGGAGATGCGACTCCAGCCACGAAGCAAGACGTCGTGGTTTACGTGAACGGTGTCCCGATTGAGGTTGAGAAGGTCAATCCGTACTACGGCAAGATCTTCCTGACGATCCCGATTCCTCTCATGCCTCCGGGTACGATGGAAGTGACCGTCGACTACATCTGGTTTCCGTCCCCGATCATGGCCATGGCAGGGCTGAACACCCTGGGCCTCGTCTTGAACAAGTTCGACTGCAAACCGAGGTGCCCAACCGGAGGGAACTCCGACGGAGTGGGGTTACCGGGTGGGGGCACCAACGGGATCGAATTTTCTCGGTTTCCTATGGGCATCGTATTGGGCCCTGGAGGCCCTGACATTCGCAAACCCCTACTTCGAAGCCCCCGCTTCATCGCCTTCCAAAAACCCTATACATCCTCTCTGAACAGCCCCACGACGTTGTTGTTGAACCGCAACCCGCATCAGGTGGCCCTCTCCTGTGAGGAGCGAGAGCTCGAGGGGGCCATCGTGTTTTACGAGGGTACTCAAGACCCACAGTTCACCGATCCGGCCTGGACTCTGGTGGGAACCAGTGAGGTCGATAACCTCGATCCCAGCGATCCGGACGTTCTCTTCGCGAACCCGCCCAACCTGCTGCTTCCTACTCAGGCCGCCACTGACCAGGGCATTTGGCAGGTGTACAAGACTATCAGCGGTCCCTACGGAGAAGGGGATGTCACCTTCTACACAGAGGCCATCCAGACCGACTTTCCCCAGTCTTTGGTGCTGGTGGCTCGGTTCCAAGTGCTGCCGTCTGCCACCCTAGGAGAAGAGGAAGCGGAAATCGAATCGCTTCCCATTCCTGATGGGGTGTTTGTCGGGGTCGGGTTCGGTTGCCATACCAACGACCATCTTTACCTGGTTGGATGCCTACTCATCAAGGACGTCCAGCATGTTGGCATGTTGGTCGATCCCGCTTTTCCCGAGCTCGCTGAATCTTGGGAGCTGGCTTATCAGACACCCATCGAGATCCTCGATCCCACGACCTTTCGGACACAGAGCGACGACCTTCCACAGCTCATCCGAGAACGACTGATTTCGGATGAGCTTGTGCGCTTCCAAATTCTATCGGGTACCCAGGCGGGTGTGTACGAGGTCCTTGAAATCGTGGATCAGACAGACGGCATTAGCACGGTGTCGATCGACCCTGATTCTCCCTTTCCTGCGGATCCTCAGATTTTCGGCAACCGGGATTTCACGGCGGCTTTCGAGGCCCGTTGGGACGGGGACGGAGAACCTAATCGGCCCGTTACGTACCGGCTCGTTGTCAAGAATGACATCAAGCTACTCCCTGAAGGCTACGCTGAGCTTTTCGTAGGGAGCTCCTTCGGCGGCGCTTCGCTAACTCTTGAAGGAGCCCCTTCTTTTGCCATCCCTCCGGATGGAGTTTTGCTGTACCCCACGGGTGAAGATGGGGAGGTGTTCTGGGGGTCCCTGGATCGCCGGGCAAGCAACCTCAGCAACTGGCATTTCGTCCGTTATGCCGTTGACCCTGGAGTCACGACTCAGAACTTCCGTCAAATTGTTGTCGCAGCCGAGATGAACGACTTGCCGGAAGAGGACCCGAATAACATCTGGTTTCTCACGCAAGAGTTTGGATCTCGGATCATCGATTCAACGGGTGATCAGGTCCTTCTCAAGGCTACTTCCGCCGACAACCAAGTCGGTGTCGAGGGCCAAGATCTCTCCATCGGGTATGCTCGGATCGAACCCTTCCTCACTCGACGGATTGCCATTGATGTGGACACGACTTTCCAGGTCGACAGCGGGGTTCTCGGTGCAGGTGACCTCCTCTACAGCGTGAAAGACGGTCTTCGGGAAGTTCGTCTGGCCACCCTGCTGTATTTGGACGGGGCTTCTGAACGGTCCCTCCTCTATCTCGAAAACCTGTCCCTGTCTGGACTACTACTTCCCGATGAGCAGGGATGGGCCAAGTCAGGATCTTTGACTCTGGAACGCGTGCAGGGTCACCGCCTCCAGTTTCAACAGGTGACAGGAGAGACTCTTCTGTACTCGTTGGAGCTCTTGCAGGCCCCAGCGGTGTCCCTTGCTGGAGATGGCCGCATTTTCGAGTCACGGATCCAAGTCGAAACGATCGGAGCGACAGACCCCGACGGAGATACGGGCATCTTCATCGGTACAGATGTGGGGCCCATTGGAGGTGCTCGAGGTGTGGGTCTTCAGCTTCGGGTTGCTGCTGGAGGAGACCCGGATCAGGTGTTCCTGTTTTCGCTCGAGACGGGTCTTGAAGTAGCTGCTTTCGACGTTGACTGGAACGACGGCGAGCTCCACACCTATCGCGTCATCGTAGACACGGATGTGGATACCGTCACGGTGATTGTGGACGACGTAGTGCTGGGAACGGCTGACTACAACCTCTTCGCTTTTTCGTCGACCGACACCGAAGCCACCTTGGGCTTCGCAAGCACGACTACCGAGGCACAGGTACAGATCGAAGACTGTTCGGTGATCGTGCTGCCTCCAGCGGACGCCAAGCGAACACTTGGGGTCTGGCTGGGGGGGGATGAAACCGACATCAACCAGTGGCAGATCCCCCGGACAGACAGCTTGGGTGTTCCAAATTCCGATCTGACCGCTGTCATCGAGGAGATGGATTGGAGGTCTCGCATCCGAGCTCGCATCCATAGAGATCCTGGATGGGGCGTTACCATTCTGCGGCCCGATCTTCCTCCGCCTCCTGGATTTACTGGAGACTTCGCCACCCAGTTCACCGAGCCGAGTGCAGGATGGATCAACGTCGAATATCGTGATCTCCCACGCACGTCCGACGCTCTCGGGTTCGTTTCATTTGGGGCCTTGAACCCGTCCTCCATCAGTCAAACTCGCATCGATGAGGTGCGGTATCGCGTGTACCGCTACGCCACGGAGGACGTCATCATGCCTCCGCACATGGTGTTGAATCAGTACAACGTCATCACCAGTGGAGAGTTCACGGAAGACATCACGATTGAACAGGCGACCATCATCTCGGAAAACGCCACCACCATCAAACTGTCGGGCGCGAACATTACAGCGGTACGAGTTTTTCAGCTTCAGGTTCCCGTGTTTGGGGGCGGCCAGCAGACCATTCTTCCAGGATCTTTCGACTTCGACGAGGAACTTCAAGTCGTAACCATCACGGATCCTTCTCTGGCCTTGGATGTGTTGTTGAACCCAGACGATCCCGATGAGATCTCGCCAGAGGGGATCCCGTTTGACCAGAGCCAGTTCCCAACTAAAGTTCCGGTGGTGGTGAGTTTTTCACCCGGTAAGCCTCTGACAAAGACATACCTGTGCTCACAACCGTTGTTGGACGGCACGACCTTGCTCAATGAGGGTACCCCTCCGTTCGAGACGAGCCAGGTGATGAAAGACGAAGGGTTCTTGGCGTGGGGGTCCAGGATCAACGACCCCAACGATCTTCTCAACACGGACCCGGATTTTATCCTCAACGACCCGTTTCGTTTCCGGGATTTCCGGTCCGATCCCAAAACGCAGTTTGAGGAAATTGACTTCTGCGAAGTTTCCGAAGGAGAGGACTGTCGACTCTCTCCTTTCTGTGATGACGGATTGCCTGGTGTTGCTGAAGCAGGCCACCCAGGTAACGAACCAGGAGACATCGGAAACGGTCTGATTGGCATCGACTTCGAAGGTCTTGCCTTCACGGAAACCCAGCCGATCACGTTTACGGATGGCCCTGTCAACGGGTTCGGGCAAATCACCAGCACGGTTTTCCTCAAAGCCAGCGGTGGGGACGCGCCACCGGGAGGCAACCTTCAGGAAACCATCTTGTTTACTCCGCTGGGACCCGGGACACCACCGTTTGAAGGCGTCGACGGTACTGTGGGTTGGAGCGTGTTTGGACAGCTCTATGACACGCTCACCAACACCACCACCAACATCTACTTCGGGACAGAGTCGCTCGGTCCGTAGCGGTTTTCGTCCTATCGAAAGCACCTAGCAGGGAGTTCCCATGCCCAAACCACTTCGTGAAAACCTCAAGACGGCCCGCACTGGGTTCAAGCTCGGCATGGGACAGCGCATGGCCGAGGCCGCCACAATTATCGGCAGCGCTAAAGGGCGTGTGTTCATCGAAATGCATGATGCCCGAACGGGAAAACTTCAAGAACACCGAGAGGTAGACAATGTCGTCACGCTCGACGCAAGCCTCTTGGTGGCGCGCCTCACTAAAGACCCCGATGAGCCAGCCCACGGCATTAACATGCTCGCCATCGGAACCGGAGCTCCGGGTGCTGTGCTTAACCCCGACGCTCCTTCGGCCGAGCAGCGCCGTTTGAACAACGAGATCGCTCGGAAGCCTTTTTCCGAGACGACGTTCCGCGATGCCAACGGGGCGGCCGTCGCCATTCCGACCAACGTCGTCGACTTCACCACGATCTATGGCGAGTCCGAGGCTGTAGGTCCTCTCAATGAGATGGGCCTCATGTCGACAATTTCCGACAACACCGGAGTGCAAAATCTGAATCCCAACTTCGCGGGCAACGGGGGTCAAGCATACGACCCGACGGTCGACGTCACCAAGTATGACCTCCTCTGCAACTACCTGACCTTCAGCGTGATTTCGAAGCCCGCGACGTCGATCCTTACGATTACGTGGCGGATCACGTACTGAAATAGCGAGCTATGCCTACCCGTCCCAAGTTCTACCCGCTATCGGTTAGCCGCTACTTGGATCCCAAGGAGCGGAGCTGGGACACTGTTGTTAGCCAAAAAGGCAAGCTTGTTCTCGATTCCGAGAAGAACCTCGAGCAAGACATTCGGGATCTCCAACGGATTCGCGAGCAAGCTCGGTCTGTGCCTTCTGGTTGGGTACGAGGTCAATCGCGTGGGGACGCTTTCGATGAGTTCAGTTTCGATGACCCGTGGTTGCCGGGTCCCGTTTTGAACCCCGACTTCGTCCCGAATGCCTTTCATATGCAGAAGGTTCAGGCCCTTGTGGCCGGGATGCTGCTGGATATCGAGTACGCGAACACGGACATCAAAGGCGATAACTTGATCGTTCTCGATGCTCCGAGTCCCCCCGGAGCTCCTCCTGTTTTCAAAAGGACAGATTTCGTGTTCCTTGAAGTTTGGTTGGCCTTGGTAAGTGCCAGCCCTTCAGCTCGAGGGACCTTGAAGGTAAGTGATCCGGTAGCCTCCAGTCCTGGAGATACGATCACAGTGGACGGCATGGTTTTCACAGGCGTCCTCATTCCGCCTGCGGCGAACCAGTTCCAGATTTTCCCCGGCAGCCCGACTAACACGGCCACCAGTATTGCGACCCAAGTCAATGCAGCGGTTGCAACCGTTACTGCGGCGGCCAACGCCAACATCGTTCAAGTCACCGCTGCTACTCCTGGTGTTGCTGGCAATGCGATCACGTTGGGAAGCAGTAACCCACCGGCCATTCTGGCTTCAGGCGGGTTCCTGACGGGCGGCGTGGACACGCCAAACAAACCGACCCAGGACTCGATCTATCGTCATGGAAACGTCCAGTCTTCGGCCGCCGTGGCTCTCGCTGACGACATTGAAGATCCGGACGTGGCGGCCGAGACGACGAAGCGTGTCCAAATTCAATATCGGATTCGTCACACGGGCGAACCCGAGGGCGTCGACTTCAAGCTCCAAGCAGACGGGTTTTCAAATCCGAACATCCTGGCGCAAGGATCCCAGAGTGCGCCGGTGGCTATGTATCCGTTCGTGCCCGCAGACAACAAAACGGTCATCGACAACAGCGATGCTCGAGACGGGGTGGCAGGAACCGACATCGGGTACGGCATCATCGACAACGGTCTGTATGTCGCTGGCAATGGTACTGCCAGCTCAGCCTCCGATCTTGGGACCGTAGACGGGTTCGTCTATGCCGTCCCTCTCGCTTTCGTTTTTCGGAAAAACGACAACACAGCCGGAGGAGGCTTTGATCCGGCCAGCAACACCAATGGTGCGCTTCTGCATGACCACGCGGCCATTGGAAACACGAATCTCTTTGTGACTCCGGTTCCGGTAGGGGCTTCAAGCCGCCCCGACGGTGCTTTTGCAGACGCCATTGGAGCGACTGATGTAATGGACTTGCGCCGGCACATCCGCTTGACTGGCCAAGATCTGGCCGCTGAGACCCAGTACCAGATGCAGTTGTTGCAAGACGGCACCATGCGTACCTGGGCCATCGATACGGCGTCCAAACAGATACTGGGAGCTGGCTCTGGCGATGTCTCCACGCAAAACCTGGTGGCCAATGAAGTGGGGCGCACGGCGGCATCGGGAGGAGTCCCTCCCCTTTCGGGAGACACCACTCGAGGAGTCACCATTCGCAACTTCGATCACTTCGCCCGCCGCTTTGGAGACCAACCCATTGTGGAACGTGTGGTCCTGGCCCTTCTTCCAGGCGACATGATCGGCACATTCCCTGGGAAGTATGTGGTGCGACCCGGATACGCCGCTGGGTTTGCGGGATGGGCTGAGGGTGACGAGATCAACATCGATCTTGCGATGTTCAACATGTCTACCCTTGGGGATTTCGATCCTACCAACCTCGAATCGTGGCCGGTTCCAGCAGCCGTATTTTCGGCTCTTGCTCCCGCCGGCACCATCGTGACGGACGTCCTTTCGATTTACCACGATGACGGTAACTGGAATGTGGCAGTGGATCAGACGGTCAAGGCCACAACTATTTTGGGGTTGGGAACCACGCATGTTCAGATCACTTTGGACACGAACCCCACGCAGGTGACTGGGGGCCTCAATGCCGCAGCCCATGACATGGTTGGAACCAATGTGAGTGGTGATGTGGGGTCCCCTCGACGGATCTTCGTGGAGCTCGAGGTGACCTACCCGCTTGGTGTTGGCCTCACAGACACTCCTGATCTGGAACTCACACCTGACGATCCTCCGTACCCCTATGAGGCCATGCTGGAAAACTGGCTTCCCACCGGCCCAGATCAGCGTCCTACAGACATGGAAGATCGGTTGGAGCCCGCGTTCCGCTCAGGGTTCCGCGAGGTAATGATCGAGTACATTGCCAACGATCCCACCGGGGGTGGTGGAAACACGGGCCAACCCATCGGCACCCTGACGCCAGAAACCGTGGTGAGTCGGGACCCGTTGAATCTGGTCCTTCCTCGCCGGTTTTACGGAGATGCGTCTACGAGCGTCACGGTGACGGACCTCGATGACGGGAATCCGCGAGACGTCGATGACCCCAACACCGAGTTTGGATCCTCGAGCCGTTTGGTGGTGCTCAACAACACGGGATTCCCTCCTGCGGTGCCCTTGTCCGGAGCAGGGCAAACCCTGTGCGAGGTTCGATTTTTCGCTCAAGACCCGGTGCCCAATTTTGGGCCAGCCGGTGCGGGGTACCAGCAGACGGTTTACTACCGCACGAATGCGCCGCAGACCGTTGGCACCAAAGAAGGTGTCATCAGCACGACCATTCAAGATTTCCCGTACACGGGTGCAGTGGGGCCGTTGCCTTCTACGCTCGAGGTCGAGCCGCTCTACGTCTCTCAGAACGTGTGGACTGGACAGGTGGGCATGGGCAGCGTGGAGCTTCCGTTCCCGCATTTCGCTCCACTTGATCAGTTGCCCGTCAACGACGGGCGCACTGAGGTCCCGCCCGCTCCCATGATGTTCCCGGGGGAGTACTACTTCGCTGCGACAGCCAACATCAGCATCGATGACTTTGATGCCGAGGTTGGCACATTGGCTCTTCATTCTCTGGTACCGGCCGAGGGATCGATCGGATGGACGATCGGGGGCACGCCGACGACCGACGAACCTTTTAAAGACACCGAGTTCCGCGCGGTCTATCCGATCATCAACCGTAGCGGCCATCGCCCGACGGCCATGGGCCAAGGGATGAGCAATGTCGTGCGGCACAAGGTCTTTATGCCTGCGTTGGTCCGTTCGAGACAAGACAGTGTGCTCTTCCGCAAAGACGAGGTGTTGCTTCTCGTAATCACGCGATGGGCCATCTTGGACGCCAACAACGATCTCACGTTTGCGGATACTGGAGGCAACACCGGAGTGGGCGTTTTCCGTACGAAGAACCTGCTGATGGTCGCGGGAAATCAGGAGTAAGCCATGCCTCGTGAAGTAGACCCCGGTACGATCAAGAAAGGCTCTGGGCTGGCGAACCAGGATTCGGTGGACTCGAATTCGTTTACCGATGAGGTCATCGAAGGTCAGAACCACGGTCTCGAAGCACACATCAATGACGTGTCCGATGCCCACCCGGCGTCGGCGATCTCGACTACCGGATCAAACGGAGCCTATGACGGGGACGATGTCCAGGAGAACTTGGACGAGTTGGCCGGTCTCATCCCCATTCGTCCCCCTACTATTGGGAACTTTTCGACTGCGGTATCTTTCACAGGCATCACGGACTGGGGAAAACTGAAGCTTCGGGATGGGGGGTTTGTGGACCGGGGCGACGTGACGCCTCCTGATCCGAATACCCCGCCCAACGATTTCTTCGTCTACAACGAGTTCTGGTATCCGCCTTACGAGACCCAGAACCTCTTCGCAACCGCGATCGCACCAAACCCCCCAGGAGTGGTGTTCACCACTCCTGGGGAGGACCCTGCTTCGGATCCCACTTTCAACGTTGAGGATGTTGGATACCCAGGAGGCGGATCAGGCGGGGCGCACCACGGGGGGTTCACTCGCACTACTCCCGTCGTAGAAACGGCCCGTACTTTCAACACGACGTTGCCCAGCACGGATGTCGTGATCTCAGGTTCGGTTTACCCGGCTGATCGGGGTGTCATTGCTCTGTTTCACTGGCCCGCTGACGGGGGCGTCGTCGATTTCTTGGCTCAACCTCTGACCGAACGGGTCATCGCAGCCGTTCTCTGTGGTCAAGGGGTGAACAGTGACTGTGACGGGATCCCCGGAGGCATCTTCGAAGAAGGAGACCCCGATGTGTACGCGTTCCCAGGACGGGCGTCGGGCCAGTACGATCTGGTAGAGCTTCATTTGGGGGTGGATGCCCAAACGGGTGACCCGCTTCCTGCGGGTCCGGATCCGACAGCGGGTCAGGTGCGTCTGGGATCGGATCCCGACGCTGGGGTCCCCGTTGTCCCTGGGGGCATCCCGATTTTGGGAGGCACCACAGCGGCCAATGGTGGTGGAAACGACGACAACTACTTCCGTTACCGTCTCCCTTACCTGGACGATTATTCGGATGCGACAGGGCTTGAGTTCACTCCGGCTGTTCAGCGACCACGGTATTTCACGAAGCCAGCGGTTTCTCTGAATCCCGGCACCGACCTTACTCAGGCCGGTGACTACGCCAATTTCTCGAAGGACTACTGGACTTACCAAGTCAGTAGATATCGGCACACCTTCGACACTGCCACGTTCTCGTCGCCCGACAACGGCTCCTACATCCTCTTGCACTTCCGTCAAGAGAGAGACTTTGAGGCGTTCGCTCGAGACGGCATCATGCCTGACGACATTTCGTTTGGATACGAGCTCTGGAGTGCGGGGATGGTGAACTACATCAACCCCGAGAGCGTGGACAATTTGGTGGACTCCTCCGACCTCCTCGCTCCGTTGACCTCAACGGCGTACCACCTCCACCGATCTGCTGTTTTCAACGATAGCGATGATGCGCTCGGCACCCTGAGTCTGGTCTATACCTTCGACCGCGAGCCTGATGAGGTCATGTACGTCTCGGGCGTCCAGTACTTTCTTCCCAACGGCACAGGGGTTGGGACCAACTGGCAGATCGATTCGCTCACCTGGAGTGTGAGCGGGATGTTCTCCCCCACCTACCTCCTCGGTGATGCGGCACTGGGTGCCACAGATGAAACCCCTGGCCTGTGGCATCGAGCTCCGACCCTCCTCTACATGGGGATGGCGACCGCCGACTCCAACATCATCAACGGATTGGGACCTGGCTACACAGGCACTGCTTTCTATCAACGCGTAGACTTCAACTACACCGACCTCGATTCGGTCAGTGGGCCTTTCGATCTTACGATGGGCCCCACTACCATCGACTCGGCTGATATCGTCCTAACGGGTGGAGACACCCCCGTTACCTTTGCTGGGGACGACAATCAGTGCCACTTCTGGTTTGACGCCCGTTTGCGTGCTTTTGCTCGTAAGCCTCAAGACCAGCAAGATCCGGTTTCACCGAACACACCCTTCCTGTTCCCGAATCCCGGTAGTGACACTCTTCTCCTGCATACCACTTCGCATTCGCCTTCTTTCGACAGCGGAGGGGACTACGGGAACTTCAAAACTGCCGTGGGGGATTCGCCGCCGCGAGCCAATCTCGAGAACGCCCGAAAGGATGTCGAGGAGCGGTTTTACGACGAGGTGTATCGGGTGGCTGCGGTTACCTTGTCTAGCATCGATCCGACTTTCGACGCGGGGCTGTTGATCGGAAACCTGACCGGTCCGGGACTTCCTTTTGGCCCTCTGGGCCCGATCGAACTACCGGTCCGGTTTGCTGGCGAACCTTTTGCGACTTTTGGAACCGCTTCTTTCCTCCGGGCCGATTACATTTTCGAGGATCTGAGTTCGAGCGCCCTCGTGCCCAATGAGCTCCAAGTTTCCGGTCTTCCCGATCGGAACCCACCAGCAACTGACGGGGTAGAGAACCCGTGCCCCTTCTCTGGCATGGTGATCTACCCGCAGATCGATTACTCGACCGGGTTCCGTCCCTCCACGGGTGCTGGGGATACGACCGTTGCTCAGTTCGATTATTCCGGATCCCCTGCGTTGGGGAACGACCGATTCTATTATCGGATGTTCGATGCCGCTTACTTCAACGACATCCTCCAAGCGGAACCTAGTGTCGTTGGGCAGCCCTTTTTGACCTTCCGTATCGACGGCCTTGAGTTGGCGGATTTTGCCTTCGCGGCACCGGGGCCAGGATCCCCCTTCATTTCGCTCGAGCTCAAAATTCCAGGCTTGACCACGTGGATGGACATGGGGCGTCGAGACACGGACGGCCCGTCGAAACAGGATCCGCTCACCGATGGTGCGGGCTGTCAGATCGTGGACCCGAACCTGACCTTTGACGGCCGAGACGCTGTGACGGGTACTGTGTTCTGTCAGGTTCGCGTCAACGTGGGTCCCGCAATCAATATTTTCGCCAACACAGGAGCTGTTGCAGGAGCGCCGGCCGGAGTAGCTCCCGTGTTTTTCCGGGCACGCATCCGCAGTACCGGGGTCCCTCTCAATTTCTCTCAAGGGGGGCCGACCGCTACCACGGATATCCCTCGAGCCCTTACGGGCGTCTCCCTTCTTCGACACAGCGATGGTCTAGGCCCCAACGATGCCGCTCCCTACGGGCCTCCCGCGTTCCCGTAAGGAATAGAGAGCAATGGCCGAGTTTACTGATCAGGACAAGGAACTTCTCGACAAGCTCCGCAAGATGTTCGAGGCAACGGGCAAGACCCGTAGTCAGCTCGATCCTTGGCAGGAGCACCTTGAACGGAACACATCAGTCAACGCCAACAAAGCTGCGTTGGCGTCAAAGATCGTCGCAGGGTTTTCGGGTTCGTGGGCAGCTCAATACAACTTTGGCGAGCAGTCCATTGTTCAACCTTCAGGAAACACCGCGCTTCGAGCTCGTCTTGACGCTGATCCTCAAGGTCCCCCTATCCCGGTTCGAGCCAAGGAATCCAAGATTGGCAAGAGAGGGATGCCAGAGGTGGGGTTTGTTCCCTACAACTGGCGAACCAATACCTTTGGAAGCAAGGGGCCCTCGCTCGTTGGGCACCCCATCAGCTTCGAAGTTGTTGGGCCGACTCTCAAAAGTCCTTTTTGTGATTGGACTTGGGAAGTTTCGCTGGGGGCAGGTCCGAATGGCGGCGACACCCTGACACCCGACACGCGCCCTGATGGGACACCCTCACCCCGAGCTGGGGATGTCGATTTCATGTACGGGCCAAATGTGGGTGCCATCCCGTGGACGATTGGCGATATTGCCGAGCCCAACGGCGGTCTTTACCTCATCGTGTCCGACGATGGGGCTAATCCGGGGTCGATCCCCGCCGGCACGACCCCGATGGGAGCGTTGCCGAGATTTGTGGACACTGCCAGGTTCGAAGTGTTCCGCGTGGCTTCCATCGATGGGGATGTTATCGAGATCCATCCCAACAAAAGTTTCTCGGAGTTCTTCGATCTCGATGCGATTGGCCCACGCCACATTCGCGCGATCACCTTGATCCACCCCTACGTGGCACGTCTGGCGGCAGTTCCCCAGAGCGGGGCTGCGGGCGGAAACGATGGGATGTCGGTGTCTGGGCGCGAACAGACTTTCGTTGTTCTTTCGCCCGAGCGTGCCGCGAGTCCCGACACTTATCCTCCCTACGGCGATAATATGACGTCGGGCACGTGGCTTGGAGGAGAATTCACCGAGACGCGCGCGCCCGGTTCTTCGATGTCCGTAGGCGACCCGGCCTTGTACGGGGGTCAAGTACGGTTGCCAAATCCGAAACCGGTGAGCGAAGTAACCGGAGAGATTGATGTGGGGCCGATTCTGCCCACGGATCCCGTGGGCAACTGGTTCATCTCAACCTCAGCGACTGGAGCGTTTTCGACTACTCCATTCGATACCGAGCTCCCCATTGTCCACATCTTTGCGACGACACGTGACGATGACCTGCCAAACATCACCTTCGGATCGGTTGAATCAGCCATGGGATGGTTTGATGTCCAGGCGATCGAGAATGCTCCACGCATGGGGGTCATCCTAGGACGCGTGAACGAGACCAGCCCGTTGACGGGTCAGACTTATTTTGGTCCTGGTCCCTACATCCAGAGTGCGGCAGCTCCTCCCCCTAACCTTGGCGTCGGGATGACGCTTCATCGTTCGGTCTCCTCGGTATTTCAAGGCATTTACAAGGTCGATGAGGTGGATGCTTGTCGGCTTACCAACCTCATTGACCCGAACTGGGTATCGAGGTTCGAGAAGCAGATCTCGGATCCCACAGCGGCCCCTCCACCTGGAGGGTCAGGGCCGGGACGCTCCGACAAAGCCATCTTCGATACGAGAAGTTTCGAGCCTCCTGGGGGAGGTCTCCGCCAGGCAGCGGATCCGGGCAACTTGATGGACCTGGGATTCCGCATGGTGTTGTTCCCTGCCAAGCAGGATACAACGGGCAACGCCGTACCTGACTTCGATCGTCCCATCTTGGGACGCGAGCTCATTATTGACGGGTCTCTCACGGACAAGCAGTTCGTGGAGATCGACTACTCCGGTGGCATCGTGCGTTTCAGCAACCCGCCTCCGACTTCTCGTGTACTTATCCCGGACGAAGAGACGGACGTCATCCCAAACGGCATTCCGGGAGCCGGTGCAAATAATCCTCGTGAGGAAGTGGTGTTGTTTGCTGCTTGCGTGCCGTACTCAATGGAAGATAGCCAGGTCGGTACGGGAGCCCGCATCACCTCTCATCTGGGGGTCGACGGCACGGACGAAGACGTCTCATCCAAGCTTGTTGTCGCTGCGATCGATACGGACAACACGGCCTTCAGTGGCACTGCACCCTTCATTGGACCATCGACGGTGGCGCCCATGCCCGAGGAAATCATCCTTGACCGGATCTGGGATGGTCCCGAAACGGGCGTCATCTCCATCGCATCCGGGAATGATGACTCTCCCTCTTTCGGGCGCTGGGGGTACACCGAAACTCGTGTCGTGACTGCCTCTGGGGTCGTTGGTCCTGTGACAGCTCTAGGAGGTATCTCAGCGATCCCAGGAGCGAGTGACCCAGACCCAGGACTGAGCGATCCGTTGGATCCCAGGTCCGTTATTCTCCGACGTGAGGTGGTATTCGGGGAAGAGAGCCTCGCTCTTCCGGCACTCACCGATTTCTACATCACGGACACCACGTACGGTAGCCAAATCCGAGCCGACATCCTGCGCTTCCAGGACTGCACCACGCAATACAATCAGGACGGGTCCGTGACCATCGTTCCACGATCCCCTGGTTTCCTCTGGAATCAGCGCGGTTCGTGGACAGCCTCTGGCATTCTTGATGGGGTGTCGGGTGACGATCGTCTCAGTACACAGGGAGTGATGGCTGGGGTCTACTACCAAGACGAGACGGGAAACGACGAACCCTCTGATGGGACGACCTTGCAGGATGAGGCGGGTCAGTACACGCGCTTCACCTCGGCGTCAAATGCCACAGATTATGAAGGAGTCGTCACTCGCAAGTCCCTGATCAGCCTCCAGCACTCGTTCAGGCTTGTCACCAAATTCCGGTTCGCGTCCGACAACGCTATCGGCCTTCAGGGATTTATCGGTCTTGTGGGTCCTCGAGCTGCCGGGGAGCCTCCGGCTTCGTCGCTGGTGTTCCAACCGTTGCCCCCCATTCCCAGTCCTCCTTTCGACATCCTTGGGTTGCGTCTGCAAGGAGCGTTTCCTGGCCTCTACAGTTTCTTCACGCAAAACGCGAACAACCCCGGGCTTTTGGAACGTCCTACGAGCATCACACAGGGTGGCGTTTTCTACTTCGTCATCGAAAACGTCGTGTTTCGTGATGCGGTCATCCCAGGGGCTCGTGCCAGTTACGTGAAAATGGGCCTCTTCGACGCGACCTTCGTCCAACTTGCCTCCACACGGTTCTACAACCAGGAACAGGTGCCCAGAGGTATCAGTGAGATGGAATTCGTGATCGGTACGCGGAATCCAGACGGCACCGGGATTCGTTGGATTGATTTCTATTCGGCCGTCTTGGTCAACCACACCGAATTGCCCTTCAAAGCCCTTCCGTAGCCCCATTTTTCGCCTATACGACCCCAGCTATAGGAACGCCCTATGCGCATCGTTGCCACACTCGCCTCCGATGAGATCATCCAGGTGGAGAAGAATCCGCCGGATGGGCAGCCCGTGGCGCGAAACGGCCAATACATGGTGCCGATTGCGGAGGGGGTCAAAGTCGCCGTGGAGCCTTCGAGCTTCATCTTGCCCAGTGCCTCTCCAAATTCGGTCGTAGCCCAGAATTTTGTAGGCTTGCTGGCCCAATTTCCGCAGTATGAGAACGTCCTCTACAACCCCCTGATCGAAGGGGGCGATATCGATGACCTGGACCCGACGGGCGTTTTGAACGAAGGAGCTCCGGTCACCGACAGCCACATTTCACGATTTCAAATCGGACGCGGGACGGGAGGGCCTCTCCCATCTGGTAACGCTGCCAACTCGGTCGCAGTGCTCCCGCAAAACGAGACCGGAGGCGTGGGCTTCGAGAAGCCTGGGGTCATCGTCACAGACACCATCGATGTGGGTCCACTGACTGGCGGCGTGGGGGCCATGGAGTTTGCGGTCTATTGGTACATTTATGAGTTCGAGACCACGGACGATGTGCGTTCCGATTTCGGGGCTACCGCGGGTCTGAACACGCCTGCAATTCGGCAAGTTCTCGAGCTTGACCAAGAGCCCTCGGATTTCGAGGTGTTCATTTCTGTCAACGACGGCGCCAACTTTTTCCCGGTAGAGCGCTTGATTCCGATCGCCTTCTGCAACCCGGGATTGCTGATTCGCTTGGCGTTCAAGAACACGGATCCCCTCCGTAAGAGATACATCGCCCATTATGGGCTGTTGTTCTGATGGCCAAGCGTAGGTATAGGAAAACGCTGACCTGCACGGTCTGTGAGTCGCTGTTCGACACGAGTCGCTACAGTGTGGCGCAGACATGCTCTCCTCGGTGTCGAGGGGTTCTTCAACGTCGAACCTCTGAGTTGAAACTCCGGCTTCATTGTTGGTTTGGGCAACTAACGGATCGTGAGATCGCTAAAAAAGCCGGTAAAGCTGTGAGCACTGTGGCCCTTGCTCGAAAAAAACTGGGCATTGCTCCGGTTGCCCCGATAACGAAAATTGCCCAACGTCCGTGGCACTCTTTGGCAGGGACTATGCCCGATTCCCACGTGGCTAAGAAATTCGGGATCTCCCCAGTCACGGTCCTACCGTACCGTCAGAAGAAGTCCATTCCGGTTTTTGTTCCTCCCGTTCCGTCATGGCACGGGCTCGTCGGTACTATGTCTGACTCCGCTCTTGCCAGACAACTTGGGATTGACCGGAGCACAATTTCAAATCATCGACAGCGGTACGGTTTGCCGGCCGCAAGGAGCCTTTGAGCTATGCCCGATTTCGGAAACCAAGTTTCGCGCACCCTTGATGCTTTCGCACGACAATTCCAGGTGGTTGTTTTTGCGCAAGGCAAGCCTCCCCTGGACTCCGAGCTTAACCTGGTTCAGCAGGACCAAGTTGAGCAACTCGCTCAACTCGTTCGAGCCGAGGCCCACTCCGGGTTTTTCTTGGATCCCACGAGAGCGCTCGATGACTTCGTGACGTCGTCTAGTTGGTCGAACCTTTTCGAGTTCGCACAGCAGAAAGACGATGAGGACGGTGATCCGGAAGAGCTCGCTCCGGTCATGTACGCCAATATCAACGGTTGGATCATCCCCGTTGCCGGCACCAACATCGTCCAGGAGAACACGACGACCAATGAAGTTCGTCTGTACCCGCCCCCTGAAAGCGACTCTCGCATCGACTTCGTTTTCTTGGAGGCGTGGACGGTCAACGTGGCCCCGAACCCCAGCACGGCCAACAAGCCCGCCGCAGACAAGATCTGGAAGTGGGGCAACGTCGAGTTTGGCGCCACCAACCTTGATGATGACCTCACCGATCCGACCATCGCATACGAGACCACCGAACGTGTGCAGCTCCAGTACCGTATCCGCGTGGTGGGGTCCGGATCGGGGGCAGGGTCAAGTCCTGATCTGTCGGTGTATCCGGATGGTCTAGGGGATCCCAACGTGTTCGCTCAGGGCCCCCAGAGCTCGGTCACCGCTTTCACCTTCGAGAACATGCGCGAAGCATTGGGAGATCCCTCCCTGTGGCGTGCTGGGGATGGAGACGCTCAGAATTCCCTGGGCACGACAGATGGCTATGTGTACGCCATCCCGATGTGTGCCGTGTTTCGGCGCAACAACCAGCCCTACGTGGCGGTGAACCTAGCCGGAAACCCCAATCAAAACGGGGCTTTTGACCGCAACCCCTCTGCGGCAAGTCTTGCCAACCCACAAGACGGAGCCAAGCGTTTCACGACGATGACGTTGGTCGATGACTTGCCTCCTGAGCAGTTCACGGTCGACACGGTTGTCGAAATGGACGGTGCTATTGGGTCGGGGTGGGATGATCCTGATCTCGATCTCACTAAAGCATTCATGGTTATCGACGATGAAGTGATCGGAATCAGCGCTATCGACACCACGGTGACACCTGCTCAGGTTACGATTCCGGCTGACGGCCGCGGGCGCTGGGGATCGGACATTGTGACCCATACGGGCCGCACTGATCCTCCCACTGAAGTTGGTTCAGGGACCGCCATCCAGTTTTTCAACACTCGGGACGACGGTCTTTTCGCCGACGAAATCGCCCAAAGTGACATCCTCGATCTCCGGCGCGGATGCAACATCGGGGACTGGGACTACAGTAGGATCTTGCTGCACAACGTGGCAGCACTCCTCCGTAACCGGCTTCGTTCCACCTGGAAGCAAGCGGGCAACGATGGCGGTGACACCATGGGGGTCACCGTCACCGAGGTTGATTATCTCCTTCAGGATGGAGGCACGGCAGTTCCTTTCGGAACCGAGGGTCTGGATGGTCCCGACGGAATTCGCCAAATCTGGTCGGACTCGGCCACTATCCAGGGTGATGTCACCCTCATGCTGAACCCGGATGGCACGATCAATGCGGGGTTCATTCAGACTTTGGATGATCTGGTTGACTGGGACGTAGGTGCGGATTTCAAGCCGGCCGCGTTCATGAACAACCAAAACAACACGACCCCGGGATTCACCGACGGCACCACCATTTTCCTTTACATTGGCGGTGACGACGGCACCAACGGAGCTCGAAAGACTTTCCGCGACGGAGGCACTCGAGCAGTTCGGTTCGTTTCTCCGCTGGAGTATTGGAAGACGCAGTTCCCCAACAGCAACACGGGGATGCAACGTCCCGTGACGATGTTGTGGGTGAACTCCACCGAGTTCAACAACGGCTCCGCAGCGGGTGGGGCAGGTCTTCAGGCACTTTCTCCAGCCGGTCCGGGGCAGACTCCGACGGAGTTCCCGGGGCCCATGTATCCTCTTCAGGCGCAGGATTTCGAGAAACCTTTCCTGGTCTGTGGGGGTGTGTTGAATAGCGCCTCCGTGATCACAGGCATCGACGGCGCCACGCAGCTCATCGGCAACACCCTGGATGCGTCCATCCCACTGGGCGAGGGCGAAATTGTCTTGCCTGGCATCAATTTCGACACTGCCGGGGATTGGTGGAGCGTGGGCCCCAATGGAGCCTTCGCCAACGACCCTTCGGATCTCGCATTTCCGGTTCTTCGTGGGCAACGTACTCTTTGGGACATGCTTACGAACGGGGGCCGAGACATCACGGGCCGTTCTTCTGAGGTCTATCTCATCGTTTTCGGGGACGACGAAACGACGGCCAACAACGGTGCTTTCCGAGTCATCGGTGCGGGGACCACCGCAGCAAACGGCGGCATTACCACCAACCCGGCCAGTGCGAGCAACCGTCTTCGCGTCGAGTTTGTCTCGCAGGGCATCGACGACTTCGACAACACCACGACGAAAACGGTGACAGCCGAGCTGCGATCCCAGATCATGAATGCGGAAGACGGGAACGGATCCGCAGGAGGGCCCGCAGCCATGACGGTTACCCTCACCGATCTGCGAGCCGTCGCTGGTGGGGCTTCCAACCCTTGGAACGATGCCAACATCAACCCGGGTTCGAAGCCTGGGCACTCTCTGACAACGCCGTTCGACCACAAAGCTGTTCTCAACTGCACGCTTCTCTACCATCCCGGTCGTGGCGCCATGGCTCGGGTACCGGACAAGATCAACCGCATCACAATTCAGTCGCCCAACAGCCGGGTCATGCGGCAGAGTCGTGCAGTTTTGGATCCGACGTTCCCCAACGAAACAGGAGCTCCGGGTAACCCAGCCGAGGTCAACTACTGCCCCACACATATCCAGACCTGGAACCGTTTGCCCAGCCAGGGTCTTCCGGCACCCCAGGCTCCGGACTACGGTGGGAACGTGGTGCTGAGCTCGGAGATTGATCGCGAAAACGAAAGCTTCTTCGACAACGGTTCGAAGACGTTGCTGTTCCGTCCGTTCCAACGGCAGGCCATGACTTTTCAGGGCTTCACCATCATCACGGATTTGACGGATCCCACTTCCCTGCCTCCGGTCAACACCGACACCTTGTTGGGTGCTGCTACGGTGGCGAACCCGCTCAACGGGACTCAGTATCCAAACCCCTCTCTCATCATCAACGGATGGGACGGGCCCAAGGATGATGCCCAGATCTTCACGACGAGCCTCCGGATGGGTTACCCCGTGCCATCGCAGTACATGCCTCGGTTTGGCCGTCAGGACATTCCCTACTACCAGGACAATGGGCCTGTCTTTGGAGGCGGCACCTTCCTGGAAGGCATCAACCACCTGTTCAGTGACACGACGGATCTCACCAATCCGGTGTTCGACATCATCGGAGGCGAGGACAACCAAACGGGAGGGGTTCAGGTCACTCCCCTGTATGTCCAGACAGGATCCACAGGGGGCCTCGCGTACGGACAGTATGCGACCATTCTCGGAACGCTCAAGCCTGGGTATCAAGGGCGCCTCACCACGGAAGTGGGAGACGCTTGCTCGGAGGCCGAGGAGATCACCAACAAACTGAACAACGTGGTGAGCTCAGATTTCGGGGCTGGCCTCAAAGGCATCATGTTGCCTCCCTACCTTGGGATCGCACGCCTCTATGGGGTCTATGACCGACGAGACTTTGTGGCCAAGGGCGGTGCCACTTTCCAGAGCGATCGGGTGACGCCCGAAGCTAACCCGGCGGTGAACCTTCTGCGGCGAGATGCCGACAAACAGACCTTGTTCATCTGCGAAGATGGCGCTTTTGATCTCACTGGAGTCCGGGGGGATCACACCTACATCGTGCCTTTCAATGCCATCGACATCACGAAGTCACCGGATTTCGTGGCTGGTGAGCTCCCGGAAGAGCTCGAGTACGTCTTGGAGTTCACGGCCTTTGGGTTCAGTAACGGCTGGATCAACGAGAACAACTACGTGATGGCTCGTCGGCACAACGGACAAGGAACGCTTCGATCCGATGTGGATAACCCCGAACTGTCGGGCGCGTTCATGAACATCCCGTCGGCAGCTCCGGACTCCTCGCGCCTGTACACGGCATTCCAGCGCACGGTCTATCAGGGTGATCCCTACATGACCCGCAACGGAGATACGCGAACGACGTCGGATTATGAGAACCGTTATGGACAGGTCTCTCAGGGAGATGCTTTCGGTCTCAATGATGCGATCCAGCAATTCGATGCGGACGGTAACCAGATCCCTGAACGCGTGAACGCACGGTCTTTCCAAGTGTTGGCTGCGGTCGACTTTTACACGACCATGGGAACCGGAAACATCGGTGGGAAGCTGTTCCCTGGCACCGTCACGGACGTTGGCTATACCAACGATGCACTCCCTGCCGCAAATCGGATCCCACCGGCGTCCGACACACCTGCTTGGCGCGTTTTGACCCGTGCTTTCACACAGGGACAGGCTTCTGCCAACACCAACCGTGCTCGTGCAGTTGTGGAGGTCACGGGATCGTCGGCGACGACTCCGGTGTTTGACTACGGAGTATCGGCTCTCACGGTCATCACCCCGGACGGTCTTCCGGTGACCTTCACCGGCGTCAACGGTGCGACCGCCAATGACGACGAGTTCGATGCTTCATCCCCCGATGAAACAGTGGTGGCTCGAGAGCTTTGGGAGAAGATTAATGATCGAACCGAGCTCGAGAACATCGTGGTGGCATTCAACGACGTAGACTCGCCTCAGATCGAGATCGTTGCGTTCGAAGTGGGAGAGGCCGGCAACGAAGTCAAGGTCCAAATCAACAACACGGACGACTTCTTGCTTCGTGTTCCGACCACAGGTCTTCAAGGTATCAGTGCTCAACTCACCACGACCAACCTGTTGGGCGGAAACGACCTGCGACTCAACGCGGGGAATGGCACCACACAGCTTGATCTCACCGGCATGACGGAGAGGATGCCTCTTGGCATCCTCCTTCAGGACTCCGACTTCATTGGAGAGAACCCGCTCGGGGACAACGCCTCGGCCGTCAACACTTTCTTTGGAGGGATTCGGCCAGTACAGAGCCTACTTCCCCTCACCGCCTCTGCTGGTGAGGAGTTCACTCGGTTTGCGGGATCTCCTGGCGAACTCGTTGCTTCCGCGGACGGTGCGATTCTCCAATACACGGCGTTCAATGAGAACACCAATCCAGGAGGGGCCTCGCGATTCCGACTCTTCCGCGGTGGTGGCTCAAGTCTGGTGCTGGGAGGCCGTAACCCCGGAGGCCCCATCGATTGGTTCTCGGATGCTTTCGCACCGGCAGTGATGCCCGTGCTCAAGGGTGGTCTGTTGGCCTGTAAAGCTCTCCTGGTCCGGAACTTCGTCGAAGAAGCCTTTTCCACCGAAGACACGACCACGGACGGCGATGAAATCCAAATGGTGCTGCTCACCCAGGGCATCATTGGCGATGAACGTCAGGCCCAGGAAGATACCGGCATCACCATCGGTGGCATCATCAGCCCCACTGGATTCGGTGAGGGGTATGCTGCTGCGGACCGTTATCGCATCGACGGGAAACCCATGTTTGTGGGACGTACTCGAGTGGTGCCCGATCCTGAAACGATCCCCATGGCTCCGTTCCCGGGCCGTGATCAAAGTGATGCAGTGTGAAACATCTGACGCAGCAGATGATCTCTACGGATCTGCGCAAGCCGTTTATTCAGAAACGGCGGCGTAAGCTTCAGCAATTGCTCCGTCAGCCTGGCCTTTCGGCCACGGAACGAGATCGGTTTCGAGCTCAGCTCGATGGTCTCGGCAAACCCAAAGTGTACAAATGGGATGAGCCCCAACCGGGGGCGATCGATCCTGGACCCATGCCTGTCGTGGCTATCGAGCTCGATCTCGATGACGCGACCTTCGAAACTCTTAGCAAACAACCGCATTCGCGGTTGTTTCTTTTCGCTCAACAACAGGGCCTGGAAATCAAACCCGGTGAGACCAAGGCCAAGGTGATCAACACGATCTTGGCCGCCCATCAAGGAGAAACACAATGAAGAATCGATTCACGATCCTGCTGGCGTTCCTGGCAGTTTTCACCCTCAGTGCCCCCGTTTTCGCTGCTCCTCCCGAGGAAGACGCAGTCGCGGCGGGCGATTCCGATGACGACACCGAGACCGGCGAAACCGGAGTTGCGGCCAAGCCCGATGTGGGTGACGGCGCTCCCGATGAAGAAGCCGATACCGACGACGCTGCGGCCACCGGATCGACGGGTGGGTTGGAGCCGGCCGACGAGATCGAAAGCGATGAGGAGGCCCTCATCGCTGCCAAGGATCTCTACAGCGCGCTCCAGCAGAAACACTGGGCACTCGCTCTTGGCCTTGGGCTGTCCCTACTCGTCTTTGCCTTGCGTCGTGCCAAGCTACTCGACAAGGTGCCCAACAAGGCGTTGCCATGGGTGACGGCTGGTTTGGGGATCCTCAGCTACGTCGTCGCAGCTCTGATGAGCGAAGGCGCCAGCATCCCAGACGCTCTGCTCGGCGGAGCTAGTGCGGGTGTGACCGCTGTCGGCCTGTGGGAGATGGTGCTGAAGCACTTTCTCGGCGGGAAGAAAGAGGAGTAATCCAAAACCTGAACCAAAAGGCCCGGCCCTTCCAGGTCGGGCCTTTTCAGGTTAAGCGGGTAGAATAAACAGGCTCACCCCGTCTTTTTGCGCTGTGAAACGAAGAACGAAAACTCCCATCCGAGTATCCCGCGGCATCAAGGCTCGACGGTGTCTGCTGGAAGGCATCGAGGAGATGACGAAGGCAGTCGCCGCAACCTACGGGCCTCGTGGCCGTACTGTAATGCTTGACCGTCCCGGCGGTTTGATCTCGACCAAAGACGGTGTTTCCGTTGCTTGGGAAGTTGAGCCTGCCGACCCTCTGAGTCGGCTTGGCACTCGAGTTCTCCAAGAAGCCTGCCACAAGGTCAACAAAACTTGCGGAGATGGGACTACCACCACCGCCATCTTGGCCCATGCCATTCTTCGTGAGAGCTTCAAATACGTGGCTGCGGGGGCACACCCTGTCCTGCTTGCGCAAGACCTCCAGCGCGTGGCGGAGAATTTCGACAAGTGCAACCTCTGGGATGTCCTGTGTCCTGAGCCGGTCGAAGATGAAGCACTCATGCGGGAGGTTGCGCTTACAGCCAGCAACGGAGATGCAGAAATCGCAGATGCTCTTGTGGATGCTTTCGGTCGAGTAGGGTCCGAAGGCATCATCGTGGTCGAAGAGGGCAAAGGGCGTGGAATCGAGCTCGATCACAAGACGGGAATGGAGATCGATCGTGGATGGGAAACCAGCGATTTGTCCGGTCCCGATGGTGGTCCGCGCCATTTGGATGCTCCTTTGGTTGTGTTGGTGGATGCGGAGTTCACGACTTTGAAAGACATCACCCCCATCCTGGAAGAGGCCACGCAGTTTCCACACCCACTTGTCATCGTTTCGCGCGGGTGCTTCGGTGAGGCCATCAAGGTTCTGGTGGCCAACGACCGCAAACTCGAACGAGCCGACGGTGGGAAATTTGAAGTCGTGGCTGTGAGGTGCCCCGGCCACACCGTGGACATGCGCAAGCATTTAGATGATCTAGCGGCGCTGACCGGCTCAACTGTAATCGATCCCCTTGTCATACCGTTCAGTCAATTTCGGTCGGAGATGTTCGGGGCGGCCCAGACCGCGACCGTCAAACGCGACAGTGCGATCTTCGTGGCCTTCGAAGACAAGTTCCCGCTCATCGAAGATCGTGTTGCGCAACTCCAGCGTGAGCAGATCGATTTCAGCCACGACGTCGAAGAACTGCGCACGAGGATCGCAAAGTTGACCGACGGGTTCTGTGTCATGCGTGTTGGCGGGTGGTCGGAAACCGAGCTTCGTGAAAAACGGGCACGGATCGAAGATGCACTCGAAGCTCTTCGTGTGGCCCTCGATGAGGGCGTTGTCCCCGGCGCCGGAATCGCGTATTTGGCGCTCGGAAATTTCCTCGAAATGGGTCTCGGCTTCTCGCGCAGGGTCCCCCAGTTTGCCGTCTCGGGGCTCGGGGACCAGGTCCTCGCCAAGGCGCTCAGAGAGCCTCTGAGGACGCTCGCTCGGAACGCAGGCCACGAGCCCTCCGTCATCCTGGAACGGGTCTACAGAGCGTCTACAGAGCCTGGGGCGACGGGCCCGTGTCCCTCATGGGATACGGGCTGGGATGCCCGTACAGACGAGGTTCGCGATCTGCGCCAAAGCCCTGTTCTTTGTGACCCTCTGGGGGTCGTGAAAGCCGTGGTTCTCACGGCGATCTCCACAGCTTCAACCCTTTTGACCGCGGAGGTGGCGCTCACGCGGGTAGATTCGTGAAAAGCGATGCGTTATCAACTGGTTCAGCACAAAAATGGTGTCTTCACTCCCGATACGGTCGATGGCCTTCGTAAGCTCGAGCGCCGTGTAGCAAAACTCGCTGCGAATCTGGTCGTTGAAGGCCGCGCCCAACCTGAGATGATGTGGGGAGCAGTGCGGGAAGACCCGGGACCGACAGGTCTTCCTCCTGAGTGGAGTGCTGTCCCCACAGGGCGCGAAGTCTATCTCCGTCTCAAGATGCACAAGGATGACGGCTCTGAAGCGTCACGTCGAGAACGAGAGCTCGCCATGCTGTGGGGACTGGCGATCCCGTTGGGGTTTACGCCTTTCACCCGCTACCCGCTTCCTGGTCCTCATGACCAGGTCTTTCACTTTTTCGGCGAGTGGACGATGATGATGGACCAACTCCTCGGAGCAGGCCGAGGAGAAGCAGGTTGGCCGGCCTTTTGTTGTGCTGCCCAACTGGACGTCGGTAAATGGGAGGGCCCTCGAGCGACAGAACGGTTGGTGCAGACTCACCTGCACCGCATGGGGTTCAATATCGGGGCCATCGACGGGATCCTCGGCAACAAGACCCAGGGTGCGCTGAAAGCGGCGGGGTTGCACTCCCTTCCTTTGGCGGAGGTGGCCAAGCAAATCGTAACGAAAGCTCCCCGGGTCCAGACAACCTTCGAAAAAGACACTCACGGGCACCTGGACATGCCTGACGTTGATTGGTCTATACATCCCTATGGACAGGTACGCACGACGCGGACTGTTCAGGGGGCTGATTTTCACATTTCCGGTCCCGGTCGCGTCGTCATCGACGTCCGGGAACCACCAAAATGAACCTGTCCCAGCCCAGTATCCAGCACAAGAAGATTGCTTGGGCATGGCTCGATAACCTACTGGATAAAGCCCAGGGAGCACGTCGCCGACCTTCGACCCACACGACTCCGGCGGACATGCCTCCTGCTGTCAAGATGTCGCCTCGGGTTCGAGAGCAGTCTATCCAGGATGCCTACGAGCGAGTGAAAACGGTGCTCCAATCAGCGATCAAGGCTGAGATTGGCAACATCCAGCGGACGGAAGCTCGTGTAGCTCGGAAGGCTGGGATCGACCCGCTCTACCTGAACTGGTTCCTAATCAACGGCAAGCATTGGCCCCCAATGCCCAAGAAAGTGAACCAGGCACTTCGAGCCATTCAGAATATCTACCTGTGGTACGGAGCGATGCCGGATCACTGGAACAACATGCACATCCCTGACATGGGAAAAAGTCGAGACCGAGATCGCGCCCTGCAAGAGCTCGGCAAGTGGTTCCTGAGCTCTGTGATCCCAAAGGTTGAGCGCCGCTACGTCCGTGAAGTTTGGAAACAGTCCCAGGATCTGGTGAAGCAGTTTCGAGGAAAGAACGCACCGCGTGATCCCAAAGCATCGATCATGTTGATGCGGGATTTCGAGAAACGTCTGGTCGCGGATCGTTTCCAACAAAAGCCCGCGGTGCAAGAGGTCGTCGATCTCTTCTCCTGATGCGTATAACCTGATGCGTATAAGTAGTAGATGGACGATCGCCTAAAGGCAGCCCACGGACGTTTGAAGGAGCTCCGTCAACGAACGGATTTGTCCCTCAAGCCCACTCCTCTCTTGAAGTCTACGTTCACAGACTTCGATGGCGAGGAGAAACCCTTCAAGTTGCGGTACTACCAGGTCCAAGGAGTCCTTCACCTGGTAACGATGAACCGGTTCTTGCTCGGCGACGATACGGGAATCGGAAAAAGTTTGCAGGCGATCACGTCGTTGTGTTTCGTGTGGGAGCGCGAGCCCAACACCAAGGCCGTTATTCTCACCAACAAGTCCGTGGTGGGGCAATGGGCTCTCGAGTTCGAGAAATTCTGTGTGCCGGGGAAGATCAACGTGATTACATGCGTGGGAACTCCGGCTAAGCGTGAGAAGATCTATAAGGAGTTCGAGGCGGCAGAGGGGCCTACGGTCCTCATCATGGGATACGCAACTTCACGTCGAGACATCAAGCACATCCAGCATTGGAAGGACTTCGTTCTCATTTGCGACGAGGCCACCGCGTTTAAAAACCCAACCACACAGACGTACAAGGTCATACGCCATCTATCACGGCAGTGTAATAGGTTCTGGGCCCTTACCGCGACCCTGATCAAAAACAACCTCATCGAAGGCTACGGCATCTACTCCCTCCTTGTGCCCGGTTTGTTTCCGAGCTCAAAGAACCGGTTCATGACCGAGTACTGCCTGACGCGCTTGCAACCCATTCCGGGATCGCGACGCCAGATCCCCGTCATCATCGGATACCGTAAAGATCAGATCCGACTCTTTCGCGAGAAGATTGATCCGTACTTCCTGGCGAGGGCGAAGTTCGACGTGGCCAAAGAGTTGCCCGTCCTCCAAATCCGGCAGCACAAGTGCAGCATGACCCGGGCTCAGGAGGCCAAGTATCGAGAGGCTCTCGAAGGGTTACTGGAGAAGGATCGCACGGACGAGGAGGTCGAAACGACCAAACTGACTTCTCTGATCTACTGCCAGCAAATTGTGGACCATCCCGAGCTTGTCGATTGCGAAGGCGACAGCGACAAGATGAAGGAGCTTTTCACGTTGTTGACGGAAGGGGATCTCGAAAACGAAAAGATCGTCGTGTTCTCGCGGTTCCGCAAGATGGTCGACAAGCTCGAAGAAGTCGCCCACAGCAAAAAGTACAAGCTCAAAACGGTTCGCATCACCGGCGATGAAGACGAAGACCAGCGCAAAGCGGCAATGCAAGAGTTCCAGAACCCAGATTCTGACGTGCGCATCTGTTGGATTACCGATGCCGCCAAAGAGGGTATCAACCTCCAAGCGGCCAAGGCGATGATCTTCTACGACTCCCCGTGGTCCGCTGGGGACTACTTGCAAATTTTGGGTCGCATAATCCGCATCGGGTCCGAACACGACCGGTGTTACGCCATTCACATGGTGGTCAAAGGCACGATCGACTCCAAGGTCATGAGCGTGTTGCGCACCAAGATGAAACTCATCGAACAGGTGATGGGAAAGCGTCTCAAGGGAGAGGACATGGAAGATGTCCAGGTCTCCTCGGAGAACAGCATCGACGAGATCTTTTCTTCTCTCGTGCAGGACGCCAGGAAATACGCCTGAACATGAAAACTGAGGGGGTAGAAGCTCTGTGAGCCGTGAGTACGCCGATCCCGACTGCCCCGACTGCGGGGGCCTGGGGTTCATTTACGGGGAGTCCATGCTTGACGGGGGCCACTCATGCCATTGCATGATGGATGCGCTCAAGCTCCAGAACATGGAGAAGACCTGGGTTTCGTTGTCCGAAGCCAAAGAGATCCCCCGACTGCGTGAGCGCCCTCCTCTCAAGAAGCTCGTCAAACACAACCTGTGGATTACGGCTTCGGATGATCTTTTCCGAGCCCATTTCAAGGCTTTGGCTTTCTCGCAGACCACGATGTGGGATGCGCGAGTCTTTTCGGACAAGGATCTCGTGTCGGCGTGGCTCAAAACTGCCAAGGCTCAGGGACACAAGATCTACGACTCCGAGATCGACAACCACGAGGGGAAGTTCGTGGCGATGGACATTGACGAGTTGGTCGAGCCATTCGAGCTTGTTGTCCTGAAGCTCGGCGTGAAGCAGGCACCTAACAAGGAGACTCCCAATGTGTTGCTCGAGGCTGTGGCCGCGCGTGTTCACCTTGGCAAGCCGACGTGGATTGTGGATCAGCCGGATCAACGCATCGATTTCATGCATCACCGAGGATACAGCGAACACCTTGAGGGTATTTTGAACCATTGGCCCCACATCACGTTTGTTGGCGCTGGTGTCAAAGTGCTTAGCGGCCCTGAGCCAGAGCGGCAAAAAGATGTGGTCTACATGGATCCAGGGGAAGTGCTCGAGCCCACCCCGGAAGCAACGGCAGCCATCGAAGAGGCGTTGAGTGATTTGAAGCCGGGTGACGAGGGTGAGGAGGAGAACGAAGAAGACGAGGGTGAGGAGGAGAACGAAGAAGACGAGGGTGAGGAGGAGAACGAAGAAGACGAGGGTGAGGAGGAGAACGAAGAAGACGACGACGACGAAGAAGACCCCATGGTGGCCGCTCTGAGAATCAACGAAGAGAAAGCGGCCCAAAAGCAACGGGGTAAACCGCGGCGTAAGAAACCCTGGAAGAAGAGGAAATGAAGAATCTTCTGCGCTCCTGTTTCGTCGCCGATCCGACTACCGACAACTCTGAGCTCTTTGCCCACAACTACCATGCGATGGTGGAGTCGGGCCTCGGGTTTGATACGCCCGAAGACAATATCATCTGGACTTTCGTCCAGGACTTTTTCAAGTCCCATGGGCACGTCCCGGAGCTCCAGACGATGCGCTCCCACTTCACGACCGTACACGACACGGACGTGGTGGACCGCCTTGACCGTCTGTCGATGCTCAAGCCCCGTACGCGAGGTGACTTCCTCACATATCTTGAAGAGAAGGCAACCGACCGACGTAATCGCATCGTTCTGGATCTCTGCAAGGAGGCAGCTCAGATCGTTCAGACCGGGATCGAGGTGAAGGATACTCGTGGCAACTCCACGAAGTTGCAAGGAGCCATCGATGCCTTGCGGCATGTTCTTGACCGAAGCCATGACATCGTAGCCCCAACCCTAGGCAGCAAGCTGTCCGGGAACCTGATGCAGGACGAAGATGACTTCCTGGATCGGTATGAACGGATCAAGGCCGATCCTCTCTATGGGGTTGGGCAACAATGCGGCATCAGTCAAATCGACGCCACCATGAATGGCGCCAAAAAGTATGAGCTCTGGACGCATGCTGCGTATACGGGAGGGCTAAAATCCAGCTTCGCGCTCCATTGGGCCTACATCCAAGCCATCTACTACCGGGCCAGTTCGGTCTACTTTTCCATCGAGATGCCGTATGTACAGGTGCGCAACCTGATCTACACGATGCACTCAGCCCATGAGAAGTTCCGAGACATTCGCAAACAGTTGGGGATCGACTACATCGGCCTCGAGTACGACAAGATCAAGACAGCTAACCTGACTCCAAACGAAGAACATTTCCTCAAGGAGTACGTGGTTCCGGATTTCAACAAGAAGTCGACTGCGCGAGCCACCGGACCGGCGGCTGTCCAGGCCGAAGAGTACGGCGACATCCACATCCGTAATCGAGATCCCGATAAGCGGGACTTCACCATCGACGACCTCCGCTCCCAGGCAGAGCTCGTTTTCGCCAAAACCCCTTTCCAGCTCATATTCGTAGACCACGTGGGTCTGATGGATGCTCGGGGGCGCCACAGCAGCACGACCGAGAAACTCAACGAAGTCATCAAAGACCTCAAACAAATGGCCATGGGGTTCAACCGTGGGATGGGCATCGCGGTCGTTGGCTTGTTCCAGATTAGTCGTGAAGGTTACCGATCGGCCGAGAAGAACGGCGGGCGGTACAATCTCACCCACTTGAGCTATGCGAATGAGTGCGCGGTTCGCGCCACTCCGGTGCTCACCGATGCAGGGATCGCGCCCATCGAGCAAATTGAGCCTGGGACACGCGTGTGGAGTCGTTCTGGGTGGAAACAAGTCCTTCACAGGTTCGACCAAGGTAAGCGTCGTGTCTGGCGTGTGACCACCGATCGTGGAGGCATCCTTGAGGTCACCGGGAACCATCGAGTACGTGTGCTGCGAGATGGTGACATCGGCTGGTGTCGCGTGAGGAATTTGAAGTCCGGGGACTGGGTGCTTTCCACGCGAGGGGACTACCCATGGGCATCGAAAACGCCTCGGTTGCCCAAAGGGGCTCGACCCTCCACGCATCTCACGAAGGATCTGGCCTACCTGCTCGGAGCGTGGGACGGCGACGGAAAAATGCGCCCCGGCAAGATCGCGTTCACGGGAAATCGCAAAGAGAAAACGCTGCGACGAGGCATCAGGATGGCATTCGCCGCGGTGTTCGGAGAAGACCTCTTGAAGTACACGTTCTCAAGCCGCCCCGGGTCTTTCGACGATGAGTCGAAAGCCCATCGAGAACGTACGAAATGGTTTGAACAACTCGCGGGCGCACGCGGGGTACATGTCCCCGAGGTTATTCTGCGAGCACCTTCGCGATTCGTAGTCTCTTATTTGCGCGGCCTGTGGGACACCGATGGCTGGATTAATTCTCAGAACGTCGTGGGCCTCAAGATGAAGTCGCGGGAGTTCTTGGCTCAGGTGCAGATGCTGATGACGCACCTCGGCTATGAGACAAAGCTGGTGCGCACGGACACCCTCCTGCGGAAGACAGGAAAATCCTACGAAGGATGGACGCTCCGACTGCTGGGGTATGAGTCTCGTCTCCGATTCAGTAGGGAGATCGGTTTCACGGAGCCGTGGAAAGCGCGGCGTCTGGCAGCTTCGGTGAAACAGCCCCCACAGCGAAAAACGACTGACCAATCCTACCCGGTTCCAGACCTCTACCTGAGCCTCTACGACGCTTACACCCCTTACCGTCTCATCACCGAAGGGCGTTTACCGAAGTCGCACTACAACGCGATGCGGAAAGTTCGGGAGACCGGGGTCGTGTGTCGCCAAGCTGCGCAGTCCATGCTCGCCTTCTTGGACGACGAGGGGATCGTTGACCCTCGTGCAGAGGCGCTTAGACATCTGCTCGCCCTCCAAGTGTGTCGTGTGGAATCTATCGAGCGTACGGATCGGGTCGAGGAGGTCTACGATCTCGAGGTGAGTGGGGACCATGAGTTTCAAACCGGTCCCTTTCTGTCTCACAACTGTGAGCGCTCTTCGGACATCGTGACTTCCTCCTGGGTTGATGACGAGCTGCGCAGGCTGAACCGGGCCATCTTTCAGTGCCTTAAGTCTCGTGACCAGAAGCCCTTCGATCGAATCCCGGTGCGGGTCGAATTCCCATGTCGTCGCCTTCTCACGGACAACACCGCCATCGAGGAGATCGACCAGAAGGTCAAGGACGCGAAGGGGATCGAAGATGACCAGAAGAAACGTGGGAAACCCATCCCGGCACCGGATTTGGATTTCGAGTGATGCAGGTAGTGACGCTATGGCTTGGAGATTGTCGAGAGCGTCTTCTCGAGCTGGAGGACGGGGCTGTAGCTGCCTTCGTCTGCGACCCTCCCTATGATCTCACCCAGTCGTCTGGTGGTGGTTTCATGGGTAAGGAATGGGACGCGACCGGCATCGCCTTCGACGTGAAGTTCTGGGAGATCGTCAAAGTAAAGCTGCACGAAGGCGGCCTGATCAAAGCCTTCAGTGCGCCACGTACTTACCATCGGATGCTTCGCGCCATGACGCAGGCCCGTTTCGACGTGAGTCTCCATGCATGGCTCTACTCGAGCGGATTCCCAAAATCGCGAAACATTGGCAAACAGATCGACAAGAGTGCTGGCGCAGAACGAGAGATCGTAGGATACAAGCGTGGAGTGGGCGGCGAAAACATGAATGACATCGTTCGTGGCAGGCAAGTACGGCAGACCACGGATGAAGGCGGTAAAGGAGTGGGGGCCTACGGGACCGGAGCCAAGCAGGTTGCTGTGGATGTGCCCATCACAATTCCGGCTACTGAGCTGGCGAAGCTCTGGGATGGGTACGGCACCCAGCTCAAGCCTGCTTGGGAACCCGTCGCGGTGGCTCGACATTCGGGGTAGATTAAGCTCATGCGACGACGTGATTTCCTTCAGATGCTTGGGATTGGTGGGGCCACGCTGACTGCGGGCCCTATTGTTCCCCTGTTTTCGGGCAAGGATTCTAAGATCTGGACCCCCGAGCACACGAGGCTGACGAGCAGCCACATCGTGCTCACGCGCCCTCCGAACAAGCCGTGGAAGGTGACGCCCGCCAAGAGCACGCTCAACTGGAAGGCGTTCGGCGTGGGGGCCCGGAAGATGACCAAGTTCCAGTGGCCATCCACGGGGCGGCTGACGCTGTGCCACATGGACCAGAACGTCAACCCACAGCCCATCCGGGTCGAGTACGCCGACGGACACGACCCGCACCACGCCTACTATCGGGCCGCGATGAAGATGCGGGAGAGCTTCTCCAAATTCTCCCGCAACAGGTTGCTCGAAGTCCCCGAGTACCGGCGTCGTTTCAGTACCCTCGTGACGCTCGTGGACACGCCCATCTTCGTGAGCACCATCCCGATGAAGGACAAGGAACAGCTACTCTGCGAGATCAGTTACACGCCCTACGTCATCGACGCGGACGACGAGCTCGACCTTAACGGGTGGGAAGTCTACTCCGAGAACGGCGAGTACCCGATCGAGGTCCCCACTAAGATCGACATGGATCGTCTTCTGAGCCTGGACTACCGCATCGTGCGGGGAGAGACTGCTCTGAGCCGGTTCGGAGGGGTCCTCCTCGTCGGCTGAAAGAGAACAAACATGACGCTGAAGGAAAAGGACGAGTCCCTCAAGCCCGAAGATTCCTGTGATCACGGGGTGACTTTTGACAAGGAAGAGGCCGAGAAAGTCCTGGGAGACTGGCAGCCCAAGGACGCCGTCGAGTTTGTCATGGGGAATCCTGCCACTGTCGAAATCCGTCGAAGGTGGCCCAGACTCGATGGGGAGTGTCCCTACGGGTGCGGGTACGTAGGGATCTACTACGCCAGCTACGCCCACTACATCATGGGAGATTGGTGAGAGCCGCATCATGATGGAAGATGACAACCGTGTGTACTACCGAGCTCGAGGTCGGTGGCGTGTGGTTGACCCTGGGATCCCGCTTCAGGAAAAACCGGCTGATGGGTGGCCTCCAATCGATGGGGGCATCGTCCGGAACTCTGAGATCATCGTGTGGCGCGGGAAAGTTCTCAAGGATCGGTGGAACACGTATGACCGAAACGAGTTCTTGCAAGGGATTCAAAACCTGTGAGAGTGGTGACCGTAGCGCGCAAGCCCTGCAAGGGTGGAGTCACTGCCAACGTCACGCAAAATCAGGCTGGCGCGCTCAACCTGGAAGGCGCCAAGATCGGGTTGCGGTGGGCTGCCAACGCCGTGTTCGAACACCTTCCTGGATGCCGCGTCGTAGACACGGTGAGGGTTGAGGGTTACGCCATCAATCGATGGGCCGATGGGGCGAAACCGTTTGGCGGAGGGGCCGGGCACGACTTTGAGACCGAGATACTCCCAGATGAAGAGGTTGATATCTGGGAGTGTGAGGAGGACTGCCCCTTGAAGAGTGTTGATCCTTTGGATGCACGGTACTTCAAACAGGTGAGGAGAGAAGAGCGCCCCCGAATCAGCGACGAGCTTCTAGAGTACCTCTATGTTCTCATCGCTCCCCCCTCGAGCTGCGACCCCGTGGTTCTTGTTGAGGAAAGCTTGGACGAAGTTCCTTGGGAGCTCTATGAGGACACCTCGGTTCACGGGATCCTCACCGTAGGGAACCCTACTCCGCATCTCCAAGAAATGGACCGTGTGCTACGACCTGGTGCTCATGTCTTGTTGGTTGCCAGCGAAGAAGAGCCCACCGGATGGCCCAATGCATGTGCGATCGAGGATTTTGGGTACGAGATCCGTGATGCCATCGCAGTGTTTGATGAGCCGGGTTCCTTTCATTACGTCTCCAAGCCCTCGGGCAAAGAAAAACATGCTGGTGTGGCCGAGCACGAAGACCCAGAGACTGGGCGCACTGTCCGGAACAACCATGAAACCATAAAACCCGTAGCTGTGATGCGAGCCCTTCTCCGTGACATCCCCCCCGACCAGGGACTTGTAGTAGATCCTTTCCTGGGCTCAGGGACCACGGCGATCGCTTGCCTTTACACGGGACACGGTTTCCTCGGGATCGAGAACCATGAATCTTACCTGGCTATCGCAGACCAGCGGGTGAGGTACTGGGAGCGTGCGATCGCTCCTTGGAACGCGGCTGAAATCCAGTCCGAGGTGTCTCCACCCGAAGAAGAGGATGAAGGCCCCCTGGAGATCGGGGATCTTTTTGGGATCAACTAGAGGTCCCGCTCAAAGGGTCCTGGAGGGTACCCTAAACCTTGTTCGCTTTCATCCCCCTGCCTGAAGGCCAGGGCTTTCCCGCTCAATTCGGAGTAAAAAAGGAGTCGGAGGCATGTACACGGTATGAGCGAACGCGAAGTCCAGGATCTCGTCGAGCAGCTTCAACAAGCTCGGGAAGCCTACTACAACGACGACCCGATCATGAGCGACGCGGAGTACGACGCGCTCGAGGACGAGCTGCGCGAACTCGACCCCAAAAATGCCTTCTTCAAGCAGGTCGGAGCCAAGGCCAAAAAGACCAAGTGGAAGAAGGTCCAACACGGCGCTCCGATGGGTTCTCTACTCAAAGTCCAGGCCCAGGAGGAGTTCGACAAGTGGGTTAAGGACGCCGAGCGCAAGATTGCCGCAGCCGCGGCTGCTGGAGACCTTGATGCCCCCAAATTGGACATGGTCGTCAGCGAGAAACTCGACGGCATCAGCATCAGCCTCAAGTACGAGGAAGGTGAGCTCGTCCAGGCTGTTACCCGTGGCGATGGAGAGACGGGCGAAGATATCACCCGCAACGTGTTGCTGATGAAGGGCGTCGTGAAGAAGGCCCGGGATCTGACCGGATATGTTCGCGGTGAAATCGTCCTCAAGAAATCGGATCACAAAAAGCATGTCCCCGAATACAAGAACCCGCGCAACGCAGCCAGTGGGATTGCCAAGCGTGAGTCGGATGCGGGTCCTTGCAAGCATCTCACGATCCTCTGTTACCAGGTGCTTTCTCACCAGCACCCAATCACAGCCAAGAGTATCGAATTTAAGCTACTCAAGGCTCTCGGGTTCACCGCGCCGAATTGGAAGCGAGTGATGCCTTCGGCCGTCACGGACCACTACCAGGAGTACATCAAGACCAAGCGCGACAAGCTCGACTACGAGATCGATGGTCTGGTTGTCGAGTACGACGGCTTGAATGTCATGGAACATCTCGGTGAGCATGACGGACGCCCGAAGGGTGCTCGCGCCTTCAAGTTCCCTCACGAAGAACGACCCACGCGTCTGCGCGACGTACAGTGGGAAGTAGGACCCTCCGGGCGTATTACGCCCGTAGCTTACTTTGATGCGGTGGAAATTGATGGTGCCATGCTGTCCAGAGCGTCACTGCATAACGTAAAAAATTTCCGCAGGCTCCGTTTGTGGCTCGGATGTCGCATTCTCGTGTCGCGTAGAAACCAAGTCATTCCATACGTGGAGAAAAACCTTGATGCCCGACAACAGTAATCCTCTGGACGTGGTGATCTGCCCGGCATGTGGGCAGCGCATGCGCGCCATCACGGCAGCCCATTATCGTAAGCATGGGTGTGATACGGCGGTTATGTTCAAAAAGAAGTACAACATGACGAGTCTGGTGTGTGCTGAAAAACGTTGTGCGCACTCCAAGGCGATGACGAAAAACAACCCCATGGCAGGTCAGAAACATTCCGACACGACCTTGGAGAAAATGCGGGTAAATCGTCGAGGAAAAGGTATTAGCGTTGCCGGCAAGTACGAACGTACTCCTGCGATACGTGCCAAGATTTCTTGTGGAGTGGTCCGGGCGATGAAAGACGGCAGGCATTCTCGGGGGGAATGGTTTTTTTGCGAGAAAGCAGACGGAGAGGTGTGGACCCGAAGTTCATGGGAGCGTCGAGTCCTACGCGTGCTGGACCTTCACCCTTGCGTCGAGGAAGTTCAAGTAGAGCCTTTCGCGATTCCCTATGAGTTTGAGGACCACACACATCTCTATGTTCCGGATTTGCTTCTCCGTCTTGAAGGAGAAATTTGGGAACTGTGGGAGATCAAGCCTCACGAACTCATGATCGGAGACTCCGAGAGTGCCCGGAAAAATCGCGCCAAGCAAAGAACCCTCAACGACTACGTCCGACAACATCACATGAATGGGCGCTGGGTTCCGTTGGACCAGATTCTAGGAATGGAGATGCAAGTTGGAATTCGTCCTTGGGTTGGTTCCGGGCGCCCGTGGGTAGACCTCAACAAGCCTGACGCACGGCCCATTCCGGGTGTTCACTATGGAGAAGCACGATGAGCGGATCTTTCGCACAACCCCAAGTTCCTGAAGCCAAGAATGCGGTCTTCGCCATACCCACCGAATGCCCTTCCTGTGGCAACAAGCTCAAGATGAAGGGGGAATACCTCCTGTGCACAACCGGGGCCAGGTGTCCCGCGCAGCAGTCAGGAGCCATCAAGCGGTGGGTCAAGAAGCTGGACATCAAGGACTGGGGCGACGCCCTTATCGAGGCGCTCTGCGAGAACGGCATGGTCAACTCCGTGGCCGATCTTTACGGGCTCGACGAAGAGGAGCTTGCCGCCGTCACGCTCTCGGGCAAGAAGCTGGGCAAGAGCACCGCGAAGAGAGTCATGAAACACCTGCGGGCCAAGAGGGAGCTTCGCATCCACGAATTTGTAGGAGCTCTAGGCATCGATCTGTGGGGCAAATCCATGTGCAAGTTCATCGTGGATGCGGGGTTCGATACCCTTGAGAAGATGGAGGATGCTTCCGTCGGCGACATTGCTCGAGTTCCCGGAGTGGGGGAGACCAAGGCCGTTGCTTTCGTGGAAGGATTCCGGCGTCAGAAGAAGACGATCGACAACCTCCTGGCTGCGGGGGTGGTGGTCAAAGCTCCGGTGACAGGTGGCAAGCTTTCGGGCGTGTCCTTCTGCTTCACGGGTATCCGTGACAAGGCATTCGCAGCGGAGATCGAGGACGCCGGTGGCACGGTCAAGGGGAGTGTTGGGAAGGGCCTCACCTATCTCGTCGCCAAGGACCCCAAGAGCACGAGTGGGAAGGCCAAGAAGGCGCGGGCGCAAGGCACCAAGGTGATTTCGCTCGAGGAAGCGAAGGCCCTGCTGTGACCGCGTTCGAGGAAATCAAAGAGCTGGCTCTAAAATACGGCGGCTACAGTTCCATTCCGCCAAAGACCATGAGCCGCAAGGCTCAGGTCTGGTGCGCTAGAATGCGGCATTACCACTCTGTCGACAATTTGCGTTCTGTTGAGCGCGATCGAATCGAAAGCATTCCTGGATGGACCTGGGAACCTGTCTACCAGAAGAGACTGGGCCAGATCCGATATGTCCGAGTGCCCGGCACGAAAAAGTGGGTCAAAGAGTTCTGCACATCCGAAACGAAACCGACATGAGCAACCTCCCCGCGAAGTACGATCACTCCCGCAAATTCCAGCGGGACCCTCACCAAGACAAAATCGCTGGCGTCTGCGTGGGCCTTGAGACCGGCACCGGTATCCCGGCCCTCGTGTGGCGCCGGGGTTTCCTGGTTGCCTTCTTCGGATGGGGTGAAGGCATCAAGGTGACCTCGCTCAAGGAAGCGAAGGCGCTCCTATGAGGGTCACTTACACAGAATGGTCGGAACTCCTACAAGACCTTGAGGAGAAAGCCAAACTTCGGTGGCCTGACCTCGACATGCATGTGAGCAACCAAATCCTGTGGGTCGAGGCCGTCAACCGTTGCCTTACAGGCAGTCTGGATACTCGGATCGGAGAACACTGCCTTGTGCCGAAGGTCTCTGTCGGTAGCAGTTCGTCCGTGTCTATGGACCTTTCTGTCGCGCAATCACAACTCAATGACATGCAGCGCGTCATGGACGTGCTTCATTGGCTGACGGCGTGCACTCAGAAGATCTCCATCTACCCCGATGGTCAGTGCCCCTGTGAACAGTGCGCAGGCCGGGGGACGGCCTACAACTCCAAGGCTCCATGTAAGGGGTGTGGGGGAAAAGGGATCCGAGGATGAAACTCATGAACTTCAAGACGGGCAGGAGGTTCAGTGCCGTCAAGCGCTCTCTAGGTTTGAGGAAGGGCTGATGTTCACGGCTGGTCCAGATTGGGTGTCGCCAGATTGGGTAGCCCAAAATCCTGATAACCCTCGAGCCCAAAGTCTGATGCGCACGTTCCGAAGTCGGTGGCCCAGGTCTTCTAAGCGATGCCCGCCAGGGTTCTACGTCGACCCTAACGGCAAGACCTTCAACAGCTACGTCGTGGACTTTCGACGTGACCCGAAACGAGGGCTCGTATTCGGCCGTGATTACTTCACCAACGGTCATGCAACCCCAGAGGGGGCTCGTCAGGATGCCTGGGATTGGTACGAAGAAATCTGGCCCGAAGCCCACAAGGCTTTGGCCGAAGCTGGGGCTTTCCCGGAGAAGGAGACAAGCTGATGTCAACGGAAAGAACTTGTGGTCAGTGCAGCGAGTGTTGCACCGTGATGCGTATCGAGGAGATAGGCAAGCCCTCGGGACATAGGTGTGAGTTCGTCACCAAGGAGGGCTGTTCCATTTACGCGCAGCGCCCCCACCCCTGTCGGGTGTTCGAATGTCTATGGCTCACGGGGTTCGGTGCCAAAGGCCATCGTCCAGACCGGAGTAACGTGGTCTTGCACGTCGAAACCAGTAAAAAGCTCGGAGAGATCGTTGTCGTCAATGAGACGAAGAAGGGAGGACTGCGCACACCCAAGGCGAGGCAGGTGCTCAAGAAGCTACGGCAAAGCAAACTCGATCTCTATATCCGTTGTGCCGATGGCTCTCTGAGCCTTCAGGGTTCTGAGGAGTTCATGGAGAAAGCCCGATCCGTGGTCGAGAACATGGACGAACAAAAGCGTTCCAAAGTGCGTCTCAAGGTCCTGGCATCATGAGTGACGAAAACTACCTCCCCATAGCGGACTGCAAACGCGGGCATGTCTACCGTCTCCGTTCCCGAAACCTGCGCTTCGGTCTTTTCGTGCCCGAGAACGAGAACGGGTTCGTTGGCATCCGGGCGAAGTTCGGGAGCCTTTTCCTGTTCACCGAGCATCACTGGGACAACGGGCCGCCCTTTGGCACTGTAAAACCCCTCGAGGACCTTGGTCCTTTGGAAGATTCGACCATCGAGTTCTGGGAAAGCGGCCCCACGGTCTGCGAAAAATGTGGGCACCGCGTCGATTACGTTGAGGTTGAAGGAGGGTGTAAGCTGGAAAACGGTGTCGTGGTTCCGGGACGGTGGGAGCATCTGGAAAAGGTGGACTCGTGTGCGGAGGCATACCCGGAGAGCAAGATCAATGGGTCCTTGTTCGATGCGCTCCAAAAAATCGAGCGTGAGCACGGATTGGATCGCTCTCCCCGTTCGTAAAAAGTCGCGGTCTTCACTCAGGCCCTATAGCGTACTCCCAGATGTGAGTTTCTCCCTTCGACGCGGTCGCCGTCCGTCTAAGGAGTATAAAGGGCGCATGCGGCTCACGGACGCCTATCGGACGCTCCAGTGGAGTGCTTACGAGCGGAAAGCCCGAGGGTATCCTCGGGGGGTAGGGACGTCAGCTCACATGTTGATCGAGCTCTATCTGGACATGGCTCGAAGCCAGTCCGCGCATGATGGGCATGCCGAATTTTTGGTCGAGTGCACGAGTTCAAAACAAGGGCGCGAGCTTCGTGAGTGGCTCGAACACATCGATCAGGTGCTCGATCAGGGTGTGGACCTCGGACGTGTCCGGTTCTGGCCAACCGGCAACAACTCCGATCGTCTTCGTGGTGTTCGATGGTTTTCCTGGGCCATCTTCTGCGATCACGCTGTGAAGGAAAGAGGACATCCCGAAGCAGACCGCAACATGGGTCCTTACGGACTCGTGCGACGCTTAGAGCCGCGCTCAGGACAAGAAACTCTTTGGGAAGCGTACGATAGGGATGACCAGTTTTTGGGTCTTTTGACCGAAGAGGGCAAAACGGAGCTCATCGACATGGCCGCGTGTCCCATTACGCTAGGTGGTCCGCACCCGACCACCTATCCGGCGAGCACCGCACTAACCCCGGACCTCATGATTCTTCTACGGAGATCCTTCAAACGATGAGTTTCGAGCGAACACGGGCCCGTGCGGAACGGATCAAGGAGAAGTGTGACTTGGGAGCCCTCCTTCAGGAGTATGGCTACGCGGTACTTCCGGATCGGCAACGGGAACAACAGTTTGCCTGCGATCTTCACGGCATCGACGCGAAACCCTCCGCGCGGTTCTACGGGCACAACAACACGACCTACTGTTGGGTGTGTCAGAAAACGCGGGACCCCATCTCCTATGTGATGGAAAAGGAACTGCTCAACTTCAGGGATGCCATTGAACATCTCGAGAAGAAGCTGGGACTCCCTCCGTTGCCGTGGTCAGACGAATACCAAAGACCGGTTACGGCGCAAGACGAAATCGCGCAAATCGAAGCGGATGCCGCGAAGACGAGTTACGCTGATGAGAAGGAACGGATGAACAAGTTCCTGACCACTTTGACGAACGAAAGAGAGTTGAGCCAGAATGCCATTCTGGCGTTCTGGGAGGTGTTCGATCGAGTGGACTACGGCGTGGCCAGAGAAAATTGGACGGAAGCTAAAGGGGTGGCGGCCCTTCAGGGTCTTCGTCAACGTGTAATGGACAAGCTGAAGGAGCAGGAGTGAAGGGACGTGGGCCTCAGACCTTCAACAACCCGATCGACGGGTTGCGTTACGCTATCATCGACGACCCAGACCGTTTCCGAAAAGTGCCGGTGATGTACCCCCTTCCGTTGGAAGGGAACCCATGGGGAACCCTCCTGCCATTGCGGGGAACCGTGTGGGGAGACCAAATCCCGATCGTGACAGGGGAAGCTCTTTCCCATGCACTGCATGGCTACCCGAAACAGCTTCTTGAAATGTTGGGACGACCTCCGAAAGGGCGCACATTGCGTTTGGCAGTGGGGGATCGCATGTGTCTCGAAGCGCAAGAAGGTATCTGTGAGCTAGCGGGATCGCACTGTGTTCCCGGTTCGGGCAAGCTCCCAGATTGCTACGTAGCACCCTGCGAAGATCGCCAGGTAAGGGTGCTCGCAACTGCTGTGGGGCGCGCGTGGGACGAGGGTCGGTACGTTTTCGTGGTCGAAGGCCCGGAATTTACGATTCGATGAACTCCGGCGAGTAGAACACGGGAGCGAGAGACCCATGAACTTCCTGGACGAGCTGGAACAGGCAACACGACCTGACGTAACCAAAAAACCCTGGATGAACATGGTGACGATGGAGCTCGTCACCCAAGAAACGCTCGAACAAGTCATCGACGAGTGCATCGAGGCTGGCCTGTATGCCTTAGACCTTGAGACCACCGGTCTGGACAATCGTGTTTTTGCTGAGTCAGGCGCGACCAAAGACAAGATCGTTGGTGCGTGTCTTAGCCCTGATGGTCAACGGGGGTATTACGTCCCTGTCCGCCATGTGAAAGGCGAAGAGCACAATATCCCTGTCTCCAAGTTCAATGAACAGATGAACCGTCTCGTGGAGTCGGAGGCCGTGGCCGTCTTCCACAAGGCCAAGTTTGATCAGGAGTTCCTCCAGTTTAATCCTGGGATGCAACTCGGGGAGTGGGACGATCCGCTCACGTACGAGGACACCCTCATCCTCGCATGGCTTCGCAACACCCGAGAGCGCAACAAGGGCCTCAAGTACCTCAGCAAGGCTGAGCTCGACAAGGAAATGATCGAGCTCAATGAGTTGTTCGATCCGGGCGAGCTCAAAAAACGCAAGGGACAGATCAACTTCGCTGAGCTTGATCCTTCGTGGGAGCCGTGTGTCTGGTACGCCTGCTCGGATGCCATCTGCACCTACCAACTTTTCAAGGTGTTGCATCCGCAAGTTACGATGCCGGAGGGCAGCCGTGGGAAGGGTCAAGAGGTTGTTTACCGGCTGGAGAAGATGTGTCTGCCAGCGACACGATGGATGGAGCGTTGCCGGGTGTGGATCGACCCCGACAAAGTCTCCGAGCTTATCCAGCTCGGCCAGGTCGAGTACTTCGAATGCATTACCAATGTCTACGACTTCTGCAACAAGGCCCTTGGCCGCAACATCGAGCCCGGGTGGGTGCGGCTGCTTCGTGACAAGTTCGTCTCGGACAACCCTGAGTACAACATCAACCAGCAGATCGATGACCTTCGGCAAGAGGCCGCGCGGACCAGGAGGGATGACCTCGATGTCGAGGGTCACTTCCGAAAGACTGCTTCGGGGTTCGCCGAGAAGTACGACATTCTGAGCCGACAGCAACTCGGGCCGCTTTTCCTCGAGCTCAAGATCCCGGACCTCCGCAAAACGGAGAAGTCCGAGCAGATCATGACGACGCAGTCGGAGATCGACCGTCTCAACGACAAGTACGGCCACAAGTATTCGTTCTTGCCGAAGATCAAACGCCTTGGAGAGCTGCAAAAAGCGCTGGGCACGTACCTGATCTCGCTCCATCGAGACGTGGGCCCCGACGGCACCTTGCGCGTCAACTACAATCAGCTTGGAACCGATACGGGGCGCTTCACGACTCCTTCATCGAGGAACCCACGTCTCGATGGAGGAACTAAGTACCCGATGCATGGGACTCCGGCCACCTACCAGAAGAAGCGGCCCCAGTGCCTTCTTCGGATTCGTGAAGCCATCAAAGTCCGCGACGCCGACTGGATCATCTCAGCAATCGACTTTTCTGGTGTCGAGCTCCGTATCGCCACCATTCTTTCTGGAGAGCCCAAGTGGCTCAAAGAGTATTTCCGGTGCAGTACATGTGGACAGGAGTTTGACCGCGGCGATGGTGGTTCCACACCGCAGCCCCCACCGGCTTACTGTCCCAAGTGCGGCGATGACCGGATTGGGGATCTACACACCCTCACGGCGGTCACCTTTTACGGTGAAGAGCGCATGGCCACGAAAGAAGGGAAGGGCTTGCGCCAAGGAGCGAAAGCGGCCAATTTCGCTATGGCGTACGGAGGGGGTCCGAGTGCCATCATGCGCGCCATTGAAGGTTGTTCGGACCAAGAGGCAGCGCGACACCACCGGACGTTTAACCAGACGTACGGGACACTGAAAGCCTGGTGGGATCAGATCAAAAGCTTCGGCAAGAAAAATGGATATGTGGCGACGGCTTTCGGCCGTCATTATCCGTTGCCTGACATCCGTTTGCCGGTTAGCCAGCGCAATGTGGCCAAGGCCCTCGAAGAGGAATACCAAGCCAAGCTGGAGGCAGGAAAGCCAGCAAAACCCCCGACCGAAGCCGACGTTAAGCGGCGCATGGATTTCAACCGGAAGTTCCGTGCCAAGGCCGAACGCAACGCCACCAATGGTCCCATCCAAGGTCTGAGTGCCGACATCACCAAGCTGGCGATGGCGCTCATTTATCGTGAGTGCAAGAAACGAAATTGGTTCGACTTGGTGCGGATGACCATCACCATTCACGACGAGCTGGTGTTCGAGATCCACAAGAGCATCGCTGCCGAGGCGCTTGAACTGTTCCAGGAGATCATGACCCGGAACAAAACCATTCTGAACCTCAAGTGGTCGGTGCCTTTGACTACCGATTGTGAGATCGGCTACGACTGGACGGTCCCGTGGGACCTGAAGGACTTCAAGTATCGGCGTGTTCGGCCCGACGGGTTCCAAACCGATGAGAAGGGACGCCTCTACCGAGACTCAGAGACGGGTGAGCTCAAAGCCAAGCGGTGGCCTGTGGAATTCGTGAAAATCTTCGGCCCTGTTTACGGGTACGCCCCTGTTGTCGAGAACCTCACCGAAGAAGAAGGGAAAAAGTTCTTCGGTGATGGTTGGCACCCATTGCCTCTCACGGACAAGCCTTCGGATCCGGAGCAACCGCTTGAGACGGCCGCTGCGCCCCCTTCAACGCTGCCCAAAGCGTCTCCAGAGGGGCCCACCGCGTCGCTGTCTCCCCGACCTAGCCCCGTTCAACTCGAGCGTGGAGAGACCTTTAAGTACCAGCTTCGGGAGCTCGGCGTGGGTGTGGCGGACAAATTGGCGCGGGTCATCGTACAATGTCAGGGCCGAGGCGCACATCCGCTTCACGTCATCGGGCCCACGGGAGAGTCTGTCTTGTGGGAGGGGGCCACCATCATGGTCAACCCCATTGAGTTTGAAGCGGCAGCCAACTTCCACGGGATCTGACGAAAATGCTGAAACCCCTGACCACCACCTACAAGGGTCGCGAGATCACCCTCGAGTGCACACACAAAAAGATCTTTCCTCCCCCTCAGATGTACGGGCACACGCCCGAAGACATTGACACGCTCTGGAAGCAGGGTGCTATTGACCAGAACCAGCATCAGCACCTCAAGGTTTGGAAAGAGAAATGTGGGCTCATGGTCATGGGACCACGTTGTCTGGATTGTCCCCTGGCGCTCAAGCAAAACCCTCGTCCGGGGCGTCCTCATGTCATCGAGACTGAACCCTGGCTCCCCGCCAAGGAGAAGATGCACTGGGACGACATGAAAGCGGGCAAGCTCGCTCCGAAACCCCTTGCTGAACAAGAGACGCCGATTGATCCGGTATCCGTCGCAACCGAGGAAGAGGAGCCCGAAGAGGAGTCTCTCATCGAAGAAGAGGAGCCCGAAGAGGAGTCTCTCATCGAAGAAGAGGAGCCCGAAAAGGAATCTCTCATCGAAGAAGAGGAGCCCGAAGAAGAGGAGCCCGAAGAAGAGGAGCCCGAAGAAGCTCCTGGCCTTGCCGACGATCTTCTCGACGCGCTCGCTGAGGACTGATGCCCAAACGCTCAAAGCGGCTCAAGCTGCGGCCCGAAGACCGGGTCATGGGGATGGCTCCTCGCGAGAAGCGAGATCTGTTTGCAGGATGCAATGAGCCTGGCAAGGAGTGGTTCCATCCAGATCCCCACGTCTTCATGAAGACGTTCTGCCGTATTTGCAAGAACGCGGATTGTATACGGGCGCGAGGTGCGGTTAGCCCATGGCACACACGGATGGCCGAGCAGGTTGACTATCTTCTCAACGACCCCGAATTTTCTGATCTGACCACGGAACCTCACCGTCGCATTGCAGAGCAAGCTTTCGAGGACATCGGTCGCAAGATGATGCGACTGGAGATCGCTAAACAACGCCAGGACTGGGAAATCCCCGAAGACTTTGGTCCCACTGACGGGGTCGACAAAGTGGCCCCTCGAGACACCACGGACCAGTTTGACGACGCCGTCAAAAAACTGGCTCAAGCCCGAGGCAAGGAAGAACCTAATCTTCCGCAGGCCGAAGGACAGGATGCCCCAGCCCATTTTCAGCAGGACGAAGAGGAGGACCCCTACGAATACGACACGCACTACCCGAGCTCGGATGGCAGCCGGAAGTACCATGTGACCCTCGACAAAGCAGGACGGTGGGCCTGTGAATGCGACGGTTTCCGCTACAGCCGGAAGTGCAAGCATCTTGACACCGTTCGCGCCTGGTACGACGAACAGCTTCGCAAGGCCGAACAGCACGACGATGACGACGACGGAGGGGGCTCAGACCCGACAGGCCCGACAGGACCGACTCCAGCGGCGGCACCCTCCCCGCAGCCACAACAAGATCCCAGAGTCCCTCCTGAGCGCCGTATGAACACTCCGATGCCGCAAGGAGGCGTGATGATTGGCGGTGGCATGCCTCCGGATCAAGGACATGCTGTTCCGCCCGCCAAGCCTGCTCATGATCCCTGGTCTATCCCTACAACCAAGGTGGTCGAGCCCGGGGCACGGGTGACCTTAAAGGACACCAAGAAAAAGAAGAAGGATGAGTGACGACATCAAATTCCTCGATGCTGTGGCGCGGTTCGGACGCGAGTTTTTGCAGAAGCATCCCCGACTCGCTGACATGGTAGAGACCGCTCGGGCGGGTGCTACAGATCCCAAGGATGTGGTCAAGGAAGTGTGGAAGACCGCAGCGGAGAACAAGGGGTTCCAAAGCGAGGTCGAGCGAGCGCTATTCGATGCCTTCAAGATCGAGCCTGGTTCTACCGACTTAGCGCACTTCCCAGACCGTCAAAAGATGCTCGAGCGTTGGGGGTTCACGGACGAAGACCTGGTCTTTCAGCCCTTCGAGGACCGCCCTGACTACAAGATGTTGCACCCACTTCTCATGGGGATGATCGTTGAGCTTCTCCAGTATGACGGGGATCTCCCTGAACTACGCACAGGACCACTCCCGCAGGGAGGGACCCCCGCAGTACCTGTCCATACTCATGCTCGAAACCCTGTGGCTGTGGGAGCCATGCTTCGCCGGGCTAGTGAAGAGGTGGCTTTCGAGCTCGGCGCTGCTGAAGAAGGAGAGCAGTCCAAGATCGCGAGGATGGTCGACATTCTTCCAGAAGGAGGGCAAGGCGTTTCGGGGCTCATCCGACAAGAGACCGAGCGGGGTATCGCGGTGCCCGGGTATACGCCGGGCCAGAAGGCAGCTTTTCGAGATGTCGAAGCACCTACAGGGATGCAGCTCGTCCAGATGCCTTTCAAAGAGAAGCAGGAGCTTGCCCACAAAGCCTTGACGAGTACGCAGGGGCGTCGCTCGACTGCACCCGTCATCGCTCAGATGGTGTTGGATGCTTTGGTCCCGGCTGTGGGGTCCGTGGCCCTCTCCGAAAAACAGGATCGAGAGCCCACCATCGATGTGGAGTGGGCGATGCAAATCGATGGTGGGGTCACAGAACGCAATCCCAATTTCAATTTCATCGACACCGCTGCGCGCTCTCTGGTTATCAAACTGCAACGTGAACTGAAGGATCAAGAGCCCAGCGGGAGCTACGAGCTTGCTGTGGTCCCTATCAACGCCATCAGCGAGCGTCGCGTGGGCTGGCGGGCTCTTCTGTATCGATCGTAAAAAGGCACCCCCACGAAGGGGCGTAAAAAGAGGGCAGATCGTGGGCACACTTTTGAGTCATGTCTTTGCGCTTTCCGCGCTCATCCAGCACCTTCGAGGGTCACCAGGATGGGTGGTGGTCCTAGCGCCCTCGGGAGGCCCTGAGCACGCCCTCCAGAGCGCCCTGACGGCTTGCAAGCCGCCCGATGCCTCCATGGGCGGCCGGACCCTGCTCCTGCCCGAGGGAGGCCGTGTGACGGTCGCAGGGAGCTCTGGGGTCGTGGCTGGCGAAGGGTTCCAGCTCATGATGGTCAACTTCGATGATGCGCTTAGCCCGCGAGACGAAATCGCACTCCACGGGTGGCGCCAACAAGCCCGTTGCCTTCTCACGGTCGACCAAAACGGTGAGGTCAGGATCGGTCGTCGATGAGACAGCTCTGGATCTTTCGCGTGTCCGGGGGAGACCCCTTTCACCTTCAAGTGCAGGGGAGTCCGCCCCTGCACTACGATGGTCGCCCTGAAACTTTGCTGCGCACGCTGTGTACCCAGGCACAGGCAATGGTGCTCGAAGCCGAGATGCGATCCCATGGGTGTAGCGTCGAAGCCCATTGTCCCAATGAAGGACCTGATCAGAAGGCGAAACGTCAGAACATCATGCACGTTTTGGGAGGCGAGCGTGTGTTCCCCTGCGTGCGGTGTCCCGAGTGCGCATGGTTCGATCCCGGGATCGACAGCTTGTGCGGGGCCGGGTTTTCTCCAACAGGGCCAGGATGGGAACCGGAAACGGTCGAAGGGGTGCTGTCGGACGAAAAACACGCCCAGGATTTCCAGAGTTGTCCGTTACGTGAAGGACTAACGCAGTCAACTACCTCCGGCTAAAGCCGGAGGCTTGTACCTGAGATCTCCCCATGGAGCTGTCCCGATACCTTGATCTCCCGAAGGAGACCGTTTGGCCGATTGACTGCGGCCCTGGCACGGATATTCCGCGCCGCGATGGTGTCGGCAGGCCCAGCGTGCCCGCACGACTCGCAACGAAACCTGTCCCTCGTCGGCCTATTCTTCTTCGAAACATGGCCACACTCGGGACAAGTCTGGCTCGTGTACGCAGGATCGACGGCAACCACGGGAACTCCAGCCAACAACGCCTTGTATTCGATGAACTTGCGCTGTTGATGGAAAGACCAGCCATGCAATCGTGCTCGCTGTCGGCGACGGGCCGTTACCCGGTCACGGATGCCCTGGAGGTCTTCCAGGGCGATGCCGCGCCCGGTGCGTTGCGCCTTGTGCACGAGTGCCTTGCTGATCTGGTGGTTGACGTCTCGCCTGAAACGAGCCTCTCTACCGGAAATCTGTCTGAGTTTTCTCTTGGAAGCCTTGGTGCCCTTCTTCTGGAGGTTTCGGTGACGGTGGGCGTATCTCCGTCGTACTTGTTCAACGGTGTCTCCAGAGTAGGTGCCGCCATCGGAGTCTGCGGCGAGGTTCACGATCCCGAGATCGACACCCAGGAAGTCTCCCGTGTCTGCTTGGGGACTCTCAGCCACCTCGCAAGGGACGGCGAGAAGCCACTTGCCCATCTTTGTACGGACGAGATCGACTTCTCCGACACGAGATTCGAGCATCTCACGTTGCCGCTCGCTGCATTTGAACGGCACCTTGATGCGGCCGTCGAGCGTCCAGATGGAGACGTGGGATTCGCCCCACGTCAGAATTCGCGGATCGTAGGGCTGTGCCCCATGGCGACGGAACTTGCGGGGCTTGGATCTTCGTCCCACGGTATGGGAGGCGGCAACCTTGGCGATGCACCTCACGGCCGCCTGAGCCCCGAGCCCGAAGAGGGAACGTACTTCGCCGTAGACGGCCTTCTGGACGGCGATCTTGTGGAAGACTCCGAGCGCGACGGCCTGCTCGGAGATCCAGGAGCACGCCTCGTTGCACCGCTCCAGAGTCGTCTGGAGGAGGGCCTCCTGCTCCTCCGAAGGGAGGAGGCGAACTTGCACGACGAGGTGCACGGAGTTAGTCTGCGCCAAGATGAAACGGGATGCAAGCCAGTTTCGAAGGGGGCGGCACGTCGTCTACGACTTGCACGCCCACTTGGTCTTCGTGACCAAGTACCGGGGAGGCTGCATCACGGAGCGCGTGGCGACCGTGCTGGAGGAGAGTTTCACGAAGGTATGTGGGGATTTCAATGTGGTTTTGGAGGAGGTTGGGTGGGAAGAGGATCACGTACATCTGCTGATATCATATCCACCCAAGGTGGCGTTGTCCGTCCTGGTCAATTCGCTCAAGGGGGTAAGCAGTCGGAGGCTGCGGGAGCAGGGATTCAAGGAAGTCAGAGACGCTTTGTGGGGGAAGGCGTTCTGGTCACCGAGTTACTGCGTGGTGTCCTGTGGGGGCGCTCCGCTCGAAAGGATCAAGAAGTATGTTGAGAATCAGAAAGGGCCCCTTTCCTCCTCGGCCTGAAGGCCGAGGCTTCCCCGGGGCTCCGTGGTGAAAAAATCCAACGAGCTCTATGGCGCTCGAGCGAGAGCTTTTTGGATTGGCTGGCTGGTGGGGGCACTTCCTTTCGTCGGACTTCTGATCATGGATGCTCAGGTTTTGGACGGCCAGATTTCGGAGGCTCTGAAAGAGCACCGAGCCGGATGGGTGTTCGTCGGGTTGTGGGTGATCACCTCGAAAATCATGGTGGTCCTTTGTGTTGAGCGACATCACCCGAAGTACGAGAATCCGCTCAAGAAGATCCGTCGACATTACGAGACTGGAGAGAGCTAGATGAGTGATGACGAGAAACGCAGCCCTGAACTCGAAGTTCGTGATGGAGGTATGCCAGAACGAAACAAGATGCGAAACCTACTCCAGGGCACCTTTCTTGACGTTCACGGTCACAATTTCATGGGCAGCGGCTTAGGCTTCGGTGATTGGTCAACCACCATGGAGATCCTGCGCTACGAACGGTGGTATGGGTCCCAGGCGCGAGAAGAGAGGCGCCGTCGCATGAAGTATCTCATCCGTCTGTGCGCGGAGCAAGAGCGGTTGGTCGAAGAAGACATCTCAGCCACGGGTCTGTCCGAGGCATTGATCGAACACCTCATCGAGGGTGATTGGAATGAAGTACGGGCCTACATTTCGATTTTGAAGTTCGAGGAAGAGCGGCATGAGTGGCGCAAGGAAATCGCACCACGATTTGCGAAGTTCGTCGCCATCGCCCAGGAAGCCTACGACACGCGACCCAGAGTGTTCTGCCCCGTATGTCGTCGTCCCGCTCCGAAAGAGCACATCGGCGCATTCCAAGATGGTCGCCATGTCTGTCCTTGGTGTGAAATCGTCCATGACGATGAGGGCGAGTGGGTAGAGAAAAGCAAAGCCCACCTGACCCCGGTCGAGGAGGAAGAAGACCTCGAGGCGGGATGGCAACACTATATCGAGTTCCCCGGAGCTCCAGATCGGACGGAGGGCCAAGCTCGAGCGATCGCCCGGCGCCACAACCTTGAACGTCGCAAAGGGAAGGAATCCGATGAGTGAGATGCTGCCCTTCGGCACCGTGTTAGGCCACCCGTGTCCCGACTGTGGGAGCTCGATGGTCTTGCGCGACAGCAAGTACGGCCCTTTCTACGGGTGCGTCGAGTTCCCGAAATGCAAAGCGAGCCACGGAGCGCACAAAAAGACTGGGGAACCTCTGGGCACGCCCGCAGATGCCAAAACCAAGAAGGCCAGGATCCGAGCGCACGACGTCTTCGACCAGCTCTGGAAAGGCCAGCACATGAGTCGATCCGAGGCATACGCATGGATGCAGGAAGCCATGGACATGTCAGAGGACGAAGCACACATCGGGAACTTCACCGAAGAGCAGTGTGACGAACTCGAACTCAAGGTCGAAGAGTTCCTCGAGGAAAAAGACGCGGGATGAGCCATCCATATCGCCCGCTCATTTCCGAGACTAAGGTGCAGAGAGTCCTGCGGATACACCGGGAGTCTCTGGCAAAAATCGCGTCTTGTCGCTGCCGACAAGAGCTTCGTCGAGAAGGGCCGCACTCCTACGTCGTGACGATCACGGATGACTGTCCGGTATGCCGAAGAGGAGACAACGATGGGACGACGTGATGAGCTCGACAACATGACCGAGTCCGACAAGGTGGCTGATCTTCTGAGCAACCTTGACCGACATGGGTGTCTCCGGATCGACAACCGCCATGCGCTGGCTTTCTGGGGATCTGCAATTCAGAAGCTCAAAGACGACGGTATCGTGGAGACGGAGATGGTCGAGAATTACGAGCAGCAGTACTCGTATCTCAAGGTGACACCCGTAGACCAAGAAGAGTGATGCCCCACGTCATCAAACTGATGCCGGCTCTTGAGGGGCTACGTGAGCTCGAAGATGGGTCTGTTGATCTGGTGATCACGGATCCTCCCTATGACACGCTCGAGAAATGGCGTGACATGGGAACGACGACGAGGCTCAAAAAATCCAAGCAGTCGTCAAATCAATGGTTCCCGACGTTGCCGCCCGAAGAACTCGAAAAGGTCTTCGCAGAGTGTTTCCGGGTCCTCAAGAACGGAACGCACCTCTACGTCATGTGTGACGAAGAGACGGGCGACAACCTCAAACCCATGCTGCGGGGAATCGGGTTCAACATGCGTAAGAGCTTGATCTGGCACAAGGTCGGCAAGCTTAAGGCAGTGGTCTGCCCACAGTGCGGCACACATGTCCTAGACATGCACACGCCGGGGACTCCAGGCATGGGGTACCCCTACCGATCTCAGTGGGAGATGATTCTCCTCGCCCAGAAGGGCAAACGGAAACCGCCAAAGGATCGCAGCGTTCGCAACGTTCTCCCGGTGCCGTGGATCAAGCGAAAAGACGCATACCCCACCCAGAAACCCGTCGACCTCATCAAGGTGCTCATCAAGCAGTCTAGTGAGGAAGGAGAGCTCGTTTTGGATCCCTTCGCTGGGAGCGGGTCCTGTGGAGAAGCCGCCTTCTACCTGAACCGCGAGTTCCTGGGCTTCGACGTCGAGCAGTCTGCGTTGGATTACTTCCAGGCTCGCAAGGTTCACTGGGTCCGGGACGGAGAGCCCGTGGAAGATGCGCCAGAGCCAAGCGGCGGCATTCTCGATCTACTTTGATCGGTAGCTCGTCTATGGCCCCCTCTGGTTGATGTTTCGGGTAACGGCAAGCCCAGACTTTGTTCCCCATGAAACGTGGGATCGGTTTGCTTGGCTTGTGCCACACGAGACAGGATCCGAGCCGTGGTATTACGCGGTACCTCATGGAGAAACCCCGACCACACGCCAGCTCCCTTCGAGCCCTGATTTCATCAAGTCGGTTGACCCGGCACTGCGGCCTCTGGTTCTTTGGTTGCATCGGCATGGGGTTCCTACAGGCCCCTCTTGCGCAGGACATACGATCGACAAGCGCGGGTTTCGTGAAATCTATGCGGGTTTGGAACAGGATGCAGAAAGGATCCGGACCGCAGGTCTGGTGTTGCGAGATCCCGAGGACGACCGTGACTACCTCATGCAAGATGAGGGTTACCAGCTTCCCTGGGGGTCTTTTGATGCTTTTCGCAAAGTAGCCAACGAGCATCAACCCGTTGGTTGGCTACCTTTCTACACGACCGACCCACGAGGCGAGCTTGCGCTGGGAACCGGCTCCGGGTTCGAGATTAAAGAGACAGGCGTGGGTGCGTACGGGATCAAGACGACGGGGAACAACCCGAACGCCTGGGATGAGGTGTTCGCTTTCTTGCGGCAAGCTTTGCTTTGACCTCCTCCCCTGCCTAAAGGCAGGGGATTCCCCGCTCAATTCGGGTAAAGGTTGTCCAACGGCTTGTGGGTAGAATGCGTCACGAGCCTGGTTTGCGACACCGGCGGACCCGAATCCTCGGCCCCGTTTCGCCTTCTGACGGCAGCACGTCGAGCACGCACTCATCAGGCATACATGTGTAAGGGAGCAAACGTGCCTGCTCGAGGAGATCGAGCAGGTTTTCTCGCTCCTCCTCATCAAGCACGTCCAGCACCTCCTGGTTCTCCACCTTGATCTTCTCGAGTTTTTCTCCCCACATGATATATGTCTCCTACGCGATGGGACCCAGGGCCGCGGCGATCCTGTCAAGTGCCTCCGCCACGTTCCCTGGGTCGGTGCCCGACCAGTCCGCTAAGTCGGCCGGCGTGTACAGCAATTGAGACGCATCTTCATTGAGAATTTCGACGATTGCTCCCAGGAACCCTGACTGCGTCGTGATGTCCACATCCACCGACGCGGTCCCGATAAAGGCGACCAGGGACGTGGTCCCGTCGCCCACGATGGTGTCTGCCTGTATCTCGCTCAGGGCACCCACAGTCGAAATGATCCCGACACTACCCGAGGCAACTTCGACGACTCCGGTGCCCACCAAGAAAGGATCTTGCACGCGTCCGCTGTCGAGTCCGAGCACCGATTCGTCCAGTCGTAGCACCGGCGCAGCCCCAGGGCCTACGGCCAGTGTTGCGTTGTCGCGCAGGAAAAATACCTCGGGCATCGGACCAACAATATCTGTCCCGATCACCACCGGAGCCGCCGTCTCGTTGTAGATCCCCACTGCTCCACTCACCCCGTTGAGATGACGGATTTCTGTCCCCGCTTCGGGCACCGCGATAGCCAGTATCGAAGAAAGGTTCCCGATGAACATCGCCCGATTCTCGAAGTCGTAACTCGCCGCAGGTACCGGGAAAGATCGAAACTCCGGGGGGAACCCAGCAAGCGGCGGAAGTCCACTTGGAAGATCGAAGTAGATCTCGATGTACCCTGGCGTCTCCTGGAACTTCGCGTAGAGCTCCCCGAAATCGTTGAACACGTAGTTCCCTTCGTCCCCCGTCGCGGTTGGCGCGTACACGAGCTGTGTGCCGCCCGGGACCCCCTCACCTTCGATGAATTCCGCGGTCAAAAGTCCCTGGTTCACGAATCCACGGATGGAACCAAGCTCAAACGACAACGCCGTCGAGCCCGTGTAGATCAGCTCCACGGTCCCCCCAGGCCCGATGTATAGGGGCCCTGGTTTGCGCCACGCCGTCAACACCCGTGCGTCTGGGATGTCACTCAGGAAGAGGGTACCTGTAGAGACATTGGTTAGGCGAAATCCGATAGTTCGCAAAGCAGAGCCTTTCTAGTAAGAGGGGCCTATAGCCAACATAACGATTTTTGTCCGGCGCTGACCGCGACAGTGGTGAGTAATATGAACCATGGTTAAGAAGTCAAAAGCCCTCCCGGGAGAAGCCCCACAGCGCGAAGAGCCTGTGCTACGGGAGCACGACTGGGATGACAACACGTCGGCGAGCCCGGACCGGTTCGGGGCACCCGGTTGGCTCAACAGCGGTGGAGGGACCCTCTCGAAGACATGCCGGAAATGCGGCTGTGAGCTGCTGAAAGACGGAGCGGTCGTCCACGCAGACGTGAAGATCGTCAAGGGCAATGAATATATCTACCGCACCGTCACAGGCAAACAGGTGCGCTCTTTCAAGCCTCTGAGCTGTCCCTTGTTCGGTTTCGATGAGATGTCGGCTGCAATGGAAGGCAAAGAGATCGGACGCGAGGCCAAGATTGAAGCCGAGAAGGTCGACATCCGTGTTGACGAAACGCAGCACCGCATCACGCAACTCGAGGCCGAGAATCGGGCTCTTCACGAAGCTACTGTGGCCAGGATCGAGCAGCTCGAGGCCGAGAACCGGGCTCTGAAAGAGCAGGTGGGCTCCGTCACCCAGATCGATCTGGGGCAACTCGCGCAGCATCTGTTCGAGCTCGCTGAGGCTGCTCGGGAGCGTAAGGCCCTCGAATCCGTCGAGTCAAAGGGTCGGATTCTCCAGATTCCCAAGGAGCTCGTCGAAGTCATTGATGTTGTCGGTATCCCCGTGGAAGAGGCGGAGGATGAGAGTTGACAGCCGCCCCTGAATGGGTATCCTGGACGGAGAATTGGATCGGGCCCCCGAAAGGGCGAAGTAGGCACCGCGAGCACCCGCAGCCGAGTAGACCCACCAAATAGAAAGCGTACGGCCCAGGTGCGAGGGTGACGGCGAAGAATCCCTGGCCATGATCATGGCCAGGGATTCGCTTTTCTCCCCCAGGGCCCGGAAAGGCCATCTTGGAAGGATCAAAGAAACATAATTTCGGGGGTGACGGGGATTGCTTTTTTCCTAAATATGTTAGAAAGAAAAGTACTGGGTTTCCAGCAGTACAAACAGATAGGAACAAACACACATGCCACGTAAGAAAATTAGTACCGGATCTCTTACAACCGCTCTTGGTGCTTCAGTGCTTCAATGGGCCATTGACAGCGGGTTCGGGGACAAAACTGTTTCCGAGCTTCATGCCACGCTCATCAATGGGAAAGTGACAGCTCCGAAGAAGGCCACCAAGAAGAAGAAGAAGACGGCCACCAAGAAGAAGAAGACGGCCACCAAGAAGAAGAGCATCAAGAAGAAGAGCATCAAGAAGAAGGCCACCAAGAAGAAGGCCACCAAGAAGAAGGCCACCAAGAAGAAGGCCACCAAGAAGAAGAGCATCAAGGGTCGCAAAACCGGTGCTTCGAAATTCGATCCCCAGGCCGTCGTCACGTTCATCAAAAAACATGGAAAGGCCAAGGCTGCGGACCTCAAGGGCTTGGTTCCGGACAACGCCAATGCTCGGGCCCAGTTTCTGGGGGGCCTCGTCGAACAGAAACTTATTCGGCGCGAAGGCAAGGCCCGGGGAACCACCTATTTCCCTGGGTAGCTAGGCTGGCGGCAAAGAGCCCCGGTCCCAAGGACCGGGGCTTCGTTTTTACCAGAGCTCGTTGAGGTTGCCCCGCAGATATTGCTTGGCTCTCATCGTTTTGCCGGTGTTGTGATCGGTCACGGTGTCGCGTTGGATGGCGATGGTGCGTCGTTTACACCCCCGCATCCCTGAGCCCACCTGACGACGCCGCTTGGCGTTCCGTTCTTTAGTTTTCCTGGAACTGCCGGCAGCCTTGAGTCGAGCTCGGAGAACGCCCAAGGCCGCTTGACGGTTGATATATTGGCTCCGACCACCGTCGACCCGAACCATGATGTTGGTCGGCTTGTGGGTGAGGATAACGCAGGTATCGGTCTTGTTCCGATGCTGGCCCCCCTTCCCGCTGCCGCGCGTGAAGGACTCCTCCAGATCACCAGGGTCGATGTGAACCTCGTGCTCTTTGGGTTCCTCGAGAACCGCCACCGTCACAGTGGACGTGTGTACCCGGCCTCGTTTTTCGTTGGGTGGGACTCGCTGAAACCGATGGCCTCCTGCTTCGTGGCAGAACGCAGTCAAAGCATTCTTGCCCGTGATGCGCATCAGCAAAAAGCCAGCGCGCTCCTCGAGTACTTCGTGTTCAAAGCCGCTCCAAGGAGCAATACCGGCTGTAAATGCGGTACTGTTCTTGTACGAGAAGTTTGGCGTCTTCGCCTCCCTCTCCACTCCTGATTTCGACGAGTACTGTTTTCATGACTTATCCTTTCAGATGCCGAGTTTCCGGCAGCCCCATCCTCCCCATCCTGGGGACGTTGTTATAGGAAAAGAAGTGGTGAGCCCGGTTGGATTCGAACCAACGGCCGACGGATTAAAAGTCCGCTGTTCTACCAGACTGAACTACGGGCCCGTTGAGAGCAGGGTGGGATTCGAACCCACGATGGGGATTTCTCCTCGCCGGATTAAAAGTCCGGTGCGTTCGGCCAGCTACGCTATACCTGCCCTAAAGGTCAGGTTCGGCCGAGGTTTCTTCTGCGTCGAGCGCAGCGTCCTCCTCGGCCTTGCGTTTCAGTGTGCCATAGGGATCCGGCCCCCACTTGAGCTCGGATTCGTCGACGCCGAACCCGGAAAGGTCAATGAGCTCTTCGACCTCATCGGGAGCCATCTTGAACAGGAAGACCTGGGCTTCGTCGTCAGCGTAGATGTGGATGTCGTGGTGTTCAGGGATGACGATCTGCCAGATCCCCCAGCGAAGCACGAAGGCGTTGCGGAAGAAGATCTGCGTGCCCTCGTCGTGCACGATTTGGACGGAGTAGTTGAACCGCGGGTCCATCTTTCCGGTCTCGCGGGCACGACGGTCGAGGTCGCGGCTGTAGGCTTCCGCGACCTTGTACGCTTCTTGGAGGGGCTTGCTTCGTGCCATGTCGGTCATTCTACGTTTTCTTGGTGAGCCCAGAAGGAATCGAACCTTCAACCTACTGATTAAGAGTCAGCCGCTCTACCAGGTTGAGCTATGGGCCCAAACGGGACACCACCTACCCCGTGGTGCGCACTTCCTTCTGGAAGCCGCCTCCACACGAGTGCGCATGTCCCTGGCGAGCCGGGTGAGATTCGAACTCACGCCTAGGGGGTAAGAGCCCCTCGCTCTGCGCAAACTGAGCTACCGGCCCGGAGATGTTCTGCTACGACGCCCGATGAGGACGGAACAGACCATCCCCTCGGGCTAGAGCTTGTGTTTGCGTTTCATGACGAACATGATTTCCTCGTTGTAAGGGAGCCTGACGGAGAAGTCAAGCTGGAGATTCAATTTCCCCGAACGCTAGACCCCGAGCATAGAGACGGGCTTTCCCCTGGACCACCATCCCCACTACCTCTTCGGCCGTGACGACGGGGATTTCCCCGTTGAGGGCCACGAAAGTGGGCCACCGATAGGGGTCGTAAGCGATGCCCCTCCATCCACGGATGGAGGGGATCTCCTTGGTTCGTGTCCCTCGAATGCGCGCGTGGACATTTTTCACCTGTTCCCGAAGGACGCGTTCACGGCCTTTGGGTCCCACGCAAAACTGTGCGTCCTGAAGACACACCAGGTTGGTGTGTTCGGCCACGCGCGTGCCCTCGACGACGGAGAACAGGTTCTTGTGGAAGTTCCAGTGTACGGCGACCCGGGTCACGAATCAGTCTACCGAGAACACCTCCTCGAGCTGCTCGCGGAAATCGATCTCGGCAAGATGTTCCTGACGGGTACGCCCACCCCAGTGAGGCTTCCAGGACGAAGCGCCGTATCGGCGTGGATTGCCGCAGAGGGGGCACGAACAGACGGTGTAATTGTCGGCGCGCCGCTTTCCCCAATTGGAAATGGCGTATTCCTCTCCCCAGGAACGAAGAATTAGCAGCCGGTATGTGCGCCGATGGATGCGCGCACGGTGATGGCGACGTAGAGCTCTTTTGGACATGACGTGACCTTCCCGGCCCGCCCAGTCCTGTCAGCTCCATGCTCCGGACTGGGCTAGACCTTGATTGGCCTGTCGGGAGGTTTCGCCATCTCGTAGTCGATGTAGACGGCCGTTGCGCCGCTCTTCATCGCGTGCTCGAGCTGGCGACGCCACAGATCCGTTTTGATCGACGACGCGGGCGCCACGAAGACGCCAAGCTCACCACGACGCAAGGTCTCCTCCCCAGAGAGGATCTTGTCGAGCTCGAGAAGCCCGGTGCTGAGCATGTTGGCCATCGTGAAAATTCTGCTCCTGATTGAGCCTGGTGTCAAGAGCCCGGACAGAAGGTCACCGTGTAATCCACGAGACCGCCGGTTTTGCGACAATTCCAGGTGGCGGCGGCGTCATCGAATTGCCAGGCGTAGACCTTGGGGCACGTGGCTTTGACGTTGGAGATGTACTTCAGGCTCGTGGCATCCCAGGCCCGGGAGGTGTCTTTCGTCCAGGGGTCACACACCATGTCCGCCGGCCATGCGGGAGTGTGGTACGGGGTACACCCGTAGCCGCCGGCACACGCCGCGTCCCCACAGGCAATCGAGCTTTTCACGGAGCAGACGCAGCAGAGTTTGTTCTGGGTGTCCGTGGGATCCCCCGAGTTGACCGAGTGCTGGCACGGGCTCCAGCAGCTATCGCCGCCGGCACTGAGACCGGTCGGGCATGCCGGAGAAGAGGTGCAACCGGCCTGGGTGCACCATGGAGCTTTGAGACCGGGATCGGGTTGCGGGTTGAAAGTCCCTGCTACGGCCTCGACAGCGATGGCTTCTCCCCATCCGTCCACGAAGCTCACGTCGTATGTGTCGTAAGGCCCCCATCCTCCGGGCGCATCGAACGTGAACTCGAGGAGACCGACAGGAGGAATGCCCGACTGGGCGCACTCAAGTCCGAAGGTTTTATTGTCCGAGGTGAGACATGAACCACTCGTGCAGCAGGGCGTGTAGCCGTCACAGAGGTTCTGGGAGTTGAAGTTGCAGCCGGTTCGAGGCCAGATGCGACCACTCCAACCGACCTCGACCTGAAGGCTCACTTTGTCCGTGGCGGAGCCCTTGGGTCCCATCTCCCATCCACCGTTGTTGAGCGGTGAGAACCCCGAGTTTCCAACAGAGCCGACCCAGATGGTCTGGGTGCAGTGGTTCACGAAGTGGACCGCGTGGGTCGAAGGCGCCTTCGATGACAGCTCTTTGGGGGCGGGGTCAGTGATGGGCTTGTCCTTACAGGCGACGAGCACCGTACAAAGGATACAGAGGGTCCAAAGGTCACGAGACATCAGCTTGGAGCGCTCGATAGGGGTAAAAACGATGTCATGTTGGTAATGTAACGCGCCGATGGGGAAAAGAAGGACAAAGGCCGGGCGAAAGAACCGGGACAAGTTGCGCGCCTGGAAGGAAAAGCATGATCCTGAGTATCAGGCGCGTATGAAAGCTGCGGCGATGAACCGTCGCGACCCAGAGACCGGTCGGCTACTGCGATTCAAGAACTACGCGGACCGAGAGCTCCTCGTGATGACCGGAGGTGACCAGCACAATCCTGTTCTCGAGTGGATGCATTATGACGACATCGCCTTGCGTAACCGAAACCGAGAGTGGGTTTCTAGGAAGATGTCTCGCAAGTTTGGAGTGGATGCCGACCTTCCCCAGCGATGCTGGTACACGGGGATGCAGCTCTACCTCGTGCCGTGGAAGTTGTTCGAAAAGCTCGGGTACATGACGCCCTGGATGTGTTCTCGAGAGCATCTTGTCTGCGACCGCAACGGGGGAAAGGACCGCTCCTCCAACATCGTGATTGCTGGGCGCTACATCAATAAGAAGCTCGGACACAGCCCGTTGCCCTTGAAGCTCCTACTTCGGCAAGAGCTCGCCAAGAAGAATTTCGATCGTGACACCCCTACCTGGGAAGGAATGTCTCCTTGGATCAAGACGATCATCGAGATCGAGGACCAGTACCGCCTGGGGGATCATTACCCGTGGCAGCCGTGGGCCTACCAGCCGGGGACTCGTGAGCACCGCATGGCTCAGGCTTTCCACGAAGAGATGACGGCAGAGGAGCAAGCTTTTCGAGCTCTAGATGACTACGGCCGTAGCCAGTGGCTAGAGAACTTTCGCTGGAAATGGTAGCGACTCGGGCACCCTTGTCAGGGGTCCCTGATTTTTACGAAGGCCCCTCCGATGATCGCGGGGGCACGAAATGGCGCGTCTTTTGCTTGAAAACAAGGCATGCGCCGCAACCTCATCCCTCTCATCATCCTGGTGCTCACCGCCTGCAACAACCACCCTTTGAAGGCAATCGAGTTCGAGCACCACACAGGTTCTGGGGATGGCGACGGGGATGGCGACGGAGACGGCGACGGAGACGGCGATGGCGACGGAGACGGCGAAACAGGAACCGGGGGTGACGGCGATGGAGATGGCGATGGCGATGGCGATGGAGATGGCGATGAGGGTCTCAAGTTCGATGTGGGCCCGGAATGTGGCAACGGCATCGTTGAGATGGGTGAGCAGTGTGATGAAGGAGCCGCGAACGGTCCTTTCCCGGCCCCTTGTGGGCTTGAGTGTCTCTGGAACGTTTCCTAGACGCTCAGTTTTTGCGTTTCGTCCACGCTGAAAGCACCTTGGAGGGGTGCACAATCTTCGCTTTGTAGAGCGTGCACCCCCTGTACTTGGAGGGCGCCGTTCTGAAGCGGCCTTTCTTGGTGATCGAAGCGACCTTCCGCCACCGTTGACCCCGTTCATAGATCTGGATGAAGTCTCCAGGTTGGACTTCCGACACCGGAATTCGACGGTGCCAGCGGTTGTGGAGCTTTCGTTTTTCGTCTCTAGACATGATCAATTATCGCATGGGGGTAATCGGAACTCGATAGCGTTGATCGGCTTTGTTCGGTCGAGATCGAAACCTTTTTCGCGAAAACGAAAAAGGTGAAGTCGCTCCGAACCCGTTTGCGAAGTGGCTCGCATGACTTGGCTCTCGAGCTCGGATTCAGATCGTCCACCCGACCTTCTCCGGCGCCTCGCAGGAGACCGAAACTTGAGACCCTTCTCTCCTAGACTGGGACAGACAGGCGCGGGGAGCCGACTTCCCAAGGCCGACAAATTTTTTGCAGAGAGCGCTTGACTTCCTCTTTGAGCCCGCGTAGTACAAAGAAGTCGCCTCCCTTGGCAGGCCGGCGGCACCGGAAATCACGCCATGAAACGCTCCACAACAAACATCGCCACGACAGCGACCTCCATGGTCGTCGTGGCCGTCGTACGTCCCATTATGGGCGATACGACCCCGTGTTGAGCATTTCCCGGCGTGTAGACCGAACTCCAACAGAGTGAAGAAAGCCCGCCGGGAAGCCCGGAAGGGTAGCTCAACACGGCTCGAGGCCACGCTGGCATCTCAAGCTGGCGTAGCTCAATTGGCAGAGCTCCCGATTTGTAATCGGGGGGTTGCCGGTTCAAATCCGGCCGCCAGCTCCAAGGAACTTCACTCAGGAGAATCAAGCAACATGCCCGTGTAGCTCAGTGGGAGAGCAGCTCATTCGTAATGAGCAGGCCGTCGGTTCAAATCCGACCTCGGGCTCCAGCACCAACTTCCAATACACATACGCCCTTGTAGCTCAGTGGAAGAGCGCAAACTTGGTAAGTTTGAGGTCGTGAGTTCGATTCTCACCTGGGGCTCCAAGAACGCAGGACCTCGTACACAGGTCACAAGCAAACGGTAAAGACGTCTGTCTATCACACAGAAAACTGCTGGTTCGAATCCAGCCCCCGCCGCCACTTATGGCGGGGTGGTCCAATGACTGCAACACACCTTACACCCTCTCCTGCGTTCTGAACTTTTCCATCCTATCCCAGCGCCTCGTAGAGCGAGGCCACAGCAGCAAACCCCGCTCCGAGGCGGAGGTGCCAGGCTACGGGCGGCCTGTGGGATCCAAAAGCCCAGTTTTACCTGACCACGTAACACCAACCACATGCCGATGAGCTCCCAGGGGAGCCCCCGATTGTACTGGGGAGGGCCGGGTTCGAGTCCCGGGATCGGCAGACCAACACCGAAAGGAGCAGACAACCATGGACGATGACGATGATGTTCACGATCCCAACGGAGCAGTGGCGCAATTGGTAGCGCACTCGGTTGTCAGCCGAGCGGTTGCGAGTTCAAGTCTCGTCTGTTCCGCCACCTTCAGGGGCGTTGGTCTAGTCAGGTTTAGGACGTCGGCCTGTCACGTCGAAGGTCAGGGGTTCAAATCCCCTACGCCCCGCTTCTACAGTCCCGTAGCTCAGGGGGAGAGCATCTGCTTCACGCGCAGGGGGTCGTCAGTTCGATTCTGACCGGGACTACCAAACGCCACACGATCACCATAGCCTCGTAGCTCAGAGGGAGAGCAGCACCTCGACACGGTGAAGGTCGTGAGTTCGATTCTCACCGAGGCTACCAACACAGCGGAATAGCTCAGCGGGAGAGCATCTGGTTTACACCCAGGGGGCCGTCGGTTCGATCCCGACTTCCGCTACCAATCAGCACCAACCCCACACCCAAGGAAGGAGATGAGGCCCAAGTTGTGTTATACTGAAGTAGGTTTATCAGATGCCTGCTGTCCATCCCAAACGAGAACAAATGCAAGAGCTCCGTCACCAGGGGTTTTCTATCTCGGAGATCATGGAGGAGCTGGGAGTAGCTCGAACCACCGTTCGAAATGCGATCAAGGACATCAAACTCACCAAGGGCCGAAGGAAACAGATCAAAAACCGAGGGAACGAAAAATCAGCCCGCACACGCACCAAGCATGGTGACACGACCAAAGTGTGCCCTAGGGGCTTTGCCTCAAAAGCCCGAGTTGCCCAAGAACGAAACGACCTTGCCTCAAAAGTCGGGCCGGAAGCTGACCGATCTAGGTTCAAGCCAAACGAAACCCGGAGTCTTGCTTTTGCCTCAAAAGTCGGCGGGATCTCTCTTCGACCACCTAGGGAGCATCTGACGGCCTTTTAGCGACGATCCCAATCGATCCCGCTGGACACTTTCGACCTGTCCTTGACACGTTGGACAGTTTGCGACGAGATCTCCCGATGCTCACGGGATCTCAGTTGCGGGTGAAGTACGACCGCCTCAAGGCGCGCCTGGAAGAAGCCAAGGCGAAGACGGCGAAGGCCAAGTCTCAATACGAACATGCCAAGGCCCACGAAGCCGGAGTCGAGGCCGACTTCAACGAGGTGCGTGCGGCCCTCGATGCCGCCCTGGACGCGATGGCCGGAGATGGCGTGAAGAAGGCTGCGGCACCGTCACCGGCCTCCAAGGCCACGCCGGTCCATGTTCCGCCCTACCTGCGCGAGCTTGTGGCGGCCTTCCCGACCTCGGGAACCGCGACCCTGGAAGACCTCCGGGCGGCTCTCAGCCTCCCGGACTCCACGGTCAACACGCGCATCCAGAAGGCCAAGAAGCTCGGCGTCGTGGTCCGCAGTGGGCGCGCTGAGTACAGCCTCACCGACCTGGGCAAAAGCAGCCGTGGGGGCCGTCTCCAGGCGGTCGGAGGCCAAGGGTAACCCTTTTCATCCTACCCCCTTGACTGTGCCCCTCATAGGGGTATAGTTGGGGAGTCGATGGAGCCCAGGAAGCACAGGGGAGCTGAGATTGCCCGCGAGGGACAGATCAAGCGATGCGGCCGTCAACGATGGCACGTCAAGTCGCAGAGCGGCTTGGGCACCTGGGTCGTGGACTACTCGGGCGCCGAGCCGACCTGCACCTGCCCCGACTACGAGAAGCGGGCGGCGTTCTGCAAGCACATCTTCGCCATCGAGATCCGCCGCCGTCGGCTCATGCTGCCGGGAGGGCCGCTCGTGGTAGACGAGCCCACGAAGTACACGCAGGACTGGCCGGCGTACAACAAGGCCCAGACGACGGAGCACTTCCACTTCGTCGGGATGCTCCGGCTGCTCTGCGACGGCATCGAGATTCCGAAGCAAAGCATGGGGCGCCCGAAGACGCCGCTCGGGGACCTGGTGTTCGGCAACGTGTTCAAGGTCTACACGGGCAAGAGCGGACGCCGGGCTGCGGGTGCCCTCGACGCCTGCCATGAGCAGGGACTCTTGCTGACGAAGCCCAACTACAACACGCTCTTTCGCCACATGGACGACCCGGCGCTCACGCCGTTGCTCCGCCAAATGTTGCAGGAGAGCGCCGCGCCCCTCAAGAGCGTCGAGCGGAAGTTCGCCGCCGACTCCACGGGATTCTCTACCAAGGTCTACGAGCGGTACTACGACCACAAGTGGGGGCGCAACAAGAAGCGGGCGAAGTTCATCAAGGCGCACGCGATGTGTGGGACGTTCACGCACGTCGTGTCCGACCTGATCGTCTCCGATGCCGGCGACGCGACGCAGTTCAAGCCGCTGCTCGACGCGACGGCCGCTCGGTTCGATGTGGACGAGGTGAGCGCGGACAAGGCGTACTCCTCCAGGGCGAACCTCCAGGCGGCTCACGATGCTGGAGCCGTCGCGTACATCCCTTTCAAGGCCGGTACGGTGGGAGGCAAGGACGACCTTTGGTCCAAGATGTTCCACTACTTCCAGTTCAAGCGCGAGGACTTCCTGGCGCACTACCACGAGCGGTCGAACGTCGAGACGGTGTTCTCGATGGTCCAGGCGAAGTTCGGCAAGCACGTCAAGTCGAAGAACCCCACGGCGCAGATGAACGAGCTTTACTGCAAGTTCATCGGCCACAACATCTGCGTGCTGATCTCGTCCGTGTACGAGCTTGGCATCGCACCCGAGTTTTGGAGTCAGACAGCGTGAAGACGAACCAACTCTCGCTAGGGTTTAGCGAGCCAGATGCGCCCACCGAGATCTTGCCCGTCCGATCCCCGGTCGGACGGTTCGCCGAGTTCGGACACGTCAAGTCTAACGGCGTAACTTACACCCCGAGCGCGCTTGCGGACTATCTTGCGAAGGAAGTTCTCGCGCGCGTCACGATGACCAGGGCCGCCCCGCTTCGGGTGCTTGATCCGGCTGTGGGAGAGGGCGACCTGCTTGTCCCCCTAGTCCACCGCCTGCACGAGTCTGGACGCAAGGTACACGTCGTGGGAATGGACGTTGACGCGACTGCTCTCACAAGAGCGAAGGAGGCTCTTCCAGCGTTCCCAGGCGTGACCTACGAACTCAAGCACCGCGATTTTCTGGGAGATTCAGATGGCGAGTTCGACATCATCATCGCCAATCCCCCCTACGTTCGGACCCAGACGCTGGGCTCGGAGGAAGCGAGGAGGATTGCCATCGACTACGGACTGGAAGGGCGCGTCGATCTCTATCAAGCGTTTGTCCTACGGATCGCGGAACGTCTCGATACCCGCGGGGTCTGCGGCATCATCACGTCGAACAGGTTCTTCACAACCAAAGGGTCGGGGGCTTTTCGAGCGCAAGTGCTCTCGAAACTCCGGGTGGATCGAATCTGGGATCTCGGAGATACAAAAGTCTTCGATGCAGCGGTCTTGCCCGCAATGCTGGTCGCCGAGCGTGGTCAGACCCAAGACCACGAAATCCCAGCCTATACTTCCATCTACGAAGCCCTTAACAACGAGCACTCCGAGAGTGTCCAATCTTCGATTGCCGCTGCATTGGACCTCGACGGCAGCGTCGGCGTGGATGGCCGAGTCTTTCGAGTTCAGCAAGGCGTCCTTCGAGCAAAGGGTCAAGAGGTGTGGCGGCTCTCGACCCGCTCAATCGACCGCTGGTTGGATGAGGTCAGCCGACGAACCTGGAAGACGTTCGGCGATATTGGAAAAGTCCGCGTTGGCATAAAGACCACCGCAGACAACGTGTTCATCCGCGACGACTGGCATGGCGCCGAAGAACAACCTGAGCTGCTCCGCCCGCTCATTACTCACCACGTTGCTGCCCGCTACCGTGGTGGCACTCCGACCAAGCAAGTCCTGTACACGCACGAACCGGGTCCGAACGGCCGGGCGCGTCCAGTTGACTTGGCAGAGTATCCCCGTTCCAAGCGATACCTAGAATCCAACCGTGAAAGGCTCGCCGGGCGAAAATACGTCGCTAAGGCTGGGCGAAACTGGTTTGAAATATGGGTGCCGCAAGACCCCGCCGCATGGGACAGGCCGAAGGTGGTGTTCCGAGACATTTCTGACGTTCCGACGTTCTGGTTTGACAACTCCGGGGCGGTCGTGAACGGCGATTGCTACTGGATTTCACCCTCGTCACCAGAAGCCGACGATAGCCACCTCTGGCTGATCGTTGCCGTCGCCAACTCGACATTCATCGAAGCCTTCTACGACCGGAAGTTCAATAACAAGCTGTACGCGGGTCGGCGTCGATATATGACGCAGTACGTCAAGAAGTTCCCTCTGCCCGACCCTGCCAGCAAAGAAGCACGCCAGTTGGTGCGTCTTGCAAAAGGAAGGTTCAAGACAGAAGACCGAGATGTGGAGGTCCAAATCGACCGGCTCGTCTGGGAGGCGTTCGGCCTCACTCGGCCATGTTGAAGAAGTCTGGCGGAAGGGGCAGTTGGATCTTCTTGTTGACGACCTTTCCCTGGAACTGGCTGAAATGATCAAAGAACTTCTCGCCACAAACCAGGAGCAGCCCGGTGATCCGAACCCTGTCGGCATCAGTAACTGCCGGAAACACGGCGTACCGCACGTCACAGTGTCTCAGGTCGCGCCCCTCGATTGGAGGAAAGTCGAGCAAGTCGGTGCTGCTCGGCAAGACCAAACCGAGGTCAATGGTTGGCGACGTTTGGAGTTTCACTTCCAGCAACTGGTTGACCACATCTGGGAACATCCCACTGTCAGCGTGACCCGAGTAGCCAAGCGCAGTGGTCACGACTCGGTGAAGCTCTGCGCCACGGTTCCGCTCCTGGTCCATCGAAATATGGTCAAGTTCGACACCTACAAGACCCTTGAGGTGCTCGAATACTTCCTTGATCGGCATCAGCGAAAACTGGGAAGGTTCTGCTGTCGGCGACGAGGGCAGACGCCGCGCGGATGTTTGTGCGAGCGCAGACAGTCGCTCCGTGTCCCCGGAAAGCAGGCGGGCCCCTCGCGCCTGCGCGTCAAGGCGAGCCTGATATTTCTGGGTCATGGTGCCCGTCGTGTCGAGCAGAGCCAACGCTTGGCCCAAGATGACTCTAACCGCGACAACTTGGTCATTCTCGTCCAAGCGAATGACCACGTAGCGTCTCGTAGGCGAAACCTCCTCGTTCCAGATCTGAAGATTGTTCGACTTCTGTACGTACACGTCGAAGTCAAGGCAGGGGAACCGGGGCTGGGTCTTCTTGAAGGAACTCGGTATAGCGAGTTCCAACGCTCGACAGACATGCTGTTTGATGACCTTGGACCGCGTTCTCAGCGCGAGGCCCGAGAGATCTACACCGGCGAGCCGCGTCCGAAGGACCACTCCCAGTTCTGCCGCCGACAGCCAACCTTCGCTGGTTCGTTCCGCCGGATCGTAGATAGAACGTCCTCTACCCGCTCGGAGCTTCGCTGCGATGGACGATGGAAGTCGGCTGGACCAAGCTGGTCCTGCATCCTGCGCAGTCGAGCTTTGCTTGGAGACCTTCTTTCCACGGGCCACGACCAAGATCGTCGCCAGCGTTTCGTGTTCTCCCCAAATTCTCGACGGAGGTGCGCATGGCCAAGGTGAAGCGCACCGTTGTTGCTTTCATCTGCGAAAGATGCGGGCATGAGTGGCTGCCGCGCGACCCGGACGATCCGCCGCGCCGGTGCCCGGCCTGCAAGAGCCCCTACTGGGACAGGCCGCGCAGGGACGCGGAGTCTGGCGGAAAAGGCGACGAGGACGCGCGGGAAACTTGACTCAAAAGTCGAGTCCGTGCCTCAGAAGGTGCGCGTTTCCGGCCCTTTCGAGGCAAAGCCTGCCCTAGGTGTCAAAAGGAGTTTCCTCATTCTTGTTTTCATCGGAGGAATGGAGGCAAGCACCTCATGGGGTACTGCCGTCGTTGCCAATCAGAATACGCAAAGAAACGGAGTCGAGAGCAGTACAAAAAGATACGGGGGTACCTTGACGAGTTGAAAAAGGTCCCATGTGCAGATTGCGGAGAGGCTCATCCTTCTTGGGCCATGGATTTCGATCATCGGAAAGGAACCAAGAAAGCCTTCAACCTTGGCGAGGCTCCGAGCCGAGGGTTCCCTTTAAAAAAAGTCCAGGCTGAGGTCGAAAAATGTGATGTGGTGTGCACTTTGTGCCACCGTTACCGTACTTTCGGCAAGAAGCGTAAAATCAAGGGTCTGTAGCTCAGTTGGTTAGAGCGCGCGCCTGATAAGCGTGAGGTCGGAGGTTCGATTCCTCCCTGGCCCACCAAGAAGTTTCCAACAACATGATGCGGGGTGGAGCAGTCAGGTAGCTCGCCGGGCTCATAACCCGGAGGTCGCAGGTTCAAATCCTGCCCCCGCTACCATTGCGATGTAGCTCAGTTGGCTAGAGCGCCCTGCTCATAACGGGGAGGCCGAGGGTTCAAATCCCTCCATCGCGACCATTGCGGGGTGGCCAAGGCAGGTAAGGCGCCGGGCTCATAATCCGGAGATTCACTGGTTCAAATCCAGTCCCCGCTACCATTTCTGACCAAACAAAGCCATGAACCACGTTCACTACATCCAACCGAAACAAGCCAACCTGCTCCTTGGTGCAGGTTGGTCGGGCGGACACGTGTGCCTACCCAACCAGGAGAACGCAGCGAATAGGTGAGCTCGACGGTTTCAAGCCCGTGCCCGTCGAGCCTGGTGGCCGACGGGCTTTTTCGTGGGCTGGGATCAAAACGACTCTCTCCCTTTTTTCACCAAAAGCCGGCCCTTTTAAGGCTCTTTGCGGTTTTCACGAAAACCGCGCCCCGAGGGGGTACAAAGGCTGAACGCAGCTAGCCCCTCTTTTACGAAGCGAGGACAGAACCATGGAAAACAAGGAAACACTCGGACCCGCAGAGACCATCATCCAGTCCCTCCTGGCCCACACGGATCACCTTTATCATGGGCGCCCTGGCGTCATCGTCCCCGACGCCCGCAACAAGGTAGGTGTGCGGTGGGATCCGGTCACACACAAGGAGCAGGAGGACGGCACCAAGACCGTCTACCGTCTCCGGAAGGTCGGGCGCAAGCAGACTCGCACCGAGATCGGCGTGATGAACGGAGACAACACAGTCCGCAATGGGCGTACCATCGTCGGCACGTACCGCAAGAGCGGTCTGTTCCCCGAGGTCGCTCTGTGGATGTACCAGCAGGTCGCATCTGTCTGGGAGCTCGACAACGAGTTCGCAGCTCGTTGGGCTTCGTACGCCTTTCGTCAGGAGCACCGTGATCTCAAGGTTGTGCTCGCGGCTTTCATGCTCGTGCAGTCTCGCAAGGGGGACCCGGTCATGGATGAGGGGGAGCTCTTGTTCCACGACGAGGACTACCGCGACGTGGGTGAGGCCATGATGCTTCTTCAGGAGAAGGGGCGCGATCTCAACCCGAAGTTGCTCCTTCGGATCTACGATGTGCTGACACTGCCGGAGGTCGCCAAGATCAACCGCGATCTTGGTTTCGGCAAGTCGGCGAAGCACGCTTTCCTGGGTCGGTGGCCCAAGGCCGTCGAGAAGTGGCTGCGCTACCGTGAGGAGAACCCCAAGATGCTCGAGGGTCTGGTCAAGGCCGGGTTCCGTACCACGGTCATGGCGCTCGCACGGCGTATCGGCTACAAGCCGACCTCGGACAAGTTCTTCGAAATCCTGCGTTGGAAGCAGAAGCAGTCCGAGGATGGGCGTCGTGAGATGGCCATCGGCAAGAAGGTCAAGGCTGCGGAATCCTGGGATGATCTCACCGAGGCCGAGATCTGCGAGCGCATCGAGAAGGGAAAGCCCAACTGGAAGCGCATCGTAGGATTGCTTCCGTCGAAGATCGGGGTTACCCGGGCCATCATGGCTGCGGCCATCGAGTCCGGGTCCCTCTCGGACAAGGACATCATCATCCTGACACCGACGATCGAGGAGCTCGGGCTTCTCAAGGTCCAGGAGATCAAGCAGCGGCTCGATGAAGCCCTGGCCAAGGCCGAGGATATGCGTGCGGCCAACATCGCTCGCAACGTCCGGAGCAAGGAGCTCCAGGAGAAGCTGGAGCAGGGCGCCGACAAGGCTGCGCAGAAGGCTGTCGAGGAGGTCATCAAGGACATTCGCATCTACGTCGTCGTCGACATTTCGGCGTCGATGGAGGGTGCGCTCGAGAAGGCCAAGCCTCTCATCGCCAAGCTGCTTCAGTCGATCCCGAAGGATCAGGTGCACGTTGCCGTGTTCAACACAGCAGGACGTGAAGTCACGATCAAGAACACGTCCACCAAGGGTGTCGCGGCAGCTTTCCGGGGTATCAAGGCCGGCGGTGGGACCGATTACGGTTCCGGTGTTCGGGTACTGTCCAAGTACAAGCCCAAGGAGAATGAAGACGCGCTTTTCCTGTTCGTCGGAGACGAAGAGCAGCGCGCTACTTTCGAGGCCCATATTCAGAATTCGGGCATCAACCCGGTAGCCTTCGCCTTCCTCAAGACCGTGGCAGACACGGGGGCGGCGGCCTGGCGTGCTCGGCACTACCAGGAAACCACGGCAGTTCGGCAGACGGCTGCCAACCTGGGCATCCCCTGCGTCATGATCGACGAGCGTACGTTCGACGATCCCTACGCGATTCCCCGGACTCTCCGGACGCTGATCGCCGCAACCCCGGTCGGCGTGGCAAACCAGGCTCGAACGCCTCGTGTGACGCTCGTCGACCAGATTATCCAGACCGATCTTCTCAAGAAGCCGGCCTGGGCTTGAGTACCATGAGTTTTCAAGAACTCACCGATCTGCTCGTGCACACGGGGCGTGACTGCCCCGTGTGCAAGGGCACCGGAAAGAACCCTCGCAAGAGGAAGGAGCCGTGTCCCGAGATGTTTTGTCGGGGCGGCAAAGAAGTCCGCCCCTCCGACGAGGAGGAGTGGAAGCGGAGGCATCAAGTTTGATGAGCTGGCGAGACCTACTACAGAAAGACGAAGAGACAGTGACTCTTCCCTGGACGGGAGGTAGGTCTCTCCACTCCAAGTCTCGAGTGTTAAAACTCGAGAGGAAGCCTCGTGACTTTGGGTGGTACACATTCCAGATCCAAGGCCAAAAGGCCACTGACCCGCAGCTCGCGGACCCGGTCCCAGAGTTGCTCAAGAAACCAGTGGATGGCTACCTCGTCGGGGACTGTCTTGTTCCCGACGACACTCGCATCGACCCGGATCCCGGGAAAATCGTCAACTACTCGGAGAGGGTTTTTCTTCTCCCCGACAACCTCGACCGTTTCGCTCGTGTGAAGGCCGGTCGGGTCTACCCCGAGGGCCCTCTCATTTTCATGGAAGAGGTATTCCCCCTCGGGCCCGAAGACGACGTCATGAACGCTTACCTCGACAACAAGACCGAAGTGCACGACATCCCTGGGGTAGTCCCAGCCTTGGATGCCGCGTTCCGCATGGAAGTCTACCAGCGCGAGCAGGCTGAGCTGCGGCGTCAGGAGATTGCGCGCCGTCGAGCCGAAGAGGAAGCGCGTCGGGAGAAGGAGCGGCGTCGTCAGGAGCTTTTGAAGAAGCTCGGAGACGGGGCTGGTCGTCGAACTCTTGCTCAGGAAGATTTCCTGGAGGCTGCGAAAGCTGCCCTCACGGTTGGGGGCGCTCAGTACCTCGATCATCGGAAGGGTGGTCGAAAGGGCGAGTGGGTGGTGAAATACCGTGTCGACGGTCAGCGCCTTGAGTGTGTGTGCGACACCAACCTCCAAATCATCGATGCGGGGGTGTGTCTGGAGGACCACGGCACAGGCGAAAAAGGCGATCGATACTTCACCCTTGAGAGCTTGCCGGCGGTCATTCGGCAGGCTATCCGTGAGCACAAGCTCGTCATCTGGAGGCACGTATGATCGAAGCAGGAGTAGTAGTCACCGGAGCGGGAGCCGTTTACTGGCACCTGCCCGAGGGCCGTACCGGTGGCAGTCTCCCCGACAGTCGCAAACTCTGGGACGTGCTCTGGGAGCTCCGCAAGGAAGAGTTCCTGGGGGTTGCCCATAGCCACCCCGGATCTGGGGTGCCGGGTCCTTCCTGGACAGACATCACCACTTTTGCCGCTATCGAGCTTGGGCTCGGGCGTCGACTCACTTGGTGGATCACGAGCTCGGACCGCGTGATCGATCTTCATTGGAAGGGTCCGAACAAGCACGACTACACTGCCAACCTCGTGGCGGAGCCCGATTGGGCCGCAATCCTCCGCGAGCACTCCAAAGGAACATGAAAATGGAAGCACATGAAGCACGACTCAACATCACTGTGAACGGGATGAACGGCGACCTGCTCGATCCCGTCATGTTCGACGCCACAGACGACGACATCAAGAACTGGGCGACCGAGGCTGTCAGCAACGGGGATGTCCCGGGCATTGAAGCCGTTCCGAATGTGGATTTCACAGATTTCGTCGTGGACCGTTTCACGGCGAACGACGAACAGCCGAATCGAATTTTCATCAGACCTAAAACGCCTTTCGGCTGTTGACACAAAACTCCGTTTGGGCCCTCCTCATCATGGAGGCATTTCCACACGGCCGAGTGTTGGAACAGGTACGAGCCGTGTGGTGAGCACCACGCCCACACTTATTGGTGCGGTGGTGGCGAGCTCAGTCCCGCGTGTCCCGAGTACGAACGCGACTGCCTGTGGCGTATCGAGATGCTCGTCAAGGAGGTCCTTCCGGCCCTCCAAAAGGCCGCCGAGGAGCGGAGACGGCTGGATAAGCCGACGCGGTTCGACGCGATCTTAGAAGAGGCCACCAAGTTCAGGAGAAATCACGATGAAGATCACCATCATTGGAGTCGGTGCATTGGGTTCCCACCTTGTGCAGGCGATCCGAAACGAAGACGTAGCCCTTAAGATCGTGGATTTCGATCGGGTCGAGTTCAAAAACGTCGCATCTCAGTTTCACTTCTCGAAGAGCGTTGGCAAGAAGAAAACCGACGCCCTCAAGCAGGCCATGCAGTTCTGCTACGGCCGGAAGATCGAGGTTGTAGGCAACAAGCTCACCTCGGACAACGTGGAACAGCTTCTAGCCGGCGCGGACCTCATCATCGACTGCCTGGACAACGGGACGGCGCGTCGGCTCGTCCAGGGGTACGCTCGAGCTCACGAGGTCGCTTGCCTTCACGGTGCCCTGGCGGCCGATGGGGGCTTCGGAAGAGTGATCTGGGACGAGGACTTCACCATCGATGATGAAGCCGGAGCGGGGGACACAACCTGTGAAGACGGGGAGTTCCTGCCCTTCATCCAGATCGTATCCGCCTACCTCGCACTTGCGACCCAGCGGTTCGTCAAAGACGGTCGGAAGATCGGTTTCTCGATCTCGCCAGCCGGGGTCGAAAAAATCTGAAAAAGGTGCTTGACATCGGCTGGCACCGCCTACAGAATCCGAAGTCCAAGGTCGTTCTTCACGCGACGGTCTCACAAGCACAACCCCGGCCCATGTGACCGGGAACTTGGAAGCCACCAGACCTCGCTCTCAGAACTACCGGACAACTTGGAGGACAGGTCCCCTGGGAGGGACAACCGGCATGTAAACCGGTCGTACACACGACACCCGACTTGTCGCCTCGCCTCTTCACGGAGGCTCCCTGAAAAAGTCCACAAGCGTTCTAGGTTCGAATCCTAGGTCCTCCGCTTTCGAAACGACCACCCAGTCAGGCTCACAAGCAAAAGTAGCTCATTCGGTAGAGCAACTGTCTATCACACAGTAGGTAGCTGGTTCGATTCCAGTCCTTTGCAACACAACCAGCCTTTCAACTCGGTCGTTTCAAACTTTCGACCTGGAGACCCCAGGTCCACGACTTCGATCAGCGCCACCAGATCAATCTCACAAGCACTTGTTGGTTCGAGTCCAACCCTGCCCACCACTTAAGGGCAGGTAGGCAAATTGGCAAAGCCACCAGACATGTAAATCTGGCGTTTTAAACGCAATCCAGATTTTTCACTCGGCGCTGATCTACTTTTCCACCCCGGGTATGCCCTCAAGCTACCCGGGGTTTCTTTTTAAGAAAGCCACTCAAACGATGCGATGCACGCAACCCATGGGGCTTCCCTCCGAAGCCAACATCTTCCTCGCTAAAAACACCAAACGCCTCAACACGTGTCCCCATTGCGACCGTGACGACGGGCTGGTCTCCAAGGTGATCCAGCGTGTCGGGATGTTTGACGACCTTCCACTCTTCGAGTACGAGCTCGAGGACGGACGTACGGCCAAAGAGGTTGTCCAGGAAGAGATCTGGTCGAGCGGCCCCATGATCTGGCTTCAGCTCGAAATCAGCGATGGCACCGTCCTGGCCTGGGATCCCAAGGACATCGAGTCCTAGGCTGGCACTGTAAAATTTTCCGCGTCACCATGTATGGGTCATGGAGCGCCCCTTCGACAAGCTCCTCGTCCTGGATTTGGACGAGACACTCGTGCACACGGTGCCCGAGTTCGAGCTCGAGGATCTGGAGCATGATCCTCACTTCGAGATTCCCGGAGGCTACGCCGTGTATCGCCGTCCTGGCGTCCAGGAGTTTCTAGTAGAGTGTTTCCGAAAGTTCCGAGAAGTTGCTGTGTGGACCGCAGGCACCCGGGACTACGCCTTCGAAGTGCTGCCTCATCTGTATGACCCCGACGATTTCACGTTCGTGTGGGGCCGAGAGCGGTGTACCTGGCATCGTAATTTTGACACCGAATACACCATGACGTGGAGCGATGGGTACTGGATCAAGGATATTCGGAAACTCCGACGCAAAGGCTACCGCAAAGAAGAGATCCTGTTCGTTGATGACACCCCAGGTAACTTCAAGCGAAGCTACGGGAACCTCGTTACGGTTCGTGGGTTCTATGGCGACCCGGCCGACGACGAGCTCGAACTTCTTGGGGCCTACCTGGACACGCTTGGTCCAGTGCCGAATGTCCGCACCGTCAACAAGCAAGGGTGGCGATCACGAATCCGCCATGATGGTAGTCAGGGTTCCGTCAAAAGTTCGTAGCGCGAACCCTGGGACCGCTTCGTTGTAGGTGGCCAGCACGTCTTTGAGATACTGGATCGCCACCTTCTCACCGAGCAAGAGGCCCTGGTCTCCGTCGGAACGGTAATGGACACCAGCCATGTTGCGGGCCGTTGCGATGTTGCTGGCCAGCTTGCCGAGTTCTGATCCCACGGTGATCACATCGACCACGGAAGGAGCGGTGATGGCCGCTGCCTCGAGTTCGGCCATCGTTTCTTCGCCCGTGATGGGTTCAACAATGGCGAAGGAGCCCCCATCGAGGTCTTTCATCAGGGTGTCGCCGTCGAAAAAGGCTTTGAGCACGGTGGCGCAAGCTCCTGCGATCACCGCATGTCCCGCCGGATAGCTTGGGTGACACGGGCTCCCTTCGGGGTAGACCAGCGGAAGCAGATAGGTAGGACTGCCCACAGCAGTGTTGGCCAAAAGAACGTTGGCCGTGGTGTTGGCGGTGAGCACAGCGTCGTCCAAGTTGTAGTCTTCGCCGCCGTCGATCGTGAAGTGAACCCGGCCAGCGTAAACCTCCGGCCGAAGCCGCATGTGCGCGATCCACTTCTGTCGCCAAGCGGCCTTGAGGGCGAGCTCGGCAACGTGCATGACCCGAGTCATGATCTCCGCAGGGCCCATGGTTACGAACCCGTCCTCGTTGGCGAGAACAGGGATGTTGGGATCTAGGGGAGCTCCGTTCTGAAGTAAAATCAGAGCGGCGTTCAGGAAAGCCCCGCCAGGCGCATCGTTATGGACATAGCTGGCGATGACTCGAGGGCAGTAGGCACGACGCAAGGTTCCTGTGAGGTGGGCACCGCTAGCAATGAGACCATTTTGGATGTCAAGCCACCCGGCTTCGGTAACCGAAGGGGCGTCATTGGACTCCATGTCGAACACCTGTTGGACGGCAGCGTTGGCCAAGCTGAAGTCATGGAGGAGAAACTGACTGACATAGGGACCGACCGTCTCATTATAGGTAGCGCCTCGGAAAAGGGTTTGTCTGGTGACTACACCACCCTCCTTCGGCCCGAGGAAAGCGCCAGCCAAGGCGTTGAGATCAGTCAGAAGATCATCGACCACGCTCTCCTGGGAAGTTGTGCCGTTTTGAATGGCGTTGAAACCTTCGTCACGAAGGAGAGCCATGCCGTAGACCTCGATCATTTCACCTGCGGCTTGCTCAGAGGTCATGGACCATGCTGCCGGCATCGACGTCGAGTACGCGTCAGCCCCCTCGAGGCTGAAGGACAAGGCAGCCTGGGGGTTGGCAAGCTTCTGCACAGCTCCTGGAGCTCGGACAATCCGGTCGAAGTAGACCTGATCCCCGCTCCGGAGCGCGACTTCGACATTCACGAAATCTTGGTCGGTGACCTCTCCGAAAGCGTTGTGGGGGAGAGTTTTACTGAACATCGCAGTCCGGTAGAAAGTGCCCCCACGATCGATCATGAGAGAGCGGTCATTGTTGACCGGCTGCGCCACATCTGCTTCGGACCGCTGGAAGTTCGCACGGTCGATGCGAAAGTCATAAGGGTAGCCGGTGGGATCAGTGGGGTCTTGACGTTTCGGCATCCTACAGAGGGCCTCCCCATAGGGCGTTTACCAACTCGGGGCCGAAAACCTGAAGATTACTCTTGACATGCCGTCTAGGGCAGGTACATTCCCTTCTCGAGGATCAGACGATGCTGACCCACTCCCATACCGAGCTCCCCTCTGCGGGAGGCGACCATCACCATCTCATGGTGCGTGGAGCTCGGTCGGTTGAGCGCCAGGTTGTGGTCCTGGAAGTCGCGGGTTCGAATCCCGTCACGCACCCCAAGTTCAACGGCGTGCAGTTTAGCTAGCCGAGGGCCCGGTTCCTTCAGGATCTGGAAGCTCTCGGCCGAAGCCAAATTTGCACGCCTCGGAAGCTGACTTGGTACGCAAGCGTCCGGTTGAAGACCGGAAGGTGAAGGTTCGATTCCTTCCCGAGGCACCAAGTCGAGAAAGAAGAAAAACGATGTCACTCGTGTTCACTCATCATGACCGATCGCATGCGTGCGATCACCAGGGAACGCTCGGTCGCCCCGCGAGCGATAGTTCCCGGGTATGCGTCCGCTGTGGCGAGATCGTCAAGCCCGAAGCCGAGAGCTTTACCGAGCCGGCCCCGCGCGAGCAGGGTCGGCGAGCCTCCACGACTACGGTCGGATAGCTCAGTTGGTAGAGCAGCGGACTGAAAATTCGCGTGTCGCTGGTTCGATTCCAGCTCCGACCACCATGGGGTTCTTCCTCAAAAATGTCGGGCGTGTAGCCACCCGACCATAGCGGACTCGATCTGGTGTCGAGAACACGCTGTCGAGGTCAGCTACATCCGCAACCGGGTTCTCCCGGAGGCGCGCGAGTGCGGGTTCATGTATCCGGAAGAGTTCATCGGCTGGTACTGGGTCGATCCCAAGACAGGGGACCCCGTCGAGTAGAAACGCGCCTGAATTGACGATTTGATCAATTCAGGCGCATTTACCCGAAAATCAGAAGACGCGCAGCTAGCCATCCTAGGGCCACAGATCCGACAAGGATCATGACGACGAAGAAGACCTCTGGCATGAGCCACCATGGCCGCACGATCTTGCCCAGAATTTTGCCCATCCTTTAGAGCATGAGCCAGATCAGAAAGGATCGCCAGCGCAACTTGCGAAACTTGCCTGATCTCGCGGAAACATGCACAGTTCGGGTATAAAGAACGGCCTCACCTGCCCAGGTAGCTCAGAGTGTCGTCTCGGGTCGTTGACTCAAGAAACACGTGGTAGAGCGGCGGTCTAAACCCCCGCGCGTCGATGGTTCGAATCCATTCCCTGGGCACTACTGTAAATTTTTCCGAAACCACATGCACACGAGTCATGGAGAAGATCAACGTAGCTGGCGTGACCTTACAGGGATACGCCCAAGGAGGGTGGCAGACTTCGATCTACTGCCCCGAGGTTCGTGCGGTCTTCGACGCGGGGGTTCCTCTGCGTGGCGTGAATGTGGACCGGTACCTCATCACGCATAGCCACCCGGACCACATCATGGCCCTCCCCTACCTGGTGGGGAAACGGTCGGTTTCAGACACCCGCAAGAAGATGCACATTTACGTGCCCAAGCGGGTGATCTCCACGGTCGAGCGGGTGTTGCTCGGGATGTGTCGCCTGTTCGGTGACCGGACGCCTCGAGACCTCCTCGACATTGTCGGGGTTGAACCCGGGGACACGATCAAGCTCAGCAAGGACCACACCGTCCAGGTGCTCCCCACAGTTCACCGAGGCCCTTCGGTGGGGTACGTGGTCGAGCAACACACGCGTAAACTCAAGCCCGAGTACTACGGGATCGAAGGGCGCGAGCTCGGCCGCTTGCGGGCGCAGGGGGTTCAGATCACAGATGACCGTGTGAGCCCCCTGCTGGCGATTCCTGGAGATACCCAGATCGAGTTCCTGCTCAACAATGAACTCGCCCGCAAGGCGAAGGTCCTCGTTCACGAAGTTACGGTCTGGGATGAGGGCATGAACAGTGTCGAAGGTTGTCGGCGCTATGGCCACACGCACATCGCGGAGATGGTCGAGCATTGTGAGAAGTTCGAGGGTGAGGCTCTCGTGCTTTGTCACCGATCCATGCGATACTCTCGCCGCGAGATCGAGGAAATCTACCGGCGTCGCTTCCCGGCGTCGATGCTGCCGAAGATCCATCTGTTCGACGGCGGCGATCGACAGTCCTTCGGGACACCGTAACCATGAGCCCCTGTAGCTACTACAGGGGCTCGTTGTTTTTCGAGAGCGACGCCCCCAGCATTACCAGCCGGGCATGGAGCGCCGGGAAATTCGATTTGAATTTCGGGCGTTCGAGGATTTCCTGCGCCATGTTAAGTAGGAGATGGCATGGGGACGACGCAATATCGTCCTTCTGTTTACGGGTCTATTTCTGACAACATGCACGCCGGCCCCTCTCCATACGACGCATCCAGAACCGGTTGGTCCTAGCGTCATCCCGCTCTCAGTGCACTACGTCACCGATCAAACAGACGTCCGACAGAAGCTAAACGAGTCGCTCGAGCAGAGCAACTCCGTATTGAGACCGCACGGCGTTGCGTTGGTGGTCTGGACCGAGGACAAGATTTTTCGTCTCCCAGGAGTCATCCACACGAGAAGAGATCGCCAACTTCTTGGGGGTCGTGTCCACAAAGACGGGACCCTGCATGTTTTCGTTGTGGATGTGGTTGTGGCCGAAGATGGAGACCCTCTCAATGGTCTTCACACGACGATTGGTGGCCGGGATTTCGTCATTCTGTCCACAACGGCGCGCGATACGACTATGGCCCACGAAGTGGGGCACGCCTTGGGTCTTGAGCACAGCGTGGACAAAGAAAACGTGATGTGTTCGAAACGAGACGACAAGCACAGTCCCAGGTTTACAGAGGACCAGGGCAAGGTAATCCGAAAGAAAGCTCGGAAGTACGTCGCCCGGGATTGGTGAGTTAGGGGCTGTAGCGGGAGCCCGGGAAATCGTAGACGGTGACCGGGATGTGGTTGGCCACGAAGTGTTTTTCAAGCAGTGGTTCGATCTGAGACCACGACCCTCCAGCCAATCCGCAGCCCAGCCGCGGGGCATGAATTGAGACGTGTTTTTCGGGATGGCCTAATGCGTACTGGGCCAGAAACCCGAAACCGCGGTTGAGGGCGTCATAACGAATGGGAGGTACCCCGTCATTACGTCGGCCTACTCCGTGTTGGCCGACGATGTTGGCGACGTAGATATCGGGTTCAACAGGGACAAGCTGAAGAGCTCCGAGCAGATCCTTGTTCCCGGATCGAGTAAACCACGCATGGTATTCTTGCTGTGGACGGTTCCATCTTTTTGACAGCGCGAGAACGAACCCAGCTCCCCACAGGTTTTGATCGTTCACTACGTGGGCGATGACTTTTAGACCGTCGCCGATCGGGGCCGTCGCGTCACCCTCGATGTAGGTGAGCAGGCCAGAAGAGGCTGGGGAACCCATCTCTTCTTCTACTCTAGCTCGTAGCGAGCTCAAGTTTCTCGGCGTTCTCAGGGATGGAAGCCATCGCACGTAGATCGGCCATTGATCCTCGGAAATAGTTGGCGTCGACTTCCCCACTCGTTCCGGCCGGCTTGCCGTCAGGACGGGTTTCTTCGTTGGTGTATTGGTGGATGACCCAGTCCCATCCGGGAATTTCACGATCGGGCTCGGCCGGGAGATTGGGATACCCTGATACGATCCAAAGAGGGCATTGAGACAACGCGAGGCTCTTGGCGAGTCGGTACTTCCAGAAGTTCGGGCCCGTGTAGACGATGGGCCAGACGCCGAGCTGTTCTTTGATGTGTTCGACGAAGACCTTGCAGAATTGCAAGACCTCTTGGGCCGTCACCCCAGCACTCCTTGCCCGGTTGTCCCACTCGATGTCGAGAACGGGGGGCAGCATCCCAGGCTTGATCTCGCGGCCATAGTGATCGAGAAACCATTCAGCCTCGTTGATGGCGTCTTTCTCGATACCTTCTTCCCCGGCAAAGGACTTATGGCTGACTCGAGCAAAGTGGTAGGCGCTCCAGATTTTGCCGGCCGCGATTGCTTTCTCCTTGTTTTCCTGAAACCTCGGGTCCACGAAGCCATCGCCGTTCTTGTCTTTGCCTCCCTCCGTGGCCTTGATGAGGACGAAGGGGTAATTGACATACTTCTCGTGATCGATGGGACCCTGGTGACTGGACACATCGTAGCCCAGGACTTTAACTCGCTCGTCGAAGGCGTTGTCCCAAAGCTTGGGGTGGAGTCGCACCGCTGGTTCCTCGGGCTCGTCCGGGGACGGCTCGGTCCGAGATGTGTTTGCCCATTTGCGGTTTTCTTCATGGAGATCCGGTGTCGGTTTGCCTTTGGGATCCTCCTCCGATTGTCGGCTCGAAAAGAAAGCCAGTAACCGGGTGATCAGGTCCCAAAAGTCAAAGACGTTTCTATCTCCGTGCATCATGACCTTCAGCTACTCCAGGTCTCACCCACGCTATAGAGCTTTTCGACGGTCTCGCGTGTCCGATGTTCGTCACAGAGCACAAACCGTTGCCATCCCTCGATAGTGACGATCCCCTGGGTCCATTCTTCGCACCCTTCGACCGCACACTTCCGTTTCTGGCCTTGCATCTGACCATCGAGATCCAGATGGTTGTCGAGCTGATACCGTTTGTAGCACTCGCAGGCTTCTTCAACCGTGTCGTGTCCGTCGTCGTGATAGGGAGCCTCGTCCGGAGTGTGGTCGTAATTCCCGGCGCAGTAACCCACGGCCCAGACGCGACCGTCGTTCATGCACGTGTAGTCCCACTTGAGGCTCTCCCGTTGCCGGGGCTTGTAGTAGTTCATCGGGTCACGTATCCAGCATCTCGCGGACGGCATTCAGGGCTTCCGCGTATGACTTTGAGCTGCCACGTTGGCGCAGCTTGGGGTCTGTTGTGTAGTGCCATGTCGAACCATCCCAGGAGATCGTTTGTCCATGGCGCAAGGCAACTTCACCGTCGGTGATCATTTCGCCATACACGGTGATATTCTTGAGGCACCGGCACGCGGCTTCCTGGATCTGGTCATCGTCCAGCACATCGAGTACTTCAGCGAGCTTGGCGTAGACACGCATGAGCCCTTCGATGGCGTCGTGATGGGTGAGATGTAGGGCATCCTTGAAAGTCAGCCCGGTGAGTACCATCCACGGCCGAAGCACGTCGATGATGGGCACATTGGTGTCTTCCGCGAGCGTCTTGATCTCACGGATGGCGTCTTTCATGGTGATCTGTGGCATGTGTTCTGTGTCCTGTGTGGTTAGGGTTGGCGGAGCTGGAGCTCCGCTTTGATCGCGTCGACGATGTCCACTTCGTCAGCTTTGGCTCGCATACGGGCAAAATTGAACAGGGCAATGAAAGCCCCGTCTCCCTTGGTCCGGTTGCTGAACTCTCGAAGGTCTTCGATGAACTTCTCGTCGCTCACGTTCCCATCCTACCCAGGCGGGGCAGAGAGGTTTGGCGCGAAACGCGACCGCCTTAAACCGTGCCGAGAGCCGCGCCCACTGAATCGGTAGTCATCCTATGGTGCTCCCTTTCGTGAGATGAATACCCCGAAGCAACCCGAGGACCAAGCCGCCTCGAGTTTCACGAACAGGAAATCGCTGGGGTCACGGATCATCCGGTTGGCCCACCAGCGTCCCGAATTTCGGGATGCTCTTCAACCGTTGCTGTACGTGATCGCAGCGAAATCTCAACCTTCCCAGGACGACGATGACCGTTCTGCTGAGCAGAAAGAGTTCCAGAAACTCCTCACTTTTGGTCCTCGTTTCGGTGTGATCTCAGCTTGGAAAAAGGGAAACGATGCGGAAAACCAGCGACGACGATCCCAACTCGTCGCGGACCTCCAGCATTTGGGATACCGCAAGGTGTCTCCCATGCGAGGCAAGTGGCATCTGCTTCCCGAGGAGTCCTTCCTGGTCCAAAACATCCGTCCGAACGACCTGTTCGAGCTTGGAAAAAAGTACGATCAGGACTTTGTCGTCTTCACCAATGAGTCAGGGCTCATCGGTTTCTACTACCTGCAAGGTGAACCGAAGGCTCGCATCATCGTGGACCCCAAGGGCGACACCACGTTTCGATCGCTGACGGACATGACGCCCTATTCACGGGCACGGGGCCTCGACGTGGACTTCGGTCTTCTGTGGTCAGAAGAGTTTCCCTGGGATGGCCGGACACATCTTAACCGGCAACGAGTCCGAACGGAGCTCAAGAGCCGTGGGCTCCAGGACGTGACTCCGTAGCTTCTTCGAGCTCCTCGGCGATCAAGTCCTCAAGCTTGGACAGATCAAGCGGATGGACATGGAGCGGACCTGCGCCAGGTAACCAATTTCGCCGTCGCCAAATTTCCACGATGGCCTTTGCCCGGGACCGGGGCGAGGAGTTGTTCGAAGTGGGGGGCACTCTATCGTTCTACCGATCCGCATCGGAGCGCGGTGCCCGCAAAAACGCCCAAAGCCCAAGGGATCGCAGGTTTTGGAAATTGTCACGCGGGGAGAGGGAGAGAGATCTCTATCCCTCCTGCGGAGAAGGCGCTTCTTGCGAGCTCTGGACCCGCGATAGGCCCGCCATGGAAAGAGCTTCTTGGAGGTCCTGGAGAGCCTCCTGCTGGGGTTCTCCTCGGCCTCGGCGCAGGGCATAGCTCGGACGGTAGACGGCCACCAGGGGGATCCTGGTGCCCTCGATGGGGTGTCGGTACTCGAGCTTCTCGGCAGTCGTAGTCATGCGTCCTGTGAGCGGCCGTCGAGAATGTCATGGAAAATCTTGGCGAGACGCTTTTTGGCTTCGAGCTGGCCCTTTTTCTTGAGGTCCCAAAGAAGCTCGAAAGGATCAACTCCCTCCACGAGCCGATAGGCCGTGTAAACCTTGATACTCACTCTGTTTCTACGCTTTTCGGCATCTCCTGGGGCCGCTTGTGTAAAAAGTTCGAGGACCCCATGCAAAGCTCGAGGACCCGATGAACACCGTGTATCCGCGAACTCCGCATTTGATCCTTCATGGAGAGAAGACTTTTAGCTGATGCCCCAAGATCCTTACCGTATCCAGACCCGAGAACAGCTTGAGATGCTTCTCGGTGACATCGTGATGAGAGGCACTCGTTTCGAAGATTGGAACTTCGACTGGCGGGTTACCAACTGCGAAGAAGGCTGGTACATCCAGTCCTCCTTCGAGCGTCCTGACGTCGACAGCAGATACAACGAGATGCGTCGCGGCTTCGGGCGAAAATGGCTCGTCGAAAGACGAACCCCCGAAACGGGGGTGGTTTTCACAGCGTGGCTCGCCATCCAGCAAATCGTCACGCACGAACTGCACGAGTCTTTCACGGTTCGTGTAGGCAACAAATTCGTTCGACTCCTCGATCCGCACAAGGAGCTTGCTGGCCTTGCTGTGGGGAGCAGAGTCGTACCCGTCGAAGAAGATTAAATCAGCAAGTTGGAGATTCGATGAACGAACAAAAAACCCGAGACGTTGCGGCCCTGGCCCTGGAACACCTACGTGAAATGCAAGAGCTTGTCGGCGACAGCAAAGCCGAAGCCAAGAAAGCGTTTCTCGAGCTCTACCGTTGGATCCCCGAATGGATGGAGAACCAAGCTGTCCTCGACGCCTACGAAGCCAACGGCGCCGAAGAGGGCGAGATTCCTCCGTTCTTCTCGGAAGTCTGCACCTACGAACTACTCGGCAAGGAGCAAGCTCGTACCCTCCGGGCCCTCATGCACAGCCTCGGTGAGGCGCTGGGGCTCACGTACGAAGACATGCACCGAGCGGTGGGTAATGACGAAGACGACGAAAGACGTCGCCGGAAGATCAAAAAGGAAGACCCTTTCGACTCCGACGATTTCGATGCGCTCGAGGTCATGATCCGCGAAGAAGGGATCCATTTCTACCACGGTTCAGATCAGCGGGTTCAGGTCCAGCGTGCCCTTCGTGCCATTCAAGCTGCGCGATCGGTCTACTCGGCCCCCCACGATCCCGAGTGGGAGTACCTGCGAGTCGGGCCGAGCGAGCTACGTATTGGTGATGAGATCGTTCGCCGTGGCTCCTGGGTGCAGGTGCTCGGGTTTTTCCACGACGAGGAAGACAAGCGGTGGACCGAGGAAGGCCCGACTTTCTCCGAAGTACCGGTCGGCAGCAAGGAGCTCAATTACCGCGACAAGCCGCGGTCGTATCTCGTCAAGACCAACTGGAGCCCGCGATCCGGCGAGGATCTCCGTTCCGACGAGGAGGTCGTGATCCGGCGCCGGAAGAACCCGGAGACGGAGGCGCTCACCGGGTAGAATGAACGCATGGCTCGGGAACCCATCGAGGTCGAGGTGCAACCCGAGCCGCGTCGAGGACCCCTCAGTCCTGTCATCAACACACTGGCGTTCGTTTTTGCATCTCTGACGGCCGTGATGCTGTTCCTTCTGGCCGCAGCAGCCGTTCTATTGCAGCAGGCCCAAAAAGAGGACGAGGAGCCCCCACCCGATCCGGAATAGAGCGAAACTGGTCGTTGTTGACCAAAACGGAGGACTGAAACATGCAGCTCGGAGACATCTCGCACGACGAATACTCGGCCCAGCATCGGGCCAATGCACAACTGTCACCCCGGGTCCGAGCGGGGGTGGGTGCCTTCATGGGGACCGTCTACGCCTGGATGACAGCGGGCTTGGCTCTCTCCGCGGGCGTCGCCTACTGGCTCAGCATGCAACCAGAGCTTCTCACAACCTTGTTCGCGGGAGCATGGGGATGGGCCCTTATTCTCATCCCGTTCCTCCTCATCATCGTGCTCGGGTTCCGCGTGGAGAGAGCGTCCCTGATCGAGTGCGGGGTCCTCTATCTGCTCCTCACCGGCACCATGGGGACGTGGCTCACCGGGATCGCAGTCCAAGCCAGTGAGGACCCGGCCTTCGCTACTGCCGTCGTCGAGACCTTGATGGTGACTGTGGCCATGTTTGGTGGCATGTCCCTCACTGGGTGGATCACGAAAAAAGACCTGAGCGGCATGGGCAATTTCTTCATCGCGGCCCTGTGGGGGTTGATCGCGACCTCGTTGCTCAACATCTTCGTGTTCCAAAGTGCTGGCCTGAGTCTCGTGTACCACGGGGTCGGGGTCGTCATCTTCGCCGGCCTCACGGCCTATGACACGCAGAAGATCAAGAACTACTACCACGAGAACGGGGCCCATCATGGGCTCGCCATTTGGGGAGCTCTTAGCCTTTACCTCGATTTCGTCAACATTTTCCTGTACCTGCTACGGTTCTTCGGGGGGTCCAGCAGCGACTAGGGGGATCAGGCGAGGATCTAGTCCTCCAACGTGATTCTTGCCTGTGAGGGCGTCGGACGAGCTCTGGCGCCCTCTTTTTACGAAAGGGTAGAATGAACGGAGATGAACGAACTCTACCAAATCGGTGTGCTCGCAGTGGCGGTCGGGACGATGTCCTTGACTCTCACGAAGGGAGAGATCTTTGATTGGCTGCGTGTATGGCTCGAGGACCGTGACGACAAGGCGGGCTGGCGCTGGCTCAGCGGTTTGTTCGGCTGCCCTTATTGCATGGCGCATTGGATGGCTCTGGGAGCCATGTTCCTCTATCAACCGCTTATCCTCGACACCGGAAATCGTTGGCCTGATCTGGCGGTTTCTTGGCTCGTACTCGTTGCTCTGAGCTCCATCGTATCTGGACTGATCCTGCGCGTGTTCAAGTAACCCAACGACACCGAGGCCCTTCTCGTTGAAGGAGCCTCGGGTGTCGTGTGCTACGGAGAGATCGCCGTCCAGGTGGGGATCGCTGTCGGGGCACGCGTGCATCGTGAGGACTGCCTGGGGTGTGTCAAGACCGTCCTGCGGAAGGACAAGGGACGTCCCATGAACATGTTGCACCTCGAGCTCTACAAACACGGGACTCGAGAAACCGTGTGGTGGCACCTGGGAGAGCCCAAACCCTCGAACCTCCTGGATCCTACTCCTTTCTTGATCGCTGCTCTTGCCAAGGAGGAAGTGGTCAGATGCTGACGACTCTTTACTGCGACCCATATCGAAAAGTGGTGAGCATGTTTTTCCGGAAGAGGATCGCAGATAAAGGGCCTATAGCGTTCCCCTTCTCGGAGGAGTTCCACATGGCAGTACGATCCACGACCTCACAGTTTCAACCCATCCCCCCCAACTACACCACGGCAGCCGGCGTCTACCGCAACGTGGGCCGTTACAGGGCGGTCAATTCGGCTACGCAAGGGCCTGTCCGTGGCAACATGAGCACAGCCCCGGTCAACGTGGGCAACACGCAGTACTTTTACGTGCCGCGCCTGAACGGCTAAGGGGTCCAAAACCCCCGTTCATAGGGAGTCCCTCGCGCGTATAGTGGGTGCGAGGGGCTTTTTGTGTCCGTAAACCTGCTAAAAAACCCTGAAAAGGGGTTTCTAAGGGACTTTCACTTCTCCACGATGGGAGACGTCCTGGTGAGCGAACTCTTTGGGGAGGTTTCGCGCCCAAGATGGATCAATTTCACGTTTCGTCAGTGCCGCGACGTAGAGCGGAGAGATTTTCGGTTCTCAGTCCAGGTGGACATCGAGGGCGTCCGTGTGCCCGTCTCGAAGTTCTCTGGGGAAACCCAATTGCTGCGCATCCCAAAAAAGTCTTTCGATTTCAGTTTCACGGTGCCAGACACGGTCATCGTCGAATCTCGCAGCGAGGTTCCGAAGCTGTTCATCCAGGGATCGCGAACGGTCCTCATGGAGAACGCTTACCGGCTCTACGAATTCGACCCCAGGATGGGGTGGATCTGCGAGGAAGGTCGACAGGGGCTTCCGAAATGTCCGTTGCTGGATCCCACGGAGTCCTTTTCCCGAACAGGTCTCCCAACTTCTAGGGATGGAGAGGCTCTGAGCCCTTCGTGTGCTTTTTGCGGAGAGGAGCACACTCAGGAAGATCTCCCAGTCTGGGCCGGCGCCGGCATGATGTGGCTGCATCGAGGGTGCTGGAGGGTTTCATGATGGCCCATCCCTCCATGAAACCAACGCTCCTGGAAGATGATCGGGTAGAAACCTGGAAGGTAGAAAATCCCCGAGAATGGTGGGCATTCACACAACTCGACGAGGACGACGAGCTTCGCAACCGCGTGCTCCTCTCCATCCTCAACGACCGCGACGACGACTCCATCGACGAGCTCGTCACTTTTGCGGAAGCAGCCGAGGCTCACCAACGTGCCGCCAAAACCGGCCATGCAAAACCTCCCCCTGGTTTGGGGGAGCGTCGTTCGTTTCCCATCATCGTGAACAGGATGGCGCGCATGCAGGGAACCTTCGGTCCGTTTTTTCGCGTCGCCTTCACCTGTTCCGACGGGTGGGGCGGTTACTTCGACACCACCAACCCCGGCGTAGTTGAGAGGATCTCCAGGTTGCGAAATCCGTCCAGACCCTTGACCATCGTCGGAGAAGCTTTTCGGCAACCCTACGACTTCTACGTGGAGCTCGCAGCGGATGTCCGAATCGTATGAGGAACTCATGCCCAAGGCGAAGCCCTACACCGGTCCAGTAGAAGAAAGCGTCGCTCGACAGCTCCTGAACAGCACAGGGCACTCTGTTGACATCAACGGGCAGGAGCTCCTTCTGGGTGATGCTCTCCTGGCAGCCGCAGAGCAGCTCAAACAACTCGTCGAGCAATCCAACCAACATCTCGAGGGCAACGAGTTTGCCAAGATTGTAGCCGAGCATCTGGCTAACGATCTCAACAAGCGTGGCGGGGCCGAGATCGCCGTGACTGATAGTGGGCAAGTCCAGCTCTATGTCGGTCACAAGGGTAACCCACGCAGTGCGCGGCAGAAGCCCAAGCGGAAACGGAAGGTCCCCTTGATGGCAGAACTGAAGGAGCGTGCTGCGAAGCTCGGTGTCGAGATCCCCAAAGAGTTTGGCATCAAGCGGTCGAAGATCACCGAGTGGTTGACGCAAGTGGAAAAGGGCGAGGTCAAGGTCAAGGGTAAGACCACCAAGCCCGTGGAGACGGCCGACGATCCTCCTGAGACGGATCCGGGGCCCATGTCTGCTGGCCCTGACGAGACGAAAGTATCCGCTCCCCTGGACGAAACGTCTCTTCCCAAAAAACGAGGTTTCGTGAAAACCTCGGAGGGGGTGTCACGGCCGGTCGTGGTGCGCGGGGATTCCGGGGAGGAGAGCGCCAAGAGTTCCTCCAGTGGAACCAAAGAGTCCAAATCGGCATCGGAAACCCCTTCTAGGGGCAAAAACAAGTCTCTGCGGCAACTCGTTGATGAGAGCAAGGAGGTCGACATCTCGACCCTCTTGGCCTCTGACCCACCGAAGTAGCGCGATTCGTCCTATGGGCTTCTACGTTGGTAGATGTCCTTCAATCACTGCAAGGTGTGTGCTCAGTGCAAGCAGCACCCATGCACTTGCATCTCGAATTTCTGGATTTTGCCCGAATCTGGAAAGAACATGCTCAAGGGATGTGAGTGTGACCCGGACAATCCGATCATGCTTCAGGATTGCTTCATCCTGCACGCCATCCAGCACTCCCACAAGGCGCGCAAGGATTTTTGCGATCTCTACCCGTCCCTTTTCCCTTGTGAGAAGGAGCGGTTCGACATCTTGTTCGAGGACAATCCGCTGCTGACGAATCTCGTCGTCGACATGACCACGAACGAGGATAGATTCCAGCGACGGATGAACGACATCCCTGTCTACACGTCGGGTGTGCGTGGCGCAAAACGTTCACCCGTAGGGACCGTGAACCTACCTCCCCACCTGGCGCCCAAACGACAACCTTCAGGATGCAAGTAATGGCTGACGATAAACAGACCGAGACGGACACTCACGAGAAGGGGCCTCTGTCCTCAAAGAAGTTCATCGCTTTTCTGGTCTGCGAACTTGGGTTCTTCCTCTTGATGGGAGCGATGATCTGGCAGCAAGAGATGGACAAGCTCGGGGAGAACGTGGCGTTCATGTTGCTCGGAGCCACCGCGGGGTTTTTGGCCACAGGCTATGTTCTGGGCCAGGCGTACGTGGACAAATACATTCGAGTCGCCAAGATCACCATGGGCAAGGATTAGACATGGTCAGGAAATTAAGCCCACCCAAAAAACCCACCGCTAGGAACCCCATCATGCGCAAATGGATGAAGTACGCCATTCTCGGCTCTCTTGTCACTTCGACTCTCGGTTTGACCGGATGCAAGCGCGTCATTCTGCGAGACTCGACCACGTACAAGAACGAGGTCTATTTTCTTCAGATGGCTCTCGAGCAGGACACCGATCTTCTCGAGCAGCACATCGCTGACGGATCTTGTTCCTGTGACGAAGACGGCATGTGGAACAACGAAGTCTGTGAGATGTCCGCGCTCAATGTCGTCGTGATCCGTCATCGCCTCGATTGGCACGTCGCCATGATGATGTATCTGGGAGGCTTGGAAGAGGAGAACCCCGGAGACGAGCCGGAGGTCCCGGAGGACGCGGTTTCTGAACTCTGTCCCGAATGACCGGTATTGTGTCTCAATGGCGATTAAGACCACTCCGACAGAGACCAATTCTCCGAAAGGGAAAAATAGATGAGTTACAAGCGAAAAATCTCGAATCTAGCGTCCAAGGTCGGGGAAGAGGGGGTCGACAAGTTGGCCGGAGTACTCGACAAAGAGGCGGCCGAGGCGGACGAACCCTGGAAACGAACCCTCTTGGACCTCTTGGCGGACGGGGCTCGTCGACATGGGCCCGAAGGTTTCCAGATGGCCCAAGATGCGGCTGAGAGATTCTTGGACGGGGACGATACCGACATCCGAAAGGTAACCAAGAACCTCCTGATCGCGAGCAATATGGTAGCACAGCTTCAAAAGGCTGAAGCCGAGCGGAAAGAGCGGGCTCGCAAGTGGCTCAAAGCGGTGGGGCAAACTCTCGGTAGCATTCTGAAGGCGGTTCTCGGGTCAGTTCTCTAGGCCGCCGGGCCTCTACCCCGGGTTTTGAGCTGTGGGAAAACTCGTCCGTAAACGCATGCGGGTTCTGAAGTACCTGCCAAAGCGTCTCTTTGGGTTTGTTGTCGACAACTCGGGACAACAAGTGTTTTTCCACATCCGTGCCTTCAAGTGGGGAGACTTCTCCACCTCTCCGCCACCCATTATCGGAGAGACCGTAGACGTCGAGTACAACGAAAAAGAGCCTAGCAACGGCAAGGCCCCCAAGGCTCGAGCTGTCTTCCGCTTGGAAGAGCCCCGAGCCTGTTTTGGTATCGTAGAGGACTTCAACGAGAGCCGTGGGTACGGTTTCATCAAGAGCGATGACGGACGTTCTCACTACCTTCATCGATCAGAGATGAAGGATGGGCGACTACCGATGCCAGGAATGCAAGTCACCTTTTTCGAGGGGTTTCGGCAAGGGCGAACTCGAGCCTGTTACGTCTCGTTAACCGAGGGATCAGACCTATGAGTGAACAACGGAATCCTTTTGGAGGCAAGAACCCTCACGGCATGTACGTGCCAATGTCCGAAGATGAGATGGAAGTGCTCTACCGTCTCGCCGAGGCTGACGCCTACAAAGTGGTGGTCAAAGGGGAGGGGCAGAAAGGACAGTCTGTCGAGTGGGGCTACATCACGGGGTTCAAACTTGGTAAGTATCTCGGTCCTGATACTTACTTCGGACAGCCCATCGTGACCATTGGGGACAAGCGGGTCACGTTCATCTTCCGCATGAACTTCAACGCGCCTGCCCTTCCGCAACCCAACTGGTTCTTCGACCTGGAGGTGCGGGCTCTGGGACACCTGTTGTTCTCACAGCGATTCCCAACGGCGAACAATGGTCAGCCAATTCAAGTGTGTGCTGGGCTCTTTCACGATTTCGCCTTGGATGTGGCCATCGATCAGATTGACCCGAAGATCGTCAAGGAGATCAAGCCAAAAGCGTACGGTCTCACGACACGTCAGGGGAATATGCGTTTGGACTCTGCTCGACGAAAGCTACTGGCCCAAACGAAAGCTGGTGAGAAGGTCATTCGTGAAATCACGCGAGAAGACGCGGTGAAAGTCACCAGCAAGAAGAAAAAGGCCACCGGTCAATGACGCGCCTATAGAAGATCCCTTCCTAGACGGATGCCCAAGCCGAAGGTCAAAAAGCCCAAAAAGATTGTGCACAGCGGTCGAAGGCCGTCTCGAGTCCTGGTGCATCCCCAGGTGCCGCGAAGTCCCATCAAGCTCCGCAGCACGTTGCCGGCCCCCGGAGGAGTGGGATGTCTACGATTAACCATCCAGGCAAACTGAAGCTCAAGCGCCATTTCGTCCGCAAGGCCATGGGTCTCGAGATCGAGCTCGAGCTCACGGAGCCGGAGCTCATGGCCCTCTGGACGGACCACCAAAACCAGAACATCGCCAAAATCCAGATGACTGGAGCTGACGATGAGCCGGAAGAGGACCTCGAAGTTGACGGGACCCCCATGAAGACAGATTGGGATCAGCCGGCGTGGGACGACGACACGAAGAAGGCGGCGGTTCGCAAGATGGTTGCGTGCCTCATGAATGAGGCCGGAAACCTTCCTGAGATCGGGCGCCGAGTGGACAGGGTTGTGCGTCGCATTGGAACGGTCGACATCTACTTCGATGACGGTTCCTTCGTCTCGGCCAGCGTGATCGATCCTCAACCCAGCACGCATGAAGAAGCTGCGGTCATTGAGCGCGTCTATGGGACTCCGAGCAAGCCGAAGTCTTGTGGCTGTAAACAGGCTTCATGTGCTCATACCAAGCAGGCAGTTCCCGTCATCGACATGGTGGCTGCGGTATTTCGCGATGAGCTACTCGGAGCCATGGACATTCGCAAACGTGGGGCGAAAGAGGGTCGATTCTGGAGCTACAAGATCGAGGGTCCTTTTGAGCTCTATAGGCTCGAGGATGTTCCGCTGCCACTTGCTCGAGAGCTCACGGATTTTCCCAAGCGCAGTCCGCGCTTGCCCAACTCTCGCCAGGCATGGCGTCGGGTTCGAGAGTTTGCGAGCGGGCGGCCTTTCAAACGCGTCTCTCGTTGATTCCCACGGTTGCGCGAGACTTTTCGCAAAAACACGATTGATCTGGGCGGCTTGACCGCAACTCTATTCCCGCTCCGTCACGGGTAAGCGCGCTCTCCCTTTTTGGTGGGAGGCGCGTTTTCGCTTGGTTATGGGTTTTAACACGCGGGGTAGGACTTCGGTTTTCCCTTGATAGCGGACCCACTAACAGAGAGAGGTCCGTGGCAAACTTCACAAACTTCGAAGCCCTTCTTCAGTTGGCGGGTACTGGAAGTACCGGCGACCTGATGACGGTCCTTGGCGTGGGAAATACGACCGGGGGCAACGACATCATTTTCAGTTCGGGCGACCGCCTCGATACCGAGGACAACGGTGCCGGTGCTGGTTTCGCGTTGAACATCGATGGCAGCGATGCTGGCGGTGGTGCTTTCGCTGGTGGTGACATCAACCTGAACCCTGGAGCGGGATCTGGCGGCGGCGCGGATGGTGTTGTCAATGTCAATGGTGATCTCGTCGTCACGGGCACGGTTTCTCTTTCAAATTTGATCGTCGGCACCGGCAGCCCCGAAGGCGTTGAGGTCGCTGGCGTTGGAACGATCTTCCAGCGAACGGACGGAGACATCTCGACCAACTCGACTGCCTATCTGAAGGTGTCGGGTGCGGGCAATACCGGTTGGGTTCCCATGGGGCCTCCGGTATTCGAGACCTATGTCGCCAGCGGCAGTGCAAGTTTCGTGACGAGTCGTGCGGTTTTTGACGACCCGCTGGCACTGGGGGTCGAAAACCTCGCCGTGTTTTGGAACGGCGTGTACCAGCGAGAAGGCGGGTCTGACGACTACACCGTCGTGTTTGGCGGAGCCAGCGCAACGATCACTTTCACGTCCACTCCCCCACCCGGAGATTTCATCACCATCCGCTACCTCCCTGAGTAGCGGTTTTTCTTTTAGGCCCAGCAGCCCAGCAACCCAGCAACCCGAAGAGAACACACCACATGGCACTCGCACCCACCAATCTCAATCCCGCCGAACAAGTAGGCGCAATCACCACCTACACGGACACCGCTGCGGCCGGCTCCGGTTTGGAAGTCACCCGTGCTGGCGGGGCCACGCTCGAAGACGTGGTGTCTTCCGTCATCTCACAGATCAACCGCATCCTCAACGCGACGACTGGGGGCAACGACTGGTATGTCGACATCAACACTCCGACGGCACTGGATACGGGTTCCCAGCGTGGTGTTCTCGATCTGAACACCGACCTACACGCCATCGAGCGCAAGCGCATCCTGAAGCGCGTCAACATGGTGGGCGTGGACGTGTCGATCGCCTCGGCCGGCGACCAGTACGTCATCCTCGCTGCGGCGGACATTCCTTCGACGACCACGGCGGCCGTCGGGAGCGTGACGACGGCCGGGACCGTCGTTGCCGACGCGAGCGGTAGCTTCGGCACAGCTCAGTTGACGGAAGTTACCGGTGCCAACGCGCTCCAGCCCAAGAACCTCCTCATCCTGACCGACAACGCTGACGGCGATGTGGTCACCCGCACCAGCGACGGGAAACAGATCTACGGTCTGCTCCAGTCCGAGAATGCCACTGACGGGTTCACGATCACGGGCTCGAACCCGGATCGTGTACAGATCAGCTTCGTTGTCCACAACGGAACCAACGACGATCTTGAGCTCATCGCCTCCGGCGACATGGACAGCATCACCTTCGACTACGGCTACGTCCGACGCGACGCCTTCGAGGACTGCCCGGAGGAGGCGTGGCTTGGCGACGGTTTCACGGATACCGGCGCCGCGACCATCACGCGACAGGCCGCATACGACAACCAGGGCGCGGGCACGGTCACCACGACCACGAACGCCACCTTGGACATCGGAACGGGGTTCACCTGGGAGATCGGCGACGCGGCGAGCGCCTCGATCCTCACGATCACCGAAGACTCCGGTGGTGGTGCCACCGACGTAGCCATCGGAACCGCGGCCGATACCTACAACAACAACGCTGTCGACGTGAACTTCGACAACGGCGTTACGGTCGACAACGGCTCCAACGCCATCAACATGGGCGTCACGGCCAACCAAATCGACTTCACCGGGAACGCCACGGTTACCTCGACCTCGGGATCCACGGTGACCGTTGGAAGCACCAGCGCAAACACGACGATCAGCACCACCACGGGTGGCGCTGTGGTCTTCAGCTCTGCTGGAGCAATCGACGGAGACGCCTCTGGAGCAGTGACTTTCGACAGCTCCACGGCGGGCATCTCTCTCGATGGCGTCACGAGCTCGAACTTCACGATGACCGCGGCGACTGCCGTGACCGAGACCCTCACGATCGAGGCCACCAACAGTGGGGCCGGCACGGGCGTTATCGACGTCAACGCCGATGATGACATCACGATCGACTCGAGCTCGGGTGCGGTCAGTGTCGACGCCGCGGCGGCGTCGAACTTCACCGTTGCCGGTGCCAGTCTGACCCTTGAGACCACCGCCTCTGGAGACGTATTCGTCACGGCCGCTGACACCGCAGATATCAACGGCTCGACCGTGGACATCGACGCGGGCACTGGTGGGGTTCTGATCGACTCGACCGACACGATCAGTCTGGATGCTGCTACGGCCTCGAACTTCAATGTTACCGCAGGCAATCTCACCTTCGGGACGGGCACCTCGGGCTCCGTACTCGTGGATGGCACGGATGGAGTCGAGATCAACTCGTCCGGCGGCGCCCTGAGCATCGGAAACGACGCGGACGCGAACGCCATCAACGTCGGCACCGGCGCCGCGGCCCGCACGATCACCGTCGGCAATGCGACGGGTGCCACGGCCGTGGACCTGGCCTCGGGCACCGGAGCCGTGTCCGTGACCTCAACCAACGCGGATACGTCCGAGCTCATGAGCTGGTCGCAGACGGGCACGGGTGGTGACACCGTCACTGTACATGTGGGTGACTCGAGCCCTGACGGTCGTGTTACTGCGGCGGTAGGTTCACTGTTCGTGGACGGCGCGGGGCCGGCCCTGTGGCAGAACGACGACGGTGCCACAAGCTGGGTTCAGTTCGACGCCGCTGGTGCTACGTCGTTGTCTTCTGCGGTGGCCGCCCAGGGTGGTACCGCCTTCACCGCGGGTGCCTTCAACACCCAGTGGGGTCTGACCGACGGGCAGTTCATCGAGTTTGGTGATAGCGGCAATGTGGGCATCCTGACTGTGTCGGCTGCTGCGGGCGGGGACTCCGTCACCGTGGATCTCGCCGAGACGGGCGGAGGCGCGACTTTCGACGTGACGGACGGCACCAACAGCCTGTTCACGGTCACCTCGGTCACCGGCGGCGATACCCTCGCCATGGCCAACCTCCTGACGGTCGACGTCGACACGAGCGGTGCGATCACGATGGACTCGAGTGGCGGAGGCATTTCTCTTGACGCCAATGCGGCCTCGAACTTCACGGTCGACAGCGCCGATTTGACCCTGGCTGCTACCACCTCCGGAGATGTCGCTATCAGTTCGGATGTCGATGTCACGGTCACCGCTTCCTCGGGCGAGGTAACCATCGCCGCGACGGGTGGAGACGCGAATTTCGACGCCTACGACACGCGTCGATCGTCGAACCTCGACCTGAACGCCAACACACCGGCCGCCGTTCAACGCAACGAGTTCAGTCGTGTCAGCTTCGAGAACCAGGACGAGGGCAACCTCTTCACTGTCTACAACGGCGGATACACGCTGCCGACCGGCACAACGGGAGGCCGTGTCAACATCATTAATCAGGGGAGCTCCGGTGCCGACACGGTGGCCGGCGCCGGTTTCACGGCTGGTGTAGCGGGTAGCTCGGACGCGACCGTGGCCACCACCGGCGCGAGCACGTTCGCGGCCAATGACTACATCCTCATCACCGACACGAGCGGTTCGACGGATCCACGCAACTTGGGGTTGTTCCAGGTTAACGGGCACTCGAGTTTTCTCCTCTCACTGCGGGGACCGCTCACGGCACCGCAGGCCGGGCTCGAGTGGATGGGCCAGCAGTTCGCCACGGACGCGACCACGGGTGCCGATATCACCCATGTCAACATCTCCATCCTGCGTACTACTTCCGCGGGTGACTGGGAGATTGCGGAGAACGAGGGTAATGGTGCTCCCACCTTCTCGTCTCTCTCGACCACAGGCACCTTGGCCGCGGCGGTGGCAGACACCGGATCCACCTCGGCCACGATGGACCAGGGGTTCACCTGGAACATCTCGGCCGGAGACAGCCTGGCCTTCGAGGACGGCGGAGGCGGCAACATCCTGGCGCTCTCCCATAGCGCGGGCGGCGACCGATCCGTCACCATCAACGGCGAGGCTGCCTCGAGCTTCTCGGTGGCGGGCGCTGCCCTGACCCTGGAGACCACCACGGCTGGAAACCTCACTGTCACGGCAGCGGACACCCTGGACATGGACGGGTCCACTGTGGACATCGACGGAGGTACCGGAGGGGTGCTCATCGACTCGACGGACACGGTCAGCATCGACGCCAACGCGGCTTCGAACTTCACGGTCACGGGCGCAAACCTGGATCTCGTCACTGTGACGACTGGCGATGTGAATGTCACAGCGGCGGACGTCGTGGACGTGGACGGCACGGACGTCGAGATCGACGGCTCGACCTCGGTCTCCCTCGAGGCGGGCGCCTCGGGCACGGTCAACGTGGGCGCCGACGCCATCGGCAAGACGGTGAACATCGCCACGGCCACGGCCGGAGGCGGTGGAACTACCGTCAACGTTGGCAACGCGGGCGCCGATACGGCCGTCAACATCGACTCGGGCTCGGGGGACGTGGCCATCGAGTCGGCGAGCGGAGACGTCACCATCACGACCGCGGCCGGGAGCGAGACGGCCGGCACAGGTGACTGGAGCGTCAGCTTCCCGACTAAGTACACCTTGTCCGCCGACAACACGGACAGGGACGCCGCGACTGCTCCCGGACGCCTGCGCAACGAGGCGACCTTCGCATCCTTCGAAAACGGTACCGAGGGCAATCTTGCGGTCAACTTCAACACCGGATACACCACGGCCTCCGGCACCGACACCTTCCAGGTGACGGTGGTCAGCGGATCGCTGACGACGGACACCATCACGGCATTCACCAACAATGGCGCCGCCTCCAATGTCACGGCCACGACGAGTGCCTCCGGGACCTTCGCAGCCGGAGACATGCTGCTCGTCACGGGCGGTACCGAGGAGGAGAACAAAGGCGTCTGGGAGGTCGTGAGCCACTCTGGCACCACGCTTACTCTTGCGGCGTCTCCTACCGCGGGTGCGGAATTCGTCAACCAGCAGGGAACCACCACGACGGGGGACTCGGCGACGGCCACCGTCGTCACGGTCTCCGTACTCCGGGTCGACTCGTCGGGCAACTACGCCGTTTCGGAGGGGTTTGCGAACGTCAGTGGCATCTCCTACGTGGACCTCGGAGCCAACGCCGCGACGCTGGAAGCCGCGTGGAGCAACGCCACTGGCGCGGGTGCCACCTTGGCAACGAGTTTCACGGGCAGCATCACCGATGGTGATACCTACCTCGTAGACTCGGTGACCGGTTCTCACACCATCCTCTCGCTGGCCGCCCTGGCTGCCGGAGACACGGTGACCATCGGAGACACCGGCGACGCTTCCAGCAACTTCAACGTCGACACGGCCAGCAACACGTTCAACGCGGGCGCGGTCTTCGACAACGCGGCTGCGGGAACGGCCATCAGGATCGGTCTCGACGCGACGGGCGGTACCGCCAACGCCATCTACGCCACGGGCGGTGCGCTCGTGGTGGGCTCGAGCAACGCGAGCTCGGACGTCACCCTCGAGACGGCGGACAGCGCCACGACGGTCGGCACGCTCAACCTCAACTCGGGGTCGGCCACCACGGGAGTCACGGCGGGCGGCGACATCGACGTGTCGTCGGGATCCGCCTCGGGAGCCGCCGCCAGCGGCACCATCACCATCCAGACGGCTGCGGCCAACGCGACCGCCAACGCGTCCTCGGGTGGCCTCATCCTTCGTACCGGCACCAACTCCGACACGGCGGACGTCACCTCGGGCAACCTGACTCTCGAAACCGGCGGGTCTGGGCTTACCGCTGCGGGCGAGTCCGGGGATGTCAATATCTCCACCGGATCCATCGGCGGAGACGTCAAGGGCGGCAATGTCACGGTCACGGCCGGGGGTCGCACCCTCGCCGGCACGGGTGCCGCGGGCGACATCTCCCTGGTCCAGGCCACGAGCAACATCGACAGCGGTGACGCGAGCTCCGTCGGGGGGATCACGATCACGACTTCGACCAACGTGGGCGATGCTGTGGCGGGAGCCTTCACCGTCAACATGGGGGACAACTCCGGTGGGGGGTCCGCGGGCACCATGACCTTCAACGGCGGTGACGCAACGGGTGCTGCGGGCAACGGGTCCAGCATCGTGTTCGTTCCGGGATCAGGCACAGATGCGAACGGCGTCGTCACTGTGGACTCGGCCCTTGGCCTTTCGGATGCGGTGCTCCGGCTCGACCGTGCGGATGGCACCAGCGGTGTCGCCATCGACCTGTTCAACGGATCGGTGGATCCCGAGTCCAACGTCACGGGTGACCAGGGCGACCTGTACTTCCGAGACGGAGGCGCGGACGGCAACGAGGTTGTCTATGTCAAGGGCTCTGGGGATGGTACCTCCACGGGATGGGAAGCCCTCCAGACCGTCTCGGGCGCGGTCACGCGTCAGCATTTCCAAGACACGATGTCCTCCACCATCTCCGGAGGCAGCAGCATCACCGACAGCGATGTAACGGGAGGCAGCCTGCCGACCAAGCCTTCGGCCAACTTCTCCTTCGACACGGATGCTGAGATCTATCTCAACGGCATCCTCCTCTTCAATGGAAGTGGCAATGAGGTGACCAGCGGTACCGGCACCAATATCGACGTAGAGGCGGCTGGACCGACCTTCACCAGTGGTGATGTCATCAGCATCATCTACTACACGAACTCGGTGGCCGGCTAATCGGTGACCTAGGGGCCCCGGGTCAATGACCCGGGGCTTTTCGGGCTGTGTAAAACGAATGGAGAAAAACAGATGCAAGATGCAGATCGACTGCGCGAGCAGGTCGATGAGATGACCACGCGCGCAGAAACACGGGCCGCGGTAACTCAAGATCACCGGGAGCTCGTGCAGGAACGGCGAACCGTGGCTGAACGTGAAATTCTCAAGCTCCGACACATGCTCGATGTTTTTGCGATGGGCGAGCGAGTTCTCCGGCAACGAAAATCTGACATGGAAAAACAAGAGGAGTCTCCTTCAGATTTGGAGCTCGGCGGCCTTGACGATGCCCTCACAAACCTTGTGAACCTTGGCCAACAGGCCCAGCGCGCCATCACGCACAACGAAGGCGCTTCGGCGGCTCTGGGAGCCCTGGATCAGACTTTTGAGCAACGAGCGCAGGAAGCGACTGCCAGAGCCCGTGGAATGGCCGTACAAGGCCCTCGTGCTGTGGGTGTGGCTGAGCGACGGGAGATGTCGCGGGCCGCTCAGAAGGCGTCACAGGACTCTGAGGAGCCTCTGCTGGCTTCCTCGGGGGGTGTGAACTCCGTTTCAGGGTTTCTCGATCCGCTCGCGGACACCAGCAAATCCTAAATCGCGCGAAAGAGCCTATGAGCTGCCCCTAACAGAAAGGTGGCCCGTAGGCGGTCGCCAATTCCCGCAGACGGAGCCTAAGCAAGTATGGCCAATCCTCCCGTCAATCGACGCCCCGGCGTAGACGCCGACATTTTTCAAGGACAGTGGGTCCGTGGCTTCGACGTGCCGGCGGGCAACAATGATCCGGGGGCTGACCCCTGTGATCTGATCGTCTCGAACGGCAAAAGCCAGATCGATCAGACGGTCTCGAACCTGATTTTCGCGAATCGGAAGGATGACATCAACCAACCGATTTTCGTGATGGCGCAGGGCGAGGACGCAACGTCCCCCATCGGCAGAGTCTATTTCCACATCGGGGAAGACGCAGACCCCAACGGAACCATCACTACTTCAGTCCCTGGCTCGCTCTACTCGAGCTACGGAGACCCGAGCCTGTGGCAGCTTCAGGCTGACGGTGTCACGTGGGTAGAGATCTCCGACGACCTGGGTGGAGAAGATCTCCAGCAGACGTTGGCCATCGGCAACATGACCGGTGGGTTCAACATCATCCTGAGCAATGGAGACGCGCTCAAAGGACAGGACAACGGGGTCGGAAGTGCTTTTTCGGCGACCGTCCAAGGTGGAGATGCTACTGGCGCCGCTGGAGATGGAGGCTCGGTCGACATCCTCGGTGGAACTTCTGTCGCAGGCACTACCGGCGCAGTCAATCTCCAAACTCCAGTGTCGAGCTCGACAGGAGGCTCCGGTGAGGTCCGCATCGAAACCGGTGACTCTCAAATGGGCGGGGACTCCGGCGGCATCTTCTTGGCTGTCGGAGAGACAGGAGATGTTGGCTTTGCCGGAAACGGTGGTGCCATCTCCCTCACCGCTGGACGCACTCGATCCACTGGCGTAGGCGCAGAGCAAGCCGGGCGTATTTTCCTTACCGGTGGCCAAGCCACGACGGACGGCTCCGGTGGTGATGTTCTCATTCGTGCGGGTGCTTCTTCGAACATCGACACCATCATCGCTCTTCCGGCCCCTGTGCCAGGTCGGGGTGGTGATATTTTCCTGAACGCAGGGGCTTCCGCAGGAACCGAAGAAGGGGGCACTGTCGCTATTCGTTCCGGTGCTGGCGGGTCAGCCGGTGCTGTGGGAGGAGACATTCTCCTCGATCCGGGGAGCGGTGGAGGCGGTTTCGACGATGGCCAGGTGGTCGCGGAGGGCATCTTCCGTGCGGATAACATCAAACGTGGGTCCGGTGATCCGAATGGCTCGGTTACCGGCAATGAGGGCGATGTTTATCAGCGCACGGATCTGGGCTTGGGGCAGATCTGGCTCAACACCAACGGCACGACGACCGGATGGGTTCAGCTTGCTGCCGTCGGGGACTTCATCGAAAGCTTCGAACAGCTCAACTTCGGTTACTTCTCTCGAGCCGCTATCGACTTGGGTGTCAACGTCGAAGACGCATGGTCGGATATCGGATTGTTCAAGGGGCTGCGAAGCAACAGCTCTGTCGGTGCCGATCCCAGCTTTGGTGGATTGCTCGATAACGGCCCCTACGTCAGTTTCACCGCTCCCACCAACGGCGATATTTCGGCTGTGGACTTGGATGCCGGATCCGGTGACAAGCCGCATGCTCGAGAGCAACGATTCCTTCTGACGTTCCGAGCTCGGAACTCGAACGCTGCCAGCAACAAGCGTATTTTTCTTGGCGTATCTACGCTGGATGCTCCTACTCAGTTCTCTTCGCCTCTTCCGGGAGGCGGGAGTTATCTGGGGTTCCTTTTGGACAGTGGAGTTGGCGGCAACTGGCGTGTCATCACCTCCAATGGGGGTGGGATCACTGGCCCCATCGACACGGGGGTGTCTCCAGCTCAGACCTCTGCCCAACCAGAGGGGTGGCATTTCATCATCGATGCCACTGACATTATTTCGGGTGGAACCGGAGTTGTCACGTTCTACATCCTGGATGAGGAGCTTCAGCTCCAGTCCTCCATCTTCGTCAATACGACGCTCCCGGCGATCAGCACTCCGATGGGGCTCATCATGGGAATCCGGCGAATTGCCGCCGGTCCAGAAGCCGCCACCCTCCAGGTGATCCACTCGAGCCTGGTCAACGATGCCAACGTGTCAGGCCAAGGCGGCGGAACGGTTTCCGGTCTCTCCCTGAGCCAGGTCCTGCTCAACGGAAACGAAACGGGGCTGACTTCGATCCTGGTCAACCAGGGCAGCCAGATGGTCGGAGTCACCGACGACAATGCAGGGGACGGAGCCGACATTGGGCTTTTTGGCGGTGCGACGACGTTATCCACGAACGATACGGGCCAAGCGACTTTGGCCTCGGGGAACGCATTCGGTGGGGGCGCGGAAGATCCTGGAACCAAAACGGGCGACGTTTTGGTCACCTCTGGATTCCAGTTCGCAGCAACTTCCCAGGGCGATACAGGAGACCTGACCCTCGGAACGGGAGCTCATGCGGGGACTGACGGATCGACGGGCCGTCTCCTCATTGCCTCGGGAGCCTTTTCCAACGGTGCGGCGGGTGTTCGTCTTCAAGGCGACATTGATATCGCTCCGGGCACGCTCACGCCCAACCCGGCAACAACCACGGGCATCGTCACCATCAAGGGCGGTAGTTCAAATCTAACCGGGGTTGATGGTGGAGACGTCCTCATCACGTCCGGTGAGAACAGCTCAGCTATGGGAGATACCGGGGACATCGAAATCGAAACGTTCGATGTCAACCAAGACGGGAACTCAGGAGACCTCAGCGTATTCACCGGATCGGGCGGTGCGGTGGCCGGGAATTCCGGCGATGTCGTCATCTCGACAGGGCCGGCTCCGGCTGGAAGCACCGGATCTCTTCAACTTGTTACCAACAGTGCCGGCAGTGGCAGTGCGGGTGCTATGATGCTGGTCGTCGGAAACTCGACGTCCGGCAATGGTTCTGATCTTTCTCTATCTGGCGGCGACACGACCGACGCGGCTGGATCGGGCGGTGACATCACGTTGACGCCCGGAACCGGGCCTGCTGGGGACGGTGCTGTCATTGTCAACGGAAAGCTGACGGTCACGGGACCGATTGATCCCACAGCCATGGGCTTCACAGGAGTTGCCGCCAACCCTCTCACTTTGGGTGGCGGGATCGATGGCATCCTTTGGGTCGACAACACGGGCCCGAGTGGCCAGCTCATCTACACGAACGCGGACGGGGACAGCAACATCACGACGGGTGGTGGGGCAACGACGCTCGGAGCTCTGACCGATGTCACTCTGGCAGCCCCGGTTGTGGGCGAAGTCCTGACCTACAATGGTGCGGACTGGGTGAATCTGCCGGGAGTGGGGGGTTCTCCGCTTTCGACCATCCTCGGCCTGGGCAACACGACAGGTGGGACAGCGGGTGGCATCGTGGTGACGGACACTGCGGGAGACCGAATCGCATCGGATGGCGATTTGGTGTTGGACCCCGCGGTGGCTCCGGGTAATGCGGTGGTCATCGACGGTCTGCGTTGGCCGGAAAGCGATGGCGCTGCTGGGTTCGTACTCACGACCAACGGTGCCGGGCAGCTCAGTTTCCAGCCCGGCGGGGGTGGGGGTGCAGGAACCACTTTCGCCGAAGCTTTTGCTCAGATGCAGTGGGGAACACTCACGCCACCCTCTGATGCTGCGATCCCTCTTTCCGAACTCAACGGTGCGGGGATTTTCCAAGATCACAGTGATGTAGCGCCGGGGGGTAGTGCGGTTCTTTCTCGCCCGGGTGGTCTGGCAACTCAGATGACAGGTGTTGGCGGTGGAGTGTCCGAAGCCGGTTTCATCACAAGCACCACGGTTACCCGCGCCGATAACCTCGGCGTCTACATCTGGAAGTTTGAGATGAGCAACACCCTTGGGGTGCGACTGTTCCTCGGGCTTACGGATGGCACTCGAGCGGATGCGGTTACAAATGCTCCTGCCACACCAGTCAATGGGTACATTGGCCTCGGTTACTCAACAGATGTTCCCGATGCCGGGTTTGTCTTCTGGCATAACAACGGTCCTGGTGCCGGTACCCGTATTCCGACGGGAGTTGGTGCTGACACACTGGTTCACTACTTTGCTATCGATGCGACGATTCCAGGTGAATTCACGCTGACTCTGTACGATCAGGACTTCGTACAGCAGGCGCAAACGACCATCAACGCTACGATCCCGGGCGCCACAGATCTGAT